TCGTGCCTGAACTACCTGAAGTTCCGTTCGTGCCTGAACTACCTGATGTTCCGTTCGTGCCTGAACTACCTGATGTTCCGTTCGTGCCTGAACTACCTGATGTTCCGTTCGTGCCTGAACTACCTGATGTTCCGTTCGTGCCTGAACTACCTGAACTACCTGATGTTCCGTTCGTGCCTGAACTACCTGAACTACCTGATGTTCCGTTCGTGCCTGAACTACCTGATGTTCCATTCGTGCCTGAACTACCTGAAGTCCCGTTCGTGCCTGAACTACCTGAAGTCCCGTTCGTGCCTGAACTACCTGAAGTTCCATTCGTGCCTGAACTACCTGAAGTTCCATTCGTGCCTGAACTACCTGAACTACCTGATGTTCCATTTGTACCTGAACTACCTGAACTACCTGATGTTCCATTTGTACCTGAACTACCTGAACTACCGGATGTCCCGTTCGTGCCTGAACTACCATTTGTACCTGAACTTCCTGATGTACCTGAAGTCCCAGATGTTCCATTCGTGCCTGAACTACCTGACGTACCATCTGTTCCTGACGTACCATCTGTTCCTGACGTACCATCTGTTCCTGATGATCCAGTAATTCCAGATAAATCTGTTATTGAAATAATTGTACCACCAGATGTAACCAAAAAACCATCCAAATAATTATTTAATTTTAATTCGCCAATCTTATTAAATTCTAATAAAGTGTTAGCACTATTCGATATTTGTAATAAATTATCTGAATTAAAATTATCATTGCCTATTATTATTGATTTTTTTGTTATTAGATTACCAATAGCATCAATATAAAATTGTGGTTCATAATCATAAAAAGCAGAATAAATAGAAAATCTATATTTTCCATGTGGGGTTAACGTAATTGATATTGGTGATGATGTAACATTAATTAATGAATAAAATCTAATCCAATATAATTCATTACCAAATTCTTCTTTTAATGTCCAATTATTTAATAAATTTTTATTCCATGATAAATTACCACTTTTTCTCAAACTGTGACCACCAGAAATAGTATCATCTATCCAAGAATATCCACTATTTGAAAAATTTATCCATTCATTACCATCCCAATATTCTGCTTGTAAATTTATTCCATTTGCAACATTTTCAATCATATTACAAAAACACGTCGCAAATGAAACAGAATCACCAATATATAAATATGATAATTCATTTTCAAATAACATAGGAAACGATTCAGCAAACCCGTTTTGTGAATTATATGTATAATTTCTAATTGTACTACCAGATAAAAATACCCCGATATAAGATCTCGGTGCAATACTAAATGTTCCTATTGGTTGTTGTGGATATGCTAAATATCTCCATTTATCAAATGTATTATGTCCACTAATATTATCAAATCGTATAGTTAAACCCAATTCAAGTTCATTTTCAACTAAATTACATTCTATAGGTTCAGAATACAAACTCCAACTTTCACCATAATCATTAGAATATCTCCACCTATATTCATCTAAAATATCTTCATGGGAAATTATAATTTCATAAAGTTTTGGTTGACCACCTGTATATAAACCACCAATAGTAATATCATTTAATGCACCATTTGGATAATCCAAATATTCTGCATAAGGACCACCAACATTGGATTGTTTATTTATAGCAAATCTAGCATTTTTAGATGCTACATAAATATCTCTACCTAATTCATAATTATATGTGTATTTATATTCACCATTTTCATCCCTATAAATATATTCACTCCATTTTCTTACACCTTCATCTGCCCAAAGATATCCCCTATCACCACCAGCAATACCATCTACCATAATATTATTTTGCATATCATCTTCTTCATCCGGTATTGTATCTAAACCATATAAATGTATCAAATCGTTTGGTTCTGATACATTTACACCTAAATAACCTTTCAAATTATTATTAGCACCAATTTTCATATAATCACCAATAATAGTTCGACCTTCACCATCAACATAAAATGATGGTGAATAATCTAAATGAGCACCATATACTGCTAGTCTATAATTTCCATTTAATGATATAACATCAGCAATTGGTCTAATTGTTGGTTCTGTTGTAGTTGTAAATCGTATCCAATATAAATTATATCCTTCTTCTATTTTATTTGGAATATAACCACTTACCCAATCGGTTAATTTATACCTATCCCAAATCATTATACCCGATTTAGATAATCCATTAGTCAAATCTTCAAATTCTTCATTTGTAGTAATTTCAACCCAATCGCCAACAGAATTTAAATATTCTGCTTTAATTGTTAATCCCTCACCAGGGGTTGTCATTTTAAAATATGCATTATTATATTGTATTTCAAATCCAACATATATTGCTGATGTTAAACCTGTTAACATATTAACCAATGTACCAAATGTTGTTGATGCATTATATGTTTCATCTATATATGTAGGTAATTCTGATGTGTAATCTAATGTAGTTTGTACTTCCGTAAACATTGTTGGTGTAACAGTAAATGTACCTTGTGGTAATTGTGGAAATGCGGTAAATTGCCAACCATCACTTTGATGTCCTGTTATATTTTCAAATCTAATTTTTACACCACAATCCAAATCAATTTCAACAGTTGAACATTCAATATCTATTGACCAATCACCCCAAGTTATACCATTATCTGATGATTTACACCATTGAAAATAATCTGTTATTCCTCTTGTTGTGATATTAATCCAATACATAGACTGAAATAATCTATCATAAACACCACTAACAATCATATCGTTTAATCCATTATTATCATTTATTAAATAATGGCTATGATAATTCATAATATTTGATGATTTATTTATACCAACCCTACCACTTCTTGAATAAACCATTGGTTCACGATCAGTCTGAAAATTATAAACATATAAATATTCGCCATTTTCATCACGATACATTTGTTCTGCCCATTTTTTATCACCTAATGACGAATACACTAAATTTTTATCACCAGATTCTATACCATCAATTGATATAGTATTATCATCATGAAATTCATTTTCAGTCCCACCCGATTGTTTACCATAAATATGAAATTTTGATTGTGCTTCATCAGTACCCAAACTTAGAAATGTTGTTCCTGTATTATAAACAAATTCAGATGAAGCACCCAAATTATTATCTTGATTATATTGAATATATCCTTGATTTCCAGATACAGTTATTCCAGAATTTGTTAATAAGTCAACCGATGATTTAAGATTATTTAATTTTCTTCTTATTGAGTCACCTTCATCATAATTTGAAATCCATTCAGACATAAATATTATTAAATTTTTATTATATATAAAAATTTAAAATATTAAATTGGATGATCTAACCACAATTTGAAATCAATCCAAACTTTATTATCTTGCCAGAATCCTTGTGAATAACAGCTTTGATAAATATCTGATATAACATTCATTATAAAATATTCGACTGTTTTATGACCACTACTGTTGGTTATAGACATTTTGACACAATATCCACCATCTTGGTCAACTGTTTCATATGTTTCTGTTCCAACAATTAATATATCTAGCATATATTTATTTAAACTTAAATCAACATAATCATATACATAATTTACTATATTATCAATAATATCCAATCGTGTTATTAAAAGACCATCAAATCCACTAATATTAAAAGTAAATCCACTAGTTATTTCAATTCCACCAGTAATACCTGAAGTTATACCTGAAAATCTATCAGTATTCCAAGATAGATTTGAATCTATAACATATGGTTTGTAAATTATAATTGGATATGAATCATTTACAGTTATATTTGAAATATAATTTGTTATGGTATTACCAATTGTATTTGTTACAGAAATAAATATATCATAAATACCATTTTCAGATATTGATTCTAATGGTAAATCTGACCCATGCTTATATAAATTAAATGTGATAGATGAAAGTGGAATTTCACCATCATAACAATCAGTTATTCCACTAATAAATAATATTTTTAAACTATCTAAAGTCCAACCTATTATAACAGGCACAGGCAAGGTCGTTGTTGTTGTAGTAACAGGTATGGTCGTTGTCGTAGTTGTAGTAACAGGTATGGTCGTTGTCGTAGTTGTAGTAACAGGTACGGTTGTTGTCGTAGTTGTAGTAACAGGTACGGTCGTTGTCGTAGTTGTAGTAACAGGTACGGTCGTTGTCGTAGTTGTAGTAACAGGTACGGTTGTCGTAGTTGTAGTAACAGGTACGGTTGTCGTAGTTGTAGTAGTTGTTGACCAATCTGAATATGTTAATCCACTACCAGAATTATAAAGCTGAGTTAATTCATCTGTTGTTAAATTTCTATTATATAATAATGTTTGATCTATATTACCTTTAAAGGAAGTATAATTATATGTTCCCCAACCAACCCCTAACCATATATTTTGGTTACTAGCATAAACAGTATGAGCACCGATATTCAGATTCGCTATTTCTATATTATTTAAAAAAATTCTAATATAAGTACCATCATACATACCAACAAGCCAACACCAACCACCAACTAAAGTTGAATTATAATTAGTAGCACTCACACAATAATGACCTTGTGCTGAAGTTCCATCCGAAGATAATCCACAAGCGGGATAACCATTATTATCTATACCTAGCCACCAAGAACGTTTATTTACACCATCACCATTATATTTACATAATATGTATGGATCCCATGTAGAAGTAACACTTTGATATTTAATCCACGAACAAATTGTAAATGTACTTGTAATTACACTATTAGGATCATTTATTACAAAATATTCTACACTAGAATTTACAAAAATCCAACTTTTATTTAATTTACCTACTTGATTTGGTGTTGGTGTGTTTACACCTGTTCCACTTAAAGATGAACCTAAAACGTTATATATTGTATTCCCACTTGGTTCATTCATTTCCCATCCTGCAACCAATCCATCTAATATATTAGCCATTAATTGTTTTTATTTTTGTTTACCATTTTAGTAGTATATATATTTTCACAAAATAAATAATGGTTGTATCCAACATTTTTTACCATCATTATATGTAACAACCGCCCTTACATATTTTTCTGTTCCCAATAATGTATAGATGGCTGTTTCACCTATAATTGGTGTTCCATCACTTTGATCCGTAATAAAGACGGTGGATGCAGATAAACTTCCAGTACTTATTATATAATCCCCGTTATTATATGTCACATCATTTATAATTGTACCAGTGGTTGCTACAAATTCACCAGCAATTAATGAATTTAAAATAGCCGTTGATGTACCAGTTGTTGTCCATACTTGGACATAAGCCTTCCCTATATCTGACATAATATGTGTATCATCAACAGCTACAGCAAAAACATGTAATCCATTATTTAAAAGTATATTTAATCCTCTATCTGAACTACTAGTACCACCATTATAAACTTCTATAAAGGTTAATCCACTAACCACTGTTGATATTTTTTGTGTACTTTGATACTGTAAAGCCCAATCTGGATGAGCATACGATAATACACTATCAGTTTCATCAAAAAAATTTATTACATTTAATAGTGGTTGTGTGGCGGTCATTATACTTGTATTATATACCATTATATGTTGATATGAAGCACCCCATTTCGTATCTTCATATGAATTACATAACCAAATAAGATTATGATTACCTGGGTTTTGGGTGATTACTTGGTGATCAGTTATTGTAATGAAATCAAATCCCGCAGTTTCATATGCTGACATAAGTTGATTGGGGGTTAATGATCCATCGGAATTTGTTGTATGACAATGTAATTGACCATTTAATTTAACATCACCAACATTTTTATATGGGTTATATAAATATAATAAATCGTTCCCAATATTTAATGTTTCATTATATATATAAGTTGGATTATTAACAGGTGTTGTTGTCGTTGTCGTCGTAACAGGTGTTGTTGTCGTTGTCGTCGTAACAGGTGTTGTTGTCGTTGTCGTCGTAACAGGTGTTGTTGTCGTTGTCGTTGTAGTTATTATATCGAATCCATTATGAACAAATGGCAAAAATACATTATATGGTATCACATCACCACCACCAAACCAAGATGTTCCACTAATAGGATAATTATATGTTATTGTCGGTATTCTAATTTTTGTGGTGGTCGTGGTTGTAGTTGTATGTTGTATTGTGGTGGTCGTGGTTGTGGTATTACCTGATATAACATTCATTATTAAATAATTTTCTACATTATTATGTGAAAATTTTACACAATATTCACCTAGATTTTCAACATATGTATAATTTTGAACAACATCAACAATTAAAGTATCCAATACATATTTATCTAAATTGTCAATATAATTAATTGTGTTATCTATAATATCTAATCTATTAATTATATTTTCATCAAAATCTAAAATATTAAATGTTATTCCACTTGGAATAAAAATATTTGATGTTATTCCTGTTGACCCCGAAAATGTTGTTGTGTTGCCTGTCAATTCATTTGTCACATCACTAGTATAAAAAATTGTATATGGTTCAATAATTGTGGTTGTTGTGGTAGTGGTCGTTGAACAACTATGTATTGTGGTTGTTGTGGTTGTTGTGGGTGCTATGGTGGTAGTGGTTGTTGTAGTCGATACTTCACCTACTATTATTATCAAATAATCTTCTATTTCATTATTATATGATAATTTAATGCAATAATCTAACGGAATATTTATTGTGGAAAACACTAAAGTTTCACCTGAAATATTTCCGACAATTAAAATATCTAACATATATTTATTTATAGAATAACCATCAATGTAATTAACGATATTATCAATTAAATCTATTCTCGTAATATTACCATAAAAATCATTAATATTAAATGTCACACCACTAGATATAAATATACCTGATGTTATTCCTGTCACACCAGAATAATCAGTAGTATTACCAGTTAAATTAGTAAGTATTGGTTTATATACGATATTCATATAGTATATTTTTTTATAAACAATCTACAACTGAACCATTAGAAAATGCTAAATAATCAGTTAAATATCTACACGTGTTTGATTGACTAGCAAATATAATTCTAGAATAAGCTGAATTACAATCAGAATCTGTTAAAAATTTTAAAGTATAAAAGATTGTTGTAGTACTTAAATAAATATTATATGTATCTTTTTGAATATTTAAAATTGTGTTGTATGGTACATGATATTGTATTATTGTATATCCTGTTAATACTATTTTATATTCACTTATTATAAATTCGGTTGAACCTGTTGTCGATCCTGTTATCCCACTATTTGTACATACTACTTGATTTGTAATAACATCACTATAATATAAATTTGATATTGTAACCGCACTACTTTGTGGGATTGGAATTGGTGCTAAAATATTAGCATGAAATACATCTAAAACGACATCATAACCCAATGGATTATTAAAATATATTTTTTCTAATTTGTGTGTAAATGACCCATTTAAAATCAATAATCTACCTATTGGATATGTTATACCCGAATTGCCATCATAATAAAAATTAATATTATATGTACTTGGTTCATAATAATAAAGTGGATCGAAAGAATCTTCACCCAAATTAATATCTTTATCATAATTACCATTGTATGTAACTTTAACTAATAAAAATGTAGTTTCATCTAATAATCCATAATTTAATTCAAAATCTGTTGCATCAGCAGGTAAAACTATTCTAGATGTATAATGCGAATCGTATGGTATAGCTAAATCACTTAGATCAACAAATGATGATGTATTTGGACCATCCGATGTTCTAAAATCACTATTCCAATTTTTTATTTCTCTTTTAGTTGGATTTAGGAGATTATTTGTTGTTATTCTATTTTTATTATAATTTGGCATATTATTCCCATTTTCCGGATTTTTTCAATTCTTCTTGACCTTTTAATGGTAAACAATATTTGTTGTGATACCATTTATTTCGATATTTAATAAAACCAAAATCTTCAGGGTTTTCATTGACACTAAATTCATCAGCAATATTGCAATTTTTACCACAACATTTAATTGTTTCGGATTCAGCATTTTCTTCAAAAGTTTTAATGTATTTCATAATCTATTAATTATTTTTATATTATATCCCAATTATCACTACTTGCGTCAACTAATCTTAATACTTCAAATTGTGCTAATTCAATTGGAACTAAACTATATTCTATTGTTTGATCTGTTTGTGCTTCTACGGTAATAACACCATCATCAATATTTTTAATTATAAAAAGATTACCCGACCCTGTTGCAGTTGGTAAATATATTGTATATGTTGATCCAGATGTTCCACCCGAACATCTTACATATTCATCTGATGTAAGACCGGTATATGAATTTGTAATGTTTGTTATATTAAAATGTGGTTGATAACCATTTGTTAACGTATCATCATATTCTGAATCAGTTGTGGCATGTAAAATATCCAATGTTACATCATAACCCAACGGATTAGTTAAATAAATTTGTGGGATTTTATCATCAACTGAACCTGTCATTATCATCAATCTATTTAATGGTCTTTCTACTGGATCATTTTCAAATGTATATGTAATATTATATTTTTCTTGTTCATATTGATAATATGGATCATTTAGGCTATCATACGTAACTTTTATCATTAAAAAGGTAACAGCCTTTCCAATAAATCCATAAAGTAATTTATTGGTTTCACCTGCCTTTAAAATTATACGTGATCTATATTGTGATTCATATGGAATAGCTAAATCTTCTAAACTTAATTTGTCTATAATATTTGGACCTTCAACTGCAATAAAAGCACAATTCCAATTCTTTATTGTTTTTTCAGTTGGGTTAAGTAAATCGCTAGGTTTTATTACGGTCATTTTAAAACTTTTTTCTTTATATATAAAAAAACACAGTCGATTTTTTATATATAAGAAAAAATAATATTTATTGTGCAATATATTTTCACTAAAAAATTTGATGGAACATTTACAATGAATTGGATAGGATACCCTATATCTACTGATGAAGTTTCAACCCAATTACATGACATAAAAACATTTTCGATTGCACCAACAAAATCAATAACATCAATAACCAAATTTACTGATGTTGTTAGGGGTGAAACAGAACAACATTATTTTAAAAAATTTTTTTCTTACAGTAATATAAGAAGTGGTGTTAGTTTTAGTGAACAACTTCCAATTACGGGCATAACTACATTTTATTGTCCAACTAATGATCTTTATTTAAATTTATCCTATTATAGAATTGACACAGTAACAACATCATTACCATCAATATCAATAAACAGTATTGTAATTGAAGGGACATATGATATTGAAACAACGGATGAAATTATTAATGTTCCTGATGATGGTTATATTTTAGAACCAAAAAATGTTTATAAAGTTTTTAAACTAAGTGGATTTGAAATATATGGAATAAATACTAATAATCTTAATATAAAATATAGATTCACACAAGATGGTGGAAGAACATATACACCATGGGAACCATTAACAACTGAAAATATATCAACAATAAAATTAACACCAACTAGATTTGCACAAATTCAATATAGTATACAAAAAATAGATAATTCTATAACTTCCAAAATATATGATATTATATTATTGGGTGACTTTCAAAACATAAACAATTATTATCTAAAAACAAATAGATATGGGGTTAGAGAAGATTGTGCTGAAAAATATCCACAATGGAGTGGTGCTACAAGTGCTTCTGATAGTAGCAATGGTGGTAATGGTATATGTTTAAGTGGAATAACATCATATAAAGGTGATGGCAACAATAAATATGATTATAATAAAGATTGGATAACAAAGGGATTAAGCTGTTATCTAACTGGTAATATTATTACTAGTATGACAAATAATGGCAATAGTACAGCAACATTTAATCCATATTCAGGTGAAGCTCAACAAAAAATTGGAAATTGGTATTCATATTTAGCAAGTAGTGTAGGTAATATTTTTGGATGGACTGTTGACTATCACTTAACTGATCCAGATGGTCATGGTATTGATAGTTATTTACACGAATATCAATTATTCAATATTATTGATGTACAAAAATTAAAAATAATTGTTCCTGAAAATAATTTCCCAGATAATCAAGTTCAAATTATTGAAAATTGGCTTGATATGATGGACACATTTAAAGTTATAATATTAAAAGATGAATTTCAGAAAGTTTTTGGTATTGAAAAACGACCATCACAAAAAGATGTAATATTTTTTTGTATGGCTAATCGTCTATATCGAGTAAAACACGCACAAATTCATAGGGATATTATGTATATGGGTATTTATTATGATGTTATCTTAGAAAAATATGAAAAACTTGGAAATGAACAAAATCTTTCTACTGCTTCTAAAAATTTAATTGATCCATTAACTAACAACAACACTATTGATTCATTATTTGGATGGGAAAATAAACAACAAGAAGCTAAAGTTACAAATAAACAACTTAAACCAACAACACACGATGTTTATAGATTAAATATTAATCCTAAAATATCTATTGTTAAAAAAGATATTTATAATTCATTACAAGGAACTAAAATAGCTGATAATTATTATAATCTGTCAACAATAACCCCAGGAATTTCTGCTGTAACATATTCGATAAAAGATTCAACATTAAATGTTAGTGATAATCGTTCATTTAATTTTTGGTTTAATTTCAATAACAAATATGATGGTAATAAAATAATTGATGAATCTGTTTTTCAATCATATAATATAAGCACAAACACGAATTTTGAATTTTTAAATAATTATAATTCAACCACACAAAAAGGTTATAAAATAGTATTTTTCAATAAACAATTTATTTTAACGGTAAATAACTTAAACTATATTTTGAATGTTCCTGATATAAAAACAAATATTTGGTATGGATTAAATATAAATATAAATAATCGTCAAAGAACAATAAGTTTAGATTTATTTAAAAGAAATTATAGTTACAACGTATCAATGTTTACTGACAATTATCAAAATGTAGTAATAGATGCAAATGATACCACGGGGATGACATATTATACATCTGCGGGATATAGACCAGTTAAAAACACTGAAATTAATGTGATATTAGAAAATACAAATTTACAAAAAGTTGCATCAACTGAATATACGAACATATCATTAAATAGTTTTGATATTGATCAAACAATAACAGTATATGCATCAGACATTAAAATGACAAATTTAAGAATATTTAATGATGTGATTCCAGAAGAATCAAAATCTAATATTTTATTACAAAGGGTTATTCAAGATGCACAATATTTGATATTAGCTGATAATGCCACTAAACAATTATATACATCTAATATATTAAACACTAGATGGGAATAACAGAATATGCTAGTATAGTTTCTAATTAAAACTTAGTTCAAAGTTAAATTAACAACTTTTGGATTAACTACAAAACCCTCTATTCCATTTGCAAATACATTTGGAATTGCTTTTCTTAAAATATTATAACTTCCATTTATATCAGCATTAATAATTGTTTTTGAATTATTAATTTTATATAAACCTCTTGATTTACGATATCCACTAAATGTATATTTGATGGTATTATTTTTATCGTAAATTGGAATAATATCTAAATTCAAGAATGATGCTTTACTTGTATAACTTTCTTCTTGAATGATAACACGAATACCTTCTTTTTCGCATTTATACCCAATCATCTGTATAAATCTACTGTGTGGTATCTGAATGAAATTTTGGTTGTTCTGTTTTGACATATTTGATTCAAACTTCCAATCATTATTTTTACCAATAACTAACTTTGAAATATTATTAGAAATTAAAATATCAACTATTTCTTTACTTGCTTTATGTAAATAATTATCTACTTTATTATTTCTTTTATTTGTTAATTTTTTTATATTTTTACTTGTTTTCTTTTTGTTTACTTTTTCAAGTGTAGATTTCATTGAAGCCAATCTTTTATTATAATATTGGTTTATTGATTTTAATGGTTTACCATTAAATAATAATGGTTCAAATCCTTTAATGCTTGATGTAAAGGTTGCAAGATTACTTATACCCAAATCAATAGAACCATATCTTTTATTGTCACGAATTTGTTGTTTTTCATTAAAAGTATAACAAACTTCTATAATATATTGATCGAGTCTTGGTATAATTCTAACACAATCAATTAATTCAAATTCGGTTAATTTTGTATAAAATTCTATATTTGTTCCAGATAATTTAATTTTATGTGCTTTTTTAAAAACTTTTTTAGATATAGCTTGATAATTATATGATACAATAAATCTACCTTTTGTTTTATTTAAGTACATTGGTTGTTTTGGTTTGTTTTTATATTTTGTAGGATTTTTACCATAATCAGCCATTGATCTAAAAAATGATTTATAATTTTTTTGTATTTGTATTGTTGTTGCAGTTGCAACTTTCATTGGTAATATCTTGAAACAATCTTCATTTTTCATATAATTAAACAACTCATTAAGAACATCATATTTTTCATTATTTAAATCTTCTTTGATTAAATATAATGATCTATTATAAATATTTTTGGATTTAAAACACAAATTATCACAATCTTTAAAATTTGGATGATTTTTATTTATTATATGTCTTTCTGCTAATTTCAAGTATATATACGCATTTTATCTATATATAAATAAAATAATATCAAAAAATACAATTTAACATAATTTAACATTAATTATGTATTATATATATACATTATGAAAATAATTAGATATAACGAATATAACGAAATAGATATTTTTAATCCAAAAATATTAATTGATCTTTACAATAAATTTAATGTATTATATTTTAATTCTGAATTACCAACAGATTTTGATATTCGTTGGATTAATTCAAAAGTTAAAGGTGGTGTTGTTAATTTTTTAGCATTTAAAAAACCACAAAAATTAGAAAAAATAAATTACTTAGGTATATCAAATTATCGACCACTTACTCAAGAAAAATTAAATGGTTTAATGATACACGAAATGATACACGTATATATGTGCATTAAAAATATAATTTATACATCAGGATTAGACAAATCACACGGTTATCAATTTATGGATAAGCTAAAAGAAATACAATCTAAGGTTAATTTTACAATACCATTAACAGAAGATTCAGATGAAATAAACGAACACATTAAAACGAAAACATTTGATGTATTATTTTGGAATAATGATATTAAGAAAACTTTTTCTGTATATCCTGAAAATTACTTAAAAGATCATAAAAATGAATTAATTAAAAAATATGAATACACACTTAATCATTTAAGAAAATCAAAAAAAACTGATGTTTTAATTGTTCAATCTAATGATAGATTTCTTTTAAATTATACCTGTAAACGTAACTTAAATACACAAACGTTTTTTAAAATATCAGACGAAAAATATGAAGAAATATTAAAAAATGGAATATTGCTATATCATATATAAATATTCTTAATCTTTCTTTTTATCATCCTCAATCATTTTCTTTATATCTTTCGATTGATAATATCTTACCTTTTTTTCTTTTATTTTAAATTCGAAAATTTCAAAAGTTTTTATTAACGCTTGTAATTTCATGATATATTCATTCAAATCAATTATACCTTTTTCATATGCTGCATCAGCTTTCCAATATTCTGGAAACCTTTTCTTGAAACTTTCCAATTCATTTTCAACAATTTTGACTGATATAAAAACATTTTTTTCAATAATCGTCGATTTAATATTTATCATTTCCTTCATATGAACAACAAACCTATGTACCAAATTATCAGTTTCAATACATTTGAGTAATCCGATAGCATATGCTTCATTTTCTGATAAAACGATTGGTTTATTTTCACTTACTATAAATTGAATTTCTTGTTCTGTTTTATTTTTTAAAACAAACCGTTTGTAATCTGACCACAAACACCTACGAATTATATCATCAATTGTAATGGTTAAAATCATTTTTTATTTATTATTTTTTTATTTATCATAATATATATTATGATAAATAAAAAAAGTTTATAAAAAACTTAATTTATTAAATTTATTTTTATATATATACAAAAAAGTGTTTTCATTATGATGACAAAAAATAAAATTCTTATTGTTGATGATGATGTAGATAGTGCAATAATTCAACAAGCAATTATACAAAAGTTAGGATATTATACACAAATAGCAATTAATGGCTTAGATGCAATAAAATTCATTAAACAAGACCCACCAGACATTATTTTATTAGATATATTTATGCCACAAATGGATGGGTATGAAACAATCGAATATGTGTCAGAAAAATATGATATTCCCATTATTGTTGTTACAGCAGGTGGTAATGACATCATTAAAAAAATAACAGATATGGGTATTTTATTTTACCTACAAAAACCAATTATACCAAATAAACTTCAAAAAGAAATAAACAAATGTCTTGAATATTATGAAAATGTTTTATGAATTTACAAATTATAATTTACCACAAACTATCAATATTAATGGTGTAGATAAACCAACAACCAATAGTAATGGTGATTTTATTCATTCAACAAAAGAAGGAATTATAAATTTTTGGAATTGGTTTGGTGAATCAAAGGTAGTTAATAATTTTGGACAACCAATAGTTATGTATCATGGTACACAAAATGATTTTGATGTATTTAATACAGATAATGAACTTGGCGCACATTTTGGAAATGTTAAACAAGCTAATCATATAACTTCTAACAAAATAGGTGATGCACACTATCGTTATTATCAAAATGTTTTAGCTGGACAATCCATCATTCCAACTTATTTATCAATAAAAAATCCATTAAGATTAAAAGATATTGGTGAATTTTCACCTAAAAAAGTAGTTAAAGAATTAATTAATATGAATATTATTGGTGATGAATTAGATACATATTTATCAAATAAAGATATTGTAACTATAATATCATCAAAGGGATATGATGGTGTTGTATATTTAAATAAACATGAAGGACTTATTGGTGGATTTAGACGAACACCATCGGGTGATTCCTATATTGCATTTTTTCCCAATCAAATTAAAGCAAAAAACAATAGCGGAAATTTTGATATCAACAAAACATCAATATTAGAAAACAAAAACAAAATATGAAAATAATTAAATATGAACAATTTAATGAAGGTGCTGAAAGAAATGCACTAATTAAACCATCAGATGAAGAAATCGCTGAAGGTGAAAAATATCTAGAAAGTGGTGTTGATTCATCTTGGGATATTCCAACTATGGGTTGTTTTTATATGGATGTATCTGGCAAATATAGTGTATATTATACTCTTTGGAAATATACGCCAAGATTTAAAAGTGATACGGGTTGGAATATGCCAAACTATCATTATATTGCAAATCTTAGCACAGATTTTAAAACCGCATGTGAAAAAGCAAAAAAAGCTGCTGGTAGATTTCCTGTTATGATAGATAGATATGGTACAAAAATGGGATTATGGAAAAAAGTAGATTCAGATGTTATGATAAAAGGTCAGTATCGTGGATACCCATTGGGTGAAATATTTCTAGAAAACCCAAGATATATTACTTGGTTACATACAGAATTAAATAATCCATATGGTGTAGGTAAATACACAGATAACAATAAAGACAGGGTAGAAAAAATAAAATATTACAATGATCTTTATTGGGAAACCGTATCAAATAAAAATAGGGAAACAAGTAAAAGTGAATATATTGGCAAATTAGAAGAAAAAATAACACACAAAGCAAAAGTTTATAAAGTTAAAGAAATATCACCTAATCAATTTGATAGAAAACCCCAATGGAAATGTAATCTTATTGATGATAATGAAAACAAATTTATAGTATACTTAAAACAAGAAGTTGTAATAGATGATGAAATATCTTTCACTGCTAAAGTGAAAAAACACGAAGAAATACTTGGTATAAAATTTACAGTATTATATTACTTTAAAATACTTAAAATTAGAAATCTTACAAAACTTGCCCAAAAATATAACATTATATGAAAATAAAAAAATTTAATGAAAATATAGATAACTTTGAATCATTATCACAACCATGGTCAAATGAAAAATTAGAAAAAATTCATAATATGAAAATTAAATTGTCCGATATTGAAAATAATATAAAAAATCAATTAACAACATATTTAATAGAAAATCCACAATTGAATAGTTTTGCTAAATATGGAAAAGATAAAAATTGGAAACCATATGATGGATTTTTTGTATCTAATTATGGTCTCATAACAAATGATCTAAATTTAAAATTCTGGATAGAATATGGATCACCAGTTATTGCAACTAGACTACAATTTATATGTAATACAAAATTACAATAGTCCATATAAAAACGAATTTCCCAACAATTATAATCAAAACTAATCCGTTTTGAAACTATTGTTGAAGGAAAACACGATTCAATTTCTTTTTTTGTTATTTGCATATCATAATTTTGATACAAAGATAAATAAAAATTATGAAATTTGCAACTATTGACTATATATTTTATCGTAAAAATTACTTATAATGTTGATAAGTTTTTCTAATTTACCACTATTTCTTAATTTTTTGAAAACTAGATTTTCAATTGAAAATTCACCTGATGCAGACAACCCTTCTTTTCTAGATTTCATTATTTTTGTTTTTAATTCCTTGGCTTTATTATAATAATCCTCAGCTTCTGTTGAATCCAATTTAGATTTTACCAATTTTGTTAATTGGTCTATATCATAAGCTCGAGCTTCATATTTATCATCAACATCTTTCGAATCAACATCAGGTCGATTATATACAGGTTCTTTAATCCATTTATGATTCATTAAAGAATATAATCCTGATGCTACGTGTTCTTCATTAATATCTTGTACATACAATTCAACATCATGTCCTTTTATTACAATATGGTGTCTTAAATTCCACATAAACCGTTGACCATCAAAAGATTTTTTTACTAATTCAATATCATCATTAATTTCAGAAAAATCTAATATAATATGAACATCGAGATCACTATATTTTGTATAATTAAAATTTGAAATTGAACCAGTTAATTGAATATCTTTAATTTCAGTTTTTATATCTAAATCATTATAAAAATCTCTAGCTATTCTAAGTAATTTATCTTCAATTCTTTCTATCATTTTATTACCTTCCCAAATATCGGGGCATAATTTCTTTTGATATGATATTTTTCGTTCTAATATAAAATCTGTATACTTTTTCATACTGATATATATAAATTTATCAAACTTATTTTTAATTTTTTAATAAAAACAATATAAAAACAATATAAAAACAATATAAAAACAATCAAATAAATAAATATGGATTTAGAATCAATTAATAAGAAAAAACAAACATTAGAAGATGTTAAAGTTTTACTTAAAGAAAAATTTATTGGTATTGATGATATCATTGATAAAGTAATAAATAGTATATCTTTATGGTATATTATACCTGAATATCAATTAAGACCATTAATTATTAATTTGTGGGGTATTACTGGTGTTGGTAAAACAGATTTGGTTCGAACATTAGTCAAACTATTGGGTTTAAATGACAAATTTATCGAAATTCAATTGGATATGAAAGATAATTTTTGCGTAAATATTCAAAATTATTTAGATTTTTCTAATATCAATCCAGATGAACAATGTGTTTTATTATTAGATGAAATGCAAAGATTTAGAAGTGTTGATGAAATGGGAAAAATGGTAGAAAATAAACATTTTAATGATATTTGGATGTTATTATCCGATGGCAAATTTCAAAATGATAATAAGCGCAAAAATGATTTAATGACAATGCTTTTAGAAGAATTATATTGGAAAGATATAAATGATAATAATAAAAAAAAGAATGAACCCGAATCAGCAATTGAACCTGAATCAGATATTACATTAAAATATAAAAATTCATATTGGTCAGCTAGTAGATTAAAAAAATTATTAAATACAAAATTAACATTAGAAGAATTAATGATGATTTCATTGGATGAAAAAATGAAATTAATAAAAGATTCTATTGCAGATAATACTATTAGTGAAGGTAAAACATATTCAAAAATGCTCATTTTTATATCAGGGAATCTTGATGAAGCATATAGAATGGCTAATGATGTTGATGATTGCGAACGTGATGCGGATATCTACAATGAATTATCTAAAAGAATAACAATATTGGATATTAAAGATGCACTTTTAAGAAAATTTAAACCCGAACAAATTGCAAGATTTGGAAATAATCACATTATTTATCCGATTCTAAATAAAGAAAACTACTATAAAATTATTAAAAAATATTGTAATCAAATTCTAGATAATATTTTTACAAAAAATAATATCAAAATAAAATTATCAAACAATATTTATGATATTATATATCAAAACGGTGTATTTCCTACACAAGGAGTAAGACCAGTAATATCATCAATATCTAATATTATCGAATCAAATATTCCACATTTTTTATTTATTTGTTTAGAACACAATAAAAATGAAATAACAATAGATTTTGAAAAGAAAACTAGTGAACTTTATGTTGAAATCAATAACCAAAAATATTATAAACATATTACTTTAGATATTGACAATATCAAAAAAAATAAATCTGTTGATGAAAAAATGCTAGTTTTAGTACATGAATTGGGTCACGCTTTAATATATGCAATTTTATTTAATACACCACCAAAACAGATAAATATTAATGCTTCGGGATTTTCAAATGGATTTGTTGTAAACCATTCGAGTATTGACAATAAAACATTTTTAAAAAATAAAATATGTGTTTTTTTAGCTGGTTTAGTAGCAGAAGAATTTATATTTGCTGATGATTATAAATCTAATGGTTGTTCGGCTGATATTATAAATGCAACAGAAATTACTGCAAATTATATTAGAAAATTTGCAATGAACGGAACAATATCACATATCACACCACATATTCAAAGTAGTAATTATTCTGCTTTTTATAATACCGATAAAAGTGATGATGAAATCGAACACATGTTACGTGATGAAAAAATAAGATGTGAAGATTTATTAAAAACAAATTTAAAATTGTTTAAAGCATTAATTAACTATTCAATAGAAAATGGTGCAATTGAAATTACAAGCTTCATGAATATATGTAATGAACACGGATTAAAATTAAATAATCTTGAGTTAAACGATAAACTCATTTATAATTATAATGATAAATTAAAAATATTTTTAGGTAAATAATATGGAAATTAAATTATCTGATTTAACAAAAAAAGTTGAAAAATCAATATCTGAATATATTGAATTTGATGTAAATGAAATTTTTAATTCTTCTGATTATATCACTATTTATGGTGGGGCTGTTAGAGATAGTTTAGCCGGATTAGAAATACACGATGTTGATATATTATGTATGGCAAATTCCGCAAGAAAATTGGATGCATTCTTATTAACCAAAGGTTATTCTCACCTAGATTTATATGATTTGGATGCAATAAATATGTATAAAGATATCAGTGTTATTGAAGAACCCTGGACACTTAAAAATAAAAATGGTAAAATTATACAAATAATAAGACCATTAGTAAAATCATATTTGGAATCCTATAAAAACTTAATAAAAAATGTTGATATATCTTGTTGTGGTGTATTTTTAGAAAAAGAACCACCATTTTGCGAATTAAAATTAGGTGAATCATGTAAAAATGCGATAATCAATTGTTTAACAAAAACATTTGAAATTAATGAATGGGGTCAATTATATAATAAAAATCGTATTTACAAAAGAACATCAAAATTAAATTCTAGGGGTTGGATGAATCTAGATAACAATAAAGCTAACATTTTTCCTTGGGAAGAAAATGAATATAAAATAAAATTGATAAGAAAATCTAGGCAAATTAAATTATGTAAATTAAACTTTAAACCTGAATATGATTATAAAATTTGGTCTGAAGATGAATACTTAAATAGAAAATATAAAGATGACAAAAAAAATCTAAATTTTGATATTGATGAAACATTATTATAATGTTTCATCAATAATTTTTAATATTTACCAATTTTAATTGAAAAATCCAAACTCATATATGTTAATTTTTGATCCGGAATCCATTTATAAGATGGTCCACATGATACACGTAAACCATCAGCAACATTTAATTCCATTCTAATTCCTGTTATAAGCATCAAATTCAACAATTTCCAATATTCATCATCCTGCATTGAACCATACACAGCAACAACACAAGGAAATGTGATATGAAATGGAAATTTTGAAAAAATTGTTGGTTCAAGCAATCCACCAATATAACCAAAATGTTTTAAATTTGATACTGGTGAATCAAAATAATAATTTCCTGTTAATCCAATAGTAATTGCATGATCTATTGTACTTGCAAGTGTACATCCGACACTCCCAACGATTTTGTCTGTAAATTTAAAATTGTCCGTTAAATTACCTAGATTCCCATCAAAAGAAATGAAGCTTGTTACAACTTTTTCTTTAGAACCTATCAATGAATATGAACCATATTCTGTTTTTTGACCAAAAATTAATATTGATGTCAAAAGTAATACAATTATTAAAAATGTTGTTTTCATAATGATATTTTTAATTATTAAATAAAATCAATGTCGGGTGTTAGTGTATCTTTATAATATCTAACTATTCCTTTTTGTAATTGACCACCTTCCATATGTGGAATTATTTCGATCTGATATCGTTCTTTATATTCGAAAACATTACTTCCAATTTCATTTGTTTTATATCCATTGAAACCAATTGCTTTTTTCAAATAACCAATTAACTTAGGTGTTTCTTCAGATATTTTTTTCATACTAAAATCACTTTTTATTTGTGATAATTCGTTTTTTAATTCCTTTAAATTTTGAAGTTCTATTAAAGATAATGTATGCAAAAATGATAATTTGATACTTTCTGGTGCAGATGAATTAAATTGATCATCATTATATACACCATAACGAATACGATATGCAACATATAATGCAAAATCTTGCATAACTTCTTTTTCAACATCAGGATTCACAAATACTTTCATATTAAAAATATTTATTAATATCTATCAATTCAACAGATTTCACTGTTGGTTGTTTATCTAATGGACTAAGCCACGTACCATATCGTTTCTGTTGATCTTTCATTGGTTTCATCCATCTTTCACCATCCCAATATAAAACTTTATTAGTTTCATTTATGCGATAGTATTCACCATCAATCAATTCTTCCATATTTAGTATCTATAATTTTTTGTTTCTTTACGGCATTTATGCGACATATTGTTTTTTTCGGAAAATGCCTTTACAAGTTTTTGATTTCTTTTTTTCAATACAAATCCTTCTAACATATCAACTTTAATAATATCATTCCAACGATTTACAAAATTATCATAAAACGTCTTAACCCTAAAAATATTGTCTGTTATTTTATATAGATATTCATTTTCATCAACAGTACCAAATATCTTATCTAACAACTTAATTCTTTCTTCAAATGTTGTACCCAAAAGATATTCACCATTATAAACCATAATATCAAAAACAACAAATTTGTGATTCCAAGGTTTACCATCTATACTATTTTTGTTTTTATTCATATATTCACCAACAATAACATTCCAATTATTGTTTCCACAATTAAGAACTTTCAAATCATCAATATTTAATTTGAAATTTGAAATACTTTCATTTTTGTGTCTACCAAAATATCGGAATTCGTTTCCCTGAATATAAATTTCTACACAGGCACCGTTCATTTTTGGTTGGGCGCAATGATCACCTTCATAATTTGGAAGTTCGGATGGTGGAATTACATATTCTGGGCGAGGTGGGTAATAATAACGACAATTCAAATATTTTTCGATCATTGTATTATTATTTTTCAATTCCTTGATGTATTGTTCTATATCATTCATTGTTGTTAAATTATTCGACAAAGATACAAAAATTTATTGATATAAAAAACTAATTAATCAAATATGACGTTATATTTTTTACTAACTAGCATCCATCTACAACGATATACAATATCATCATCAAAAATATTTTCAAATTCATGATAAAATTTTAAGAACAACGATTGGGATTCATAAAAACATTCTTCAAAATACTTAATTATGGTTGTGTTAAACTTATCACCATCTTTAAGTAATTTTAAATACATACTTTTTAATTCAGAAGTATCAGAATCGGTAATATTTTTTCGATGTAATACGGTAACAATACAAATTGCAAGCACCATAAGCTTACTATACTTATATACTTTATTAGAAAATTTAGTATCATAAGAATCGTAAAAATCTTTAAATCCACTTGGTGATTTATAAAAATTTTGTTGAATCAAATCAATCACTTTTTTGTCTAGTAACGATTTGAATTTATATTCTTTGCAAAATTCTATATATACAGATTTAAATAATAATGACATGGTATTCCGAAGTGGTGGTGCAGAATAATGTAAGTCATTATCTTTACAATAACCATCTACTGCATAAAATATATTATCATTATTAATATAAAAACCACCTACGATAAATTTATCAAATATTTGATAATAATTAAAATCCACATCATATAATTTCACTAAAGTTAATGATTTAATATTATTTAATATCTTATCCTTTTTATCCGTAATATATTCACGAATAAATTTTTCAATAATATTACTTTGATCTTTATCTAAATATTTATATTCCTGCTTCATATTAATTTTTTCACAAAGATACGAAATATTTTTGAATTTGAAATAATAATATATACAAAAAAATAATTACTATGAAACCAAAAATTATATCATTTAGTCATTTTGAAAATAATTCGACTGTTAAGGGATTTAAAAGTAATATTGAAAATGATACTATAAATAATAATAATTTTAGAAAGGTATTATATACAGGTAAAAATATACAATTAGTATTAATGTCCCTTAAACCAGGCGAAGAAATTGGCGAAGAAGTACATAAAGATAATGATCAATTCTTTAGATTTGAAAGTGGAAATGGAAAAGTAATTATCAATGATACAGAATATAATATAAAAGATGGTGATGCTGTAATTATTCCGGCTGGATCAAAACATAATATTATCAATAATAGTAAAAAAGAATTAAAAATGTATACAATATATTCTCCACCACATCATAAAGATAAAATATTAAGAAAAACAAAAAAAGATGCTGAAGAAAATAAAGAAGATTTTGATGGAAAAACAACCGAATAGAAACAAAATAGCCACCCAACAAGGTGGCTATTTCTTTATTTTAATCTTATATTGCTTTTTTGGCTTTCTATTAATTATTTCGTTTATATTATATTTAATGTCCATCAATTGGGTGGATCGTGACATTTCATATTTTCCGAGTTTTCGTGTTTCATATTTTTAATATTTAACTTTTAAATCAATACAAATGTACGAATAATATCTGAAACAACCAAAGATTTTTAGTTATTTTTAGTATTATTTTTATACCAATCATTAAATTCTATTGGATCTTGTAACATTTCTGTTAATGATTTTCCATCAGGAAATCTTATAATTAATTTATCATTATCTTCTGAATGATATCTAATATCCGTGGAAAACCCCAATAATTGTCCTACAACAATCGTTGTAAATTTTTCATCTGATTCGTTAACAATACATTCATATGTATTAACATATTTATTATAAAATAACCCATAACAATTATCTTGTAAATAAGATAATGATATTCTTAATAATTCTTGTCCATTATCATCTTGTGTGATCATCTTCTTGGTTTTTGGGGATTTTTAAGTGTCCATTTTAAAAAACATTCATATTCAATAGGCTTTAAAAATGTTTCAGCATCTTTCAATATTTCAATTCTTTCAGATTTATTAACAGATTCATATCTATCTATAAGATCAACCCATTCTAAAAACTTTTGATAATCATCAGGTTTTAGATTCTTTTCAGCATTTATTTTAGCTGAATCCCTTCCAGTATGAGTTAATGATAATTCATACTTATTCTTAAAATACAATAGAGTTTTCATATTAATGTTTTTTTATAGTTACATATTATTCGAGTTTTTCCCACGTATCGGGATATAATGTTTTTAATTTATCTAACCACCAAATTGTTTTTATTTTTGCTTTTGGTAAACGCTGACCTTTCATAAGCGTCGAACGTTTACAAACAACACCTTCTTTCACCGTAGGATATTGACAATCGGATTTAGTCCAATCGTTATTTATAATCGAATTTATAAAATCTTTTGTTAATTTACCTTTGTATATAAGTTCAGGAAGTTCAATATTTGAATATCCATCAAATATTTTATAAAAAATCTTTGGTTCAATATAACCTTTCTTTTTTAGAAAAACATCAATTAAACATAGTTTTAAGTTATCTTCCTTTTGATGAACACCACTAAAACTATTTTCGCCATACCATTCACAAAATATCGTTATTTCTTCAACTCCAGTAAAAATATCACCTTTTTTAGAATTTGCAATAATTATGTCCCGAAGTGTGTTTGACATATTATTTTTAAAGTATTTGACTGCATCACCAAATTGATCACTACTTTCATCGACATTTTGTGTTCGTGATCCATACATAGTAAAATCTTTTTGTTTAGGGGAATATTTTGCACAAAAATTTTGTCCATCAAGTTTATTAAATACCCAAACTTCTTCCCCTATCAACAATTGATCATTTTTTACATTTTCAAAACTATCGTAATGCTTCATTATATTTATCTTTTTATACAAAGATAAAAAAAGACTTACAAATGCAAGCCTTTTTTTACCTTCTTTTTTCCAAAATTATACCGCAACACCCCTCTTGCGTAAAATTGATTTTATGTCCGATTTATATTGTGTATATTTCGGATTTTTCAATTTCGATTCCAATTCAACATTTGAATCTTTCCTAAATTTTAATTGTCTAGCCGAAAATGAAGTTACTGTTGCATTAACGGTAACAACAACTGTATCATCATCGTCATCATCGTCATCATCGTCATCATCGTCATCATCGTCATCGGAGTCATCATCATCGTCGATATCGTCGGTGTCGTCGGTGTCGTCGGTATCGGTATCATCAACTTCCACTTCCACAAAACTATATTCGTAATATGTACCATTGAAAACCCTTTCGCTACCAAGCGATTGATAAAAATCATTTATCACTTTAGATACTTGGCTTTGAAAAACCCAAAAACCTTCACTACGAAGATATTCTTTTACTTCCCTTGTCGATGTCGTTCCATTTTTCTTAATAAGCTTAAGGAATGCATCCTTGATGTCTTGATCTGTAATTTGTGTCATTTTAATCTTATCATTTTAGATTTATATTTTAATAGATAACAAAGATAGTAAAATATCTTATAACCACCAAATTATTTTTGATTTAATTTTTAATATTTTTTAATATGTGTGCAATCACATCAACAGTCCAACCATCCCCCAATAAACCCGCCGCTTGATCTCTTGTTAAACATGAAGTATAACCTTTAGGTACAGTCTGTGTTATTTCCAATTCATTCTGATTCATATATCTAACCCCATTGTAAATACTAATATCAATTTTATCTTCTAATAATTTTTTATCTATTTGTTCAGCAGGTATTTTATAAAAATATTTTTTATAATGATCTAAACAATTATTATAATGATTTTCGTCTTTAAATATTAATGTATTAAATCCCTTAATATGTCTATGAAACATTTTTATTGGTGTAACAGAAGGTCTTGAATCACTTTCTAATAAACATCGTGCTTTTTTTCTTTCACTCCAACCATATTCTAAAATATCATTAAATTTTATATTTTTATCTTTAGGTTGTTCAACACCAGGTATATTTGTCCAATAAAATCTATCTCGTAATTGTGCGGATAATAATTTACTATTTATATTTATTGGATTTACACCCAATAAACTGGTTATTATATCTTCATCTTTTTTATCCATACTACCAACATTTTCAAGTAAAAAATATGTTGGATTTAATTCGGTTAATAATCGGTAATATTCATAAAAAAGACCTGATTTATCACCTTCTAATCCTTTTCTATGTTGTGTTGCCATTGCTATGGATAAATTCTGACAATTGTGTACAATATGTGTATTAGCAACATATGAATTATCATCTTCTACTTCTAAATTATAAACACTTTCAACTTTACCTGTTTCTGATATATTTTTAACGGGATTCCATATAACATCATCTATAATTCTTGATCTTGATGATTTAGGATGATATGTATGATATTTTAAATACCACACATTATTTTGATTTACTATTCTTCCTTCTATAGTACATTTTTTAGGTTTTTTAGAAAAATGTATAGTACATGATGTTTTATAAACTTTAGCAACAGCAATTGATAATGTTTGAACTAATTTTTCAGAAATAGTAGTAACACGCAACATTTTATTTTCTAAATGACCATCAGCAAAATGATAACCTTCAATTACTTTTTTTAATAAATTAATAGGCAAATCTAATAACATTTTACCAAAGTGTTTATTAATAGCACCACATCCACAATATAATTCTACTAGTTGAACTAGTCTTTTACTACTAAATACTGCTCTATGTGTACCTTTAGTATGTGAATATAACGAATAATTTAATTCATTAAAATTATTTTTAAAATTATCAATTTCATGATCCCCAACTGATATAATTAATTGCCAATGTCTATCATTTGGTCTATTTTCACTAATTCGATAATCTTTTCTTGTGTGTCCATCACCAACATATAAACCAATTAAAAAACATTCTTCTTCAGTCAAATTAAATGGATTTTCACTTGTTTTTAATATTGGTGTTCCAACATAATTATTCTTTTTAATTTTATGAACTTCCATCCATTCTGGATCATAAAATAATATTTCATATCTTCTTAAATTATTATTCCATTTTTTATATCTTGTTCGAACATAATATGGGTGATTATTCGTTGTGATTGTTGGTGTAGCACCCTGTGCTAAAAATCTAACTGTATCTTTTTTTTCATTCCCAATTGATATGATTTTTTTATAATTATTATTATGTGTTAAAACATAATCACCAATTTTAATATCTTGTATATTTTTAATACAATCTTTTGTTATTATAGGTGTGTTTGTGACAAAACAAGGTGAACCACCAATAAGTAAATCAATTTTAGGTAGATCAGAACTATCAATATCTATTACATTACCCAATTGAATAGTATTTGGATAATTTTCTTGTGTTACCTTTATACCAAGTAGTTTTATTTCACTAGCAAAATATTTATCATATTTAATATCTGCTTTATTTAATGCGATTTGTCCACAGGACATACCATCAAATAGACTCAATACATTCATTATATTCTGTTATTTTTTTATTTTTACAAATTTTTAATAATTTTTCAATATCATCATCTGTTATTTTATTTAAAAAATCATCATCTGTTTTACAATAATATTCACTATCAATATAGAAATATTTATTATGTAATTCAAATGCAATATTATTAAATTCATTTATTTCTATTTTTCTAGTTAGAAAATTTTTTATTTTAGTTTTAGATAATTGACCAATTTTGTCTGTCACTTTATATGTACTATCATCAATATTCACATAAATATAACCACTATCAAACGCTTCATGAATATGACACACCAATCTAATAGCATTATTCATATCTGACATCAATTTAACACAATCATGTTCAGATATTTTATTATTTTTTAATAATAATCCTAAAATATGAACAGGAATTATATGACAAGTATTTTTAATCATTCCATCAAAAACACCTGATAATTCACAAATATCACCAACTTGTATATCTTTATAATATTTTAATTTGTTTTGTATTTTTGGATTTCTTATTTTACAATCTGAATCAACAAATGGTAACATATTTAAATTTTGTTGTGACTTTTGTTGTGACTTTTTCTGCAATTTGTATTTTATACCTAAATCATCCAAATCTTTGAAATCTTCTAAATATGTAAGCAATTCATATCTTTCTTTGTTTTTTATGATTTCTTCTAATTTTTTTTCCGAATTCTTACACTCATTGTAATTTAATGTATAATATGTAGTTGTTTTACCGTTATTTCGTTTTATATTTAAAAGAAAAGATTCAAAATCCACATTAATATAGTTATTTAGAATATCTAATTTTTTAGCAATATATCCCGAATATTGATATGCTGCATACCCTTTAGCGTATACCATACTATCATCATCTAATGCAACATAACGATCAGAATTACTTTTCAAAATATATGAATCTTTAGTATATGATCTAAAATGTTTTCCATCTTTTATTTCATCATATTCTATTTTATATTTTATACCATCTTCAATTTCATATCTTAATTTAATTTGACCGTTACAAAGAATTTCAAATGTATTATTTTTACCATAATAAATACTACCATTGTGTATAGTAGATTTAGTCTTAGTCTTAGTTTTACCACTACCTTCAAATTTTAAAAAATTATCATATTCCAAAACCAATTCTTCTGTCATTAGTGTTTTTTTAATAGGCACAACACTCACAACATCCTCACCAAATGGATTAACATTTAATAAACTTATTTTTAAAAAAATATTAGGTACTTTATAATATAAAAATTTTAAAAATTCTAAATAAGACGTAAGAAATATTAACGAATCATTCAATTTGAATTTAATATAATTTATTACATCTTTTCCTTCTTTTGTATTTGTTTGTCTTTTTCCTAATTCATATTTTATCATTTTAGTAATTTTATTTTTTGACTTATATTTCCATATAAGTGAAAATGTGTTTTATCACATTTATTGTCCAACCATTACCAATCATTCTATATCGTTGTGTATTACTTACACCTTCGGTATAATTATCCGGCAACGTTTGTAATCTTTCACATTCTAAAGGAGTTAATCTTCTAATGTGTTCATTTTTAAATTTTCCTGTCTTTAAACATAAATCAACATAACTAATATTTTTACAAAAATCTCTATTAAGATTAATATAAACATTATATGGCATACCTTTATGATATACTGTCGTTAAGCAATTAGCTTTAACTGTATCCAGGTAATTGATGAATCTTCTATTTATGGGATTTCGATCCAAATAAGGAATCGCTTTTTCTGAATAATAATATTTTTCTTCTACGACTTCTTCTAAAACACTATTAAATACTATATTATTATCTATTGGTAAGTCTGTAACAGGTATATTAGTCCAATATAATCTAGGTCTATTTTGACCACTTACTATGTTGCTATTTATTTTTAATGGTTCGACACCCATATATTCAGATATGATATCTTCCCATTCTTTTTTCATCCTAACATTTTCTAAAAGAAAATATTTTGGTTTTACTTCTTTCAATATTCTAACAAAATCAAAGAATAATTTACTTCTTGGATCTTCAAAATTCAATCCTTTTCCTGATCGACTAAATCCTTGACATGGTGAACCACCTATAAGTAAATCTATTTTTGGTAAATTTGAACCATCAATTTTAACAACATCACCTAATTGTATGGTATTTGGGTGATTTTTTTGGGTGATTTCTATTGCATGTGTATCTATTTCACTTGCATAATATTTATCTATTTTTATTCCTAAATCATTTAATGCAACTTGTCCGCAAGATACACCGTCAAAAAGACTCAATACAACCATTTATCATAACTTTATTTTTTAGTTATAGATAAATATATGATTTAAGTTTAAACATTTATTGAACATTATTGGCTTCTACTGTTATTTTAATGTCTTTTAATTTTTTACTTGTATTTATTCTTTTTTTCAATAACTTAAATTGATTCATTGTTGTTTTTTCATATTGTAGATATAAATAACAAGGTGAATATTTACTATAATTACCTTCTATCATTCCTAATTTATCAGCAATTTTTCTTATTATGAAATCAATATCTATCCCACCATTCCACCATTCGATATTATGTTTTATATTTATATCCATATCATATGTGATAAAATATGCACAATCACATCAATAGTCCAACCATTACCCAACATACCAACACTTTCATTATAAGTCGCAGCCTTAGTGTAACCTATTGGTACAGTTTGACTAATTTCAGCTTCAGTTCTTGTGATATAACGAAATCCATATTCGGTTTTAACAACTAATGAATCTGTTGCTTTTTTATATTGTGTTTTTAATATAGCTTGTAATTTTTTTGGTTTCTTAGAAGTAGAATCAAAAATTCTAACTCTTGGATTAGTAATAGTTTCAGCTTTTTTAAACTTATTTAAACCCCTTTCTGATACTAATACAATTTTTAATTCTTCATCAGATAAATCTTTTTGATAAATATCATTAAAATAAATATTTTTATCTTCGGGTAATTCAATATCTGGAATGTTTGTCCAATATAATCGTTCTCTATTTTGACAACTCACTAATGAACTATTAATCAAAATTGGTTTAACACCTAATGCTTTGGTTATAATATCTTTATATTCTTGTTTCATATTAGCAACATTTTCCAACATCCAATATTTAGGATTAAGAACCTTTAGTGCATAAACAAATTCCCAAAATAAATATGATTGACCCACAAATTTACAACCTTCATTTTTAAGTTTTAAATATAATTCAAGTGAATCTATTATAATATTATCTTCAGTTGACATACCATCCTGTTTACCAGCTAAACTAAAATCTTGACACGGTGATCCAGCAATAAGTAAATATATTGGTGGGTAGTCTGACCACATTATTTTAGTCACATCCCCCAATTGTATAGTATTAGGATAATTATCTTGTGTCACTTTAATTGCAGCTTTATCTATTTCAGATGCGAAATATTTATAATTTTTAATACCCAATTCATTTAACGCAATCTGACCACATGACATTCCGTCGAATAAGCTTACTACATATAATTCTTCCATTATAAAAATAATTTAAATTTGAGCAAATATACAATTTTTTTAATCATTGCAAAATTTATTTAAAAATCTAATACATTTTTTAAAAATTTTTTCGGGATTATCTTTATATTCTTTTTCCCACACAATTAAACATTTATATCCACGTTTTTTTATTGCATTAATCTTTTTTTTATCTTTCAATTTCATTTCTTTCATAGATAATGAACTATGTGGATTTATCCAATCATTTTCATATATACTAGGATTACCATGCCAATAATTACCATTAAATTCAATACACTTCTTTTTTTCACTATCGACAAAATCATAACAATATAAGATATTTTCATCTGACATTATAGTAAATTCCTTAGTCTTTGGTCGAAAATATATATGATCTGATGATGATATTTTTTCATATAACAAAGTAAAAAATGATTCTGCTATTGCTGATGTGTGACTTGTAGTATAAATTTTTGTTGCTTTTGTTTCTTTTATTTTATTAATAACATCAATATTCATAAATGGATTATAGACTCCATATCTTATCAAACAAGTATCTTTAACTTTTTGTTTTATTTTATCTGACTGTCCAACATTTTCAACCCCATATTTTTTTAAATTTGTTTTTTTTATTTTTTCTATCGTTTCTGGCAATAATGATATATATTTTACACCATATTTTTCTTCAACACCATCCCATATTTTCTGTCTAATTGATGATTCCTTTAATGTATGATATTCACATCCATATTTTTCTAAACAAGTAGATTTTGTTTGTTCTATATATCCCTTAGCAAATCTATTTTCGTGGGCATTTCTTAATGGTATATTATATTCGAGTAATTTTTTATGTACTTGTCTAGGCTTTTTAAACCCTATTTCTTTTGATATTTGTCGTATAGATTTTTCTTTTATAATATATTCATCATATAAAAAATCAAATGTTAATTTAGATTCTAAATTAATAATACATTTTTTATAATTTTTACAAATTCTTAAATGATTAACTAATGCACCATCAAAAACAGAACCACAAAATTCACAATATTTTTCATCCATAATTTTTTTTATTTGTATATATAAATAAAAAATACAGGAATTATGTTCTTTGATGATAATATAAAATAAAAAAGATTCAATATATTAATATTGAATCTTTTCTAATACAAAAATATAATTATTTTAATTTTTTATTTCCAAAAAATATTTTATCGTACATCTGTTTCCATTATAAATTGTAAATTCATCATTTCGTAAATCCGCACCACCATGTGCATATACAGAATTATGTGGTGCAATATTTTTTTCATTATAATGATAACATTCTGATGAATGTCTATAAACGTGTTTTTGATCACCTAGGTTAACTGAAAATAATGCCAAATATGCTTTATTAGAATTTCCACCTGCCCAATATGATCCATTCAGTGATGTATATCCAATTGATTTACGTGCCTTATTAGCGAAATAGATGGCATCACCAAACATAGAACCCGAATATACTGATCCTGAAGGTCTTATCAACAAACCAGTTTGTAAAATATTGAAAAAGTTTTGATTTCTTGATCCATGCCAAAACAATTCTTCATTTTTAATATCAACAGTCTTATATTTCTTTTCAGTTTTATAATTTACAACTTCGAACAAACGAGAAAATTTATCAGAAGAATCACCCATCAATCGTTTAACTTTAGCAATTACATTTGGATCATCAACATGAGTTACTGATATACCCATTTGATCTAAAATTCCAATTTTCTTATCGTTGTTTTTATCTTCTTTAACTGGTTCTTGAATTAAAACCTGACCTGCAAGTGAGTCAAGAATTGATTGTTCACTATCAATTATTTTAGCAACACGATCCTTTGAATCACCATCACTAACTAAATAATCTTGAACATGACCCATTTTACGAGGAATGACAGTGAACAATTTAAGCAAAAGCCTATTCAAATCTTCTTTGGTGTACTTTGAATTATAAACTTTTGCAATTTCATCAACGATGGTCTGAGCTTCATCAATCATTTTTTGGGTAACATTCTTGGTCGAAACTTTATAGTTTTCTTTAACGGTATTGTTAGCATACCGTTGTAAATCTTCAATTAATTGTTTAACCCATTTATCATTCGAAATGAATGTTTCGTTGACTGTTGTTGATGTAGTATCAACTTCTTCATATAAATGTGTAACATCTTTGTATCCTTTGTTGGTTTTTTCTCGGTATTTTTTATCCCAATCTCTCATACTATAAGATGCATGTTGTATTGTAGAATCAACACGACCATAATCAACTTTAAATGTTTGACCATCAGGATTTTCAACCATTGTGTAAAATTTATTGTTGTTAATGTCGGTAACCATAATAAGTTTAGCAATTTTTCCCATAAAATTTATTTTTTTAATTATGCTACAAATATAATAAAAATAAAATAAAAACAAAAATATTAAGCATATTTTTTAATATACTTATATAATATTTCTAGTTGTTCATTCGTTAACAACGATCCAACTTCATCTGAATTTTCAAAAATTTTAACATTAAGATCAGCAAAATAAAATTTACGATTTGTGTATGATGGTGTAAAATAATCACCCACATTTGTATTAAAGGTATATTCAATTTTCCCTGTTACAAAAATCAATTTTTCATCAACACTAAATTCGTGTTCATCTAATACTATATTATCACCAACATAATTATCAAGACCCACTAATATTTCTGCTAAATTCTTTAACGTATTTTCCATAAATATTGATTTAATTGCTGATTAATTACTCAACAAAGATAATCATAATTTTCGAAATATCAAAATTTTAAAACAAAAAAAGCAACCAAATGATTGCTTTTTTCAAAATATATGACAAGAAAAAACTAAAACTTACTTTGTTTCTTTGAGCATCAACACAGGTGAAATATCGCTGATAAGTTCTTCGACGTTACCGTTACCTGAAATAAATGCTTGGTCAATTGCATTTGCGGTGATATTGTATGTAACTTTTTGTACAAATAATTGTTCTTTTTCGGCTTCTGTCAAAAAATCAGCATTTGAAAATAATTCTTCGAATTTGTCAGCATACTTTTCCAAAAGGGCATTGTCCATAATGACTTCATTCTTTTCTTCAACGAAAGTATCACCATATTTTTCCCTGAGTTCAGTGGCACGATCTTCATCAACAGAACCAGTATATTTTTTCACAACCATAAACATCACCCTGTCACCCTTATCGCTTTCGATCTTGATGCTTTCTGGATTTTTCTTACCAGCTACATACAATTTGATGTATTCTTCGAGTGATTGTGCTTTAATTTCACCTTCAATCGCTTTTTGCTGACCTGTCAAGGTTTTGATCTGATCTTTGATACTTACAAACTTTTGTAACATATCAGCAAATGTATCACCTGTAACTTTTGCAATTGCATGATTATCTTTCTTTGCTGCGGTTTCCTTAACTGCTACGACTTTCTTTCCAAATACTGCCATGATTCTTACTTTTAGTTGTTATTAATGTTTCTTTAAATTTGACCCAACAAAGATACGCAACTTTTTTTAATCTACCAAATATATTATCAATTATTTTTCAACATATCATCTTTTTTTGTGGTTTTATTATTGATGATGATATCTATTGCGTTTTTTGCAATTTCAATTGATTGGGCATCAAATAAAAAAGTTTTATGATAATTAACTTCGACAACTTCATTAACACCATAGATTAAAATTTTATATCCATTATATTTGATTTTTTTCGTGTGTTTTGGAAACATTAAATTGATTGCATTTTTTGCAGATTCAATAGTCATCGAATTAAAAACAAACTTCCAAGATAAATTATATATTTCAACCTTTACACCACCATCCCATTCAACAAGTCTAAATCCTTTATAAATATTATCTGGATTTTGACTAACCGAACTAACACATTTAACATTCATTAAATTTATTAATTCTTTTGCAGAATCTAATGATGATGATCCAAATAAAAAAATCCAAGCTGAACCATCGAAAGTTTCAACCTTCACTTTATTTTCAAACCAATCTGTAATTTTGAATCCGTTGTGAAATGTATAAATCATATTATTGTTGTTTTAAATGATGATACAAAGATACGAAAAATTTTTTAATTAATATACTTTTTTTGTATATTTTTTCATATTTAGTATACTTTTGTATCAAAAAAACTTCAAAATGATCTTTAGAATAATAACCAGATTTTTTGGGAATTTCAGCTAATGATAAATTAATTCTTTCACCACAAAAACCTGCTACACCTTCAGCACGAAGTTTAACTGATTCTTTTATTAATGCTGATTTCCAATCCCTAACAGAACTCTTATACCAATAACCATATGATGCGAGTATCATATTTGGTTTAATATCTAAATGATGCCATATAACATCATCATTTTTTACAACAAATTTATGAATACTTTTTTTATATCGTTTTTTACGCACTTTTTCATATTCTTTCCAATCAAAATCAATTGGATTATTTTCACGTTTTAATTTTTTTGGAATTGATAGTACATCTGGTTGTGTTTTTTCTAATGATCCGACTAAAAATAATTCTTGAAACCGTATTGGCATAGCATAAAAACCATATGGTGCAGGTGGTGCATGAAAAGAATCTGAATGAAAATCTTTTGAATATCCTTCTTGTTTGGTTAGATGTAATCTACCATATCTAATAAAAGTATTATCAATATCAGTTTTCATTTAGAAAATTTTTGCAAAGATAATAAAATATTTAATTGTCTTGTAGTATTGTACAAAAAATATCTACCCGTTTTTTAAAAATATCTAATGTTGAATTGTTCATAATAATATAATCACAAGAATTCCACATATTAATATCAAATGATTCCACATTTTCTTCTGGTTTACTTGGATCATAAACACCAACAATTATATCAAATATATGTTGATTGATACATTCTTGTAATTCAGAATTACTTCGCATACCAACATATATATCATAAATTTCGCTTCATCCAAATGATTATAATATCTAATCATGTCATACCATTCTATTCTATGATTAATTCTATCTTCAAAGCATTCCAAGACATTAGTATAATTATATTTATCTTTTAACTTTTCATATATGAAAAATTCTGCACAAGCCATTGATGAACTTCGATATGACATACCAATTTTTTCATATATAAATTCTGCTAATGTATCTTTACCGTGTCTAGCGTGACCAATTATTAAAACTTTTTTATTCATAAATTTTTTTTAATTTATCGAAATTACAATTTAATTTTTAATTCATCGAATGGATATTTTTGTTTTTTGTAAATATCATCCCTTCGTGATTCATATTGTCGCCATAATGTAGTTTTAAATGTGTCGTGAAAAATATCAACAATATCAAAAACAATAAGTTTATTTTTTTCTGAATGTAATCTAAGCCCCCTACCAATTGATTGTCTTATAACTTGATCACTCTTAAATGCTTGTGAAAATATTATATTTGTTATCGCTTTTATATTAACCCCTGTTGATGTTGTTCCAAAAGATGCAACTAATATTTTTGGATTACCAGAGGTATCTTCCATTTTATTCTTAATATAATCTCTTTTTTCCATTGGTGTTTCACCATCAATAAAAAAAACATCCTTTTTTTGACAATTATCTTTTAAAAAGTTAAAAAGGTCTGTGCCATATTCAATATTATGAAATAATATAAGTGAATTTGTAGAAAACTTATCAACTAAATTTTTTATAAATGTTTTTCGCTTGGCTGAATTAGCAACATATTCTTTTTCTAATAACCAAGCTTTTTGACCATCACCTCTTTTTTTAATATTATATACACCTTCAGCAAACTTATGATTATCGTGGTGTAACAATATTACTTTTATTTTAACAGTTGATATTAATCCCTTATCCATTAACTTTTTTGCACTAATGTTGATTAATTTTGGACCCAACAACGATTGAATTGTTAATATTTCAACTGATGTAGGCGATGGATATGTACCACTCATACCAAATCTAATTTTTGCACTTCCAAAAGTTTTTGTTAAAATATTTATAAGTGTTTGAGCTTTAGCGGTATGTGCTTCATCAGCAGCAACAACTTCAAATTGTTTAAACCATTCTTTAGGGTATTTTTCTAAACTTTGATAAGTTCCAATATAAACATTTGGTTTTTTTTCTTCATCTCGATATTTTCTTGGTTTATCTGACATCACTTCATCTATACGAATATCACAAGGTGTTAAATTTTCACTATTAAACCCATAATTATAATCACCTAAATCATTATAAAACTGAGTAACCAATGATATATTTGGAACAATTAATAAAAATTTTGCATTAGGATTAACATTTTTTAAATAATAAAAAAGAAGAGTACCAAAAACTAGCGATTTACCACCAGCTGTTGCAATTTCAACAATACCATATTGATATTTCAATAATTGAAAAATCGCTTCCACCTGGTGTTCATATGGAATAAATGGTTTACCATCTGATGTTTTATGATCTTTATAAAAGTTTTCTATGAATTCTTGAAGTTTTTCTTGTGTTATATTTTTATTCATAGGAAATTGATCTTTATTTTCTATGATAAATTGATATCCATAAGTTTTACAACATTGATACACTTCTTGCCACAAACCAAAATCTATAAACCCGTCTTTAAAATAATCTATATTTCCATCCCATACACCTAATTTCACTCGTTTCATAAAACGATAATTATTTACCTTTCGTGTTAAATATAGTTTAAGTTGATTATATTCCCCCTTTGTTGATTCTATTAATATTAATTTTGTATTATCTGGGTTTAATTTAAATTTCATTAATTTTTTATATTTTTTTCTTCCTCATATATTTTAAATGGGTTCTACACATCATAATCATTATCTATATCCACCTAAAATATTAGCGAGTTCTATTTTACTTTTAACTGCATAATTTATTGATTCTAAATTTTTGCTAGTATCCCTCAATAAATTAACGTGTTCATCCATTTCATCTATAAATTCTTGATATGCTGCTAAATCTGCATTTATTAATTTTACTTTTTCCGATCCAGATGTTTTAACTTGATATGATAATGCATAAAATTCAAATCTCTGTTTTTCAAGAACTTTCATTTTTTGCATGAGTTTATGAATTTTAACTGCATATACTTTAACTTCATCAACAACATCTTGTCTAAAACTGATGGCTTCTGCTTGTATATCAGATGCATATTTGATATCACCTTTTAATTTTTCTGTTAAAGTTTTAACTTTAGCTTTCCACAAATTAGCTGAATCATTCATCTTTTTTGTTTCTACTAATTTTTTCGTTTTATCATCAGTAACCATTACTTGTTCTAATTCTTGTGTTTTACTTTCACTATCAGACATAATTATAACATTATTTTTATGTTATATATAAAAAACGATGATTTGTTTAGATTAAATTTTAGTAAAATTGAGATCAAAATAATAATCGAAACAATATTGATTAGAAGGTTTAGATTGACTGTATTGTATTACAATATTATCAAATTTATATGGATCATATCCAACAACACTCATATTGCTTAAATTTTCCGGTTTATACACATTTACATTAAAATTGGGATTATATTGTAAATATATATTATCTTGAATTGATTGTTTTTTAATATCATAATAACTAACATAAAAATCAATCTTATTCAATCTATATCTATTGAAAATATTATATGTAATATATTCATATATTGCATTATTTATATTATTTGAATACACTTCATCAGAATTTATATTTTTAAAAACTCGTTGTTCTTTTATTTTAAAAAATAAATAATCTTTTAAAATTGTAGAACCATCAATAATTATTTTCCATTTAGTATTATCATTTAAAGAAGTTGAATTTTGACTATATAAAGATATTTCTTGATTATTATTTTTCAAATCTGTTAAATTTTCATAAAAATTAGTTTCCCAATTTTTTGCTGTTGAAATATCATAATACTGATATCCATTATTATTATCATTTATTACTTGACTAAAATTAACAGAATCATCATTGATATAAATATTATCTTCAGAATAAATTATTTTCCCACCAAAAAATGTTCTTAATTCTTTCTGATTCATTGTTCCAGGGACAGAATTTGTGCTAAATTTTTTTAAAATTAAATTACTTTTCATTTTATTCAATTTTTTTTGGTATTAATGGGTCTATAATATATTCATAATTAGAAAGGTTTGAAAAAACTTGTTTATTTACATTTTGATCTGAATTAGTCAAAATATAAAAATCTTTATCCCATGATGAATCAAAAATAAATCTGCTACCAAACTGATAACCATATTCATCTACCATTGGATAAATAGATTTATCTTTATCAGTATTCTTCAATTTAAGTGGTGATGAATTTGGATTAACTTTTGAATATATCAATTCATCTATAATTCCAAAATTTTCAAAAGTTGTATCAAATTTATAATTGGATGCCCATTCTTTTATACTTGAACCTGAATAATATAAATATGTATTATTAAATAATGGAATATTTGATAAAATTGGTTCATAAGTTCCATTGTATCTATATATCAAATTATTTGTTGATACATTATTTGAAACATAAACAGTATTTAAATTATCTTCTTCTATATTTAAATTCATATATCTAGCTAATGGTTCAACTACATTATATTTCTGTTTTTGTTCTATATCATAATATATTTGATATTTATCATAAATATTAGTTGATGGTCCAGTTATTGCGCCCTTTATATATGATTGTTTTTTCGTTTCTATTTTTTCTGGGTCATTTATTGATAAAATAAATGGTGGATCAACTTTTCCCCAACTAGTATTTTTCATCGAATTACCAGAATTAAAAATATTTATAGGTCCAGTTGAACCAAATTGTGCATCAGCATCAATATAATAATATGTTATTCCTGAATTAAATTCAGATAAAGTATTCATATCATCAAACGCATTTATAAAATTAGATGCTGAAATCAAAGATGGGTCATATTCATCCAATACTGATTCTAATGTTGCTGATAAATAACAATCACCAGAACCGGTTTCACCCGACTTAGTACATGGAACAATGTTATAATTTAAATTATCACCATTTAATGTTTTTGCAGTATATAATCCATATTTTTCACCAAAAATTGGAACATTATTTAAACTTACAAAATTTTGTTGAATTGGTATTCTAACATTTATTATAATTAAGAAATTTTTAAATTTTTCATTTAAAAATACATGAATACCATTAACAGACTTATCTATTATCGTATTTCCACTTAATCCATTTTCAACTAAACCTATACGATTTGATCCATTATAATAATCATAAACATCATTCAATATTATCGAAAATTTATAATTGTTAAAATTTTTGGAATAATCAGTTATAATATTTAATATTTTACCATTAATATCTCTTGATATACTTTTAACTTTAATTGCATTTATATTTAAACCATTAAATAATGTTATAGAATTAGAATATTGATCACCTGATTGGAACGTTGAATATTTTAAAGTTGGTTTAATAAAATCCAACGAATTTATTTCAAAATATGCTTTATTTTTGAAAAAATAATCAAAATAATCAACATCAGATTTTAAATATAAATCAAGATTAAATTTTTTGCTGAAATCATCCATAAAATCTACTTCAATATTTGTAGTTTGATTTAAATATCTGATAATTGTATTTCCTGAATAAAAGTTACCAATTCTATAAAAATAATCCAAATTTTTTTCAGTTTCCAATACTGTACCATCTTTAATATTACATGTTCCATTATAAACATCCCCAACATCAATTGAATTGTTTAATTTATACGGATAATCACAATTTGAATTTGATCCAGCGAACCCCCATTTAACAACACTTTGATTTTTTCTCCATATATCGGTTAAATTATTAAATGAAATTTCATATAGTTCATCATCTGCAATATATTCGGATGATATATTCATTATTTGATATTGACCATCTTCACCTCTTGGATGATGCATATAATTTTTATTTAAAACTGATGTATCATTATAATCAATTGCATACAATTTATGTTCACTTGTTGTTTGATAAGTATCTTTTTCATAATCAAAATCTGCAAAATGGGTATTTATTCTATTAAAATCAAAATCCTTTATATCACTAAATCTTAATCTATATACAGGATATTGTAATGGTTTTTCACTATATGAATATATCGGTTTTGTTTTATAATATTTACTATTATTCCCACCTTTCCAATAAGTTAATGATGTTGGGAATGAATTTATAGCATAATCACTTTGAATAAAATAATTACCATTTCTTTGTTTTAAAACATGATATATTCCATCAATTTGAACAATATACAAATCACCATACATAGTTTTCGTTTCACCATTTTCATAATATTCGTCAATTTTAAAATTTTCAGTAAACCCTGAAATAAAATTAGTATAACCTGATGGATTTTGAATTGTTCGACATTGATAATTTGTTCCTTCTTGATAATTAATAAAACATGTCCTATCATTTACCGAACTAAATGTAATTCCACTCATATCAAAATCACTAATTATTTGATACGCTGTATTACCTTTATCCAAAGTTCTAATTACTTTATAAAAATCATTATCATATTGAATCCAATATGTTTTATTTGGTGAATAACCTTCCACAAATGGTGAATCCATTATTGTTTTTCCACTATTATCAACAAAAATATTATTTATTAATTTTAAACCAGGTTTAATTTGTGGTGTAATATATGATGTTAAATTTGATACAAAATCTAATTTATCAAGATAAAACCCATAATATCTATTTAATGAATAATTATTTATTTTATCGGGTGTTGCTGGAACATCATTATATAAAAATTTCATATTCAAAATGTGTGGAAATATCAAATTATTATCTTTATAAGAATTCAATATTTCTTTTTCTAACTTAAAGTGTGGCTGTTCATAATATAATATATCTTGTAAAAATTTAGATTTTGTTACATAAACACCATTAAGATAGTCGATACCATAAAATTTTGAATATTCATATTGTCTAAAATCCAATTCGAATGATTTTTCTGGAAATCTTGAATTATTCACATAATTATTATATAAGAAATAACCAAAGTCTGTTTCATATCGCATATCATAAAAATTAACACACTTCCATTTGTCAACAATTTGATTTAAAAAATTATCTTTATTTAATTCAGATGGTCCAAATTCATTTGATATTTCGTCATAAGGAATAGAATCATCTACTCGTAATATAATAAATCCTTCTGGTAAATCACCTTTTCTAATATACAATGGTGCTAAATATTCATAATCTTCATTATACCAATTATCTTCAACAGCTTTTGCACCTGACCAATAAATATCATCAAATTGTTTATCATATGTAGAAAACACATTTGACACATCAGAATCATATTTAACATCAAATGCTAATTGTGATGATAATCCATCATAAAATCGTATTACTTGATCTTCATATAAATTATTTTTATTTATCAAATAATGTTTATATTTTTGATCAGATAATTGTTTGTTAGTATCAAATGATTCTAAATATAATTTATAATCAGGATTAACAACCAATTTAATGTTGGTTGTTAATGCTGGGTCTGTTCTTAATAATTGAAAACTTTTATGTATCACGAATATAAATTAATTTTTAAACAATTAAATCATCATATTAGATGTGATTAAATCGGTATTTGTTCTTGTATTATAAGTACGATTTCTATAAATTTTAAAAACTACTTCAAATTCAAATGCCCGACTTAAATTTTCTGGTTCTAAAAATATTCTTATTTTTCTTGTAATTGTAGGTGATGTGGAGGTATTTGATGCAAAAATTACACTACCTGATGATCCACTAGACAATTTAAAGAATATTTTAATTGGTATTGTAAATTTAGTGCTTGCATTAATTAATTTCACACCACCAGTTTCGGTATATCTTAAATTGTTTATATTTTCAATATACGGATGAAGTGTTACAGGAAAATCTGTTTGATATTCAGTATCAGCAGACCAAGTAACACCAGTCCAATCAATAGAATCAAAAATATTGACATCATTCGTATAACTTCCCGAAAATCCAACATTCCAATTTTTTGAATATAACACTTTACCCAAACCTGTTGGGAAAGTTAATCCTGAATTATAAATTTGTTGATTACCTGATGTATCAGATATCCACACAAATTGATTATCTTGTTGAATATGTAATTTATCTTCTGAATCTATATATGTTGCTAATGATCCCTTTGCATATGTTGGATTATAAAATCTATTATCATTAGCAACTGTTGGTATATATTTACGATACGATAATAATCCAAGTTGACTACCTGTCGATGTATTTTCAAATTGTAAATAGAAATCATTAATAGAATAGATATTATTATAATATGTTCTACTTGTACCCCCATATAATATTGCATAATTTTCACATGTTATTGGAACTTCAACAGAAGCACCATTTGCAATTAAAACTTCATTCGCATTATTAAATAATTTAACAGTAAGATTTCCTTTAGCACCTGAAATCATATCTTCCAATGTTGATATTTTATTCATCAAATTGTTTAATAAAACATTTAACATGATGACATTACCTGATGAATCTTTAAATGATGTTCCTAAATTTACATCAGTATGAGCAACATATAAATCATTTACACTATATGATTGTTGTAAATGGGTTGTTAATCCTTTCGAATTAAATTTAGATTCTATTTGTGAATAAATTTGTTCATTTTGTGCTTCTTGAATAATGGTGCTACTTATAATAGTTTGTGTTAAATCATCTGGAAATTCAACTGTTAATATATTACTCCAATCAGACATAAGTGGAACGGTATTAAAACCAACTTCTGATATTGATCTTATCTTTATTTCAATTTTTTCATTCGGATTTATCGAAATATCCAATTGATTGATATTTGGAACATTGGCATCCGTAACATCTTCTACTTCCCATTTACAAACATCTAACGCTTTATCATATATTCTTTTTCTAATTCCAGTTAAAATTGGTGTCCAATTTGAATAATATCCTGTTATTTTTGATGATTGTGTTGTCACATCAGGATTTGTATATGCTTTTGTCTGATCATTAATATCACCACTTACTGTTGAATATGTATAAATTGTTTCATTCATATTTAATGAAAAACCTTCAGTTGTTGGTTCTGATCCACCTTTAGCACTACGTCTATATTGAATTTCAAATTGAACAACTTCTTGTGTTTGTTTTTCACCTACGGTATTCACAACAATAGGTTCAGGAAAACTCCAAAATCCCCTAATATGATATTCTGGTATTTCTGTTGATGTTGTATTAGAATTTTCAGCACTAATTTGATTTACAATAGATGTATATAATTTAGTTTTTGATTCTTGTTCTGCAATATATGAATTTAGCTGATTTTGACTTGCTTGTTTATCTGCAACTGTTTTAAATTGCTTGGTGCTAATTTCTTTTGTTTTTTGTGTAATTGTATCACTCAATTGTTCTAATTGTGATTTAATAGATGTTTTTTGTGCATGTAATTCTTTCAATTTAGTTGAATTTGCAGTATCAGTTAAATGTTTATTAACTTGAACAACTTTAAAATTACTACTATCTAATATAGGTTCATTTGGAACTGAACCATATTTAGATGGTATATTTTTTACAACCATATCTTTTAATATTGCACCATAATCAAGAACTGATTCCACATAAAATTTAGTCATTGATACAGTATCATTTGTATCCAATACCAAATCATTACTATAAAAACATGTTCCATAAGACCAAGTAGATGCAATTATATTAGCATCAGTATTTATTGGTTTAACAAATATCACATTATATTCATCATATCCAATTGAAACTTTGATTGTCTTTGAATTGATTTCAGGACTATAAATTTTTAACGCTTGATATATTATAGGCACAGGTTCTAATCCTTCAACAGTTTCTAATATTACCCTATAATTACTTTTTGATGTACTAACTTCTTTAACTTTCCATTTAGTCGATGAATTTTTTTTATTTATAATCAATTCATCACCTATTGCTAATTGTTTTGTATTACCAGAATAATCATAATATGTTATTGATCCAAAAACATACCACATTTTTTTATTAATAGTATCATTATCAACACCTAATATATCAAAAATACCATAATATTGTAATTTATTGTAATCTAATGTGAAAATTTGTTCATCATATGGTTCATAGTAACGTGACACACCATAGTTTTTAGGATTATTATACCAAGTTGTTAAATCATCAACAGATATACTATTTTTATTTAAAAATTTCGTTTCAAAATCTTTCTTAGAAGTTAAACCATCAGTAGTATATTCGCCATTTTCATCTTTCTGAAATTTGATAATATATCGACGTGATAATACTTGGTTAATTTTTCTATCTATTTTATCTGTAAGATCAATATTAACAGCTAACATTGGATTACATAATGCTTCAAAAAATGAATTGTTAACAGTTGAAAATCTAGAAACGGTATTCAAACTATCAATTGGTTCTGGTTCTCGATTCAAATCATCAACATAAACTCTTCTCATTGTTGTACCATCACTCACATAGGCTGTACTATCAGCCAATCCTGCCAACTTTCTAATATTTCTATTCGCAATATCTAAATCATTTTTCAATTGACCTACGGTTGGATATTGATAGTTAGATGATGTACCATCACTATTCATTAAAGTTAAATTCACAATAGAATTTCTACTTGTTACAACATCATTTAGTTTAGTTATAACTTCAATAGAATTTTTATTTAACAATGCTAATTGTTCGGCTAAAGATACAAAGGTATTCTTTTGATTTATCATAATTAATAAATTAATTTTTCATTATATATAAAAAATTATACTTCAAAAGAAACCATTATTGAAAAAATAATAAACAAAAATTCAGGTAAGATAATGATAATATATAAATATTATTTTATTTTTTATTTTACTAATATTATAAATTGAATTGGATCGGTAGTATCATCTACACTAATTTCAACTTTATTGCGCCATGAACGTTTCAGTACCCATGCATCTAATACCCGGTATGGTCTGTTTAATTTTATGTCTTCATCGGTAAATTCAGTTTTATCAAAAAAATTAATTACCCTGTTATTTATAATTTGAATTTTTTTATTCTTTTTAGTCTTGTAGAAATTTTCAAAATCTTGTTTTATTTTAGCTAAAATTGGTAAACTTTTAACATCCGTGTTTTGTAATATTTTGTTTATAAACTGTATAGATTTATATTTAGATATATTTTTAAAATATCCACCCGATATTTGAAATTCTCCGACAACATAACTTCGCTGTGTATCTAAATCCAAAAAACCATATCTTAATTGTGAATTTTCTTTTACACCAAAGAAAAATGTTAATTTAGCATCTTTTATTTTCAGTAAAATTTCATAACACGATGCTAATGAATGTTTATATTTAAATATTTCTATAAATTCATTTATATCTTTAATGGTTTCGGTTGAAAAGAAAAAATGATATTGATATATTTTTGTATAAAAATCATTTAATATAAAGTGATAATCATGATTAGAAATTATTTGTAAAAAAGTTAAAAATGAATTTTTACCAGATAATTCGTTATTTTCATTTATTTTATTTTCATATTCATCATCAAATTGATTGTAATCATCTTCATTATCTGTCAATAATCCATTTTTATCTTGGTATGCCCAAACATCTTTTTTATCTACTTTATAAATATTTTCTAATTGATGTTTAAGACTAGTAATTTTACTTGTAATTTTTATCCAATGTTCCATTTGTTTTTGTTTTAAATCATCAAAAATTTCATTTCGCATTTTATTTTGTAATATTTTAGATTTTAATTCCAATTCACTAATTTCAATTAATATTGTATTTATATCTTCATCATCTTTTGAAAAATTATTAAGTATAGCTTTTTCTGAATCATCTAAGGAATCATATCCAGTAGCTGATATTTTATCTATAATATCATCAATTTGCTTCATACTATGAAAAATAGTACCTTCAAATATTTTAAAATTAGTTATCATAAAATATTATATTTTTTTGCTTTTTGTTTTATTTGGTATTCTTTTAACCAATCTTCAATATTGATTAAATCATATTTATTATCAAATTCATTATAATTGGATTCTAACCAATTAGGAAATTCTTTTATTTTTATTTTTTTAGAAGTGTGAATAAAAATGTACATTATATCTTTAATATTTTTATTTACATCTTTAACTGTACTTGGAAAAAAATATCCTTTTATATTTAATTTTTTTATTTTTTCATATACTGATTCAACAAATTGAAGATCAAATATATCGACAAACCAATATTCAACAGCCAAATTTATCGGTTTATTTTCAAATAATTTAAAATTGGTTATCATAAAATATTATATTTTTTTGCTTTTAACCAATATTCAATATCTTTTATTTCATAATCACCACCATTTTTTAAATTACCACCATCAGAAAAATCACCATATTGATTATAATAATCATCATATATATCTTTAGTTAAATGTACATTAATTACTACATATTCAATATCATCTTCTTCAAATTCGTAAAAATGGGTTTCTATATTTAATTTTTTTGATAATTTATAATAGTTTATTATTTTATTATATGATGATGGATCATCCATTTCAACAAAAAGAGTATACCAATTATCATCATCTGAAAATTCTTCATTTATATTAAAATTATTTAAATCAAAATCACCATTATTACCAATAGCAGATTTAACTAAATTTGAAAAAAATGCAACATATTGTGGTGTTTTCAATTCGCCTGTAAAGTCATATTTTAATGGTTCTATAATTATTCCATCGTATCCTTGACTTATTAAATCTTCTCTCAATTCTTTAATACTTAATATACTTCTACCTGACATATGAAGCCATTCATGTGCTGTCATATATTTTGGATTTTGTAAAGATAAATATACTGCTATTAAATTGGCATTTTTTTTATATTTTCCACCTTTCATCCAATTTTTTCCTTTTGTGAATTTTGATGCAAGTTCATGTTCAGCAGTAAAATAAAATCCTAATGCAGATAATGGTGCATCAGTATTATTTCCAAATTTAGAATATATAAATTCTGAAAAATCCGCATTTGTGCCATGATATAATACTAATGGTTGACCATTTTCATCAACTACCTTAGAATTCCTAAACCATTTTTTAAATGATGGATTTTCTGTTATTTGTATAAATTCAAATATTTTAAATTTAGTGATCATTTATATTTGTGAATTTTTCAAAAGTCATTATATGCTTTCTTTCACCCATCAATTGATTGGGTACATCTTGTTTATCATCTTGATTATAAATGTTATTTTTAACCTGCAATTTAAATTTATCATATAATGTTTTTGCAACTTTTTTCATATCTAAATTTTTTTCAGTTGCAGTATCAATATATTCACGTATCTTATCTTGAATTTCAACTGGCTGATTGAAAATTTCGTTATTAAACCTTTCAATTTCATCGGGCTTAATTTCTTTATCTTGTGATATAAGTTCTTTAATTTCATCTTGAACAATATCAAAATATCTACTAATTACTGCATCATTTTTACTATCTATGTTATCTATCATAATATATTATATTTTTTTGCACTTTTATATAAATTGGGATCTTCCATATATTTTAATAAATCTTTAAAATCATTTGGTTCGATATAAATTGAATCTTTAAATGATGATTTTAAACAAAGTGGAAATTTATCATTTTTTGTTATATAGAAATCAATAATTTTATTATTATACCAATCAGATATCATATTTAATATTTTATTTTTAATATTAACGTAATTATTTTCAATCGTATAATATTTACCAAAAAGTGATTTTTTTATTTCATCATCGTCATCAATTAAATTATTAAAAGATTCGAATTTTGTAATATTCATTTACTTTTTTATTATTATATATAAATATCATAAAATAAAAAAAGCTATTCTTTTTCAATAAATCATTTTTACTAAACAATTAGATATAAAAATTATATAAACAACAAAACAATTTGTTAATGATCATCAATGATAAAGAAATATATTACCCAATTAGATATATCCCAAAAGATTATCAAATAGAAGCACTTGATTTTATTAAAAAATCAATAATGTCTGGTAAAAAATATATTTTACTTAATTTACCTACAGGAACAGGAAAATCATTTTTAAGTGTGAGTATGTTTGCAAATTGGTATAAAAATTTTGTAAATAAAGATGCGAAATTTGATGTTCTTACTAATTCAAAAGTGTTACAAGAACAATATTTAAGGGATTTTGATTTCATCAATAATTATAAAGGAAAAAATAATTATTATTGTCGAAGTTATGACACAGATTGTGCTAATGGTAAAGAATTGTGTAAAATTTTAAAAAATAGATGTGTTGAATGTCCATATGATCTTGCTAAAAATAAATGGCTTGCTGGTGATATCGGATTAACAAATTTTCATTTATTTAATACATTATCATTGCATCAAACTGAAATACTTCAACGTAGAAATGGTAATGTTTTGATTATAGATGAATCACATGATTTTGAAAATATATATAGTGATTTTTTATCAACAAAAGTAAGTGCAAAAACATTAAAAAAATGTGGATTAAATCAAAAAGAAATAGAAACTCTTGATGATAGATTCATATCCAAAATAAAATATTTAGATAAATATATTGAATTTGTTGAACGAAAGCTAATTTCAATTCTTGAAGAAAAATTAGAATTTTTTGAAAAAGAAATTGAAATAACCCATCAATCAAAAAAGAAAATTGAATTAACCCAATATATTCAAAATATTCAAAGTAAATTATTAACATTTAAACATTTATTTGAATCATATAAAAATGATCCAACTAATATAGTTCTTGATATTAATATCAATAAAAAAGATAAAATGTATTCTGGTGTTGAACTTGTATCCCAACATATTTGGGTATATGAATATATTTACGAATATGTTTGGAAACATTATGATCATATTATATTTATGTCAGCATCAATCTTAGATAAACATATGTTTAGTTTTATTAATGGATTAGATACTGACATCACAACATATTATGAAATTCCAACACCTTTTGCACAAAATAATAGAAATATCTATTATTTAAAAATAGGTAAAATGAATTATACTAGCAAAGAAGAAACATTTAAAAAACAAATACCTTGGATAAAAAAAATACTTGCTAAATATAAAGATAAAAAAGGAATTATACATACAACAAATTATGAAATTACTGAATGGATTAAAGATAATATTTTCGACGAACGATTATTATTTCATGATACTGAAAATAGAAATGATATATTGGAAAAACATTTAACAAGTTTAGAACCTACTATTCTTGTAAGTCCATCTATGATGAGTGGAATTGATTTAAAAGACAATTTAGCCAGGTTTCAAATATTATTAAAGATACCATATCCAAATATTGCAGCAAATAAGATTAAAGCACGACAAAAATCCAATCCGGATTGGTATAATTTAAAAACTTCTATGGATTTACTTCAAATGTATGGTAGAACAACAAGAACTGATACCGACTTTTCAGATACATTTATACTTGATTCAAATTTTTCTGATATCTTAAAGTATAATAAATACTTACCTAAATATTTTATAGATGCCGTTAAAATTTTAAAAATTGATTAAATATGATTGTACTAAGTTTATTTGATGGTATAAGTTGTGGCAGAGTTGCATTAGAACGAATAGGAATAAAAGTAGATAAATATTTTGCATCAGAAATTGATAAATATGCGATAAACGTTTCTATGAAAAATTACCCTGATATTATACAGCTTGGTGATGTTACTAATGTAATAGGTGAAAAATTACCAAAAATTGATCTTTTAATTGGTGGCTCACCATGCCAAGGTTTTTCTTTTGCTGGTAAACAATTAAATTTTAATGATTCAAGAAGTAAATTATTTTTTGAATTTATTCGATTAAAAAATGAAATTAATCCAACATTTTTTCTATTAGAAAACGTTGATATGAAGCAAGAATATCAAGATATAATATCTGAATATTTGGGTGTTAAACCAATTATAATAAATAGTAATCTTGTTTCAGCCCAAAATAGAAAACGTCTTTATTGGACAAATATTCCAATCACATTTTTACCTGTTGATAAAAAATTATATATTAAAGATATAAGATTTAATTGTGCAAAAACAGCACATAGAAATATTGATAACATTATACAATATAAAACAACTAATTATATACAATTTGATCCAAACAATAAAGGTAATAGATCACATGATGCTAGAGTATATTTTGATAATAAAAAATTTGGGACACTACGAAATAAAAATGTGAATTTTATATTTTGTTGTAATGGGAATATTAGAAGAATGGATCCAATCGAATGGGAACGTTTACAAACATTACCAGATAATTATACTAATTGTGTCAGTAATAGTCAAAGATATAAAATGTTAGGAAATGGTTGGACTGTTGATATTATTGCACACATTTTTTCATTCATAAAAGATGATTTTTAATATATAAAAATAAATAATTAATTGAAAAAATTAATATCTATATTAGTATCAGTAAATTATGATGATGTTCTTGAAAAAGTAATAAAAAATAACTTATCAATTGTTGATAGATGTATCATTATCACCACACCAACAGATAAAAAAACAATTGATATTGCTAAACAATATAACTTAGTTTGTTTATTATCTTCTTCGTGTTATGATAATAATTGTCCATTTAATAAATCTAAAATGATTAATATCGGGCTTAAATATATTTATGAAACATATCCCAATGATGTATATTTAATAATGGATGCTGATATAATTCTAAATAAAAATATCAGAACATATATAAATAAAGTTAAACATAATCAAATATATGGTACTAATAGATATTTGGTTGAAGATATTAATTCTAATTTATCTGATTTAAGTCAATTTAAATTAGAAAACCCATTACATAATTATTATTGCTGTATTGGTTATACACAATTATTTGTGGATAAAAAATTTTATAATGAAGGTTATGAAACAGCAGCAGAATGTGATATGGATTTTGCTAAATCTTTTAAATATAATAAAATTATGGATAATTGTGATGTTATACATTTAGGTATAACAGAAAAAAATTGGAAAGGTCGAAAATGAGAAATATATCAGAAATGAATATTATACAAATTGATATAACTAATTCATGTACTAATGGCTGTTCAAATTGCACAAGGTTCTGTGGACATTATACTAAAGATCGTATATATTTTATGGATAAAGATTATTTTATTGCAGCTTTAACATCATTGAAAGATTTTGATGGTATTATTGGTATTATTGGTGGTGAACCAACACTTCATCCATTATTTTGTGAATTTTGTGAAATTTTTAAAGAATTTAAACCCAATAAAGAAAAAAGAGGATTATGGTCTAATACATATGGAAATTTTCAAAAATATAAAGATGTAATTAATGATACTTTTGGATATTTTAATCTTAATGATCATATTTCTAGAAAAATTATGCATACCCCGATTTTAGTTGCATCCGAAGATATTATACCCAATATAGAAGAAAGAAAAAAATTAATAGATTCTTGTTGGATTCAAAATTATTGGTCAGCAACAATAAATCCAAATGGTGCATTTTTTTGTGAAGTCGCAGGGATGTTATCATATTTATATGATGGATTAAAAGGATATGATATTATAGAAAATCCTGATTGGTGGAAATTACCATTATCCGAATATAAAAATCAAATAGATTGGGCATGTAATAAATGTGGTGGTGCAATACCATTAATTCCTAGAAGATCAATAGAAAATATTGATGATATTTCTATTAGTTCATTATCTAGATTAAAAAATATAAAATCCCCAAAAATTAAAAATGAATCATATATAATTTATAATAAAAATATTGATTACAACCAAGACAGAAATGTTGCCTGGTATTGGGGAAAAGATGAATAAATTATTTTTTTGGTTTTTTTTGGTTTTTTTGGTTTTTTTTAATTTATTATTTATATTTGTATCGAATTTTAAATTATTAAAAAATGAAAAAAGAATTAATTTATTTACGAATTGTTGGTGCTGTTATTTTGACCTTTTTACTTTGGTTTGGGTTAGCACCAGCTGCCTTTAATGTTGAACCAATTTTAGGTGCAATTGTTGTAATTGTTGCACCAATTTTGGATTATTGGCTAATTAAACCAATTTTTAAAAATAAACAAATTAATAATTAACAAAAAAATCAAAATGAAAACAAACGTATTATTTTTAATTTTGTTACTGTTTACAACGATGTCAATGACATCTTGTTACAAAAATGTTGAACCCAGACAGATTGGTATTAAAGTCAAAACTATGGGTAATAATAAAGGTGTTAAACCTGAACCACTTGAAGTTGGCCGTTATTGGATTGGTTATAATTGGGATTTGTATACATATCCGACAAGTATTACAATTTATCCATTTACACAAGATTCAATTGAAGGTAGTCCAGTAGATGAATCAATAAAATTTCAGGATAAAGATGGTTTAGCTTGTAGTGTTGATATCGCAATATCTGCATATGTAAATAAACAGAAAGTATCTGATGTTTTCCAAAATTATGGTGGTGAAATGGTAGAAATTATCAAAAATTATGTAAGACAAGATGTATGTAATAATTTCATATCTTTTTCAAGTAACTATCCTGCTGAAGAATTATATTCAACCCGAAAAATGGAAATGTTAGCATATGTTATTAATAAAGTTAAAGATAAGTATAATCCGAATGGTGTAATTTTAGATGATATCGCATATAAAAGTGATATTCGTTTGCCTGAAAAATTAAAAACCGCAATTAATGATAAAATTGAAGCTACCCAATTAGCATTAAAAGCAGAAGCCCAAATTCAGCAATCGACTGCTGAAGCAAATAAAATGATCGCAACTGCTAGGGGTGAATATGTTAGGGATTCACTTCAAGCTGAAGCAAATATACTGTTATCTAAATCACTTACACCGCTATTGGTTACTATGAAAGCTTATGAACGATGGAATGGTCAACCTTCAACATATTCTGGAAACGGATCTCCATTACCATTGATATTACAATCTAAGTAAATAATAAGTAATAAATAAAAAAAGTCCAATTTAATTTGGACTTTTTTTATTTTATATAGAATTTGTTTTTTTGTTATTAAACTTTTACATAATAAAAGTATATCAATAAAAAAAGATAAATTCTATTATGTATAAAGAAAAGAAAAAAGTATTAGTTACTGGTGGTGCAGGATTTCTTGGATCACATCTTTGTAAAAGATTACTTAATGAAGGTAACGAAGTTATATGTCTAGATAATTATTTTACAGGTTCAAAATCAAATGTAAATCATTTATTATCTAATCCCAATTTTGAATTGGTAAGACATGATGTTACAATACCATATTTTATTGAAGTTGATGAAATTTATAACCTTGCTTGTCCGGCTTCACCAATACATTACCAATATGATCCAATTCAAACCATAAAAACATCAACAATTGGTGCTATAAATATGTTAGGATTAGCAAAAAGATTAAATGCAAAAATATTACAAGCAAGCACTAGCGAAGTATATGGTGATCCAAAAGAACACCCTCAAACTGAAAGTTATTGGGGAAATGTAAATCCTATCGGAAAAAGATCATGTTACGATGAAGGTAAAAGATGTGCTGAAACATTATTTATGGATTATCATCGTCAAAACAATACCAAAATTAAAATAATTCGAATATTTAATACATATGGACCAAATATGAATCCTGATGATGGTCGAGTTGTATCAAATTTTATAGTTCAAGCAATTAATAATAAAGATATTACTATATATGGTAGTGGGAATCAAACACGAAGTTTTCAATATGTAGATGATTTGATAGAAGGTATGATTCGTGTTATGAATACTGTCGATAAATTTACTGGTCCAATAAATATCGGTAATCCAAATGAGTTTACTATATTAGAATTAGCTGAAAAAATAATTAAATTAACTGGTTCAAAATCTAAAATAATATATGAACCGTTACCATCAGATGATCCTACACAAAGAAAACCAGATATTAGTTTGGCAAAAAAAATAATTAATTGGGAACCAACTATACAACTTGAAGAAGGATTAATAAAAACAATAAAATATTTCAAAACATTATAATATGGAAGAATTAAAAAAAGAACGCAAAAAAAGAACAACTAAAATAAAAGTTCAAGATCAAAATGTAGAATTTTCTGTTCAAGATGTTCAAAATGAAGAAATTCCTGTAAAAAAAGAACGTAAAAAAAGAACAACTAAAATAAAAATTCTAGATATTCAAGAAGATCAAGAAAATTCTATAAAAAAAGAACGCAAAAAAAGAACAACTAAAATAAAAGTTCAAAATATTCAAAATCAAGAAGACCTAGAAGAAAACCAAGAAGATGACCAAGATATATCTACCGATGATGTGAAAAAAGAAAGAAAAAAAAGAACAACAAAAATCAAAATAGATGAAACCATAACTAATGATAATGATAATGAAAAAAGAAAAAAGAAAAAAAGAAAAGATACAACACACTCTATTAAAAAAGATAATTGGTTAGATGAAAAAGTAAAATTAAAATATGATCATAAAGGAATACCCAAAAATACAATTTTAACAATTATTCAACCACCAAACGGTGAAACAAATGATCAATTGTATATTTGGGTAGAATGGCAAAATATTAAAATAAAAATTTTACAAATGCATATATTTTTCGTTAAAGTATAAGATTTTTATACTTTAACGGATTTTTCAAATTTATATAATCTGTATTTACAATCTGGTAATAATTTTATTTTTGAATAACAATCACCTTCATATTTAATTTCATTTTTTGGCTTTTCTATATGTTCTATTCCAATATATTTAAGAATATCATTAGTTCTTTCATTTTTATATTCTATCGGATAGGTGTTTGGAATTCTTTCTTTAACTATAACCTTATCATCTATAATATACGTATCATCACCTAAATATTCAATAATATCTATTGTATCTGTACCATTTAGATAAGATATAACTAAAAGATTTGCATCTTTTTCTTGATTTGTTCTAATATAAATATCATATCCCACTTTAGGGATTACTAATTTTAGATCAGTATTATCAATATTGGTGTATGTATAAAATTCCGTATTAGATTTGTTTAATACACATTTAGTTTTAAATGATCTATCAAAAAGAAATTCAAGAATTCTAAATATTATAATACTTTTTGATCCAATTTTATTAAATCTAACTAAATTGTCATTTTTTAAAAAATCATTATAATCTTTCATATTGTTTTTTTAATTATATATTAATAATTAAATAAAAATTGTGTAATTTACAATTTTTCCATATATTTTGGGTGATCTTTTAACCATTGGAAAATATTTATTTTTCCGTTTCCACCTTGACACCAACAAATAGTACAAGTATATTGATCATCTTCCATATATTGACAGTCTGGACAATCAATTTCTATTTTTTTGATATCATTAAATATATCATTATTAATTTCTTCCATCGGTAATTGTGTGAATGTGTTCAGCATCTAATATTTCTGTTGATGCGATTAATTCATAATATTCGAAATCAAGAGATGAATTTTCATTTAATACATCAATCCCCTGCCCCATTAAATCTTCAATGTAATTTTTTGTTCTTGACATAGTAGTATATTTTTGTTGTTTTAATTGTACAAATATATGAATATTAAATGAAATTAACAAATAATTTTTTCGAATTCTGTATAATCCTTATCTAAAATTATAATATAATTGTGTATTTTTTTGGAAAATTTTTCTTTTTCTATACACAAATCTAAATGTTTATTATACCAATATGATGATTTTATTTCAACTATTAAATCAAAATCAGGTAAATAAAAATCAGAATGATATATTTTATCAATATCTAAATATTTATATTTGATTGATAACCCATTTTCTATTTTAACTTTATCTTTATATTTCATAATAAAATCTTTTTCATAACTTCCTTGGTATGTTAAAGTATCTATATGTTGAATCAAAAGACCATATTTCAATTTTTTATTAAAGAAATCTATATTTTGCGATGGATATTCAACACCATATTTTTTAATATTTGTATTTTTTATTTTATCTTTAATATATTCTGATTGAAATGGATTTTTTACACCATATTTTTTTAAATTAGTATTTTCGGTATTTTCCTTTATTTGTTTATTTTGTTGTGGATTTTCAACACCATATAATTCCAAATTTGATTCTTTTATTTTATCTTTTATTTTATCTAATTGAAATACATTATCAACACCATATTTTTCTTGTATCGCAATTTGTCTTTTTTTATTTATACAATCTTTATTATTACAATAATATTTTTCGGTATTATTTTTCGTCATATTATTATATGATTGATAAACAACATTCTTTATTTGTCCACAATTATCACATTTAGCTTCCACTTTTTTGTGACTATTAAGTGGTAATTTTTTAATGTGTATTATTTTGCTGTGTATTTTTATTTCTTTTGTAATTAACATAAACTTTTATTTTTTTTTTTATTATATAATTATATATAAAAAAATATTGATCCCACACCATCAATATCAATATTTTTAAAAAATAATTTTTAACATAATGAAAATTAAAGTATTAGTAATCAACTCAGACATGGATGGGGTGGGTTATCACCGTTTATTATCACCATATATGTGTTTTAATGATCCAGATATTGAAGTTGATATAAGATTATTAATGGACAGTACACTACCTTTACATGATGAATTTTTTATGTCACAATATCAAATTCTTGTTTTTAATAAAGGTATACCGTTTTCTAAACCAGAATACAAAGAAAATTTCAAAAATATTTTAAAGAAATATAACATAAAAACTGTTTTTGATATTGATGATGGTTGGATACTTACAGATTCCCATCCAAATTTTAAGATTTGGAAACAACAAAATGGTCAAAAAATGGTTGAAGATCAATTACGTGAAGCTGATGCGATAACAACAACTACAGATTTTTTAGCTAATAAAATTCGTGAAATTAATCCTAATGTAACAGTTGTTCCAAATTCTGTTAATTTGAAAGAACAGCAATGGTGTTCAAATAAATTACCAAGGAATAATGATAAAATTAGATTTTTATGGGGTGGTGGTATCACACATATGGTTGATCTACGCTTATTAAAACCAGCATTTGAAGCTTTTGATAAATCATTTTTAGAAAAAACACAAATGTATCTATGTGGTTACGATTTAAGGATGAATACGCCCCAAGGTATGAAAAAAGATGATCCAAGACGATCACATTGGACGTTTTTTGAATCTATATTTAATAATAATAGAAAATGGATTAAAAATGCTGAATATAATTCTTGGTTAATGAAAGCAGAAGATAATGGTAGGGATAATTATGGGTATATGGAAAATTTTAAAAGTGAATTTTACCAAAGAAGATGGACTAAGCCGATTATTACATATGGAACAATGTATAATGATGCTGATGTTGTTATTACACCATTAAAAAATAATTTATCATTTAATCAAGTAAAATCACAATTAAAGATAGTAGAAGCTGGCGCACATCATTGTCCAATTATATGTTCTAATTATGGTCCATATACGATAGATGATATTGAAGGTAAATTAGATGGAAAACAAAAAGGATTTTTGGTTGATGAAAATACAGATAGTCCAATGAAATGGTATGAATGTATGAAATATTATGTAGAAAATCCTGATAAAATTAAAGAACATGGTGAAAATTTATTTGAACATGTTCGTGATAATTATTCGATAGAAATAGCTAATAAAAAAAGATCAGAACTATTTAAAAAATTAGTAGATAATAATTAATAAAAGATATGAAACAGTTAATAATAATAGTTTATAAAATAAATGTCGATGGATTATCCCGTTCTCGAGTAGATGAACAAATTGATATTTTAAATCATTCATATTCTTTAACAAAAGATGAAGAATTAAAAAATGATTATATAATAAGAGAAATTTGGTTACCTATTACTGAATCACCGTCAGATGTTAAAGTTATATATCCAGTAACTTTAGATAATGAACAATTAGAAGATTTGATAAATGATTTAAAAGTTGGATTAATTAATGATAGAAGTTTTAAAGACATTCAATTATAATCAACCAAATATTGAAATATTTAGTGATAAAAATTCATTAAAATTTGGTCCAAGTGGTTTTCGTAAAAAATTTGAAATTATAAAAGAAAACGAATTTTATATTTTAAAAATAAATGGAAACCAATGGATGATGTATGATACAATAACACACCTTCAAGCATCACAATTATTTGCACATTATTATATTGCATCTGGTGATGTAATTGTAACAGGATTGGGTTTTGGTATTCGTGAAAATTGGTTATTAAATAAATCAAATATTAAATCATTAACAATATTGGAAAAAAATGAAGATATTATAGAATATCATAAAGCATTCAATCCAATTTTATTTGAAAAAGCGACAATAATTAATTGTGATGCAAAAACATATAAAGGTAAATGTGATACTTTATTATTAGATCATTATGAATTTGAATCATTGTTTGAAATTACTAATGATGTCAAAATGATTTGTTCTAACATTGAATGTGATAAAATGTGGTTTTGGCACGTAGAAACTCAAATATTGGCAGATTTACATCAAACATATGAACAAAATATATGTGAAAGATTTAGAAATGGTGAATTTAAGTTTAATGTTGATACACTTAAAAATGTAAAATATGCTTATGAATGCATTAAATCAAATAATAATTTATCAAAATTACCAGATTTAACCCAAGAGGAATTACAATTAATTTTATCAATATATACGCATTTTTTTCAAAAAATGTAAAATATAATTCTTTTAAATTGGCATTTAAAGATTATTTTTCATTAGCATCTAATTTATTAGATGCTTTTTTTTATATAATATTATATTTTGATCCTTTTCTAATATAATCCAAATTTCCTAGACATTTAGGATCATATTTAAATTTTTTAACATATTCTGCTGAATTTTTAAGAAATTCCATTTTGAATTTATTTTTAAATTTTTCAAGTATTCCCGAACTGGTTCCTTCTTCTAAATAATATATATCGTCATCTGATCCACGTTCTATTATAACTGAATAATACTTATTATTAGTCATAAATATTATTTTATAATTATCACCAATTCTTTTTGTATGTATTTCAGACCAATCTGAATTCATTATTTGTTCAAAGTTTTTATACCAATATATATTTATAGTATCATCTTTATCACCAATTGATTCATTCATTGTGTTTATAAAATCTGAATATTGTAACATAATTTATAATTTTATTTTTAATATATATTAAAAATAATATTCAATTATGATTCTTTCTGGTAACACAATAGATTTTAGAAATATTAAAAATTCACAAGAATTAACTACAGTATTAAATAGCTTAAACAATCAAGGGTTTGGATATTTTAATGAATATAATGCACATAAAGCTAAAATTGATAATATGGTTATTAAACGAAATACTTTAAATATTGAAGAATCTAAATATAGTTCTGAAATTAATAATTTAAAAAATTTAAAAGATTATAATGAAATACAAAATAAAATAAATGATATATTTTCTAAATGGTCATCCGATGATAAAATTATGGAATATATAAATACATTTTCCATTACACCAACTAGTGTAGGAAAAACACCCGATACATCAAATAATAAAGATAATGTTATTATTGACTGGTGGAAATTTAAAAAACGATATAATTTAAAGGATGAATTCGAACCAAATTCAACTGTAAAATTTTATAATTTGGATAAAAAAACAATTAAGATAAATTTTGGAAAAAATTATAATTTTGAACAATTCTATAAATTATTATATAATGAAAACTGTCCAGATTTAGATAAAATATATTTTCTTGGTGATTGGGCAGATTTAGGTAAAATTAAAATGAAAAAATATCAAAATGGTAATGTTGAATTAGATGGTGACTTAGTGTTATATAAAGAATATTTTTATAAATATTTAGTTAATGCTAGGTGGCATAAAAATATAATAATATTATATAATAATAAGATAACAAAATTTTGATTATCAAATTATCTAATGTTTTCATATATTTTTGAAAATTATGTCACAAATACACATAATTTTTTTAAACTTAATTGTTAATTTTTTATAAATTAAATAAAAAATTTACTATATGAAAAAACTATTTTTATTATTAACAATATTATTATTTAATATTGGATTATTTGCGCAAAATCAGCGATATTATGATGTTAGAAATTATATCATAAATTTAGGTTATACGATAGATGAAACTTCAAATGTTTGGCATCAAAATTTAACTGAAAAAGAATTTTTTTATAATTATAAAACTTATTATCAGGATACTGAATATATATTAGTTGCCTTTTCACAAGATTTGGATGTTTTAGATATTGATTTATGGTTATGTAATACTGATAATAGTATCTTTAAAAAGGATACAGATATCGAAAATTCAGCAGTTTTAACTTTTTGTCCTGCACAAAATTATTATATGAAGACTGTTGTACAAAATTACAGTTCGAATTATCCAACTTACCCATCTACGTGTTGGTTGATTATTGGATATAAATAAATAAAAAAAGGTAGTTTTTAACTACCTTTTTTTATTTTTATTTTATAGAATGGTTTACCAACTACCACCACCTCCACCACCACCAAAATCACCGCCACCGCTACTGAAGCTACTTCCACTATCATAACTACTGCTACTGCTACTTCCACTATCATAACTTGAATAGCTATTATAAGAATTTCTTCTACGATCTTCATCTTCCCGTTCTCTACGTCTACGATCTTCTTCTCTACGTCTACGATCTTCTTCTTCTTGTATCCTACGAATTCTTTCTATTTCGTTTTGAATATCTTGTTTTATATTTCGTAGTAAATTGTCAAGTTCATCTATAATGTTTTTAAGCGTTTCTGCCCCATAAATCACATCAACAATAGGTGTGGTCATAAACATGGTAGCCTTTGATTTAAGTGTATTAAAAACAGATTTACGGTTAGATGTCACACCATCTTTATTGATATTATTTTCGATACTTGAAATATAATCAGATATTTTAGATTTATTTAAACTTATATATGATAAGCTGTTGTTATAATCAGAAAATAACTTATTAATAGTTTCAAAATAATTTAAGATAGATGTTTTTTCTAATAAATATGCATTGTATGTTTTTATTGCATTATCTAAATCATCATTTTTTAAAAATTTTTCACTATCAACCAATAATAATCTTAAATTGTTATCAATTTCATCAATATTAATATTTTTTGAAAAATCACCAATTTTTGCATTAGATAAAATATTTTTTTGTTCTAAATAATTTAAATATGATTTTTTTAAAGATTTTGTAATGTTTATAATAAATGAATTAATTTCATCAACAATATCATTAACCTTATCGAGTTTAATTTTAAATGCATTAAATTTAGAATTAATAATATTTATCGTTTTTTTGAGTTTGATTAAATTTTCTGTTGTATATTCAGTATTGATTTCGATAATATTTAATATTAAATTTAATTCATTTATATTTGATTCAATACAATATCTAAATTTGTGTTCAACCCAATTAGATATTTCTATTTTCTTATTTTCAAGATATTTAATACATTCATTAATATCTAATATCATTTTTTTATAATCAGATAACTTATTATATACTGTCTGTAGTTCAGTTTGAGTTTCAGTAGTTACAATTTTTGAATCCATATATAAATCTTCAAGGTCTTTTGGTAATTTTATATTTAATTCAGAAAATGAATTATAAATTTTTTGAATATCATCGGTTATACCTAATATACTTGTTACTAATTTCTTATATTTTACCAATTCAAATTTAATATTATTATTATAATTTTTGGTATCTTCAGTTATAAGTTTTTTTGTCAAATGGAAAATTCTAGAATTATACATATTTTCAAGATTAATAGGTAATTTGTACCCACTAGAAATAATCCAAGAATAAAGTGTATTAATATCAAAATTAATAGTATTTATTTCATTTTTTAATTTTAAAAGTACTTGTTTTCTTTTATTTAAGAAATATATCAAATATCCAATACCTGCTAATAGTATTAAAATTAATAATATATTCAACAAATGACTAAAAAAATTAGATACAGCAGCTTTATGTTCAGCAGCTTTACGTTCCTTATTTTTTATTAAAAAAGCATAACCATCAAATCCGATTTTATCCTGACATGCAACAATAAATGCACGTAAGCCATCATAATACAATTCATTTTTAAAATATGGAATTAGATCTGAATCTCTATATCTAGATAACCAACCATCAGGTAAAAATTCTTCAAGTCCATATCCTGTTCGGTATTCAATATGTCGTTGAGCTTTTGAAAAAATTATAACAAATCCATTATTAAGTCCTTTTTGACCAATTTTCCATTGTTTAGCCAAATCAGTAGAATACATAAAATCAAAATTCGCAGAAGTCGCTAAACAAAATTGAATAGATGTTTTTGCTTCATAATCTTTCATTATATTTATTAAATCAGCTTTTTCATCTGGTGTGAACACACCTTCAAGATCAACCACATAGTTATCTGGTTCTGCTATATCCATTAAATTTTGACATAACACACTTGAATAACTTAAAATAATAATAAATACTAATAATACTATTTTTTTCATTTGAACAAGTTTTAATTAATAATTCAACAAAGATAGATATTTGTTTTTATAAAACCAAAAAATGACCCAAATATTTTAATATATAACTTAACTTAAAATTCAAAAACAAAAGAATTAATTATGACTCAAATCACTAAATTGAATAAATCAAATGAAAATATAATTGATTTATTACAAAACAAAGAATTACTCATATATGAAGATATACAAGGTGCGCAAATTTTTGTGAAATGGACTGGTCAAAAATTTATAATTAAACCTAAATCAATCAGCAATACAGAATTAAATTTTGTTGATTTAGCAACACAAAAATTTTATAATACGGTTTTTAATCATTGTTACACTCTACCTGAATATGTGACAAATTTATTATCACCAACTTGGTGGTTTTGTTTTGAATATTTTCCAGATAATCAACCTGCACATATTGAATATAAAAAAATTCCAAAAAATAATTTAATATTAACATGTATTGTTAAAGGAACTAAATATAAATACAATTATGATGAAATAGTTGAATATGCTAAATTATTAGATGTTGATTCACTACCTGTAATATTTAAAGGAAAATTAAATGATAAACAATTAGAAGTTATAAATTTATTTTTACATACATCTGAAAATGATTTAGATTATGTTTTTGGTGAAAATAATTTTGCATATTTTTTTTATAAAATATTAAACCCAAATTTACAAAATTCGTTTTTGATGGATGATTTTAATGATAATTTAGAAAAAATTATAATTCGAATTGATGGAAATGATGAACAATCATTTGAAATATTCAATCCCAATTATGAAAAAATGAATTTGAGTAATAAAACTGAATATTTAGATACATATACATTAATATTGTTAAATTTTTTAGAATTCTTACAGCTTATTGATTTTGATAAAGTTAAATTGAAAGAAATCACAAAGGATGAACTATATATTGAATTTATTTCGATAGTTTTTAATGAATTTGCTGATAATATAAAAAAGGAAATAAAAACTTGGAACTTATCTATACCTGGATTTTTTTCTGATGATAAATTTAAAATTAATACATTTTTATTAAAAAATCAAAAAACAATAGATATAATTAAATCTGATGATAAATTTGAATATTTTTTTAAACTTATCTTAGGATCATTCAATAAAACAAAAAAGAAACCTATCGGTATTTTTGATGAAAAAACTGTTGAATTGTTTAATAAAGAAGTTAAAAAAATATCTAATTATTTAGAATCAGTATTAAAAATAAATCGTGAATATTTATTAAGAAATAATGACTTACTAAATTTTAAAGATTATTTTAATGTCAATTATAACACAGATAGCCAAGGTGATATATATCCTGATGTGGATAAACTAATGTCAGAAATACCAGATGGTGAAGAAAAGAAAAAGAAATCATCTATGCCCCCAACAAAAAAACCTACTAAGTAGTAGGTTTTTTTATTATATTATTTTGATAACTTCTAATACAGGATCGACAACTTGGGATAAAAACACCATAAAACCGTGTATTAATTTCTTTAAACACTTCCCTAAATCCACTTTCTAAATAATTTTCAACATTTTCATATTTCCAACACCCAAATCCACATTTATAAATATCACCTTCTTCATCAATTAAAAAAGAATATTTTTTATCCGGATTACTACAATATGTTCCAAACATTGAATAACGTCCATACGTAAACATAGACCTACCAATAGGAATCATATCTTCTTCTTTTTCTTTTAAAGTCGATTCAAATGTTTTAATATTATATTTTGTTAAATATTCTTTCGCTTTTTCATTATTTATATTGTGATGAAAACTATCTTTAGATATTGATACATAAATATTATCAAATTGTGATAAAAATTTTGCAAAATCATCATCAATTGCAGCCCAATCACCGTTTGATACTATTCTAACAACTTGGGCTACTGGAATTATATTTAATAGAATATCTTTGTAGTTTGGATTACAAAATATTTCACCACCCATAACATTTAATGAATATACTCCATTATTTTTAATGAATTTACTAATTTTTAATGATGTTTCAATAGACATATGGATATCATTGTTTGGTGAACATTCATAACAACAATGACTACAAGATTGGGTGCATTTTAATGTTATTCTAATAGTAGCTGATAAACGTTTAGGACATTCTTTAAAAACATTACATGTTGAACAATTACATTTATGTTCAGTTTTATTACATACTTTATCTAAACAGATATCACAAGCTGGAAATTTATCAAAAAAATCTTTCATTTTTAATTTTTTATAAATTCAGCACAAAGATAATATAATAATAGATAAGAACAAATTTAATTTGGAATATTTAACTGATTTTTTATATAAATATAGTCATCATCACACATTTTACCACTTGAAAAACAACTATAATTCCAATCATCATTAATTTTTCCTTTTGATAACATATGACATAAATTCATAACATAATGTCCCTTTGATCCTAATATACGATAATTATCATTTTGGGGTTGAGTTTCAAATTCCCAAGGAGTTTTTACATCTTTTAAATAATTTAAAAAAAACATTCTATTCCAAATTGAATTTATTAATGATAATCTATAATTAACATTTTGATATAATTCGATAATATTATCATTCACATAAAACCAACCTTGATATACTTTAAGGCTTTTATCATCTAGAATAGATATAACTCGTGATTCAATATCTTTTGTTAATCCAATTCTACCAACACTATTATCTAAATGCATTTCTAATTTTTTTAATAATTCTGTATCAACATCAGACATAAGAATCATATCATTTAATATTAATATAAAAAAATCATCATCAATATTAGAAAAATAATTATAAAAATCATCAGCCCAAAATTCGGGTGAACGATATTCATTACTAAATTTAATTATATTTAAATCTATATTGTTACTCCAATATTTATTTATAGAATATTTTAAAATGTTTGTAATGTGTTCTGTACCTTGTGGTTCATGTACGTATACTTTCATAAAATAGCATCTTTTATGATTTTTAGTGATTTATAATCATTTAATAATAATTCTAATCCTGGATGTTTTTTCTTTAAATTCAATAATTCTTCAAATGTAACCCATTTATAACCATCTGATTCCCAATTTAATATTGGTTTAAATTCCTTATCAATAATTCCTATAAAATTGTGGTATTCGAATGTTCTATTACCATTTCTAAAAATATAAGCTGGTATTAATTCTAAATAATCATTATACCCTGTTTCTTGATCTAATTCATAAATAACGGTATCTTCCAAACTATCACCTTCTTCTACTTTACCACCCCACAAACCCCATGTATGAGGTTCATTAACATACGATGATCTATAACAAAGTAATATTCTTTTTGTTTCAGTTGATATTGGCAAACATCCTGCTGCAACATTACCCCAAAATGCTTCACCAGCATCATTATCATATACTGCGTGAGTACCATCACCAAAATATTCGAAGGTTTTTATATATTTCATAAAATATTATATTTTTTTGCTTTTTTATATATTAGATATTCTTCAATATTGAATGTTTTATATTTTTTTGATCCACCAAAAAAATATATTTTATCATCATCACCAACTTCAATATCAATTTCACCCAATTGGGCTAATAATATTCGTATTAATTCATTTTTTTGCTTATCATAAATATCATCCCAAAATCCTACACCATGACCATTTCTTTGATACCATATATATCCACCTACCGAATCATCAGATATATCTTCAAATATATCTTTATCTAACTCAATTGCTGTATTTATAAACCATTCTATTTCTTCTTTTGCTTGTTTTCTAGCGTCATCACTAAAATCATAAATTGTTTTATTTTTATTAATTAAATCTTGGTGTGTATCTTCACCTGTAAATAACGCTGTTACGAAATAATCATTAATTATGTTATCTATACCATAATCAATTAATACATTTTCATTTAAAAATAATTTAAATTTAGTTATCATATTATTATATATAAATTATTGAAAATAAAAAAAGCCCCAATATGGAGCTTTTTTATTTATATGTATATAAAAATTATGACAATAATACAATTTTCCAACCTTTTCGGACACCAACTTTTTTTATTTCAAGATTTAATCTGTCTTCAATAAGTCCAATCATAAATCCATATGTTCTTTTGTGTAATTCACGATCCCTAAGAATATTTAATTTATTGCTTTCAAAATTTTTTCTATATTCTTCGAGTTCTTTTTGAAAATGGCAATCATTTTCATGATCAACTAACATCAAACAATGTTGATCAACAACACAACCATCAATATTCTTTGAACTTTCACGTAATTCTTTTAATGCATCAGTTTCATATAGACTTTTCATATATGACCAAAGACCCTTTTCCAAATCTGTCATATCACCAACAACAATTTCATTTTGTGAAATTTCTTGATCTACTTCTGTGTATTCACCATTTTCCATGTATAGTATTGCTTTTTCAACAAAAGTATCTTTAAATGCAACACTTAATTGTTTAATTGTGTTTTGATTCATAATTTTTATTTTTAATTTATTATACGTTATATTTTATCAATATTTTCTTTTATTGATTTATTATCAAGTGTATGATTAGCTTTTTTACCAATCTTTTTGATAATAGCATCCAATGTTAAATTACAATATTCATCAACCCAATCACCGATATAATATAAATTTTTTGATCCTACGATAACACCAAATAATATTGGGTCTTTTCTTTTTTCTTTTTCTTCATTTGTTTCTGATACCGAATCATTATTATAATCATAATGCATAATTACATAATTATCAAAAATTTTAAGTTCATCTGCTTCTTTTTTTAATTTTGTTATATCATCAGGAATAACTTTAACAAAATTTTTAATGTAAGTTAAACACAATTTTGTTTTTAGTTTTTCGTGTACTGAAGCAACATTATAAAATTTAACAACTTCATCTTCGGTAAGATATTTGTTGAATTTTGATTGACATAAAATTAATTCCGATTTGAGAATTTCAGCATATTCTAAAATTCTTTCAACAAGAGCAGTTTGATTATTGTCCTGGGCATTTAATACAGTTAGTTGATATTTATCTAATACTTCATTAATACTATCTTTATCTAGTATATTTACGTTGTTTTTTATCGTATCAAAAAATAATTTTAAATCTTCTTGGGATATTTCCTTTTTTAAAATTTCTGATGTTAAATATTTTTTGAATATTTTTTTATATGCCCAAATTTGACATTTTAATTTAAACGTTGGTTTATTGGAATATAAACTTTGTAATGATTGCAAAGCTTTAATTCTAGCTTGTTGTCCATCATTTGATCCAATCCAATTATTAGATATATTACCACCAACTATTCCAAAATTCACATTAGATGAACCAAATGGATCTAATTCTATTTTAAATTTAGGTAAATTATTATCTATTGATACATTCTGCAATAACAAAATTTTTCCATCTTTTATCATATGATTAATATTTAATTTTTTGTGAATATATAACAATTTTTTAATTTCCAAAAAATATTGTAATTATTTTATTTCAATGTACGTTCTGTATATATTGTTATTTTTTATGAATTGGACAATTTGGATCAAATATTGGAGTTTCGCTTGGATATAATTCAACATTATCTATTTTTGGACAAGTACATTTTGGTGTTTCCCAAAATTTATGATAGGAAACATCTTCCTTTTCACCATACAATATTTGCATATTATATTCAATGTTTGTTAACTTTTTATAATATTTTTGTAAATTATCAGTATTGGATTTGATTTCATCATAAATTTTAAGTTTTTCTAATAAACAGTTTTTTAATTTATCTAAATTCTCAGTAATTAATATTCTATCTAAGTTTACCCATTCTCTTAATTTTTTATATTTGACTAGATATATATCATTAGATTCAATTTTTTCTAACATATCTTCAAATGAAATATTATTTTCTTTTAAATCTTGAAATTCTTGTAAATCCAATTCAGTTATTGATTCTTCAATTTCTTGAAACATTTCATTTTTATCTTGTGGTCCACCATGAAATGATATTTCATAAAAAATTGCATTAAATAATTCAAAAAGTGTAAATGATTTATTACCGATTTTTAAAACTATATCATCTTTTTTATTTTCGATTTTATTATAATCAACAATTTCAATATTTGTATTTATTTTTATTTTACAATTTTTTATATTATTTAATCCAATAAAATCGAGCGCACAATCATCTAATTTTGGTGATATACCATGAAGTGATGGTAATATATTTACATCATCATCACATTTATCACACAACCAATATAATTCAATATAATCAATATCCAATATTTCTGTTGGATTATTTTCAATTTCTTGTAAATATGGTTCAAGCATAAGACCACCCAAAGCAGATTCATATATATTGTTCAATTTATCTATATTAGCAGACACTATTTCGAAAATTCTTTTTATTGTTACACTTTCGCCAAGTTCAACATATTCAGATAAAAAGCTTATAATATCTTCAATATCTAAAATATCCACTTCATCCTTAGATGAAGTGGATATTGAATATTCACTATAATAAATATTATTGTTAGTTATTGTTATCATTTAAATCAGATTTAGTTTCAATTACTGAATTATCTTCTACTACTGGAACAACATCTTCTGATATTATTTCTACATTACTTAAATCCACTGAATCCCAATCTTCATTCAATTCATCAACATTTACATCAGGTCCAATAACTTCTTCTGTTGAAGTGTGTGCTTCTCTACTTGCCATCAATTCTTGCTGCATTTTGATATATTCTTCAATTAACTTTTTTTTACGTGCTTTTTCTGCAATCTTAATATTAATTTTATATTTAGCAACCTTTTCACGATGACCTTTACGATGTTTAGATACTCCCATAATATTTATTTTTTTCTTTATATAGAAAAATATTATGAAAAAGTTTAATAGAAAATTAAAAGATAGATTTTATTTCTGTTACTATACCGTTTACGAATATTGGTTCAACAATTTGCCAATTTTCTATACGATTAGAATCAGCAGGTTTAGCACCAATAGGATTAATTGCTAATGTAATATGTGGAAATGATGGACCATCTGTGAGTTCTAGTTTTTCTATATTAAAAAATCCAGTAACTTTAACTGCAACAGCTTTATCACTTATACCCAATTCTGTTACAGTTAATGATACTTTTTCATCTAACCAATAACGTTTTATATGTTCTGGTAATCCACCTAAACAAATTGTCATGTGATCACATATTTTAATCCAATCAGAATATATTGGATCATTATAAATAAATTTTGATAGTAATAAATTCTTAGAATAAGAATCTAACACAATAGATGAATATACTATCGGTGTACCTGTTTTATAAAATTTAAAATCTTCAAACAATGTAATCATAAAATATATATAAAATATTATAATAAAAAAAAAAAGGAATCAAACGATTCCTATTTATTAAAGTGCATCACTATAAACTTTAACTATATTTAATAATTTAATTTTATTATGAAAATAATCAGTACACACATCTGTATATGAAAAATTTAGATTTTTAAGATTTATCATAATATCAGATAATTCATCTTTAGTTTTTGTAATAAAACCGCCAACTTTATAGTTATTATAATAATAATTTAATATAGCTATATCTTCATTAAGTTCATTAGTGGTGTCATCATTAGTGGTATCTTCATTAAGTTCATTAATCATATCTACCATATCATGATTGATATTTTGTCTAAATTGATCTACTATATCACTAATAACACTGTTAGATTTACCAAAAAAAATATTAGGATCAATTTCATTATTATTTTCAGATTTTTCATGTTTTTTAATATTAATATTTTCACCTGTTAATGGTTTTTCATATAATGTTCGGTAATCCGTAATTTTACTTTTTATCGTATCATTAGAATATTCTACAATATTTTTTGTATCAATTCTTTTAATGTGTTCAACAATATCTTCAAAAACATAATTGGTTTTACTAAAGAATTCTTCAGTATCAACACCAGTATAGGGTTTAAACAAATGTAGAAATAATATTTTTTGAATTTTACTACCATCATCTAATATATAATATGTTTGATCTTGTTGTAATACTGTAACGATATGATTTGGGTCAGATTTGGATATATATTGTTTATTAATAGTATCCATATCATTATCTTTTATATATTTTTTGATAACATCTTCAATAAAAGAACTTTTATTGATGTTTTTTTCGGTTGTTAAAGAATCAAATATTTCGAACAATGATTCGTCAATTGAATAAGTTTTTGTTACTTTCATGGTATTTAATTTTTTAAAGTATATATATTTAAATTAATGTCATAAATAACATTTTTAACAAATATTTTTTAATCTTAAAATTTTATCTTTTCTGAGTAAAAAAATATAATCAATCATTTTAATTAAACTAAATTTTCCCAGGATTGGTATTAATTCAGTACTACAAAAATAATATGAATTTTCAAATTTAAATATTAAATAATTATCATAACTAGCATATAAAACAAAACTTTCAAGATTATCTAATTCGATAACCTTGAAAGTTTTAATTTCAGATATAATAACTTTTGAATTTTTTAGATTTGTTAATCTAATTTCATCTATTTTATCACTAGAAGACCAAATTAGATTAATAATTTCAGAAAAAAATTCTTTTTTATTTTTCAGATTCAATTATTGGTTCTTCATTTTTTACCCTATCATCATTATTATAACCATCCATAGCATTTAATGAATTTATCCAATTTTGAAATTGGTTCGAAACTCTTTCTAAAATTACACCATATGCATTGAATAGTTTTGTCATTTTACCAATTTCAGATAAGACTATTCTAAAATATGTGAAACTATCACTTCCACCTTTTTCTTCATGTTTCATCAACAAGTGATAAAGCAATACTAAACTTTGAATTGAACATATTGGTGTAAAAGAATCAATAGATTTTGGTAAATCTTTAAAAATTGCATTAGTTGGTGCTATAAATTTAGTATATAATTCCCAATAGTTAAATATTTCTTGACCATTATATGACAACTTAGTTGTTAATGTGTGGTCAATATAATGCCATTCTTTTCGTGATAATTCAAAATTAAAACAGATTGAACTATATTTAGCATTATAATTTGAAAATAATTCTTTACCATAACCGAACAATTTACTTCTTTCTGCTTCTGACATATTTTTAACTTCTTCTGAATCTGTACGGAATCTAGTTAAAAATTCATTTAAATTAGTATATGCACTTTCATAATTTGTTAGTGATATATTTTCTAAATATAATCCACCTAGTTCATTAATGATATCTTCTGCATCTTTTAATTTTGTATCATTTGGATTAGTTGGTTTATATTCTTCACCTTGAAATAATGCATCATATTCTGCATTTAAATCAAATTCTTGATTTCCTGTAAAATCAAATAATTTCTTTTCTTCACTCATTAGTATCTTTTATTTTTTTTTGGTTTTTGATCTTTTTCTTCTTTTTCTTTTTCTTCTAATTGTTCTTTAAGTAAAATAATCATTTGATTTGCACGTTTTACTGCATCATTTCCATATTTATCAAATATACTATTAGAAGTCATAATATTAGGTTTACCTATTTTAAGTGTGCCTTTTTCATAGTTAAATTCTAATAAAGCTAATTCTTGATCAATTAAGATTGTTTTTGCTTCATCATCAAAAGAATCAAAATATTGTTCATTAAAACTAACTATTAAATCAGCTTTTAATAAAACAGAATACCTATCAGGAATTTTGACAATCTTCAATAATGTTTTTTGTTTAGCATCAGATTGGAATAAAATTTTTAAATCCGTTGGAAAACTTAATTTTTTTTCTAATTCATTAAAATACTCAATAACATCTTCCGATAATTCATTAAATTGTTCTTTACTCATAATTATATTTTTTTATGTTTATTTTTAACATATATTAAAAACAATCATGAAAGTTTATAAAAAAATGAAAAGTGATATAATACCAAACAAAAAAATAAATATGGTCAATATAGCAAAAAATGTTGCCCATTTTTTAAGGTCAATATATTTAAATTTAAGTACTATTCTAATGTTGTATTTATCAATTTGTTTGATATTTTTTATATCCAATGTGACATATTCTAATATACCTAATTCAAATAAAAAATTATTTATTTCAACAATATTATTATTGACGTAATTATATCCATATTTATTCATATCTTTATCATCAAAAAATGGCAAATTAAATACTGTATACAATCTGAATATCCAATCGTATTGGATACCCAATGGATTAGGATTATTATTAATCCTACTATCTGCTAAAATTTTCTTATTTTTTTTAAGAAGACTTATATATTTGAATAAATGAAACAATTTTTTCATAATTATTTTTATTTCTATATATTATAAAAAATGGGTTCTGTTGTTAAGAACCCAAAAAATTTATAAAAATTTTATTAATTATGCCCAAGGCGAATCTTGTTTAGCTGGTTTTGCCATTTCATCTTTAATATTTTCCAATATATTTCTAATATATGCAACATCTTCATAGAATTGTTGTTTTTTCTTTAATTCTACTGTTTTATCATCAACAACAACTTTATTTTCTTCTTCGATTGTAGGTTTAGTTGCTACTGTTTCATATAACCCTTTCATTGTAGATAATAAATTCGCTTGTTCTGATGGAATATTATTTATCATTTGCAATGATGTCTTATATTTATCAACAGATTTTAATACGTTATCAAATTTTGTGTCATCTATGATACTAATTAAAAATAAGCCTTTTGATAAATTACTAAATCCATCTAAATTATTGTTTACTGATGTGAGCGATGCTGCTAATGATGCAAATGAATTTGATAATTTATTTATTGATTCAATTTTTGGATCAAGTGCTGTCATATCAGGTAATTTACCAAATTCGGACAAAAATGATTGATAACCTGTCATTACGCCAGTAGGCATAGGTTGTAAATTTGATAAAATTTGTAGTGCGGATACTAATGTTAATAATGCAGTAGAAAAATTAGAAAAATCATTCATATCTCGTTTCTTTTTTCCAACTATCGCACGTATTCCTTTTCCTAGTAATCCACTTGGTGTTTCGTGCATAAACGAATCTACACCAGATCCTAATTCTGCTAAAGATTCTGATATTTTACCCATATTATCAACCATAGAATCTTTAATTTCGGGCATTTGATTAAGCTTATTTACAGAATTTATGATAATAGCAATAGATTTATCAAATTTATCAAAATCTTGTATATCATAATCTTTTCTAGCTAAATCACTATAAGTTAATAAGAAATACGAAAAAGAATTGGTGTATTTCTTATCAGGTATATTACTATAATTACCATCACCTAATATTTTACTAGCTTTAGATATTGTTGTTGCTGCACTTATTGAAAATGTTGAAAATTTATCATCAATTTCAAGATTTTTTATAGATTTAGATATTTTGCTCATTTCTATTATTGTGTGAGCAAAACCATCCACATATTTTTTATCTATAATATTTGAAAAATTACCTTCAGCTAATATTTTTGATGCGGCAACCAATGATGTTGATGCTTCAATTACAAATTCTTGTAATGTTTGTTTATTACCACCACCAAATAATTCGCTAATTGTTCCTAAAAATCCTTTTGAGTTTAATTTAGAATAAGCATCAGCCATATTAATTAAAAATGAACCCACACCTTCTGAATACGCTTTTGATGGATATTTAGATGTATTCCAATCCACTTTACTTAAAATACTATTTGCTGTAACCATTGTTTGTGCAGCATCAGAAACAAATGAAGTAAAACTTGTAGTTTCGCCAAATAAACTATTAAATCCATTGACTTTAGATATACTTGCAAAAGCATTAGCTAACGATTCTAAAAATCCACCAACACCTTCGGCATATGCTTTTGATGGATGTTTTGCTGATGACCAATCAACATTTAATTTATCATGCACTTTTAACATTGCATTAGATGCATTATCCATAAATGTCATAAAATTATCACTACCACCACCAAATAAACTTGTTACAATATTATTAAATCCTTCAATTTTAGATATTTTTGAAAAAACATTAGCTAACGATTCTAAAAATCCACCAACACCTTCAGCATATGCTTTTGATGGATGTTTTGCTGATGACCAATCAACAGAATTCAATTTATCATGACTAAATATTATAGCATCTGTTGCATTTTTAATAAATACCATAAATGTATCAGATTGTCCACCACCAAATAAACTTGATACTATTTTATTAAACCCTTCAACTCTAGATATTTTTGCAAATACCCCAGCAAATGCTAATAACAATCCACCAACACCTTCTGCGTAGTCTTTTGTTGGATGTTTTGCGCTTGTCCAATCAACTTCATTTAATTTGTTTGCAACATTAACCATACGTTGTGCTAATGCTACCAATGGATCAGTACCACCCGTAAATAATTTACCAATTAAATTTGATGCACCTGCTGCTAGTGCAGCCACCGAAGCAACACTAAATGCAAGTAATGATAAACCAACAGATGTTGACCATTTTAATGATGGATAATTAGTATATTTACCTGCACCAAGAATATATGATACAGCAACAATGGTTCCCGAAATAAATAAAAGTGCAGGTAATCCTAATGCAAATGCTAGTGCTTGTGGACCAGCTAATAACATACCTACACCAATTGCTAATGCACCAAATGATAATAATGATAATCCCGTACCAAGTGTCCACTTTATCTCAGGATACTTCATTTCATTTGGTAATAATTTTAATATGACAGCAGTTAATACTATTGATAATGCAATCAATGGTATTGCAATCATACCATCTATTATTTTATCTAATCCAAATTTACCAACCACCCAAAGAATAGGTGCAAAAACTAAAATTGATAAACCAACACCTAAACTCCACATAAAATCCGGATATCTCATATCATTTGGTAATTCTCTAAAAACATATGCTGCACCCACAATAGCAAGTGCAACTAGTGGAATACTTACTGTTCCTTTAAGTATATCTTCAAATTTCATTTTTCCAATTGTTTTAATAATTGGCGAAAAAATCAAAACAGATATTCCAATTAATGCTGTACTAATAATAAATTCCAATGGATTTCTAAGTGGTTCAAAATCTTGTAAAATGTGACTAGATAAAGTTAAAGCCAATGCTATTACTGGTAATACCCAAGGTAAAGCAAAAATGGTTGGTCCATTTTTTATAATATCAACATTTTTAATAGCTTTCAATAAAATCCAAGTTGCTATACCCAATGATGCACCAACAAAAAGTAAAGATAACCCTTGTCTGAATCCAACAATAGGAAAATTTTGTATAATTAATGCTGATAAAAATAATGCTATTGATATTGTAGGTAAAATAAATGGTAATAAAAATACCTTTCCAAAATCTTTTTTAAGATCAATATCTTTAATAGCTTTTAATAATACCCAAGTTGCTATACCTAATGATGCACCAACAAAAAGTAAAGATAAACCTTGTCTAAATCCAATAATTGGAAAATTTTGTATAATTAATGCAGATAAAAATAATGCTATTGATATTGTAGGTAAAACAAATGGCAATAAAAATACCTTTCCAAAATCTTTAATTTCAACATCTTTTATGGATTTTAATAATAACCACGTTGCAACACCTAACGCACCACCAACAAAAATCATAGATAATCCTTGCGTAAAACTAATATGTGGTATTTTTGATATTAAAAACGCTGATATTAATATAGCTAAAGACATTATGGGCAAAATTGATGCAACTTTAAATATATCAACATATTTCATATTTTTTAATTCGGTAAGTTGACTAAATGTTTTTGCCATTATAAAAATTGATCCAGATAAAGCAATAACTGATAAAAAATCCACTTTACCAATTATTTTAAATGCCATACCCAAAGCTAATACACCACTAGCAATCAATATAACTACTTTTATACCATCTACGATTTTATTTTTATTTTTTGGATCTTCAATTCGATCGAACATACCAGATTCTTTTTGTTGTTTTATACTTTCAATCTTTTTTAATATAGTATTGTTTTGATCTTTGATATCTTTAAATCCTTTTGTTGTTGTTTGTCTAATAATTTTTAGTTCATCTACAACTTTTGTTAAATCACCCATTGGTGTACCAACAAAACCATTAACGACATCTTCTGTGCCTTTTTTTTGTTGGTCCTTTAATGTTTCAACAATTTCTTCTAGTGCTTCAGTAAAAGTACCAAGTGCTTTAATATATTTATCATCTATTCTCGACATTTAAAATTAAAAATTTTTTTCTCTTGCATTTTTAGTATAAGATGTTGGTTTAATTTTTTTATTAGATTTGACTAATTGTTTTTCCAAATTATTGATTTGGTTAACTGTTTTATCAAATTCTTCCACTTGATCCCCATATTCTTTCACTTGCGTTTTAACATCTTTTTGATTTTCAGGTTCCATATTTTGAATATTATTCAATAATCCTTTTTCTATTGTATCTTTTTGTGTAATAATTCTTTGTCGTTGTTCTTCTGTATTTTGTAAAATACTATCAACTTCATCAGTAGGTTTTTGCTGTTGATTGTTTGGTTTTAATTTTGGTTTTTTTGACAATGAATCCAAATAACCTTGTGGTGTATTTGGATTATTTTCTTCTACGAATAATTTATAATTATTTAAATGTTTCATATTTATTTTTTATTTTCATTTTGTACTAAAATAGGTTGTGGTTTAGGTTTTTTTGTTAATTGGGTAACATCTTCTATTTCCCCAGATTTTTTAATATTTGAATAGGGTTCTAATTGTTGTTTTTTTCGTCTTCTACCTTCCTTTGCTTTTTCATCTACAAATACTTTTTTATTTGGATTGGGTTTTACTTGCTGATGTTCTGGATTATTTCTTGATGTTAATGTGCTAACATTAGGTTTTTCTTCTTGATGTTCAGGTGTAATTTTTTCACTTCCAATTTTTGGATTATGTGGTTGTTTATTTACAATAACATCAGATGTATCGGGTGGATTATTAGAAGTATTCATTTTAACTTGTTTATTGTATATTGCAACATCTTCATCATCTCTAGAATTTATTTTTTCCATTTCCCCCAATTTTAATTTCAATGTTTGCCAAAAATGTTCAAATTTTTCTGCAATATCATTATACGCATCAACAAAATTTTTTGATGGTTCAATTTTTTCAAATACAAAATCAGTATATTTTTTAATTTTCATTATTGTAATTTTTATTTTATTTTTATAATGTATTACTTAATTTTTGAAGTAAATCAAATGTTTTCACATCATTAACTTGTAAAAATTTTGGTTTATTTTTTTGAAAATCATTGTAATTATAATCTTTTTGATTAACAGAAAATTTGAAAGCACTTCTCCATTCTTCAAATCCAATTTCTATAAATTTAGAAAATGCTAAAGCTTCAAATTTATGTAAATATGCTTCCGAATTAAAATTAGTAAATAAATTGTCACTCAATAATACATTATTTGCACTAGATATATTACTTTTTAAAAATATTTGACTACTTCCATCACTATAAATATATTCATTTAATACATATATTGGAAATGTATAACTTTTTGTAGATTGTGGAAATATTTGACCCTTTTTAATAACAAAGTATACATTAATATAATTTATATTAGTTTTATTTAATTCATTATTTTTTGATTTAAATAATTTATCAAATTCTTGGTTTTCAATACTCGAATGATTTGTAGCATCAATATTATCAAAAGCCATCGGTATTTGCATTAATCCTATTTGTTGTTTAAATGCGAATGAAACTGGTGCAACTGATATATTATATAATACATTTTTATAATTAATACTACCATAACACCACAATCCATCACTTAAAGATTTAAAATTAACTGTTCCAGTTTGAATTGGTAACTTATTTTGAACTTCTGCTATTGCTTTTTGATTTCTAATATCATTTGTTAAACCTTTTACGCTTGTTTCAATTTTTTTATTATTTAATCCACCAAAATCACCTTTTATTATATTAACTTTTTCAATATCCATTAAATTAGTAAATGCTGCATAAGTTTTTGTTACTTCTTTATCCCATCGTAATTTTAATGAATCATCACTTTTACCATCGGTGGTTTGTTTAGCTAATAATTGTTCTGCTGATAATTGAATTGTTCTTAAATTGTATGGATTTACATATGTTGATACTTTTTCTTTAATATTTGACCCTGGATTAGATTTTTCAATATTAACAATAGTTTTTTCAATTTCAGCTAAATTTATACTATGAACATCAAGATTGAAATCTTCTTCTTTATCTTTATATTTTTCTTTATCTCTTTTATTCAATATATCACCAACTGTTGCAGAAGAACCAGCTTTCATTTCTATTGATCGACCAAATCCAACTTTACCTGCTTGTGGGTTGTCTAATTTAACTTTTGTTGTAAATTCATTTAATAAATCAAAATCTTTTAAAAATGATATAGCTTCAAATAAACCACTTTTTTGATGTTGTTTTATTGTTAAAAGCTGCATATAGTTCATATATAATATTTCCATTTTCTTTTTATTATCATCACCCATACTATCATACATAGATGCATATTTATTAAAAAATGCATCGGCATCAACTTTTAACAAATTGAAATTTGGAAAACCTTTTGGTAATAATCTAATTGGTGCAACTTCCATTTTTTGACCATTTTTATCAAAAAATATTTTATTTTTTGTATTATCGACATCAGTGACTATAATATCAATAACCTCACCATTTATTATTGTTGAATATTCATCACCAATTTTAATAGTGTTTGATGCTATTTTTTGAAATTTTTGATCAAATTCTGTATTAGATATTGATCCTAAACCTTTAGCGACATTAGGTAAATTTTCTGATGTTGGTTCAAAATCATATTTATTTTTACATGCTTGTTTAAGTGAATCTAAATTATCTGTTTTAGTTGTTGTATCACCTAAATTAGACAATTCTTGTCTAAGTTTAGCTAAATAAATTTCAGAACTTTTTATACTTTCAATAATATCATTAAGTATAGCCTGTTGTTTTTCAATTTTATTTAGTTTTATAACTTTTTTATTCTTATCAGTTTCTTCTGTATAATCTTTATTTAATTGTCTAATAGTATTAACCATTGTTATTTTTTGCCATTGAGCTTTTTTTAAATCATCAGATACACTAGCAATTTTTTCTTCTATTTGTTCTTTTGTCAATTTTTTTTCCGTTGTTGTTGCACTTATTTCGCCAACATCACCCGCTTCACCTTCTTCTTCACCTACATTAGATTTAATTTCTTCTTCTTTATTTTCTATAACACCAGTCTTTAAATCGACATTATTATCAAAACAAAACAAAATAATTCCTCGCATCAATTCATTAACTAATTGTGCAACTAATCTATTAATAAAAAAGAGCGATTTAGATTTTCTATATAAATTTGCAATTGGACTAAATATACCATTAATTAATTTACCTAAATACGTATCTTTTAATTTAGCATTATTAGCAAAACCATCACGTGAACCAACACCACCTTCAGTACCACCAAATTCATATATTTTTATAAAATCCTTACGATTGTGAATATTTTTCATTATTTTTTACTAATTTTTTGTATTTTTAATCCATTATAAGAATATTTCTTACCATATAAAATAAAATAATCATTATCAAATTTAAGTGGTAATTCTTTTGATTTATCTATACTTGAATCATAAATAATATCATTATTTACACTCAAAGAAAAGAATTTCAATTCTTTGATATATGATTCATACAATTCTTTATTCGATTTTATTACTTTTTCCAATTTTATGTTTTCTTTTTTATTTAGTGTTTCTAATATCACTTCTTTTTTTTTAATTTTTAATGGTTCAGATGGTTTATCTACAATTAATTGTTCATTATTTTCTGGAATATATTGAAATTGTTCAGTAATTTCAAGTTTCTTAGTAGATTTCTTTTTAACTTCTTGTGTATTATCTACTTCGTTTATTGTAACGTTTGTTTCTTCTGACATGATTAAATATTTTTTCTGTATATATAAAATAATATAATTCCTCATTATATATAAAAATTGAAAATTGAAATTTAATATATAACTACATGAAAATATTAAATTATAGTCGATATTCTTTTTTAAATGAATGTGGGATTTTAGAAGGTTCTGAATTTCAACAATTTCAATTTGGATTAGAACCGATGGGAACACAAGGTGGTGGTGGACAATATGCTTTTGCTCAAGACCCAAGTTTATCGTATTTTAATTACCAGGATAGTCCATACACGGATTTTTATGCCCGTCAATCTGGATTAGTTGCTAATTTAGATCAAGCAGCAAAAAACGCACGTGGTCAAAGTAATACCATTTTTAAAGATACTAATGCATTTCTCGAAGATGTAAATCTATATAAAAACATTAAAATATTAAGAATTTTTGAAAATACAAATTTAAAACTTGATGTTTATGTATCATTCGATTATGATGATAATGAATACTTTGGTGCATTTAGAAATTTTAATGGTTTAACTAAACCCAAATTCGAATCTGAATTATATCATGAACCAAATTATAGATTTCGATTCGATGGTGAATATAAAATGAGATTGGGAAATTTCTTTTATAAAAAATTAGAAAAATGGTTTATTCCCGATAAAGGATTATATAAAAATATGAAAAATGAAAATCGGGTTAAAGATACTATGGGTAAATTATATGAAGTACAATCTGATCAAGTTGTTGAAGTACTTGGATATAATTTGAACACTGATAATAAACCATATGTAATTATAAAATGTAAAGATAAAACATATCACGTTGAAGGTAATGATTATTATTATTTCAAATGGAGATTCGATAAAATAAATTAAGTTATTTTAAATTTAACAAAATTAAAAATAAATATGAAATATATTAAAAAGTATGATTCTGCTAATATGAAGAATACAGAACCTTATACATATAATGATGGTGATATTGTTTTTATAAATATAAATAACCAAAAAAAGCACGAAATTGATAATAGTGCAATAAGATTTTTAGATAATTTAAATCCAATTCAAATGATACATAATATTGGTGGGTTTTATTATATCGAAAATGATAATTGGTATAAAAACTTTTTTATTGAACCTGATTCTATAAAAAGATTAGCTACATCGAAAGAAATTTATAATTATTTAATGATGATAAAAATGAAAAAATATAATATAATATAAAACTTTTTTTCATAATCATATATAATACTATATGATCATAAAATCCATTACACTTAAAAATTTCAAATCATTTGGAAATAATAAACAAACCTTAACATTTAATACGGTTACAGGTGATTTAATACTTATTTCTGGAAAAAACGGTAATGGTAAATCTTCCCTACAACAATCAATTGACTTTTCATTATATGGTATTGTTCGGGGAAAAAATGGCAAACGTGTACCACAATCAATATTACCAAATAGAATTAATAAAAATTTAGAAACTGAAATATTATTTGATAATAATTTGTCAAATGAAATATTGATTCAAAGAAACTTAGAACCAAATTCAGCTAAAATTTTAATAGATAATATAGATGAAACAAAGAAAATTAAAAAAGATGATCTTTTAAACATATTAGGGTTTGATTTTGATACATATAAAAGTATTATTTCTATGTCGGTATCAGATTTTGCAAATTTTATTGATCTTACACCAGAAGAAAAACGAAATATCATCAATAAACTATTTAATCTTCAAGATTTAGATAATTATTTGACTTTATGTAATGGGAAAATTAAACAATTTACCGAAGAAAAAACAAAAAATATTGCAATTATTGAAACTAATAAGCAAACAATCCAAACATTAAATCAAAATATTATTACCATTAAAAGAAGTGGAATTGAAGATAGTGAAAAAGAAATCGAAAAACTTAAAATTGAAAAAGAATCTAAAAGAATACCTGGATCAAAATTAAAAACAGAAATTGAATCATTAACACCCAAATTAATTGATTTAGAAAAACGACGACAAGATTTAGAAAATCAAAGGAATATAATAATTAATGAACTTTTTGAATTAAAAGTAGAATTAAAAAATCTTGATGATAAAATAATAGTATATAAATCGGGAATATGTCCAGTTTGTGATAGCGATCTTAATGATACTAATCATCAACATAATTTAAATGATATAATATCAAAACAACACAATTTACAAACAAAATGCCAAAATTTAGAAATAAATAAAAACAACACTATATTAAAATTAACACAGATTTCAAATGAAAAAGAATCATTATCAAGACAAAAAAACAATTTGACAATTCAATATAATAATATCGTTAATGAATTTAAAACTATCACAAAGAAAATTGATGAATTATCAATAAATAATAAACATAATATATCTATTGAAGAACTTTCAAAAAATATAACTGAACTTAAACAAAAAAATATCGAATACACTAATAAAGTTGATGAATTAAATACCAATATTAAGATATATGATGAATTAAAAGATATATTTTCAATTAAAGGTGTAAGAAAAAATATAATAAAAAATATTGTTAAACCAATAAATGTATATCTTCAGGATATTTTAAATGAATTAAAATCACCATACAATATTAAAATTGATGAAGAATTCAATGTAAATATATTTGAAAGATTGACATTTGAAGTTCATCCCGAAAGTTTATCTACAGGTGAAGGAAAAAAAATAAATATCGCAATAGCACTATCATATTTGAAGTTAATTTTGAAATTCCGAAAATTAAATATACTTTTTTTAGATGAAGTATTTTCTTCAATGGATCCTGATAATGTAGAATATGCTTTAAAGGTGCTTAAAGATTTTACTAAGGAATATAATCTAAATATCATTATATTAGACCCCAACGTATATTTAAATGATAATTCTATTGGACTAGATTATTTTGATAGAATTATTAAAATACGGAAAAAAATGACATTTTCAGTTATTGAAGAAGAAAAAAAATAGGATAATTAATTATCCTATTTTTTTTCTAATATTAAGTATAACTTCTTTAATAGTATTATTATCAATATCATCAGGTAAATCTGTTTTTGTATAAACTTCAACTAATCTATCGGATTTTTCTTTTATTTTTTTCATAATTTCATCATATGAAATTAAACCTTTTTTAACAGATAATAACCAATCCCGATCAGGTCGAATCAAATTAACACCATCACCACACCCAATTTCAATAGCCATATCAAGCAATCTATTACAATGAAGCATATTTTTTCCATCATAATTTTGATTGTGTGATATATTATCATTGTATCTAACAGGATTTCTATGTTCTACCCATTCCCAATATTCTTTGTATTCTTTACAATAACAAACATATCCATTCTTGTTATAAGTCAAAAATCCTTCTAATTGATAATTTTTTGGGATTTCACTATGCCTTATGGAATTTGAATTATCTTTAATGATACCTTTGAAATTTTCACCATAATATATTTTATATAATTCGACACCATTTGGCATTTGTGCTAATCCAATATTTTTCTGATCATATCCCATTTTTCTTAACCATTGATTTGCTAACATCATATATCCAGTTTCTTTATCAAAAATATGACAAAAATCTAATGGTGTTTTTTTCTCTTTTTCAATTGGATTAACAATTTTCTTATTTAACCCTCTTGCTTTTTTTATTTGTGATATAGCATACCCACCAAAAGTGTGTTGTAATTTTTTTGTTAAAAAACTTTCCTTGTTAACTAAAACATTACTTTTAAATAATGGATGACAATATTGAATCATATTATCGTTTGAAAATAACAATTCAATAATATTTGGATTATTTTCTTTTATTAATTCCATAAACCTATTCAATTCATAATATGTGATATTATTACTATCATCACTTATTTGTGGAATATATTCATTGGTTAATAAATAATCGTTAGGCAATAAAAACACACCTTTTATATCAATATCAGATTCAGGTGTATTTAATCCATATGCTTGACTACCAACAATCGCTTTGAAAAGCAAATATTTATCAATATTTTCTAAGGTTATCATGTCATTTTACATTAAGTTAGTATAAAAATGTGGAATAAACATACCTTGATAACATCCGACAACAGGAATTAAATTATCACCCCTCACATCAACACCATCAATAGTTGTTATATTTTTGTACCATGACTTTTCATATTCTTTTTTAATTTTATCAAGTTCAATTAATAAATGAAATCCACCATGTGTTTTTAAATATGTTAAAGAATCATAGTTTATTGATTCTTCAATTGTTGGTTTGATATCGTTTATTTCAACATTATCGAAATCTATATCAAAATATTTTTTTGTTCCACTTGCTTTTTGAATTTCAGTTAAAACAATTTGATGTGGATTGTATCCAGTATAACTATTTGTTACCAGTCTAACTAATTCAATAGCACTTTCCCTTGCAGCAACTTCGTAATTGCGAGGATTTAGTGATATATATAACGCCAATGCTTCTTGTGGGATGGATAAATGTTTTTGTTTATATGATCCAAATTCACATTCCAATTGTTTGATTTTATCAAATAAATATTCTTTAGTTGTTGTAAATCTGCGCAATTGTTGTTTATCTGATTTTAACATAGAATCTTTAGCATATTTGTTCCTTGCAAATAAGCTAACATAATAACATTCATTGTTTTTTAATTCTGGAAGCCAATTGATAAATTCAATTAATTTGGCTTCATCAGCAATAATTTTATAATTCATCTTTATATAATTTTGTTGTGCAAAGATATAATATTTTTTGACAAACACCAATTAAATATCGCATTTTTTATTTTATATATACAATAAAAACCAAAATATGAACAATAAAAAATTATTTACAACAGAAGATGAAATTAATCTCATAAAAAAATATTATTATATTGATAATTTAAGTTCCATTGATATTTCAAAAATATTAAAATGTAGTCATAATACAATAGTTAGGGTATTAATTCGAAATGGATGTATATTAAGACCAAAATCTAAACACACAAATTTAAAATATTCTATAAATGAAAATTATTTTAAGATTATTGATACACAAAAAAAAGCATATTTTCTAGGCTTGTTATATTCTGATGGAACATTATGTTTAAAAGATAAATTGGTTGCCATATCATTATCAGAAAAAGATGGATATATAATAGATGAATTTATTAAAGATATTAAATTTACTGGTATTTTAAGAATAGTAAAATCGAAAAATATTAAACATTCAATAAATCATTAATTTTAAAATTTCCAACGATGGATATTTTACCAAAGCATTTGATATCACATTTTATTAGGGGATATTTTGATGGTGATGGTTGTGCTTTTAATGATTTAAAAAGAAATAAAAAAAGAATATGTTTTGTTGGTACATATGAATTTTTATCAATTGTTAAATATATTTTAATTGAAAATTTAAAAATTAATGATACTAAAATTTCACCAAAAAGTAAAAATAATACATTTGATTATCGTATAAATAAACAATCCGATGTTAAAAAAGTTACTGATTTTTTATATAATGAATCAATAATTCATTTAAATCGAAAATATGATAAATTAAAAATAATTTTATAGTTTTGGTAAATTAAAAGCCCGATTTTGATTTAATTGTGTTTCAATATCCATTTCCAAGTCATATACTTCCATGACCCTTTGCATATCACCAGGATTGTTATATTTTTCTAAACATTCATCACTATCCATACAATAGACTGGATAATCATCATAGTCATATGTATCACAAACCACAATAAGGTATTTTGCATCCTTATTCTTAGCTTCATTAAGCCACTGTCTAATGTCATTCTGTGTAGTCATAATTTATTTAATTTTAATTGATACAAAGATAATAAAATATTTTTAATTACAAAAATTAAATTCAAATAACATTATATTTTTTTGCAGCAAAATAGGTTTGAATATTTTCTAATCCAACTTTTAAAAATTCTTTTGGTCTAATATCATATGGTCTATCATTATTTTTTACACTATCAAAAAATATAAAACTCACATCAATATATAAAAAATAATAATAATGCATATCAATTTTCCAAGCATCACAAAAATTATATTTATTTCTTATAAAATAGTCATCATCATCACCAATAAAACTATATTTTTTTAATTCTGTAATAACATTATCTTTAATATCATTTGTTATTATTTCATTTCCTGTGTTATGCATACCAATAGTAAAGGTAAATGATGTTCCTTGTTTCAACACATTAGATGAACGATATTCATTGTCTTCGTTAATAAATTGTTTATAGTTTTTCATAAGAATATATATAAATAATTTTATCAACAATTGGGTTATTATTTAATATTTTTTTGTATATTTGCACTATCATTTAAAACAATAACAATGAACACGATAGGATTTGCTAATCAATTTTATACACTGTGGAATGTTGACACAGAACCAGTATATACTTGTGATTCATACGGAAAATATTGGTTAACTGGTTATAATACACAATATTTCTATATTAAAAACATTTCTACTGACATCGAAAAGGTAAAAATCTTATATCCAACACTAACAATTGATGAAGATTTAAGGGGATATACAAATTCTTGGGAAAGAAAAAATCAAGAAGATTTATGCCCACAAATTATGAAATTTGGTAAATATCGTGGTGAAAATATTGATGAATTGATTGCGAACGATTTCGATTACATTTTGTGGTTAATAAACAATAATTGTAATTCTAATAGTAAATATGCAGAATCATCTCCAATAGTAATTGATTATTTTAATCATATTGAATTAAAAAAAGCTGAAGAAAAAAAGAAAAAAGAAAAAAAATTCAATAAATTTTTAAATAAAGGTGAATACACATTTATTTCCGATAAAAATTTAAGACTGTATGATGATAAAGCATATTTGTCAACCGATTTGGATGAAGAAATATTTGTTTCATTTATATTTTCTGATTTTTCACCACAATCATATCACGGTTATGATTTTGCATATCCATTAGTTAATGGAAAAGCAAAAAGAATTAAAAATAAATATATTACAATAAAATTTAAATTAAGTAACATTGATACTAATGATATTGATTGTGCTAGATTTCTTGATGTTACTGAAATAATAATCAATAAATAATCTGAACTAATGGAAAGAATCATCTATAAATATACACCTTACAACAACAGAACTCTTATTTATGAAGGAACTTTCATTGTAGGTGATGATGTTGAAATAAATGTTGGAGATGAAATATTGGTATTTCATAAGTGTAATACTTGTGGTATAAATATATTACAGGTTGTAGAAAAGAAAATAATAGCTTATTATTTTAATGATGTACCTGTATATGATTACCATGTTATTAACGGAGGAAGTTATAAATGTAATATAAAACATATAAGTATTTATGATCAATTATTAGGAGAATGTTTAATGAAATAAAATATCATTAATCTTGTTTTTTTACCCATTTTAAAAAATTTCTAACTTTTTCACTTGAAAGTAACAATTCTTTAGTATAATAATATTTTCCCAATTCCTTTTCTGTATAAAAGACATGGATATTTTTATGACAATCATGACATAAATCTAAACCGTGGGTTGCCATATATTTATGGTCATATAATTTTTTAAAAACCTTATTGTTATGTAATGTTTTCGGTATAAGGTGATGAAATGATAATATTTTCATTCTTCCACATAATTCGCATTTTTCTTCCATTCGTTTGAAATTTTATTTAACTTTTCTAATTTTCTTTTTCTTTCATACCGAATACTATCCGTATCCAACAATCCACTTGATTTATAAGAAAACAAATTAATATCCAAAGATACATTATATTCTGATATAAATTCTGGCCATTGTTTAGATAATTCATCATTTTTTTTTTTATATTTATATAATAATCATTTTTACAATCAATTTTTTTAATTATATCAAATTCCACTTTTGTTCCTGTAAATATACATTTACAATTATGATAATATATATAATTCATCAATATTTCAAACTTACTTGATATTTTTTCATAGAATAGTTCATCATATATAATTAATTCGGGTTTTAAATACATTAAATCATTGCAATATGAATCACCAATTGAATGAAATTTCAATGCATTATTATTTATAAATTTTATCGTATTTTTTGTGATACCAATTATTATATTGGATTGCGAAAAAAATTTTAACATTTCTGTTTGATTATGTTCACAATTCTTTTGATAATTTCCGAAAAATATAATGTCATGGTCGTTATTATATTTTACGTAATTTTCTATGTAAGCATACAAAACACCACTTTTTCCTGTGTGTCTTGCCCATAATAAAAATGATTTATCGTGATAAATTAATTTTCTAAGTGTATCATTTTGATAATTTTTCAGTTTCATTCTAATTTTAGAAATAAAACTGAAAAAGGTTTATTAAAATTTTGTTATTTTAGCACATTCCGGACCCAATCCCGTAATTAAACTTTCTGGCACTGTTATCGTCCGACCGCACCGACCGCAAATACCACGATGATAAACAGCTAAATCTGGATGTAATCTATTATTCATTAAATTTGCGAAAAAATAATTAAATGCAATATATGATGGTGCTGTATCACCAATTTTTGAATTTTTTGTTAATTTAAAACTATTGTGATTAAATATAGCACCAATGTATGTATAAGCTGATTCATTATCCATTCCTGTAAGAACTGAAACAAAATATGGGGAAAGTTCATCATCTTTATCTTTTGCTTTAATTCTATATGTAAACCAACGACTTGTTTGTTTGCTTTCCAATGTAATGATTGCATTACCACCAATTAAAAATTTCTTAATATCTTCAATATTTGATAATCTATAAATACTTTCTCTATTCAGTTCCATAAATAATAAATTATTGATTTACAGAACAAAGATACAAAAAAATATTAAATAAAAAAATATTCTTGAAGATATTTCAAGAATTTATAAAAATTTTTTTAGATTTTCTATCATTCTGATAATTTCATTTTTATCACTTTCAGGTATAATATAATCATTATCTTTAAATGACATTGCAATAAATCCGATTGGTGTATTTGAATTTTTATAAATATTTCGATAATAAAATTTGGATAATTCCCGTTGATTCATAACATAACTGACACTATTGTCTTTTACATCAGCCAAATTTAAAAAATATAAGTCATTATCATTAAAATTTAAATAATTTACATTTAATATATTATTACCCATTTCATATAATAAACTATCATAAACCATTGAACCATCATGATTAATTGATAATATAAAATTTAATGTGATATACCTATTCGAATAATCATATTTAAAAAAGCTAATATAATCACAATTAGCAACTTTTGATATAACTTGGCAACGAGAATATAATTGTATAATATTTTTAATTTCTGTTATTTCCTTTTGACGATTCACTTCATTTAAAAATTCTACATTTCTTGTTAAAAAATCTATTAACTGATTTGATATTTTTTCGTATTTTACTTGTCTTCGATAAACATAATAGATTAAACATAATATTATTATTAAAAAAAATAATGTTATCATATTGTGATTTATTTTGAACGTAAATAATATTTCATTTGCCATAGATTGATAATATCCATTTGTTTCCGAAATATGCTTAAATCTATCTTGTGCTTTTTCTTTATCAAATTTAAGATAACATAAAGCTGTGTACCATTTAGCTTGTTCAACAAAAATATTATCATTATTATTACACACAATATCATATTCTTTAATAGCATTTTTATAATCTCCAATTTCTTGATATAATACACCCAAATAAAAATGTGCTAACATATTATTATCATTATCAGAAATTATTTTTTGTAAAACTATTATAGCATTATCATATTTTTTATTATTCATATATTCAAATGCAATTTGTATTGAATCATTTTTTTTATTAGATGAACGTTGATCAACAGTTATACTATATGGTGAATAATATTTATCATATAATTTTTCAACAGGTTTAGTTATTAATAAAAAACCAACAATAAAAAATACTAATGTAATTGTTAACATTATATTATAAAAATATTTATGTTTTTTTAATTTTATCATTTCAAATTAATTAAAACTGATATTTTTATTGCTATTTCATAAAATTCATCCAATTGTTGTTGTGTTAATGGGTGTGTATGTTTATAATATTCTATTGTGATAAAACCAACTGGTGTATTATCATAATCTTGTAAAATAGTTGCATAATATGTATGTATTGATTGACTTTCTAAATATCCTCTTAAAAAAGAATCTTCCAAATTTTCTGTTGATGGAATAATAATTTCTTCTCTAGTTGCTAATATCTTATTCCACAATGGGTTTATACTAAGCGGAAGATTTTGCATTTCTTTAATATTTGGTTTAATTTCTAATGATACAGCTTCATAAGAATTACTACATTTTTTAAATTCTACACCAGCCAAATTTTTACCACCATTATGAAATTCATATATTGAAATTCGATCTGCACCAAAATTTTGTAATAAATGGTAAAGTTGTATTTGAATTTTGTTTGAATTTTCAGCATAATTTATAAATTTCCCAGTTAATTCAGTTTTTGCATTATCGGGTGTCGAAAATTTGTTCATCAAATTGTCGATTCTTCCATACAATTTATCAATTTTTTCTTCTTGTTCACGAATTCTTTTAGTTGAATTTTTGATTATCAAATAGGCTACAGATATCGCCAATAATAATATTGTAAATATTACACCATAATTTTGTAATGCCCCCAAAACATCAAATCCTAAAATATAATTTATCATTAGTATCATAATTTTTTTTCTTGTTTTATATATAAATTTTTTTTAAAATTTTTTAATAATATATTTTTCATTATATCCTTCGTAATCTTCACCTAACGTATTGTAGATTATTTCACCTTTTTTATTAACACCAGAATAAAAATATTCCCCAGGATTATACGCATTATATAAATTTTCACTCCACACCACTGCCGATATAACTTGTTGTTGTTCATCATTATATATGTGATTATTTTCAGCGTGTTCAATTGCAAATTTTTTACTTAACGTTACATAATCTTTATCTACAAAATATTCTTGATTATTAGATACTGCCCGATACATTGTCAAATATTTTTTACCAATTTCATCTGATAATTTAGTTCCTAGTGTTCGTTCTTCGTTTTCGTTAACTTTAGGCACTTTTTTTAAGTAGTTTCCTGTTTTTGCACTATAAATATATTGATGATTATACACCGGAATAACATTAAATGATTTTAATGCAATATAAACATCTTCTAAACATTCATTATCAGCACCACCAACAACTATAACTTTCTTATTTCTCAGTTTTTTAAATAATTCAACCAATTCACCATTAACCAAAAACCATTTATGGTTATTTCCAATATAAATTAAAAATTCTGTACCATTTTTTAACTTAAATGCATCACCTTCTTTAAATTTATTTTTTTTGGCATTAAATTGGTTGATAGTTTTTTCATCAAAAATTTGATATATCCATTCGTTGAAACCACCTTTAAGTTTCGAATAAAACTTTTTTATACCATATTTTTTTTCAATAAAATCTTTTTGGTTTTTAAAAATATATGTGGGTTTAGAACCCGAATTTGAATCCCAAATTTGATACACACCTTCTAATCCAGTTGTTCCCGAAGGAAATTCTAAACAATAATTGTCTAATTTTTTTAAATAACCATTTGGATCAGTTGGAAAATATTTTTTAAAATTAGATTGAACATCTACGATTAACAATATTCCATCATGATCAATAAGTGATATATTCTCATTCATCGAGAATTCCTGATAATTCAATACTTTCATATATTTATATATTAATTTTAAAAACTATTTTTTTAATATATAAAAATAAAAAATGATAAAAAGACATCATTTTAATATATAAAAATAAAAAATGATAAAATGATAAAAAGACATTATTTTTTAGATAAAAAAATTATATCAACAGAAGAATTTAATAAAAATAAATACATTATATTACCATCTAATGTTTTAAATGTGGCAAGAATATTGAAAATCCAATCTACATCTTTTCCTTTTTTATCAGAAGAAACTAAATCAATTAAATTTAATTTTATTGTTAAATCAAAAAAATTATATTTATTAGAATCAATAGATACTGATATGATACTAGAAATCTATATTAATATTTAATATATACATAAAAATAATAATTATGTTATGTCAATGACAATTGATCAATTAGTGGATATAGTACAAGGTGATTTAACAATTTCTGGGTTGTTTGATAAAATTTTACCCGATATTGAAATTATTCGTTTAGTTAGAGAAGAAGCATTAGAATGGTTCTACAAAAATTATCAATTTTCTAAAATTAAAATATTTTATTTTTTAGAAAAAAATTTTATGACAACAGAACAATATCATAGGAACCAATATTTAATACTTCCCCCAGAAGTTGAAGACATTGTAAGAATCGTAAAAATTGATAACCCCACACTCTTTCGTCTTGGTATACAAGCCCCCCATTTATCCATAAATCTAGGTGTTACAAATCAACCATTTTTGACATCATTTGTTACAACTGCTGGTGAACTTGGTGTTTATCGTTCGGTTATTAGTAATTTTGCAGATCAAATAAATAAAATGACCCATAATACAATACGATTTAATTATAATCATATTAGTAAAAGATTACAATTATTGACATCAATTGATACGGATTTGATGTTAGAAGTTTATAGTAGAATTGAAGAAGAAGAAATGTTCGATAATGTCTATTTTAAACAATATGTTATTGGAATGTGTCAAATGAGAATGGGTCAGGCTGTTGGTAGATTCAATTTTAATATGCCAGGAAATTTTCAATATAATGCTGCTGATATGATTACCCAAGGTGAAAAAAAGATGACTGATGTTATCGAAAAAATTAAAGCTGAAACTAACGTGTGTTGGTTTATTATGGATAGATAGATAATGAAGTATTTGAAAACATTTGAAGAAACTATAATATGTGGTATCACATACAAATATGATGTGGGTGATTATGTATTGCTCAATAAAGAAGAAATGGATAAAAATACAATAGAAGATCATGTGTCACCACACGATTTAGTTGAATTTAAAGTAAAAATAATAGAAATAAGAACTAAAGATGAATATGGAAAACAATATCCATACCCATACATAATTGAAACTTTTGATAATAAAAAATGTGCAATTAAAGATACAGAAATACTTCGAAAATTAACAGTCAATGAAATTGAAGAATATAAAATCAAAAAATTATCAAAAAAATATAATATTTTATAAATAAAAAAATCCCGATATATCGGGATTTTTTATTTATTTAATCATCGTTTTTCGATATAAAATGTGCCATATTTATTCTACCTTCAGTTGATGCAATCTTTGTAATTTCATAATTATCATCATTATGTTCAAATAAATCTAAAAAAGATTTAACATCGGGTTCAACCGATTCAATTTCACATTCGGATTCTATTTCTTCATCAAAAAAAGATTTACTTTCAATTGGATTTGGTGTTATATTATTAGAACTAGATTTAATTAAAATTGCTTCTGAATTTTCTATATTTTTTGAAATATCCCAAAAATCTTTTACTACATCATCTTTTTCTTCTTCTAAAATATCCCAATAACCATGAACAGTAAACTCTGTCGTTGTTGTCGTTGTTACAGGTTCTAATGGTGCTACTGTCGTTGTTGGTGCTACTGTTGTTGTAGGTGCTACTGTTGTTGTAGGTGCTACTGTTGTTGTAGGTGCTACTGTTGTTGTGGGTGCTACTGTCGTTGTAGGTGCTACTGTTGTTGTGGGTGCTACTGTCGTTGTAGGTGCTACTGTCGTTGTAGGTGCTACTGTCGTTGTAGGTGCTACTGTCGTTGTAGGTGCTACTGTCGTTGTAGGTGCTACTGTATAATCATCATCATCCTTTTTTTTGCCAATTTTAAGCTTTTTTAAGTCATCTTTTTCTTTTGGTATATCTTGCGTATTATCTAACGTTAATTGATTAATTCCGATTAATAATGCTATTGCTAATGGGTCAAAAACACATATAATAAGTAATGCAATAATATTAACAATTCTATTAATGGGTGCGCCTGTTATATCAGCAATAAATTTATATGGACCAATTTCAGATGAAATATCATTAGATTTTAATTCAATTATTTTTAAATCATAATATGCTATCGAATCATTAACAGCATTTGTTTGTTTCATCAAATCTGTTATTTCTTTATTCATCTGACTTATTTGTTGATCTGCACCATTAATTTGGGTTTCAGTTCTTTTAGCACTACTTACATTATTTTTGTCATATAAATTATCTAATCGTTGTTCTTGTTGTGTTCTTAATCCTGATAATGTGTTCATTCGTGTATTTGAACTTTCAATTGATTTATTTATTCTATCCAATTGATTAACAAATAAATTCTTTTTGTTTTCTACTATCACAATTTGTGAATCCCTAGATTCCAATTTTGTGGCAGTTTGTTGATATGCACCAGTTAAAAATCCATAAATACCTACTGATGTCAATAACATAATAAATACTACTGCAAACACATAAAAGCCTCTTAATCCTTTTTTTATTGTATTCCAAAACCTATATACATACGAAACAGTAACCAATTTAGCAAATTCTAATGATGCTGCAAGTATAGTAATACCTATACCAGCCGCAGCAAAAAGTTTTGTTAAACCAAAAACTGAAAAATATGCAGCAGTACCAGCTAATGATAATGCAGCCATGGATAATAACAATATAAATACCCAATTTTTCTTCATTTCCTTTAATTTATTTTTATTTATAAAAACCAACTATTAATAACAACACAAATATAAACATTTATGTCATTAAAACTTTTTGGAATTTTTTTATTTAATTTCCTATAATTACGCCTATTCACATAAACAATAAAATCATTGTTACATATTCCAATTCCATTAATTCCTTTAAATTTTTTTACATATATTCTAAAATCTTCAATTATTTGTTCTGTCATTTTTAGTTAATCTTTTCTACCTGAAACATATCTATCTTTATATGTTTTTTTAATATTAGTAAATGAAATAAACTTATCATCTATTGTTATATTAAAACTATATAAATTGTTGTCATTATTTAATAATTGTTTTATTTTTTCTACATCTATATGGGATCGAATTTCAAAATCTTTAATTTCAAATTTTATTCCATCATTTTCTTCTATTTTATTTTTAAATTCAGGTAATCGAAGAAATTCCATAATTAGATTTAATAATTTTCCAAATTTATTCGAACCCTTCCTAAATTCACCAGCAAATTCTTTATATGTTTTTATTCTTGGATCAGCCCCATAATTTTGACCAACAATAGGAAGTTTACCTTCTGGTCCTGCTACTGTCGGGGTGTAAAATAAATTGTCCCTTGTCGTAATCATTTCATCAAATCTTTCTATTTTCATAAAATATTGTATTTTTTAGCTTTTTCAACACATTCTACTTCTGAAATATTTTAGCCATATACAAATTTTGTTTGGCAACTTCTAGATAAGATTTAGTTGTTGAATTCCCACACATTTTAATCAAATTGTCTATTTGATTCATAATTGATGAAATTTCTGTAGATATTTCTTTTTTATCGAATGAACCTAGTTCTTCAAATTTTTTTACATGATGATTCATAACTTTACCGTTTTTTTTTAATCGAATGATGATTCATAACTTTACCATTTTTTACCTTTTGTTTGTGGAATTTTCATATCTTTTAAATCTTGGGCAGGTGATCCTTTTTTATCAGATGTAGGTGTTTCATGAAAATAATTAATATCAGTAACAATTCTTGCTGAATCTTCAATTATAGCATTTGGTCCAATCTTACACATTCTTAAAACAGAATTGCCTTTAACACTACCATCAATATTACACATATATAAATAACAATCACTAATTTCAGATTCTTTATCAATTTTTGCATTTTCTATCTTTGAATTAAATATGTTACTACCAACTACATCCCCACCATGTATTGTACCATTTACCAATTCAGATGATATAAAATTACAAATATTATATCTACCACTATTTATAACACATTCAATAAAATCAATATCATTAAGATCAAAAATTGTCTTAAATGTACCTTCAACTAATTCAATTCTATTTAATTCTGAATCATAATTAATTATACAATTTTTAAGATTATATGTGTTTCTTACAATTTCATAAATATCATTATACATCTTATCGTAATATCCTTTCAAAATTCCATAATCACTAAATTTATCTACCTGGATATCAATTGTTGGAAATTCTGAAATAAAATCATCGTAATTTGCAAAAGTTTTGAAAATATTAATATTTTCAAATAAATATTTTTGTAATTTTTCTTTATCTTCTTCATTTAATGGCTGATTAATACAATCCCATGTTTTTGTTATAAAATAATCCATAAGTGATATAATTTCAGATGTTTTCTTATGATATCCATTACCACCAATATAACGCCATTCTAATCTACCTTCTTGAATAGTTTGAAAATTTATTCCATAATATTTAGTATCCGGATATTGAATATTTGTCTGTAATATTTCAATCGCATTTGTAGAAAAATCAAATCCTTTAAATGGTATTAATGTTTTTACACTTTTTGCATAAATATTATTTTTTCTTTCTGGAAAGTAATTATAAATTAAATCTTCATCAACTTCTAATATTAATTTTAATGCATTTAAATTGTTAAGAATCATACCATCACCATTATCTTCGAATGAAATATTAATATGTATTGAACATTTTTCATCTGTTCGAGCATATTTATCCAATGTTTTTAGAATTTTTAATAATATAATTTTACAATTTATATATGGAATTGGTCCAGTTACTAATTCAACTAATTCTGGCCCACCAGAAAGGTCTGGTTCAATTTTGAAATTATTTTCATCTGGTTTAAAACTTGAATGATATTTTCTATAACCATGGACTTGAATAGGTGCGAGTGTATTATTTAATAATTCCAATAATTTAAAATAAGATCGTTCAGTATAGAATTCAAATTCAAATCCAACGATAGCTTTTTTTAATATATCAATATCTGTAATGTATTCATTTGAATAAATTTTCATTAATTTAAACTATTTTTTTGTATATATTAAAAATTAAAATACAAAAAAATGAACATAAAATAAATAAAATTAGAAACCAATATTTTTTATTTCTAACCAATCTGAGTGTGGTATTTTATGGAGTTTTTTAATAAATTTTTTGGGAATTTCCTGCATTAAAGCAAACCATATTGAATTATCATTTCTTATTCCACCTTTCCATAAATATGGATAACCGATCCATCGGTGATCTGATGCATCATATGGTATTTTAAATTCAAAAACATAAGCATATTTATCGTCAGGTACAGCATGATATAACGCAGATTCTATATCTGTTGCCATCATATACCAACCTTGACCATAACCTAAATTACTTTTTAATCCTTCTTCTTCTATTTTTTTGATAAACTTAGCATTAGTACCATGATAAACAGTAATATATTCTTGCTTTTTTTCTTTTAAATATTCTATAAATTTTATATTCATATCATTTGTTGTATATAATTAATTAGATACCAATCAGGGATTCCATCTACATCATAAATAATCGTAAATTCAAAAACATAATTATAATTTTTAATTTTTAATGATGTTATTATATTTTTACTATCAATTTCAGGTTTTGGTAATCTATTAATTGCTGTTTTTGCGGCATAAATGTTTATATCTTTCACATTATTAATTTTTTTTTGTGATGGTATGAAGAATCGAACTTCCTTAAAATTAATATAAATACCTGCCCGATATACGTATGTTGTCTTTCACCAACCGTAATTTGTTTTCACCGAGATACCATCAAAGATATATATAAAAATTTTAATATATATCTTTTTTAAAAATAAAATATCATAATGAAAAAGACATTACCATTAGGTTTATATTACGAAATAATAAATATTGGCACAGTTAATAATACTTTATATAGAGTTGTATCAAATATTCCTATGATTAATAATTTAAGATCAAATATAGATGAAACTGAAGATCAATTTATTATCAGAATAACAAAATTAGTTCATAATGAATTTTATGTGACAAATATCACACAAAATGTTTGATTATTAAACTTTTATAATTTTTATTTATATATAAAATAAAAATAATACTATGGAAAAATTGACATTAGAAACATTCAAAGAAAAAATAATGAACTATGAAATTAATAAAAATGAATGGAAATTTGAAGGAAAATTACCAGCCATTATTGATTTTTATGCTGATTGGTGTGGTCCATGCAAAATGATATCACCAATTCTCGATTCATTAAGTAAAGAATATGATGGTAAGGTTGATATTTATAAAGTTAATACCGAAGAAGAACAAGAATTATCAGCGATGTTTGGTATAAGAAGTATTCCATCAATATTATTTATCCCCATTATTGGTGACCCACAAATGAATTTGGGTGCATTATCAAAAGATAAATTCATAGAAGCGATAAATGATGTGTTATTAAAAAAAGAGTTGTAATACAACTCTTTTTTATTTATTAAATAGCTTAATTAAAGCATCATATAATCCACTTTGTTCATTTGTAAAATTTCTTCGATATAGTTCGAGTTCAATTCCTCTAATAAAAACACAATCAATAATTGTATCTAAAATTTCATCTTCTGATGGTTTAATTTTTGCATCATCATTAGCTTGCCAACCAAGAATAAACGTTTGTAGATCAGCACTAGTAACCATTGGATACTTTTTTTTGAATGCAACTACTGCATCATTAAGTTTTTTATTTTCCATTTTTTAAATCAATTTTAATTGCTAATTCTTTTGAACTTCCTATTTTTTTATATAAATCATCAGGATGATATCCTGGTTTCCATTCAACACCCCCAGAAATATGAAATTTTTCGCATAATAAATGATGATCGGGACAAACAGTTATACCATTTTCGATTATATATCCACCATTTGGCATTTCATTTCTATCTGTAATGTGATGTGCATCAAGATCATGTTTTATATCACAAAAAACACATTTGTGATGATCTCGTTCGAAAACTTTATTTCTAAAATTTTCCCTTATTTGTTTTTTACTTATTCCCATTTATGAATATCATATTTTTCCATTATTACAAGAACTGAAACCCATCCATTATTTGCCAACGATATAGATGATGTTTTTACAATATATCCTTCTGATGTTTTTTTATCAATAAAATAATTAACTTGATTCATTTCATTAGTCCGAATTGTTTTGCAATATGTTACAGTCGATAATGGTTTATCTGGCTGAATATGCATCAAATTTGATTCTCTAATTGGATTTGATTTTGTTGGTTCTGAATTTGCTACACAAATCGCTAACAAAATACTTACAAAAAATACTAATATTACTTTCATTTTTTTAATTAATGTTAGTATCCTAGTCGGGAATCGAACCCGAGATAAAGGTTTTAGAGACCTCCGCTTTACCACTTAGCTACTAGAACGAATAAAAAACAACCAATAATCTGACTTTCTTGAATTACTCACCAGATAGTACCCCTTAGCTTTGTAGTATCAGTTGTTCATAATAGTGGATACAAATATACTTATTAATTATTAATTTACCAAACTTTTATAGAAATTACCTTTTTCTTTTTTGTATTCCATTAAAAGTTTTTCAGATTCAGCTTGTGCTTTTAACCAAGCTTTTCTTGTATTTTGAATTGCTTCTTCTTTAGCTGAAACTTTAATACGTATTCTACCAATACAAAAATTTTGGGTTAAAATACCAAAGAATGTATTAATTCTTCTTAATGTTGGTTTGTTACTAATCCAAAAACAATATTTTTGGATTTTTTTCATTTGATTCTTTGATATGTTTTTATCAAATTTATCAATATTCCGGATTTTACCCGACACTTGAAATTTGTTATTTTTAACTACGTTTTCAATTATATCAATTGTATTATTGATCACGTTCTTTAATTCACTCTTGTTGTATGTGTAATTTACACCATTTTCTACTATTGCTTCCATAATTTTATTTATTTATTTTTTTTATTTATAATATTTGTTGTTTTATGATATTCCAATTATGGAAACTATTAAGGTGGTTTAATCTAGAACATAACTTCCTCCTTTCTTTTTTTTTATAATTCAGTTTCAATTATTTTATAAAATTTATATTTTTCTAACCAACCCCAACCCAATTCTTCATGACCCCAATTTATCCAATAAGAATTTGAATAATTTGAATTGTTTTGTAATTTATAAACCATATCTAAATGATGCATATATTTTTTCGCATCATCAAAATTATCAAAAATCTTATCATAATTATTGTTGTGTTCATAATCATAAAATCGGATTTTTATTACATATTTTTCTTTACTAGACATAGCAATTTTCCTTTCTTACATAAGAATTTTTATCAATTTTATCAATAGATTTATATTCCTTTAACATTAAAGGATATGATGATAATAATCGTCTAGATTGATCAGATGGTTCAATAGCAATAGCTGTTATTTGATCATCGAGATCAGGTTCTCTGAAGATAGAATACTTAATATTGTTTTTTTGTAATTTTTCGATGAGATTTTTGAGATCATCTTCATCTGCACACGATAATTGTGCTAAATATGGTTCTTTTATCCATAATTTTGCAATTTCTGGATGTTCAAAGACAAATTGAATAGCAGCATGGGATGCCATTACAGCTTGATATCCTGCGGTTGTATCACGTCTTGATACTGTTGATAATTTGTAAATCTAAGTCATAATATTTTTCCTTTTTACTTATATATAAAATTTTTTAATTTGTTTTTGTAAATGTATGTATATTTTTTAAATATACAAATTATTATTCATATTATTTATATTTTTAACATAATAACATAATTTGACTTTTTATTTTATATATAAAAATTTTACTTTTTGTTTTATTTTTCTTATAATATTTCACCCAAAACAGCACCATCCTTTTTCCGAATCAATAGTGGAACGTTGCTACCACTTAATTCAATATTAACATTTCCTTTTTTTATTTCGGATATGATTTGATTGTTGGTATATCTTTGATTACCTGCTTCATCATTACTGATATGAATAGTCAAGATCATCTTTGGTTTATTTCTAAGGTCTTTACGATTAGGATTGTACATATGCTTAGTGACATCATCTAGCCAACCATTTTCTTTTGCTTTACGATACGCTGTGGCATCACGAACACTAAATTCTGTTCGAGTTACATATTTTTTTGCGATTATTTCACAAGCATCTTTAGTCCAAGTAAATCCTGTTCTTCTTTCCTTCATAATATAATTTTTTATACAAATATATAATATTTTTTTATTAAATCTTACTGAACACTTAAAGTCAACTCAATATCTTCTGTTTCAAAATAAAGATTTTGTAATCTGTGGACATATTTCGGTTGGACTTTTATTTGTTTTCCGTTTATCCACCAACCATGATTTGTATTATAGACAAATTGTCCTTTAGTATAAACCCTAAATTCATTTTGATTTCCCTGAATAGTTTCACACGAAAAGCCAAATTTAGGGAGCCAATCTTCTGTCAACAATATTGGTTCTATACAATCTTCTGTTAGTGTACATTCACCTAGCGCATACCAATCAGATTCATTCCATTGGAAATTGTCATCAAAGTTTGAAATAACACCATCATTATTTCTATAAGACCAAATTGATACATTGTGATGTACCCAATTACCTATTTTTAATTGTTTTACATTCATGTTTGATAAAATAAAACTTCTGATCCTTTAATTTATTTGTTTTAAATTTAAATCATTAACATCATTTGTAATAATATGTGGCATAAAATAAGACATATTATTAGTAATTTTACAATCTGTTTCACGAATACCAATTCCACAAGATTCCCCACCAATCACCCAAGAACCAATAATAGGATATTTTCCATCTTGTGGTTCAATTTCGACAAGTTCCTGGTAAATGAATCCTTCTTCACCATATTCACCACAAGTTTCACAATCCAACACACCATTTTTATATAATGATACATTGGCACCTTCACGGGAATATATTGGTTTTTTACAATAATTACCCGATATCAGTGGATTTGTGTCCGCATTTAGAATATATGGTGAAGTAGGAAACAATTTTGATAATACTACAAGCATATACTTATTACTCATAATAGCTTTCCACAACGGTTCAATGAAAGTCGTTTCACAATTTGGTATAGATTTACCAAATTCTTCATTAAACATCCATTCATATGGATATAATTTGAATAAAAAGTCAATATGTTGATCAGATTTATTATAAAACAAATCATCTTGACAATCAATATCTTCAATATCAAATATTGATGTATTTAATCCCGCTTCAGCAGCAGTTGATAAAATATATGATGTTGTTGTATAATCTTCTAAATTATCACAAATACAACAAAAATCTACACGTTCACTTTCATAATCTTTTTGAATATCAATCCAACTTTGTATCAATGCTTCGTGAAGACTATTAAATTGATCATTTTTGGGAAATAAATCTTCTTTCCATTCCCATTGAACTACACTTGCTTCAAATAATGATGTTGGTGTATCTGCATTAAATTCAAGTAATTTAATTTTACCATTTACAAAAGCAAAATCAAACCTACCATATAAACTTAATTCATCGTTTTCCCAACTATCAATCAATGTCGGAACAATATATCTTGGGATATGTAATTCATCCCAAAGATCGTTCTTTATGACATATTCAACAGCATCAATATACATTTGATAACATGCATTTGTTGCCGTTTCGATTTCAGTTATTTGTTTTTTAGAAAATTCATAATATGCATTTTCCAACCAATAATTAGCATCAAAATAAAAACCTAAATCTTGAATTTTTTCTTTGTAATTAATTCTTGGTGCAATTGTAATTCTTTTCATTTGTTGTTTTAATTTTTAAGATTAATATTAAGAAGCAGACGATGATGAATGTCCACTAGTTCCAAAACCTTTTGATGATTTTGCACCTGTGCTAGATTTTGCACCATTTGCACCACTTCTAGTAAACTTAGATGTTCTAGGGATTGATGATGGGCGACTTACTACAGCACCACTAGGACTTCTATATTCACCACTCGATGGATAATAACACACTGTTGTGCGTTGACCATTCATCATTGAATAAATCATCCAATAACCCATAGCACTATTCCATGTGCTAGTATTACCACGATTATCAATGTAGGTTTGACCATCAGTTGGGGATTCAGGATATTCGTTCTTTTTTTCACAAGATGACAATAAACTTAATGCTAATATTGCCAAAAAAATTGGATTTGATTTTTTCATAAATCTTAAACTTTTTAATTTTTAATTTATTTTTAAAGATTCAAATATATAAAACTTTTTAATATTTTCAAAATTATTTTTATTTTTTATTGATAAAATATACAGAATCATGATTAACCACAATTATACCACCATTGGTACAATGTATTACTGAATTTTCAAATATTTCAGTACTTTGATAACTTACCAATTCTTGCATATTAGAAGAATTAATTAATGTTAATTTATCATCTTCTGGCATAACCAAAATGTTATCATTTAAATAATCAAACATTCGTAATGATGTATAAGTTGAATCAAATATTTCAACTTGCAAATTTTTGATAAAAAACATTTTATAACAAACGCTTTCGTTTTCAATAACCTCAATTATACCAAATTGTCCACTTTGATGTAAATTCTTTATTTTATATTTTAAAAATGCTGAATTTAATCCATTTTTTTCATAAAATAAAACGGTATTACCTGATACATTTTGATATAAACTATATAAGCTATTAAATCTGCCACCAAAAACTTCAGTTGTATCATATGATATTTTATCACCAAATTTATTGTTAAGATCAAATTTATACATAGTATCATTTGTGACAATAACTAAAATATTGTTGTATAAATCGGATTTTAAATTATTGGTATTAAATTTCATAATCACTTTATCATTCAATACATCAATCAAATTATTATCGACAATTGAATAAACATCGTTATTATAAACAAATAATTTGTTTTTAGTATTTATATTTTCTTTAATCAATATTAACTTAAATGTACCCTTTAATGAAACATCATAAACCAATAATTGATTTTTATCATTCAACAAAACTAATCTATCTTTACTAGAATAACTATTAATAATATTTCCAGTATATTTGGCAATTAATGTGTGTATCACGAGTTCATTTGTTTTAATTACTGTTGGTATAACTACTTTTTGTGTTTTTACTACAGGTTGTTGTACTTTACTATTCAAATCAATAATAAATCGTTCACCATTATTAAATATTCTTTCAAATTGAATTAATATATTTGGATTTGAAATCGGTTCATAACATTTTGGTACAATAACATCAGAACTATTCAGTATAGATTTTTTATTGAACATTCTATCTGAAATTTTAGGCATAGTTTTACAAACACCTTTAAATGGATGTGTGTATGTTAACCCATTAAACGCCAATACACCAAGTGCAAAATAATCACTTTTTATAGTAACATTTCCACCATATAAATAATCTCTAATATCATCTAACAATATTCCGGAATGCTTAATTGATGGGGTTTCATAGGAATCAACATCCAAAAAATATATCATACCCCTATCATTTACTAAAATATTGTATGGATTGAGATCACCAATTACAATATTTTTGGAATGTGCAAATTTTACAGCATCAATAAGTCTTTCAATTATTAATTCTTTAATTTTATCTGTAATACCTTCACGAATACAAAAATTTTTATTGAAAACAGACAACAATGGATAAAAATTTGATGGAACTTTTCGCATAATAAACCCAATGACCTTTTTTCTATCATCAAATAATAATTCATCAGGTTTAATAAAAATATTATTTTTTAATTCAGATAATTCATTAAATTTGGTTTCGGCAATTGGTTTAATATTGGGTAAATATATTTTTGCAACCTTATCAGTCGAAATATCTATTATCTTACCTTCACCACCCCTAGCAATTTCATTACTTTCGTTGATATTGTATAATAAATCACCTTTTTTGTTATATGCTTTCAACATAATCAATTAATTTTTACTAAGTTATAAATTTCAGTAAGTCTATTTTGATATTCCATTTCAATATCTTCACCTTTAAATGGGTGATTTCTGAACCCAGAACTTGTAATAGCTTCACCTGGTTCTGGACTAAGTATATGATTTATTTCATGTGATTCATAGGTTATCATATCAAGGGGTTCATCATAAAAATGTGAATTTATTGATAATTCAGCACATTTAAAACTATAACCATCTAAAGATATAATTTTCAAAATACTCAATAATTTACCATCTCTTGTAATACGTTTAATGAAATATTTGGATATTATTGGATTAAATTCATCACATAATTGTTCATAAGAAATTTCATTCAAAACATCTAGTGGTTTTATATCAGATAAAATTACAATTGATAATTCACCTAATCTATAATCCCTCGTTGATAAAGAATTCAATTTACTAACTAATTTTTTATTATATGGAAATATACACATCCATATTTGTTGATTTTCGTTTAGTTCATAAATCTTACAAAACTTTAAATCACTTGGAACATTTAAAATAAATTCTTCTGTTCCTGAATAATGGCGACGTTGAATTTTATATTTCATAATTTATTTATAAAAGCTATCAACAATATTTTTAAATTCTATTGGAATTTCAATATCAACAATATTACAATCATCCAATACATTAACATCACAAGTTCTACCTATACATAAATCATCTCCACCAAATAAATGTTTCCAAAATCCCATCAAACCAATAGATGACCCTCCATCACTATGTTTAGTAAGCATTATTGGTGCAAAACTACCACCTTCTCTTGGTGCTTTCTTAATTAAATTAACCGCATCTTGAGTTATATCAACTTCTTTTGTGTCAATAACACAACCTAGTTGACCCGAACTTTTTGGATTATTGATAAATGTTCCATTATCTAAATCAGTTTCAGCACCTATAACCCCCTTGTAAGCAAAAATTTTTGTTTTCATATCGTTTTTGATTTAGTTCAAAAATATATTTTTATTAACCAATATCATTTATTTTTCTTTTAAATACACAATGAGTATTATTTAAACTTATAAAGTCATATCCAAAAACATAATAATCATTTATCATTTTTTCAAGATTAATTTGATCATCAATTAATACTACCTTATAAATATCAAAATTTAAATTTAAATCATTTATTACGTGCATCATTGTAGTTTCGCACACAAATTCTTTATCTCCACAACCAATATGAACAAAATCTTTTAATTCAGATGATAAATAATACCCATTAATTTTAACTGGATTAACACCACCACCACCATCTAAATTATTAATAATTATATATTTCCATTCATTATAAATATAAATTTGTAAATAATAACGTTCTTCATCATTATCAAATGTTATTATTCTTACTCGAAATTTATCATTCAAATATCCATAAATATTAGATTTAATTTTTTTCATATTTTTCATATTGATTTTTAATAAATAAATCTAACAACTGATAAATCATCAAAATTTGAATATCCATTTTTTGGTTGTGTCAAAATATTATATTTTCTAGCCAACATAACTTCACTATCAATTAATTTTTTATCATATAATAAATCTTCTATAACATTTGAATATGTTTTAGATGAATCGGAATTTCTGAATGAATAAATACCATCTGAACAAATAGATAATCCATTTTGTATATTATCAAATTTGAATTTTTTAATGTTTTTTTCATACACATCAAAAACTTTTTCATTTAAATGGTATGCTAAATAATCTGGTGCATTTTCAAATGATTCTAGTTTTATTTCTTTATCATCAACCACAATACAACCATCACCAGAAACTATGATATAAGCTTGATTTTCTTTAAAAAAGACAATAATAAAAGTTGATAATATTTCTAAGTCTTTTAAACTTAATGTGTGTTTGATTTTCTTTAATTTATTAAAAAACTTAACAAATGTTTGTTTAGCAATATCTTCTAATGAATGATCCCCATCATCAAACATTTGATATGTTTTTGTATTTAAAACCCTATTTAAGATTTTAGAATATAAATTAGATGCAAAATGACTTTTTGTTCCAGTTGAACAACCATCAAAAACTGCACCAACATAATATGGTTCGGCAATAGAAAAAAACAGATCATCCTCGCAATTAACGGGATGATCTGTTCCTTTTTTTAATACTGTCCTAATTAACATAGTTAGAATGTTACAACGGGATTATTTCCACTTGCACTCTTTGATATCGAGCTAGAAATAAACGAAATCATCTTTTTTATTTCTTTTCCAGTATCACCAACTTTTGCTAAGTGTTCAATACCCATTTCAAGTTGTGCATTTTCAAAATGTGCCTGAGTTCCAACACCAAATAATATGGTAGTAAAACTAAAAGCATTTGCTTCATTATCTTTAATTGTTTCTAATGAAGATTTAACTTTTTGGGCAGCATTATTTGCACTTGAATTGTCTTCACCATCGGTAATAACAAATACTAATGTTTTAACATTAATGCCCGAACTTTCGAGATTTTCCCTATATTCTACTGCATTTTTAATACCAGACATAACAGCATCATATAATGCTGTACCACGACCTTGTGGAACAAATGTTGTTACAGGTACACCAATAATAGGCTGAAATCCACTACGTACCCTTACATCTTCATCAAACTCAACAATAGAAACAAATAATCTGTCGTGTACGTGTGATGCTTGCATTGTTTGAACAAAATCGTTGAATGCATTGTTTAAATCATCAATATAACGACCAACACTTGGTGATACATCCACTACAAAAACACAGTTTATTGTTTCTTCCACCTGGATTTTATCAGGATCAAAATTATTAAAAGTCAACCCCAAATCAAAATTATCAAATTCACTCATATTTATTATAGATTAATGTTAGTTGATGTTTCAAATCTGATACCGAGTTTTTTTGCATCATCATAGATTTTATCTGCGATGTGTTCAAATCCTGTCACATTAGACATACAATCGGTCAAAATGATGAATTTTTTTGCCAATTCTGGTGTGTATTCCATTGCTTGTTTTAGTGTGTTAGCAACACAGTGAGACATTGCTTCACCCGCAAAATAAATTTCATCAAATTGTTCCAATTTTTTAAGCAATCCTTGATTTAATTGTGTTTCAGGTTTACCTTCAACTGGCACGTTTGCACGAAAAGCCCCAAAATGTTCAGTCATAGGATAAGTACCCTTAGTAACAACTTGATAAAAATTCTTATTTGCACGACACCATTGTTTAATAGGCAACATAATGGAATCTACAAAACTTGCACCCATTGTTCCAATAATACAATGTTCAGGCCAAATACAATGTGGAAATTCACCTTGTTTTTCAAGTTCTTCAACATATTTGATCGCTTCGTTTGGTGCAAATCTTGGACTCCAAGTTCCAGATAGCACATCAGATACAGATATAATAGTGAATGGGTTTGGATAATTTCCATCCTTATCCATCCAAAAACTTGGATGACTAATATCATTCACCTGATGTGAATCCATTGTCAATCCGATAAAATCAATTTGTTTCTCATTCTTGCGAATAAACTCACCCACACGTACCATATCTGCATCTGCACCTTGTACAAACAGTGATCCTTGTGGATTACAAAAATCAAATTGACCATCAATAATTAATAATGCAATTTTCTTCATTTTGTTATTTTTTTGTTATTAATTTATGAATAAAAGCCTGTTTCATTATTGAAACAAGCTAATTAAAGTGTCTTTCGACATATCAGTTAAATCTATTTTAGCTTCATTTTTTGCAATGGTAAACCCTGCATCAATAAGAACATCTTTCAAGTTCAGATAACAATCTAAGATTGATATCGCATATGTTGTATACAAATCTGTTATAGAATTATATGATACACGACCATTTCCGGTTCTAAATTGTGCCAATATGAACTTTTCACCTGTAAGAACCCCTAAAGATTTTTCTTTTGAATCCATTTCCATATCGACAGTAAACAACACATTATTTGGATCAACCATATAATTTTTATGTATATTTCCAATTTTTTCAGATGCTAAAAACATCTTAAATTTTGAATTTGGTGATCCACCAAACATATTAACTTTAACAATTGATGGTGTAAATCCTTTACCTGCATAATATAATTCTGTTGCATCAGGTTCAGCATATGTCATATCACCAGAATATATAATAGAATTTCTTTCGTTAGTATAACTTGCATTCCAACCATATTTTTTACCATCAATTGTCATTAATGATAAGTCAAGATCGTTAGCACCATCAACATTTTTCCAATTAATACCAACAATACAGTCCGTTTCACTAAAATCGAAAGATGTTCCAATTGGATAATTACCAACAAATGATTTTTCTGATGTTGGTATTGTGATATTAACACCCTTTGGAATATTAATTACACACGCTTTTTCTTTCAAAGAATCAATTAAACTTTGATAAATAATCGCATAAACTTTGCTTAAATAAGCCATGTTTATTGTATTTGTATTCTCTTTCATATACAACTTTCCATTTCGGATACCAAAACTTTTCATTTCAGTTTCTTTTAATCGAATATTGATAGTTTGAAGCAACAATACTTTCTTAAAATTGGTAACTTTAGAAAGTTTTTCGTGTAATTTTGTTAAATCCTGTTCAAAACCTAACAACCTTTCAAAATAACCCAATTCTAATGGTTTATGATTAGTATTAGCCAACTTTCTTAATTTGTTTACACATTTATTGTTCACTTTATTTCCTTTAAAAGCCAAAAATATTGGTTTGAATCTGAAAAATACTTCAGATAATTTTTCATATCCAAATTTTTCAACAATCTTACTAATATCAATTTTACTATTTTTTATAGTAAAAATTGTAACTCTATCTTTGATTAATAAAGTTTTACCTGTTACATTATATACCAAAAATCTAACCATTTCAACCGGATCAGATGGTAATATACCAAGTTTTTTACAAAGAAACATTTTAGCTTCTTTATTTTTAACTTTTTCAATATCAATGGTATATTTGAATTCATCAAGTAATGTCAAAACATCTTCAATGGTTTCTTGTTTTAAGGCAATACCACTAAATAACATCTTTTCGCATCTTTCGATACATTCTTCTTGTGTTATTGGTAAAATAACCTTATATGTTGAATACTGAATCAATTCAGGTTCGTCATTAGGTATATATGGTGTACCTTCGAAATTTGTACCATATGTTGACATATAATGAAGACATTGATCAACAAACAATTCAAATCTTGTTTTGTCCGTGATATCTTTAAATGTTTTATAAAAAGTTGAATTATAATTAACTTGTTTAGTTTTCAAAAACTCAACAACCGTTTTATTAACACAACTAGGATGAATAATATATCCAACCTTTAATGCCAATTCAATAACTTGTGCATATGTTGCACCATCGCTGTTTCTAACTAAACTTCTGTTGAATAATTTTAACTCTGTCATAATGTGTTTTTTGTTGTTAATTAATAAAAATAAAGGCGAATAGTAACTTTTTTCATAAATTGAGTTTGTAATAGGAACTATTTATGCCTTTTTGAAAAAAGCGGATTGTAAATCACATATAAGGTTTTTATAGGAACAATCTATGCTTAATTTTCGTGACAAATATAATACTTATTTTTTAATCACCAAATTTATTGTAAAAATTTTTTAATTTTTGTAGGAATAAAAAAGATAAAAGCGAATAGTATTTTTCCGTTGCATTGATTTGTAATAGGAACTATTTATGCCTTTATCTTAAAAATAGCGAGTTGTATTGGTTATCTTGTAAAAGGTAAAATAGGAACAACTTATGCTATTATGTATATATAAAAATTTTTTATCAAAAAGTTTATTTTATATTGAATAATATTTTTATATATAATTTTTTATTGTAATTTATCGGATAATAATCTTTTTGCTTGATCCGTGTATTGATTTTTAAATGATGCAACATATGTTAAATCACTTAAATCTGAATCATTTATTTTAATTGATACTAATCCACGATAAAAAAATGCAGAAGGATTTTTATTGTCTTCGTATATTGCAAGATTTAATTGATAATATGATTCAAGATAATTTCCCAATTCATATTCACATCTACCCCTCATTACACGACCGTTATACATTGATGATGCGCTAGTAAAATATATTAATGCATTTTTAAAATCCCCCGAATTAAAATATATCATACCTGCTAAGTATGCTGGTTCTGAATTCCATGCATTACAATCAAATTTTCTTGATTTTATACAATCATTTATTGCATCATTGTAATTTTTATTGCTGTTTTTGATAATTGCTTGATTATAATAATATCGTGCAGAATCCACATTGGTTTGACAATATGTATTAAAATTGAAAACAACAATAAAAATGGATAATATTATATTTTTTGTTTTCATTGTATAAATATTAATTACAATACAAAGATAGCAAAAAATATAATATTATCCAAATAAAAAATCAATTATTCTGTAGCCAGGATTCTGTCATTTAAATCTCACATTTATCTAAAGTCTTTCGACTTTCCTTTCCAAAGAAAGGCGCACCAACCCGTTCTCATAAAATCGCTCACCTTCTCGAACTGTTTGGCTTGCTATCTCAGTAGTAAAAACGACTTATTAAGTCTCCTACTTTGAGCGAAATAGTCCTGAACTTCCTCTAATTTTTCAACCAGCGTAAGATCAAATAATCAATTTCATACAAAGATACAAAAAATATTTTAATATCAAAAATTTATATATAAAATATGAATACAAAATTTATAGATTTTATTAATGAAGAATTGTCTGATGATGTAAAAGTATTAAGATTAAATTCAAAAGAAACACACAGTCTATTATTTTATGATGATAATAAATTTAAAGATAAAACTTTACCAATTAGATTACAGTTTGTAGCACATAATAATTTTAAAGATTATATTAATAATTATTACATTATTTTAATGTTAAATGAACTAATTATTGGAATATCAAAGATTTCTAATATTTCAAAAAATACAACAATAATAGATTTTATTAATATTGATGAAAAATATAGGCGTAATAAATTAACTAGATTAATATTAGATACTATATTTAAAGATGCAAAAAAATATAACAAGCAAATAAGTATTACACCATATACAAAATTGGGTAAAAATCGGGTTCAACATATTTTAAAAGAATTTGCTAATAAATATAAAGTCAATTTTATAGATAGAAAATACACAGATTCAATTTATACAGATGAATATATGTCTGATATTTAATTTTTAGATGGTTCTATAAAATCAACTACATTACTATAAATCCCTAGATTAAAATAACCACCAGTTTCAATTTCATTTTTTAATGAATCTAAATATGTTTTAGGTTTTTCTTTAGATTTTATATAATGTTTCGAATCAAACTTATAATATGATAAAAATTCGACTAAACATTCATAAATCCCGATTTCAAATTCACCTACACCATCAGCATCCATTTTATCTAGTTTACGATCAACTATTTTTTGAAATGCTCGATATTCCAACTTTAGTTCTGTCATAAATCAAATAGTAATATATTTCACAGGCACATTATCAGTTAACCAAACATTATTTTCACTTAAATAAAATTTTATTCCATCAGCATACATTGCAGCAGAATCAATTTTCAATATGATTGGGGAATTACGTTTTGAATAACGCTTTCCAACTGAATATGCAACATCTTCTTTGTCTGTTAAATGGACATGAAGTCGATTCATTTTAGATAGTCCCGTTTTTTGAATAATCTTATAACTTTCAGGTGATGTTCCATGATAAAGTATTTTTGGTGGTCTAGCTGATTTAAGTTCAACATCAACCTTAATTGAATGACCTTGTGATGCCCTTATCTTTGTTTTATCTTCATTATAAGCCAATCTTTTCTTGTCATTAGTATCAACAATGTGATCTAATTCTTTTTGTGTTATTTTAACTTTACTTAAAAGTGAATTAACATCAACATATCCGTGTTTATCCATCATTAAATCTTCTGGATTGTGTCGCAATAAATACGATATGTGCTTCCCGATTTGTATATAATCTTTCATTTTTTAATTTTTATAATTCCACAAAGATATAAACTGTTCTTTAATAAAAAAATATATGTTTATTTTTTTTTGAATTTTTTTAATTACACCAATCAAATCTTAATTCACCATTTGGAAATAGTGTTTGTTTTGTTTCATCGTATATTGGTTCAGGTAAATTGAATATTGGCACTAAATCCATATCACGTTTATCACTATTGTCTCGTATTACCCAATACGATATATTATTCAATCCTATTTTATTTAAGCTATTTTTTATTTTTTCTAAATCATTAACAGTAGATATCCCACCTTTAAATAGTGGTATATTTATTCTAATAACAAGATTTGTAATATTTTCAATATCTTTAAGTTTAGCCATTGTTGGTGGTAAAAATTTTGTTTTTAATGTTTTTTTTGATTTATTTGGATCAATATTGTGTACGGTAACATATAAATGTGTAAGACCCATTTTTTTCCACTTTTTTAAATAATCTATAGAAGATTCTAACAAAATTCCATTAGTATATAATTTTATCTTTTTAATGTTAAAATCACGAAGGGTATATAATGTTCTACTTATTTCATCTAAATGAAGTAATGGTTCACCACCACCAGAAATAGATAATTCTTCTAATGTATCTATATTATCCTTTACGATTGTTTTTAATAATTCGAAATCAAATATCTTAGCTGTTCTATGTTGTCTTCCTGCACAAAATGAACAATTTGCATTGCACCGTTCATTAGCAACCAAAACACCCAATTTTCTTATCCCAATTGACATATAGCACCATATTTAATCCACGAATAATAAACACCACCATCTTGTAAAACTACAAGCTGTCTAACAAAATCTTTTTTTGGATTATGTTTTGTGACATAATCCGTCAATCTAACTATTTTTCCGTAGAGGTCATATACACCACCACCCCATTCGTGTGAATGACAAAGTTTACCATTTTTTGCTAACCATCGCCAAATTCTATATACATTCCAACGTGATGGTGTATATTCGTTCCTTGTACCATCAGGATTTCCAACGGTCCAAGATGTTATATTATTATAACCATCACCAAATAAATGCAATAATGCTGCATTAAATTCATTTGGTTTATCAATTCCACCCTTTCTAAGTAATATTGTTGATCTAACACCAATACCGTGTTTTTTAATATTTTGTGATATTGATTCAAATGATGGATATTTTTTGACACCATATACCTTTGCTTGTTCGGATACTGAATAATGATGAACCGAAACTACGATATTCGTTAATCCTAATTCTTTCCAAATTGGTAAATATTTATCACAAAAATTTGAATCACCAAATAAAATACCATTTGTAAACATATTAACATTTGGGAAATATGCACCTTGTTTAACACATTTTTGATAAACATTAAGTGCTTCTGTAATAGCATCTGGATCACATGTTGGTTCACCTGCGGATGTCAATGATAAGCTCCATCCACCATATTTGGCTGATAATTTTATTGCAAACTCGAGATTTCTCATATTTGTTTGATGTAAAATTTCATTTTGTTGACCCCTACCTAATGTTTTTCCTGAACAAAATGAACAATTAGCATTACACGAACCATTTCCAATTACCGCAGATACACTATAAATTTTTTCAATACACGACATTTTATTATTTTTTAAATATTAATGAATATTATAAGAAATAATTAAAAAAAAGTTTAAACAAAAAAAAGAGGATAAAATCCTCTTTTTTACTTTTTTGAAGTAGCTTCAACTGAAGCTTGGCGATAAGGTGCTACCAATTTTTTTATTTCACCTAACGCTTTTCTAGCATCAGTTTCTGCTGATTTATTTCCTTTTTCAACAAATTTTTCATGACGTGTAGTGAATATTGTCCACTGTTCCTGAATTTGTGCATAAATTTCTTCCATATTATATTTATTTTTTTTTATTATCAATCCTATGATTGATTTGAGATATTTATATACTACTAAAAAAATAAAGTTTAAATTTTTAATATATAAAATAAAATTTTCTAATGAAATATATTAAGCAATTCGAAACTTTGACCGATATTATATATCATTTTACTTTTGCTAATAGTCTTTTTAATATATTAAAAACAAATCAAATAAATTTAACCCCAATATTTGGCACAAATGCTGATATGGAAATAAACGCCGGAAAAATGTATACTTTATCATTAACATCATCAAGAAGTAGTGATGTTGGATATGCAGCATCATTACCTAAACGTGAATTAGTTAGAATTACATTCAATGGTCGAGAATTAAATTATAACTTTAAATCTAAACGTGTAGATTATTGGCAACACCCAAAAGATCCAAAGAAATATAAACATATTGAATCAGATGATCCAAAAAATATCAAAAACTTTTATAAACATATAGCTCGTCAGAATGAATTAGAAGATAGAATAGTATCAGATAAAAATACTATAACACCAGCAAACAAATATATTCAAAAAATAGAAATTTTAAATATTGATATCGAAAAAGCGGAAATTATTAAATGGTATTGTGATAAATTAAATATACCATTATATATTTATGACCAAGATAAATATTTTGATGCATCATATATCAAAATGGCATTAGATATTCAACCAAAAGAAGGTGATTTAAATACTGATAGACATAGCCAATTTTGGAATATTGAAGGTATACTAGGATTATTAACATTTAAAGACCCAGAACTAGAAAAAACAATATTTGATGAAATTTCAGAAAAATTTAATATTGATGTTGAATCAATTAAAAAGAAAAATGATGAAATTAAAGAAAAGAATGCATATTACTTAAATAGTGGTGATTTTTATATTGAAGATAAAGCCCATGCAATTTCTGCTGATATTCATAATTTAAAAAGATCAACTAATGAATTATTTAGATTTATTATTCACAAATTTGCATTGGATATGAAAAAGAATAATGCAAAAACCATCAAAGAATATATTAACTATAAAGTGTGGAAAGGTAAAAAAACGCAAAAAGATTTCAATAAAGAACTTAATAATAAAATTCAAAAATTGATTGATAAAACATATTCAAATGAATTAAAAGAAAAAAATAATTATTCATATTATGATGAAAATGGGGATTATCACAATAATATATTTGAATATAAACCAATTAAAATTATTCTTGATGATTACGTATCAAAAATTAAAAAATATTGTTCTGATTATATTTTAAACAATGGTGATATGTTTAAATATAGTTATATGTTAAGTTCAAGTGAATTAAAAAATGTAACTATCGGTATAGTTAACAAATTGAAAGACACCATATCAAATTTAGAACATATTGAAGTCGATGATATTTTACCTATAATTCAAAAAATAATTTGGGAAATTGATAATATATATTATAATGAAATTAAATCAATTCAAGAAGAATTTTATAATTAAAATAACTAAAAATTTTATAAAAATTGTTGTTTATTAAAAATCTTTTTGTATCTTTGTATCGACAATTAAAACAACAATATGACATACGACAGCGATATAAAAACATTAATTTATGCAATGAATGAAAAACAACGACAAGATTTTTCAACATTGATAAATAATATGAAAGATTCAGATTTAGATGTGAATCTAAAAAAACAACACTCTGAAATTACTTGCGATGAAATAATTGAATCCATCGAAAGTATCACAAGTTATGAAAAAAAATCAAAACAAAAAGAAATTGCATCTAATAATGGTGAAACAACTATCCCTATAGTAGATTGGGGTGTGCATATTAACCATTGCTGCGAAAAACATGGATGTAAATATGGTGATATTGATTGTCCAGTCACACTAAATTTAGTAACACAAAAATATCCCTGTGAATTTTGTGGGGATGAAGATTGGGATTTGGAATGGTAGTTCTAATCAACGAAAAGTCTAAACCATAATAAAAAAGCGTGATTTTTCACGCTTTTTTATTTATTCCATTTTAATTCGATAGCTTCAATCATTTTTGGCATATTTGCACTATAAAAACCTGCAGCATTAATGCATCCACATTCAATAATCTTATATTCAGGTTTATCATCTATTAGCACTTCACAAATATCCATAACAAATGCTTCAGCTAATTGATATATTTTAACCATCTGTTTACAAAATTCTAATGCACCAACATCAACATCTTCGCTTCTTCTAATCCAACCACCCATTCTATAAAGACTTCCTGTGACCACTTCACCACCAATAATCCAAAATCTAAATTCTTTTGTAATATATTTAGGTGTACTAACTTGTATTTCAGTATTATCATTAAGGGATGTTTCTTCACCTTTTTTATAGAATTCTTCTTTCCAAGCACACCATTCATCTTTAGTATAAACTTTACCAGTAAAATATTTAGTATCTTCACATGGTCTAGCAAAAAACAATTCATCATTTATATCATCACCAAATCTTTGAATTTTTGAATCATAATTTAGAAGATTTTCCTTATAATACTTACTATAAACACGATAATCATGATTTTCATTCAATAAAGAACCAGGATGCCAACCATACTTTTTTGCCAACCTTGCCATTTTTACTGAACCAAAACAAAATATATCCTTTCTTTTTGTTTTAAATTCAAAATCTTCAATAAAAGGTCTAACTTTAACTACTTCATAATCAAAGTTAAATCTATCTAAAGTATTTATCAAAACATCAAAGTTTTCTTCTTTGAATGTGTTTTCTTGAATAACGTAATACATAAATAAATTTATTTTTTTAATATATAACACAAAATAATTAAAGTTTATATTTATTTTATTTCAGAAATTTTTGATGTTAGAAATATGATTATGAATTATATCGAACTTATTTGATTGAATTTTTCTAATGCTATTTCCAAATTACCGAAGAATAGTTTTAATTTTTGATCGTTTTCTCTTAACATAATATGAATAATATTTTTTAATCCATTATGTTCAAATAGTGTTTTTTCTAATAAATCTAAATCAAATGTCACAATGGCTTTATCAATATTCTTTTGAATTCTAAATGTATTCATAAATTTAATTTTATCTAAAATCTTTCTATGTCCATTGAAAAAATTATTAGCTTTTTCTAAAATATATTTAGGTGATAATTTTTTATCTTCACCTAAGTGATATGCCTTACACATCAATGCTATTTGTTCCAAATAAAAAATTAAAGATTCTGCATCATCTGACAATTCACCTTTCTTTTCAATATATTCTTTGATATTACTTAAATCACCATCCAATTTAACAAATAAATTAAAATCTATTTTAATATTTTTTCTCGATACTATTGTAAGTGGTAAATTTTTTCCACCATAACTTAAAAATTTTTTAACAACATCTAAGTATTCTTTTACTTCTTTTTCATCTTTCTTAATATTATAACCATCACAATATAAATAATTATTTCCTAACGAAAAAATTGGAGTGTAACTAACATTGTTTATCAATTTTTTTTGAAAAAAATGAAACAATAAATCATCACCCCTATGATGTTCATCCGATCTAGCTATTGGTATAATATCTGATGTATTATGATTAATCATAATATACCCGACATTATCATAATCACCCACATTTAATCCTTTACCAGAATTATTATTTAATATAATTTGAGTTTTCCAATCAGATACATTGGATATATCACCACTAATGTCTTGATATTTTTGAAGTTTTTCAGGTATTGTAAATTTTATACCCTCATTTATACCCTCATTTATACCCTCATTTACTTTGATAAAATTATAATACCAATCTTCTAATTGAAATTCATTACTAAAATATTTAATGTTTTCAGGTTTAAAATTAACCATTTCCCGTCCTTTTATAATAATACCATCATATCCCATTTTTTGTAATTCATCTTCAATTGTCGTATTATTAGAAAAATATCTTTTACTTTGTGGTACATTATGTTCTTTACAAAAATTATTAATCATTACATTATATTCCCATATTTCCCAATCATTTAAAGTATTAAAAATTTTTGGTTTTTTTGGAATTGCATTAACAATAAAATATACTTTACCATATTGTTTAGCTAAATCTTTATTGGATAATGCTGCCGTGTATAATCCTCTACCTAACATAGCACCCGCATCATTTTCTAATCCAGCTTCTTTTATCCCACGAATAGTAACATTCTTTCGCTTCCACGATAAATATTCTTTCCTAGATTCATTATATTTAATAAATTCTGTAAACATAGTTTTATATATTAAAATTTAAATCAAAATTTTTTCGTATCTTTGCTAAAAAACAAATGGAATATAAATATTGGAAAATTTGGTACATTTCATGTGAAGGTAATGAAAGATGGGTAGTTGCAAGAACATCTATTGATTGGGAAGAATATCAAGTTCATGATAGAATACCTATTGGTGGTTGTGGTGATGATGTTGCAGAAATAACATCAATCGAAGAAACAAATAATGATAATTTTTCATGGGACTTTTTTGAATCTGAAGAATATGAAATGATTGGCATTGTATTAAGAAAATTAGATAATATCCCAATAGATGTATAATCTATGTAAAGATTGAATCTGCTAATGATAAAGGATATGAAGTTGAAAAATTTGAATTGGATTCCCACGTTTTTTATTTAATTCAAATTGGTGAAAAAGTTGATGTAAAAATTAATTATGATAGGTATAATAATAAAACATCTGTTATGGGTATTGATGAATATTATTATCATAATTATTTAAATGACTATTGAATATTTTGTGTGCTAGGTGGGACTCGAACCCACGGTGAAGCTTACGCTTATCTGATTAAGAGTCAGGACCGTTCGCCAACTACGGATACTAGCACATTTTTTGCAGGCTGACAAGGATTCGAACCCTGATCTAGAGATTTGGAGTCACTTATGCTAACCGTTGCACCATCAACCTATTACATAACTATAAAATGGCAGCAAATTCAATTTGCTGCCATTTTATTGTGGAGAAAGAAGGATTCGAACCCCCGACACACGGCTCCCATTGCTTAGATTTTTGGTTTGCTGTGCATAATTTTTACTTTCGACAAATTACGTTTTTCTCTTTTTACGTTGCTCTACCAACTGAGCTATTTCTCCATTTTTTTTATTCAGGTAAATCCCAAATATAATACTTATCTTCTTTTTCATATATTGTATCACGAGGTTCCAAATCAATATCTTCCAAATATCCAATACAATTATGAAAATTAGCCGAATCTGTATGATTCCATCTACTGTAATCATCATGTGTTCTTTGAAAATATGTAGTCAAAAATGATTCAATATATCCATGGTGTACCAATAGTGAATTGCTTGTATAAAAACATATCTTATGACCATTAATTATAGCAAATGAAAAATTTATGTATACTGGTAATGTTTCAGATTTAATTTTACCATTTCCGTTAATATTCAATTCTATTATATAATAAGACCACCCCCTACTTACTTCTTCCCAATTATATTTAGGATCATTGTGATAATCTTGCCACAAATTAAATCTTTCTTCACTTGTTGCTTCAACTATCCATTCTACATCTTCTAAATAAGAATTTCCTAACTTTTTGTGTAAATAATTCCTGTTGTTTAATCCTACATCCATAATATCAAATTTAATGTTTGATATTTTTAGATATAAATAAATGAAAAGTTTAATAATTTTTTGCGGAGAATGTCAGGCTCGAACTGACACACCAGATTACTCATCCGATGACAAGTTTTCAAAACTAGGACGATACCAATTTCGTTTTAATTCTCCAAAGGGGTAAATTACAGATTCGAACTGTAACTAAGTGAACCACAATCACCCATGCTAACCATTAACACCAATTTACCCATATTACCAATTCATTTTTCTTCCTTTTTTCCAACCATTTAATAAATAATCATTTAAATCTTTTTTATTTATCTTGATACATTTTTTTTCATTTTCACATATTATCCAACATTTTCCAAATTGTGAATTCTTTTCACCTTTTTGGGATATTGAATTTGCTTGACCAATTTTTATTTTAGTTTCATCTGAATGTTTTCTATTAACCCAAAATGATATTAATTCACCATTAATATATCGTTCATCATCTTTACTAACTAGCATCACCTTATCTATATTATCTTTAACTAGTACTAGTCCTTTGTGTATTGATATTAATTCACCATTAATATATCGTTCATCAGTATTAAAAACATTAAAAATATTACCATCTTTATCTTTACATATAATTCTATTTTTTTGTATAGATATCAATTCACCATTAATATATCGTTCATCATCTTTACTAACTTTCAAAATATTACCATCTACATCATTAACCACAATTTTATTTTGAAATATTGGTCTATATTTATCTAAATTATTATTTATATAATACCAACCACCACTTCCACCCAAAGTTAAATTGTAATATTCTTTAGAATTAACCACATCTTCATTTACTAATTCTTTTTCTTTTTTTAACATATCTTCTTTAGATTTACAAAAATGCAATATAACTTTTTCAAAATTATCAACACCATATTTATTTATAGCATTTTTTAAATATTTACCCGACCCCATATAATCATCAAAAATATTTTCTGTTACATGACAGCCAATATATTTTTTATTATTAATTTTATTGGTTATTTCATAAATAATATAATTTTTCATAACTTTTTTATTTGTATATATTAAATAAAAAAGTTCGATTTTAGTTCGAATTAAATTTTTGGGTGAAAGACGGGGTACGATCCCGCAAAGTTCCTGGTTCACAGCCAGGCAAGTCTACCAATTCCTCTACAATCACCATAATTATTGTCAACCAGATGGGATTCGAACCCACGTAAACCGTGATTCACAATCACGTCCCGAACACCAAACACGGGTTGCTGGAGGGGCGGAGAAAACAGGAATCGAACCTGCACCCCAGTTACCCGAGGAACGGTTTTCCAAACCGTTGCAGTACCATTATGCTTACTTCTCCAATTTTTTAAATTTTTCTTTTAATTTTTCTTTTACTTCATCAGAAGTATAATACCATTTCATATTAATTTGCATTTCAGAAATGATAATTCCCCATTCTGCTTTTGCTGAAAATTGTGGTTTGTATTTAATTCTTTGATAAATAAATATAAATGGCACACATAAATACCAACGATATCTAATTATTCTTTCAATTAAATTGCATTCTTGAAATCTTTTATTTTTCATAATTTATACATTTTTTAGCGGAGAGAAAGGGGGTCGAACCCTCAAGCCGAATAAACGACCGACAGATTAGCAATCTGCTCCAATACCATTATGGGACCTCTCCAAAATCAGAATACATTTTGTGGGTTTGAACCACGTTAACAAAGTTTCAGTTTGTATTTTAACCTTTTGTTTTTGCTGTGCGTATTCTTTGTGGGGTAGACTGGTTACGATCCAGTTCCTATGGATTTTCAGTCCACCGCAATGACCACATCTGCCACTACCCCAATTATTTGCGGAGAAAAAGGGATTCGAACCCCCACACCAGTTTCCCGATTTCACTGTTTTCGAAACAGCTAACTACACCAATAGGCTTCTCCAAGTTCAGAATACTTTTGTGACATCGAATCACGACAAATTTCAAGTTTGCTTTACCTTTTTTTGCTGTATGTATTCTTTTTTGTGGACTGTATCGGATTTGCACCGATTGTTAGCATAATTACTTTTTTGGTTTGCTATGCTTCAAAAAGCAACAGCCCATTTATTTTTTATATTTATTTTTATTTTTTCCACCATGTGTATCTAATGTTGCATTACAATTTGGACATAATATTCTTAAATTTGTTAATCTATGATCATTATTTATCCCATTTATATGATCTAATATTAAACTTATATGTTTTCCTTTCCAATTTTCATCTTGTCCACACATTTCACACTTTCTTTTTTTTAATCCATCTTCATATAATCTTTCTTTCAAATGTGTTGTATTAAAATTGGAATTTTCAACTAATATTAATGATAAATCTATTTTTTTATTTAAATTTTTTATTTGAAATTCATATTTAATAAAATGATCAATATTTATATCATATTTTTTAATATATTTTTTTAATGTGTTATAAGAAGAACCAAAATTATTAATATCTAATTTAATTAAACATTCTTTATATGTTTTTGAATTTTTAACAATTTCAATTAAATAATCTTTTTCATATTTATTTTTTACACTATAATGTGCTTCTATTTTTAATTTTTTTCGTCTTTCCTCAATTGATCTTATTGATCTATCTAATTTAGTTAAACAATATTTTAAACCATAAATAGGATAATTTTCAATCAATATATCATCTTCATTTTTTGTCCATTTTTTATTTTTCATTTTAAGTTATTTTTTGTAGTATATATAAATATTTTAAACTACAAAAAATCACTATGAACTATAAAAATTCAAAAAAATAGTTATGGGAATGCACGACAGAGAGGATTCGAACCCCTGAACCTTTCGGTATAGTTTTGGAGACTATCAGCTTTAACCACTTGCATACTGCCGTATATTTTTGCGGAGGCGAAGGGAATCGAACCCCCAAATCATTACTGATTTACTTGTTTTCAAGACAAGCCCCTCGTCCATTCGGACCACCTCCAAATACAATTTAAAAGATTGTTCGTTATTTTTTGCTGTATGTATTCTTTGTGGGGTGAGGTGGATTCGAACCACCATCCCTGGATTTTCAGTCCAGTGCGAAACTGACCAACTGCGCTACCACCCCAATAAGTATAACGTATGTGCGTCTGGTGGGTCACGATCCCACGACTCCATCATTAAAAGTGATGTACTCTACCAACTGAGTTACAGACGCAAAAATATTCAATATGTCAATGAACTTTAAAAAAAATTGTGATCCCGATGGGACTCGAACCCATGTACAACTTTCGTATCCCACATTAAAAGTGTGGTGCCTCGTTCCAACTCGGCCACGGAATCAATAAATAAAGAACGTAACAAAAAAAAATCCGAACTTTTTACGGTTCGGATTTTTCTGTTTTATCTTAATTAAAAATCAATTTATTTTGACTTATTAAGTAAGCATACGAAATCCGAACCTGATCTATGTGACCAAAAGCTCTTAAAGGATTTACTATGTTTACTTACGTTTCTCATGATTTCTATTTTTTACTTTGTTTTACTTATATAGAAAATTAATTCTATTTTGTTTATTTTTTCTTTTATATATTAACGTAAAAAAGTCATTTTTTTCTATTTTTGATTTTTGTGACTTTTCACGATACAAATATACGCATTATTTTTAATCTACCAAATTTTTTTAATGTTTTTTTTTAAAATAATTAACAGAAAGAGTTTTAACCTTTCCGCAAGACTTTCGCAATAACTTTCTCAAGGTTGTTGTTAGTTCTTGTTTGTATCCAGTCTCTTATCCCCTTTGAGTTGGGTGTTTAGGTATTATAAGTGAACTCTCTTATAATCTTGCTTGGGCGCACATCCTAAACTTTACTTTTCAAATTCTTTACAAATATACACATTATTTTTTAATCACCAAATATTTTTCAATATTTTTTCAATTAAATTCATTGGTTTACAATTGGTAATTGGCAAAATTACTAAAATTGGCAATAATAAATCAAATGTTTTTTCATTTATTTTTCATTTCGAATTCGAATGTTGCATCATATGATTCACAATATCCTGGTTTATCGTAAGATATTTTCCAACCATAATCTCGATATAAGTCTTCAAAATCCATCCAATGATTTTTGTATATATGTTCACTTGTCATATGTTCGGGTGCAACTTTCATAATTTCTGTCATAATATCTTTTTGTCTTATCGTAAAACTAGATTTGACATAATTATTTTTAATTGCATTATTTATTCCGAGTATTACAAAATCTGGAATATTACTTTTTGCTTCATTCCTAGCTTCTTCTGGTGTTATTGGCTTAATTTCTGACATATTTAGAATATTTTATTATACCACTTAGTTTTATCTTCCCAATATTTTAATAATATTTCAAACCCTTCTTTGGTTTTATCATCAATTTCTCCGTTATTACGCATTTGGGCAATTCTTTTCTTCAAAGATTTAAGATACATACGTTTACGTATGATCATAAATAACAATAAAAAAAATGCATTAAATACTAAGTAAATTACAATTTTTGTTATCATAAAATATAGTTTTTTAAATTACAAATGCAAATATAATAAAAATATTTAAATATACAATTATTTTTCACCAGAATTATAACTATTGTCTAACATTATGACACCATCTGAATTATAGATATCAATTACATCTTTAACATAGTTTAATAGTCTTTTGGGTGCTTTATAAATTGAACAAGGTCTACCATCAATACCATTTTCTTCTTTTTCGTTAGTTTTTTTAAATAATACAGAAACACTTTCAGAAAATGATCCACCAACATGATGCCAATCTTCATAATTCACTTTATAATTATAAGTATTCCAAGTCATTCTTTTAATTCTTTCTTCAGTATCAAAATTATGAACAAATGTATATAATCTTCGTCTACTATAAATACCATCATTTATATATGCTACTAGCGATATTAGAAATATATTAATTGTTGCTTGATTATATTCTTTTAATAAGTTATCAAATTGTTTATACCAAGATTTGATAAAATTTAATATATTTTCATCTATATCAATATCAAGGTCTAAATTAAATGCACGAGAAGCATTTAATGGTGTATCTGTTTTTATTTTTGGTGATATTTTTGTTTTTGGTGTATCTTTTACACCATATTTAGCTGGATCAAGTCCATTTCGTCTAAAGGTGTCTGCTAATGTTTCACCGGGTAGTGCTGATAATAATTCGAATAAAAAATCATCATAATTTTTTAATATTTTCATAAAAAATTTTATTGTTATATATAAAATTTTTATGAAAAAAAAAGTAAATAATAGCTTTTCATTTAATGAGGTTAATAAGCAATTAAGGATGTATCCTCTTATACACCCACTATTATTTACGATTTTATTTTTTCACACAAATCTTTAAATATGTATTCAAATTCTTCATCATTAACAACTTTATTAATATAATCTTCGAAGGATATATTATTATCTTTTGAATATAATTCATAAGTTGTTTCGATTAATTTTTCTAATATCATAATTTAAATAAAGTGAAAAAAACAAGTAATTCTTAGTCATCCTATGTACTAATCAATATTCGTGCATTATAGAATCTGCCAATCAACCAAACACTTAATTACTTGTTTTTTAATTTTAATTTTTGTTTTGGTTACTGTTATATGATTTGAATAAAATATTACTAAGAATATTTACACCAAGTGCTTGCCAAAATGTGATTTTTGTTAAGCCAAATAATATTGGCATTAGCCAATTCCACAACCACATTGTTGGTAATGCTAAAATCAATGAAACAATAGCAATTAATACAATTACACCAAAAACTTTAAGAAATGCTTCCATAATCAATATTTTTAATTTATTTATTATTTATTATATATTGAATATATGGATTTGTTTAATTAATTACCATTCATCTTCGAAATATTCTTTATCTTTTTTGTCTTTAAGATATTTATTTCTTTTTTTTATCCATTTTTGTAATTTTTTCTTTAATTTTTCATTAATTCCAAATTCATCCATTTCTTGGGAATAAATACCTTTTTCTAAGATTTCAATAAAATTTTCTAAAAATTCATCATCAATTTTTAATACATCTTTAGCCATTATTGTTTTCATACATTATTTATCACTATTAAGAAATCTACGTGGATTCCAAATCATTTCATTTATCACCATTGCTAAAATTTCAACTTCTTTCAGCGTAATATCATCAGGTAAGAATTGATGGAGTAAATTATTTATTTCTGGCTTTAATCTATCCATATGTTCTTGTTTTTCTTCGATTGTAATATCGGGTTTTTCACACAATAATTCTTGTGTCATTCTAATTGCTTCTTGCATAATTTTATCTGTTTTATTTTTTCATTCGATTTGATGTCTCCCCATCAAAATTATCTTGTTTTGCCTTATGTGGAAACATTGCATAAAATATTTTCCAAACTTTTTTTGATCGAGTTTTCTTTGGGTATCTGATTGAATTTTTGTTAGACCCACCACTACCAACATAGACACCTTTATTGTCTCTTGTTTCTTTTATACTATTTGTATCTAATGTTTTATTTTTTTTATCAAATTCTTCCAAATAAATATTATGTAATTCTGTCATATCAATGTTAGTATCCATTACAATTGTTCGTATTTCTTTTAAAGCCAAATATCTTTCTTTCACTATACCCCTACAATGCTTATCTTCGTTTATGTTTGTTTCTAAATATGCTATTTGTTTATTTAAATGTTCGATATAAAGATTTTTATCTACATAATTACCACCATGTCCATCGTGTTTGTGAATAAGTGTTCTTAATTTTCTATATTTTTCCATATTAATCTGTATAACTTAATACTGCAATTTTTATATTGTTGGTGTAGATACTATCTACTCGAATAAATAAGGCATCCCCATTTTCATATTTTTCATATAATTCATCATAATTGTCTTCTAATGATCCTATTATTTCTTTAATTTCTAAATAATAAAAATTAAAATCATATTCTTTTTCTAAATATTCATATTCTTTTTCTAATTTTTCTATCCATTTAGCTTGTTCATTAATATTTTTAAATGAATTCAATTTTGGTTTATATGAATTATCATCATATGCAATATAATCATAATCAACGATTAACATCAAATCTAATAATTCTTTGGCTTTTTCAGACAATTTAGTCGATGTTATATGATCATCATAATCAACCAACAGTGAATCTATTTTACCGTCAATTTCTATATTTTCTCTTAGCCAATTATCCAAATGATGTTCTAAATTATCATATGTAAAAAAATTAGTATCAAAATTTTTCTTAAATTCTTCTATTAATTCTTGTCGTACTTCTAAGTATCTTTTTATTAATTCATTATCTTTATTTACTATTGGTCTCATATTTTTTTATTATTTTTTGTCACACATCAACCGTCTTTGTCTAATAAGATCAATTAATTCTATTGAAAAATCTTTATTAACTTCATTAGCTAACGGTAGAATATATTTTTCTGTTTGTTGTAAATATTCTAAAACTTTTTTATCTGTGTGTGTATCTAAATGTAAATCTGTCAAATTACTAATTCTATCAGCGCATTTTAATATCTTTGCTCTTATTGAAATATATTGTAATCTTTGACAATATTCTTCTTTTGTTTCATCTTCACGTTTAGTAACTTCCAAAATTACATTAACGACTTCTGGTCCATCAATATCAAGTGATCTAATTTCATCTAAATTTGTTCCCAATTCTTCTATTAAATCGTGCAACAGACTAGATTTCAATAATATGGGATCATAAAAATATTTGTAATCTAATAAAATACCCAATGTTGCAAAAGAATGTCTAAATTGATTTCCACCAACTTTTCTATGAACACCAATTAAAGCAGTTGCTTTTAAAATGTATGGTGCAAGATTTAAATTTTGCAATGATATTAGGTTATTATTTGTCATATAAATATTGATTTATAGTAAATAAAAATGTGGTTAATATATCATCAGGCATTTCTGTTTTAATTTTATACATAATTATTTAAATCTTTTTTCAAAACTTTCTTTATTTAATGATACACCATTCTGAAATTTATAAAATCTTCCATCGAAAATAACATTAAATACATCACCAGATTTTGCATCTAATTTATTATCAATGCCATTTCGAACATTTTTTATTTGTACATCTTCTGTACACGTTACAGTTTTTGTTATACTTTTTTTCATATTGGTAATATGTGAAATTCTTTTAAAAATATATAATTTACAATATATTCCCAATTAGGGAATTCTTTAGAACCAAATTTTATAAATTCACCTTTAAAATCTAATTGTCCATGCATATCAGTATCATCAATTAGATAATCTCCAATATGTAAAGATTTATCACATGACATATCAAGTCTTTCTAATGTTTCAAATCCTAAATGTTCAAGAACCCAATATGCTTTTTCTGTATAACTATTTAGATTATATATTGATGGTCGAGTTAAAATACGAACTTCAAAATATTCTTCAAGTTTTTTAAATGCTTTAATTGCACCTGGGATTTCTTCCAATTTAATAAAAAATCCAAACTGTGATTGTGGATATTTTTGTGTTGGACATTTTTCCAAATCATTTAAATATGCCTTTGCAAAATTGCAAAGAACCCCATCTAAATCCACATATATTATTTTATTTTTTTTCATTTTTAAAATTTTTAAATTTTTCATATTTTCTATTCAAATATATATCAGACAAATTTTCTTCATAAATATAATTTAAAAAATTAAATGCATCTCTATACAAATATAATCTATTTGTTGAATAATGTTTTAAAATTTTTGTTTTTTTTGTTATTATTTTATTTTTTTCTAAAAAATCTTGAATTTGTTCTAAGCATTCTTTAGTTGATATTAAATTTACTTTTATTCTATTATTATCTTTACCATATATTGTTAATGATCCATCACCATCAAACATACCAGCTATAAAATTCAAATAATATTTTTCATCTATGTTTTTAATAATGAAATTATCACTTTTTTCAACATTTATATATTTTTGTAATTTTTTTGTGAATAAATTATTTGTAATAGATATTACATATGAAGTATATTCTTTATTGTTTCTTTTGTCAATAGTTGTATTTTTAACAATTTTATGTTCAGATTCTAATGACTTTTTAAATTTTATTAATATTTCTTCATCTTTAGATACTAATCTAACTTTATTATTTTTTAAACAACCATCTGCAACAATAAAACCTAACCAATACGCTTTTTCTTTCGTGTCAATATTATCAAAATATGATATATTGAATTTTAATTTGCTTTCATTTAACCTATTTCTATTTGTATTAATATTATTGTTTCTTAATATATTACTTACTGTTACTTGTGATATATTTAATTTTTTTGATATTTCAATTTGTTTATTTGTTAACGATAAATTAATTATTTCTGTTATTAAATCTTTATTTATTTTCATTTATATTCCATATCATTTTTTTTATTTTAATATTTGTCCATATCAACATATATTATATATTAATATTAAAATCTCGTTTTATTCTAATTTTTTCTTCTCGATCAAAAATAGAATTTTTTTTATCATACAGTTTTTTTCCTTTGGCAATACAAATTGTTACTTTACAAAGACCTTGTTTATTAACAAACATATTCAAAGGAATTATTGTTAATCCTTTTTCTTTTATTTTGACTTTAAGTTTTTTTAATTCTTTTTTTGTTAATAATAATTTTTTTGGTCGTTTTGGATCATGATTAAATTGATTTGCAAATTCATATTCATCAATATGACAATTTACTAAATATAAATCGTTTCCTGTAAACGAACAAAAACTTTCAGATAATGATGCTTTACCCTTTCTTATTGATTTTATTTCTGAACCCACAAGCTGAATCCCCGCTACGATTTCATCTTCTATAAAAAATTCGTAGTATGCTTTTTTATTTTTTATCATATCTGATTTTATTTATTTTTTGTAATTTTAACTTTCTATCATTTCGTAATATTAATACATTAATTTCATTAGCACCACTAACATTATCATCAATTTTTTTAACATTATCTAACATTTCAGAATTTAATATTTCAATACTATTACCCTTTAAATCATTTACTACACTACCTATTTTTGGATATGTTGGATATGTTAACGGTAATTTTGTTTTTCGGCAAAGAAATTCAAATATTAAAGTAGATCCATAATTTAAAGGATTCCAATCTTTTTCATTTGAAATAATCCATGTATTATAAAAAATATATCCATAATATTTCATAATAAAATTCTTCCTTTATTTGGAAATTTGTAATTTTTAACTATTTCGTTATATACTTTATCGACTGTTGGATGACATTTATAAATATTTGGATCAGGATCAATATCTTGACCCACTGTTTCTGGATTATCTAAACAAAAAGCTACAGGTGGCATAATATTATATTTACTGTTATATTTAATGCAATATTTCATATCTGATGCACAAAATAATTTACAATCACCTAAAATATATGAATATTTATAATTTTGATATCCTTTTCTATATGGTGATCTCAATCTTGGATCAATTGAACTACCCAATTGAATAATATGTGTATCTGTTGTACCAGCCAAATGTAATATTCCGGAGTCCATTGTAATTACCATTGATGATTTATTTAAAATATGCCAAGTCTGATGAATATTTATTTTATTAATTAGATTAAGTCCATTTTTAACATCTATATCATAAACAGGCTTCTGTATTTTATAATTTCCGTGTTCAACAGCATCTTTACCAATTAATACTATCGGAATATTAATTTTGTTTATTTCATTTACTAGTTCTTGCCATCGTTCTTTTTCCCAACTTCTAGATGGCCAAGATTTAACAGGATGCATCACAATATAATTTTCTGGTAAATTAGATATCTCTTCATATTCATCAGGAAAAAATTCAATTTTCATTTCTTCGGGTAATAATTGAAATCCGGCACTAATAGAATGAATTTGTCTAATATCTGTTCTAGTGTGAAGAAATTTATCGGGTCTAAAAGTTTCAATAAATAAATCACCATCATCTGGTGTTTGGTTATCAGTCAATATTATATATGGATAATTTTTAAGTAATTCTTTTTGATATGTGTAAACATAAATATTTTGATCATAGATTTCACTAAGATATTTTATTGTTGGAATAGCACATAATGTATCACCGACACTTTGAGAACCAATTAAAACTAATATTTTCATTCTAATTATATACATTTTATAGTTTAAGTTTTAATAAAAATTGTATATTTGCATAAAAAATTTTTTCATTTTTAATATATATCTAAAAAAAACAAAAATATGGCTAAATTATTAAAATATGAATCTTTTTTGAATGAAAAAAAATTGAATTTAGATAACACATATGAATATTTGAAAAAAGTTACTAAAAAATGTAATTATGAACAATCCCAACATTTTTATATGAAAGAACCAATTGAAATTGGAACATGTAAAAGTGGTAAATTTTATTTAAATTATTTAAGTGTTAATTATTATGATGATCATTTAGCATTTTGGATTATATATAATGAAAGACCAGATAAATTATTTGGCACATCTTGGGATTCATCCGTAATATGGGAAGAAGAAGGTAAATTGAATTATATTGATGAAAACATCAAAGAAGAATTTAAATTATATCCAAATTTTATGGAAATTATTGCAGAAAAAATCAAATCATATGATGATTTAGATAACTGGTGTAAATATTTAGTTGATCTTGGTTTAAAATCTAGAAAATATCATCGTTGGGCAATATCAGCATCTATAAAAGATAAATTAACATGGGATGAAAGAATAGAATGGACAAAAAATCAAATTGAAATTGACAAATTATTGAATCGTCATTCTAAACCTGTTGAAGAAAAACGATTGAAAGATATGTTAACTTTGGGTGAAGTTGAATATGATAAAAAAATGAATAAACAGAATAAAGAAATTGAAGATATTTTAAAAGAAATGGATTTATAATAAGTGACATATTTTTTTAGCTGCTTCAACACAAGACAATACATCATGTTCACAATAGTTTTTAATTCTTTCTAATTCACCACGTTCCCAATAACTAGTGTGGACTTCTTTTCCACACATATCAGTTTTTGGACTTTCGATATTTAAACAATATAACATATCATCGAATGATGATGTTTCTAATGTTCCTATACTTCGCCACACTTCAGATAAATCGAATACTGGCATATCCCATGGTTTAACATCAAATGTTTTTAATATCTTAGGTATTTCTAAACCATATGACAACATTTTTTTATTCATCCAGGGAATGTCAAATCCCTTTATATAATATCCACATAGTTGATATAAAGTTTTATTTGCGTTAGAAAAAATCGAATGTGATTTTTTCATGATTTTTTCTTCATCATCATCATAACATGATATGATTTTAACATTTCCTTTTGTTGCTGTTGCAATTGATACACAAACAGTTTTACCAAATTCAGGCATAATACCTGCCTTTTTAATATATACTATATTTGGATCACCTGCCCATTCAGCACTTCCTGATGCAGATGATGCCCTACGTCTTTCTAACTTATTCATAAATAAATCATATCCCCGTACATCATTTACTTTTAATGTTTCTAAATCGGGATATTTGCCGACAGTTTCTATATCGAAATATATTAATTCACCATAATTCATATTTTATTATAGTGAAAAAAATAAAAAAGGTTAAAAAAAAGAACCTTTCGGTTCTTTCTTAATCAAATAATAAATCTTTTTATGTTATATTGTGTTCAAGATTATACAGCTTTATAATTTGATCATCTGTTACCCGATTTGGATCAAATGGTGTATCAAAACCATATTTCATCATCAACCACATCTGATCATCATTAGTTAAATTATTCCACCAAAGTCACGATAAAATTGCTTATGTCTTTTATATCGCACAATTCTCCTTTTTATAATAGGGATTATGTCGTAATAGAATATACCAATTAACAATATTGTAAAAAATATTATTAGCATAATACTAAAAAAATGCATAATTTGTTCCATATTATTTAATATATGCTAAACATTTGTTTTTTGCTTCTGTAAGTTCAATGAATTTATCTTGACTACCACCTTTATCAGGATGATATATTTTAGATAATTCACGATATTTAGACTGAACATCATCTTTAGTGGCATCAGTAGTCAACCCCAAGAAATCAAATGATTCTCTTGGTACTAAACTATTAAAGAATAAGGATGCCAAAAAACCGAAATGTGCAAATGGATCAAATCCATCAAATGGATCATTCCATCTTCGATATTCTTCCCGTCTACGTTGATTTTCTTCTTTTTCTCTACGTCTACGTTCCATTTCTGTTGGAAACAAATCTTCACGCATTTTAACTATAACTGATGCATAAAAATAATTCCAAAGTTTTTCTGGCAATTGACCAGCAGTTTTTTTATCAATACCATCCCATTTCATTCGAATTGCACGAACAGCATTTTCGAATCCTTTGATATTTTGATAAGAATTTCCAACTTCAAGTAGTGTTAGAAAATCTTGTGTTAAATCAGCAATAAATTCATTATGCTTAAAATTAACACCATGTAATAAATTGTACTTTTTTTGATAATCTAATGTTTTCATTGTTGTTGTTTTTAAATGATGACACAAAGATAGTAATAATTTTTTTAATATTACCAAAATATTGTAGTTTTTTCAAAAAAAAAGGAAGGCTATACAGTTTAAGCCTTCCCAAAAATTTTAAGATATTATTTTATTCAATGATCAATTGAATATGGGTCAATATTCTTAATAAACCCTTACGTTTGATTAGGTTACAAACCTTTAAAAAAACCGTTTCTCCACTATATTTTTCATTAACGTTGAAAAACATCTCCAAACTAGAACCCAAAAAATCATACGACTGTCAAATTAAGATTATGATCCGATTAACGTTGAACGATCTTAATTTATATAATATATAATGAAGTTAAAAAAAAGTTTATTTTATTTACAATAATAGCAAAAATTATAACCTGAATTAACCCGTCTAGTCAAACATTTTTGACACCATTCATTATTTCCTTTGCGCAATTCTATTTCCGATTTAGTTAAAGCAACATTATAATTTTGTTTTCGATTGGTTATTTTATTTAATTTTGGATTATATTTTTTAATCAAGTCATATTCTAAATCAAGCATATCTGTTTGATTTTCACATATTTTTATTACTTCAAAAATCAAATCCTTTCCATTAGCTTTATGCCAACGAAATCTATCATTTGGAACTTGGACTGTTGTACCAATATAGACAAGTTCTTTTGTTTTTTTATCAAGACCTTTATAAATATAAAAACCTTTTGAAAAAATAAGATTTTTATTTTTTGCACACAATAAATCAGATTCCATTATCCAAGTTTTCTTAAATAAATTAATTGTAGTGGACTAACTTTACCATATTTTTTCAATGTTGCTAATATACTTTTGTAGAATTTTCTGTCATTTACTGATAAACGACTATTTAGATCATATAACTGTTTGAAATGTGTATAGCTAACAGAAACCCAATCATCAGGTACTTTGTCCAACTTATTATCTAAATTGTTGTAAATTTTAGTCACAGCACCAAAAGATGCTTGTTTTTTACCATTATCTGTCGCAATTTTTATCGCTTTAATCCACAATTCTGGTTCTTCAATATGTCGCATATCCTGCATCATAAAAAATTCTTTTGGATATACAGGTGATTTTACATTTTCGTTAAATTCAACAAATTTGGTTTTCATATACCTATATATATTAAAAAATTATTTAATAAAATCGGATGTGTTTCTATGTTCCCAAAATTTTCTACATTTAACAGCAGTATTCTTTTTTTCGAGTTTACAGTTCCCATATTCTGCACATTTTCTACACAAGATGATGTATGATGTATTTTTTTCAGTTTTCATATACCAATTATTTTAATCTTGTTATAGTTATAATAACACCACCAACACTAGTTCCACTTGTTTTGAATGCACCCCTTGGAATATTTTCGATATTAGCATTAACTTCACTTAGCCAATTTCTAAATTCGGTTTCTTTTTTATTATTTGAATTTTTCCAATGTTCAGATGCGATTGATACCAATTTGCCACCACATTTCAATAATTCATACATATGTTTTACGTGGTCGATATCTTGATTGGCTGTGAATGGTGGATTTGCTATAATTTTATCATATACAGGTTGATTCGGAATCATTAAAAAATCTCCAACTTCATGATGAAAACCTTTTTTATTTAGTATTAATGAATTTGCTTCCATCAATTCAATTGCAAGAACTTGACAATCAATATTTTTTCTTAATATCGCTTCGATTATAGCACCTTGACCTGCACTAGGTTCTAATACAATATCATTTTCTTTTAAATCTGCCAAATTCACTAATTTATCTGCAAGTTCACTTGGTGTTTCAAAAAATTGATATTCTTTTTTTAAATTACGTTTTTCACCATTGGATATTTGATTAAGTAAATCAGTAGGATCAGAATTAAACACAAACCCAAACGTTTTACCACCAACCCATTTACCACCAATCAAATTAAGTGATTTTGCTACATCTTGGTATAATTTTCTTTCGAGTTGAACATTTGGTAATTTAACAACATTACCATCAACGGTACATTGAATTAATACTTCTTCTTTTGTCATAAAATTGTTGTTTTAAATGATTGTGCAAAGATAGTTAATTTTTTATTAAATAACAAAAAAAAAGAGGATTTAAATCCCCTTTTTTAATCTAATGTTGTGTATTCAAACCCATCTTTGGTTTTAAAGAATACTATATGTTGAAATTTGCCTAATTTATTTATAATTCCGTGTGCATTAATCCAAGTAGTTAAACCCTTATTATAATTTAATCGTAATTGTGTAGATGTTCCAACACAACAACTTCCAGAAACCCTAGAAATTGCGTGTGTGTGTCCAACCACATTTTTAACCGACAATTTTGAAAATTGATTCATTCCACCACGACTGCCAGATGCACCTAAATTTCCATGCATTGAACACAAATATCCATTAACAACAATATTATCATTATATGTTAAACAATGAAAATTTGGATATTTTTTATTAATAACATAAGGTACGATACCATTTGGTGCTTCACCTTTTAATATAACACTAGCATATTCCATATAAGGAATTGCATTTTTTAGTGAATTCATTTTTCTCCAATCAGTTTCACGCAAAAATCTATCAACATGTTCATCATGATTTGATTTCACTATATAAACATCATAATCTTTTATTTGTGATAACCATTCTAACATTTCATCCAATTCTTTTTGAAGCGAATTTGATCCGTTCATTTCCATTTCGTGTTGTAAAAATGGATCATTTGTGTTATGATGTGTTATAGAATATGAATCCATTATATCATGAATAAACAATGTTTTTGGATATAATTTTTGACATAAATCATTTAATGTTTTATCAATAATTTCAGTATTTACACATTTTGTATGAATATCACCCATTATCAACGCATCAACAGTTTCAATTCTTTTAACAACACCATTATTTACATGATAAAACAAATCAATAAATTCGCCAGTATCTTTTGCGCTTACTTGTCTAAAGAAATAAGTATCTTCATCTTTTATTTCAACAATAGCAAACCCACTCGAAAAATGAAATTCCCCTTTTTTACCAGCCTTTGTATCAGAAAAATTTTGTTTTGTAACTGCACCAGTAGTAAACATTAACTTTGGTTTATATTCATTTATAACTGGAACTGTTTTTAATTCTATTTTTGGATGTCCAACAACACAAGAATAATCACCTGTCATACCTTCAAGTCCCATTAATGGTGAATAAGCTGTTGGTTGTATTTTAACATCACCTAGTACTTGTATTGATTTATTTAAGTTGTGCCTATTTAACGTTAAATGTGGTACAATTTTTTCATCCCACCAATCATTATCAGTATTTGTATTTATACTTGTTGGGTTGTGATAACGAAAAGGAATTACCAAAATTTCAGCATCAAGAACATCTTTATATGATAACATATTATTCCATAACCCAATATTTACACTTGTTGCATTTTGTGCAGAAGTAATAAAATAATATTTTTTTGATTTATCGTGTTGTTTTAATTTTGCAAGTTTTATTTGTTCAGGTATAATAATTACTTTTTCTTTTATTCCTAATTTTTCTGAACACCATCTTCTAAGTGTTCTTTCGGATTTATTTGTAAAATCCATAAGTATTTTCATCCTATCATCCCAAGTTTTTGTTCTATCCCAATATATACTACGAATTTTTTCAATATCTTCATCTTTTAGGTCTTTAAATTTCATATTTAAATTTTTTTTTTTCTTATATAATATATTTTAAATTATTTGTTTAATAATATTATGTTAATTGTTGCTTATGATTCATCAACTTATAAAAATCATATTCAAAAATCATATTTTTTGGTATTGAAAAAGTTGAAAACATGTCAGCCATTTCTTGACACGAATAATTATTTAAATTATCACCAGTACCAGAATATGCTACAATAAATAGAAATTTTAATCCATTTTCACTTTCAGCATATTCATATAATTCTTTAATTTGTTTAATTATAAAATCTTTTGAAATTGATGGATGTATTTTTTTTGTTAAATCTTTTGTTATAATTGCATAAGAATTACCTTGTAATCCTGATGCTTGCCCGTAAATTGCCCCACATCTTAATCTTGCAAACAAAGCGGATCCTTTCCCGTGGCGACCTTGATTATTAGATCCAAATACAAAAATTTGATTTGGTTTAATATTTTTTATTTTTCCTTTATAAACTAACATAATATTATTTAATTCAATATTTTAAAAAAGTTTAACATTTATTGTACGATATTTAAAAACTTTTTTATATTTGTCCACTAATATAGAATATTAATAATTTAAAAATTCAAAATAAACAATATGAGTGAAAATCAAGAAAATATAAATTCTGAAAAAACATATAATAAGTTTTCTGTGAGATATATGTATACTAAAGATGAGTGTTATCAGGAATCATTAAATTATAATTCCCGAATTGAATTCGCTAGGGAGTCAAAAAGTATTTATAAGTGTGCAGAATTGAATTGTTGGTTAAATGATTTTCCACATTTAAGAACAAAAGATACCCCAGTAAAAACAAGATATACTAAGTTTGAATGTTATAATATGTCATTGAAATGTAAAAACACAAGAGAATTTAAAGCTAAATATAAATTTTATTACATGTGTTCAGCATTAAATGGTTGGTTGGATGAATTTAAATTAAACCAAAAAACTAAAACTAAAGAAAAATTAACAAAAGCACAATGTAAAAGATCAGCAAAAAATTATACTACCCGAAGTGAATTTGCAGCTAAAGGAAAAAAATATTATGAATTTGCTACTAAAAATGGATGGATAAAAGAAATATGTTCACATATGATTGAATCTGAACACGATAAAAATTATTGGACAAAAGAAAATTGTAATAGTGAAGCCTTGATATATAAAACTAGAAAAGATTTTGAACTTGGGAATCCATCAGCTTATACACAATCAAAATTAAAGGGTTGGTTGGATGATATTTGTTCACATATGGAAATAGAAATTAAAGATGAATTTTGGACAAAACAACGTTGTCAAATTGAAGCTGCAAAATATCCGAAAAAAAGTCATTTTTCTTATTATTCAGAACCAGCATATAGAATAGCAAGTCAAAATGGATGGTTAGATGATATATGTAAACATATGTTAGATGATGATAATGAAAGATTTTTAAAACTAACAGAAAAAGAAATATGTTTCAATGAAGCTTTGAAATATTCTACAATGAAAGACTTTTTTGAAAATTCTCCTGAAAAATTTGAAAAATGTAGAATAAATAAATGGTTTTATGAAGCATGTAAACATATGCCATCACAAACTTTACCTGTTGATTATTGGACATATGAAAGATGTGCAATTGAAGCAAAAAAATATAAAACAATAAGAGATTTTAGATATCACGCTAAAGGTGCATACAATAAAATATTAGAATTCAAATGGAAAGAATTAGATCAGCATTTAAGAAATGATATTTCAATATGACAGAAGAATTAGATAAAAGTTATATTAAGTCGGTTATTCAACTGATTTTAAATAAAGTTCACGTTGAACCACAGAAAAGAAACATTAAAGAATTTTCTGATAGATTTAATTTTGCTTGTCCAATATGTGGTGATAGTCATAAAAATATAAATGCAAAACGTGGAAATATGTATTTCAATACGATGCATTATGTCTGTTTTAATGAAAAATGTGGTAGGTCATTTATAAAACTATTAAAAACATTTGAAGTTGATATTGATCTTCAAAAGAAAATGGATATATATAATTATATTGATAATAATGTACATTGGAATAAAAAAGAAGATAATTATGTCTTGCAACGTCTTGATAAATTAATTGACATTGATTTTCTTATTGAAACTTTAAATAATAATCCATCATCGCAATTTTCAAAATTTGGACCAATTAAAACCAATTCAGCAGCATATCAATATTTGAAATTTGAACGGTTAATTGATAACTTTGAAAATATATATGAAGCTGAATATACAGTAACACCTAAATGGAAAGAAAAAGTAATCGTCATTCTTAATAAAAGTGGTAATAAGGTACTTGGATTACAAATACGTAACTTAAAATCTGGTGATAAAAGATGGTTTAAAATTTTTAATTTTGAAAAACTTCATAATATGGTTCATCCCGAAGATCCACTTGATGAACTTGAAGCATTATCTTATAATAAAATATCAAATTTTTATAATATATTAAATGTTGATTGGGATAAACCAGTAACTATATTTGAAGCTTATTTAGATTCAACATTTTTTCCCAACGCAATAGGTGCTATTGGACTAAATAGTATTAATGATATGGGGTTTTTATTAAGTGACGATCTTGATACCCGTTTTTTCTTTGATCAAGATGAAGTTGGAATAAAAAATTCAATAGTGATGTTAGACAAAGGTTATAAAGTATTTTTGTGGCAAAAATTGAATGTTGATTTTTTAAAAAATAAAGTTGATAAATATCAAGCAGAAAAAATATTATTAAAAATAAAAGATTTAAATAAATTGGTACAGGATATGAAAAATACTGACCCTTATAATAAATTAAAATTAGATAAATATTTTTCAAATGACACATTTGATAAAATATATTTGGATTTTACAAAATACCCAAAAAATTCAAAATCTAAAAATTAATTTTCTTCGAAATATGAAAATTTGTGTAATTTTTTAATAAAAATTTGACCTTGCTTGCGTATATAAGCTTCCACTTTTTTAATATTCTTATTATCAAAATATTTTCCAATATTATTTTTTTCTGTTTTAGATAATTCATCAAAATTAAAATTAAAATTACACATATCTTTATAATACTTAAGTGGATATTTATTTTCTTCTTCTTTTATTGTATTTAATAAATTTTTGGATTTTTTCACTTTAAGATAAAATTCGTGTAATCTTGCGGATAATTCATCTTCGTTTGCCAAGTAACAATAAACTAAAAATTTTTTATATGATTCAGAACCATCGGTTGTTGAAGTTAAATCAGTAATTGATGCGATACTACCAAATCTAACTTCATGTATAAATAAGTCAACAATATCACCCTTAAAAATGCGTTTAGTATCATCTGAAAAAAATTCATTTCGACTACGAGAATATAATATCTTACTTTTAATAGTTCTATCTACTAAATGTTTAATTTCGTGAGTTAATAGTTCTTTAGTATCATATTCTTTATTTTCAATACCCAACATTATATCAACATAATATTTATTTCTTTTGTTTTTTTGTTTTTTTGGTATAATATTAACTGAAGCTATTGCTCGATTATAATATATACTAACTATAATATTACTTATAAAAACTAATTCTGTATTTTTTAATTGCCATGATCCATTAATATAAACTTCATTGGGCTTTAAAATATTTATATTAAATTCTGAAATATCAACAATTGTTTGGGTTTCTTTTTTATCAATCGCATCTTCAATTTGTTTCCACATTTTTTCGACAATTTCAAGTGTTAATTTATTTACACCCAATTTTTCAAATATTTTAAAAGTTGTTATCATAATTCAATAATTTTGATTTTTTTCTTTTTACACAATGAAATCAATTTTTCTTTATTTTCTTGGTCTGATTCAGATACTTTAAGATAGTTATCAGTTAATCTGATTTCTTTAATGTAATTTATTGGTATTTTATTTGCATGAATTTGAATTTCCGAATATAAATTATAAAATCTATCCCCTTCGATAAATACTTTACCTTTACTTGTTTCAAAAACACGACCATCATTTTTATGATTTAAATTTTCTAAAATTGTTTTTGATTCATATTTATATTCTGGATAAAATTTTTCTTTTACTAAATTTGAATAAATTTTTTTTAATTCTTTTTTCTTATATATTGTATCCACATTTTCTGCCACACTATCCAATAATGTAAAAGTCACTTTAAATTTTTCATAAATAGATGGTTTAAAATATATCATAACCGAACCATGACCAGTTTCATATCCACCATCATTAAACCAATCCGGAATACAAAATATCAAATCTTCTGTTCCAAATTTTTCAAGTTCAATTTCTTTTCTTTCATTCCACCAAGTTTCATTTTCATCTATAATTTGAATTTCTTTTTTTAATTCATTTCTACTCATCAAAAATCCTTTTTCAAGTATTGATATTACGGATTCATATGATGATAAGTGTCTAGCAAATGGATATTCATCATTTTCAGCATCATTTTCAGCATCATTTTCAGCATCATTTTCAGCATCATTTTCAGCATCATTTTCAGCATCATTTTCAGCATCATTTTCAGCATCATTAAATAATATACCAATTCCTTGTATTTGATTATTATTAGTTTGATATGTAAATTCTTTATATATTTTACCTTCTTTAATTTCATTCCAAAATTTAACAACACCTGGACAAGTTGAATCGTTAATGTCATGAAACATAACGATTTTAGCATATTTACCCAAATTTTCATAATCGGTAGATACACCTTCATATGAATGATCAGCATCAATAAATATAAAATCATATTTTTGACCTTTAAAATCTTCACTTGTTCCTATATGTAAATTAATGTATTGTTTTATATCTTCAGTTAATCCTTTATCTGAAATATCAACACCAATAGATTTTAAATTTGGATTTTTGAGTTTTAAAATATTATCAATTAATATATGGGTTCCACCTTTAAATATACCCACCTCAACATATGTATTTATATCATATTTCAACAATTCTAATAAAGCATCAGCTATTTGTTTTGGGGTTTGAAACATAGCTTCTTCGTTTCTATCATAAACCATATATTGATTCCATTCACCATAACCATCTCTATCTTCTACACATAAACCATAATCGCAAACTAAATTTATAATATCAACTTCTTTAATATCGGTCGCATTTAATTTAGAAATACTTTCAATTAATTTTTTATTTTTACTAAATTTGTTATCTTCAAATATATTTATATTTTTGTGCGTGAAATCACTAAACCGTTTAATCATAATCAAAAAATCTATTTTACATATATATAAAAAAATTAAACAACATTCTAATAAAAAAAACATATATAAAACTGTACAATAAATAAAAAATATTAATGAAGCAAAAAGAATCAGAAAACAGAATTAATTATTCAATTAAAGATTTAACCGTAAGGTTAGTTGGTGATAATGTTACAAATGGTGTAATTGACACTAAAAGTGCAATAAAATTGGCTAGAGATATGGAATTAGATTTGGTCGAAATTTCGGGTCCAGTTAACGGAAATCCATCAATTTGCAAAATAGTTGACTATCAAAAATATCTTTACGACAAAAAGAAAAAAGATAAAGATCAAAAGAAAAAGCAAAAATTAAGTCAGTCAGAAGTCAAAGAAATTAGAATGACCCCGCATACTGATGAACACGATTTTAATTTTAAATTAAATCATGCTAAAAACTTCTTAACCAATAACGATAAAGTATTAGTTTCAGTATTCTTTAAGGGTAGAGAAATATCATATAAAGAACAAGGTCAAATTGTTTTATTAAAATTTGCAAAGGAATTGGAAGATATTGGCATACCTGAGTATTTACCTAAACTAGAAGGAAAAAAAATGCTAATGATGATTAAACCTAAACCAAAAAAATAAAAAAGCAGAATAATCTGCTTTTTTATTTTTTAAAATTGGGGAATATCACGCTTATTTATATTAATATTATAATCTTTTAATATATTAAACATTATATTTGCTGTTTTTCTATCTGCATATAGAGAATTACGAATACTATTATTATAATATATTACATTGTTTTCAATATTAAATGTTATATTTTGAATTCGTACATCTTGAATTTCACCTGTTCCAATTAAGCATAACATTTTAGGATGTGGTAATTCAATTTTAAACACATTAAAAAGAAATGGTGTCGTATCATCATCTACTGGTTTAAAAGTTATAGAATCACTTATATATTTTTTTAAAATTAAATCAGATGCCATTTTTATATATTGTTTATGTCTAAGATCATCATAATTTTTAACTTTATCTATATATGAATTATATGTGTTGACCATTAATTCATTAAATTTAAAAATTTTCATATTATTTTTTTTAATATATATATTAATTTAAAAATGATAAAATATGATAAAATTATTTGAAAAATGGTTAATTTTTGAAAGATTAAATTCTGCTAAAGGTCGAAATATGATGAAATTGGTCGATTATTTTGAAAAATCCATCAAAGAAAAAGAAGCAGAATTACCAGAATTCTTTCAAATACATTATCCCCACATATTCGATAATTGGGCTTTAGAAAATTCAAACTATTTTGTAGAATTAGATGAATATGATTCAGAAGAAGAAGCATATGAAAATGTTATATATCCAACAACATATTATGAATTAGAATCTGATATTCTAGAAAAATACAAAAATTTTTTAATTGAAATTGTTGATAATGTTTTTAAAAAAAATCCATATAATTTAGATTTGTGTATATTACCATTATATGTAACATATACTTATGAAGATGATGTAATTGATGGGTGGCTAGTTCATTTTACTGATTATGAAAAAAATATTAAATCTATACTAAAATCACAACACTTCCAAGGAATTCCAAATATGTATAATTTAGCAATAACAAGCACAAATGAAGATGATTATAGTGAAGATGGTTATTGTTTTGGATTTGATATATCTGATGTATATGAAAATTTTAAAGATGGATATTCACATTATGGTAATTTTGGTATTTTATTTAAATCTAGTGGAATAAAACTTTACCATAATGGTGATGATGAACATCAAGTAGTATTCATTGGAAATCAAGTCAGTAATTTAATTCCTTTTTGGTATGATCCAAATACAAAAGAACTTTACAATAAAAATAAGACTATTAGGTCAAATGATTATGAATACTTTTTTGAACAAATCATTGAATCTTAATTGTTGTGCTTATTATAATATTTAGATACAGTATAATTAAACCAATTTTTTGCAACTAAGTTAGCTTCGATTGAATAAATTAATAAATCCTTTATTTTATTGAGAAAATTATAAGTCATTTCATTTTGAAACATAACATTAGAAAAAGAATTTTTAATTAAACCATCTTCATAATCAAAGCCAGATTTAATATTATCATTTATATGTTTTAATTCATATAATTCTTTTATTTGTATATCTTTTTCTATCATAGTATGTTATTATTTTGTGTTTAAATCAAATTCCACTATTTTATCTTTTGGTTTGATTGTTATTATATTAACAATTTTTTTCATATTATATAACACCATCATTTTACCATTACCAAATGGATTATTCATTAAATCGTAATCTACTCCATTTTTAATATAAAATTCCCTAAGATATTTGGTATTTGTTGATTTTATTGCTTTTTCATTTAAAATAATGTTATTAAAAATATATCCTGGAACTTTACCATCTTTGATATATTTTTCTAATCTATTCATTACCATTTTTTTCAAACTTCCAATTACATAAAATTTTATAAATTCTTTAACCTTTTCAATATCTAAAAATACTTTATTAATATCAACACCATATTCAACTGTAATCAAATATAATTTTCGACTTCCTTTTGCATATCGTATTGCGGTACTATAATCTGTTGCTATATATAAACCAGCACCATACTCATATCTACCATTTTTTTGTGCAATAATATCATCATAATGGTCAAGATTTCCACCATGCCAAAAATTCATAGTGTTTGGTATGTTGGGTGGAAAAATTTCTTCTTCGTTTAATTTGAATTTATCAAATTGTAATATCATAAACTACTTTTTCTTTCGATTGCTTCAGCAGATGGTATTTTATCAGTTACATATTCAATTAGATTTGATAATGATTCAACTTCATCTTTAACATCATCATCTGATGATTCCATTTTTAAATACACATCATATGATTCATTGCCTACTTTATCAATTTCAATTTTTCTGATTTCTCCAGATTTGGGTATATAAAAAAATAAAGATTCGTCACCTCTTTGTAATTGAAATCCAAGTGTTTCTAATTTATCCATTTCTATTTCATTCCAAGCTGTATCACTTTTTGATTTTTTAAAAAACCCTTCATAAGTTTTAATTATTTTCATATTATATTATATTTTTTTCCTTTCATTAAAATATCTAAATCTTTTGGATATAAATTTTCTGTTGTTGTTTTTTTAAGAAATACGGTATTATCTATTTTTTGATATTTTTTAAGTAATTTATACATATCATTTAAATCATATGGATTATATTTAATTGTATTTCCAAATTTATCATTTGGTGTATCAAGTAATTCTTCATCATTATATTTATCTAAATGAAATAATTCATACTGTATATCTTCATCTATTTGAAAATTTTCAAATTTTTTTAAAATCATACTGTTAATTTATCTTTTTTGTTACTCCAAATATAATAACCTTGATATTCATTTTCATATACCATTCCACCCAACGTTGATATGACATTTAATGTTGTATCAAACGTTATTGTTTGTTGAAAAGTGTATTTTAATGATTCTTTATCAATAAAAGATAATGGTTTTAATTTAATACCAAATATATCCAATGAATCTGGAATATCTGAATAAAATTCCGACAAAGCATAAGTTACTAAGTTTTCTCTAATATTTTCAATATCTTCTTTATCAAAAATATAACATTTAAATATTACACGTTCAGAACCAAGAATATCGCCTGTTATATCATTTAGTTTATATAAATGTTTTTTCTTATCTAACAAATCCACATATTGATCATATGTTTTATAATAATCAACAAGTGTTTTAGTATATTTATTTCCAGCTAATTTAATATTATAGAAAAATTCGTCTATTTTAACATTTGGAATTTGAAATTCGTATAACGAATTCCATTCTGTAAATTTTGTAATATTTAATGTTTCTTTCATATTTTTTTCATTCAATTTTAAATTAAATTAAAAGAATTAAATTCTTTTATATGTTTCAATTTTTTATTTTTGGAATTATCATCTTTTTCTTTAGCTATAAAATCATCTAAAATTTCATTTAATATTTCTTTCACTAATTGATGATATTCTATTTCATCTTTCACTAGATTTATTCCTTTGTTCTTGATATCTTCTAAAATATCATTGAATCTTTTATTGTTTTTATAATATTTTTTAAGTGAACTTGGTTTTGCTCCTTTTTTAATATAAAAACTAATAATTGGATATAATTCTTTAAATATGTCCGATTTAGCTTGTTTTTTTATTGATTTTTCCATATTCTATATATATAATTTTAAAATTTTCATTTTTATATATATCATATGATTATATGGTGAAAATTGAATTGTCCTGTGTAGTAAATTCTAGAACAATCATAAATATGGATTACCTAAAAATTAAATTAATGATTGAAATTTTACATATTTTTTAGGACACAAATAAAAATTTCGATAACTTTTTTCTTTTTTATCATACAATTCTTTAAAAAACCAATTTTTATATGTACTACTATATATTATTAAACACTTGGTTTTAGAAGCATTTAATATTATATAGCAATATAATGTCCTTATATTTCTTTTATCTATTTTATATTTTTCATCAACAATTATATCTTGGTATGGTACATCATCAAATGTCATAAAATCTATTTCTTTCCATTGTTTGACTTCAACCCGCATTGATATTTTTATATCACCATCATCAGTATGTTCATATCTCGATTCTTCATCTGGTGTTACAGTATATGGTAAAATCTCACTATCAAAACCCAATTTTGTCATCCAATTATTAACAACAATTGTTGCTTTTTTAGCATCATTTAAATTTTGCGTAAAAATGTTTCTGGGTTTCATATTGAAAATATTGAATTTAATACTGACAATCTTTTATTTATTGTTGGTAATCCTATTGGTTCGAGAAAACGATTCACAATATGTAAGAATGTTAAATCAAATTGTTCATCAAAATCAATTTTAACACCTTCTTTTTCTACAATTTCATATGGATGCATACTTCTTTGAAAAGCAAAAACATTATTTTTAGGATGATTACAATAATAATATTTTATTCTTCCACCTCTTATATTATCATATTTTACTTTATATTCCGAATTTTTGTTTAATAAATAATTGTGTAATGCTGCAGCTTTAACACCAAAATGCGCACCTTTAATACATACAACATCGGTTACATCATCTATACACTTAATTGAATAATTACTACAACTAGTGGTCATACTAATATCTTCGATATCTGCCATTATAAATTCTCGCTTCATATCTTTAACCAATTTTAAAACTTTTCTAATATCAATATTATTAGGATTTCCAAATATATACCTTAAAAAATCATAAATATTTTCTCTAACAAATGGTGGTGTAGAAGATTTAACAATCTCAACACCCTTTGGATAAAAATATGTCAAATTTTCATAAAAAATTCCATCTTCCCAAACAACATTGTTTATGTAATTCTTTTTTTGAATATGTAATGCTGAACGATTAATTGTTTCAAGTTCAAATACATGAAGATTTTTAACACCATATCTTGATGCATATTCAACAAGCCAACTGTTATATAATTTTTCAACAAATATTCTATTAGCATGTAATATCCAATCCAATTCTTCACCCATATAATTAGATGAATCAATCATTGGTTTAAAAGAAATATATAATGAATCGGTATCACCATATATGATTATTGGCTTTTCTTTTGGAATTTGTTCTATATGTGAAAAGTCACCAATTATTCTTTTAAATAAAATATTATAACTTTTAAATTCTTTCTTATCTTCAATTAAATCGAATTTATTTATATTTAACTTTTTTAATAACCCATCATCACCATCTAATGAATTGTGTGGATAATTAATATTCATTCCATTAATATCCAACAAGAAATATTTACCTTCTTTTTCGGCTATATATTCTAAACCTAATCTTTTGTGGGTTTCGATATCCAAATGCCACTCATTATAAAAATATTGTTCAATTTTTTTCAACATAAAATTTATAACATCACGACCATGTGCAGTAATAGCATTTGCTATATGTGAATTTGATATTACAAAATGCGGATTTGCGAATGCGCCGTATGTTCCGTTAATCACGAGCTTAAGTGCTAATTGCATCGCTTTCGCTCTATCATATTCAGCTTTTGTTTCGTCTATTCGACTTTTTAATTCCGCAATTTTTTGTCTTTTTTCATCAGGTGTCATTTAATATAATATATTTTTCTATATTTAGCATAAAAAAATTTTTTTGTTTATAAATTGTTTTCTGTTTTTAATATATAAGAAAAAAAATACAATATGCATATACAATTATTTAATGAACATCATAATGATTTAGAAATTTGGAAAAAAATGATGGATGAATATGATTTAAAATATTTTACAGAATTAAGTCAATTATCTAAATCTGATTTAGAACAAATGAGGGAAGATTGGAAAGCGATGAGAAGATATGCGTTATATAAATTAAATCTAGAATTAAATAATTCTGGTAAAATTGGACAATTATTGAATGTTGATGTTGAAGATTCAGAATTATATCCATATTTAGATGATAAAGAAGCCAAATTCGGTGGAAATAAAGAACATTTAACATATAAACAATTATTCTTTAAATATTCTAGAATATTAGATTTTAATGATGGATATAAGCCAAAAAATTTAATATTGATAACCAAAGAATTGAAAAATCTCAAATAGTTTTTAATCCAACTTGCCAATATGTTTTACCAGATAATATAATAGACACTTGATTACTTAATCCATTTATAGTGTGTTCTAATATATTATTTGTATTTGAAAAATTAATTATACCGCCATCCCAAGCTGAAATATTCATTAATGATGCAATTCTATCAATTCTACATGCATATCCATAATAACAATCATTTCCGATATATGATCCGGCAAAAACTAATCCGATAATTTTTTTAACTCCCGAAAAATCAGCAATTAACGCAGAACCAGAATCACCACGATTTATAGGATATGGACAATCTGGGTGCATTGGCTGTGTTGAACCTGTTGTAGCAACAAATTCAATTAGATCAGAATAGCTAACGTTTATATATTTTCCTTGTTTTTTATAATAAATATTTGAAATAACTGATGGAAATTGTGAAATTCGTAATTTTGTAATCCCTTCACCTTTCCCACCTGTTGTTCTTCCTGCACTATATAATAATGGATTATATGATGATGATCCAGGAATTAAAATATTATTAATTTCTTCAGTTGTCGCAAATGGTAGTGGGTTTGTAAAACTCAATCCTTCATATTTATATGATGTATTATTTGAAAATGTGTCTCCTGAATTAATTGTTGTTAATGCAACATCGACATAATTATAACCATATGAACTTATTGGATAATATTTTTTAACAACACCAATTGGATGATTATCAGATATGCTTTCGTGTGGTTGTGTTACGATATTATTCTTAATGTTACTAATTATGCTAGTTGAACTTCTTTCCGAGCATATAAAAGCATCATCAATAAAAACATGATTATTAGATACACCAACCAAAGAATTAGTATCATTATCTTTAGCAATAAATCCCAATGTGCCTGTTGAGTTTGGCATTGATGTAATATTACTTGCTGATATTCCACCTTTCAATGGTCTAAAAATATTTTTATTTGATATCGTTGTACCAGACCAAATGTAAAATTTAGGATCACAACCCAATAATTTAAAATCTTTTTGTACAACATCAGTTTTAATAAATTGATCATTTATATTAATCTCATTTGGTAATAACTGATCTTCAGTCAATTGATCTTTTGGTATTTTTTCTTTAACTGAAAAAACGATTGATTTTTCATCTGTTAATATTCCATTAACAGATTTATATCCATATCCAACACCAATTATATTGTCATCTGTATTTTGATGGTATTCTTCAATAGTCTTTAATAATTCTTCATGGCCCATAATATTATAATAAATTTGGGATGTGTATAAACACAGTTACTATTCTAGTTGTCGTCGTCGTTGTCGTAGGTGCTACGGTTGTCGTCGTCGTTGTCGTAGGTGCTACGGTTGTCGTCGTCGTTGTTATTGGTCTTCTAGTAGTTGTCGTCGTTGTTATTGGTCTTCTAGTAGTTGTCGTCGTTGTTATTGGTCTTCTAGTAGTTGTCGTCGTTGTTATTGGTCTTCTAGTAGTTGTTGTCGTTGTTGTTATTGGTCTTCTAGTAGTTGTTGTCGTTGTTGTTATTGGTCTTCTAGTAGTTGTTGTCGTTGTTGTTATTGGTCTTCTAGTAGTTTTTGGTCTATTTGTTATTATTTTTGATCTATTTACAGATGATAATAATACAATTGTTGTAGTAATTGTTGTAGTTGGAACAAAAATAAAATCAGATTCAAATATTCGTAAATTCATAGTATGCCAATCTGTTGCTGTTTCTGAAAAAGCAAAAAATATATTTGTTCCTGTTGAATATTTAATTTTAGCTATTGAAATTATATAATAATTTAAAAATTTATTTATTAATAAATAATTTGAATTATTATTTGATAAATATTGTACTAAATTTTTGCTATAACCCTTACCTCTTAAAGATAATGGAATTGTATTGAAATCAATTTCAACTTCAGCTAAAAATGTGATATTATTTTTTTCAAAAAAATCAAATATATTAGAATATGTGCCAGATTTAAGTTTAAATTTAACATAATGATCATTTAACCAACAATATCCAACATTTGTCATTTTTATAATTATTTAATTTTTTTATATATTAAAATTAAATAATGATAAAAATAATCACCAACTATTCGCAAATCGAATTTTGTGTACACCATCTGGTATTTCCGATACAATGATTTCAAATCCATCTGTCATATCTTTACTGTATTCGTGTTTTGGTATAGGTATTTCTAATTTTTCATCTAATAATGACAAATATGGATACTTATTCCCAAAATATTCAGCAGTTTCTTTTGGTAATTCTTTAATACCTGCTTCTAAACAAGCAATCAATACTTTTGATTGTTTCTTATAATTTTCATTTTCGGGTGAAACAAACCCTGTGATTTTCGTTGACATTCCCATTTTTTAATAATTTATTTATTAATTAATTCTTTAATTGCATTTATTCCGTTTTCATTAATGTTCCTCGTACCGATTCCAGCAAATTTTTTTGTTAATTTTGGTATTTCTTCATATATTTCAAAACTTTCTGATTCATAATCATAATAATACCATTGATTAGCAGTTTGTTCAAACAAAAAAATTGGTTTTTTATTATCTATTGCACAAGATACTGCATATCCTGTTCCACCACATACGTTATTTATATCATCTAACATACCAATAGCAAAAATAGTATCTGAACATTTTACTTGAAACCAATCTCTTGATATTAAATTTTTAATATACGATGATAGATTTGAAATATTTCGATTTAATCTAACATTAGCAATTTTAATATGTTCATATCCTTCTTTAAGCTGTTTTGGTGACAATATATGACGGTTCTTTGAATCTGTATCGTGACCATCAAAAGAAAATGCGACTACATCAAAACCTTTCTTTATAGCTTCATTTTCGAATATAGTATCTGATCCTTTTGCACCCCCAGAATAACAAGTATATTTCATATTTTTAAATTAAAATTCAATTTTAAAAAATTAGAATCATCATCAATTCTAGTATCATCAATTTTTTTCATTTTATCAATAATCTTTCTAAAATTTGAATTGGATATATCTAAAATATTAAAAATACAAGATAATCTACAAGGATAATATCCATCTATTGATATTGTTCCAAATCTATTGTTTTTTTGTGGTTCTTCTTGATCACCCAAATAATATTCTAATGTCATATTATCTAAATTTATTATATAGCCATATTCACAATATAACGATTCTTTTATAAATTGATTATCTATAATATAATCTTCTATTTTTCCATCATACATTTCAATAAGCCATTCTGTGCTTTGTATATCACTAAATAAATCAGAATTATTTGGACTTGTGTATTGTTTATATTTGTCGATCATTTCTTTGTCAGTAATATCGACATTTTTTAATTTTGATGATCGTTCTTTAAAAGTTTTCCAACCTTTTTCATTATTTATTCTAACAATCAAATCTAAAACATCTTCACCCAATCCATCAGGATCAGAATTTTCATTATTATAACCCAATGATAATTTATCCTGATAAATTATTCCTACTACACCTTTACACATATTTAACTTAATTTATATTGTTAATTCTAATGCTATTAATAAACTGGTATTTTGATTATCTATAAATAAAAAAGTGTCAAACACATAGACTGTAATATCATCTTCTGTGAATGTTATAGATTTAAAATATTTTTTGGGGAATGTTATTGATAAGTCATCGTGGGTTATATCACAAATTTTAAGATTCCATTGTATATCTTCACCAATCGAAAGACTATTATCAGTTATATCTAATGTAAGAATATCATTTTCATTATCAACTGCTCCAATTTTTTTAATTTTTGTAAATGAATTTTTATCTAATGTGAATTTAAAATCCATATTATTTATATTGACAGTTTTTTTAATTTTTTCGATATCAATATTTGTGTTCATACCCCGAATATCACCACCAATAATACTTAATTTTAATTTAGAATTTTTTAATTTTAAATTATCTGCATACGTATCATCGTTCATAAAAAATTCACAATTGACACTTTCATCATAATCTAAATAATTTTTAAGTGTACTTTCAAATTTAGCACCCTTTTTGACGATATATCTAATTTCTTGTGTTATATCATCAGTAAATGAAAAAACTTCATTTGTTTTAAAAATAAATGATTTAAATGCATTTACATTTGATTTTTCACCTACAACCACATAAAATAATGTGTCATTTTTATTTATTTTAAAAAGAATTTCATCATCAATTGATAAAAGATCATGGATTTTATCCAAGAAAAAGTTTAACTGTTGTATTGACATGCTAAACTTGTATGAAATATTCGACATAGTTATATTTTTACTTTTTTATAGATTAAAAATAAATTAGAGTTTATTTTATTTTATTTGATCTAATTATTTTCGAATTATATTTATTTTGTTTCATGTTGTTGAATTTTTATTATCTTTGCACAATTAATGACACCAATCATCATATCAACGGGTGTGGTTAAATTATTTAAATTCATAAAATGTCAAAAATAATCGAATTAATAAAGATCCATTTTGGTGATAATTCATTTACACCATATGGGCAATGGATTAAAATATTTAAACTTTTTGTTGAAAATTCATCTGAATCAACCAAACATAAAATTGATCAAATAGATGAATTTATAAATAAATGGATTGAAAAAGAATATGGTGATTGGTCTATTCCAAATACAATTATAGAAGCCAAAGAAAAATTAGAAAATAAAATTAATGTTTTTTATGAAATATTAAAAGAATATTCTATAAATAATGAAAAAATTAAAAAAATTATAATAATTCCTGATACTAATGCGCTAATACAAAAACCTGATCCAAAGTCATATAAACAATTAATGAATAACGATAATCTAACGATTATTTTTTTACCTACTGTGTTAAGTGAACTAGATGAACTTAAAATTAAAACTTCAAATTTAGATTTTCAAGAAAAAGTAAAATCAGTAATAAATAGATTAAAAGGATATAGAAAACAAGGCAACTTAATTGATGATGATGTAACAGTCGAAAAAACAATAAAACTTAAAATGGTTGCATCAGAACCAAATTTTGATAAAACGTTATCTTGGCTTGATAGAAATAACAATGATGATCGGATAGTTGCAAGTGCATTAGAAATTCAACGGGATAATCCTTCTTCTGTTGTTTGTTTAATAACAAGTGACATAAATTTTCAAAATAAAATAATGATGGCAAAATTACCATACAAAGATATATAGAAAGAAGTTTAAAAAACTTCTTTTTTGTTAAAAATTTTGTATCTTTGCAAATATTTTTTAACATTCAATTATGACAAAAACAGAAGAATTTATCCAAAAAGCGAAACTTGTTCACGGGGATAAATATAATTATTCTAAAGTCGAATATATTAATAATCACACTAAAGTTACTATTATTTGTCCAAAGCATGGTGAATTTAAACAACAACCAGCAAATCATTTAAATAATATGGGTTGTCCAAAATGTGTTGGCAATATAAAATTAACAACAACAGATTTTTTATCAAAAGCAAAAGAAATTCATGGGGATAAATATGATTATTCAAAAGTTGAATATGTCGGAATATTTAATCACGTGAAAATAATTTGTCCAATTCATGGGGAATTTGAACAAACACCAAGACAACATCTTAAAGGTCGTGGGTGTTATAAATGTGGTGGTACACAAAAATATACACAAAATGAATATGTTATAAAAGCAAAGGAACTTCACGGGGATAAATATGATTATTCAAAAGTTAATTATTTGGGTGGTAGAAAAGATATAATTATAATTTGTCCTAAACACGGTGAATTTAAACAAAAAGCTGGTCAACATATACATGGTTCAGGTTGTCCAAATTGTGCTGGATTAGGGTTTATATTTCTATCATTTGAAGAAGCAAAAATTTTTGTTAAAAATCTTAATTTACAAACACAAAATGAATGGCAAAAATATTGTAAATCGGGAAATAAACCTGATAATATACCAATAGCACCCGAAATTGTTTATAAAAAAGTTTGGATTAACTGGGGTGATTGGTTGGGTACATTTAAAATTTCAAATCAAAAAAAAGAATATTGGACATTTGAAGAAGCTAGAATATTTGTTAGAAATCTTAATTTAAAATCAATAACAGAATGGAAAAGATATTGTAAAAATGAAAATAAACCTAGCAATATTCCAAATGATCCATACGGAACGTATAATAAATATGGTTGGTTAAATTGGGGTGATTTTTTAGGCTCATTTACATTAGCACCAAAAGATAGACAATATTTATCATTTGAAGAAGCAAGAAATTTTGTTAGAACACTTAATTTAAATTCAAAAGAAAAATGGGTAAATTATTGTAAATCGGGAAGTAAGCCTAACAATATTCCAAATGATCCATATAGTTATTATAAAGATGATGGTTGGATTGATATGGGGGATTGGTTGGGTACATTTACAATTGCCCCACGATATAAACAATTAAATTATCTTTCAGAAGAAGAATTCATACAATTTATTAAAGATACATTTCCAAATTTATATGGTGCTGAACTTCATAAAGCATATGAAGCTTGGTGGGATGAAAATAAACCAGAATATTTACCAAAGGATGTTGCTAAATATTATAATAAATAATTTATGTCAAAAAAACGACCTTTTTTATCATTTGAAAATGCTAGATTTTTTTCACGATCTATTAATTTAAAAAGTGGGAAAGAATGGAAAGAATTTTGCAAATCAGGTAATAAGCCTGATAATATACCAACAAATCCATATGAAGTATACAAAAAAGAATGGATTAGTATGGGTGATTGGTTAGGGACATTTTCGGTTCATACTAAAAATTTTTTATCATTTAATGAAGCAAGAATTTTTGCTAGATCAAATAATTTCAAAAATAGAGAAGATTGGAAATTATATTGTAAATCGGAAAATAAACCTAATAATATTCCGACAAATCCATATGAAGTATACAATAAAGAATGGATTAGTTGGGGGGATTGGCTAGGAACAAAAATAGGATTTGAAGGATTTTTATCATTTGAAGAAGCTAGAAATTATGTTAGAAATCTGAACTTAAAATCAAATAAAGAATGGTATAAATATTGTAAGTCAGGAGATAAGCCTGATAATATTCCATCTACACCAAATAAAAAATATAAAAATTGTGGTTGGACTAATTGGTATGATTGGTTTGGAACAAAAATTGAATTTGAAGGATTTTTATCATTTGAAGAAGCTAGAAATTATGTTAGAAACCTGAATATAAAATCATCAAATGATTGGGCTAAATATTGTAAATCTGGAAATAAACCTAATAATATTCCAAGTAATCCACGTGAAGTATATAAAAATGAATGGAATGATTGGGGTGATTGGTTAGGAACATTTACTATATCAACACAAAACTATGTGTATTTATCATTTGATGATGCAAGAAATTTTGCTAGAAATCTTAATCTAAAAACACAAACATATTGGAGGAAGTATTGTAAATCGGGAAATAAACCTGATAATATACCAAGTGATCCATCCAAAGGTTATAAAGATAAAGGTTGGCTTAGTTGGGGTGATTGGTTAGGTACAAAAATTGGATTTAATGGGTTTTTACCATTTGAAGATGCAAGAAATTTTGTTAGAAATCTTAATCTAAAAACCCAATATGAATGGAAAGTGTATCTTAATAGTGGAAACAAACCTAACAATATTCCAAATAAACCACGGGATGTATATAAAGATTGGATTAGTATGGATGATTGGTTAGGTACTTTTGTGATATCAACCCATAAACAAAAATTTTTATCATTTGATGAAGCAAGAATATTTGTTAAAAATCTTAGATTAATCGGTAAAGATGATTGGTATAATTATTGTAAAAGCGGAAACAAACCAACGGATATTCCAACTACACCCAATACCGTTTATAGTGAATGGGTGGGTTGGGGTGATTGGTTAGGAACATATAATATAGCATCATTTGATAAAGAATTTTTATTGTTTAATGATGCGAGAAATATTATTAGAAACAAAAATTTTAAAAATCAAAATGAATGGTTTGAATATTGCAAATCGGGAAATAAGCCAAAAAACATTCCAAGTGATCCATCAAAAACCTATATAAATGATTGGATTGATTGGGGTGATTGGTTGGGTACATTTACTATTGCAACCCAAAATAAACAATTAAATTATCTTTCAGAAGAAGATTTCATACAATTTATTAAAGACACATTTCCAAATATTCCACCTGGAATTGAACTTCGCAAAGCATATGAAGCTTGGTGGGATGAAAATAAACCTGATTATTTACCAAAGGATGTTGCAGGATACTACAATAAATAATTTATGTCAAAAAAATTAACAACAGAAGAATTCATTATTAAAGCCAAAGGTGTTCATGGTGATAAATATGATTATTCTAAAGTTGATTATGTTAATAATCATATTAAAGTTACTATTATTTGTCCAATACATGGTATTTTTGAACAAACACCAAGTAATCATTTACAAGGTAAGAATTGTATTAATTGTGGTTCTTATAATCAATCTAATACCATAAAAAATAAAAATATATCATTTGAAGAATCAAGAAATTTTGTTAGAAATCTTAATTTGAAATCGCAAAAAGAATGGAATAAATATATTAAATCAGGTAATAAACCTGATAATATTCCAAGTATGCCAAATCGAATATATAAAAATAAAGGTTGGATTAGTATGGGTGATTGGTTAGGAACTTTTACAATAGCATCATATAAAAAAATTTTTTTACCATTTGAAGAAGCAAGAATTTTTGCTAGAAATCTTAATTTAAATTCACAAAAAGAATGGTTAAAATATCGAAAATCTGATAATAAACCTGATAATATTCCAAGTAATCCATATAGTGTATATAAAAATGATGGTTGGTTATCATGGGGTGATTGGTTAGGAACAAAAAATGATTTTAATGGATTTTTACCATTTGATGATGCTAGAAATTTTGCTAGAAATCTTAATTTAAAACCATATGATAAATGGAAAAAATATTGTAAATCAGGAAATAAACCTAACAATATTCCAAGTAGTCCTGATAAAGTATATAAAAATAAAGGTTGGATTGATTTTGGTGATTGGTTAGGTTATAAAAAAGATTTTTTATCATTTGAAGAAGCCAGAACTTTTGTTAGAAATCTTAATTTAAAATCACAAAAAGAATGGATTGAATATTGTAAATTAGGAAATATGTTAGATAATATACCAAGTAATCCACAACATACTTATAAAAATAAAGGTTGGATTAGTTGGGGTGATTGGTTAGGCACATTTACTATTTATAAAAACAATTTTTTACCATTTGAAGAAGCAAGAATATTCGCAAGAAATCTTAATTTAAAATACAAAAAGAAATGGATTGATTATTGTAAATATGGTAATAAACCAAATAATATTCCATCTGATCCATATCGTACATATAAAAATAATGGATGGGTTAGTTTTGGTAATTGGTTAGGTACTGAATATTTATCGGAAGAAGAATTCCAACAATTTATTATTGATAATTTTTCAGATGTTCATCCTGATGATATGAATAAATTTTATGAAATATGGTGGAATGATAATCAACCAATTAATTTACCAAAATATCCAAAAGAATATTATAATAAATAAAATAAAAATTTTTTAAAAAACTTACAATAAATTTGCTTTTTCGTAATAAAAACTTATATTTGCACAATGTTTAATTAAAAATATAAGTTTATGAAAAAGTTTTTATCATTTGAAGAAGCAAAGGCATTTGCACAAAGTTTAAATTTAAAATCCTTAAAGGATTGGAAAGATTACTGTAAATCGGGTAACAAACCTAATAATATTCCAAATGATCCGTACAGTGCATATAAAAACAACAATTGGATTTCGTGGGGTGATTGGTTGGGTACATTTAGGGTTTCGAATAGGAACAAACAGTTCATATCTTTTGAAGAAGCAAAAGAAATTATCAAAAAATTAAATTTGAAAAACCGAAAAGATTATGAAAAATATCAATCAGATATGATTGAAAAACTTAATAATGCGACTGTACCAACAAATCCAAATGTTGTATATAGTAGTTCTTGGAAAAGTTGGAATGATTTTTTGGGTATAGAACCAAATGAATTTCTTCCATTTGAAGAAGCAAGGAATTTTGTGCGATCACTTAATTTAAAAAGTGTTCGGGATTGGGAAAAATACAGAAAACAAAAACCTGATAATATTCCATCTTTACCAAGTAGTTATTATAAAGAAAAATGGATAAATTGGGGGGATTGGTTAGGAACAAACAATGTTGCTACTAAATACGTATCATTCGAAGATGCAAAAAATATTGTTCGTAAATTAAAAGATTCAAAATGAAAAAGGAATTTTTACCATTTGAAGAAGCAAGAACATTCGTAAGATGCCTTAATTTAAAATCTTTTAAAGATTGGAAAAAATATTGTAAATCTGGAAATAAACCTATTAATATCCCATCTTGTCCTCATGTTATATATAAAAATGATTGGATTAGTTGGGGGGATTGGATAGGAACATTTTCAGTTCATACTAAAGAATTTTTACCTTTCGAAGAAGCAAGAAATTTTGTTTATACTAAAAATTTGAAAAATCAAGCTGAATGGTGGATATATTGTAAATCTGGAAATAAACCTGATAATGTGCCGTGTTCACCTGACATAATTTATAAAAATAATGGTTGGAATGGTTGGTATGATTGGTTTGGATATGATAAAATATCGGTTTTAAAAAATAACTTCATAATAAAAGCTAACATTGTCCATAATAATAAATTTGATTATTCAAAAGTTAATTATATTAATGTTAAAAATAAAGTTATAATTGGATGTCCCATACATGGTGATTTTGAACAAACTATAAATGGACATTTAAATGGTAGGGGGTGTTCAAAATGTGCTAAAATTGATTATAGATCATTTGAAAATGCTAGAAATTTTGTTCATTCTTTAAATTTACAAACGAATGCGGAATGGATAATTTTTAATAAAAGCGAAAATATGCCTAAAGATATTCCACATAACCCAAATGTTGTATATAAAGATAATGGTTGGATTAGCATAGGTGATTGGTTAGGAACAAATTCAATTGCACCACAATATATGAAATATAGAACATTTGAAGAAGCTAAAATTTTTGCACAAAAGCAAAATTTAAAATCTAAAGATGAATGGAAAGTATTTAAAAAATCCGAAAATTTTCCTATTGATATACCTAAAAATCCAAACGTTACATATAAAGATAATGGATGGATTTCTTGGGGTGATTTTTTAGGTACATTTACATTAGCACCAAAAAATATATCAAAAAATTATTTATCGGAAGAAGCAGCCAAACAATTTCTTATTGCTAATTTTTCAGATGTTCATCCCGATGATATGGATGATGCTTATGAAAAATGGTGGAATAATAATCAACCAATTAATTTACCAAAACATATAAAATTACATTATAAATTGTTTTATTAAAAAATGAAAAAGGAATTCTTATTATTTGAAGAAGCTAGAAATTTTGTTAGAAATCTTAAATTAAAATCACAAAAAGAATGGAACAAATATATTAAATCAGGAAATAAACCTGATAATATTCCAAGTGATCCATATATTGCTTATAAAGATAATGGTTGGCTTAATTGGGGTGATTGGTTAGGTACATTTACTATAAAAAATAAAGATTTTTTACCATTTGAAGAATCAAGAAATTTTGTTAGAACACTTAAATTTAACAATAGAAAAAAATGGAAATTGTATTGTAAATCTGGTAAACCTGATAATATTCCAAGTAATCCAAACGTTGTATATAAAGATAATGGTTGGTATAATTGGGGTGATTGGTTAGGAACATATACAATTGCAACATTTAATAAAGAATATTTATCATTTTATGATGCTAAAATATATGTTCATACATTAAATTTAAAAACCAAAATTGAATATGTTAAATATATTAAATCTGGTAATAAACCTGATAATATTCCAAGTGATCCATATAAGGTTTATTACGATAAAGGTTGGATTAATTGGGGTGATTGGTTAGGTACATTTACTATTTCAAATCAAAATAAACAATTATATTATTTATCAGAAGAAGAATTTCAACAATTTATTATTGCTAATTTTTCAGATATTCATCCAGATGATATGGATGAAGCTTATAGTAATTTTTGGAATAAAAATGAACCTATAAATTTACCAAAATATCCAAAAATATTTTATAATCAATAAAAAATGTTTATATTTGTATTAAATTTATAAAATGAAAAAAGTACCAAATAATGAATGGTGGTATGTTATTAAAAATGAACAACCACCACGATTACAAAAGTTAGAATTGTTAAATAAATTGGAACATGATTTAAAATATTGTGAACCATATGAACTTCAACTAATAATTGATTCTGGCTTGATTCCAAAAGAATTTAGTGAAGTTATTAAATATGAAGCAGGATCAAGTGGTCGATTAAAAATTTTTGAAAAATTAAAAGAAAAATTTGAAGATCCATTCTATAAAGATAATAATGAATCAGAATCAGAATCAGAATCAGAATCAAAAACAGATGAAGAAATTAATCAAAAAGATGAAATTGATGCTACAATCACAGAAGAAAATAATGAAACTGAACCATCTTTACCATCGTTAACAATTATTCAAGATTTATATAATATTGATAATTATAATTATAATGCAGATGATGAACGTTTAGAAGCATTAATTCAATTTAAATTAAGAAAGGCTTGGAATACCGCATTAAATGATAATAATTTTATATCTTTATTAAAAGATAAAGATGGTGGTGAAAGATATAATATTATCAAACAATTGTTTTTTGATGAATATGATGAAGTTATTAAATATATACCACCTAAAGGTTACAATTTTAAAATAGAAAATAAAATAGCACCGCCATTGTTAATGCAATCATTAACCGTATATAGATTATTGAAATATAAAATATATGGTAATTGGTCTGGAACTGGTGCAGGAAAAACATTATCTTACATATTAGCAAGTAGATCAATTGATGCTAAAATTACATTAGTTGTTGTTTTGAATTCAATTATAAAGCAAACAGTACGAGTAATAAATTCAGTATATCCTGATAGTGTTATATATACACAATATGATAAAAAATTAAAAATTGACACATCAAAAAATAATTATATCATATTGAATTATGAAAAATTTCAACAAAATTATTCTGAAGAATTATATCAACATTTAAATATTAATCATAAAATTGATTTTATTGTAATTGATGAAATTCATAATATAAAACATAGAGAAGATGGCAGAAAGCCAAAAGATGATCCAAAAGAATCAATTAGACGACAAGTTTTGAGTAGGATTATTGGTAGATCAAAAGAAAAAAATCCAAACTTATATCTTTTAGCGTTGTCAGCAACACCCATAATAAATGATATATCAGAAGCAAAATCATTATTAGAATTAATGACAGGATATTCTTATGATGATATAGGTAATAGTCCTACTATTGATAATGGAAGAGAAATGTTTAAAGCATTATCATTAAATGGGCTAAGATATATTCCAAAATATGATATAACGATAAATGAATTAAATGGACACAATACACCCGAATTGAATATTAATGGTGATCATTTAGCTGATCAATTATCAAATATATCATCTAAAAAAACATTAGATATTGAAAAAATTTTAATTCCTGATAAATTAAATGCGATTAAAAAATTTTTAAAGAAAGGTACTGTCATTTATTCATATTTTAAAACTGATATTATAAATCAAGTAATATCATATGTTGAAGATTTGGGATTTAAAATCGGAACATATACAGGTGATGATGATGTTGATGATAGAGATAAAACTTTTGAAAAGTTTAAAAATGGTGAAATTGATATTCTTATTGGAACAAAACCAATTGGTACAGGATTAGATGAATTGCAAAAATGTTGTAATCAGATGATATTACTTAATTTACCTTGGACTCATGCTGAATATATTCAACTTATTGGTCGTTTGATAAGAAAAGGTAATTTATTTGAAAAAGTTGATATTATCATTCCACAAATTAAAATAAATTTAGATAATGATGTTTGGTCTTGGGATATTCAAAGGTTCAATCGCATAAAGTTCAAAAAAACATTATCAGATTTAGTTATTGATGGTATAATACCATCAGATAAAATGCCATCAATTGAAACAATGCGCAGACAAGCTATTCAAGCATTACAGAATTGGAAAGATCGAATTGCATCAGGTAATATTATTGAAATTAACAGAAAGAAATTAGAAATTGATTTATATCCAGAAATTTTAGATTATAGTCAAAAACTTGAACATATTAATTCCGAACTTCAAGATATTATAAGAAAAGCTAAAACTAGTAAATCTAGCACAACACATAAAGAATTTATTACTAAACCCGAAAATTGGTTTAGATATCATGCATTAAGAGATGAAAGTATGAAATCCTGGTCTGAAATTCCATATGAATACATAGCCAAGAAAATAAAAAATAAACGCCATTATGTTGCTGATTTTGGTTGTGGTGAAAACAAATTAAAAGATTTGATTCCTAAGAATAAAGTTATTTCTTTTGATCATATTGCATTTGATGATACAGTACACGCATGTGATATGAAAGATGTTAGTGAATATATTAAAGATGAAGAACTTGACATTGCAGTATTTAGTTTAGCACTTTGGGGGATAAATTACAAAGATTATTTGGTTGAAGCATATAGAACATTGTGTTATGGTGGGTTTATTTATATTGCAGAACCATCTAAAAAATATGATGGTGAAGATGGACAAGAAGAATTAAAAAAATTGATAGTTGAAGCAGGATTTAAGTTGGTTGGTGATATTGAAACTAGAGGAAAATTCATTTACATTACAGGAACTAAAGTATAAATTAAAAATATGAAAGAAGATGAAAAAAGTGTAATTGGGGATTTCACAATAAACATTGTGTTATATATTATGATATTAAAACCTGTATTAAAACTAAAACCAGGTTTTTGGGAATATCTAAAGGAATCTGATTATTTGGATAAAATATGTTATATAGAAAACGATCAAACGATTTATTTTAATTGATGGAATATATTTTAAAGAATAAATTAGTATATGTTTAGCATGTTTTAATGATATAAGAATTGCACATAATTATTTAAATGATACGAATTAAAATTGGCAAAAAAGTTAAAATATGGTAGGGAAGTTGTTTGGATAAATCACAATCGAAAAAGATTTAGCAAATCTGAACGGGAATTTATATTTAAACGGGACAATTATATTTGTCAATTATGTAAAAAAGATTTATATTTGTATCCACATAAACGAATATTAGATCACAAAGTACCATTATCTCAACTTGGGTCGAATGATTTTACTAACATATGGTTATTGTGTGATGAATGTGATAAAAATAAAAAATCAGAAATATTACCATCTGTGATTAAAGAAAGATTATTATTTTTGCAAAATAAATATGGTCACATTAAATGACACGAATTAATTCATCAATTAAGCCTAGAAATCTAACAGATCAGCATTTAATAGCTGAACTTCGGGAATTACCAAGGATATTCACAGCAGTTAATAAACGTTTAATTTTGGGAAGGTCATTTAATGATATTCCAAAGGAATTTACTTTAGGTGTTGGGCATTGTAAATTTTTCTACGATAAATTGGATTTTTTATATTTACGACACATAGAATTAAAAAACGAATATTTGTTAAGATTCGATAAAAAATGGAAATATGACATAGAATATTTATGTCGATTTAAATCATATATTCCGACTGACAAAGAAAGGCGAATTCTTATTGATCGTATATCACAACGAATACTAGATAGTAGTCAAATTCCAAGATATTATGGTAAATCCATATCAAAAGATGATGCAATTGAAATTTTACAAAATTGTTAAATTTTTTTGTCAATTTTTTGCATAATTAAAATATCTTATTTATGTTTGTGTGTTATAGAAAATGTATAAAGATATATTATGGAAAGAACGATAGGTGATGGTTTTTTTGTATCAAAAGATGAAAATGGTAATGATTGCAAAATTGGTGATAGTGTCATAATATCAGAACCACCTTGTAGAATTTATAGTAGTGAACGAAATGCATATATTGAAACCGAACGTAAAAATTACGAAGGTATTTTAATGCTTAGTTTAGAAAATGGATATTATTTAAAAGGTGATGGAATTCATTTTCAACCACCAAAACACGGAACACCAAGTATTTTTGGTGGAAAAGAACTATGGTTGTGGCGACTTAAATAAAATAAGATATGAAAGAATATATTTGTTATAGAACCAAAGATTTAGAAGGTGATATTTGGTGTGAAAGAGCATTTTTATTTGAACGTGGTCAAGATGTAGAAAGATTTTTCACAAAAGAAAAAATTGCTGAATTATTTTTTGAAGGTGAGATTGAAAGTGTAAGGTCTATTGTTTTTCACAAGGTTAATCCAACTAATGAAACACCATATAACATTGAAATAAATGGTGGTGATGTCGAAATAGTTGCAATGTTTAATGGTATTTTTATTAAATCTTTTTAATATGACAGTTGTCGAAAAAATTCACAATGACATTGATTCAGCACAAATTAGACTTTTGGCTGAATGTAAAAAAAATGTTATTTCCATAGAAATGGAAGAAAAAAGTAGTGGTATTATAGAAAAAGCAGAAAGACTAAAAAAGTTAGGATTTGTTAATAATATTGAAGTTAAAAATGTCGAAAAAACATTAGAAATTTTAACATTAAGTAAAAAACAAATTGAATATTTAGAATATTTAACAAATAAGTATCCTTTTCATAAATTTATTACAATTGATGAATTTGATAAAATTTGTAAAAAATATAAATTAATTTATGCATCAGTTGATAATTATTTAAAAGAAGTTCCGAATAAAAATTTGTTAGAAATTGAAAATGGAAAACAATTAGAATCTGTTGATAAATTGGGGGTAGGGTATAAAATTGAAATCGTTAATGATGTTGTAATTTGTGATAAATTTCTTAAAATGTTTAACCTTGATGAAAATTTTATAACAGATGATGAAGTTAAAGAATTACATTTAAAATATCGGAAATCTGAACCTAAAAATTGGTACTTTAGGGATGATTCATCTATGGTATTTTATGATGCTATGAAAGAAACTGGATTAAATTTTAATATTAAAAAATATTCGGAAATTAATAAAAATGGATATTTTATTGCTGCACCAAAATCGCATTTTAATTTAAGGGGATTAAAATCCCAAGGATTAGGATACTTTTTAAATAAAACTTTCGAAGTAAAGGATCCAATTGTTTTTCAATATTGTAAAAATAAATTTTTGAGGATTGAAACTAAGTGGGGATTAGAAGCTGAAGATGATAATTTAATATTACCAATATCAAACTAATGACTAAGAAGAAAATAATTTTGTATTATGTTATTATGTGTATTTTATTGCTTGTTGTAGGATTATCAATAATAATTTCAAGTTTATTGTAATAATTGAAATAATTTTATTATATTTGCATCGTAAATAAATACTCAAGAATATGAAAGAATATAAACTTTGGTTGAATCCAGAAAAATTTAAAGTCGTTGGATATTATCCATACACATCAGGTGTAGAAAGAAAAATATTATCACAATGTCATAATTACAAAACAGATGATCATGATTATCTTGATGATTTTTGTAATTCTGTAAAAGATATGGCAATAGCCAAAGGTTGTGTTTGGGATAATAAGGTTGTTATCGAACTCGAACCAATATCGACAAATCATAATCACGTTAAAGCATCCAATATTTTTGTTGGTTGTTATGATGGTCTTTGGTCAGTTGGATTGGGTGTTTGGCAAGATGTGTGGCTTGAAAAAAATGGTGCAAATAAATATTTTACGGAATGAAAAAAATACCAATTGAACTACAAATAATTTTTAAAATCCTTGGATATTGTATTTTAGGCATCCTTCTTGGGATGATATTAGTATATATTTTAGGAACATCAAAAGGTACACCACAGGAAAAGGAATGGCATTTCAGGGATAGTGTAAATAAAGCTTGGGTTTATAAACACGATAGTATAAAATAGTTTAAATTATGGAAAAAATTATTTTAGAAATACCAAAAGAAGATATTGAAGAAGTTATACACTTACTGAGATATGCAATGTACGAAGAACCTACAAGTAATGATGTTTGGACATTACTTGCACCATTTTGTGAAGAACACAGTAGTATTAAATTTGATGGAAGAGAAGAAGAATTTTTGATGAATAAGTCAAAAAATTCAGGCAATACCACTAATACTATGTTAGATATTCTTCAATCAAAAGAAGAATTGTTGGAATGTATCCAAAATTTGATGGGTGTATTTGATACACCAGTTTCAAGAAGATTAATAAAGGGTGATTTTACAGATGAAGTTCGTAAGATAGGTCGCCAAATTTTGGAAAGTAATGGCAAATAAATGACTTATGAAAAAGAAAATTAAAAAACATAATCCAGATAGGTATGGTGAAACATACGATATCAATTGGATAAATACCCAAATTGAAGTTTTGGTCAATATAAGACCATGGATTATTTTATCTGGTGGGTGGGCTTGGCATTTCATTTCACCACCACATACCGAATATAAACACATTCATGATCATAAAGATATTGACATTTTTGTACTACCAGAAAATTTCACAATAGTACAATTAGCACTCGAATCAATTGGTTTTTATCGAATGAAAACTAAATATGATAATAATACTTTCATTCGGTATGAAAAAATTGATAATGATAAAAAAATTGTTATTGATATGTTCAAATCTAAAGTTCCATTCATTACTGTTAAAGGGTGGAATGTAGTTGATCCTACACATTTATTGACATTGTACTATTCAGTTCATCAAAGTGATCATTGTATAGCGGTTAAAGCATCCAGGATGCTTATTGAACAGGGTATAGACATAATAGATAATGAAGAACTGGTAAAAATCCCAAATAATTAAATCATTTTTTAGCGATGGGAAAATTTAAAAAAATGTTTATAATGTTGAAATCAAAAGAATGTAATTTCTTTTTTTATACAACAAGCGGAAGTTATGGAATGTATTGCGAACAAATAAGGCATAAGTGTTTTTGCATTCCGTTTTTAGTTGGAATTAGATATACGGTTTCGTGGGGTGGCTAATATGTTGTACATGAAAATATAGAAATAGTGAAATAACAAAAAAAAAGTTAAAAAACATATAGGAATTTGAAATTTTTTCGTATCTTTGTATCGTAATTAAAACAACAACAAATGAAAGTATTTGAAATAATCTACACAAAAGAATCGGAAAAATTAACATTACCATATGGTAGTTTGAATACATATTATGTAAAAGATGACAATGTATGTTTTTCTGTTGATGTATATATTGAAACGGTAAAAGATATCGTTGAAAGTAAAAGTGAAATTGCTGTTACTGAAAAATATAGTAATTTCAATATTGTTTCAATAAAACATATTGGTAATAAAGATTACCAATTTGAAGCTATTGCACCCGATGATTACGTTAAAATAAATTCATCAGATGTTTTAAATTCTGTAAAAAATGGACAACGTGATAGGGTTTGTTCCGAAGAAGTGCAAGAATTTCAGAAAAATGGTAAACGAATACCACATCCTACATATTCGGAATTTTAGAAAACAAATTATTAAAATATTACTATATACTTTATGATTAAATTTTATAATTCGCTTTCTCCACCTTCATATTCCATTAAACTAGAATATGAAAGCAATTTCGAAACTGCGACTTTGGAGAGTTGCAATCGTACACCGTAATGGTTACGAAGCACCATCAATATTGGTGGAAGCTAAAGCAAATGATGTACACGATGAAGTACGAAAATTAAATCTGAGACTTTTAGATTTTCCTGACAAATGGAGTTATCATTTGTTAGACCTCAAAAAAAAATTTGATGATAAAAGGGGAAAATGGGTAACAGAAGAATGAAAAAAAAGGTTGTCAAATGGCAACCTTTTCTTTTTTATGTATCTTATTTATCAGATTTGACCTGATCTAATTGATTTAAACCATAATCTGGCTTATCTAATACATCAAAATCAAAATCATATAATTTATATTTTATAATATAATGTAAAACTTTAGTGTACCAGTTAGGATCGGCTGAATAACCTTTTCGTATTTCATTCAACCAAACTTTATAATCTGTTATTTTGTTTTGAGTCAAGTTGTTGTAATATTTCTTTTTTGAAATAAATGTACAAAAATGTTGAAATGATAATGTATCAGTTTCATATCCACGATAATGACTTCCATACTTTACACCAAAAAAATTGTTTTTATATTTACACAATTTACTATTACCATAAGCACTTTCGTGCATTGATATTCCTAATATAATACTTGGTGGAATTTCATATTCTTTCATAAGTTCAATTGAAATACTATCATATTTTTCAATAAAAGTTAATGGTGTGTGTTTTTGTGCATTTAAAATTAAAGTAAAAAATAACATTACTATTACTAGTTTAATTTTTTTTATCATATTTTTTGTTGTTTTTTATTGATAAAATACTATAATAATTTCACCTATTATCTTCCGCTTTGGTTTTAATTGAAAAGATTTTTTGAATAGCGGATTGTGATTTTTTATCAATAATAATTCACCTAAGAATTATTGTCATTTTTAAAAAGCTAAAAATTATTTTTTACATATATATAAAAAATTCTAATTTGTTTTTTAAATTGAATAATTTATTGTATATTTGTTGAAATTTTAAAATGTGAATTATGAAAAAAGAACTTTTTTGCGTAGCGTTATATCACCCAGTTAAAAACGATTTTAATGGTGAATTTGATTCTTTTGCTATTGATGCTAAATGTACTACTGATGATTTGGCAAAATTAAAAACTGATGATGATCTTGGTTATATTGAGTTAGTTGGATGGTTACCAATTAAACATTATAATGGTGCTACAGTTAGCGAATCAAATGATTATTTTGTACGTTGGTAAAATGGAAGAAAAATTATATGAAACATTAAAAAAAGTATTTGACTTAACACATGGTGCTTGGGATGATCCTGTAATAAGTGAAGAATTGTATAATGAAATGGAAAATGTTTTGATTGAATATGAAAAAAATATTCAGACAAATGGTAGAAAATATCGAATAACAAACGATATCACAATGACAATAAATGATATTAAACCTGATAAATTATGAAAAATTTAGCTACTAGTTCAACCGATCCTAAAGTATTAGAAGATTTAGATAATACTATTTGTGAAGAACTCAAATTAGCCGGAATACCAATAATAAAACTTGAAGAACGATCAGGTGAAGTACCAACAATATTTGGTGGAAAAATTGGGAATTGGACTTTTCGTAGAGCTTGGTATTATTGGGTTGCATCAACAGAAAACGTGGAAGATGGATTACCATTAAAATTAGCATTGGAATTGCACAATAAATCAATAACTAGTATCACTGGTGTCGAATATGATATTCTTGGTAAATATATTCGATCTGGTGGTGATTGTTCATGTCCATCACCCGATGGTTATACTTCACAACCAAAGTATAATGAAGAATTGGAAGAAAGATTAATCGAATTAGGATATATACGAAAGACATTTAAAGGTAGTGATAAAGAATATTCTTATATTGATATCAATTGTGGTGATGTTGCTAAATTGTGCAATGAAGGTAAATTAAATGTTGAACGATATGTAGATTGCTATCATATAGATGAACAATTTGGATTAAATGAACTTGCGTATGCAATATTTAATCACAATGTTAGAATAGGAAATTCTATATTAGAATCATTAAAAATAAAAGGATTAATAAAGTAATAAAATGACAAAATACGAAAAATTAGTAATAAAACCGATATTTGATATAATTGAAAAATATCAAGAATATTTAACCCAACCAGAAAATTTACCACAATTAGCTAAGATTGGATATATTTACAATAAATTGTATTATGCTGGAAGAATTGCATATGGTTATAGTGGTATAGTCAAAAAAGGAAGTACTTGTGAAAATAACCCCAAAGATTGGTTGGAAAATGTTAATTATTTAAATGAAAAAATTGATTATCTTGTTTATGATGCTTGGGGAATGCATGTATCAAATGATGGTAATATACTAAGTTTTGAAGAAATAAAAAATCTTGTTTTTGAAGGTAAAACATTAACAGAATTTGAAATTAAACAAAGAAAACCGAACAAAACCTTCGATGAATGGGTTGAAATTTTAACAGACAAACAATATAAGTATTATACATTATTTCCAAATAGAAGAAAAGTTGCAGATTATTTATTGTGTGTTATTGGTACTGATTTTGGCTACAATAAAAAAAGTGGATATATTATAGAAGAAGCTGGTGGTGCAGATCAAGATATTGATTTATATGGTTATTGGGAAAATTCAGTTATTTGTTCTGAAATAAAACCAATTATTGAAAAAATATTTGAATATACTGAAGTTAAAATTGCACTTGATGCTGTAAGTGATTATGTGAAATCATTAAGAATCAAAAGACAAAAAGAAGAACAAAAATCTTGGGATGTTTTTTATAAAATTATAAATGAACAAAGGAAAGAAAATAATTTACCAGAACTTGATATATCTGATCCAAATACTTTACCTATTATTCAGGATTTTATAAATGATGAAATTTCAAAAATTGATAAAGTTGATAAAGTTGATAAAGTTGATAAAGTTGATAAAGTTGATAAACCACGTTTATATTATCCAATAAGTAATTATTCAATCATAACATTATTTGATGAAAATACACATATTTCATACATTAATGCTGGTATCGAAGTTTGTGAAGATATTTTATTGCATAAAAATGATTATTTAATTAAAAATGATGTTGGTTATGAAAAAAACATCATATTTGCTGAAAAATTCTTAAAAAAATTTAAAAAATGAAAACTGTAAATATTAAAAATAATATTTGGTTGGTGGGTCGAAGTACTAAATTTAATTTAACTAGAATTACAAAAATTCATATATTATTGGGGGATGAAATTATTTATAGTGGTAAAACTTCCGATGCTCCTGTTGAATATATTAAGTATGTCGGTGACGAAGAATATTGCTTAATATATAAAAAGATAAAAAAAGTTAATTGGATAATAGATAAATATGTTTTCGATGATTACGAAGAAAAATTAGAAACTGCTATAAAAAATAGTGGTCATAATGTTTTATTTTATGATGATTTCATTTTTGAAAATCTTACTGAATTTTTCAATAAAAAGTTTGAATGGAAAGGTATATCAAATCCAATTACAATTTTTCACGGATCATATCAAACTGCTAAACAATTGAATAAGTATGCATATTATCCTGGAATTTATTTGACATTGGACAATTATGAATGTTTCAAATATTATGGTTTATTTGGAGATAATCTATTAAATTCCAACTATTTTATGATGGGATTAAATGATGTATTGCGAAATAAAGATAAATTCTTCGACATATTTAAAACTGACGGCATCTTCATCAGACCTTCAGATGGATTCAAATCTTTTCCTGGTCAAACATTACCGAAAGATAACTTTGATTTTGAATTTAATGTATTTTTACAATCATATGGTGGTTTAGATACTGACACACTTGTTGTTGTTTCTGCAATTCAAGATATTGAAGAAGAATATAGATTTATTGTTGTTGATAATATTGTTGTTTCAGGTTCATTGTATATGGATAAGAATAATCGTGATAGTCACAATGCATATTACGATAAATTATGTACTGATCAAAATGCTTGGGATTTCGCTGTTGAAATGTCAAAAATTTATCAACCAGATAAAGCATATGTAATAGATGTATGTAAATTATCAAATGGTGAATACAAAATGATTGAATTGAATTCGTTTTGTTGTGGTTCTATGTATGGAAATGATTATGATAAAGTTGTAGATGCTGTAAATAATTTATGTATTAAAGATTTTGAAGATGTTTATGAATAAATAAAATAAAATGAAAAAAGACACAAAAAAAATAACAATAAGATCATTTCTTAAAGAATGGTTTAAAAATACAAATGAAGATATTATTATTGATTCAGAAAAAAATATTTCAGTTAAAAATAAAAATATGCGATTTTTTTTCGAAGAATTTTTAACAGCATTTTTAAATAATTCTGGTCATTATAGAATTGTTGGATGTGATTTAGCATCATCATTTAAAATAAATTTTTCGGAAGAAGAAACAATGTTAAAAATTGCACAAGATATTTGGGATAATCCACATGATTATTTCAAATTTAATAAAAAAGAAAATGAATATTATGAATTTTTAAAATATTTATGGGTTGAAACCCCTAATAGTAAAATGAGATTGACTGATTGTGTGAATACTGGTATTCCAGAAGAATTAAAAACGAATTAAAATGAAAACAAAAAAAGTTTGTTCAAATGATCATTTTCTTAAATTATTGAAACAATTTAAGAAAATAAGTTGTCGTGTAATACTTGATCATAAAGAAAGCAAATATTACAAATTATATTGTGATTTTGCTTTTGGTGATTTTATAAATAAATCACCATTTGATCACATATTGGACGATTTATTTAAAAACTTTAAAGCAAATCCAATAAAAACCAATTCTGGTCTTACTGATGAAATGTGTAGTGAATATATGAACAAATTTTATGTGACATATACATTCGAAAACGAATTAGGTAAACGTTCAATTGATTCTAATTATATTGTATTCCGAATTTATGTTAAAATTGGAACAATTAGGAAAAAACGATTAGTTAAATGGTCAGTACCAATAATATGGAATTAAAAAATATTATATTTGAAGGAATAACAATAAAACCAAAAAATGGTTTTTATAAATGTCCATTTAAGTGTGGTGTTCCAAATTATCCAACACCCAAATGGAAAACTGAAAATGGTTTTATGAAACATTTAGAAAAATGTTATAAAAGACCATCATTAATTACTAAACATGAAAATGATAAGCAAGAATTGTTGGATGAATTAGAAAAGGTTAAACAAGAATATTTGCCAACAATCAAATATAAAATAGGTGATAAAATTTGGTTTGTTCGAAAAATTGTTGAAAAAGATACCCACGAATGGCGATTCAATAGATCAGTAAAAGTTAGATATGAACCAATATTAAGATTTGATGCTGAAGAAACAATAATTAATAGTATCAATTTTGATAACCCATATTTTCATGTTACATTAGAAAATATTGAAAGATTGTTATATTTCAATAATGAAATTAGACCTTCTGATATAATGAATAAAGAAGATGCTATTAAAACTGCAAAACAAAAAACAATTGAAGATAAAGAATATAGAGATGAATGTTCACGTTACAGATAATAAAAATATTAGTTCTGATTTAGAAGATGATAGTTTTGCTAATGGATTACGTGCATTGTTTACTCGTGGTGAATTTTGTAAAAAATGTAGATTAAATAATAAAATCAAAAATATTTTAAGTTTAATGTTAAATGAAACAAGTGAAGATACTTGTTTTATGGAAGAATCCCAATTTGAACTATTTATGCAAGCAAAAATTTGGATAAATAAACAAATTGGTTTATCTTCGGAAAAACAAATATTAACAGCACGATTAGCTGGATTTATATATCATTGGATGAATGTTGATTTTAAATATTATCCATTCGATAATGAAAATGATTATAATCAAGCTTGTGAATGGATTATGAATAAATTGAGTGATAAATATTCTGTTTCTGAAATGACTATTGGTTCAGATGAAAAAATAAGAAAATGAAAATTAAATTAAAAAATTTAATACTTGGTTTAAAAGAACAATGTCCAATTAAACGAGCATTTAGAAATTTCATTATTACAGGAAATGCTTGGGGGTTATTTAGCATTAGAAGCCACCAAAGAGCTGATGGTAAAGAAAAAGTAATGTATAATACTAAAGCAACAGCACAAAAAGCTGCTGATAGTATGAAGATAAAAATGAAAAAACACTTTTCGGTATATAAATGTATCTATTGTGATGGTTATCATTTAGGTAAAAATAGGGAAAATAAATAAAATTAAACGATATGAAATTAAAATCACCATTTGGAATGTCACCAACAGGTGTGGGTCCAAAAATATATGCAAGTGCGATACCATTTATTGTAATTGGATGTTTGTTTCCATCACATAGTTCAAATATATTATTGCAACTTATTGGGATATGCTTTATTTTATTGGGTATCATTGTATTTATATTAACAATGATTCAACTTATAATTAAATTTAATGAAGGGAAATTAGCAACAACTGGTGCTTTTAAGTTTTCTAGAAATCCATTATATTCATGTTGGATTGTATTTATAATTCCTGGTTTGGCGTTATTGTGCCTTAATTGGTGGTTTATATTGGGTTCTGTTTCAATGACTATAACATTAAATATTTTCATAAAGAAAGAAGAAAATATGTTATTGAATGCGTTTGGTCAAGAATATTTAGATTATAAAAAAGAAGTTGGTAGAATAATTTAAAATACTATGGGACTAGAAATTAAAAGAAATGCTAAAGGTAAATATCAACTGAAATCAACGATATCAGATGAAAAATTACATAAAGATTGGATAACTGAAGATGAAGCTAAAAAAATTTTAATTGAAAGAGAATATTGGAGATTTATTGAAGAAACAATTAAAATTTATTTGGATTTTCCAAATGGTTGTATGGTCAATGGTAAATATGAAGCTAAAAATTTCCAAGGAAATAAATTTATTATTGAACATTGGAATGATGGTAAAATTGAAGAAAAATATAAAGAAATAATTAGTCAATTAAATATAGTGTTGTAAAATGAAACGAATTAAAACAGAAGAAATCAAACAATGGAATGTAGCGAAAAAAACTAAATCCATTAAAGCAAAACCATTAATTTCTATTATGGTTGATAAAAGTGTTATGAGTAAATTTCTTGTTGATACATTGGAAGGTAAAGAACCATTAGGTGATGGTGCCATCATTTGTATTGGGGAAAGTAATGATGTTTGGCAACAAATGCCAAAAAAGCTTCTTCAAAAATATGATGTAACTGCAATTGATAATGATGGATGGATGGTTTGTGAACCTAAACCTGATAATTCTGTTGAAGCAATTGAAATAACTGAAAATTTAAAAGAATATATTGATAATGTTGATACATTTATTGGTGATAATGAAGATTTTTATATTATCGGTCTTTGGGGTGAAAAAACAGTATTATTAGATGTTCCAATTCAAATTCAACGTGCAGATATTGGTGATTTTATTTGTCGAAATCGGGAAGATAAAACAGATGTTTGGATTGTTAAAAGAAAAATATTCATTAACACATATAATATTATTGGATAATAAACTTTTTTGTTTTTATAATCTATAAATTATAAAAAAAGTTGTTGATGCATGTATTCTTTTGTAATAAGAGGAATTAAAATTAAAGTTGATGATTTGATGAAATTATTAAATATTGAACAACATCAAATCGGACTTAAAGATTATAATTTTCAATTTTTTAAAGATTTGTTAAAAACGTTTTCAGTTGAACCAACAGGTAATTATTTTGGAAATATTGATTACGAAACAATTATAATTGGTGATGACATTGGTTATATTGAAAATGGTGAAGTTGAAGAATTTGAAGATAGGACTAAATTTCAAGATGATGCATTACTTAATAGATTAAATGAAGTCGGAATTACTGGAACGTTGAAAACATATATCCAAGTAATTTCAAAAAAATAAAGATTAATGAAAACAGTTAAAACATATATTCAAGTAATTTCAAAAAAATAAAGATTAATGAAAACAGTTAAAACAATTATAGGTGTTGTAGCAGAATATAATGGGAAATATTGGGGAACACAATATGCAGATGAAAAATTTACAGTTAATGAATTTGGTGATATTAAAAATGCAAAAATATGTGATCCAAAATATTGTCTTAAACCAACAGATATGACTTGGGATCCAAAAAATACATTAGGAAATAATCACGAATATGATTTGTTGAAAAATGCAAAATTAGTAAAGATAAAAAAAATAATAACTACTGAAATAGAATTAGAATTAAAATAAAAAATAATAAATAAATATGATAAGACAAGACATAAAATTTGATTTTGATGATATTTTAATTGTACCAAAAAATCAAAGTTCAATAGATACAAGAAGCATTATTAATGTGTATGATGAAAATGAAATGCTTCCATTATTTACAGCACCAATGGATACTGTTGTTGGAAATAAAAATATGGAAATATTTAAACAAAATAAAATATATCCAATAATACCTAGAACATATAAGCTATCATTTGGACCAGGTACTAATGATTCTTGGATTGATGAATGGGTGGCATTAGGGTTAAATGATTTTGAAAAATTATTAAATATCACTAATCCATATTTTGATTTAGATCATGTTGATACCAAATATATTCTTATTGATATTGCCAATGGTAATATGAAAAAAATGCATGATTTAATTGTAAAATCAAAAAATATTTATGGTGATAAATTACAATTAATGGTTGGTAATGTCGCTAATCCTGAAACATATAAAATAGTATCAGAATTAGGTGCTGATTATGTGCGAATTGGTGTGGGTAATGGTGGTGGGTGTTTTGTAGAAAACACAAAAGTTATAACTAAAAGAGGAATTATAAATATTCAAGATGTCATAATTGGTGATGAAGTATTAACCCACACTGGTGAATATAAGAGAGTATATAATACAATATCATATGAAACTTTTGAAGATTTAATTCAAATTAATGATAATATATCAACTTTAGATCATGAATATTATGTTTTAAATAAAAAATATTTAAATATAATAACCGATGATAATATTGAAAAATATGCAGAATGGATAGAAGCAAATAAATTAACTGATGAATATTTTTTATTGGAAAACGTGGTTGATGATTAACGAAAAAAAATGAGTTAAACATATTTATATATACAATAAAAAATAAATATGTTAAAAAATAAATTTTTAAAAACAAAAGAATGTGAAATATGTGGAAAAAATTTTAATGGTATTAGTGAAAATTCTGATTATAGGTTATTTTTAAGTCACTTAAAAAATGAACACAATATATCATATGAAGATTATTATACTAAATATTATTTGAATGGTATTAAGCCGAAATGCGAATGTGGGTGTGGTAACGTTACAAAATATTATAAAGGTGAATTTAATAAATATTATGGTGATCATAAAAATAAAACTTTACCAAAAAATAGTTCTATTAATAAAATAAAAGAAAAATTAAAAATTGTAAATAATTTAGAAAATAGATTAATAAAATTAAATTTAACAATTAATGATATCGAAGATGCTTGGGATGATTTTATAAATTTAAATAAATCTATGTCAATGATTTCAAAAGATTTATCTATTGATTTTAGAACACTTAAAAGTTATTGGTTTGAATTGAAATTAATAGATAATAAAGAAGTTTTTAAGAGATTTACGTTAAAATCAAAAACAAAATGGTTAAATAAAATAGTTGAACCAAATGATGATAAAAAAGAATATTTAAAAAGTTTAATTCCAAATATTCATAAATATTTGGAAAATAGAAATAATGTTACAATTGATGAATTAGTTAAGTTTTTTAAATTAGATATTAATAAAAATTATTTTTGTTTATTTTTAGATGATCAATTAAATAATAATGAAATATCAAAAATTAAATTTTTCAAATCATCAAATATTGAAATAGAATTTTTTAATGTTTTGCGGTTTTATTTTGGAAATAGTATAATACATAGTTTTGAATTAGAACATAAAATATTTGACTTTAAATTAGGTAAAAAAATTTTAATAGAATTAGATGGAGAATATTGGCATAATTTTGAACAGTCAAAGATAAATGATAAATTAAAAAATGAAATCGCTTTAAAAAATGGATATGTATTAATACGTATTAGTGATAAAAATATAAATGATTTAGATAATTTAATAAAAATAAAAAAATTATATGACAAATTTAAGTAAATATAAACTTGTTGAAATAAAAACGAAAAAAATCGTAAATGATAAAATTCATAAAGTATATGATTTATCAGTTGAAGATAATCAGAGTTATACAGCAAATAAAATAATTGTTCATAATTGTCTTACATCAAAAAATGTTGGTGTTGGATATCCAATGGCATCATTAATTAAAGAATGTTATGATATTAGTTGCACATTAGATAAACCAGCAAAGATTGTTGCTGATGGTGGAATGAAAAATTATTCGGATATCATTAAAGCATTGGGTCTTGGGGCAGATTATTGCATGGTCGGTTCAATTTTTAATCGAGCATTAGAAAGTGCAGGTGAAACATATAAAGCAAATGTTAAACACGTGGGTGTTGAAACTTGGACTGAACCAGGTGAACCAGTTGATCAATTTTCTGACGATGTGAAAAATGCATTTTTAAATGGTGCTAAATATTTCAAAAAATTTAGGGGTATGAGCACAAAAAGTGTTCAAAAATTGCTTGGGAATAAGGTTTTAACGACTTCAGAAGGTGTTACACGTATGAACCAAGTAGAATATACCCTTGAAGGTTGGACTGAAAATTTTACCCATTATTTGGCTTCTGCAATGTCATATTCAGGTGCTAAAACATTAGATGATTTTATTGGTAAAGCTGATTTTGTTAAAATAACACAGAACAGTTTTAATAGATTTAATAAGTAATTGAAATGGATAAATATAATTATATTCCCGATTGGATGATATACACTGATTCAGAAAACGATTCAGAAAAAGAATCCGACAAAGAATCTGACACAAACCTAAATATGGATGAATATACTATAACTTTTGATTCATATTATTTTTAATGAAAGATTTTTATAATTCATATTTTAGTAATGATTGTATATCAGAAATATCTATTGTTAATAATGGTAAAACTATTATATCTAGAGAATTATTTTATGTAGAATTTTCTGATTTTGCTAAAAATACACTAAATTGTAAAAATGGCTTTTTTGTTGATAATAATAATTATCTAGAAAATATTTATAATAAAACTATTCGATCATCTAATAAAGAAAAAATATTTCTAGATAATTCAGATAATAATATTGTGAATATACAATATACTAAAAATTATTATTGTTACATTAAAGTACTTAATGATTATATTAATCCACAATTAAATGGTAAATTATTAATTTTTAAATTTGGTTTTTCTATATTACAAAAATTTTTAGAATATTACAATAATATTACGAATATTACAAATATTAATGTAACAGATTTATATTTTAAACATTCTTTTATTATTAGTAAGTTGCCTACACCACAAAATAGTCTACCTACACCACAAAATAGTCAATATAAAATAATTAAATGTGATTTTACAAACAATGAAATTAATTTATATGATGAAAAATTAAATTTAGATAATGTAATATCATTTCCAAAAATTAATATAAATTCTTTAATGCGAAGATATAAATTATCCCACCTTAAAGAAATATCAATTGGTAATATAATAATTGAATTAATAAATGATGGTTGGGATATAAATCTAATCAATAAAGATGAAAAAAAAACTTGGATTGCAAAAAAAGATAATATAAATCTTACTTGTAATGTCGAATTTGATAAACCTGTCGATTGTATACAAAATATGTACGAAACAATTATAAAAAATGAATAAAAAATGAATAAAAAATGAATATATTTGAAATAGGAAATAAAATAACAATAAAATGAGTATACAAGAAACAATAAAAAATGACTTAGTGGTAGCCATGAAGTCTAAAAATGTAGAAACAACATCTTTATTGAGAGTTGTTTTAGGTGAATTCAGTACTGTAGCTAGTCGAATGCCAAATAATTCTGAAAAAGTATTATCTGATGATTTAGCACTTAAAGAAATCCGAAGAATGTATGAAAATGCGAAAATGATGCAAAACCAATTCGAAATTGATACATTAGATAAATATCTTCCTAAAATGCTTTCCGAAGACCAAATCAAAAATATTATAGTAACTATAATATCTGAAAAAAATATTTCAGGTATACAAAATATGGGTAAAGTTATGGGTGAAATTAAACTTCTTCCTACTGCTAGTATGATAGATAACAAAATCGCCAGTAATATAGTTAAAGAACTATTAAAATGAAACCAAACCCTAAATTTAAAAAAGGTGATAGATGTGTTTTTGTTTATCCTGTGGGTAAAGGTAAAAATAAAAAATGGGAAGTTTTAGATGATAATATGATTATAAATAGTGAACCATTTTGGTATGAAAGGGATTGGTATTATAATATAGTCGGAAAAGCAAATCCATGTAATGATGCGTATTTAATTTTATATACAGATTTAAAAAATGACATACTTAACTGCTTGGAGAAAAGGTGATTTAGTTAGATTACCAAATGGTGATGAGTTTCGATTAACTTCTGATGGTTATGAAAAACGACCATATCCGTATTGCCAAACCTTTGAGTCGTGGGAGTTGACCCTCAAATGGGCATTGAACCTGTTCATTACAAAGATGGTAGGTTTTACATTGATGGGCCAACATGGACAGAACAACGTGTGGAATATTAAAAACAGGAATAGTGCTAGAGACAAATAAATCATCGTTATGAAATGACACCAGGTAAACAAAAAGAATTTTAGGGTGGATTTTTTATATATAAAAGAAAATGATGAAAGATTTGAAAAAGTTTATAGCAACTACTATACGAGAGTATTTGAATGAAAGTATTAATAATATTTTACAAAATTCATTAAAAATTATAGGTGATAAATATTCAAAAGAACATAATAAAACACCACAAGAATTAAATAGTGGAGATTGTGAAGATATTGCTTATGATGTTATTGAAAATATTGGTGGTGAAACATCTAATACATACATTATAGATGATGGATGGTTTTGGAATATTGACATAAAAAGTAAATATAAAACAGAAAGTGGTGAGTATTGGAATGTGAAAAATTTAAAAAAATATGGAGAACCACCATTTGGTTATGACAAGTTAAATAAATTAGATTTAAAAGGTCATGTTTGGATATTTTCAAAAGGAAAACATTATGATGTTGAAACATTACAAGGTGTTGATAATTTTTGGTATTTACCAATATACCAAAGACAACTTGCCAACTTGATAATTTAATATCTTTGTGCGTTGGGTAAATTCTTTTTGTTTTTCAATACAAAACACAAATCGAAGAACTGATACTGATAAATACGGTCACCCAATATTAGCAATATTTAAATTTAAATAATAATGAAAAAAACATATCAAACAATAATAGAAAAAGGTAATGGTAATTGTATGCAAGCCGCATTAGCATCATTATTTAATCTTGAATTAACTGATGTACCACATTTTCTTAGTTATGGTGAAGATTGTTTTAAAGTGTGGCACGATTTTATAAAAAATCATGGGTATGAACAAACTGGTGTATTATTTAATAAAAACTATAATAGATTATTAGCACCAACTGCGTGTTGTTTTAAAAAAGAAGCTTGGTATAGACCTGGACTATTAAGTATAACAAATCTTAAAAAACATGGTGGTGTTGATGGTTTCTTTTATGCAAGTGTATATTCACCAAAATATTTTAACTATAAAGATGGTTTTATGAATACACACGCTGTTATTGTTGATATTAATTGTAATGTTGTTCATGATCCAAATCCTGAATATGAAAAAATAATAAAATACCCATTAGCAGACTTACTCAAATTTAATGGTATTCTTGATGTAACATTAATAAAAAAATTGTAAATATGTCTAAATGTGTAAATGAAAAATGTATCGGAAATGATACGTTTTTTAATAATTGGTTGAAAATATAAAAAATTAAATAATTAAATTTAAACACATTACAAAAAAAAACTTTATTTTTTTAAAAAACGTGTAAAAAAGTTTTTTTAATCAAAATAAAGTTTTTATATTTGCATCATAATTAATCAGAATAATGGAAAATATAAATAATGTATTGACAGAATTGCAAGAAAGACAAAATGATTTTGAAAACCCAAGTTCATATCAAGAATCAGAATGGTATGTGAAATGTAGGGCAAAAGCAGAAGCATTTGAAGAAGCAATTAACATTGTGAAAAGACATTTTTCAATAAAAGATTAAAAAAAGTGCAAAAAAATTTTTTTATTCAAAATAAAGTTTTATATTTGCATCGAAATTAAAACAACAAAAATGAAAACAATAACAATTTGGTTTATGATAATTGCTCTTAAAAAAGCAATCGAAACAAAAGAAAAAGAAACAAATTCTATCTTAATTAGTGCTTATGAAATATTGATTAAAAATTATAGTGATACAATTATGTTGCTTAAAGCAGAAAGAACAGCTAAAATAGGAAAAATAAAAAATAAACTTTTTAAAACAAAATAACTAAAAGAAAATAAATATTTAATTGGTGGTGTAGGGTTAGATTCAAACTCTAAACAATTAAATATTTATTTTAAAAATGGAAAAAAATGAGTTTTTTATTAAAATATATAATAAAAAATAAACTTTTTAAAACAAAATAACTAGAAATAACAGAAACAAAAATTAATTATTAAAAAAGCAAACAGAGATGAACCGAAATTATATATATAACGAATGTAACGAAGATATGAATGAAGAAATTTATATCATTGATGATAATTCGATTCAATTTGACTGTGGATGTGGATGTATGATATTAGGCTAAATAAAAAAGCAAAATAAAAACAGAAAACCCAGTCAACAAAAAAGGCTGGGTTTTTTAATTATGAAAAAAGAAGAAGAAAAAGAAGTTGTAGAATTAATAGATAAACAAGAAAATTACGAACAACTAAAAAAACAATCAGAATTAACTGAAAAATTTATAAGGTTAGCTGATAATTTGAAAATTGATGATAAAGAAATTCCAAAAACTGAAAAAGGTTTGACAACAAAAGCAAAAGAGTTATTGGAAAAAGTTCAAAAAAAGATTGAAAAAGAAATTTAAAGATATTGCGGTGTGGAGAAGTTGGTCATCTCACCTGTCTCATAAGCACGGAGTCCCTAATAAGGTTTAACACAGGTTCAAATCCTGTCGCCGCTACAAATATCAAACATTGCGGGGTGGAGCAGTTGGTAGCTCGTCGGGCTCATAACCCGAAGGTCGTTGGTTCGAGTCCAACCCCCGCTACAAAAATAAATAAAAGTAAAACGATGAAAAATTGTATGAACATATGTAATTATTGCAACATTAATATTATTAATGATGATGAACGTATGGATTATAGTTTACATTGGATTGGATAAATTATACTTAGATGAGTAAAAAAGCCAATCCTTAAACAAGATTGGCTTTTTTTATTAAAATTGTTCTTTGACATATTGGGAAATAAAATAAAATGATGTAATTAATCGTCCGATTATCGGATGATTGTTCAAAAAATCGGATGATTTTCGGGCGATTAATTAAATGTTGCGGTATGCAAATGGCCTAAGCGAACAGACTTTCATTCTGTACTTCTGAAAAGAAGTTGCGGGTTCGACTCCCGTCCGCAATACTTTTTTATGCTGCTTTCGTATAATTGGAATAGTACCTCAGACCTCAATCTGGAAAATACGGGTTCGAGTCCCGCAGGCAGTACATTTGGCGCATTCGTCTAACGGTTAGGACGTTTGGTTTTCAACCAAAAAATGGGATTTCGATTATCCCATGCGCTACTAATGAATAAAGAAAACATTCAGCAAACAAAAATTGACTGCAAATCAAACAAAACCGTTTTCTGTTTCATATTTTGGTCTCGGGGGCTGCTTGGTGTGGCCGCCTGCCTGTCACGCAGGAACCGTAAGGATCAGGAGGGTTCGAATCCCTTCGGGACCGCATTTAAATTGGGGTGCGTTGCTTCATGGGGTCTGTAAAACCCTTCTGCGTTAACAAAATAGAAGCTGGTGGCAGTTTTGAGGTTCAATTCCTTCGTATCCCACAAATTGAACGCAAATTATATGGTGAAGAAGCTAGTATGGTACAGCTACGGTCTGTTAAACCGAGGATAGTGGGATCGTTACCCACCTTCACCGCAATATACTGTACTTCGAGAAGAAGGTAATGATAAGAATCATTCAGTACTATTTTTTGGTGCGTTGAGCGTACATGAGTACGAACCTGGCTGTCACCCAGGTAAAACTAGGGGTTCGATACCCCTACGCACCGCAAACTGTGGTGTATTCAGCCGATCCTGATAAGATCGAGAACTTGTAATTGGTATTGTAAATGTGGGTTCAAGTCCCACCACCACAACATTTAGACAACAACGGGGGACTTTAGTTATCTCAATGGTTATCAGCATGAGGTATCTAAAATAGTTTAGTGATATTTTTTCGTAAATATTAAAACCTATTTGAAATCTTATTCGTATTAATAAACAACTTAGAAAATAAGAAAAATTAAATAAAGCTGATTTATGGAAGTATTGGGCAACTGGTTGCCTAGCGGGCCGTAACCCCGTGATCTTACGATATTGGGGGTTCGAATCCCTCTGCTTCCACCATCGAAAATAACAAAAAATGACTTTATTTATTTAATATATAGAATAAAAACTAATATGAAAAATAAATGGTCAAAAAATAACTTATTTGATGTTATTAATACATCAAATAATAAAATTGAAGTTTTAACAAAACTTAAATTAACAATATTTACGGGAAATTATGATACATTAAATAAATACATTAAAAAATATAATATAGATATATCACACTTTAAACGAAATCATAATATAGATAATTTAAATAATTTTAAAAAAATTGATTTAAAAAATATATTAGTAGAAAATTCAACCTATAGTCGATCTAAATTAAAAGAAAGATTATATAAAGAAGGTTTAAAAGAAAGAAAATGTGAAAAATGTGGGCAAGATGAAGAATGGAATGGTGATCATATTAGTTTAATTCTAGATCACATCAATGGTATTAATGATGATAATAGAATAGAAAATTTAAGAATACTTTGTCCAAATTGTAATGCTACATTAGACACACATTGTGGAAAAAATGTTAAAGATAAAAGCAAAACAAATATAACTATCAAAACAAAAAATGACAAATATTGTTTATGTGGTAAGAATATAGACAAAAGATCAAAAAAATGCAAATCTTGTAATAACATAGAATTATCTATATTGCAACGTAAAGTTGAAAGACCAACATATGATACATTATTAAAAAATATTGAAGATTTTGGATATTCTGGTACAGGAAGAATATATAATGTAAGTGATAATACAATACGAAAATGGATAAAAAAATAAAGGGGGTATCGCATAGCGGCAATTGCAATTGACTGTAAATCAATCGTCTTATGGCTTCGTAGGTTCGAGTCCTACTACCCCCACCAAATTGGAAGTGTAGCTCAGAGGCAGAGCGTTTGCCCGTTAAGCAAGGGGTCGAGATTTCGAAATTCTCCATTTCCGCAATGGTGTTGTAGTTCAGTGTGTAGAATAAGGCGTTGTCTGCGCCAAGGTCGTGAGTTCGAGTCTCATCAGCACCGCATAAGGTAGTGTAGCTCAGTTGGTTAGAGCGGCGGACTGTTAATCCGTAGGTCGGGGGATCGTAACCCTCCACTACCGCAAAATTATTGCACAATTGGTCGAGTGGCTTAGGCAACGGTCTGCAAAATCGTAACGGAGAAATCCTACGGGGGTTCGAATCCCTCATTGTGCTCTTTTTAAATAAAAACAAATTCAAATTATTTATATGTTAAAAATATCGTAGTGCGCAGAGTTGGTCTATTGCAGTGGGCTCATATCCCACCATCTTTGATATCGTGAGTTCGAATCTCACCTACGATACGGTAAATTTAATGGGAATCTAGCTCAATTGGTCAGAGCATCTCGCTGATACCGAGAAGGTTGCAGATTCGAGTTCTGCGTTTCCCACCAAATATCGGTGTATCTCAACTGGCTTATACCCAGGCATAACTGAGTAATTGGTGTATGTGGGTTCGAGTCCCACCTCCGATACAAATCCATTATAATAAGGCAAGTAAAAAATCTTGTAATCATAGGGTAGCGTGTCCGCAGCTAATTGGGGATAAGTTGGTGATAATCCCAATCACGTCCTATGATGGGTTTTATAGTGCTGTAGTTCAGATTGGTTAGAATACTAGACTGTCACTCTAGTGGTCACGGGTTCGAATCCCGCCAGCACTGCAATAATTTGGGGAAGATGGCAATGGTTTACATTATTATGATAATTCTAATAAAAATGTACAATTTATTAATCATGATATGTAAATTGGCAAGCAAGGAAGGCTCGTACACCTTCTACCTGAAAAGGTTACTGTTGGTTCGAATCCAGCTCTCCCCACAAAATAATTTTATTTGGAGAAATAGCTCAGTTGGTAGAGCAACGTAAAAAGAAAAAAACGTAATTTGTATTTGATATTCGAAGTCAAAAAATTAAAAATTATGTACAGCAAACCAAAATCTAAGCATGTAAAGCCGTGTGTCGGGGGTTCAAGTCCTTCTTTCTCCACGAATATGTTTTTAAAATTGGGGTATGGCTTAGTCGGGTCTAAAGCAACTGTGACTGATGTGCAGGAGATCATTGGTTCGAATCCAGTTGCCCCTACAAAATGATAACTTATCAGATTTATATATACAAATAAAAAGTATGTACGACAAAAACAATAAAGAGACAATATGGCAAAGAACGGAAGAAAATATGTTTACAGATATTCTTTTCGATTTTATACCATTTAAGCATGATGCATGTGAAGAAACGTGGGAAGCATATTATACTTATGGTGATCCTTGTTTTATTGAAGGTTTAAAAAATTGCATTAAAAAAGTTTATAGAACAGGTTGGAAAGCTAAAATATTTGGTGAATATTATTATCAGCTACAAAGGTGGCCGACATCATATGAAAATATGATAGGAATGTCGAGGGATCATTTGATTTATGTATTTTCTGCATTATACAAATATGGGATATCTTCAGATGAATTACACGAATATGTTTCACATTTAAGACCTGTTGTTAGTACGACAATTGGGATGCATATGACATTTGAACTTTGGTTATGGTTAAAATTGATATCAAAACGGAAAATAGGTATTTTATATTATCCTTGGCGATTGGTTGGTTCGACTTTAAATATGTTGTGGACTAAGTTAATTTACAAATTAGCAAATTGGCCAGAAGAATTATCATTAGATGAATATTGGCCTCGTAGAGATGAAAGACTTAATAAATCATTTAAGGATAGGATATTTTCATCGTTGGTAGCACCTGTATATTCTAGAAAATTGACTTCGACAAAAGTAAGTTTATTACCTGATAATTGGTGGACAAAATCAATTAAAAAGATTGAATTAATGACAACGACAAGATATAATTATGTTTTGCGAATGTTGAATGGTGATAAAACAGTTAAAAGGGAAGATATTGAAGCATATCATTCTATTCTATATTATAGATGGTCTGATTCATTTGAACCATGGCGAACAGTCCGTTGGATGACAGAGATTCCCAAAGATCGTGGATATGATTTAGTTAATATATATCATATAAATCAAATAGATAGGGATTATGCATTAAAAATATATGATGAATTAATAGGATAAAAATATTTGCATCGGAAGGTGTAATTTGCCTTTATGTAAAAGTGTAATAATTACGTAATAAAAGCACATAATGTAATAAGGGTACGTGACATAGGTCAGGGGTAGACCGCTGGTGCGAAACCAGAAGTCGGTGGTTCGAGTCCATCTGTCGCAACGAAGATTCCTGGCAGTGGTGATGTCAGCTACACAGGTAGGTGTGGTGTCTTAACAGACTAAGTTAATGTAAAAATTTAAAATTAGTTGAATAATATTGCGCATAAAAATTTAATGAAATTAAATTAGGTTCGAATCCCTTGATCTTCACGATTGGTAATATAGTTTAACGAATAGAATGGCTGCGAGTCAGCAGTTGATGGTGGTTTGATTCCATCTGTTACCGCAAAATAATATAGCTTAATTGGATAGAGTTGCCGTATTAGCGGTATGGTGTTGGTTCGAATCCTTCTATTATTACAAAAAAACACAATTATTATGGAAAAGACAGCATTTCAATCACGTATTGAAAAGGAAAATGAAGTTTTAAAATTTTTAAATCGTGAAATTTTAAAAAGTGCAAAGAAAGGTGATTATCATTATTATTGGGATATCACAGGGTTGAGTGATTATATGATAAAAGGTATAATTGCAACATTAGAAAAGGAAGGTAAATTCATTAAAAGTAAAGGAACAAATTTCAAAATTATACATTGGTAATTTAATATATAATGTATGATAAAATTATTTGAAGAATATACAAAAATAGATAAAATTGATACATTTATTAATTTTATGAAACAATATAAATTAACAGAAATTATAATTGATTCTGAACTTGATAAATATATTATTAATAGTATCAAATTTAATAAGAGATATGATAAATATGTGTTAAATTATCAAGCTATTAATAGACCATATATTGAAGTTGAATTATCAAGTTTATCATCATCATTTATAGATAATTTGTATGTTTTATGTAAAACTGAAGATTTATTCAATATAGAAAATCAATTAAATTCGACTTCGATTGATTTTGATAATTTTGTTAACATCTTAAAAAATTGCAAAGAAAAAATTAATTTTAATAAAGATATGTTTACATCATTATGTGATTCAGGATGGGTTGAAGATATTAATAAATTTAACTTTCAAGATATATTATTTTCAACACATCCAGAATCATATAAACCATTTTTGGATGAATGTTTTTTACACTTAGAATACAAAAATGATGATCCAACATTAGAAGAAATGGTTTTACATCCAAAGATTTTAATTAAGTATAATTCATTATTGGGTGATTATTATAAACAAAAATTAATGGAACAAAAAGCAAAAAAATACAATATAATTTAAAAATTAAAAAACTTACGAAATGGACACAATGATGATTGACACAGAGTATAAAACCGAATTCATTAGAATAATGGATGAAGTTTTCGAAGATTTTGATTTTGATTTTGAATTGGATTTTAGTATATTTAGTATATTTAAATCAAAAAAATCAAAAGAATAAAAACACTAAAATTGCTGAAAAGAAAAACCAAGAATATTATTTGGGGTATAATTGGAATTGTTTTTTGTGTATTATTTTTACCAATACTGTTTCCAATATATATTATCTTATTTATATTTATTGCGATATTTGATAATAAAGAATAATTTTATTTCCCAATATAAAATGCCTCAGTATTAGCACTGTCTTCGAAACAGTAGTCGTATAGCGGATAATGAAAAACGTGGGTTCGAATCCCTCCTGGGGTACGATGTAAAAGGGTTAAATGATGATTAATAGGGTCTATTTTTAAATCTAGATTAATAAATAAGACTATTGATATGTAATTTTTCGTGACAGTTCAAATCTGTCTACATCACAAATATATTTAAATGATGTGCTTATGGTGTAAATGGAAACATACCTGAATACGAATCAGGCGACTTGAAGGTTCGAATCCTTCTAGGCATACAAAAGTTCAGAAACAGGAAGATATTTTGTTACTGATATTAAAAGTGATAGAAAATAAATTCGATAATTTGATGACCCGCTTAATTTTTTAACAAATTCTAATAATTAATTAATTTCATTATCAAATTATCATCAATCTTTAATTTTTTAATTTTATCAAGAATAATTTCATATTCATCTTCATTAAATATAAAATCATAAAAAATTCTTGACTGACTTTTTATTTCAAGGTATGTTGTTTCAGATTCAATATTTTTAATTATGTATTCAAATATAGTTTTTATATATGAATTATATTTATCATTATTAATAAATCTAATTGTGAATATTTGTTCAAATATATTATATCCAAATTTTGATTTTTTATTTCTATTATCATTCTTAAAAATAGGTATAATACATATTATTTCTTTTCTAATTTTATTATTTACAATTTTTACGTGTGTTATTTGTGGACGAATACTTATTTTAGCTTCATAATATTCTATGCCACTTTGAGGTAAAATATCAACAATTTTATTTAAAAAATTATATAAAGCATCATTTAATTTTGATATAGTATATGGATTTGGTTTTTCAATTTTTTCTGACTTAACCATTTTTGGTTTTTCAATTTTTTCTGACTTAACCATTTTTGGTTTTTCAATTTTTTCTGACTTAACCATTTTTGGTTTTTCAATTTTTTCTGACTTAACCATTTTTGGTTTTTCAATTTTTTCTGGTTTTATATTATTTTTATAATAATCATCATATGCTTTTTTAGCATCTTCCTTATTAATATGTTGAGATATTGTTGTTATATTACCATGATTAATATTTCTTACTCTAACTTGCCATTTATTATTTTTACCTAAAAATATACCATCAATATTTGGTCTATTATTATTCCAAGACATCCTATAAGATGGTTTTTTAAAATTAATATAATCTTCAAAAATATTAATATGTTTCATATGATATATATAAATATTTTATTAGATAAATAAAAAAGATGATCAATGATCATCTTTTTTATTTATAATCTTTATTTTATTTATTTGTTATAAAATTTATCGAATTCTCGCATCACATCAACATTTGATAGTGCATAATCCCTGAAATCCATATAAGTATCTTTTATATACATTTTGAATTTGGTGATAGCATTTCCAAGTTCAGCACCAGTTAAATTTGGATATTTTGTCATTACCATATTACCATTAAATCGACTAGCAATGATTTTATTTTCTTCGATTGTTTTTTTGTAGTCTGAAATTTGTTTATTAAGTTTAGATAAATCCAACACCGGTTTGACATCCAAACTACAACCGCCAAAATCAGCACTATTAAATTTAAGTAAATAATTGAAATATTGATGTTCAACGAATGTGATTTTGTTTGGTAATCTAATTTCGTTTAGATATTTTATCCTCATATGATTTTGTACAACATATAAAACAATATCCACATCACCACCCATTTGAATAATCCAATTTTTGAATTCAATAACAAAGATTGATGAAACGTCTTCATGTCCAGGCGCAGTCCAAGATTGTTTAGTAATATCCCATTTGGTTGTTTCTGCTTTACCTAAATCGTGAAAAAACCCACTTAAATCCAAGTTAATGTCATTATAAGCATTATGTAATCTATTTGTTACAAGCTTTATATGAATTAAAGTGTTTCCTTCGCTATGCCAAGTTTTATCTTGGTGTGCATATTCGGTAGAATCAACAAGCATTTTTAGTTTGCTTGGTGCTTTATCGTATAGATATGTGAACATATCGAAATATTCCATTATTTGTTGTTTTAAATGATGGTGCAAAGATATAAAAAATTTTTCATTAATTAAAATAATATATATTAAAAATAATATTAATGATGATTAAATTATTTAAAGAGTATGTGAATATTGGGAATGAAAATATGACCCAAGAAATGATAATAAAATTGATGAGAAAAAATTCTAGACTTGGCATGTCACCTAGTGAAACATTTAAAGAATTATTTGGTGATGAATCATATGAAAATTTTTTTAAAAGTTTAAGAATAATTGATCGGGGGGTTTTACAATCATATGAAAATGGTATAAATAAAAAAAGGATTATAGTAAATACAATTATGGATGGTTTAAAAAATGGTATATTATTGAAAGATATAATTAAATCGGCCAAAATTACCATTAATGATATATTCGATTTAAGATATATAACGGATGAAGAAAAAAATGAAATTGTAGTAAAAACAATTATAAATGGATTAAAAAATGAAATATCATTAAAAGATATAATTAAAACAGAATTTAAAGGTATTTATATTGATGATATATTAAATTTTCTAACTGATGATGATAAAAAACTTATAAATCAATATAATTTAGAAATTAGTAATTCACCTGAAAATGCTAACCAATATAACAAATTAGGAAAAACAAAAAAATATAAAAATAACGTAGTTGATCCATATGAAGATTTCATAGATTCATATCCATATATTCAATATAGCAATAAGATTAGGCAACTAAAACATTAATCTTCAGGTTTAAATGCTTCGGGATATTGTTTTTTTGCAAGATTGAACCAAGTATTAAATTTTTCGTGTTCGGTTTTATCCATCATTGCAATTTGTACAGTTAGTGACATTTCAAACCAACCTTTTCCAATAAGAAAACTGCAATAATTATTTTCATCTGATTTATCTATGTAAACTTCTTGCCTATAACCTTTACAACTATCATAGGCATCTTTCAAAACAACATTCGGAAATGCGATTTTTACTTCTTCAATAAAATCTTTTTCATATTCGGTTGAATTGTCATCGTACCCGAAATATATTAAATCCATTATTTTATCCACGATATCTATATTTATTAAGTATTGTTGTAATGGTCGTTAAATCTGATTTTGTAGAATTATATGCGTTTTTATATGAATCGAGTTCTTTTTGTAAAGTTTTAATATGTTCTTCATAAAAACTTTCACTTATAGAAAAAGCGACATCAGCACCAACATTGAAACTTTCTTTATTTTCAGTTTCAGAATAACCTACGGTATCTTTAACTTTTTGTTTTATATTTTTTGGTATTTCCATTAGTGATTTTTTAAACTGTTCAAAAAATCTTCTTTCGTACAAATATCGTATTCAACATATTCATCAACATAATGCCACCAACCTTCAGGTTTATATGTCCAAATTGCAGTTAATGCATTTTTAACATCACATTGTTTAAGACAAGGATATACGTTATTTTGTTTAAGATCGAATCCACGATTTGATAGAAATGATCTTTGGGTTGTCATTTGGCATAAATCACCCCTTAGAAAGAAAGAATAATCTTTATTACTTTCATTATTTATTGCGGAACTAAGTAAATTAAACATATTATTCGGTTTTAATTTGTGAACTTAAAATTCTTATTAATAATTTTATTTTTAAATATTCGACAAATATACTAAAAATTATTTATATTTCAAATTTATTTTTTTGCTTTATCATCCAATACCATAAATATTCTTAAATCTTTTTGAAATTCAATAGGAAAGGAATTATATGTATCAATCATATCATTAACTGATTGTTTTGTTATTGGATCACCATTAGATGAATTTTTTCCAATTTTCAATTTTTCGGAATCTTTTATAATTCTTCTTCTTAAATAATGATATCGTACAATATTTTTAGTATAGTCTGATATAAATGGAATATTTTTGATCATTTGATATGATTTTTCTTCGTGATTAGTAAAAGAATACCCATCTTCATCTTCATCTTTTGCTGCTACAAAAGGCTTACCAATATCGTGAAGTATTGCAGCTAAATAAAATTTAGGTTTATTAGATAATATTGAATACCATAACACTAATAATGTGTGTATTAATACTGAATGTTTATGATATTTATTTTGTTTCCAAAACAATGTAATGAAAAAAATTTTGAAATTCATATTTATAATTTTAATTTTTCAATGATTGGTAATATTATATTTGAATGTTCGATATAATATTTACTTAATGTATTTCTTGCATTAAGTGGTTTATCTTTTTTTGAAAATCTAGCACATTCCCAATCAATAATCATTTGAATATAATTTTTTTCTGATTTGATTTTAGTGTTTACGTGGTGATATGAATTTTTTCTATGTATTTTAGATATTTTTTTTAATGGTATTGGGAAAAAAATATACATAAGCAATTTGTCTAAATCGTGTGTTAATCCTAACCAAGATATTTTACCTGTTAATTTTTTTTCAACAACTAAAAAATAATATTTGTGTTTAAGTGTATATATGATATGATTTAATCTTTTCATTTGTCATTTTTATTTTTTGCAAATATAAACAAAAAAATTAATATATAATGTATGAAACATTTAAAAATATTTGAAAGGTTCAAAAAAGAACTTATAATAACAGAAGATGAATTTGATGAACAATATAATTTGGTTTTGAATCATTTTTATGATAATCCAGAAGATTGTGCATTTAGTGGATATATGTTTGAAACATATGGAAAAGAATATGAATATATAATTTCTTTGGTTGAAAATCCTGAAACAGCTAATACAGTTTGGACAATAATTGAAGATGATGATCTTGATGAAAACATATATGTTAGTGGGTTTTATAATCATCAGATGGTTTTTGGATATTTGGTTACAGAAGAAAAAGTTCCTGATAATGTAAGAATTACAGTTGGTGATGATTTAGATTTAAGACGTAAAATGAAAAAATACAATATATGAAACATTTAAAAATTTTTGAAGAATATATTTCACCTGAAGATTGTATATTTTCAGATGCATCAAGATTAGATGCGATGCAAGAAGTTTTAGATTCAATTGAAAATGGTGATTATGATAATGTTGATGAACCTGAATATGATTGGTTATTGGATCCATATGATGGTTATGAAAAACAAACTTACATTCAATATAATCCTGATGAAGGTATTATTACATATTGGGAAGGATGGTCAAAATTATGTTGGGATGCATTATTTAATAAAAAAGGTTATAACGGATTAAGTAAAGAAGAAGCTACAAAAAATGTAGTAGAAAATAGGATAATACCATCAATTAAAAATGAATTTAAAAATTTAGAACTTATTGAATATAAAAACTTTTGGCATGAAACCTGGGATGATGATATTGAAGATGGTTGGATAACTAAAATTGATTTTAAAATTATTGCCTAATTCTCCCAATCAATTTCAGTATCTTAATATTTTAGTTTTTTTAATTCTTTATTTAAAATGTTATCTTTTTGATTTAATTCTTTTTTTAATTTTTGTGCTGTTTTTGGGGACAATACCCATTGAATTTTATTTTCTATATATTTTGGCATTTTTTTGATTTCTGCATTAACTTCGATATTTTTAAAATAATACATATGATCTATTGCAAACCAAATTATATCATCATAATTGAATCCACTAGCCATTCCTAATAATATTTGATATTTTGTATCATTTGATAATGATTCAATTCCTTTAAGTGGAAAATAGGAATAATTTAAATTTTTTAGTATATTATCAAATTCATTACAATTTTTATTATCTATACAATCAACATGAATTGCCCAAACTTCATCATCTGTTAAACCAAATGGAAATTTATATTTTTGGGATAGGTTTGTACCAAAATATTCATCAAAATCAACAGCAGGTTTATAATTGGTTGTTCTAGTTCTAGTATATTCAAAAACAAATTCAGTAAAATTTGTTTTATCATCTTTAATAAATTCAATAAAATTTGTTTTCATACCTTATATATTAAAATTTTTTTGTATCTTTGTCCAAAATTAAAACAACTTTACATCATAGAAACATTTAAAACTTACAAATCATGACAACTTCACAATTTGACGCAAAAACAGGCAGCATGTTTACAACTGAAATCACTGATTTTAGCCATTCGAATAGAATAATCGGCGAAGGTTATTTTGTTATAATTAACCCAGATTCAAAACATGTTTCATTCTCAAAAGCTAAACATGATATTTGTCTTGGTGATATCGTAAGCGACATTATTCCTAATTATACAAATCAACAATATGCTAACGATTATGGTGATAGGCTAACTGGCATGGGTTTGACGGTAAGGGAATTTATGCAAAAAAATTGTAGAATGAACATTTTGTAATTATCGCTTAGAGTCTAAACAGTGCAACAATTTATTAGTGAAATGAATACGAAATACACAAAGATAGAATTGCCTAATTTTGATTACGAATTTGAAAATTATTGGTATTATCGAAGAGGTGGATATAAGATAGACAAGAGAACAAGAGAAGGTAAGTCTATTGTTGATTTTGTAACAAGTATCAATCCATCAAGATGTATAGAAATCGGAAATATGTATAATATTCATCCTGCAATGATCTACACATCTATTCGTGTAAGAAATGAATTGTTTACTTTTCCGTTTATAAATTAAATAAAACCTAATGAAAAAATTATTAGAAATATTGCGAACAAGTAAAGAACCTTGGATTGAAATTCAAGGGTTATTTGATAATGGTGAATTAAAAATAATTTGTCCAATATTGTATGATTTATCTAATACAGAAGATGGTCATAAAAATAATTTTTTGCATACCTTAAAAGTATTAAAAAATACTTGTGACAATAATTTTTCTTTTGAAATGAAAGTTACTGCATTATTTCACGATATTGGTAAGCCAATTACAAAACGTAAAATTGGAAATGACTGGGCTTTTCATAATCATGAAATTGTTGGTGCAAATATGTTTCTTAAAATGTGTAAAACTGAAAATATTGATGATATAAATATTGATTATATTTACCGAATGATTTTACATCATGGTAGAATTAAGATGCATAGGGATGTAACAGAATCTGCAATAAGAAGATTAAATAAAGAAGTTGGACCAGATATAATATTTGATGTCATCAATTTTAGTGAATGTGATATTACTACTAGAAATCAAGCTAACAGGGAAAGAATTGTGTCGGGGCTTAATGTTATCAAAAATAGAATTGTTGAAGTTTGTGAAAAAGATGAATATGATTCTTGGAGATCACCATTAACTGGACACGTTATTATGGAATTGTTCGATAATAAAATAGAAGGTAGAAAGATTGGTGAAATAAAACGTGCATATGATGATATTCTCAGAAATGAAAAAATGACATTAAATGAAGTAATTAATGATATAAAGAATAAATATTTATTATGAAACAATTAAGATTTACAACAACTGAACCACGTGGTATGTTTAGCATGATAGATACGATAGATACTGAATTATTAGTAACAATTGATAATATTGGAACACTCAGTGAATATAAACCAAAAGGCTCCGGAGCATATATTCACGGGGACGCAGAAGAATTAGCTGGGTTTGACATTCCAATTTTTTTAGATGGGGATTATGAACAGCTAGATTTGCCAATCGAAGAACAAGATATTTTAATGATTTTACCATCAGGTAATTATCAATGTGTAGCTGATTTGTCATATAAAACAATGTTTGCAGATGAAGCGGATAAATATCTTTTAACATTAAAGGTATAAGAAAATAAATACCAATAAAGAAGAATTTAATTTCTTCTTTATTGATATTTAATTTATTGATATTTAATTTATTAAAAATACCAAATAGCTTTTTATTTATTTTAATCTAAATTTCCATTTAAAAATTTTTCTTCAACAATTTGCCATTTATTTTTAGGACATGATCCACCATCTTTAAATGTATTTAAAGTGAAAATTTTTCCTTTTAATGCACACCCACAAACAGAACATCTAACATATAATTCTTGATTAAAAAGTTCTGTAACAGCTTTAAATTCACAAGAATTACAAATTTCTATTCTTTTTGCAGCTAATTTAGATTGATTTAAATCTGGATTGAAACTAATTTTCCAAGCATTAAAAATTTCTTCAATTTTATTGATAATTTTATTTGTAATATTTGTAGTATCTGGTAAATTAAAAATACTACCTTCATATACGATTATATTCTTATCATCATCATCATTATAATTATAATTAACTGATAATTTTTTAAAATTGTCGGATTGTTCATCATCATTAAATATACTATTATTAACTTCAATAGATAATTTATTATCATTGATTAGTGATGTGAGTATATCAGTCACATCTTTTGTTCCATAAAACGCTGAATTTATTTTTAACATATTCTATTATTATTTTTTTTAATATTTCTACTATATCCATTATTTAGATGATTTTTAAATAATTCATCCATAAATTTTTTATTTTTAGCAACGTTAAAATGATTAGGATCACATTTTCTAAAATCTTTACGGGTTGCATATTTATTTGCTTCTTCTTGTAATATATCAATTGTCCAATAATTCATTTTTTTCTTGTTTTCGTTATATCCATTATTTGGATGATTTTTAAACAATTCATTTAATATCTTTTTGCTAGATGCAATTATATATGCTGACATATTATTTATCATAAAATCATTTCGATTTTGATATTTATTTGCTTCTTCTTGTAATCTTTTTTTGCTCCATTTTTTTATAGCACCACCTAAATTTCCAGGTTTCATTCTATTTAGTAATTCCCATTGATTATTCTTATAATAATTTACCCAATATATTTCTTGTGATCTAGCATTATTAGAATCTAAATTATCCTTTAATATTTTATAATTTGGACAGGATATATTATATTCTTTTGTAAATTTAAACAATGGATCTCTATCATCAAATATATGTTCAGTGTCCCGTCTTTTGATATTATTGGTTAATCCAATATAGACTTTATTATATTGTGGCAATTCGTATGCATATACGACATAACGATTTTCTATCCATTTATCATCAAGATATCCGAAATTGATATGATTTTTAAATAGTTCATCTAATATTTTATATTTACAAGCATATTCATATGCTGCGTAATAATATTTTTTAAATTCAATTCTTGTTTTACATTTATTTGCTTCTTCTTGTAATTTTTCTTTAGTCCAATATCCAATTGGCTTTTTATTTGAATATCCACAATTATTATGATTTTTAAATAGTTCATCCATTAATTTATTTTTTAAAGCAATATTCGCACAAGATGCATTATTTTTCCAAAATTCCCCTCTTGTTTTATATTTATTGGCTTCTTCTTGTAATTTTTCTTTTGTCCAATATCCATTTGGTTTCTTCATAATATAATTTCTTTTTTTAAAAGTCCACAATCTTTCATATCTTTATATATTAAATATTCAACATATTTAGATTTATTTTCGAATTTTTCTTCAAGGAAATCATAGACTTTAGTATCCAATGATATTGATACTTTTCTTTTTGTTATTGGTTTTTTCATTTATTTGGTATTTTTATAGTATATATAAATAAAATAAAGTCATATTTTGCTATTTTTTAAAAAAATTTTATCTATCTTTGTGCTTTATTTAAATCATTAATAACAATTAAAATTAACAACTATGAAGAAACTTATTATTTTTATGATGTTACTGATTTGTGCAGTCAGTCTAAACGCACAACAACAAATTAGTGGATTTGGAAAATTGAAATTGGGAAATCCAATAGGATCATTCGTTGATACTATAAATATTAAAAAAATATTCACAAGAGATGAATATTTTGATAATTTATATCTTCATCCTACTTCTGTTCCAATTGAATTTGTTTCAGATACAATTACTGGTTATGTAGAAACTGATTGTTATCTTAATAAAAATGTTAAAACTATATATTTGCCAAAATTTCAAATACTTGAAAATTTAATTCTTAATAATGTTTATTTATCATTTTATAATGATAGCTTATTTGCTATTTCTGCTGAAAGAAATCAAGATTTGGAAGATGCGTTAAAATTAAAATATGGAACACCGAAAGAAGATGTATCTGAAAAATATGGAAATTATGGTAAAAATCAATTTTTTTTAACAACATACGAAAACGATGATTTTGTATATTGTCGTAGTTCAATTTACAAATATTTTGATAAAAATTATGAAGCAAATTTCATTACAAATATTAAATTAAATAATAAAATAATAACAAATATTGTTGAAAATGAAGAAAATATAATTAAAAATAGAATAACAAAACGTATCGACGATCAGAAAAAACAACAATTAAAAGATTTATAATTTGATTCGAAAATAATAAAAAAAGTCCAAATTTATTTGGACTTTTTTTATTTTAAACAATATCTATTTAATATAATATATAAAAAGAAAAACCTGATGGGAAGACCTACAATAACAGATAAAAAGAAAACATTATCACTTTCTATAAATATTGAATTGGATGAATTGTTAGATAAAGTTTGTGAAGAAAAAAATATCAATAAATCTAAATATATTGAATATTTGATTAAAAAAGATATTGAAGAACGTGAAAGATAGATTATTTTTCAATAGTAAAATCGAATTGCGGAAATCACCAATTCATGGGTGGGGTGTTTTTGCAAAGGATGATATTGAAATAAATGAAATATTAGAAGAAGTACCATATTTAATTGTACCAATGAAAAAAGGTGAATTATCATCAATTTTTATTGATTATAGGTTCAATTTTCCAAGTGGTGATTGGAAATATCAAGTATTGCCAGGTGGATTTGGTTGTTATTATAATCATTCAAATAATCCAAATGCATATTGGATAACTGATGAAGAAAATGATATTTTTTTATTTATTACATCAGCAAAAATTAATAAAGATGATGAAATATTCGTATATTATGGTGATGTAAATTATTGGCAAGATGGAAGAATAAATACTAATGTCAAATAATTATTCTATATCATTTTCTGAAATTCTAATATTATCATTATAAATAATACACCCACAAATATTAAGACAATCTTTCCAAGTTTGATCTGATTTTTCCCATTTTTCCCAAATTTTTTTACCCGATTTACCTAGTACCATTGTTATTGGTTCTTCTAAAGATGGATAATCAATTTCAAATTTGGATTGATCAAATTTGGAAAATGGTTTTTTTATTATTATTGGTTCACCACCAATATCTTCTATGACTTCTATCGAATAATATTCAGCCATTTCTTTGATATTTGTCCAATAGCTAGGGGAATTTATACCATTTTCAAACATTTTATCTAAATTTTTATCACTTGTGCCATGATATAAATAATATTCGGGAAAAGAATTAAAATCAGTTATCATTATTTAATATTTTCTTGTATATATTAAAAATGTTTTATATATTTGTAAAAAATAAAAATATGAATATATTAAACAAAAGTGGGTTTTTAACCGATGAAGACAGAAAAGAACCATTAGAACGTGGATGTGAATATTTTACGTTTAAAACTAATTTGGATTTATCTATACCAATTAAAGTAATTCCACATGGAATCAGAAATGAATATAGCATAGATCAATATAGCAAAGATTTGGCTTCATTTATTTCATTTTGGACTCATTTTATTGCTAAAGATCTAAATGGATTTTCAGGGTTTAATAATGTTAAATTTGAATTAATTGGATTTAAAATAATATAATTATGATGGGTCCTTGGAATACACGTAATGTGCCACCATTGAAAACATTGATAATACTTGGTGATGATGATTTCCAAAAATTGATTAATGGTGAAGTTGTTGAAAAAGCTGGTGTTAAAATTGCATTGTCAGATATTGGATTTTTACGAATGCAAGAAATTATAGATAAAAATTATAATAAATCATTAAATGAAACTTATCCTAAACAACAGAAGCAATATGCTGATGTAGATTTTATTGAATATACCGACAATGATGATAATTACGTTGAACCCGAACGGAATTGTTCTGATTGGGTTGATATGAGGTTATATTGCCTATACAAAGGATGTAAACAATATATTAAAGGCAAGGAAGGTTATAATGGACTTTTTGTGACTGAAAATGGGAAACAAGCAGATTTAAGAAATCAATGTTGGATTTGTAAAAAACACGATCACGAAAATGAAACATTTGTAGATTTTAATGGAAAAAAATAAAACTTTTTAAAAATAATTTGCTAAGTATAAAAAGTTTTTCTATATTTGTACAGAATTAGAAAAAAGTGGAAAAAAAAGAAATATATATAATACGAAATGAAAAATTTATCTAATAATATTATGATTCAACAACAACAACAGATTACGGTCTGATTGGGAAGAATCATGTCTTTTTTTTACCCAATCAGTGATGGTTGGGTTTTTTATTGCCCAAATTTATTTGGGTTTTTTATTGATTTTTTATTGCTTTTTAATGTAATGGTTAGCATATAACACTTTGACTGTTAGAGTCTTGGTTCGAATCCAAGGGAGGCAACAAAACAAAAATAGCCTTGTAGCATAATGAAGTGCTCCATCCTTTGAAGATGTAAGGTATCGGTTCAAGTCCGATCAAGGCTTCAATCTTTTGGTGTAATGGTCAGCATATAATTTTCTGAAATTTAAGATATTGGTTCGATTCCAATAAAGATTACAAATGTCCATAGTGGTATTTTTTCGATATTTTTTATTTATATATAAATAAAAAAACACTATGGACAAAATTTTAAAACAATTTGGAAAAGATAAACTTATAGAAGCAGTAAACGAATCTAATTCTTTTGTTGAAGCAACATCTTTTTTAGGATTAGATGCAAAAAATACTAACATTAAAAAGAATGTGGAAAGATCAATTAAAAGATTAGGATTATCCACAGAACACTTTGAAAGTGTCAAACGAGTAAAAGATGCTAAAACTAGATACACAAAAGAAAAATTAGAATCGCTTGTTATAAAATGTAAAAATTATAAAGAAATTTTAATTGAATTGGATGTTTTACCTATTGATAATAATTATAAAAAATTAAAATCTGAATTATATCGTTATAAAATTGATTTTTCACATTTAAAAAATCAAAAAATATCAACAATTAAAGTAAATTGGGCAAAAGAAGTTTTGGAACCAATATTTAAAAAATCATTATCCCAAAAAGAAGTTTTAGAAAAATTAGGATTAAGATCTGCTGGTGGTAATTTTAATACTTTACGAAAATATATAAAATTATATAATTTAGATAGTTCTCATTTTATTAAAAATTATGATTCTATGTGCAATGTTAGTAAAAATAAAAAAATTCCTTTAGATCAAATTTTAGTTGAAAATTCGACATATGATAGAACACATCTTAAAGATAGATTATATAAAGAAGGATTAAAAGAAAGAAAATGTGAAATGTGTGAACAAGATGAAAATTGGCATGGTAAACGTATGAGTTTGATTATTGATCACATAAATGGTATTCATAATGACAATAGATTAGAAAATTTAAGAATTATTTGTCCTAATTGTAATGCAACATTAGACACACATTGTGGAAAAAATAATAAAAAAGCCAGATAACCTGGCTTTTTTATTATTTTTTGATAAATTTAGTTATTAAAAATTTATCGTCAGTTCAATTTTATGTTTATAAATTTCCCTTTATTTAAAATCTGGTTCATAACCTTTAATTATAGGCTTTTGTGTTTTTGTGTGAACTTCATGACCGCATAATGTACATTTTTTTGTCCACCTATCAACTTGAACATCACGATAACCAGCATAATCCCACCAAGGATCAGAACCACTTCCTACTTGAACACTACCATAACCTTCTTTAACTGTTTCAGGATTAAAATATGGTTCACCATAAGTATGTTTGCAATTTGCAATTTTATACTTTTCTGCTTCAATTTGATTTTGAAGTTCTTTTATTTTATCGCTTGAATTCATATTTTTATATTAAAACCATTGTGTGACCATTTGTATTCCATTCTTCATTTGGGTTTATTTGAATACAATTAATATTACTCTTAAAAAAATCATACCCAAAATATGAATATACTTCACATTCACCATCATTTTTCACATTTTGTATTGTACATATGTTACCAACCCAATCTCTATCACCTGAAGTAATTTTTACTTTAATTCCTTCAAAATCTTTTATTTCCATAAATCTAAATTTGGTTGAAGACTAGTTGAAAGATTGATACCAAGATTGATACCTGTTAGGGACATTTCATTTAACATTTCATCAGTTAATTCTACAGTATTCATTTTTTATAGTTTTAATGATTAACGATACAAAGATACAAAAATTTTTTGAATTAAAAAACTAAATCGTTTTCATTTTCATATATTGCCTAACATATTCAACACTTTTATTTAAAAATGGTGTCAAATCAACAATATGATGTTCTGTATTACTATACATTTCCGATTCTGAAAATTCTGCAACTATATTGTTAGCAGAATAAAATATAATACTAGGTTCAATATCTTTTAAATTTGGTCTTAATTGTGTGAGTATTTTTGCTTTTGTTACCAGTTCAGAAAATACAGAAGATAATACATCACTATTAATTTGGTCAGAATTAGAAAAACTGGTAGTTACATTTTCATTTTTAGTTGATCTATTTTTTACATTTTCATGTATATATTCTATAACATACCAAAGTGATTTACCATAACTTGGTGAATTCATTCTGAACATCTTAGTTGTATTTTTTTCATTGATATCATTGATTGGTAAATCAATCCACAATCTAAAAGATTCTTCGTGTGTATCGTTTTCGATGATAACTATATGACCCCTGAATAATACTTCCGAAAATGTTTCACTATCGTTGATAAACCGACTAGCAACATAATCTCTTAGTTCAATCCAATCATTCGAATTAATTTCTTTCATAATATTTTGTAATGATTAACGACAAAGATACAAAATTTTTTGGATAAAAAAAATAATATATAAACAATATGAAAACAAAATTTGCAGAATTTATAATTGAATCAAAAACGTATAATTTATATAAAGGGGTCACTAGATTGGACGAAATATTAAAAAGTGGTAAACTTAAATATGATAATAATTGGGAAACAACTATAAGACAAAATATGGGTATAATGGGTATTGGAATATCAGCTACTCGTGTTTTTTCAACAGCATTAAAATATGGTGAAGCAATTATAGAATTTGATATCGAAAAATTGAGTGCCAAATATAGAATTATACCATTTTCGGAAAATCCAGATTATTTTATTTGGTATAAAAAACATTTTTCACCACCAGACAGTTATAATTATGTAAAAACTGGAATTAGTGATAATCAATATAATGATATTTTTTGGGATTATAAAACAAATAAATATGATCCGGATTTTAATATTGCAGAAGAAATTATTTTAACAAAAGAAATACCTATAAAATATTTCAAAAAGGTGTATCTCAACACAGATAATATACTATTACTTAAATTATTAAAATCTAAAAATATTCCATATGAAATTGTTGATAATGAACATTTATCTGAAATAAGACATAAAAATAAGAAGAAAAATAAAAAAAATTTATTAGATTTTTGATATTTTTTGAATTTTGTTATCATCAAATCTAATTTCTAAATTTTTTGAAAAAATAGAATCAACTTTATTATCATACATTACAACATAATCATTATCTGATGGTAACCAACCATTCAATTCCTTATTTAGTCTACAAACCTTTTTTAGTTTTAGTTGTAATATATCATTTAATTCGCTAAATTTCATTATTTTAAATATTAAAAAAGGGGATTAAATCCCCTTTGCCATTTTATTTTTGATTTCATTTATTTTCAATTGGGCATCTTCTTTATTTTCAAAATAATTTCCTGTTGCTTTACGATAATGATAAGCAAATTCATTTATGTGTGTTTCGGTTGTTACCATATGTTGAATGATGCCCTTTGAACTGATAAAGAAGTATATTTTACCATCATAAATATCTTTATCGGTTACTGTATAACTTACTTTATTGATTTCAATTGTATATTTTGCTCTTGTTTCGGTAACTGATTGTGCAGTTAAAACTGTTGCAGGAACTTTTACTGACAATCCACGATGTTTTACTGACAATCCACGATGAGATTTTGCAAATTTTTCAGTAATATAAACCACATCCCCTGGTTTGAAATATGTTTCATATTCAACTTTGAAGAAATCTGGTTCTTTTTCAGGATTATAAATACAAACTTGACCACCATCAAATACCCATTGTCCATTAATGAATTTAACACCGGTTCCAATTTTAATTCCACCAGGAAGAATTTTTGTAGTTACATAATAAGTTGCTTTCATATTCATTTGTTGTTTTAAATTCGATACAAAGATACGAATTATTTTTTAAATGAACAAACTTTATTTGTGATATTCTTCTTTATATTTCATATTGGTTTCCAATCGGGTCTAAAACATGAAATTAGTTTTTAAAAAAAGTGGGTCTAATAATTAGACCCACTTTTTTTCACTTTATAATATTGTTTTTTCATATTAATTAATGCATTTAATATTTTTCCAACAACTTCAACCACTTCGTTATCATCAGTGACTTCAACCACTTCGTTATCATCAGTGACTTTCAAATCACCCAATTCTAACTCTAACGCATTAATCATATCTTCTAAAGATATATATGGTTTATTATTACTACCAGTTATTGTTTCAATTAACATACTTTTAATTTTTATTGTTTATATTTAAGCAATATACTAATTATTTTTTATTTAAGCAATATACTAATTATTTTTTTATGATTAAATAATTAATTTCAAATATGATATAAAATTACATTTAATCATTTTTATTCCTTATTTCTTTTAGTTCATACAATTTTAACATTCGTATTAATTGAAGGGAATTTTTATATTTTGCGTTACTTTTTGGTATATTTTGATTTATATACAAAGTAGAATCTGAAAAATATTGAATAGAATCACAAACAATTTTTATTTTTTTTCCACACAGTTTTGGTTGTTCACCAAATTTGCCAAAAAAATTATCAATTGGTGTAGAAAATTTACAATTCTTGTATAACATAATATTGTTTGATTTGTGTTTCATTTGCCAAACAATATCTAATCTATATTTATTTTTTTCACAATCTTCGATTTTTTCAAGAATCTGATTAAGAATAATATCATCTGTAATAACTAACTCAAAGCTTTTATCGGCTCGATTAATCATTTTTACGTTATTTTTATCTTTCTTATAAAATATTAAGAATTTTTTCATATTTTGCACAATAAAATAAAACTATTTTGCACAATAAAACTATTTTGCACATTCAACAAAAGTAAAAAATAAATTTCAAACAAAAAAATAATTGTAAAAAATATATATAGATTATGATTACTAATTTTAAAAATTTTAAGAATAAAAAAGAATATATTTTATTAGTCGGACCACCTGGTAGTGGAAAATCGACATATATATCTAAATTACAAAGGTTTGGAAAAAAATATGACATTATAAATCGTGATGATATTGTTATTGATATTGCTGAAAAAAATGGACTTACATATAAAGAAATGTTTAGTAGACCAAATAATATTTTTTTAAAAAATGGTAAACATTTTATTCCAAATTCTTCTGATTTTTATGTTGAAAATGGTAAGAAATATTTAAAAAACTTTGAATATTTGGGTGATATAATTGAAGTTACTGATGGTGAATATAAAAGTAGAATATCACCTGAAATATTTACAAAATTATCAGAATTAAATAATGTAGTTGAAGATACGCTTAATAAAAATATAGAACATGCAATAAGGAAAAAACACAATATTATTATTGATATGACTAATAATAATAGGTATTATAGACAATTTTTCATTAATAAATTAAAAACACATAAACAATATTATAAAATTATTGCTGTGATATTTAATGATGGTGGTAAAGGAATGGAAGATGTCTTAATAAATGTTAACAAAAGAAGAGATTTAGAATTAGCAAAAAGTGGAAGAAATAAAGCAATACCTGAAGATATTATTAGAAAATTTATTAGCAGTTATGAACCACCAACAAAATCAGAAGGAATTGACAAAATTATACATATTGATACTAAGAAAAAATTGGAAAAAATAATCTAAACAATATTCGATTCTTAATCTATAATAAGAAAAAAATATGATAAATGGTTTCAAAAACTGCTGAAGATTTTATTTTACAATTTGTAAGTAGAGATTTTCAATATTTAACACAACAATCAAAAATTTCATATAAACGAATCAACTTAAAATGTTCTTATTTGATCAACATTATACACGAATTACTGATCAAATATTATTTTAGTAACAATATTGATACTAAATTTAATTTATCTTCAATTATCCTTAAAAAGAAATATGGTGAATTTTATAATTATTATATAGAATATCTATGTGATAATGGTTTTATGAGCTTGGTATCGAATTATTATGTTGGTAAAAAAACAAAATCATATAAATTAGACACAAAATATGTCTATGATACAATACGATATAAAAATACAGATAAATTCATTTTAAAAAAATCAAAAAATAGATATGAAACTACGATTTCTGAAATGAATCAAAGTTCAATTTTGCCTGGTGTTCGAACAAAATTAATTCAATCATTGGATAGCATTAAAATTGATTATGATGGTGCTAATAAATTTCTTAATGAATTGATGGATAATAATATTATAGATGATTCAAAATATAAACGAAACCAAATATCAATAGAAAATATAAGGGATGGTAACATATATTTTAACTTTGATGATTATGGTAGATTTCATACAAATTTTACAATTTTAAGAAAAGAAATCCGTAATCAATTTTTATCAATAAACAATGAAATGTTAGCAGAAGTTGACATTAAGAATTCTCAACCATTGTTTTTTGGTGTTTTGCTAAAAAATGCATTACCACATATAAATGGGGACACTGAACGATATTTTGATTTAATAGTATCTGGTTTATTATATGAAGATATTGTGGAAAAATCAACAATTTCAAGTAGGAAGGATGCAAAAATGCTAATGTATAAAATATTATTTGGTGATAACATTAATGATAATAAGAAATTAAATAAAGTTTTCAAAAAGTTATATCCTTCTGTACACGAATATATTTTAGAATTTAAGGAAGAAAAAAAGAATTATAAAGAATTAGCATACAAATTACAGAAAATGGAAAGTAATTTCTTGTTTAATACTGTAATAAAAGAAATTTATCAAACTTATCCTGAAATTGTATTGTTTACTGTTCATGATTCGATAATGTTTCCAAAATCATATCAAGAAAGAGTTGAAGCGATATTTTATAAGCATTTTAAAAAACTAATCAGTGTGTTTTAGATTACCATTTATCATTAATTTTCGGAAATTATTTATATATTTTCCAAATCATTATGTAAGGCATATCTTTTTCGGATTCACTTTTTGTTTTTAATGATTCTAAAGCAAGTACAGGACTTTCAGTTCCAGAAGCAAACTTTCCTTTCCCTTGAAATAGTGGCATCATAGCAGCTTCATAATACTTCAAACAAGAAGGATGTATTTGTGCAATTTTTGATGCTTTCGTATAGGTTAATTTTTCAATTTCCCCTTTGTAATAAGGTTCACCTTCAATTTGATAGTAAGCCTGTTCTAATTCTCCTTCTGATTCAAAGAAAGCAATTGCATAATGCCAAATTGTTTTAAACTTTACCACAATTTTAATATTTTGAAAGTTCATCAAAATCAAATATTCTACCATTCCAACTGTGCAAATCATCAATTCGATTGTCAGTTTTATCAGCAACAAAATAGATTGTAGGGGTTTCACCTATATCATTTTTTAATTCTTCAATCGTATTGTATTGCCGTGAATGTGAACCCAATATTCTGTCTAACAGTATAACCATTGGGGTTTCACCAATTCCAAGATAATATGTTACCGAAAATTTAATTGTTTCCATTTATTTATATTTAATGGTGTTAAGTGAAGATTCAGACCATGCGATAAAATAATTACTTTTTTCGATGTTTTTGACAACATTCATAAAGTTATCATCATCCGGAATAGTCACAAAATCTTCTTTAATTGAATTATTATCAGGTGAATATTTTTTTAATTCTTCTGAATATGTAATTTTTTGAAGATTGTATGTGTCAAGGATATCATCAATTGACATATTTGGATTTTCACTTTGTATTTTTTCGTATGATGGTTCAATTGGTTTTGAATTACATCTTGTGAAATAGAGTACTATATCAAAATTTCCGTTCATAATTGTTGTTTAAATGATAGGTCAAAGATACAAAAAAATAATGATTAATCCAAATTAAATGATAGCTAATTCAACATCAGATTCAGTTAATTTAGTTGAATATTCATCGTGATTTAAATTGATATTCATCCCATTTTCGATTTTATCAATCATTCGTTCACCTTTAGAAGTCACATCTAATCTTTTTACAACTTCGTTGGTTTTATCTTTTATGATTTCTAAATATTTGTACATATTTTTTCGTTTTTCTTTAATGTCTTATTAATTTTGATATTTGCAATTTGCATTTCTTCAACAATTTTTCTCAACTTATGATATAATTCTTTAGCATCATAATTTTGATCAAATTCAATTGCCTTTAAAATTAAATTTAAATCGCTGAATGATAAATCCCAATTGTATGCATAGTCAGGTGAATCACTTGTTTTTTCCCAATCCCGTCTATTTTTCATTCCATACAAAAATGCACCATATCCTGGAATTGTTGTAGATTTAACTTTTGAATCATAGTGGTGTGCAGCATCATTGTAGATGATATTGAATTCTTCTTCTGTAAATTCAACATTTAATTTTAATTCGGCACAAAAACAATATTTATTCATAGTTTTAATTTTTAATTAAATTTTTTAATTAATTCATAAACATAGGTTTATACCAAGCCATAGGGATATTTTCTTCAATCCACTTTAACGCTATTGGCTTAATATGCATAAAAAGTAAGGAATAAATTACATTAGGATATTCTGATGCTGGTCTATCAAAAGTAAAATTGTAGTCATCTAATATGTTATTTAATTCAGGAATAGCAATATCTATTACTATTTTTGCTTGTGATTCAAACATTCCGTTATTAACAAGCATAGTTTCTAATTTTTCCCTAGAAGTCATAATTGTGTTGTTTTAATGTTGTTTTAAATTATAGAACAAAGATATGAATAATTAACGATTAAACCAAATAATTTGATCAAAATCTTTGCGAACTTTACCACATTTTATGTCACTCGGAAATATATCAATGTCACTCATTTTGCCATCTTTAATATAATTTCCGGAACCATCATAATCAATAAATCCACCACATTTGCAATTAGATACAAATTCTTTAAGTGTCATAATATCACCAAAATCTGGTAATTCTTGATATGTTGGGGTTTTTACCAAGCGATACAATCTTGATATGGTGCAAGATTTTTCTGATGCTTTTCGCATATATTCTTGAAATTCTTGATATGATAAATTAAGTGGTATATTTTTATACCATTCATCATATTCTTTATCGGCTAATTCAAGTGCGATTTTTAATTCTGCTTCAGTTTTTTTCGTAATTTTAGCCATATTGTTGTTTTAAATGATGGTACAAAGATACGAATAATTATTTAATTTACAAAGATTTATTTATAAAATATTATATTTTTTTGCATTTATTTTTATATCAAACGGTTTCCAAAAATCAGATGAAACTATTATTTTTGTAGTTACACAATTACCATATGTTGATTTAATATCAATATCATAATCTTTAAAAGTTTCTAATATTTTTTTTAAATTTTCTTTATATATAACACGATATTTAAGATTAATACTAAATGAATCCACATATTCATCAACAATAGTAATTATCATAGCATCATCAAATATTTCATATAAATATGGTAAATATTTATCAGTATCTTTATCTCTTCTTTTAACTTCAAATGTTTTTACGTATTTCATAATATATTATATTTTTTTGCTTTGGTTTTTATTTCATATTGTTTTCTATCTTCAGATGTTATTATTAAATTTCCCATATTAGTCCATTCTGGATTATTTATAATTGAATCGTGTGCAAATCTCCAATTCCACCCCACCAATGAATTAAATCCAAAATTTGTTATTAATATTTCATCATTTAAATTCATATGATTGTCGATCCCAGATTGTTTCATTGTCATTCGTCGTTGATTTGGTATATTTAATTTATCCATTGCAACATCAAAATCAGAGTATAATATTTTCCAATATTTTTTTGTGTTAATGTTGGTTTCGTTACTTTCAAATTTTTTGGTTTCATATTTTTCTTTCAATTTTATAAATAAGTCATACATTCTCTTATCGTAATGTTTTTTAAATCTTGTTGTTTTTCCATAAAAATCGAAATTTCTTAATGATAACATTGTAAAAAATTCTTTAAATGTATTAAACGAATTTATTTGATTCCATTTAATATCACCATTTTTTAATTTTATTATTAATTTATCAACTGCTGCCAAAAAAAATGCATTATATTCTGTTGTTAAATTTGCATAAACTTTATCATATTCATCTATAAAATTTGGATCCAATTTGGCATTATATTCAGGATCATTAGCCAATCCAGCATCACAAATATCATATAGTTTTGATTTACTACAAGCTTTTATTAATTCTTTAAATAAATCGAATTTCATATCATCTGTGGCATGAATTAATTCGTGAAATATTATCTGTTTTTCTTTATTTTCTAATTTATATCTTGCAATATCTTTTTTAATTTTTTGCAATTCTTGATTGTTGTTACTTGTAAATATTTTTCTGATTAATTCATAAAATTTATCTAAAGGTATAGTTAATATATATTTATTGCCATTTTTTTCATATGATCCAGCGATTTTATCCGCTTTACCTTTAACATTACTATCATATTTTTTTATTTTGATAATAAATTTGAAATTTTTAAGGGGAATTTCAAGTGTTTTTGGATAAAATTCAAAATTTTCATATGTTGTTGAAAAAATATAATCAATATAATGATTTTTGTTGGTTAATATATTATCAGCAATTGTTACAAAATGATTTCGAATAAGAATCATAATATCGTTCATCATATCACGAATTTCTTCTCTTTTTTCTAAATCTTTACGTTCTATTATAAATTTATATTTCTTTAAATATTTCATAGAATATTATATTTTTTTCCTTTTTTGATTATTGCTTTATTTTTTATATAATCAAAATATTCATCAGGTGACATCCATTTTGGTGCATAATTTTTTTCACTACAATCATCGCATACCCATTCAGGTGGTTGCATACCACCTCTTGCTGTTGGTGTTAATTTATAACTATCACAGTTAGAACAAATATAAAATCTATCACCAAACCCATTATCATATAAATAATCATTAAAATTATTTTTAGGTTGATCTTGTTTGGTTAAATAATTACCTTTATGTTTTTCAAAATTTTTTAAATATTTCATAGAATATTATATTTTTTTCCTTTTTTCCAAATGTTATATTTTTCAATATCTTTTGGTGTGATTTCAATTTCACCCATATATGTATATTTTTGTGATGATAAAAAATCTTCATCAGTAGTATATCCCCAAGGATTATATTATCGAAATCCGTATTTTCTTTTCTAATCTTTCTAATATTTGAAAATTCGTGTGACCAATTACCAGATAATAATTCATAAGATTTACATCCTCTAGTATAAATCATCTTTGTTATTTCATCTAATGTTGCTTTAATTCTATCATTTCTTTGCCATTTAGTATTTCCGAAATCATCATCTAATATTTGTATATATGTTTCAATATAATAATCATTATTATATGAAAAAACAATAAATATTCTATTCTTACCAACCGAAATTATTAATGTGTTTTTATTTTTCTTTATTGTTAAAATAAAGTCTTTTTTATATTTTATTTGTTGCCATTGTGCATTACCTGAAATTGAATAATCTCGTTGGACTTGTTTCATAACAACGAATGGTACACTTAAATTGATAAGTGATGTTTTTTCAAATAATTTATATGTTTTCAAAAATTTCATAATATGTTATATTTAGTTGCTTTTTTGTTGATTAAAAATTTTTCATATTCATCTTCTGATAAATGTTTTTTTAGATAATTATCTAATTCTATTTCATTTGGTTTTTCTAACTTTCTTTTTGGAAGTATTGCTTCATATTTTTCGACACCCCTTAATATATGATTTGGAAATAGTCTTGGTACATTTTCAAAAAATTGAACCGTAAATTTATAATCATCATAATTTTTATTATTTATATCAATTATTTTTCCAAATACACCCTTTTTGCAAAATTCAATAGTTGGTGGATCCAAAAGTTCATTATAATTAATTTTAATATAATCACCAATGTTAAAATCGTCTTCATCTTTATCGTTATCGTATTTTTCAAATAATTTATATGTTTTCAAAAATTTCATAATATATTATATTTAGCTGCTTTTTTGTTGATTAAAAATTTTTTATATTCTTCTTTAGATAAATGTTTTTTTAAATAATAATCTAATTCTATTTCATTTGGGGGTTCTAATTCATCTAAATTTACACTAAAAATATATGAACCATTACCTAATGGGACTTTTTTAAAAAATTTAATATCATATGGATATTCTGTTCCAACTTTTATATCTTCTATTTTACCTATTTCAGATTTAAAAAAAATAAGATGGGATTGATCAAAATAATCTCCAACAATTTTAACATAGTCACCCACATTAAATTCTTGATTATTTTCAAATAATTTATATGTTTTCAAAAATTTCATATTTTATAATTTATATATATAAAAAAAGAAATTTTTTTTTAAGAAAAAACAGTTTTAAATATTAATATATAAAAAAGTAAAATTTTATTTTAATATATAAACATAAAAAATAAATAAATTAATCATGAGAAGAAAACAAAACATACAAGATGCTTTCCATAGTGTTATTCCAGTTGGTACTGCTGGTCCATGGAGTGTAGGATATTCAGGACATACTGATGATTCAGCAGATTTTGCTGCACCTGATTTTATAATTACAGGCATTAGGAATATTACCGATCAACATGTACCAGGAACATCAGATCATATTATGAATGATGTTTATATTGATTATTCTGGTTCAACAATATCTGGAACAACTAGTATATATTCATATATTTAATATTCTATATTTATTTGTTGATAATTGGTAGTATTTTCTATTGATTATTATATTATGTTAGAAAAAAAAGATCATTTATTGATCTTTTTTTGTTTTTAATAGTCTTTTGACTTTACTTTCACTATATATAAATAAAAAATATTTTTCCAAATGTTATGGACAATATTACTGATTAAAAAAAATAATAATGGTTGGTATATTAACTACATTGAAAACAAGTTAATTAATCAAATAAACAAATTGAAATTAGAAAAGTTTGTTGAAGTTCTTGTATTTGAACCCAATTTACAAATTTTTGCTAATTATATAAGTGTTGTAGATAAAGTTGAAATATCTGATAATTTTGTGGAAATAATTTACAATAAATTAAAAAATTGTAAAAAAGATTGCATTAGATTAACCGCCATAAGTTATATGGATAATGTTCCAATAGAAATAGTCTTACCAATATCAAAATTAAATCCAATAAAAATAGATAATATATTCGAATTACAAGACATTAATTATTATATTAATAGTGAAAATCTTTCAAGTATAGTTAAAACGATAGACACAATAAACATTCCAGTTATTTATTATGAAGATTTGAATAAAATACCATTCAGTATCATTATATCAGCATATAAATCACAAAAATATATTGAAGAATGTTTAGATTCAATTGAAAATCAAACATACTTTAAAGATAATGATAATTATGAAATATTAGTTGGTGTTGATGGTTGCCAGGACACCTTAGATAAATTACAAGAAATCAAGGATAAATACAGAAATCTTCATATTTATATGATGACTGAAAATAAAGGCACATATATCTGTTGTAATACATTGATTGATTTAGTGAAAAATGAAAATGTTATTAGGTTTGATTCTGATGATGTTATGACACCTAATTTTATTAGAGAAGTTGTTAGAAATATTAATGATAACGATATTATGATATTGGGTTCATTGGATTTGACAAATGGTATTGTTGGCACAAAATTTTTATTAACGGAAGGAATCATTTATTTTAGAAAAAGTGTAATGGATAATATTGCTGGGGGATATCAACCTTGGATATGTTCGGCTGACACAGAATTAATCAAAAGATTAATGAATAAAGTAAAAATTATGCAATTAAAAAAAGCATTATTTCACAGAAGATTGCATAGTGAAAGTTTAACACAGAAAGATGGTACACGATATAGATCAGAACTCAGGGAAGGTTATAAAAAATTGATTAAACCATATTATAAAGATAATGAAATTAAAATTGAACGGGTTGTTAATATAATATTAGAAGAAGAAAAATTAGAAGAAAAATTAGAAGAAAAATTAGAAGAAAAATTAGAAGAAAAATTAGATATAATTTTAGAAAATAACATTCCAAAGATTCCAAAAAAGATGTTTTTTTATTGGAGTGGTGGCAAATTATCATGGATGAGATATATGACAATATATTCATTTAGAAAATTTAATCCTGATTGGGAAATAACATTATGTTTATCTAATAACAAAAGTACTTATAATAATTGGAAACATAATAAACAAGATTTTATTGAATATAATGGTGATGATTATTTTAAAAAATTAAAAAAATTAAATATCAATATTAAAGATGTCAAATTTTCAGATGAATTATCAAATAATTCATGTTTTAAAAAATTATCACCTATTCACGAAAGTGATTTATATAGATATTATGAACTGTATAAATCTGGTGGATTTTATTGTGATAGTGATGTTATATTTTTTAGGTCTATTGATAAATTTTACAATGAAATTATTTCTGGTCAATATGATACTGTTGTTCACGAATATTATAATTCTGAATCAGACAAATATCAAACAATAGGGTTTTTGGGTTCTTCTATAAATAACCAATATTATAAAGATTTATTTAATTATGCGGTCCATCATATTTTAAAAAACAACATATCCAATGATGATTATCAATCATTGGGTGTCAATTTAATTTATAATTATTTTAATAAATTACCAAAATTATTACCAAATATTAAAGAAAAATATAAAGATTTAAAATTTATGAATATACCAAACAATTTAATATACAAATATGATTGGAAGTGTATAGAAAATTGTTTTGAAATTGGTAAAACAATAAACGATTTTGATATATATTCTATTGGTTATCATTGGTATGGTGGACATAAAATATCACAAAAATATAATAATATTTTAAATGAAAAAAATTATAAAAAATATAATACGACAATAAGTAATATTGCTAAATTCATTTATGATAAAAAAGAAAAAATATTACCAACAATTTCTATTATTATGACTTATTATAATAGAAAAACATTATTATACAATACGTTAAAAAGTATAAATACATCATCTGTAAAAAATATAGAAGTTATTGTTGTTGATGATGGTAGTTCGGAAGATCAAAGAATAGAAGAATATAAAAATGAATTTTCATTTTTAAAAATAATTAGATTAAATCCTGAAAATAAATGGTATCTTAATCCATGTATACCATTTAATATTGGAATAAGATATGCAAGTTCGGATAAAATAATATTACAGAATTCGGAATGTGTATATGTTGATGATATATTAAAATATGTTAATGATAATTTAGATGATTTTAAATATATATCATTTTCAACATATTCTATTGATGAAGAATCCAATAATTTAATATCTAAAAATTTAAAAAATGACACATTAAAAGAATTTCTTAAAAAATTTCCACAACAAACAATAATGGGCAATAGACCAATTGGGTGGTATAATCATTCACAATATAGATCGACATATTATCATTTTTGTGCTGCAATAACTAAGAAAAATTTAGATTTAATTGGTGGTTTTGATGAAAGATATGCTAATGGCATTGGATTTGATGATGATGATTTTATAGAAAAAATAAAAAATTTGAATTTAAATATGTTGATAGTGGATAATTATTCTGTTATCCATCAGTGGCATGATAGTTATTATTATAATATTCCAAATTTTATGAATTATCATAATAAAAATAAAAATATATTTAATTCAATATATAAAAATAAGAAAATATCAGTAGCAATATGCTATTATAATCGTAAGCAACATTTAATTAATACATTAATGAGTATGACTAAAAGTTTATATAAAAATTTTGAAGTTATCGTTGTTGATGATTGTAGTGATGATGAACATAGAATCGAATATTTAGAAGAAAAATTTAATTTTTTGAAAGTTGTTCGTATAAATAAACAAGAAAAAAAACATATTAATCCTTGTTATCCACTTAATTTAGCAATAAGTAAAACTGTTGGTGATATAATCATATTACAAAATCCAGAATGTTATCATTATGATGATATATTTTCACAAGTTATAAATAAAATCGAAAAAAATAAATATTTAGCTTTCTCAACAGTAAATATTGATATTGTTGATAACCTATCTAAAATAAATTATAATAATTATGAATCTGAAATAAAAAATGTAATAAATATTGATATAAATGAACCTAATGATTCTAAAAAGTTTTGGTACTGTCATGAAAAATTTAGACCAGAAGCATATAATTTTTGTACAGCAATAACAAAAAATGATTTAATTCAATTAAATGGATTTGATGAAAGATATGCAGATGGTATAGAAAGAGATGATGTTGAATTTTTAACAAGAATAAAAAGGATGTTAATGACTATATCATTTGAACCATCTATTGTAATACACCAAAGTCATACACAATTTTATTATAATGATAAAAAAACAAAAGAATTAAAACAAAAAAATCATGAATTATTTGCAAAAACGACAGCTATTGAAAAAAACATAAAAGTAAATACAAATAAAAATATTATAAATATGACAAGCAAAAAAATTGGAATTTTAGTAGTAAATTTAAATAATTTAGATTTTACAAAAAAATGTATAAATGATTTAAAAAAACAAACAAATCAAAATTTTATAATTTATTTAGTTGATCAAAATTCTGATGAAATAGGTACAATTGAATATCTAAATGAATGTAAAAATGATTATAACATAAAGATAATTCAAAATAATGATAATATACCACTCAATTATATTTGGAATAATTTTAAAAATATTTGTAATTGTGAATATTTATGTTTTTTAAATAATGATGTTGAATTATCTAATATGTATGTCGATGATACAATTAAAGTATTAGATAAAGAATCATCAGTAGGTATTGTTTTACATATTACTAACAATCCAGAATATATTAAATCTAGTATACATTTAAAATATGATATTTTTGATGAACCATTACGTCAAGGTTGGGATTTCACTATTAGACGACATATAATGCCAAATATACCATTAGGTTTAAAACTTTTTTATGGTGATGATTATATATTTTCAAAAGTTAATTCATTAGGTTATAAATATGCTGTTGTATATAGTTCACCAATAATTCACTATTTGAGTCAAACTTGTAAAAAATTAAAAAATCTCGATAATTATGCGGATGAAGATGAGATAGTATTTCAAAAAATAATGAATGATGAAAAACTAAAACCGATTTTATATTCATCTTGTGGAAAAATTGAAAATAGACAAATTATAGGATCAGGATTATGTAAACTAAAACCAAATAAAAATATGATGGTAATTGATGAAATTAAAAAAATATTAGTAGTAATTGTAAATTATAATTCAGATCAACTTAATCACTTAAATGCAGTAATTGATGAATTTAATAAATTTGATAAAAATAAATATAAAATTGATATTTTTGTACATAGTAATATATCAATTAATAGAAATGATGTAACTACAATAATACATAATATGCCAGAAAAAGGTTGGAATTGGCTTCCTTGGGAATGTCGAAAAACAATTTATAAAAATAAAGATTATTATGATTTATATTTATATACAGAAAATGACCATCTATATAAAGAATCACATATAGATTCATTTTTTAAAATAACAAATATTTTACCAGAAAATTTAATTGCTGGATTTATTCAATATGAAGATTTTCCAGATAAGAATAAAGATAAATTTTATCCAGCTTATCATGCAAATTATGATTGGGATTTTGATTCTATACAAATAATTGATAATTATATTGTAGCAAAATTTAAAAATCAACATCATGCTGGTTTTTTATTAACTAATAATCAATTAAATAAAGTTATAAATGTAATGAAAGATGATTTCTTAATTGATATGGATCGTGGAAAATATATTGATGAATTACCTGGATATGATTCACCAAAAGTTAGATGTTGTACTGATGTTTATACACATTGTGGTATGAATAAAGTTATACCAATATCACATTTTAATGATTTCTTAATCCACCATTTACCTAATAAATATATAAATTTAAATTGTATTAATGGTCATTGGATTTCAATAGAAAATAAAGAAAATCCAAATTATGATAAAATGTCAGATGCAATTAAAAAAATGTTAAAAATTAAATGAAAATATTAACAATAGTTGGAACTAGACCCGAATTAATTAGATTGAGTGTTATAATTGAAAAATTAGATCAATTAGTTGAACACATTTTGGTATATACAAATCAAAATTATGATTATAATTTGAGTGGTAGATTTTTTGATGATTTAAAAATAAGAAAGCCTAATTATTATTTTTCAAAAGAAGCTAAAACATTTCCAGATTTTTTAAGTAATGCTATATTAGAATTTGAAAAAATTTTAAATGATGAAAAACCAAATAAAATACTTATTCTTGGTGATACAAATTCAGGTTTATTATCAATAATTGCTGAACGATATAAAATTCCAATATATCATATGGAAGCAGGAAATCGGTGTTATGACAGTAGGTTACCAGAAGAAGCAAATAGAAAAATTATTGATAGTGTTTCTACATACAATTTACCATATACAGAAAATAGTAAACAAAATTTATTATCAGAGGGTTATCATAAAAATTATGTATTTAAAACTGGAAATCCAATTTATGAAGTATTAAATAAATTTATTATTGAAATACATAATAGTAAAATACTATCAGAATTAAATCTTGAAAAATATGTTTTAGTCACTGTACATAGAACCGAAAATGTTGATAATGAGGATTCGTTACGAAGCATAATTTATGCTATAAATACTATTTCCGAACAGTTCACAGTTGTACTTTCTCTACATCCACGAACAAAAAATAAAATTGAAGAATTTGGCATTAATTTTAATAATAATGTAATTGTTTCTAATCCTTTTGGATTTTTTGATTTTATAAAATTAGAAAAAAATGCCAAATGTGTCATAAGTGATTCTGGAACAGTTCAGGAAGAGGTATGTATATTTGGTGTACCATCTTTAACAATTAGAGAAAGTACTGAAAGACAAGAAACAATTGAATGTGGATCAAATATTCTATGTGGTACAAAAACACAAAATATAATAAATGCTTTTAATATTGCAATTAAGAGAAATAATAAATGGAATGTTCCAGAAGAATATTTGAATAAAAATGTTTCAGATACAATAATTAATATATTATTAGGAAAATAAAAATAAAATATGAAAGAATTAAAAGAACAAATGACAAATTTTTGGGAAGAACAGCATAAAAATGAATATAAGCCATGTTTAAGTGGAAGTGAATATGAACAAACAATTAATTGGTTAAAAATCAATGATATTATAAAGCCAAATTTAAATATATTGGAAGTTGGTGTTGGATTGGGTTATGTTACAAAAAAACTTTTTGAAAATAAATTAAATGTGAGTTCAGTTGATATATCAGAAATTGGATTAGAACGAGTAAAACCATATTGTGAAAAAACATATAATATAAATAATATTTCTGAATTACCATCAAATTATTTTGATATTATAATATGCAATCTTGTTGTTCAGCATATTTCAACAGAAATTCTTATACAAGAATTAAAAGAATTTATGAGATCATTAAAAAAAGATGGAGTTTTTTCAATACAGTTTGTTTCATCTGATAATTTTGATGATAATGGAATTAACGCATCATTTGATGATTCACAAGCAGGAAGATTATGTCGAACACCAGAAGTCATGAAAACCATATTTAAAAAATTTGGTGGAAAATGCGAAATTGTAAATGAATCACCACTCACATCTGCTTGGTTAACACGAAGTTATGTTTTCCATGTAACAAAAATACAAAATACAATATATGCAAAATACTAATTTTAATGATATTAGCCAATTAATATCAAAATATGTAAATTTGGATATAGATAAACTTTTAGTTTTAGGTTGTGGTGAATTAAGATATGAATTAAATTTAAATGCAAATCACATATTGGGTATAGATTGGTCTGATGAACAATTAGATAAAGCAAAAAATAAATCTAATGTAATTGTAATAAAATATGATATTACTGAAATTAAAAACATCCTTCGTGATAAAAGTTTTGATAGTGTTGTATTAATTGATGTTTTAGAACATCTCGAAAAAAAAGATGCATTAAATATATTAATAGATTTAGAAAAAATTGTTAAAGATCAAATAATATTATTTGTACCAATTCAAGAAAAAATAGAAAATTTAGAAAAATTTATAAAATATCAAAAAGATCGTAAATTAAATAATCTTTCTATGGGTTATCATTTATCAAATTGGACACCTCAAGAATTAGAATTATTGGGTTTTATTGGTGAGTATTCAGAAAAATATCACATAGAAAAAAATATGGGTGCAATATTCTGTGTAAAAACAATATTATAAGTATGGATTATCTAAAAATATATGAAGGAATTTTTAATGAATATGAAAATTATGATAACCATATTGGTTATATTGATAGATATAATTATATAATAAAAGAAATATCTAAATATTCATATAAAAAAATAATAGATATTTCATCTGGTCGTGGTGTTTTAATTAAATTATTGCAAAATAAATTTTCAGATATTAAAATATGCACTACTGATATTAAAAAATTCAATGATATAGATGTTGATTTTATAAAATTAGATTTAACAAATAAAATCGAATATAATAATATAATAGATAAATATGATTTATTGTTGTGTTTAGATGTATTAGAGCACATTGAAGAAGAATATATAGATGATGTATTAAATTTCTTATCATCAATATCAGAAAATTTTTGTTTTTCAATTGCAAATCATTCTGATATAAAAAATAATTATGAATTACATTTAATTCAGAAAAACAAAAAATGGTGGAATACAAAATTAAAAAAATATTATAAAATAATAAAAACATTTAATAAATATGATAACAAATTATATTGTTATATTTTAACAAAAAAAAATAAATTATGAAAATACTTATATTAGGACATAATGGATTATTGGGAAATACTGTTTTAAAATATTTTAAATCAAAAAAATATGAAATAATAATAACAGATTTAAGGTGGCCTGATAATGATTTTAAATCATTTATATCAGAACAAAAAGTTGATTATATTATCAATTGTATTGGTGTTATACCACAAAAGAAGCCAAATGATGAACTTTATGATTTAGTTAATTATCAACTACCTGTTTGGTTAGATAGTTTAAATATTAAAGTTATACACCCAGATACTGATGAACCTGATGATAATCCATATGGTTTAGCAAAAAGAAAAGCACGGGAAGATATAAATAAAAATACTAAAATACTAAAAGCATCTATTATTGGATTTGAAAAAAATACACAATTTTCATTTTTAGAATGGTTTTTACATTCTGAAAAATCTGTTAGTGGATATACAAATCAATATTGGAATGGTATTACAACATTAGAATGGGCAGAATGTGCAGAAGAATTAATGAATAATTGGGATAAATTTAATAATGTTACAATATTATCTAATCCAGATTGTTTATCTAAGTATGAAATATTATTGATGTTCAAAAAAGTATTTAATAAAAATATTGAAATTATACCAACTGAAGCAACATTAAGTAAAAATAATTGTATGAAAGCTGATTATGTATTAGAAAAATTGGAAGCACAATTATATGAAATGAAAAAATTTTATGAAAGATAAACGAATATTTATAACTGGTGGTGCCGGGTATTTAGGTACTAATATAATTAAACGATATTATAATGATAATGAAATATCAGTTTATTCAAGAGATGAAGTTAAACATTATTATCTTAAAAAACAATACCCAAAAGTCAATTGTATAATTGGTGATGTTCGTAATTTTGATTTATTAAGCAGATCATCAAAAAATCATAATATTGGAATATTTGCAGCATCCCTTAAACAAATTGGTGCTGTTGATCAAAATCCAGAGGAAAGCGTTCGTGTAATAATTGATGGTGCAATAAATTCAAGAAGATGTGCAGAAGAAAACAAATTTGAATCTGCGTGTTTTATATCATCAGACAAATCTAGAGCAGCAACCACTTTATATGGTGCAATGAAATTTGTTGCTGGTGAATTGTTTATAGTTAATGCGGATAGAAGTTCAACTATGCTATCATCTGCAATATATGGTAATGTTACTAATTCTACTGGTAGTATAATTCCTTTAATTTGGGATAGTATTAATAAAAAATATGAATTAATATTATATTCAGATCAAATGACAAGATTTATGTTAGATGTTGAAGATGCAATTGATGTTATTGAAAATGCACTACAAGTTAATGGATATAATGTTATACCAAATGTTAAAAGTATTAAAATAAAAGACTTATTTGATGTATATCAAGAAAAATTTGGATTAAAATATAAATTGGGTGAACCTAGAATATCAGAAAAAATTCATGAAATTATGATCGCCAAAGAAGAATTACCAAGAACATACTATTCAAAAGATAAAAATATGTATTTTATGCATTATCAAAATATTCAAAAAGATAGTATGATTGGAAATTTTATAAATAATGAGTATAATTCGGGTGATTATACCTATTCAAAAGAAGAATTAATACGATTATTAGAAAAAAATAATTATTATAAATGAAATTATTAATAAAAATATACATTCGAGAAATGAATCCTTATGATTTATTACAAATTTTAGGTGCATTAGAATCTGTTGTCTGTGAAAAAGATAATACCAAAATTGTTATTATGACAAATGATTCAACATTTGATTTTGACCATTATGAATATTATTATTCATCCGATACAAATATCCAAAAAATGATAAATTATAAACTAGATGAATTGGAATGGGATATCATTCTACCAATATTTAGGCCATTTATCGCAACCCGTAATTTTGATTCAATTATAAAAAAATTATATGAAGAATATTTTAAAAATTTAGATGGTGTATTATGGGTAAACGATAATGTACAACATGAAGTTGCAACATTTCCAATCATTGGTAGAAAATATTATGAAAAATTTGGATATGTTTTCAATTCAATTTATAATAAAAAGAATTTCGAAGAAGAATTTACGGAAATTTTAAAACTTAATAAAAAATATCATTATTATGATAAAACTACAATGTTCAAAATATTACCATTAAAGTTGGATGATGATAATATTTTTGATTTTAGAAAAAAAATAAATTTTTGTTATTTATAATATTCAAAAAATTATAATTAGTTTTACCAATATTTAGAATTACAGAAAATATAGAAATATCAAAATTGATAAATATCACACATTCTAACTTTTTTCCTAAAAACATTATAATGATTTACATCATTTAATGAAACCCGATAATTCATTTTCGAATTTTTTATTAAATCAAATAATTCTTTCCAATTATCAGGTATATCATTAACCGTTTCCTTCCATTGGTGTATTAATGATTGTTTTAACCAAACTGTTGGATAAAATTTATTTGATTTTTTAATTATTATTTCATAACCCCTACGGGCAATTTCCATACTTGAATTGACAGGATCAACTTTATCATACATACAATTACCAATAAAAGAACTATATGCTGGATTGATCTTATATAATTTTTGACCATTGATATTACATCGTTTTTGTAAATTATCTATGAATTTATTTCTTTTCCATAAATTCTTGGTCAACCTATTAAATGCTTTACCTTTACTATTATTTGGTTTAAAATCCAAATCTTCAATGAATATAAATTTACATTTATAATGCTTTGATATTTCTGATATCCGTTTACTTACATTTAAGATTTCATAATCAAGTTTGTTGTTTAAATATTTAACTTCCTTTGAATCACTTGATTTATTTGTTTTCTTAATCTTGTTTATGATTTCACTGAATTCAAAATCATAACTGTCAATCAATTCCATATCTTTATTGCAAACCGATATACCAATATTGGTTGGGTTTAAATCAATACCAATAAACCTATTTTCTTTTAAATCAGCTACTTCATTTTTAATTTCATCGAAACTGATATTAATTTCAGATTCATTTAATATCACAGTAAATTTATGTTTCTTTTGTTGGCATAAATCCTGGATTTCAAGCAATTGTTTTAATTGATTTTTTGATGGATTAACATTTAAATCATAATGATGATCTTTATCGTATTTGAATGTGATAACGTTATTTAAAATATCTAAATTAAAATTCCTGTTACCATTTCTTGCTGTTTCACCTTGAAGACATAACGGAATTAAACGTTTTGCTGTAAATTGTTCTTTTGTTATTTTTTCCTTACATCTTTGATTGAAGTTATATTTTCCACCAAAAATTGATCTATGGTTGTTAACTTTGTCCTTTTCATATAACCTGTTTGTAAAGTCAATACAATCATTGATTAATCGACCTTTAATCAAGTTTACACCATTTAAATTTGGTATTAATGAATAGATTTCTTTTTTTGTTAACCCATCATATAAACGATTATAACCGTATCTATAAACACACGAATATTGCTTCCTCATTTTTAATAAAAAATAATGATATTCTTTGGTGGAATTATATTTTAATTTAATCGTTATCATTGAAGTATATATAAAAAAATCAAAGTCTTTTTTATAAACTTTATTGATATATTTTTATATGTTATGATAACATATTTGATTTTAGGAAAAATAAATTTTTGTTTGAATGAAATAGATTATTACGATTTAAGAAAAATAAAACTTTGATATATGAATAAAATAAAAATTGGCATAATTGGTGTTGGGTTTGTGGGAAATGCAGTATATTCTTTTTATAAAAAAAATAAAATAAATGTTATTAGATTAGATTTAGATAAAAATAAAGCAGATTTCGACAATTTAGATTTATTTTTAAATGAAAATCCTGATTATATTTTTATTTGTGTTCCAACACCACAAAAATTAAATGATTGTGATTTTAATATTGTTAAAAATACATGTTTAGATATTGAAGAAATATCTAAAATAAATAATGTTTCTTATAATATTATTATCAAATCAACAGTATCACCAATATTTTTATCAGAATTAAAAAAATCAATAAATAATTGTGTTTTAATTACATCACCAGAATTTTTAACACAAAGAACAGCAAATGAAAATTTTGAAAATAGTCAATTATTTATATGGGGGTGTGAAAATAATGATATCTTAGATAAAATAATCAATGATTTATGTTGGTCTGTAAATTTTCCACAGTTAAAAAAAGTATATAGATTTAATGATATTGAAATGCCAATGAAATTTAAATATGCACACAATGTAATGGGTGCATTAAATGTTCTTATATCTAATGTAATGTTTGATTATATTAATGATAATGATATATATAAAAATAATTTTAAAGAATTTTTAGTACTAACAGAACATTTTACCGATACATATTTAACTGTTCCTGGATATGATGATAAACGTGGTTTTGGTGGAGCTTGTTTCCCAAAAGATTTGAATAGTTTTATTTATCAAATCAATAATAATTTAAATATAACAAAAGAAGAAATAAAATTTATCAAATCAGCACAAAAACTAAATAATAAATTAAGGAACAAAAAATGATTTTAAGCATTATAATACCATATCACGAAGAAGGATTAGATTTTATTACAACAACAATAAATCAGATAAAAGACACAATTGATGTTGAACCATATGAAATAATTATTGTTGATGACAAATCAGAAATACCATTAGATAATATTGATGGTGTTACTATTGTTAGACATACAGAAAATTTAGGTGTTGGTGCAGCATTTGATACAGGTGTAAAGTATGCACAATCTGAAAATATTTTTTTGATGGGGTCAGATATCCGGTTTATCAAAAATAAATGGGCTAGTCAAATAGTAAAAGAAATCGAAAATCATCCAAAATCATTTACCTGCACTTCATGTGTCGCTTTAAGCCAAAAAGAATTAGATATAGAAAAAAGAAGATTGATAAATGTTGTAAATGGTGCAACCATATTAATGTTTCATGATAAGTTGTCAAATCCAAAACAATCTGACACGTTTAGAGGCATAATAGAAGCCCAATGGTTGAATCGGGTTAAAAGTCGAGATATTGATAGCTTTGAAATACCTTGTATCCTTGGTGCTGCTTATGGGGTCAAAAAACAATGGTATGAATATGTTGATGGTTGGGTTGGACACAAAAAATGGGGTACTTTAGAACCAATGATTTCACTTAAAAGTTGGTTATTTGGTGGTAGTTGTCGGGTTGCACCAAGAATAGAAACAGGTCATATATTTAAAGTACAGGGAACACATGGGATTACCCAGGAAAAACTAATATACAACAAGTTTTTAGTTGCAACATTATTATTTGATGATTATCAAAGATTAATTAATTTTTTAGGAACTAATGATACAGTTGAACGTGCTAGATTATTATATAATGAAAATTTAGATTTCATTTTGATAAAGAAAGAAGAATACAAAAATAAAACAGTTTATAATTATTTAGATTTTTTTAAAAAATTTAATATTGATTACAGATTATAAAATATTATATTTTTTTGCAGTTCTGTTTATTTCTATATTTTTATAATTTTCTGGATATTTTTTTATTAATCCATTAAATACGTCAGCAATTTCAATATAATTATTATTACCACCACTTATAAAATTCCATAAACTGTCAAAATGATCTTTTGAATTTTCTTTCCACCAAATATAGGTTTCAGCACCATTTTTATGTAAATGATCAATTGTATTGCTACCAATACTTATTTTATGTTCAATTTTATAATATGTTTTATTATAACCTGGTATATTAATAATTATTTTTTTCTTATTTATGTTATCTAATAATTGTACAATAAGTTGGACCAATTCTTTAGCATCTTTATTTAGGCTATTTTGTGTTACCTCTATAAATTTTTTAGCTTTTTCTAATTCATCAATTTTATCTTTAAATGATTTTAAAAAATTCATATGTTTATTTTTATTTTAACATATATATTAAAACATAAAGTTAAAAATGTAATATATAAATTATGAACATTCTTGTATATGATAAATATAACAATCCTCGTGATCTTGCTCAAATGGATATGTATTACGCATTAGAAGAAAAACACAATCTTATTTATGCAAATTCAACTAACTTAATTTCCCTTATAACTGAAGGAAATTATGATATTTTATATTTGGGAATTCTTCATCCATGGCATGGTAATATTAATTGGGAACAAGCTTTAAATATAAATAGAAAACCAATACTTATAGATCAAGCAGATAATGAAGGTTTTATGGCACGTAGTAATTCTAAATATATTTATAATGAAAGTAACTGTATATTATTGAGTCGTTATTTGCCTAATAGATTGACTAATGTGTGGAAAGGTAAACTATGTTTGTTACCATGGTACATTAATCCAGATCGGTTTATACCCCAAGAAAAAATAATAGATGTCTCTTTTGTTTGTATGATAAATATTAAACGATTGGGTTCTGATAGAAAACAAATGAGTCAAGATATTTTAAAATATTGTGAAGAAAATGAATTAAATTATATCATAGGTGAATATTTTGGTGATACTTATAGAAAGATTATAACATCATCTAAAGCTATGGTAGTCGATGGTAGTAGATTGTGCTTAACACAAAAATATATAGAAGCATCATTGAGTAATTGTATAATTATTGGGGAACATCCTACAAGTCCAGAAAATGAAATTAAAACAATAGAATTGAATATGATCAATTTTAAAAACATAAATGATTTTAATGAAAATGTCCAATATAATAGAAATTATATATTGGACACTTTCGCAAACAAAGATAAGTTCTTAAAAACTTTCGATGATATTATATCAAATTTTTAATTTGAAAACACTATCACTAAACAATATTAATACAGATTCTCCGATATTAATATTGATCCACTTTCATTTTCTGTGGCAGCCAATCCGAACAGGATTTGATTGTTTGCTTTTGCGATAATCCAACCTTCTTTTCTATCAACATATCTATCGAAAGATGTCATAAATCCTTGATAATTTCTATAACTATCTTCTGATATATCCAAACTCTTAAAATATGTGTTTACATCCCCCTTTAGGTCTTTAATCGTCTGATAACAATTGTGATGCCTTCTGCCACAAACAACGAATCCAATTTCAATATTTTCAGGCTGTTGTTCGTGTTTTTTACCATCATTAATCCAAATAGCGGCACATAAAATAAATTCTTTATTCATGTAGTATCTTTGCAAATTTAAATTGTGTTATATTCAAAATCTAAATCTGTACATTTTACTAATAATTTTTCATTATTTGAAGTTTTTATTTCCACCGAATGAAAATAATTTGGTGAATGAATTCCTTCTGATTCAAAATTGGTTTTAATTATATCAACATATTCACCATTATATAATGCTTTTTTGTGCAAAATTTGTGTGTTATATTCAATCTTGTAAGTATTTGGAATATCTTCATCCAAACAAGATATAATATCGACATGGATCGCATATTCTTCAGGGTCTAATAAAGACACTAAATAATTTTTTACTTTTTCAGCAATTTCAGTTGAAACAAATTCAAATTCTTCTGGCCATTTTCTACCATTTTGATTAGAAACTGCAACAAATTCACCATCTAAAAAATACGCTTTAATACCAACAAAACTATCAGTACAATGATGAACTTTAATAAAATAAGATTTTAATCTAGTATCATCAGACCAATCTAAATTAATATTAAATTCAGATGATAAATTTGTCCAATCAGGACAATCTTCCAATTTTTTATTCGTAAAATCTATTTCTGAAATTAATTTTCTTAATGTTGTCATAATTATAATTTTTGACAAAGATAATAAAAAAATTAATCTCTTGTTGTTTTGTATGCTGGAATTAATAAAAAAATTCTTTTATCAACATTATTATCAACAATTTCTAATTTCCAATTAGCTGATAATAAACTAACTTTAGGCTTATTAAAAGTGCAAATAAGATTTCCTGATAGATCATTAATATGAAACAACGATGTTTGTCCCAATTGTATCTTGTCTGATATTGCAAATAATTTATAGTTTTTGTCATAAATTTTATATAAAGCGTATGGTGAAAAAACATTTGATATTACGGTTTCTTCGAGAAATCCTATTTTATTATTATTTTCATCGAAGAATGTCACTTTTGTTATGCCAATATATACTTCTTTCTTCAAATATGCTTGTAATATATTTTTATTATCAAACATTTTAAAATTTATAATTTTACCAATTTTACCTTTTTCTGTTACAATTTCAAATGAATCAGTTTTTTGTTCTAAAATAAATGTATTTATTTGCATATCAGATTTAATTGCATTTGAACAAAAAAACATTATAAGTATTAAGGCCAATAAAAATTTTTTCATATGTTTTTTAATATATATATTATTATGATTACAAAATTAAATGAATTTGTTGAAAAATTATACGAATATTATAATTCAGATGATTATTTTGAAATTGAAGATAGGATTAGACATAAAATGTTTAATGATTTTCTTTATAATAACAATGAAAAATTTACAAAAAATATTTATTGGACGGTAATACCATTTCCAAGATTAAAGAAAATTTGGGAAGATTATATAAATGTGGGTATTGTTAGAGACACTAAAGGTCTAGATATGATTAAATCTATAATGATTGGCAATACGATTAAAGTTAATATATTTACCGAATTAGCTGGTCACACTGAAGTAAATACTGATGAATATTACGAAGACACAATAGGATATTTTGTTGATGACCAACTTAACTGTTATTTACCAATAAATAAAAATGAATGTACTGTTAAAAAACACCCATTTATAGAAGAATTATTAATAAATAAATTTGATGAAAATTACGAAGAAGATTATAATAAAGGTAGATTAGATCGTAATATTGTTAAATCATTTTTATTTGATGAAATGTTAGATTTATTTATTTGGAATTATATGAATGATTCTAAAAATGAATTGGGTGGATTTGTATCAGATTATGGATTACGACCATTAATGAAATTACTGTATAAGTTATTAAATTCAGATGAACCTGAAGAAACATTAACAATTATTGATAAAATGTTGAATGTTATACATCAAAGATCGGACATCGCTGCGTGGTTTGTTCAAGGTGGTTCAAATTCATTAGATAAATTAAGTGGTTATTATGATGAAACAGGAGACAGTAAAATTTCTGGAAAATACAGAATGGCAGATTATAGATAAAAATATTATTATGATTACAAAATTAAATGAATTTATCAGTGAAAAAACAACAAACATTTTTAATAAATATTTGTATTATATAGAAGCACCAGGTATTAGGGGTGTTAATATAAATAAAGTATTAAATTTGGTTAATGATTCAGAAACTAGGTATTTGTTTTTCAAAGACCCAACAATTGAAGATGTAGATTTTTTACAAAAATATCTTAAATCAAATAAATTCAATTTGATTGAATTATATCATGGAACATCATCTGATCATAATATTTTGGATGATGGTTTATTAACAACAAAATTATCTACAAAAAAATCAATGCAATCTGAAATTGGGTATGTTTATTTGTCAGTATTTGATAGTATGGCAAAAACATTTGGTTCATTTGCATATCCAAAAAATGACATTTCGGTATATAAAATAACTGTGCCAGTTTATTTTCTTGAACCTGATTTAGATCAATTACGAAATCAAAGATATTATGCAGGAAATAATGTTAATAATACATTAGCTGAATCAGCATTATTTGGACATGGATTTAGAATAAAGGGTAATATTCCACCGTATATGATAAAAATGTTATAATAACACCACAAGGAAAAATTCTTATATTGTAGATTATGGTATTGTAGATATTTAAGTTATAATCTTATTTTGTTATCCCTTGCAAATTCTTCAATATATTTTTTTAAACTAAAAAGTACTTCTTTTTTTGTTAATTCACTACTATTTAATTCTATTTTTACAGATGAATAAATTTCACGAAGAAATTCAATCAATTCTGTTTGTTTATTATATTTAAGATCAAATGTTAAATCAATTATTTTTGATTTAAGTTCTTCATTTTCATCTTCTAATTTTTTTATTTTTTCTAATATTTCTTCTTCTTCGGTCATCGTTCTTTCAAGCAAGTTATTAAAAATTCTAATTCATTAATGTCTTTTTCCATATTTTTGCGATGTTGTGGTTCTTTAGAATTATCACCACCTAAAACATTTATTAAGTCTTCATATTGATAACTTACATTTATAGTATATTTGCTTTCTGCAAGTCTTTTTTTGAGCATTCTTAATACTGTTATTCTTTTCATATATTATTTATAACAAATGTATTTTTTTTATTGGATAATACAAAAAAATTACTTTAAAATTTTAATATATACAGAAAAAATAAAATTATGATAGAAAAACTTAAAGCAATTTGGGAAAAACTTAAAGTCTGGTTTAAGAAAAATTGGATGATAGTTGTAAATTATTTAGTAATATTCTTGGCATATTCAATATGTTATGGAAAAGATGGTGTAGTTGGTGCTGATACTTTATTAGGACTTTGGTTATTTGCATCTGCTGCTTATGGTGCATATAAATGGTTTATTAAGAAAAAATAAAAAAAGCCACTTTTTCAAGTGGCTTTTTTGTTTATCATTTCAAATTTATATTGTCCACAATCATATATTCTTGGTATATTTAATTTTGACATAATATTTTTTTCGGTATCATTGCATTTTAATTTCTTTTTAGTGAAATGTTGTTTATTTATTCTTTTATTATTTACAATATATTTGTAATTTATTTTACTTTCATAAAGTAAATTGAATCCTAGCATATAATATAATTTACCATCACTCCAGGCTTTGTCTGAATATGAAATAATTCGATTGGATTCATAGTTTTTTATAAAATAAGACAACAATTTGGAAGCAGCACCAATAACATTAGTATCTAATTTATTACAAAATCTACTTAAATTCCATTCATTTTGTTGTAATTTTTTCCTACCTTCCATTTTATCAAATGTCATTATTGAAACTAATTCGTTATTATAAAATAATCCTATTTTTTTAACTGAATGTATAAATCCTTGGATATGATTATTATTAAGAAATTGTCTAATAATATTTATATCATCAATTTCTTTAATTTGACATTTTCTCGCAAATATTTTATTTTCTGTTAAATTAAGCCAATTTTTTATTTGACTTTTCAATATATCTGACCTAAAATCCCAATCATCTTCCCAAATATAAATAATTCGAATTCCTTTTTCTTTAAAATAATTTAGTTTTTTTAAATGCTTATCTTTTTCAATATATTTATCACTATGCCAATATAACCCATTAAATTCAAACCCAATTTTGATGTCAGGTAAAAATACATCTATTTCATAATGATCTCTATAATTTTCAATAATTGTTCCATCATATATATTTTGAATAAAATTTTTCAATTCTTTTTCTTTTATTGACACATTAGCATCAATTGGATAACATACAGTACAAATTTTGCAATTTCTATATTTTCTTTGAAAATAATTATTTGTAGCAATTTCATAAATATGATCCTTTCCACAGTCACATTTAAATTGTGACATTAAACCACCAACATATTGAATATAATTAGAATCTTTTGCTATTATGTAATTATATTTTCTAAAATCTTCTAGAAACATAATATTATCAACATCATATCTTTCTTTAAATGTGTTTTTTATTTTATTTTTTATTTCATTATTTTGTGTTGGTCTTTCGAATCCATATTTTATTAAATTAGTATCTTTAATTTTTGTTTGTATTCCAAATAATGATGCAATGTTAGTTGTACCATATTTTTCTAATAATGTAATATTGACTTTATCTGAAAGTTCTTTTGAACTATAAGTAAATCCACTATATTTCATATCAAAAGTTTGTTTCTTTTTTTCTTTCACATCAATATCTTGGGATATATTTTTTAGATTGTATATTTTTAGTGTTGTATTTTCACGAATATTATTTATTTTTTGTATTTCTTCTGTTGTTTTATTATTCCAAGTGTTTTTAATTTTTAATGATATTTCTTCTTTATTTAAATCATATTTAATTTTTTTCGAATCTTTAACATTTTGTATTTGCGAAACATGTTCTACACCATATTTTATTAAATTGGTTTTTTTTATTTTTTCTTTAACATCAGATAATTCAAATGTTGATTCTACACCATATTTTAAAAAATTGTTTTCTTTTAACTTTAATGCACCACATTTATATGAACAAGAGTATTTATTAGTTTTTTTAATGTTTTCATTATATGTTTTCATTGATACAATTTTTTCGTTACCACAATAATCACATATTACAGGTATTTCTATATGTGAACCCTTTGGTATGTCTGAAATTTTCACTATTATACTATCATTATCAGTATTATATCCTAATTTTTCATAGTATTTTTTATTAGAATGATTTATATTTACAATTACATTTTCACAATTTATCATAGTTTTATTTTTATTTTTATTGGCAAACAATGTAATATGTTTGATTAAGTATATATAAATACAAAATATCAAAAAAAAGCCACTTTTTCAAGTGGCTTTTTCAAGTGGCTTTTCTTTTTAAACAAGATAATTTTAATTACCATCAATTTCGAAGAAATTACCAGCATCATCATCTTCACCAAAAACTGCACTACTATCTTCTTTAGTTGATATATTATCAAAGCTTGAACCTGATGCCTGTTTTTCTGTAAGATTAATTTCATTTCCACTAAGAATTTCGAGTATCTGAGAAGCTTTATATGCTTCTTCGGCTGTCCATTGTTTAGCTTGATGATCTTCCAAATCAACTGTACGATCAAGTAAGAATTGTCTAACTTTTTCTTTAACTTTAGGATTAGTAATTTTGTTTTTACCTTTTTCATCTACTGTAACCGGAGCTTTTTGTCCTTGGATTGAAATAGGTGATACAGCTAAAAATGTTGATGAATCATAATTAGGAAATTCACCTAATTGTTTGATTACAAGACGGAAATCTTTTCCGTTAGCTAAGTCGAATACGTTACAAGGTTCACCTGCTGTACCTTCTTTTTGGTCTTTGATTTTTTCCTTGATTTTATAACCATAAGGATAAATCATAATTTTACCTTCAAGATCACGGTTTTGCTCATCTTCGATCACTAAGATGTAAGAATAATACTTTGTATTTCTACTAATCAATTCTGCTTTTTCAACATCTGAAGCATTTTTTGAATTTTTTAATTTCCAATACATTGTACAGAAATCACACTTGTCAGTGAAATTCTTCAAACAATCATAATAACCTGAAAGTTCTGGGTGATTTTTAAAATCAACGTAGTGTTGATGTTTTTCAATAGCTGCTTGCAAAACTTTACCATCTTTCGATAGGTTAGGGAGAAATCTAATTGTTGCAGTATAACCTTTTTTCTTATCGGTTATTTTTGGGCGATAGATACCATCTAACGCACCAGCTTTTTTGTCTAGAAAATCTAGCGTTTCATTACCTTCGTCAACATCAAAAATGTCAACATTTTCAAATTCTTTCATTGCCTTTAAATTATTTTTATGAAGCCTTTTAAGCCTTAAAATATTGCAAAACCTATAAAGCCTTGTAACATTTTATGATATTTATATTATGATATATAAAAAAAGTTTAAATTATTTATCATAATTGTTTTTAAATATTAATTTTATCCAAGCATAAGGTTTTCTTGATTTTAAATAATTATTATTTAAATCATTATTATATGCTTCTCTTTCAAATGATATATTTCTATATGCATCTTTAAAAAAAAACAATTTAATTAACCATTCAATAAAATACCAAATATAAAATGGTAGTATAAACAATTCTAATTGTTGTTGCCAATGAATTTTTTCATGATTTATAACCGATATAGATTTGATGTTTTTGACATAAATACCAAATGGGCATAGTGTTATACCTGTAACATATTTACCACAAACAAATTTTAAAAAATTAGTAAAGATTTTAATTTTTGGTTCAAACATCCTTTTTTTTCTTTTTTGGTTTAAACGATGAAGATTTTTTATAAAATAAATCACGATCAACACCAACTTCATCCAATTTTTTATTGATCATATTCTGCAAATTATATAAATTAAATTTCCAGAAGTTGTCATAAAATTGTCCAAATTCATCAACATCAAAAATATCTACATCTTCAATAGTATTAAGGGTTTGATTTAAAAAATCAATACAAAATTCATCATATGTATATTTGAAATCAATTTTGACTTTTTTTAAATCTTTGTTCAATAACGATATCGTATATTTATAATCTTTGTAGTCATTAACAAACGATGTTGTTAATGCTTCTTTCATTACATTTTTTCTTTCTTCTAAATCCATTATATTTCTTTCTATTTTTATAAAATGTTATTTTCTAAATAATTATAAATATATAAAAACGGTTCATAATATTTTTTTGCGATTTCAAAATTATCTTTTATAGCATCTAACATAGTATTATATTTTTCTATTGTTAAATTATTTAGTATGTCATTTAAATCATCAATATTATCAAATGTTATTATACCATTAATATTAAAAAAATTCCCAATTGATGGACAACCCCAATATATCGGAACTGTTCCAGTAACAAAACAATCCACAATTTTTTCTGTCCAATAATAATCTTCTTTTGTGTTTTCAGTTACAATAGAAAAACAATAATTTTTTAAACCAGTCAATTTGTCAGCTATTGGATTATATCCATTTGTTGATATATCATCGCATCTAGCATTATCACCAAAATTTCCACCATAAATATCTAATAAATAAGAATATTTATTTATAATAGAATGCCTTAATTTATGACCCACAAGAAAATTTCTAGTAGATGCAATAATTGATATTAATTTATTTTTTTTATGAATATCTCTATTATAAGTACCAATACGGCTTCCTGAATTTGGACAATATATATAATTTTCACCTTTATCCAATAATTTTTTTAAATGTGTAAAAACATATAAAAAATTATTATTATTTTTTTCAATCCAATTATAATCGTTAATATTTATCATTGGTGATTCTAAAATCCAAGCTATTGATTGGTTATTTATATTTGTATTTTGCAAATTATTATCAATATAAATAACAATATCATTTGGATTAATATCAGATTCAAGAATTAATTCAGAAAAATTTTGTAAAATGTGCCAATCACTTTTTAATATCAAATTATTTTTACCAATATTAATTCTAAAATACATATTTTTAATTTTATTTTTAATTTGACCTATTGTTAATATATATATATAATTAAAACACGATCATTTTATGAAAATAATACAATCTTTTGCACAATTTGATGATGGTAATTTTTATGTTAATGGTAAATTGAATTATACTGAAATATATTTAAATTTTTATGTATTTTTATTGTCATTTTTAACATTAAAAAAATATTATAATAATGTTACAATGTATTGTAATAAAAAAGCATATGAAACATTTGTAAAATATATTCCATACGACAGAATAATATTGAAAGAAAATAAATATTCACAAAAATATTGGAGTGCATATAAATTAGATGTAATAGAAAATATAAATGAACCATTTATACATGTTGATAATGATGTATTTATATTTAATGATTTGTTTAGACCATTTATTGATAATGTAAATAAATATGATTTAATGATTCAATTTGTAATGGATTGTGATGTTCCAGTAATAGAAAATGTTTGTCCAAAAGAAAAATTTGATTATAAATCTTTTACATGTGGTGTATTAGGAATTAATAATGTAAAAATTAAAAACAATTATATAAATGACACGAAAAAAATATTTAATCTAATTGAAAATAATATTATTGTAGGTGATTCAGCAAAAATAGGATTTATATTAGAAGAATTTACATTATATTTAAATACGTGTAAAAATGATTTAAAATACTATGAAGTTATACCATATAATGAAATTAAAAAATATGGAATATATGAATGTTGTGATAAATATAAATATACACATATGTGGTTTCAAAGTAAATTTACAGAAAATAATATAAAATTAATTAAAAATAAAATAAAAAAGGATTTTCCAGGATATTATAATATAGTCGAAAAATATGATTTATTAATATCAGAATCAAATATTGATATTAAATATTATCCAGAATCAAATGTTATTAAAAAAAATGTATAAATTATCCTTTTGTATAACTTGTATGAATAGATTAAGTTTTTTAGAAAAAACTTTATTATATAATTTAAAATTAATTTATCAATTAAAAGAAAAATATAATATCGAATTAATTTTAATTAATTATGATAGTAAAGATGAAATGGATATTTTTTTAAATAAAAATGTGTTTAATATGTTTATTGATAAAAAATATTTGATATACAAAAGAATTTATGATAAAGAGTTTTTTCATCGTTCAAACGCAAAGAACATTGCACATTTAACTGCTACTGGTGATATATTATGTAATTTAGATGTGGATTGTTATTTATCCGAAGAACTAATAAAAGAAACATATGATACATTTATTGAATATGGTTTAAATATTATTATTCATGGTGTAATTAATTATAATTTTGGATATATTTGTTTAAGTAAATATAATTTTAATTTAATTGAAGGTTATGATGAAAATTTATATTATTATGGTTTAGAAGATTATGATATATTAATTAGATTATGTATAAAGACAAATTGTAAAATAAAACATTTAAAACAGAATTATTTAAATTTATTGATAGATCATAACGACTCATTAAGAATGACAAATCATTATAATAAATATTTTACATCATTTATAAATGCAATTATTGTCAATTATAATTTAAATAATAATATAACAAATCCAAATAATGGTATTTTTGGTATCGAAAATAACAATTTTAAATTTAAAGAATTATTCGATTATCATTTTTTTACAAAATATATTTTAAATGATGATTATATTTTAAATATATGTAAAGAAAATTATAATAACAAAAAAATATGGTTAGATGAAAAAATATTATCAAATTTTGATATATTTTTAAAAAAATATACAATAAAATGAAAAAATTGATATATTACAGTGTTAATTATAAATATAATAATTTATTGAAATTATCATTATTTACATTAAGATTACATTATAATGGTGATATTTTAATTATTACTGATTATGATAATTCATTAATATTAAAGAAAGATTTAAATGTGTTAAATTTAACTTTTTTGATTGTTGATAATACCAATGAAAAGTTTACATTAGCTTTAAATAGATATAAAATTTTTGAATATGATAAAATTTTTGAATATGATTCGATACTATATTTAGATTGCGATACATTGATTATTAATGATTTAGATGATATTTTTAAATATACTATTGAACAAAATGGTATTGGTGTTGTTTGTGAAAATGATGAAAATGGTTATCCCAAATTAATGAATTCTGATAATTTTTTTGGTGTACATTTATTTAATGATATTGAATTAAAATTATATAATAATATGATTGGTTTAAATAGTGGAGTATTTTGTTTTTCTCCAACAAAAACATCAAACAAAATTTTCAAAAAAATATATGATTATGCAATAAAAGATTTTAATAATTTGAATATGCGGGATATATGTAATGCTTGGGGGGATCAACCATATTTCGATTATATATTAATTATTAATAATTGTTATTATTCAATAAATAATTTTTGTCATATAATTGATTTAAGATTTGATATATTCGAAGCAATAATAACGAATAAAAAAGATTATAATAATTCTAATTTTAAAAAACAAATAAAAGATTATAGTATTATACATTTAATTGGTCCAGCTTGGGGAAGTTTTGATAAAAAAATTGAAAAAATATTAAAAGCATTTCCAAAAAAAATAATTAAAGATTTATGAAAATTGTCCAATCTTATATTCAATCAAAAAATTTTAAAAATAAAAAATTTTATACTTTTTTATTAAATTATTTAGTGTTAAAAAAGAATTATGGTTATGTTGTTATGTATTGTAATAAAATTGCATATGATAGTTTTATAAAATATATACCTTATGATGAAATAATATTACTAGAAAATAAAAGTTCAATATTATCATATAAAATACAAGTAATTGAAGACATAAATGAAGATTTTATTTATATTGATCCTGAATTTATTTTGTTTGATGATTCTTTAATACCCTATATTAAAAATTTATATAATTTTGATATATTAGTAAAACACACTAATCCAAAAGAACATTTTGGCCCACATCATTTTATTAATAATAATAAAAAGTTATTAAATGATATTAATATAAATACAGATTTATATGACGATAAATATTTTTGTACTGATATAATAGGCATGAATTTAAAATTTAAAGAAAAATATATTTCAAATGTCAAAAAAATTGAACAAGTAATAAAAAATAATATGATTAATGGAAATTATAAACATTACAACATTATATTAGATAATTTATTAATTTATTTAACTTATTTAAATAATAATCTTAAAAGTTATGAATTTATTTCACCTGATGATATCGAATTGGGTATTAATTATTGTGCTGATAAATATAAATTTACAATATTTGAAACTAACAATAGCATAACACAAAATATAAACCTTGTAAAAAATAAAATTCATAGAGATTTTCCTAATAATTTTATTAATATTGATAATTATGAAAACAATTATAAACCATATAATTATCATTTCAAATATAAATTGTCATTTTGTGTTTCGTGTATGAATAGGTTAGAATTTTTAAAAAAAACATTATTACACAATTTAAATTTAATTAATTCGTTAACTGAAACATATAATATTGAATTAGTGCTATTAAATTATAATAGTGAAGATGATATGGATGAATATTTGAATCAAGATATTTTTAAACAATTTATAGATGATAAAATTTTAATTTACAAAAAAGTTAATAATAAAGATTTTTTCCATAGAACAAATGCTAGAAATATAGCACATTTAGCTGCAACTGGTGATATATTATGTAATTCGGATGTTGATTGTTATCTATCCGAAGAATTAATAAAAGAAACATATGATGCTTTCAATGAACACGGTTTAAATAATATAATTTTTTGTGGTTCAACAAATTATAATTTTGGATATATTTGCTTGAGTAAATATAATTTTATTTTACTTGATGGTTATAATGAAAATATTTATTATTATGGTGCTGAAGATTATGATATTTTAATAAGATTTTGTTTAAAAACAAAAAATAAAATTAAAATATTAGAAAAAGATTATTTGAATTTACTAATAAATCATAATGATTCTTTTAGATCAATAACACAATATAATAAATGGACTACAAATTTTGTTAATTCTATACTAGTATATTACAATTTAAAAAACAATATAACTAATCCCAATAATGGCATTTTTGGTAAAGATGAACACATAAAAATTAAAGATGTATTCAATTATGATTATTTTAATAGGTATGTTTTAAATGATGACGAAATTACTAATATGTGGAATGATATAAAAAGTATTAATAATGATAATTGGCTTAATCATATTATAATGAAAAAATTCAATAATTTTTTAGAAAACAATTGTTTAAATCATAAAATTATTGAAATTACGACAATGGTTGGTTGTAAAAATATGTGTTTATATTGTCCACAAGATGCATTTTTGAAAAATTATAAAAGTGATGTAAAATATCTTACTGTTGATATTTGGAAAGATATTTTAAAAAATATAGATAAAAATGTAGAAATTCAATTTTCTGGATTTGCAGAAAATTTTATGAATCCTAATTTTCCATCTATATTAAAATATACACATAAAAATGGATATAAAATAACAATATTTACTACATTAGAAGGTTATAATGAAAATATTGATTTATCTGATATTGAAATAAACAATTTATATTTTCATGAATATAACGGAAAAAGTTTTAATAGAAAAAAATTTTATTCTAATGTTGATAATTTTTTAGCAAATAATAAAATAATAAATTATCATGGCATTTTGAAAATTGGTCAACAAGAAGAATTCACTCGGGCTAATAATAACAAAAGAAAAAAAACTGAACATAAATTTGGTAAAATTAAATGTAATTTCGGTAAAGATTTTTTATGGCAACAAAACAATTTACTATTAAATGGTGATGTTTATATTTGTTGTCAAGATTGGGGGTTAAAACATAAAATTGGTAATTTAAAATCTGATAATTTGTATTCTAATAATATAAATAATGAACGATTAAAATTACAAAATTTACAATTAATGGAAGATTCTGATATTATTTGTAGAGATTGTGAATTTTCAAAAAAAATATAATTATGATAACATCTATATTGCATCATGGATTAGGTAATAGATTATATCAAATAATCTATACTATTGAATTAGCTAAAAAATATAATATGAATTATTTTTTTAGTGATTATTATACAGATAATATAGAACATAAATTTAATATTCATTATAAAGATAATATTTTTAAAAAATTGTCATTTAATTATGTAGATAAAATACCATATTTAGATAATAAATATATTTTTGATAAACATAAATTAAAACAAATTAAATCAGACTTTAAACTTAAAAAAGAAAAATTGATAAATATTGAAGATATTTTTAATTTACTAAATGATAATAATACAGTATTGAATAATGATGAAACATATGTTTTAAATTTTCCACACGACAACCCAAAATCATATTATATTGAATCTAAATATGTTGATAGATATTTTTATAACGATTTATTTATTGATAAACAAATATTAAATGATATAAAAATAAAATATAACAACAATTTTAAAAATTCTATATGTATATTAGTTAGAAGAAATGATTATTGTACAAATGAAGATTTGAAACCTAGAGTTAAAGATATACTATATTATTATAAAGGAATAAAAGAAATAGAAAAAGAAAAACAAATTGATTATATTTATATCATATCAGATGATTTTAATTGGTGTAAAAAAAATTTAATAGATTCAAGAATAATTTATGTTGATGATGTTGATTATAATCAATTTTATTTAGCAACATTATGTGAAAATTTTATAACTGTTGATTCAACATTTATATTTTGGCCAATTGTATTAAGTTTGAATGATAATATAATTGTAGTAAGTGAAAAAGATTCTATACATTTTAGCTATAAAGATAAAAGTTGGAATAATGATCTAGTATGGTTTACAGATATTAAATCATTTAAAAATATATCAAAACATATAACAATATGAAAATAATAATAATTACTGGATCATTTGGATTAATTGGCAGTGAAGCTGTCAGTTTTTTTTCAAAAAAATTTGATATTGTAATAGGTATTGATAACAATATGCGTGAATATTTCTTTGGAAAAGATGCTTCAGTTTTAAAAAATGAAAAATTATTGAAAGAAAAATATAATAATTATATACATTTTAATACTGACATTAGAAATAAAATTGAATTAGAAAAAATATTTAAAGAATATAATACTGATATTAAATTGATAATACATACAGCAGCACAACCATCGCATGATTGGGCTGTTAAAGAACCATTCACTGATTTTTCAATCAATGCAATAGGAACATTAAATTTATTAGAATTAACTAGACAATATTGTACAAAATCTGTTTTTATTTATACTTCAACTAATAAAGTTTATGGTGATAATCCAAATTATTTACCATTAGTAGAATTACAAAATCGTTGGGAAATTGATTCAAAACATAAGTATAGTTTAAATGGTATTGACGAAACAATGTCAATAGATTATACAAAACATTCGTTGTTTGGTGTTTCTAAATTATCCGCAGATTTATTATGCCAAGAATATGGTAAATATTTTAATATGAATGTTGGAATTTTTAGATGTGGTTGTTTAACTGGTGAAAATCATCAAGGTGTCCAATTACACGGATTTATATCTTATTTTTTAAAATGTGCAATAAACAATCAAAAATATAATATTTATGGTTATAAAGGTAAACAAGTTAGAGACAATATACATAGTTTTGATTTAATAACAGCATTTTGGCATTTTTATAATAATCCATTACTTGGTGAAGTTTTTAATATGGGTGGTGGTAGAAATAATAGTACATCAATATTAGAACTTATCGAAATATTAAAAAATGATTTTAATATTAATATGAATTTTAATTATGTTGATATACCTAGAATTGGTGATCATATTTGGTATATTTCAGATTTTAATAAATTTCAATCAATTTATCCAAATTGGAAACTTACATATAATTTAAAAGATATTATAAAAAATATGATTAAATAATATCTTTATCACGTTTTGCTAATATTGGATATTTATCAAGTAATTTCCAGTCTTCGTTCCAAGTTTCCAAATAAGATAATGTTTTAATATTATTTAATTTGCAAATTATACTAAATATTGATTGTGATCTATTTTCAATAAATCCAATTAAATTTGGTGATATTGAAGGACTATCATCTGAAAGTGAAAAATTATTATAATAAGAATTTAACCACTGTGTTATTATATTTATAGATTTATTACATTTTTTTATAAAAATTATACCCGAACCAATTTGACTTGTTTCTATTATTTCTTTATTATGTCTTACATTAAAATAATCTAAAACATCACCCTTTGCCCATTCACATTCAAGAAAATGATGCACATCATACAACGATTTTCCTTGAAAAGCTAATATATCATTTTTATTCGCAATATCAAAATATTCCAATAATCTATTATATCCATTTTTATTAATATGACATCCAACATCTGAATATAGTAGAATATCATTATTATTCATTTTATCTAATTCTTGTAATATAATTTGAGGTTTCCAACACCAATAACCAAATCCACGACTACCATAAATAAGATTATTTTTGAAACGATTAACAAAATCTTTATTTAAATCTTTTTCGTTGTAAATAGAAATAACATCATAATTCATTTCTTTGGCTTGTCGTTCAATTCTATCTAGGCTATTTTGCATTCTCGAATCAGCAAATGATAAAAATATTTTTTTTTGATGAATAAATTGTGTCTTATTAACAATTTTAAATTTTTGTAATATATTTTTTAAATATTTTCTAATGAATAAATCATCAAAAATATTTGACCAATATTGTTTTGCTTGGCAATTTTTATCCAATATCCATTTACTTTCGTTTTCATAATATGAAAAACATATAAAAATTTTATTGGGATTTTCCATATTTTCTTTAATATGTGTAAAACAAAACGGACCAGAAGCTCTACCTATAATGACATCAACTTTTGTTGATAAATATGAAATTTCTAATAAATTATTTGAATAATTTAAAATATTATTAACTGTTATGATATTGGATTTTTGCAAAAAACTATCATTTGTCATAATAAAAGTTATATTAGGATATATATTTGATAGATAATCTATTATTGGATCAAAATCAAAATTTTCGGATTGTCCTGACCATACTGAATTATTACAAACCAACACATATCTTTTATTTGATTGAATAAAATTATCAATATTTTTAGTTTCTATTTTTTGAAAATCAACAGTTGGTATATAAAATTCCATCGGATTTATACTAATATTTAATTGATTATAAATATCACAAAATAATATATAATTTGACTTTAAACTACATCCATATGTTAAATATTTAAAATTTTGTTGTCCTATCCACGTATTAATATACAAATCATCACCGATTTGTATTACAGATGTATCATTATGGGGTGTATATTTTCGAATCTGATCGACATCAACATCTTTTAATATAGAAAAATCATTATTATGACAATAATAATGATTAATTCCAAGTTTATTTTTTATGTCTTTTATAAATTCTTTTGAATAAAAAACATCACCATTGTGATAATTGTTAAAAAAATATACATTTGATGGTTTATTCATGAATATTAAATAATATTTTATTATAATTATTTATATTTATTTCATATTCATTGATATCATAATTTAATGATAATATAAATGAATTGAAATTTCTTAAATCATTATAAAAAAAACTAAATGGTATACCCATTATATCAAATAGTAATATTGGTTTAATATTATTTCTAATACAAGAAGATAACCATAAAGTTTCATCACACCAATTTTCTATTTTAACGAATTCATTTATAATTTCATAGTCTGTAACAATTTTAGAATTTTTGTTTAATCCAACAATTGATGAATTATACCAATGTTTGATATATTTAGAATAATTATCAAAATCTATATTTAATTTTTCAAAAAATATTTTTATATCAGTTCTATTTTCAAATAAATCAATGTTTGATAATTTTTTATCACCAATAAATCTATATAATATTGTTTCTTCTGGCTTAATTAAGAATGGACATCTTTCATCAACCATTATAATATTATTTGAATTATTTGAATTATTTAAATAATTTGAAATATTTTCATATAAATTTGGTATATTATATGGATATAAATCTGCATCTTGAATTACAAAATTTGTTTCTATATTTTCATTTAATAAAAAAGTATATTTTGTGCAAAATCCTTCACAAATTCTAATTTCAAATAATGTTGGAAGATTAAATAAACTAACAATTTCTGATAACACATTTTTACAATTATCTGTTGTTAATAATACTATTTTTTTAACATTTAAAATATCAGTATTTTCTAAAAATCGGCACATACTATGATACCATATATAAATATATGAATAATTAAAATATAATGCCGTATAAATTGTTAAATCTATTTTTGGATCATGTATTAAATTGTTAAAATTTTCAAATTTTAATTTTTCATTTTTAAACAAATACAATTTCGGATTAACTTCATTTTGTATTTTTTGTTTTATTTCATCTAATATTGGTGAATTTCTTAAATTGTTCATATTATTCTTTTATATATATATATAATAAATTAATTTTTAAATTCATTTAATTTATATATAGATAAAAATTAAATAATTTAATGAAATTAACTCAAGGTATTCTAAAATATTGCAATATTTACGGTATTACTTTCAATGATAAATATAATGGAATAAAAACCATTTTAACTACAGGTGATTATAATTCGACAAACACTAATATTTCACAAACATCAACGATATTATCAACTGATAAAACTTTTTATAATTCTGCATATTCTTGCACCTGTGTTAATTGTAATGTTGAAATGGGTAGACTTTTTGATTGTACATTAATTGGGTTATCTGGGTATTCAAATTATATTAATGATGGATATTTTAGTGGTTGTACACTTTCAGGATATATTATAAATGGTGGAAAGTTTGAAAATTGTGTAATAAATGAAAACAACATTTGGAATACTGGACAATGGAACAATTCAAATGGTAATACAGATTATATAACTACTTGGAATGGTGGAATATGGGATAGTGGAATTTTTACGGGTTGTTGGTATAGTGGAACATTTAATAATGGAACATTTAAAAATCCTGGTATTTGGTATAATGGAATAGCTAATGGTGGAACTTTTAGTGGGATAACTTGGTATAATGGATTAGCACGTAATGTAAATTTCTTTGGATGTTCTTTAATAACAGGGGTTTTCAATAATGATGATTTTAACTATTGTTATTTTTCAGGTGGAACATATAATGATGGAACAATAACAAACTCTGTAATAAGTGGTGGAACATATTATAATGTAAATATTTCAGATTGTATAATAGATGGAAATGCTGAATTAAAAAGTTGTTCGATTACAAATATAACAATTAATAATGGTAGATATTTTAGTGTAAATGGGACAAATTTATTAATTAATGATGGTAATTTTTATAGTGGTAACTATAATAATATATATTTTAATGGTGGTAACATATATAATGGCATATACTTAAATATATCAGGGACTTCAATGAATGTCGATATATACAATGGACAATTCAATAAAAGTGTTTTTAATGGTGTTCGAATTCACAATGGTAACTTTACTAGTTGTTATTCAGCAAATGTGGATTGGGATTATGGTATTTATACTGATGGGCAAATGTATAATAGCAATTGGAAGAATGGATATTGGAACGATGGTATATTTTCTATTGGTCAATGTACTTCATCGGGAAGTGTTAGTTCGGGTGATTGCATTTTAGAAGGAATATTGGAAATATCTGGAAATTGGTATGATGGTCAATTTTATGGTGGATATTTTTATGGTAATTTTGCTGGTGGAACATTTCATTATGGATATTTAAATGGTGTTTATTATTCTCAGCCATTAACAAAACCAAAACCTTTCTTAAAAAAATAATTTAAAATGATATATATAAAAAACTTTGAAAATACTGATTGGGAAACTAAGCAATATAAGAAATTTGCAATAAAGAAATTTGATCACAAATATAGAGAAGGTGATGTAGTAAAGGTATATTTACCGAATATGTGCGTAATGGGACCACAAACAATTGATGTGATTGATTATCGCACTAACAACAAACCGTATAGAATAATTTTTAAAGGATATAAAAACAAACCTTTACCTCGACGACAAGAAATATTTTGGTTTGGTGATGATGATATTCAATTGTGGAATGATTATCTAAAGAACATACCTAGAGATTCAGCTAAATAAAATTAAACTTATCTTGCATATTTTTATATAATACTAAAAAATTACATATATGTTGAAAATTATTGAATTTATTAAAAAATATTATCCATTCTTATTTTTTGTTATGATAATATTTTTATCTCTTTTTTGGTTTCAAACGTGTTCAACGCTTAAACACGAACGAGCTGAATGGAAAGCACAACAAATTATAAATGACCAAAATGTTCATGCTATTTCTGATAGTATTATAGTTGAATTTAATAAAAAGTTAAAAGCTTGGGAATATTCCAAGGACAATTATGTTGTTCAAAGATTATCAGATTTAGAAGCTTATAACAAAGATTTAGCTAGTCAGCTTAAAAAGGTTAAAGGTGATGTTTTAGCTGCAATAAAAACACAAGTTGAAGCTGATCTTGGTGATATAACAGCATCCAACAAATTAGCTATTTTAGATGCAAAATCTAATTATTATGGGCTAAGATTTAATACAGATTATAAAGATTTAGGTTTAGATCAAGAATTAAGTGGTATGAGTAAATTTTATGTTATTCCTGATGATAAAAATAAAAGTTGGTATATCAAACCAGATTCAACAGTCATTGATACAAATAGGGTATCAATTAGAGTGACTTATGGATTTAAAGAATTAGACAATAAGTATCAAGTTTTTGCTTTATCACAATCGCCAAAAGTAACATTAACTGATTTGACAGGTGGGTATTTTATCGACAAACAAATAACACCAATCAAAAAACCTAAAAAATGGGGTATTGGACCTTATGCTGGATTTGGTTTAAATACTGCAGCAAATGGAAATGATCCAAGATTTGGATGGAATGTTGGTGTGGCTGTAACTTATGATATTTTTCAATGGTAAAAAAATAATTATACTAAAATGAATTATACAATTAAAGTTTATTTAGATGATGGTAGAATTTTCAAATACAATGTTGATTCTGCTGATAAAGTTAGAGAACACGCAAGTGCTATTATTAGTGGTGGATATCGACATAATGATGGAAAAATATTTGAACATTATCCACCACATAGAATATTAAAAATAAAAAGTTCTGATATTCCAACTAATTATAAAGATGAAGTAGAAGGAACATAAATGGTGATATATAGGAATTAAGAAATTAATTCCTTTTTCATTTTAGCATAATTACATGTATCATAATTAAGTACATAATAATTCACTAAAATACATTTAGGTGCATCTTCTTTTGATTTTTCAAAATAAATACAGTTACAACAAGTAATAATTTCTTTATCCATATTATATATATTAAATTTTAATTTTTAATTATGATTCAAAAAGGTGATATAGTTTTTTTAATGCAGCCAAAAAATATTTGTACATTAGAAATAAATAAACCATATCGTGTTTATCATAAATATCACGATCTGATTGCAATAGAAGGTGACATTATTATTGGTGATGATGTTGATGATGATGATTATAATTTTGATACTGATAATTTATTTAAACGTGATGAACGATATTATTATTATAATGAATTGCGATTTAAAAAAGATATTAGATTAGAACGAAAATTAAAATTATCAAAAATTTCAAAAGTACGAAACGATACATTTTCGTCACAAAAAACATGACTTTCATAACACAAATTTGGTGTTTAATCAAAAAAAGATAAAAAAAGATAAAAAAACGTGACTTTTCACATATTTTTGTGATATATAGTAAGAAATTATTAAAAATATTACAAAAACTATGCGACGAATTACAACATTTTTATTTTTTTTATTTATGATTATTGGTCTAAATTTAAATGCACAAACAAATTTACCTATTAATTTTAAAACAACAGAACAAAGTACAACCAAACCGGATGATGATGATGGTGAATTGTATTTTACTCGTTATTATATAGCACAACCAATAAATGTAATTTTTACAGGTTATGTTTTGAATATGTTTACTGATAAGGGGAAAATTATTTTAAAAAAGAATGTAAAATCTTATTCAAAAATAGTTCAAAATGAAGATGGTGTTGTCGAAAAATGGATATTAAATGTATCATCAAATGATAGTTTAACAAGATATGATACTATACAAATTATAATTGATCATAGATATAAATGGAAGCAATATCAAGTAATATTACCAACAAAAGATATTTATGGTGAAAATTATACATCATATCGTAAATTTACTGATGAAGAATTAGCATTAAAATAAAAAAAGTCTCAAATTTGAGACTTTTTTTATTAAAAAAATTTGCATAAAAATAATATATGATTATGTTTGTATTATGAAAAAAAATAATACAATTGAGAACATCGGTACAATATGTAACGATACTCGTAGTTCCGTAGTAAATACAATTTACTGCACTAAAGATTATTCTATGTTTAAAACACAAACAGGGAATAGAAGTAAAAATAACAGACACATTAATGAATTGATAAAATCTATCAATTTAGAAAATTTATTACATGCTCAACCAATATGTGTTAATGAAAAATTTGAAATTATTGATGGTCAACATCGTTTTCATGCAGCAAAAGAAATTGGAAGTAAAATTTATTATTATTTAGTAGATGGTTTAGGTATTAAACAAACTCAACGTCTCAATTCTAATTTAAAAAATTGGAATGCTGATGATTTTATGCATAGTTTTGCAGATAATGGTAACCAAGCGTATATTGCATACAGATTATTTCATGAACAAAATTGTGATATTATTGACCACAATTTAGCACAAGTGTTATTAGGTGGGTATAATACATATAATGGTGCATATGGTCAATTATTTAAAGATGGAAAATTTGTTGTGAAAGATTGGTCTTTAGCGGTTGACCGAATGGAAAAACTTCGTGATATTCATCATCAACTTTTGGTTATTAAAGGTATACCAGAACGAAGAGAATGTATGTATGCGTTATTAAATATATTTAAAGATGTAAATTACAATCATTCTAGAATGTTACAAAAACTTGCAATTCATCCAAAAGACATATTGCGAATTTTGCGTAGACGTAGTGATTTTCTTGTTGAATTATGTGAAATATATAATTATCGTGCGGGTAGCGAAGAAAAAAAGTCAAATTTAAATGCTAGATTATTAATGCTAGAAAATATTTAATTTAAAATGGGGAATAATTATTCCCCATTTTAATTTTAACTAAAATTTACAATAATTTTATTACTTGAAAAACTACCAAGTTTGCAATATACTTCATCACCATCATTTAATGATGATGTTATGAATGTATTTGTTGTACCAACTTGTACTCTTTCATTTACACGCCATTGGTAAGTATAAGTATCAAAACAAGTGTTTACAGCAACAAATGTAAGTTCATCCCCAAAATATATTGAACCTGTGGGATAACGACTAATTGATAAACTTTGTGGAATAATTTGAACCGCTATTTCATTACTTATTGTGGATGTTCCAAATAAAACATCAAAATCATCTTTTATTTCACATATTACCCGATCATCATCATTAAATTGATTATATGAAAAAACAGAATTATTTGAACCCACATTTACATTATTAATTTTCCATTGATAAAACATTGGTGCATCGTAACCTACAACATTAGAAAAGAAATTAACAACTTCACCAAAACAAACAGTATTACCAAATGATCCAATAGATATTGAATTTGCTCCAGGTGTTAGATCAAAATTTAAAATATTTGTTTCATTTTTTAAAATATTCATAGTAACACTTTTTGTAATATAACCAACCGCTTTGACTTTTATAATATTTGGTCCACTAGGAACAGTAAATGAATATAAGCCATTTTCATCTGTTGTAGTCCACAATCCTGAACAAAGTACTATTGCACCCTCGATTGGACCAGACCCCGTTGTAATGCCACTAATAATACCAAATTCACCGTTAAAGAAATTACAATCATAATATGTGACACCATCTGCTATCGAATTAAAATAATTTCCACCTCTACATGAAACTTTACTTAAAAATTGATTTTCTATTACAAATCCTGGTGTAACATCATTATAATATCGGTTTATAACAACTTCATTGTTGTATTTATTGACATATAATACCTTATACCCAAATCCAAATTCAAGATCAAATGGATCGCTTAAATATGTATCAGAATTTTTATCATATGTATTATCGAGATTAAAAATTCTAAGTAAATCTATATTTGGATCAGCATACGTAATATAAACAATATCATCAATTTCAAAATTACTTTCTACTTCAGTATAAAGTTTAAGATATCCATTCCAATTGGAATAATTACTTAAAATCTTAACTGAATTTTTAATGTTTATATAATCATTTGTTTTTTGTGCAATTTGTTGTTGGATTAATTCCATATTCCCATTTATAGAACTAGATACATTAGATGATGTTGCACTAATTGAAGTTGTATTTTTTGGACTTGGTATTTTTATTGTTGGCACGGTAAATTATTATTTTTCATATATATAAAATTGGTGTGTTTATATGACATTATATTTTATCATATTCATATATAATTTTGGATTTTCCATATATGTTAATAAGTCTTGAACATCTTTATATCTTAATTGATATTTTTGATTATTACCTGACTTTATATTAAAATATGGATGATTATCTAAAATATAAAAATCAAAATCTATAATCCAACCATATAATTTATATTTTTCAGCAAAATAATATTTCTTTAATTCATGATATTCTCTAATAATATTTAAAATATTATTTTTTTTATCATCTAATCGTTTTTCTGAATTATTTTTATCAGTATAATAATCATTAATTGAACTATTTTGATACAATTTTATAATTTTATCACTTTCAACAGATTCGTTAAATTTTTCGATTTTCATTTAAATTACATTATATTTTTTTGCTTTTTTTGCTGCCAATATTTTATCAATATCATTAATATTATCATATATATCTTTAGGAACATTAAAAATATAACTTCCACATCTTACTAATGTTGCGTTTTTTCCATATGTTTGTTTTTTCATACCTGAAATACTACCAGATGCTGAAAAATTTGGATATTGATGAATATCAATTTTATCACCATCTGCTACTGAACATCGCTTAACAGCATATTCAAATAATTTATCAAAACTTTGTAAATATTTCATAATTACCATCTTTTTTTATTGTCATCTGCACTAAAATTTGAAATTTTATTGATGTTTTTTTCGTTTGGAAGTGGATCAAAATGATATTCTTTTTTTATTTCATTTCTAGTGTGTCCCCATCTTGAATCATCCCCTTTATCATTTTTGACTGAATATAATATACCACCACGATCATTTGTGTGCCAAACATAATATGCATTAATATGCCACAATACACCATTATCATCTAGCATATCATAAAATGCTTGTTTATTATCATGCGAAAAAGAATCTACACATAGCGGATTATTATCAGCAATTAAATAATCTTCATCAGTAATTATAATATCATCTTTTGTGAATTTATAATTTTTTGGAATTACAATGATATATTCTTTTTCTTTTTTATTGCTTACATAATCTTCTTGATTAAATAACTCTTCTGTTAATTCAGATGATATTATATTCACTTTATCCGATTCAACACGAATAATAAACCCATCTTTATTTGAAAAATATTTAGCAATTGGTAAACTAGATGTAAATGATAAGAATTTACCATCTGTTAATTTGTGCAAACCATTTTTTAAAATATAATCAAAAACTAAATCATAACGAAGTTTTACAGTTTTACTATTTTTCATTTTTGTTTCAGTTGCCAATTTATTTAATTCTTCAAATTCTTTACCAAGTACTTTTTTTGCTTTATCATACATCACACCTCTTATTCCACGATATAAATATTTTGGGATTTTTAATTTTTCTTTTTTTAATTTGTAATGGTTATAGAAACCATATAACCAAATGTATTTAATTATATCATTTACTTTTTTTATTCCATCTTCTGTTTTTGTGGTTAACGCATTAACACCACCAAATGTAACAAATCGTGAATCTACTTTTTTATCTGTATTTATTATTGGTTCTAAATCAGAATTTTTACGCAATATATTTAAACCATTTGCTGAATTAAAATTACCAAAAATATTTGTCCCTTGATATCCTTGTGAGGACAATATTAAAAATTGTGTTTGTGTTTTTAAATCTGGAAATATATTTGATCCGGTTTTAGGTATTTTATGTCCAATTTCTGCAATTGAATGTAAAATACTTTTTGACACAGAATCTTTCCAATTAAATATCATATTATCTTTAATTTTATGGTATATGTTTAAATCCATATCCATTAATAAAACTAAATCATCAATATTTTTAAATCCAGTTAAGATTGCATTTTTCAATTTTAATTTAAAATCAGACCAATCAGTATATTGTATATTGTCTTTAAAATTACCAAATTTTGATTCATTATAATGACTAAATTTTAATATCATCAACTAATTATTTTTTTCATTATATATAAAAAATATAAATAAAGAAAAAACAAATGAATGTTTTAAGTTTTATTTGATGGTAATGGCTATACCATCATCATTAAAAAACTTTTAAAAAATTTTTATATATAAAAGAAAAAATAATTATGAAAAATATTAAAAGTATAAATGAATTTTTGAATGAAGATATTGATAAATTTGATTTTGATCATGATTTTTCTGAAGAAGAATTGAACCAACTTGAAGATGATGTTAAAGATATTACAATAGAAATCACAAAAGATGATATGGATGAATATTCTGTTAATTATCAAATAGATAATATAGAAATAGAAGGTAAATTAATATCATATAATAGTGGTAGAGCTAAAGAATATAAATTTGAACCATCATTTATTGATGATGAAACAGAAGAATATTATGATGAAAATTGGGAAGATATTGAAGAAGAAATTTTAGCATATTTTTGGGAAAATAAAAAAGAAATTGATAGTAAGTAAATAATTTTTAAAAAATAATTAATGAACATATTAAGTTTATTTGATGGGATGTCTTGTGGACAAATCGCATTAAATCGAGTTGGAATTAAATATGATAAATATTTTGCATCTGAAATAGATGAAAATGGAATTCAAGTAACAATGGATAATTATCCAAACACCACACAATTAGGTGATGTTACAAAAATAATTAGTTCAAATTTACCACAAATTGATCTTTTAATTGGTGGATCACCTTGTCAAGGGTTTTCTTTTGCTGGAAAACAATTAAATTTTAATGATCCTAGAAGTGTGTTATTTTTTGAATTTGTTCGGTTGAAGAATGAATGCAAACCTAAATATTTTCTTCTAGAAAATGTTAAAATGCGAAAAGATTTCCAAGATATTATAAGCGGTTATCTTGGTGTTGAACCAATTGAAATAAATAGTTCAACAGTTTCTGCCCAAGATCGAAAAAGATTATATTGGACAAACATTCCAAATATTACACAACCAACAAACAAAAATATTTATCTTAAAGATGTTTTAGATATTTTTGTTGATGATAGCTTATTTTTATCTGATACAATAGCATCAAGGTATTTTACTGTGCCATGCACTATAAATAAAAATAAATCATGTGTTATTGGAAAATTGTCTAATCATCAGGGTGATAGAATATTCGATATTAATTGTAAAGGTAGTTCACTAAGTGCTAGTGGTGGCAATAATGGTGCAGGTGGTTGTAATATTATACACGACCCAACTACAAATAAATTAAGAAAATTAAGTGTATCAGAATGTGAACGTTTACAAACTGTGCCTGAAAATTATACAAAATTAGCAAAAAAGACACAACGGTATAAAATGCTTGGCAATGGTTGGACAGTTGATGTTATTTCACATATATTTAAAAATATAATTTAATGAATGTATTAAGTCTCTTTGACGGAATGTCCTGTGGACAAATCGCACTAAATAGAATTGGTATCAAATATGATAAGTATTATGCATCAGAAATTGATAAACATGCTATTAATGTAACACAAACACATTTTCCAAATACGATACAATTGGGTGATATTACACAAATCAAAAAATTAGATTTACCACAAATAGATTTAATGATGGGTGGATCACCATGTCAAGGTTTTTCGTTTTCTGGTAAACAATTAAATTTCAATGATCCAAGAAGTAAATTATTTTTTGAATTTGTTAGATTAAAAGATGAAATTAATCCTAAATATTGGTTATTGGAAAATGTAGTAATGAAAAAAGAATATGAAAATATCATTTCACAATATTTGGGTGTTGAACCAATAAAAATAAATAGTAGTTTAGTATCTGCACAAAATAGAGAAAGATTATATTGGTCAAATTTAAAAATAATTCAACCAACAGACAAAAACATAAATCTTGATGATATTTTAGAATATGATGATCAAATAAATCCTGGTGCTATTCGTGGACGAAAATTAAACAAAGCTACAATTATTGGAAGACGATTAAATGATCGTGGTGTAAGAGATGATTATAATAAAGATATTCCTATTACACAATGTTTAGAAGTAAGGGCTACTAACACCAATAAAAGTAATTGTCTAACAACCGTTGAAAAAGATAATGTATTAACTACAATGCCTATTGGAAGACATCCTGATGCGTTTATTAATAAATTACCATTTAGATATTATACATTAAAAGAATACTGTAGATTACAAACCGTACCTGATGATTATTTTGATGGTATAGTATCAACAAATCAAGCAAAAAAAATGATTGGTAATGGTTGGACAGTTGATGTCATTGCACACATTTTGAAAAATATTAAATAATATGGAAGTTTTTTGGTTTTTTATCATTGGTCTTTTTTTAGGATGGTTGTTTGTTGGATGTCCCACATTTAGACCAAGTAGATATGACAGAAAAAGATGGAATAAAAAAAGATGGAAGCCTTGATAAAGTCTTAATATTTAATATCTTTCTGGATATTTAATATAACTTTGTAATTCTCGCCAATCTATATCATCTATACCTTGATATCCTTTATTAATAAAATATTGATTAACTTCATCTTGGCTTAAATCTTTAATGTCATTAACAATATTATTAATATATCTTTTTGAAACATATTCTTTTCTTCGTATAACTGGCATTTTTTTAATGCCCATTTTCAACATTGCAATCGCTCGATGTCTACCTTCTTGTGCTGAACTATTTACTGTATAATAACAAATAGGAAATTTGTCACCTTTTTTAAAATCTTCCACATATTTATCTACCAATTTATTATTAACTACATTTAATTCGAATTCATATGATTGCTTAAATCCTTTAGCTACTTGTTGAATATATTCTTTAGGACTAATAAAAATTAATTCTTCGACAGTTTTTTTCCATAATAAAGAATATAGTGGATTTTCATATGCCGGATAATATCTATACAGACTTTTCATATCAAAATACTGACAGCCGTCACATATATTATATTCATTAAATTCCAACAAATGATTCATATAATATATATAATTATTTTAAAACTAAATTTAGAAGTCTTCCTAATGATAAATAAAAATGTGTGTTTATTTCAGAAAAATCAATCCATTTATAACCAACCACTTCAGGACACATATTTCCAAAATTATCAGTAAACATAGAATCACAATGTAATTTAGTCAAATCTTCAATATTATAATAACACTTAAATAAATGTAAATTCTTTTTTGAATTATAATTGAAATGACCCAAATCTTCAATTTTTTCTTTACTTAAATTCAATCCAGTTTCTTCAAAAGTTTCTCGAATTGCTGCGTGATATGGAGTTTCATTAAGATTTAAACCACCCTTTGGAATATCGTAGCTAAGTTCATTTTCTTTTTTTCCATATGCTTTACAACCAAGTATCTTATTGTCTGAATTAATGATAATTATTCCACAACTAAGACTTTTCATAACCTATTAGCTAATGCTATAAATAATAATACAGAAGATATTACACACATTACAATTCCCCAAGGTGTTGAAATTGACCAAGATAATAATGTCACTAATGATCCAGATACTAAGATATTACTGTCATTTTGACTTATAATTGATAATATATCATCAATATATAAGATGTAAGCTAAAATTAATATTATTATTGTCATAATATAATTATTTTATTTTATTTTTTAATTCGTTTGGTATAATTTTTTTATTCATCCAATGTTCATCTGTTGTTACGTGACCTGGACGTACAAATTTTGCAACAGATTTACCAAAATCTTTAAAATCAAATTCATTCGCAAGTCTTATAACATAACCTTCTTGTTTTTCAGTGTCAAATGTATAATTTCTTAAAAATTGTTCATCAAATATACCTCGCCAAATAATTGGCACATGGCATAATCCTAATAGATTACACCAATCAACAGTATCATCCCAAGATAAACATTTATTATTTTCATCCCATATCGAAAATACTTCAAAATATGATTCCAAGTTATTGTAGTGAATACTATGTTCTGCAAATAATCCTTCACCACAAATTCTCCACCCATCAGGAATTTCGTAATTAAATGTTGACCAAAATCCTTTTAACCAATGTCTAGAAATATGATCAACACTATCTAATGAACGAGCATATATACAATCACGCATTAGATTTGAATTTTCACCATCACGTTTTTCTGTCATAACAATTTCTTTTCCAATGAAATGATCAATGGATTTTAATATTTTGTCATCTGATTGGCAACCTTTAGACCAAGGAAAATGGTATGTACGTGGATATTTCACTTTCATAATTGTATATTTAGTCAATACAAAGATATTAATATTTTCATTAAAAACAAATTTAGCAAAAACATTTATGCTAGTCATAAAAAACTCATATTATTTTTTTTATATATAATTAAAAAAAATAATATGAAAAAATGTTTTTTATGTAATAAAGATTTGAAACAAAGTGAAAGTTCGCATATGAAAAAATGTGCAAAAAGTTTTAATATTGAATTTAATAAAGATTTATTAAAATATAATCAAATTCAATTTGAATATTTGGACATTTTAGATTGTTCATCTGATAATATTAACAAATTAATAAATGAAAATGGATTAGTTTTAACTGATTTTATAAAAATATATAATTTAAAAAAATCACATTATTATTTTTTGATAAAATATCATAATATAAATATAGATGAAAAAAAATATAAAAAAAATGTTACCGAAAATCGTAAAAAAACTACATTTGAAAAATATGGTGTTGATTCTATTAATAATGTGTTAGAAATTAAACTTAAAAAAATGAAAACCAGTATTAAAAATTATGGTGTTGATAATCCATCAAAAAATATTGATGTGATAAATAAAATAAAAAAAACTAAAATAGATAAATATGATGGTTATCCAAATCCATTTAAAAATAAATCTGAAGATGAAATAAAGAAAATAATGAATTTTTGTCATCAAGGATTTAAAAATATGTATAATAATTTATCTGAACAAGATAAGAAAATAATGATTGATAATTTACATATTGGTAGAAAAAAATGGTGGAATTCGTTATCGGAAGATGAAAAACATCAAATAATAAATAATAGAACAAGTTTTAAGATGTCTAAAATAGAAAAAAGAATACTTGATATTTTAGACTATATGCAAATAAAATATATTTATCAATTTTGGGTTAATCGTTTATCATATGATTTTAAAATATTAAATACAAATGTCATAATTGAAGTAAATGGTGATTATTGGCACGCAAATCCCATACTATATCATAAAGATCAAATTATTAAGTATCCTAATAATGTAAAAATAACAGCATCAGAAATATGGTATAAAGATTTTTTAAAAAAAGAAGTAGCATTAAAATATGGTTATAAGATATTATATATTTGGGAAAATGATATGAAAACATATTCAGATGTCGATTTAATTAATATTATTAATAATCAATTAATTCTTTGATTCATTTATTCTTTTTAATTTCATTTTTCTTAGAAATCTATTGAAATCAATAGTTAAATCTGTTACAGTTGAACCATTATCAATTCTTGTGAGGTTTTAGTACTTAAATTATAATATATTGCGATTTGAAAATTTATAACAATTTCTATATTTTCATTTTTATAGGCAATAAATTTATCAATCTGTTTATTTTTAATTTCAATTTTTGTTTCAATAAATTGTAGAATAATTTCACTTAGTTGTTCTTCATCTTTAGATAGTTGCATTTTCTAATTCTTCAATTAATTTTTTTAATTCAGCCAATCCAATTGTCATTCGTTCTGATCCTCTGCCACCATAACCATAATCCCAACAACATTCTATTTCAACTTCATCTTTTTTTATAGTGATATTGAATGTACCATCTTCAATATTTATTTCATTATTGAAAGTTGGTTCCCAATCTAAATATTTATTAATTATCATCATATTCTTTATAATTGAAATGGTTTATCCAAGCCAGAATTTCTTAGGCTTTCCCAAGCTTCATTAATTTTATTTTCATAGTTAAAAATATTATCTAAGTAATCCCACATATCTTTATATTCTTCTGAATATAGTTCTTTTTTAAAATGATTGTGTTCTTTTTTGTACATTTCAAACATTCTATGTTTAGAATTAAGACTATGTTCAATATTTGCTATTCTATCACACAATTTAACAAAAGTTGCATATTTGGTATTTCTAATCCCTTCATAATATTTGTGGTTTGCTCGTTCTGCTCTTGTTTTACCCTTTTCATTGGTACAAGCATAAGCAAGTTCAGCAATCGTCTTCTATGGAATCATGTTCCCATATACCACCCACAACATTTAGTCTATCTAGTTCTGGTATAAGATAAATAAATTTCCATCCGTTATTTACTGCACCAGTTAAATGATATTCATATGGAAGATTATCACCATATTTGTGATTTACTGCATTATGAACCCTATTGTCTTTGTTTTTTTCATATGTTAAAAATAGATATTTTTTATTTATAATTCAAACGAAACGTATTTATTTTATCTAATTTACGTTTTCGTTCATATCTAATTAACAAATGATGTTTTTCTAACTTTAATTGATTAATCAATTCCCACAATTTTGCAGAATCACATCTAATAGATAGACCATAAATAGAATTCATTTCAAGTTTACATACTTCCAATTGCAAATCAATATTAAATATTTTTTCTTCAAAATCATTTAAATATGATTTTTTTTCATCAAAAGTAAGTGTATCTGACATTATTTATTTTTTTTAGTTTTATATCACGAATGTGTCTCAAATAAATTTTTTCAAATTCTGAAATATCATACTGTTTTCCTTTATATTTTATGCAAAATCGTATAAATAATATTGATAAGTCTTCTAATGTCGATATATTTTCAAATTCTGCAAAATTATCAGGAAAAATATTATTATTTAAATCAGTAATTATGTTGTTTATTGTATCATTTCGTAAAGAATTACCAACATATTTGCTACAAACATCAGATGTAATATCAGATAATGTTTTTAACATATAATTTTTATTTTCGTTCATTTTAATTAATTCAAATTCCAACAAAAATCAGTTAAAAACTTATGATCTTCAGGATAGTTAGAAATATAAAGTTTCACAAACGTTGAAAATTCACTAACGGATAATGTATAATCAACATGATTTAATTTGGCACAATTTAAAAAATCATTATAATCATCATCCCGCAAATAGCCCTTTAATGGTATGATTTTACCAACACAACTAGACCAATGTAATTCTTTACCTGTCCAGGTTATCCAATACCAATCTTCATCATCAGTACCAATTGCAACTAACCTTTCAATAGTATGACTCATTGTAATGATGAATTGTCCTTTTAGTTGTTCGAATTCTTCTAATATCAATTTTAAATTATTATCCATAAAATTAAAAAATTAAATATACCACAAAAAATAAATTGTTAAAAATAGTGTAATATAATGTATCAATTGATCAAATCCAATTGTTACAAAATATTTATGTCGTTTATTTTTCAACAAATGTTTATTAACAACTAATGTAACAAATAAATCAGTCAATAAATGACTAATATATGTAATAATAAAAAACCATAAAATATTAATATAATGAATGAATGGTAATAAATTGAAAATTTGCAAAATTAATAATAATCCCGTTAAAATTCCACTATATATTAAAGTGTGTGGATAAATATGTTTTAAATATCGTTTTATTTTATGATAAATATTATTTGTTCTATTTATTTTATGGTTGTTTTGTTGTGTTACAAAATCACCAACATAATGCCCTACTAATATAGCTATAATAATATATAAATTCATTTTTATTTTTATTTTTTAATTGGAACAACACGCCAAAGATCACTACAAGATTTACATATCGAAATAGATTTATTGTTGTCAGTTTTGTGATACAAACATACACTAGAATCCATTAATGTCCCACAACAATCACATTCATACATATTTTCAATTTTAGTTTCACCCCAAGACATTGTTCCTGCATAAAGAAATTTAAATTCATAATATTGTCTAAGTTCGTAAATCTTTTTTACAACATTATTTTCTTTCCAATCTTTTTTCATTTATTATATCCATTATTTTTTTATAAATGTCTGAGCTATTATAAATAGAATCACTACTAAATGATCCATATTTCTTTTGATTATATGATTTTTTCAAATCTAACCAACATTCTTTTATATTAATTATACCATTAAGTAAAACAGATATTGGAAACATTATTGTATTTAATATTATCGCTAATGGATTATAAAAATTATGAAGTATAATTTGTTTATCATTATAATAATATTCATATCTATCAATCCATTTTATTTGTCTATGTTTAAATAATTGATTATGTACTTTTTTGGATAATTTGAATTTTTTATATCCATTATCCAAAGGGTTTTTATAAATATATTCAGTTTTAATCATCATAATAATTTTAAATGTCCTGTTATGGGGTTTATTTCTTCGGATTTAGCTGGACCGATAGCAACACAAGTTTTTGTTGGTACACCATTAAATTCAGTTAATCCGGCATCGACAATCAATGAACAAGGCAAACCTTTATCTTTTGCTTGTTGATATATATCCAATAGTTCTTGTTCACTATCACAACTAACAACAACCTTAGTAAATAACCCCCTTAACCATACTGACCAATTAGAATCATCATCTAAATAAAAAGTAAGATGACCTTCACTTGATGATATTCTTTGATATTCACACAAATCTAAAAATACTTTCATTGAGGCGTGGGCCGCCTGAGACATCGCCTTACCCTTACGAACATTTAAGTCTTTTCGGAATATTATAACTTGTTTTACATTTTCATTCATTTAATTCTTTTTTAATTCTTTATCTCGTTCAGCACATTCTTTACACTGTGTCACACATCCACCATCTGGTATATTTGGTCGCCATATTTCATAGCAATTGAATTTTTTCTTTTTTATAGGTAATTTTATGATTATTCCAATCATTGGAAGTGGTAAAAAATAAATCCAATTTTTATTCTTATCGTAAAAGAATCCGATCCATAAATCGTACCATTTAAATATAAATTGTATTTTCATCAAAATCTCCATTTTTTGTTTCTATAAGTTCCTTTGCTCTTTCAAATATTGTTGAATCATCCAATAAAACTACACCACCATTTGGACCGGATTCCATATGTATTCCTACACTTGTTCCATTTTGATAATTTGCACCACCAAAATAATTTCTGATTGTGTCTTCTGTTAAATTAAATTCTGTAGATAGTTTCTTTATTGATCCTTTCGGTAGACTATCTTTAACTTTTCTTAATTCATTAAATGTAATTACCATATATGTATATTTTTTTTAAAGTTGTTTTAATTTTTTATAATCTACAAATTATTGTAAATTATTTACCAAAATAAATCATCATTATTTTTCAAATTTAATTGTTCAATAGGATTTTCGAGATATACTACAGGTTTATTGGTGCTTATAGCATATTCTATTTCATTTTTTGTGGATGTTCCAATATAACCACCAACATTTATAACGAATATTTCATCAGCTAAATCTATTTTTCGTTTGTGCATATTGTCTAACATTTCTTTAGTGTTATCAGTAAATACTTCAACATCACCAGAATGACCAAATAACCCAACACTTATTACAATATTACCTTCTAAGGTAAGTCTTTTTTGCTCAGCTATAAATTGATCTTTAAATTTTGTACTTCCACATAATGTTACAATTTTAAAATTTTCTATCATTTTTTAATATTATTTTTATTCCCAACTTCAACTACGATTCTATTAGGATTAATTTTTTCATCTTCTGTTACTGGAATCCAAACATCATTTTGGGTTATATTCTTGAATTTATTAAATCCAAAAAATGTCAATATTTTATCAATCATACATTTATATTATTTTTATGAAATATTTGATCAAAATTCAAATATTTATTTGCAGATATTATAAGATCATCTTTTAACATATTTTTTATATTATTTATATCAATAAATCTATTTTCTTTATCATATAAATATGTATTATAAAATGGTTTATTATCAATAATTGTCGAATATCTTATCATCGTTTTTGAACAATATGGTGAATAATATTGTGTAATTTCATCATATTGAATTTCTGGGTATCTTTTTAAAATACCTATCATTAAGTTCCAATTAAACTTTTTCCACCAGTTTTTAAATCGTGTTCCATCATAATCTTAACCAATTCTTTAAACTTCACCTTTGGTTCCCATCCTAAAATTGTACGAGCTTTTGTTGAATCACCAAGTAACAGATCTACTTCAGATGGTCTAAAATATTTTGGATCAATTTCAATTACAACATTACCTGTATTCTTATCTATACCTTTTTCATCTACCCCACTTCCAACCCATTCGATATCCATGTTAACATATTTACAAGCTTCTTCGATGAAATCTTTGACACTATACATTATCCCAGTAGAAAGTACAAAATCTTCTGGGGTGTCTTGTTGTAACATTAACCACATACCATACACATAATCGGGAGAATATCCCCAATCTCTTTTTGAATATAAATTGCCTAATTTTAAAGTTTTTTGTTTTCCGTTTTTTATTTTTACTAATGCTTCAGTTACTTTCTTTGAAACAAAAGTAGACCCCCGACGTTCTGATTCATGATTAAACAATATTCCATTACTTATAAACATATCATATGATTCTCTATAATTTTTACAAATATGGTAGGCGTAAAGTTTTGCCACACCATAAGGAGACTGTGGGTTAAATTGTGTTTTTTCAGTTTGTGGTATTTCTAAAACCTTTCCATATAATTCACTCGTACTAGCATTATAAATTTTAGATTTTAATTCCAATAAACGACAACTTTCGAGTACATTTAGGACACCTATTGCATCAACTTGTGCAGTATATAATGGTTGTGTAAATGACACTTGAACGTGACTTTGTGCAGACAGAATATATATTTCATCAGGTTTAACTTTTAATAATATATTTTGAATAGACGATATATCAGTGATATCACCATAATATAAATGTATTTTATCATAAATATTTTCAAGTCTACCAGTGTTAAATGAACTACTTCTTCTAATCATCCCATGTACATCATAATCTTTATCTAACAGTAATTCAGCAAGATAACTTCCATCTTGACCTGTAATTCCTAACAATAATGCTTTTTTCTTCATTTATTATAATTATTTTTTAATCCGATAAAATCATTTTTTATAAGATTTCTACTTATTAAGATTAATATCCCTGATATAATTTCACGGAATCTTCGACCAAACTTTTACCATCAATAATAGATTTGTCTATCATTCTGTTAATTGCTTGCACGTATTTCGGTCTTTTTTGTTTAAAACAAATATCTATTTTACGTTTTAGTGATGCTAATTCTTCATCAGATGTTGCTAATCCACATGCATCCTCCAAATACCACATACGGCAATTTAATATTGCTAATTTTTCTATAACTTCACCAATATTATCAGTTTCAATTATATCATTTGGCATTTCTATATATTTAGATTTATTTAAAATGTTGTGAACTGTAGTTTTAATTATATCTTCAATTTTTTCACCAATATTTAATTCATTATTTAAATATTGATGATAATCTTGTTCACCACCATCACCAACAATATTTTCAAATGATATAACATCTTTATCATCATATTCATAATCATTGAACCAATCACCAACAGAATCTTCTATATGTTTACAAAAATCGCCTACTGAATCATCATTATTTTCTTTTGGATTCGAATTATATTCATAATCATTGAACCAATCAAAATCTTCTTCCACCATACCAATATTTACGTTTCCGATTTTATAATTTATGTTCCAATTGCCACTTTCTCTGACACCACAATGTCCATTAATTTGATTTTCCATATTATTCTTTTTTGTTAATATCCTTGTATTTTTTCGATAAGATTTAAAATTGAATACAATTGAACATCTATATCATCTAAATTATGATATTCAGATTGTCTTTGAATAGAAATATCTTGTATACAATCTGTTACTTTACTATGAATTATCGCTAATAATCCTGACAAATTATATATATCATCATCTTTACCAAAGATAATATCATCAAAATTTAGTTCAGTATTTATTTTAACTTTTGCTTTCATAGCCTTTTTCATTATATAGTTGTTCAAATATTAATTGTTTAAATTTAGTTGAACTCCAACCATGATTTCTATTTATATAAATTATTTTAATATTTAGATCACCACCATTAATTTCTTTACCAATATAATCATCACCTAAAAATCTAACATTAGGCTTAATTTTTTTTAATAATTTATATAGTTCTTTTTCAGTAGTATAACAAACAATTTCATCAATATACTTTATAGATTCCAATATTTTTATTCTTTCATCAACAGATAATATTGGTTTGATTTTTTCTGGTCTATCAATAGTTGGATCTGTTTGCAAAAGAACAATCAATTTATCACAATTATTTTTAGCTTCTTCAAACATATAAATATAACCTGGATGAATTATGTCGAAGCAACCAGCAAGAATACCCATTTTCATATGGTTTATTTATTTTTTAACGTTAACCACATAATAAAGATGATCATATTGTGGGATATCTACTAATTTACTAGTTGTTTCAATACACTCTTCGATAAGGCAATGAAATCCACTTCCACCATTATCATATTCGACAAAAACATTATGTAAGTCATCACAATCTTTTACTATTCCAACATTACCATCATTATCCGTAATACGCATACCAATAACCAAATCACTATGGCTAACAATTTCAGATTGTTTATCTTTTTTTTCTTTATTTTTCATTATTTAAATCTTTGTTTAATCTCTACGAAATCCAGCATCATAACCTTCATTAAAAATAAAGCTATGTAAATATGGCATACCCCAATTTATTTTTAATCCAAAAATGAACAAATCAATACAATTTGCACCCCTAAATTTTACAACTTTATACCAAGGAAAATATCCCTTTGATATTCTAAACCAAAATTTAAATTTATATTCTTTTTTCATATATCATTATTTATTTTTTATTACATATTTTTATTTACGATATCACATATATACATAATATCCATACCTGTTAAATCTGGGTTATTAGGTACATATAGACCATACTTATCTACAATATCAGCAAAATCAAATGATTGTTTACCATATTTTTTTATCCAATATGGTTGGTTTCCAATTGATCCACAGACTAATGGTCTACAATCAACACCACCATCATCTAATGCTTTTGCAATTTGTTTAATATTCGGATGAATTATAGGATATGCAAAATTTGCGATTTTACAATGTTCAAAATCTTTAATCTTCCAATAATCATTTTTGATAAATTCTTGATATAATTCATAATTCCATTGTCTAAATATACAATTTTTTTCAATTCTGTCCAATTGATGTATTCCAATAAATGCTTGCAAATCAGTTGATCTTAAATTGAATCCTGGATAATAAAATGTATATAAATCTTTAAAGTCATCAACATCAAATCCTTCTTTTAATTTTGATTTAAAAGGTTCATCTAAATCACGATCCCAACCATGTGCTCTTATACTTTTAAGAATACAATACAAATCATAATCATCAGTACAGACCATCCCACCTTCTATTGTTGAATTATGTAAACATATAGGTTGCCAACCACCAACAAAATTTTCTGTATTTGGAACACAAAAATCATAAACATATTCATCATTACTATTTATTGTTTCTTTTGATCTAACACACAATAACATTAAATCATTATCGACGAATTTTTTTAATTTATCATTATTTAAATATTCAGACTTAAACAATTTAATAAAATCACAACATTTATATGATACGTTATTTTTATTTCTTTTGGAAAATCTTTCAATTTTAAATGTTAATTTTTTGTATGGTAATGTATTTTTTATATCAGAAACGATTATTGAATTATCTGATATTTCTACATTAGATATAATGAATTTATATTGTATTTTATTATTTGTTTTTCTACCACATATCATTCTATTATTTTCTTTAGATTCAATAATAGAACCATTTAATCCTAACATATTAAATAAATATGAAATTTCATTTATTAAATTTTTTGATACACTTGATACCGAAATTCTATTATCATCTACATTTGTGCCATCGCCAGCAAAATAACCATATAAAAATGATGATATATTTTCGTAATTTGAATGAAATATAAATTTTGGTATTTGTTTATTTGATGCTCCAGATTTTATATTCAAAAAATCTCTAAAAAATATTAATAAAGTTTCAGATGATATGCAAATTGCATGGCTATGTTTATCTTCAACAATATCATCATATGATTCTAAATTAAATATTTTTTTTATAATATTTTTTACATCCTTAATATATTCAATTTCATTTATATTAAATGAAAAACATAATCCACTTTTTTTGTATGATCCTTCGGCTAAAAAATAACCAATCAATCGACATAAATCTTCTGAAACTTCATATTTAATTGGAATATATTTATATTTAGGTGTGTTTTTTTTAGCAATTTTTAAATTATCAGTTTCTGTTATCAAATATTCCAAGGGTAAAACCTTTCTTCTTTTCCAATTATCTTTGTTTTTATTATCTTTACTATTCCATTTGAACTTTATTTTATCTAAATCAGATTCGTTATGGTTTATTGTAAAATATGTATTTTCAGTTTTTTTACAAAAATCTAAAAAATTTAATTCTGTTATGGGGTTTGGTTGTGGAATTTTAGATGGTACTACAATATAATCACCAATATTAATATCATTTCCTTTTTTTGGTATAATGTTAAAATTTTTTGGATCATAAGAAAAAACACTATGATCTTCGGTAATTTCAACATATCTACCATTTGATAATTTTATTTTAAAAACTATTTTGTTGTTTAGTTCGTGTTTTATTATATTTGAAGGTGATTTATATTGTGTATTATAATCATCATCGAATGTTATTATTTTTATTTTATTTACATCATATTGATATTTATTATAGATATTTTTAATATTATCTATATTAAAAATATCATTTTCATCTAAATATGGTATTGGTGTATTAGATGACACTGACATATGATGACCATAATAAAAGGAAAAAGAACTCATTAGACCAAATGATCCTGTTTTAATATCATTATAAAAAGAACCAATACTTTCACATGAATCTTCTAATAAAATAATGTTATTTTGTTCACATATTTCTAAAATTTCTTTCATTTTATTAGGAAATCCTAATACGTGAACTAACATTATAACAGAAGGTTTGTGTTCTTTCACAAGTTTTTTTAGGTGATCAATATCTAATCCTAATGTTTCTTTATCACATTCACAAAGAATTGGATTAAGCCCCAATTGAATAATTGGTGAAACTGTTGTAGTCCATGACACCGCAGGAACGATTATATTTTTATTTATTAGTCTATCAGACATCAATAAACTATAAATCATTGCTAGATTTGCAGATGAACCAGAATTAAGAAAAACTGAATATTTTTTATTTTGATATTTAGAATATTTTTCTTCAAATTCTACAGTAAGCTTATTTTTAGTTAAAATAGGATTCGTTTTTAACCATTCTATTAAAAGGTTTATATCATTTGCGTCAATTGTGTCTTTAACTAATTTAATTCGTTCCATTTATATTATATTGTTTTTAAAATATTATTAATATTGTTTATAATACTATTATTTTCGAATACATTATACCAATATTGCTTTGCTTGACAATTATTATCAGCTATATATTTACTTTCACGTTCCTTATATGAAAAACCAATTAATATTTTATTTTCATTTTCCATATTATCACTGATGTGTGTAAAACAAAATGGACCAGATGCTCTACCAATAATAACATCAGTTTTTGTTGATATATAAGAAATTTCCAATAAATTTTTGTTAAATCCCAAAATATTATCAACATTAATAATATTATCTTTTATTAAAAAAATATCATTTGTCATAATAAAAATAATATTCGGATATATATTTGATAAATTGTCTATTATTGGATAAAAATTAAAATTTTCGGATTGACCTGACCACACATTATTATTACAAACTAATACATATTTTTTATTTGGTTGAATAAAATTGTCAATATTTTGTGTTTCCACTTTTTCAAAATCAACTTTTGGAATATAATATTTAATCGGATTTATTTTAAGATTAAGTTGATCATAAATATCACAAAAAACATTATAATTTGCATTTAAATTACAACCAGTTTCATTTAAATATTTGGCTTGTTGTTGACCAACCCATGTATTAATATACAAATCATCACCAATCTGTATTACAGATACATCATTTTTTGGTGTTGGTTTTCTAATTTGTTCAATATCAATATCTTTTAATATAGAAAAATCATTACTGTGAATATAGTAATGATTTTTACCAATTTTACTTTTTATATCTTTGATAAATTCTTTTGAATAAAAAACATCACCGTTGTGATAATTGTTAAAAAAATAAACATTTTCAATCATATACTTTTGTTAATTTACATCTTATTAAGTTGGTCAATTCTTACTTTAATATCATTATCATAACTATAAAAATAAAAACCATCTTCATTTTCATAACAATATTTCCAAGTATTTTTAGTATTATCCCACTCAATAAATATAATTTTGGTATCTAAATTTTTAGATATTACTGTTATATTTTGACCCAATGTAAATTTTGGTTTTAATTTATTATAATCATTTATAAGTTCTTCTATTGCTTCCGGTGTAAATATTAAATCAATATTATTATCACATTGAATCATAAAATTACATCCAATTTTACACATTTTTACATCTTCTTTTTCTACATTAATTAAAATACGTGCCATAATTATTATTTTTATTTCATTTAAATACTAGAATATATATTTAACATTTATGATTTTGTTTAAAATAACATTGGTTTTATATTAGATATTTTTAATAATTCCATAGTTGTATCATTAAATAAGTCTTCATATAAAATTTTTCTAGATTTTAAATAAAATATTTTTTCGTTTGATGTTATATTTTCCGATATATCTTCGGTTACATAATCTTCATATTTTAAATTAAAATGTGAATATAAACTTCTGATAAAATCATTTACAAATATCAATCGACCTGATCCAATAATTTCATCTTGTCTAGCTTTTATAGATTGTTCAACGACAAATTTTGGATGTAATAGTTCTCTATAAAAATATGTATTACCAATTGTAATTTGTTTTTGATTTATAATCGAATCAAAAATTTTAGAAAATAAAAAACCATCTTTTCGATATATTGAATTAAAATTAAATGGATGTAGAACTATTACATTATTATATATTCTATGGATATCTGATATCAACATATCTTTTGATTCTACATAATTTGAAAGTTTATAATTGAATGGCGTATAAATATTTATTGGACCATCACAATTATTCCACAATTCACTAGTACCATATATTATAACATTATTAGATATTGGACTAAAATAATCAATAACTTTAAGTGTATAATCGACATTAGTTTTAAAAAATATTTCCCAATTATCTGTTATATAAGTTCGTTGTTCAGCAAAACAAATATAAACACGATTATAATGTTTTTTATATTTTTCAAAATCTATATTTCGTGATGATATTTTTTCATAGTCATCAGGAAAATAGTGTGCCAATTGTGATGTGTTTCCAATTACTAGATTCATTTTAATTTGTTTATTTCCTTTATTTTTTCTGATCTTAGTTTCCTCGATAAAAATGGACAATATGTTGGGGTTATTTTATCAGATTTTATATCACCAACTAATAATGAATATGATGTTAAATTTTCACCAAGATTTTTGTCGTGATAACATTTATAGTTTCCCAATATTGTGGTTTTGCTTAAATATTTACAACCTTCACAAGTAAAAACTGTTATTAATGTTGGACCATTTATCACTTTTTTTATATTTTTTTTATTGTACTTAGAATTTCAAATGCTTTATCCGCAGCATTTTTCCAAGTAAATTCTTTTCTTATTATTTCAGAATCAATTAAAGCTTTACCTTTATATTTCCAATAATTTATATAAACATCTTTCATAACTTTAGATAAATCATCAAAATCTGGTTCATAATAATTTCCAACCATATTTGGTATTGGTTTTTCGCCAATTATTTTAACTGGATGTCCTTTACCTTGTGCAAATTCTAATTGCCCACTACAATTTGAATAAATTGATGGTGTTCCACACGCCATAGATTCACAAAGTGGAAGTCCCCACCCTTCTGATCTTGAACAAGAAAGATATACATGACCATTTTTTAAATAATTTATATAATCATCTTGACTTAAAAAATGTACAATTTTGATTCTATTATCATTAAACCCGAAATGCTTTAATCTATTTTCTGTTGTTACTAATCCATCATTTAAAAATTCGTTGTCAACGGATATTATTAAATCAACTGGATCATCATTATTAAAAGTTTTTAAGAAAGTTTCAATAATTTCTTTAGTTGCTTTTCGATATTCCCATCGACCAAACATTATAAATTTAAATCTATTATCTTTATATGCATCTATATTGTAATTAAAATAAGATGGATTAAAAATAGTTTCATCAATAGCTTCAGGTACAACAAAAACCTTTTCGGGTGAATAACCTTGTTCTATTATACATTGTTTTTGCCATTCGGATGGACACCAAAATTGATCATATTTTTTAAGTAATTCAAAAAAATTATGATCATATTTAGTTGATTCCCAAACATTATACGCTATTTTAATTCCTTTATATTTATCTAAACAATGATAATAATGATGATTAGTTTCACTTAGTATAATATCAATTATGTCTTCTTGTTTATATTTATTCAAATATTCAAGACCATCATTAATTTCGCTATCGAAAATGTTAGCACCATATTTACATGGGTCATTTTCATCACAGTATAACGTTTGTTGACATATTAAATTTCTTTGATAATCTGTTAAATATTTTTCTCCTTTATGTGGATCATTATATCGACCATTTGAATTTTTTTGTCCTAATCCGAACCAACTTTTTCCAACTGTAAAATTTTTAATTTTTAAATCTACTAATTGACTTAATGCTGTAAAAAAATTTCTAGCGTGGGCATTATATCCTGTATGTCCAATAAAACTTGTATGTCCTTTAATAAAAAAATCAGTCATGAATAATATTTATTTTTTAAAATAGAACATTCATTTTTGAATATTCTTCCAATATACTTGTCTTTGTCCATATTATACATTGGAATTTGGGTGTAAGTACATTTATTGAATTTTCTTCCAATCTATTCTTTATAAAATTCTGAACATCATAATAATTATATGAATAATTATTTTCAATGTAATTCCAAATATCATCATAATTACACCAAAGACAATTATTTTTCCAATCCAACACAAATATACATTTTCCCGTTATTTTATTTGGTTGTAAACACTGTTTACCTTCTATTTTACATATTTTCATTTTTCTAACATATCTAAGATCATAGTACATAAAAATACTTTCAGGATAATCATTATGTTTCACATTATAACAATTTTGAAAATAATTATTAAACCATTGTGTTAAATCATCTTTCATTTTTATTTTATAATATTTATTTTCATAAATTATTATGTAATTCCCTTATTTTTTGTATTTTTTGTAATTTTTTCTTTCTATAATATCTTATATCTCTTGCATATATAGTAAAAATGTTTGATTCGGGTATATGTCCAGTTTTAATAAACGAATAATACATTGTCAATTCTTTATTATCATAACTATTATGTTCTTCAAAAATAATATTACCATCCATATCAGTTAAAATATAACAAATTACACCAGTTTCATTAGATTGCGATTTTTTTCCAGTAATTAAACACCCATCTTCAACTAAATTATTAACAATATAATACATATTATTAATTACTAATCGACCATTTATATCAAAAACAAATTCTATATTTTGTAATTTATTTAAAATATGTTGATAAGTAGTATTATTAGATATTATCCAATATGTATTTTGGTTTGATCTTGGAATTCGATTAAGTTTGTATATAATTTCATTTCCACTTATGTTTCGATCATTAATGTCATAATACTTACCAAAATCCAAATCATTTTCTCTGGATTTTTTACCTAATTCAGTAACAAGTTTAATATATTCTTTATTTAATTCATCTTTTATAATATTAAAAATTTCATAATTGTATGATGAATGTATATTTTTGTTAATGTAAAATTTCAATTTATAAAGTTCTATATGATCAGTTTTTTGTATTATTGAATATCCTTTACTAAGATACGGTGAATAACTTTGTGGTGAAACATAACAAATATCAATTACTTTTTTTGATGTTTCTTCTAAAAAATATAATTCATTATTTAAATCGTATATTTTAATTTTTGGTATCACCAATTTTAATTATTTTTTAATTATATAACATTTTTATTGTTTTGTTTTTTTAATATATAAAAGAAAAATATTTGATGGAAAAATTTACACAAATAAAAGATACACCAATCATACCAGAAGATGAAGTTCTATTTAATGGTAATCATCTTGATATTATTAAATATAAAGATACTGAAATTTTACAAACAAAAGATAAAGTTGCAATTCTTCCATATTTTAGAGATGAAGCGACATTTTTAATGCGATTGGAATATACACCAGCTTATATGTATAAAAATCGTGGTACAAATCTTAGGAATATTACAAATTATTTAACTGTTATTACTGGTGGTATAGATGAAGGTGAAACCCCGGAACAAACGATTAGACGTGAATTATATGAAGAAGGTGGTATTGTATTAAATAGTATGTTTCAATTTGATGTTCAAGGTCCATATTTTACAGATAAATTTGGCACATCCCAAATTTGGATTTGTTTTTTAGAATTACCAGTAAACACTTATCGCCAAGTTAAACCACCTACTGATGGTTCTAAACATGAAGAATTATCAAAATGTATTAGGGTTTCTATTGGTGATATTAACCAAATAGTTAATAACGATTTATTGAGTAAATATTTAATTGATAAATTAATCAATAGAATAGCACAAGGATCAAGATGAAATATAAAAGAAAAAATCTTTTTGATATTAAACATCGAAAAAAATAATATTTTATGAAATATATTAAAAGATATGAAAATATTATAAATATTCAAATAAGTAGTGTTATTGGTGAATATTTATTCTATAAATTTTTATATTCATTACATAATGATTTGATTAAAATATGTGATGTTCGTATTCAATCTGATTTTTATGTTTGTTTTTATTTTAAATCAAATATAACTATAAGTGGTGTTTATTTTGATGACATTATTAATTTAAGAAATCATATATTTGAAACATATAATATAAATAAAAAATATATTTATATAGATAACACAGAAACAAATAGTTTATTATTAGAAATTGTTATACCTATTGAAGATGATTCTTTAGTAAAATTACAAACTGATGCATTCGAAAATTTACAAAAAATTAAAAAAGCAATAAAATATAATATTATATGAAATATATAAAAACATTTGAAAAAAATCTTTTTGATAAATATAATAAATATGAACAAAAAACAGATGAACTTAAAAAAATATTAAGTTTAATTACTGAATATCTTGATATCAACGGTCATAAAACTAAAATATATTTAGATAGTAGAAATTGGGAAATAGAATTTGATTCAAATGAATTTAAAGGCAAAGTGATATTATCAATATGGAATAATAAAATAAATATAAAAATTAAAACACCCAATTTTAAAGGTAAATTAATAAAATATAATAATATTTTTGATTTTTTTATAAATTTTTTAAAAAATCTAGAAGGACTAAAATATGATAATAGTATAAATTTAATGGGTGGTATAGATAATGATTTTCAAGTAATAAATTATCAAAAAGTAATTGATAATTTATCTAAAGAAATTGAAATGGTTAAAATTGGTAAAAAATATAACATTTTATAAAATATGATTTAAAAATTAGATTTTTTTATTAATATATACAATATGAAACATATAAAAGCATATGAAGATTACACACTAGTTGAATATGTAGCACCCGAAGGTGAACACACATCATATAAAAACGAAATTAAGAAAAAAAAACGTAAAAAACGTGGTGAAATGGGTACTATAATAGTTCCACCGAATCACACGAAAGATGTAATATCTTTCAAAAGAACAGGATGAAAAAAAAAATTAAAATAATATGAAAAAAATATCTTTAATGCTTAAAACATTATGGTTAAATTCAAAAACGTGGTTTTTAAATTCAAAATATCATGAAGAAATGATAGCAATACCAATTCTTATATTTTTGTTTTATTTATGTAATTATATTTTTACAGCAATGTTTCCAAATAGTGCATTTTTTGATTTCGCATCCCAAATAGAAACCATTGTAAATAACATAGTTACGTTTATAATTGCAATAACTGTGGCAAATATTTCACTAAGAATTATATTTCCGAACATTTATAAATATTTGAGAAATGAATTTTATAATTTTAATATTGAACAAAAATCAACATATGCAGTTGCTATTTTAATTGCATTCATAATTGCAGCAGCACTTATTTTTGGATAAAAAAATTTAATTCAAATGAGAAAATTTATTATAGTTATTATATTTTTACTAATATATGCTGTTCAAGCTGCTAATATAAGCCATTCTGATAGCATTAGAATTGAATTGGTAGATTCTATCAGCAATCAATTAGATGTTAGGGAAACTTCTTATAATAGGGGTAAAATGGTTGATATTTATAATAAAGAAGTAGGTGTCCCATTAGGTTCTTCTTGGTGTGGGTCTTTTGTTGGTTCAAATTTAACTTGGCAAGGTGTTGAAAACCCAAATTCTGCATGGTCACCAAATTACGCTACAAAAGATATTATTTGGAAAGCAAAAAGAAAAAATAATATAACACCAAAATCTGGTGATGTTGTAACTTTCTATTATTCAAATCTTGGTCGTGTGGGACATACAGGTTTTTATGTAAAAACAGATAATAATGGTTTTTTTATTACAATAGAAGGTAATACGAATAATGGTGGGTCACGTGAAGGTGATGGTGTATATAAGAAAAAACGTGATCCAAATAAAGTATACGCAATTAGTAGATATATTAAATAAAAAATAATTTTTTTCAAATTTAATGAAATGGACTAAGCACTTCAAAAAGAAGCAGATAAATATTTAACAAGAACTGAATTTAGTAAAAATAATTTTAATGCTTATAGTGCAGCTTCAGACAAAAAAATTATGGATGAATTGTTTAAAAATCACAAAAATCAAGGATATTCAAATAAACAAGCATGTAAAGGTTATTGGACAAAAGAAAAACTTCAAGAAGAAGTAGATAAATATGAAACAAGAAATGAATCCAAGTGCATATAGTGCTACTATCAAGAAAAAAATTATGGATGAATTATTTGAAAATCATCCAAATAAAGGATATACAAATAAAAAATAATCCTTAATTATTTTGGAATATTGAATTCAACACTAGTATTGATAGGTTTACTATTACCAATAAAAATTTCCCAAAATGGTGTTAATTCTGTATATTTAATAAGAACGGTAGCATATTTATTACAAGTACAAGGTTCATTAATTTTATAACTATTACTTGGAACTTTAACTTCGACTTTATTTCCGTTAATGTCTTTTATATAAAATATACATTCTGTATCATCATCCCAATAATAAAACAATTCATTTGGATCAAGATCATTTTCTATTGGAATAATATTTCTTACTATAAATGAATTTTGTCTAGGTAAAAATGGTATGTTTGATAAACATATCATTAAAACCCCAAATACCATCATTATAGATATAATGATGATCATTATTTTGCTTTTAAAAAAATCAACTAAAAATAATAAAATTAAAGATAATAATACTAAATACATAATTTCGATTTTTGATTGTTATTGGCTACAAATATAATATAAATCTTTTAAGATTACAAAGAAATATTATATTTTTTTGCTTTCCCAATTATTGCATATTTTTTAATATTTTTATCGGGGATATTAATTAATATTTCTATTTTATTATTTGCAAAAATAACCTTTGAATCATTGATTTTTTCTTTTTCTAAAAAATCAAAAAATAATTCATATTTTTCATCATTTATATAATCGTGAATATAAAAAGAAAATTCTATAAATCCCTTTATAGTAATAAAATCTGGATCAGAATATAGACATTCTATAAAACCATCTGTTTCACTTATTGGTTGAATTGATTCTAAACCAATTGCAGCATTAGTTAAATCTTCTTCTGTTATTTTCATATATTATTTTTTTATTCATCAACAGGATGTTCATTCAGATATATATTTTGTTTAACTTTTTTTAATTGTAATTCAGCTAACTTTTGCACTTTTTTATTTGCATCTAATGTTATTTTTGTTCTTTTTTTAATATCATTTTCATCAGGAATTCTTTTCCTTAAACTTTTTATACCTTTTTGTAGATGAAGAATCCCTTTATCTATATTTTTCTTTATTTTAAAAGGTTTTTCTAAATTATTCTTTATTGGTTTAAAATTTTCAAATGTTTTCAAATATTTCATAATGATATATTATATTTTTTTGTTAGATATTTCAATTTTAATTCAAATCTATCTGAACACCACCCACTTAACTTTATATTTGGATTTTTCATATCTATAATATCAACATATAAATCATCATCATCAGAATTTTCAACATCAACATACAAATCATCATCAGAATTTTTAAATATTCGTGTTACTTTATATTCATGTCCACTAATAGGTTCATATTTTCTTGTATATACATCATTTACACCATCTACACAAATAACTATATCACCAACTGAATATCCATTTATATTATTCTCAAATGTTTTCAAATATTTCATAATGATATATTATATTTTTTTGATTTAAGATATAGTTCAACATTTTGTTTTTGATCATCATTTAATAATATAAATCTATTAGCTAACCAACCATTTAATACTATATTTGGATTTGTTATATCAGTTACATCAACACTATAATCTGTTGTTTCACCATTCCATTTAATATGTGTTTTTTTAGTATGACTATTAGTAATTTTATTTACTTGATATATTCTATTCCTAATTGGTGAAAAATGTCTATAATCATCATCTTCTCCACTAACACATAATACGAAATCATCTACAGAATATCCAATATTTTTATTATTCAACCAATCATCCACTGAACTTATATTTTCAAATAATTTAAACTTAGTAATCATATCATATATATTAATTATCACATTCAAAAAAATTAAACCAATTAATTTTATATTAATATAATAGATTTAGAAATTAATTAAATATAAATTTATGGAATACACACAAAACAAAAGAGGTGACTTGATTCTATCACAAGGCACATTCGTTTACATTCAAGATGGTGCATCAGGTCAGGTTCAAGTTGCTGTTGGACCTTACAAAGAAAGTATTGGTGAAATCGACAAAATTGTTGTTTTTGATGAAGATTCGAGAAAATTTGTTCAAGCTTCAGATTTTAATGAAGCGATTCAAGTTTCTCGTTCAGCAGATGAAGGACAATATATTGTATTGATAAATCCAGCAGAACCACAAGCAAATGAATCAAAATTTCCAAATCGTGGAAAAAATTCTACAACTGTCACATTAAAAACAGGTAGTAAAGTTAACATTCCTGGACCAGCAACATTTCCTTTATGGCCAGGACAAATAGGTAATGTTTTAGATGGACATAATCTAAAATACAATGAATATCTTATTGTACGGGTTTATAATGAAGAACAAGCTAAGAAAAATCTTAGTAAAGCTATTGTTAAAACCGCTGATGCTACTATTACTGATAAAAAAGCATCCAAATCACTAATTGCAGAAGAAGATTTAGTAACAGGTAAATTACTTGTTATTAAAGGTACTGATGTATCATTCTACATTCCACCAACAGGAATTGAAGTAGTTTCATATAATGGAAGTTATGTTCGTAAAGCTGTTACATTGGAACGTTTGGAATATTGCATATTACTTGACCAAAATGGTGACAAACGTTATGTTAAGGGGCCAGATGTTGTATTTCCAAAACCCACAGAAGAATTCTTGGAACAAGATGGTAAAAAGAAATTCAAAGCTCTTGAATTAAATGACAATATGGGTATTTATCTTAAAGTAATTGCTGATTATGTAGAAGATAATAAGGAATATTTAACTGGTCAAGAACTTTTTATCACAGGTAAAGAACAAAAAATTTATTTCCCACGTGAAGAACATGCGATTATTAAATATGCAGATCAAGTTATGCATTATGCTGTTGCTATTACTGGTGGTGAAGCACGTTATGTTTTGAATAAAGAATCAGGTGAAATCAATTTATTTAGAGGTCCAAAAATGTTTATACCCGATCCTCGTAAAGAAGTTATAGTTAAACGTATTCTTGATGAAAAAACTGTTAAATTGTGGTTTCCAAATAGTGTCGATGCACTACAACACAATCAAACACTAGAAGCTGAAATGAATCAAAATGATTTGATAAGTGAATTTGGTGGTAGAAGTAATGCATATGTAACTGATCGTGGTTTTTCAAAAGCTAATAAAGTTTATGCATCAACTTTGAATATGGCTGATGAAATGTCACGTAAAAATACTTTTACTAAACCAAGAACACTTACTATGGATAACAAATATGAAGGTGCTGTTACAATAAACGTATACCCCGGATTTGCTGTTCAAGTTGTTAAAAAAACAGGTGAACGTGAAGTTATTGTTGGACCAAAAATCAGATTACTTGAATTCGATGAAACACTTGAAGTTCTTGAACTATCAACAGGTAAACCAAAAACAGATCATGATTTATTCAAAACGGTATATTTACAAACGGAAAATAATATAGTATCTGATATAATTGATGCTGAAACTAAAGACTTAGTTGATGTTAAAATTCGTTTATCATATAGGGTTAATTTTACTGGTGACGATAAAAAATGGTTTAGTGTTGCTAACTATGTTAAATTAATGACCCAACATTTACGTTCAATTGTTCGAAATAAAGTAAAGAAAATAAATATCGAAGAATTCAATAATGATGCTGCTGATATTTTAAGAGACACTATTCTTGGTCAAGCAGATGAAAGTAAGAAAAGACCAGGTAAAACATTTTCAGAAAATGGGATGCAAGTATATGATATAGAAGTATTAGGTGTATCTATTGGTGATACTGAAATTTCATTCTTTTTAAAAGATTTCCAAAAACACGTTGTTAAAAAGAATATGGAAATTAATAAACTTAAAAAAGAATTTGATAATACTAAAGAAGAAGAAAGAATAAAACGAGAAATTCTTGAAGAAAAATACAAAACCGAAAAAATTAGTGCAAGTATAACATCACAAAAACTTATTGAATCAAATAAACTTGAAATAATGAATGTGAATGCAAAGAAAGATAAACAAGTTATAGTTGATGAAATAAATAAAATGATTCTTGAATATGATAAACTTCACGATGAACATGACATTGCAATTACAAAGGAAAAATCAGAAATTCGTGTACTTGAATATGAAAAACAAATGTCTGCAATTCAACCAAAATTGATTGAAGCAATGATAACACTCGGTGGTGTAAAAACTACACAAATTCTAGCCGAAAATCTTAAACAACAAGGTGGTGATTGGACTGATGTTTTCAGAAAAGGTGGAATTGAAGGTCTATTGGAAACTGTTAAAGGTACACCAATGTACGATAACATTGTGAATATTTTTAAACAAATTACACCAAAAACTGAAGAATAAACATTCAGAATATATCAAGAAAAGCCACTTTAAAAGTGGCTTTTTTTTATTTTCTACATACAATCAAACTATCGTTTTCCATTAAAATATCTTTAATTTCAATAATTCTATTATTTTGTTTGTTTATAATAATAGTTGATGTTTGTATTTTGCCTTCCTTATATGTTAATGAATTTACTTCATCGTTTAAAACTGCAACCTTTACACCATGGTTATTATTATCTGTATAAACCCAATAAACTTTTAATCCCTTTAGTTCTGGTGGTAAATTTTCTTCATTTCCATTTAAATATTGATATGTTGTTCCTTTTGGTTCACCACAAGAAAATAAACAAAACATCAACATTAATGATGCAACAATTTTAATTTTATTCATAATCATAATTTTATTTTTTTAATTTAATTAATAATTCTTTAAAATACACCGCAAATATACTACATTTTTTTCAATTTAATTGAAATTACTAATTTATTTTTACTAAATTAATTATTTTTATTATCTTTGAAAAAAAATTGCAAATGAAATCATTAAAAAAGTTTATATATTTATCAATTGCAGCAGCAGTTGTTACTATATTGTTGAAATTTTCAGCTTGGTATGTGACAGATTCAGTTGGATTATTATCGGATGCACTTGAATCTTGTGTAAATTTAATTGCAGCATTAGTAGCATTACTTATGTTAACAATAGCTGAAAAACCAGCAGATGAAGGTCATTCATTTGGTCATGGAAAAGCTGAATATTTTTCAAGTGCAATTGAAGGAATTTTAATTATTATAGCAGCAATATTAATTATAAAATCTGCAATACCGAGAATTATTCATCCACAAGAATTGGAACATGTTGGGATTGGTCTGATTATATCAACAGGTGCATCATTTATTAATTTGTTTGTTGCTATAATATTAATAAAAAACGGCAAAAAACACGATTCAATTACACTTGAAGCTGATGGAAAACATTTAATGACAGATGTATATACTTCCGTTGGTGTTTTTATTGCTATTGCATTAGTAAAAATTACTGGATTATTAATACTAGATGGTATAATAGCAATTATTGTTGCAATTAATATATTATGGGCAGGATATCAATTAATTGCTAGATCAACAAGTGGGTTACTTGATTGTAGTTTATCAATAAACGATATAAATAAAATAAACGATAAATTAAAATCACTACCACAAGATGTTGATTATCATAAAATTTTAACTAGACAAGCAGGACAACAAAAATTTATTGAATTTCATTTACTTGTTCCTGATGAATGGACTGTTAAAAAAGCACACGATTTAGCTGATATAGTTGAAAATGATATTAGTGATTTATTTAGTTTTACTAAAGTAACTATACATATTGAACCAAAAAACGATCCTGCATCATATTTATAATTAAAATAGAAAAACTTATAATTTTTTAATGTATATATATAATTAAAAAATTATAGTGGCTAAAAAAATTAAAGAAACTCGTATTTGTTCTCACTGCATTAATGATATTGATCAAACAGAAATAAATATTGCTTTAGTTCCTAGTGGGAAATATTATACACTTTATTGTCATAAATGTATAAAAGAATTGGGAATTACCGATTTTAAACCATATATAAAACCTAGAAAAAAGAAAAATTAAACATTATTATTTGAAAATGATATAAATATTATGAAAACAGAAAAAAATCCCATCGAATTGTTAATTTGTGATTGTCATTCAACTGATCATCAAATCATATTATTACACGAATATGATGAAGAAACAGATGAAAATGGTAACATTACAAAAAAATGGCCGATGTGCTATGTACATATTCATCTTAATAATTATCACACATTTTGGCAAAGAATTAAATATGGCATTAAATATATTTTTGGTTATAAATGTCGATATGGTGCTTTTGATGAATTTATATTTAATCCAGAAGATGCACCGAAATTGCAAAAATTGGTTGATCATTTAAATGAACAAATAATATTAGAAAAGCGTGAAGTTTAACCCATTACAGATAATGGATGAACATCTTTATATTCGTGAAACTGTTGGTTATGATGTTATTAAAGATGTTGAATTAGAAGATTTACCACAAATTATATATTTTCTAAAAATTGTGTGGAATTATAATAAGATGTGTAAAATTTTAAAAAATGAAATTAAATTATGAAAGTAGAATTCGCAGACACATTTTTTAAAAGTCTAAAAGTTATGAAATGGCACAATAGTTTCATCTATAAGTCATATGACTTATTTGTAACAGATATACCACATTTTTTTAAAAATATATGGAGATTTCGCAAAGTACTTTGGAATCATTCATGGTTCGACAGTCACTACACAATAGAAGCTTTATATACATCTATTTCTATAATGGAAAAAAACTTTTCTAAATATGGTCATGAAATCGAAATAAGTAGAGATAAAAAAATTGCTAAAATGCGTAGATCATTAGAAATTATGAAACATATTTTGGATGATAATTTCATTGATATGGCAGAAGAAAAATTTGGAAAACTTCCAGATCAACCATGGGAATTTAAAGAAGTAGAAGATCGACCTGATTGTATGGAATTGGTTGATAATTATACAGAAGAAGAAAAAGAATTGCAATCTAAAATATTTGCTGAAGCTAGAAAAATACAAGAAGAAGAATGGGATGAATTGTGGGATATTTTCAGAGGTCAAAAAAAAGAAGATTTTGATAAATGGTTCGAAGAAAATAAATCCAAATATACACAAAAACAAATTAATGATGCTATTCCGTATTATACATGGTTCAATGGTTCGGGATTGTCTTCGTGGTGGGATTAATATATTTGTTATTAAATTAAATCGTATGGGAAGACAAAAATTAAATAAAGAAGATAAAAAACATCATTTAACATTACATATTAATGAAGCTTTGTTAGATCGGTTAAATGAAAAAACGGATGAAAAACGTTCGCAAGTAATCGAAAAGTTATTACTTGAATACTTAAATAAAAAAACATATAAAATCTGTAAAAATTTAGATTCTTGCTTTGCTGTACAATTAGGTGAATGTCCTAATGATATGGAAAGTTGTAATGGGTTTGAAGAATAAAATAAATATTATGAACAAAAATAGTACACATTTAGCGTTATTAGGTATTACAAATTTTTATGAAATATCTTCAAATTATATTTATGAATTACGTGAAAAAAGTCATAAACCAGGAAATATTTTTTATAAATTACCAAAATATACTATTAATAACAATAAAGAAGCACACAACCAAATAATAGATGCTAGTTATTACTTACAATTTATAGGCACATATAAAGAAGAAGAAACAAGCAAATATTTAATGTTTGATTTTGTAACAAATGATTTATTATTAGCAGAAGAAATAAGCAATTCTGGATATGATGAATTTTTAAAAGATTTTGATTTCAAAGAAATTTTATCAAAATTCACACCAAACACGGAAGATGATCTTATACATTTTAAATTTCCAAATATTAATTATATTGTAATCGAATTGGAATATTTATCTTCCCAAGATTATGAAACTGGATATTGGGATACTGATATGAATATTAATCTATTTGGTTATTTAAATGATAAAATGGAACTTGTTAAGTTTGATAACATAACATTAATTTAAAAAAAAATAAATATTTTTTGTTAATTTGATTTTTTATTTCTATATTTGTTTTTAAATATCAAAACAAACGAAATGGAACTTTTAGAAAATGAAAAAAAGTCAAATTTGATTGAAATCAAAAGACGCTACAAAAAAATTTCGGCGACATTGGATAATATATTTGCACTTGAAGATATTTGCAATGATCTGATTGAATTGATTTCTAATACAACAGAAAAATACAAATATTGTATATTATTAAAACGGACTTACGAAAGACAAGAAAATTTAATAATGTCTAAAACATATTCTGAATTAGCCAAAAAATCATTAAAATTGATAAATAAATATCAGACTATATATAATGATGCGAAACAGAAATATATTGATGCTGATAATCAATTAAAAGAAATTTAAATATGGAACTTAATGATTCTGAAATATCATTATTAACAGAAATATATTTAACTAAAGGATTGTTAAGAATTTTTTTAAATTCTAATGACATAAAAATAGCCAACAAATTAGTTAAAAACGAATATTTATCTAAAGGTAAATATGATGCAAAAAATGGCACAACTATGTTTTTTATTTCACGAAAAGGTGAATTATATTTAGAAACTCAAATCCATTAAAAATAAACAAATTCATTATTTTTAACTATATAGTTAAAAATAACGGAATTTATGCAAATTTACATAAAACGAATCATTCAAAATTCGATTAAAATAAAAAATGATATTTATTCAAATCCCGAATTAATTAAAACAATTGAAGATGTTATTGATGAAATAATACTTTGTTTTAAAAATGATGGTAAAGTTTTATTTTGTGGTAATGGTGGTAGTGCTGCTGATGCACAACATTTAGCATCTGAACTTTCTGGTAGGTTTTATATTGATCGGAAACCATTATTTGCAGAAGCATTACATACAAATACATCATATATAACAGCAGTAGCAAATGATTTAGGATACGATGAAACATTTTCACGTTTGGTAGAAGCATTTGGTCGAAAAGGTGATATTTTAATCGGATTATCAACATCTGGAAATTCGGAAAATGTCGTTAAAGCATTTGAAATGGCAAATAGTATTGGAATGCAAACTATTGCAATGACTGGTGCTGATGGTGGCAAATTGAAAGAAATTTGTAATTATTTAATTAATATACCAACAACAAATACACCAAGAATACAAGAAGCACACATAATGATTGGACATATAATTTGTGAATTAGTAGAAGATAAATTATTTAATTTATAATTGGATTCCCAATCAAGAATTTTTTATGTAGAATTCCACCAATTTCTCTTTCGTACCAACCATCATGACCATTATATTCACCTATCCAATTGACTTTTTTATTTAAAACTTTTTCAACATCTTCTTGACTTGTTATTAGTGGTACTTTTAAGTATTTCATAATGAAATTACCAAATCTATCTGATACTTCTGTATAATATCCGTAACTATTTATTTTTTTGTTGAATTCTTCAATATATCGTCTTTTACTATCATTTTCACCATCGTGTCCACCTGCTGCAATTTTAATTCCAAATTTTGTTTTTTTACCAAATACAATAATATCATAATCTGATGTATCATGAAGATCAATCCCAGCCCAATAATTAATATTTGGATCATTAAATATATCATCTGGTGATTTTATTTTTACATTACCACCAATCGAATAATATGCAATTTTAATTAAATCAAAAAATTCATCGGATAATTCGGGATGATCTTTAAGTACTTCTTGATCTAAAACTTCAAATTCACCTCGTTTTGGCTTAAAAATTTCACCAGAATATTTTTTATTTGTAAATTCATACAAAAATTCCAAATATTTCTTAATCATTGAAAAATTTTTATTATTATATATAAAAAAACATTAATTTATTTTTTAATTCAAAAAACTTTATTATATTTGTATTGTAATCGGGAGATAGCTCAGTTTGGTTTAGAGCGCATGTTTTTCCTCGTTTTATCTTTAGCGGGATACCAATTAGGAAAACGTGATCTTTTTGGAAGTAATTATGATTATTTGTAGAGATTGAACTTGCTAATCAATCAAAACAAAAAAAGTTTTTATGGAAAATTATATCACGAGTCACATACATGAGATCGTGTTTAGGTTCAAATCCCACTCTCCTGACAAAATTGACAATTGATGCCAGTATAGTAACCATTTGAATTAACTGAACGACTTGGTGACAGTATATTGAGGGCATAATGGTAGACGAATTCAGATTGTCAATTTCATTAGCTTAAATTTAACAAATTATATATGAAATTAATGTTTTATTTACGACAAGTTTTTTGTAAACACGATTTTGTTGTAGAAGAATTAAAAACAGAACAAACACATATCAAGAAATTGGGATGGGTTGACACCCGTGTTTTTATGAAATGTGATAAATGTGGTTTTTCCCATTGGTATTGGAAACCTTATAAAAAATAAATTTATGAAAATATTTGTTTATAAAGATCACGAAAATGAACTCTTTAATAAATATTTTCAAATAAGATGGAAAGAACCATTAGGTCTTAAAGAATGTCCATATTTATATCGTTGGACAATTATCATATTCGGATATACAATCAGATTACATCATTGGCTTAGATCAGATGACAATAGATATTTTCATGATCACGCTTGTGATTTGATATCAATGATCATTAAAGGCTATTATTATAATATTATACCCAAAGATAATGATCATCTGGATGTTAATAATTCAATACGAATTAAAGCCAAACCATGGAAACCTTGGAAAGCTAAAGCTACATCTAAACATTATCTAGAAATCCCAAAAGGTGGTGCATGGACAATATTATTACAAGGTAAACCATACCATAAATGGGGGTTTTATGTTAATGATCATAAATGGAGACCATTAAGATATTTTCACAAATTTGGAATTATTCAAACAAAAGATTATACTGGAATAAGATGAAAAAAATTGAATTGTTTGTTTTCAGTGCGAATAAAAAAAAAACACCCAATTTGATTGGGTGTTAAAAAGATATATTGTTATTCAATAACTTCTACATTTATGGCATTTTTGCCTTTTTTTCCATCTGTCACTTCATATGTAACGTTGTCATTTTCATAGATTTTATCAATCAAACCAGTTGCATGAACAAATATTTCTTCATCAGTATCTGTATTTTTGATAAAACCAAAACCTTTAGATTCATTGTAAAATTTTACAACACCTTGTAATTTAATCATTTATTATTTATTTATTTTTATTTTGTAGAAAATCTACCTTATATATAGTAATAAATTAAAAAAAGTTTTAAATATATTTAAAATACATATCTTTATATGATTTTAATCTTCCCGAAAGAACATCACGTATTCTTCTATGATTTAAATTAAGGTCATTTGCACATTTTTTTATACCATAATATTCAGATATAATATCACCATTTTTATCTATAATTGCAATTTTTTTTGATCGTATCATTTTTTGTTCTTCAGACATTGGTTTTTTTTTAATACCTTTAGCACCTAACAATGTCAATAATACTGTTAATAAAATTACATTCATATTACTTAATTTTTTTGCGTAAGAATCCTATCAAATATAGATATTATCAAAATATTTAAAAGTTTATTTTAATATATAACATATGAAAATAAAATTATTTGAAGAATTCAATCAACAAGATAAATTGATTAAAACAACATATCAAACAATAACACCTGAAAGTTCTGAAGATGGTGATTATGCTGATCATGGATGGGAAGATGAAGATGGTGAATCAATGATTCCCGATGATTATGATATTGATGAAGGAATAACAGCAATAGATAAAGCAGTTAAATTTTTAAATAACAAAGGTGCAACTGAACCATCATCCAGTGAATATCATCAAGGATTATCTTATTCAACACCCGATCCTGATAGAAATTATACAACAGGTGAAGAAACATATTATTCATATCATCTAAGTGGATTTACCCCAAATGAAGAATATGAAATTTGGAAGAAAATAACAAATTGGGAACAATCAAAAATTGCTAGAACTATGAGAAAATATAATGTTTCTTTATAAAAAAAAAACTAATCTATGAAGACTGAAATTTTAAGTACAGAAGAAATAACGAAAGATATGGCATTAAATGAACTAACAGAATCTGATTTATCGCAAGAAGAAACTGATGAATATTTAGATATAATTGTTGCTATAAATAATGGACAACGTGTTTATAATCTAACCACTAACAATGGTGATTATTTATTGTTTATTGAAAAAGACACAATATTAAAAGATACAAAAGACAAAGAATGAAATATATTAAAACATTTGAAACATTATATTCAGATTATAAAAATTTATATCTGATTAATGATATAAATAACAATAAATATGAATCTATTATAACCAGAGATTTATTAGAAATTATTGGTGTCGATGTAGATTATTATGATAAAAATCCTAATGAAGATTGGATATGTGAATATAATATAAATGTTATTGAATTTTTAAAAGAAATATTTTTAAATAAAAATATTACATTTTTTAGTAAAAATAAAAATGATGAAAACCGATATATTAAAGAAACTGTTGAAGATGTTAATTTATTTGCTTATAAAGAAGAATTGTATATTTTTGTTAAAATAAATAGTAGTTGGAAAATTATTGATAATAATAAAATCACAATTATTTATGATTATGATGCATTAGATAAACCCGAACACAAACTTTTAAAAATTCTTAAAAAAGCAAAAAAATATAATATTTAGCACCAATAACTAATTTTCCAATATTTTCCATCGTTTAATGGAAACAGAAGATATCCCGAATAATCATCTTCACAACATCCAGTTGTTTGCCATACCATATTATGATATTTGCCATCTTCATCTTGTTTCATATATAAAAGACTTTTTTCATTATCTTTTTCTTTATAAAATGTATAATTGGGATAAAATCCACATTTATAATCAGTTTCTTCAACTTCAACATAAGATTCATGCATCCAATCATCTAAAAGAAATTCTTCAATTAATTCAAAATCATAATCAATATGGTTTTTAACATATTCAAGTTCTTTATCTTTGATGATTTTATCATTTGCTAAACGAATTTCTTCTTCTTTTGCAAAATCACACATCATTTTATCGAATTCTTTTGACATTATGGTATTTTTTTATCAATTAAGTCCTTAATTTCATCACGTAATTCTGATTCATTATTGAATTTTTTCATTTTTTCTTGTATTATTATATGCAAATTTTAAAGACATACCATTTTTCAATTTTTCAATAAAAATATAAAATTTCTTTTTATTGAAAATTGTCCACAAAAAAACCAAAAAAGCTTGACCAAAAGTCAATCCTGATGGATAATTTACTTTTTTTAAAATATCAGTAATTTCTTTATTAGTTAATTTCATAGATTTAATATTTTATTTACTTCTTCAACATCACCAGGACAATAACTTACAAAATATTTTTTCATTTTATACATCAATTCAAAAAACGTGGTCATATTACCATCAACTAATTGATACATAAATAATGTTTGACCATTACTTCTGTTTATAACAGTCGATAATGCTTCTAAGTATTCTTTTTTTATTTTATACTTATATGTATTAGTGTCACCGTATTTACAATTCATAATTATTCAAATCATTTTTGTTTTTGTAATCTATCACGAATTTTGTATAATCTTGATATAAATTCACGTTTAGTTAGGACAGTTTCGTTTTCTTTGGATTTTCCAATTTCATGTGTTAATGTAGAATTTCCTGTTGCAACTAAGGCTTTTTGAAATGATGAATTTTGAGATAATGCTTCATAAGCTCTATCTAATAATTCTTGATATTCTTTGGAATCCCTAGAATATTCAACACCATTCCAATATAATTTTTGTGTTAAAAACCATTTTTTTGATTTGCCTTTAAATTTCGCAGCTTTACCAACAAGTTTACAAACTTCTTTTTGTATTTCAAAATTAGAAAATTTAAGCGACTGAAGCCACCCTTCCATTGAAGAGATTTCAACATCATCCAAAACAAATGGATGTGGTGAAAAATTACTTAATGCACTTGAAGGATAACCTTTACCTGAACCTATATCCATAATTTATTTTTTCTACAAAGATACAAATAATTATTCATTAAATCAATAATTTCTTGTGCTATTATTTCATCTAAGTAAAAATCAGATTCAATTTCATTTGTTTCTAAATTGGTTATGGTAATAAGATCATTAGTTAATTTCATTTCTACTATTGGATGTGGATGGACTATAACAGAAGAATATTTTTCAGTAGATTCAATTTTTAAATTATTGATAATATTTCTAATAGTGGTTAATTCTTGTGAACAAAAAAATTTTTCTTTTTCACAGTCGCTATCACCTAAACCGTGTTCATTTAGTTGTGAAATTTTATATTTTAATTGTATTATTCTATCAAATAGTACATCTAAGGTATAATTCATTATTTCTTTATATAATGATTCCTCACGAATTAATCCACCTTCAATTTGATCTTGCATTTGTTGTTCTATCATCTAGTAGATAAACTTAGATATTTATCACTTATAAAGAATTGTGTAATAGAATAAAATATAGCTTTTTTAATTACATCATTATGATTAAATGCCCAATCATATTCAGAATTATTTATATTTTCAATATTTAACCACTTAACCCATTCAGTTTCTGACGACTTATATGTTTCTATTTCAATCGGAAAATTATCTTTTGAAAAATCAAAAATTGAAAGAAAAACAAATGATACATTTTGCCTATTGTTAGAAGGATCATCATTCATTTTTACAAATTTTGTATTGTCGTTAATTAAGGACTTTTCAAATTCTGGTAAATATAATGATGTTTCTTCAAAAACTTCCCGAACCATACATTCATATAATGTTTCATCGAAATCCAAATATCCGCATGGTAAACAATTTTTACCTGGTTCATCTACCATAGATTCTGATCGTTTACTAATTAAAACGTATATGTTATCATCACATTTAGCAAGTACTACACCTACTGTTGCAATTGATCTAGATAACCATACACTTTCGCCATCCGTTGTAATAACATTGCGATTATGTGTATTTTTAAATATTGGATTTTTAAATTTTTGTGTCATAATTAAATTACATTACGTTCGATTAATACATTATTATCATATACTACAACAACATAACCACTACGTTGTACTATTAGTGGTGGTTCTTTTTTTATATGTTTCATTACATTTTGTGATGCTTGAATTAAAGAATTTTCACGGGATTTTAGTTTTATTAAATTAGTTTCAGTTTCGATAATTTGACTTCTAATTTCTTCTAATTCATTTGCACAAGAATGTAATACATCAGCAGCCTTAATATCTTCACCTTGAATAATATTCACAAGGTTTGAATAACTTAAATCATCTATTATATTCATTTATTAACATTTTTTGCTTTTTTAATTCATCAAATAAAACATCAATCGAACAATGAATATATTGAATATTTTTGTATTTGTTTGAAAAATTATTGATCATATTTAAACAATCACCACACTGATCAATAGTTTTACAACTAAATATACATTTCACTATTTTATTAAATGCAATATTTTGTTTTTCTTTTTCTGTTTCGGGGGACAGGAATTTCATATTATATTATTAATTTTTATAAATTATATATAAAAATTATTAATTTTTATTCTTCTACTATCCAACATACAGGCAATTTTGTGCCACCATTCAAAAGTTGTTTATGTATTGTGCCACCTTCAACTATTTCGAGAAATTTATCTTTAGGTATTCCATTTTTATCTTTTATTGGAATGAATAAATATCTTTTAGGTTGATGATTATATCCTAATTGATGTAACATTTCTTCTATTGGACAATGTTTATTTTCATTTTTATTTTTTATTTCTTCTATTTTAGCTATTTCCATAATAATCATTTCAATAATAACACAAGTTTATAAAAAAATTTTTAATCATTTTTTTCTAATAAAATTTCTAATAATTCACATATTTTAATTTTTTCTTCATTAGATACTTCGATAAGTTGTTTTTCATCAATTGTATCAAAAACAACATTTTCTATACCAAGTCTAGTTGGATGAAATAATACATGTTTGACATTATTTTCATCTTTGAATTTTATGTAGGTGGTTCCACCATCCCGATATCTTGTAAAAGAATCAATTTTATATTCTTTGATATTGTTATTTTCGATCACACGTAATCGTTGATTATCATACCTAAAATCATATTTAGGATAATCAACAATATAATATGTAGGAATAAAATCGGTTGTTTTTAACATATATGAAATTTCTCTGACATTCATAGGTAATTTTAGATAATCTTTTTGTAATGCATTTTCAATTTCATTTAAATTTAAATTTTGGGTAAATGAACTTTGACTATATTTAGATTCATTTCCACAATATCTACCAACAATTTTAAGAAAATTAAAATTTCCATATTTTCCAAATTTTATAAGCATATCACCATCATGTTCAAACATTTCGAAGTTAGAAAAATTATTTTTCCATACATTTTTTAATGTTCGTTCTTCCATATTATTATGTGAACTTTGACCACTACTAACCAATTCAATAAAATGATCATCATTCGGAAAACGAATAAACAATTCATTAGAAAAGTAATTATATTCAAAATGCAACACTTCAAAATATGCTTCTTTATTATGTCTATCTACATCATCGGTGAAATAAATTGAAGTGTTATGTTGATCACAACTTCTGAATAAGGTAACTGATCGTCCATTAAATTCAGATAATTTTCCAAAAATTTGTTCTTTTTCCATATCATTATTCATTTTAAAATATTTTTGTTCTATTTAGAGTTTCTTCAATAATTTGTTTATCTTCTTCTCTAGAAGATAGATTATCTAAAGATGATGCCCCACCAAACACAGAAATACTAACTAATGTTCCAAATATTGTTTCAAATGTTTTATTAATACTACAAAATCCAGCAGAAATTATAGTTATACCCTTTTTATTTTTAAATGGTTCAGCTACTTGCGAATGACTTATCAAACCATTAAATAATATCGCTATTGGTTGAATGTTTGATAGTTGTATTATAATATACTTTAAATCACGCATTATTTTACATTTTTAATTTTTCTTGTAATTCCATAAATTTTTCATAATAATCATAAGGTCTAATTTCATGATTATTATAAATTTCTTCCCGAAGATTATTACAACTTGAATAATCAACAATTTTTTGGTTTTTTTTAATTTGAATACCAAAATCCAAAATTCTTAATGCATGATAAACATTAACCATTACTTCTGGTGTGTTACCTTGTTTATCAGCTAATGTCGAAAAATGCCAACTTGAAGATGCTTTAGATATAATCTTTTTTATAAATTCATTATCATTCCATTTGGTAATACCAAAATTCCAATTCTTTTGAATGATTTTATCTTCAGGTAAGAATATACATTCTAATGCACCAATTTCATAATTATTAATTGCATCAATAAAACCAGACCTAGAATAACACACCCCTTGGGTCATTCTATCATCAGAGCTGATAGCATTATCCTTAAATGCACCACTAGGCAATAATGAAGATTTAAATACTATGATATAATCACTATCAGAATATTCATCATTACAAGAATAAACCACACTCCCATACGGATAGATATTTAAAACTTGATTGTAATCTAATTCCAATGCAATACAAATACTTAATGCTTTAGCTAATTTTTCATTTTCATTCATTTTTATTTATCTTTTAAATATTCAATTAATATTTTTTCAATAAAGTCTGATCTATTACCTTTAATATCTAAATCATTAAGTTTTTGTAATAAATTTTCATTGACATAAACTGTTATTTTCGACTTTTTTTCTTCTTCAGTTAATTTTTTTCTTGGCATATATGTTAATTTATGTTAAATAATGTTAAAGTAGGCATAATACCCACTTTTTCATTTTTTAATATTTATATATAAATAAAAAACTTATGGACAATATTAATAAAAATAAATCAAAGAAAAAAATTAATCTATCAATAAATAAAGAAATCTTAAAAAAAATTGAAGATTTATCTACCAATAAGAGCAGATTCGTAGAATATATCCTATTAGATTATCTACACAAAAATAATATTGACACAAAAGATATTATTTTATAAAAATAAATGAAAAATATGAAATATACAATAAATGATCGAACAAATTTTCCTAGAACAATAGGAGTTTATAAAATAAGTTTTACTAATAATACTGGAAAAGTTTATATTGGAAGTACTTTCAATAAATTGGGTTTTTATGAAAGATGGAGAAAACATTATAAAGAATTGTCTCAAAATAAATCACAGTTACCTGCTTTACAAAACGCAGTTAATAAATATAGTATAGATAATATAAGATTTGAAATTTTAGAAGAATGTAAAAAAGAAGATTGTGTTAATAGAGAACAATATTATATAGATAAATATAATTCGTATAATGATGGATATAACGCTAGACCTTTCGCAGCAAACAATTTAAATAAAAAAACATCAGATGAAACTAAAGCTAAATTAAAAATCACATTTAAAAATAAACGACAATTAAGATTTGAAGAAGTTAATAATTTATATCAAAATGGTTTAGCCATTAATAACATTATGAAAAAATTAAAAATGAGTAAAAACACTATTAGTACACTTCTAAAAGAAAATAATATTAAAGTAGAAAATAATAATCGAGGAATAAAAAAGACAGAAATATATCAATATGATTTAATTGGTAATTTTATTGAAAAATTTAATAGTCTACATTCAGTTAGCAAAAAAATGAACATTGGAACAAATGCAATTAGATTAGTAATAAATGGCAAATGTAAGCAATCAAATGGGTTTTATTATTCATATAAATATTTAGAAAAAAATGAAGTTTTAGATATATTAAATGAATTAAATAGTAAAATGAGAATACAAAAATATATTAATATTATACAAAAAGATGAATTTCAAAATATTATTAAAATTTGGAAAGACTTGAATGAAATAAAAAATTCAGACAATATTTTTATACCAGGAAGTGTTAGTTATGCAATAAAAAATAATAAAAAATATAAAGAATTTTATTGGGAAATATAATTTTATCCATTAATTTTTTCATTTATTTATTGAAATTAATATTAATTTCATTCACAATAAAATATTTTTTAGTGGTTGATTATCATCAATAACATCTACACACATATCAAAAATTTCAGTTAAATCGAAATTTTCATTTTTATACATTTCGTTAATTTTATTGCTAAAAATTTTGATATTCTTTTTTTCACCAAATATTATTCTTTTTTTGAACGAATGTTTTACTGATAAAAAATTAATATAATATTTAAATTCTGCGATATTACTAAATTCAAAATTTATTACATATTTTTTTAAAAAATAATCAATATCGGTTGGTTGTAATGATGATTTTATTATTTCCAATGATTTTCTTTCAGCATAATATTCATCTATTAAATCAACTAATATATTATTTAATATTGAACTTATAGACACTTCTTTTTTGTATTTTAAATCAAATTTATTTGAAAAATCATAAAAAACAACATGAGATAATTCGTGTAATATTAATTGTTTTATACAAAAATGTTTTATTGTGTCATTATTGACAAATTTATTATTGAAAAAAATATTATATTCATTGTCTTGTTTTATTACTTTACCAATAACGTCATTGTCGTTTCGACTTACTTCAAAATTTTCATAACCTGAGAATTTCCTGACTTCAGATTGAAAATTAATGCTATTTAAAAACGAATATTTAATGTTTTTCGTCAATAAACTTGATTGAAAACTTTGTGGTGTTTGATATATAATATTAATAATTTCGTTTTTCATTATTTTTTCATGTGTTTTGTACAATTTTTAATCCATCTATTTTTCCTTGCTGCAAACTCAGCACCACTCTCAATTTTTCTCCATTCAATTAATGTTTGATATTTAGATGCACTTTCGATACACATTTGTTCTGTCCATTTTTTTTGTTTAGATTTCATGTGTGAACAACATTCATCAATCCAGTTATTTGTATATGCTATGTTACATAAACTTGGTTCATTTTTTCTCCAATCGTTTTTGGTTTGATCATCGCAACGTTTTTTTTTCATTATTTAAATTAATAAGTTCGTTTTTATAACTAGTTAATCTTTCAATTATATCTTCTTGTGTTTTCATTTATTATTGATTATTAGTCCAACCAGTAAGTATACCATTAGGATATTTAGAAAAAAATTCAGGTATTAATACTTGTTGTATAAACCTTACTCTATCTTTACCTCTATATTTATCACTATTTCTATGGGTACGATGTTCTGTTACCCAATAAGTAAAATTAGCTACTTGTTCAACGGTCATTTCTTCTAACATTATTTATAATGTTTTTTAAATCTTTCCTTATCTTCTTTTGATAGACCTTCACCCATCCAATCCAATATTCCTAAATCTTTATCAATTTCCCACTGTCTTTCACCTGATAATTTAAAGTAATTTGATGGTCGTTTAAAACTCTGTTCAAACATTTCTCGTTCATTCATAGTATCGTAATTTCTATATCGCATTTTTTGTTATTTTATATTTGTTACGTAATATTGTTTCTAATGATTCATATTCAGATAAATCTTTTTCCCAGGAAATAATATCTTGTAGCATTTCTTTTGTTGAATCATTAGTAGAAACGATTTTTGTTTCTTCATTTTCGTTCCAAATAAAATTTTCTTTAGCTAATCTTTCATCTTTGTCATAACAGGTCTTACAAATTGTAAAAATCCATGGCCCACTTGTTCGACCAACATTTTCAATAGTTCCACATCGTTCACATACATTTCTAGACATAAATTCAGCCAATGCAATCATACCATCAGTATATTTGTCACCCCCATGACAATAAAAGTTTAAATAACCAAATTTTTCTTTTATTTGATCCGCTACGACTTGTGAAATTTGATCTTCAGGTTTTCGATATTTATTATTGTTATCAATATAACTTTGAATAGAATTACAAAGTTGATCCAATATCCAAAACCAACCATCCGAATGATCGAAACCAAATGCCATACAAGATATTTTTGTTGATGCATTTCTATTTTCGAATATCTTTGGATATTTGTTAACTAAGTATTCATCTAATTCTTTTTTCATTTTATTAAATATTTATTTTCTAAGTTGAATTATTCCCGAACAATAGGAAATTCATCTACTTCATCAAATTCATCTATATCAAAATAACAATCACTCATAGTTAATTCGAATTTTACTTCAACTTCATTGTAAAACGCAACAATCCATTTATTTTCATACTTTACCCAATAAAAACCTTCGTTTCTTTTCATATTTTTCAATTACTGAATTTTTGTATATGTGGCTATTCCATTTCGTTTTTTATTTTTTGGTTTTTCAATTGGTTTTAATCCACTATAAGCTCGTTTTAAACACACTTTACAAATACCCAAACTACTTATATTATTTCGAAATATGGAATATTCATAGTCTTCTAATTTTCCGTTTTCATCATACCATTTTCTTTGCCATCCCCGTGAACACATTGGAAATCCTGGGTCTGACATATTTCCTTGATATAAATGGGTTACCATATTTTGTCCATTATCACCCCGAAATACACCAGTTATATATTCTATTCCATTAATATCCATAATTTTTAATTATTTAGTCCTACCATTAGATCAATTTCATTTGCTTCTAATCCCCATTTGGAAACTACAATAAATCCAATTTGTTTATCTAATGATGTTTTTACTGGAAGTAAAACAATTGGATCCTTTGGTTTAGGTTCAAGATAACTTTTCAGTGATATTTTCGTATACGAACCTCTATAAACTTCAATCCCAATTTGTGTTAATCCTTTAACAAAATCCAACTTTGGCGCACAAATATATAATTTTTTATTTCTATTCTCAATGTAATAGGTTTGATTAAATAATGGTTTGTCTTTATTAAAAAATAGTTTATTATTACACTTATCATAATCAAAGTTTATTATTTCTTCTGAATTTTTTTTAGGTATATCAGCGTTATAAAATTCGACTGATCCTAAAACTAAATTATATTTTTCACATATTGGAATAAGTTGTGAATAATAAATAAATTTATGAAATGGATAAATTCTACTATAATAAGACACATCAGCATTTATGGCATTAGCCTTATTTTTTAAAAATGTTTTTTTATGAATTTCTTCTGAATATATAATCTTTTTAGAATCATATTCACGAACTTCACGAACATTATTAAATCCGAGACCTTTAAGTTTATCTATTTTATCTGAATAAACTTCTTCTGTGGGTTCTTCTGATTGCATCAAGTAATTTTTAGATATTTCTTTTAATCTATCAACCGCACTGTCAATACTTGAATGAATTTTTACAATTGTATTAGTCATAATTTTTTATATTTTATATTTTTATTTAATAAATTCACTATCAATTCCAATTTTTACACTTCCACACAATAACCAATCATTAGTTTCACACCATTCGTAAATATTATTTCCTATTCGTATCATATTATATTATTTCTTCATTATATTGTTTAAATTTTTTATAATCATTATTTAATTCTGTATAAAATTTTCGTTTAGATTCATAATTATCACAAATCCATCCAGGAATTTTTCCTGCACCAAATATATATGCTTCATCATTACACATTAAATTGAAAACTCCGACACAACAAAATATAATATATAATATACAAAATATAATAATTCCAACATTTCCTAAAAGAAATGTCAATAATCCACAAAAAAATAATAAAATAGATACATTTAATGTTGTGTATATTAATTGTAACAGTGTATATAAAATAGAAATTTTTCTAATGCATACACCATATATGACTAGTATACAAAAATATATAATTGTAAAAATTAAAATAAAACCAATAAAATCATTATTAATATCCAATTTTAATAAATGGTTATTCATAAAAAAATTTGAAATAAAATTTACAATTTTCATATTATTTCTTCGTTATATTGTTTAAATTTTTTATAACTATCATTCAATTCATTATAATAATTTTGTTTAGCATAGTAGTTATCTGAAATCCATTCTGGTATTTTTCCTGCACCAAATATAAATATGTCATCATATATATCATCGACAAGTCTAAAAATTCCAATAAAAAATAAAATAACACACAATATTATGAAAAAAATTCCACCAACATTACCCAATAATATTGAACCCACACCAATAATTAATGTAATAATTTCATTTAATATACAATAAATTAAATGTATAACTACATATAACGGTGTTATAATATCACTGTCATTTCTTTGAAGTAACCCAACAACAAATAATGCAACCAAATGAATTAATAAAATAACCAATAATATAATAATAGCATTATCTAAATCAGTATATGTCATATCTAATTTTAATAAATGATAATTCATTATTAAATTAACTAGAAAATTTATCATACTATTCGGTTTTCAAGATAAAGTTCATTATGTTTTATTTCTTGCCAAGTAGTTGGGAATTTATAATTACCCAACCAAAAATCATTATATGCTTCTTTCATTTGCAACGCACACAAATCATATGGAAATCTACCAACACCAGTACCAAGACCACTAATTGTTACTGATTCAATTAAATTTGGATTTTCTTTATTCACTTTTCTAAGTAATTGAAATATTGCTTTTGATGCTAAATAAACATTTACTGTATTGTGGATATTGCTACCAGGAACACGCATTGTTGGTGCAGAAATAAGATATGGAACTTCGGAATTATCAGTTTCTACTAATATTGCTTGACCGACAAGAAGTTCACCATTATAATTTTTTTGTACTTCAATTTCAAGTTTTTTTGAAATTTGCCAACCAAGTCTCATTGATATAACATAGTCTAAGGAACCGTCCATTTTGCAAAAACTGTTAGCAGGTGAAACTACACAATCCGTTGGTAATGAAAAGAAATCACCACAATGAACAATTACATCTTCACAATCTTTAAATTGTAATTGCCAATAATCACACATTTCTTTGTTTCTGTCAATAAGTTGTATTTTCATATTTTCATAATTTTAATAATCTAGTGACACTATTATCAAATCAACTTCAGGTGGAATTTCAGAAACTTTAATTCTAATTGCATTCACATATTTATCTCTTGTTGTTTTTAATGGAATTTCTACACCATTTTTAATGTATTCGATTATATGATCGGTTCTTATATTTTCTAAATTTTCACCACCAACTTTACCTTTAAAAAATTCACTTGTTTCTTTTGGATATGATAAATTATTTTCGATACAGAAATTAACTGCTTTAAAGTGTCTTTGAAATTCTTTACTTTCTGTGCTTGAATAAGCGTTTACATTTAATGATGCTGACATATTTTTAAATTTTTATAAATTACTATATTTTTTTTCATATAAACAATTATTTGTTACCATAATTTTTATAAATTTTAAAATTTATATCAAAATCATAATCTGACATCCAACCATTCATATCTAATTGCTTTCTTGTAGCTATAAAATGATAATCTTGTAAATCTGCTTTGGGATATATAAACACTTCATTATCTTTTTTGAAGATTATGTAAGTATCTTTATCTATTCTATCAAATCCAAGATTAATTAATAGTTCAAATAAATATATTTGTCTTTTTTTATTAGTCATATTATTTAATTAAAAGTAAATGATATAAATTCATTTAAAATACGATCAAATTCGATAATATATAAATCAGTATCACTTTGATTATCTGATTCATTAGCATTATCGTGATCAAATAAAAAAACAAAGGTTATTGTATTTTCTAATAATTCACAATCTTCTATTAAAATATCAGATTTGTGATAATCTTCGTTTATAAAATATAATATTTTTCTATATGTATCAGATTCATATCTATATTCTTTTAAATCTTCTGTTTGTTCATCAATAAGGGCATCAAATAAGCCTTTAAAGTCTATGAATTTATTAATTGATATATTCATTATTTAAAATTTACATTTAGACCCATCTTATTAAATTGAATTAATGCTTCTGCATTTCCTTTTGCATCATTTACTGGATTATGATCATGTGTAGTTTTTCGGTATAATTTTTTCCATTCAGAATTTAATCCACAATTCATTTTCATACCACAATACAAATCACCAATTCTTCTACCAGAAAAACCAAATGGATTTTTTCCAATGTAATAATGAAAATACCAATTTATCCATTGCCAATCATATGCAAGATTATCACTAATAAAAGTTGGTTTTCCAATTGAATTTTTTTCAATCCAAATTGCAAAGTTTTCCATCACTATTTTTGGATCATCGAAAGCTAAATGTTGTTCTCTACTAAATCCACTTATTGCTAATGCATCAGATTTCCAATTTTCAGATATTGGTTTAGTTTTACCATAAAACGTTTTTGATAATGTTGGTTCAACTATTATTGCACCAAAACAAACCATTGAATATTTAAAAGGAATTTCACCATCCGATTCAACATCTACTACTATATAACTCATAATTTTATTTTTTAACCAATAACATCATGTGGTGATGATACGTGTGGTAATAATTTTTGCATTAACTTAAAGAAATCTTTATATTCTTTAATCTGTTCTTTTTGTGCTTCTATTTGTTTTTCTAATTCATTCATATGTAAACTAGCTAAATACCATTCATTAATTTTTCCATCTTGTTTTGATGTGATATGTTTTTTTAATTTTTTATACATATCTGCGCATTCTTGGTAGTGCATAGCTTTGCTGTGATCATAATATGCCATAATTTAATTTTTAGATTTTTTTCAAATATATAAAAATATATTACAAACAAGAAAAAAATGATATTTATTTTAAAAAACAATCAAAGAATTTTTTACAATTCGTTAACCCTGTTCATACGATGCATCTATAAATGATTCAAAAATCCTATCATAGACAAAGCAATAATTAGCACTTGAACTTTGATTGCAACTTTCATTTGAATCATTAAAATTAAATCCAAAAATGAAAATTATTTCATAATCGTTAAATTCAGATTCTTCAATCATCAGGTCGAAAGTATCTTTATGTATTGCATTAAATTGAAGTAATAATCCAAGACAATCATTCGTAATTATTTAGGTTTGCCATATTATTTTTTTAAATTATAAACTACTAACATTTAAATTGTTAGTAGTTTATAATATTAGGATTTTATTCCATATTTTTCATTAAATTGATCAATAATATCAATAAATTCTTGTGGTAATCTTTTTTTCACAAAATTATAAATATTATCAGGAATTTCATTATAATGTGATATTGAAACTGAAGATGTCATCGCTGAAATTGTGTCTGAATCTCCACCTATGGAAATTGCAAGTCTAACCCCACTTTCAAAATCAGTACTTTCTAAGAAAGCAACAATTGCCTGGGGTATTGATTTTTGGCATGATACATAGAATTTATAATTTTCCCGAATATCATCAAGTTTGAAATTTAGATCATAATCAAAAGTTTGACTAATATAATCTTTTATTGCAATTTTACTAAAACCATTTCTGGCTAAATATATAGCAGAAGCTACAGCCTGAGCACCTTTAATTCCTTCAGGATCATTGTGGGTTACTTCTGCTGATTTCTTTGCCATATCTAATGTCTCTTGTAACGTTGAATAAGCCCATCCTACGGCACTTACTCTCATTCCACTACCATTACCCCACGACAAATATGGTTGTGGATTTTCGTCTGCTAACCACGCTAGAAAGCTACCACCATAACCACGATCTATATACTTATTACCGTATTCCCAGATGGTTTTTGCAAAATCTTTATTATTTAAAATTGCATCAGCAACAGCGATTGTTAGTACTGTATCATCAGTAAATGTAGATTCTTCTACAAATAGATTTATATCGACTGATTTTTCATTTTTAAATTCATATGTTGAACCAAGTACATCTCCTGCAATAGCCCCAAAAATTGTTTCGTTTTTCATTATCTTAAAATTTTATGTTCATAAAAAGTTTCATCATCAAATAAATATATTATATATTCTATTGAATAATAATATGGAATAGTAGGTTGTATACCTAGTTTAATTGGTTTTTTATTATAAGATAACCCATAAGCAATTGCGTGTATTTCATCAATTGGTATTTTATTGGGCATTACTGATAATCGTCTAGAATCACCAAATTCATTCATTTTTAACCTATTATAATTCTAAGTATCTTTAACCAATTCATAATTTCATTTCTAGTTGGTGCAGAATAAATGAATTCATCATATTTATTATGATTCCTCCTTCTTTGTTTATATTTTACTCGCTTCAATCCCTTTTCAACATATGGTAAATCTTTATCAAGCCAATACCAATGGGAAGGTTTATTGTATCCAATAGATTTTAAATACTTTGCTGTGTCTAAATCGACAACATCAACATTTTCTAGTCCAACACCACATAAAAAATTAATATTCATAAATTTAAATTTTTAAATAATTCATCGGGTTTTGTCCAAATAAATCTATCCATATCGTAAATATTATCAAATGCTTCAATCAACATTTTATTGTGAGATATAATAAATATTTGGTTATTTTTTGCTAAATTTTTTATTTTATGAATCAATTCGACTTGAGATTTTAAATCTAAACCATTTTCAGGTTCATCCATAAATAGAATATTATTTTCTTTATTGTTATAGAAATCTAGCAAAATTTTAGAATTTTCACCATGAGATTTTTCACGAGAATCTAATACCATTGCAGTTTGTCTTAAAAAATTTTCCATATCATTTGGATTTGGATTAATACTATTTTTTAAAGCATCAGATTCAAAATTGACCGACATTGATTCAATTTTTTCAAAATTTACAATAATATCATCATCTGAACCAAAATCGGTAGATATTCCATTGATTTTATTATTTAAAATTTTAAACAATTGACTTTTTCCACAACCATTAGAACCAACTATAACATTAGCATTTGGTTTAAAATCTATTGTTAATCCTTTTTTAAATAGTGGAATATATAAATATTCAAAATATTTTTTTCCTTGTTTATATCCCCGATCAAAAGGTTTCAATTTAATTTTTTTAATTTTTAATCGTGGATTATCTGAATTGATCCAAGGTTCAACTGAATATGTTTTTATAAATGAAATATTTTTTATCATTTAGTTTTCTGTTAAAATTTCTTTCCAAATATCCTTAATTTCTTCCTGGATATCATCATCAATCATATTCCATTGATTACCAATACCACCACGTTCACTTATATCCGAAGCTAATTCATCCACAAGATCATAAATCGGTTTTTTTTGTGATAAAATAACAATCCAATCTGATATTATTTTATCTTGAATTTTACCATAAAGTTGTTCCCATTCTTGTCTCAAACCCCTTCTATTAGTCAAATCCGTGATAATATCATAGATTTTTCCTAGAATACCATCTGATCTTATACCATTCAAAACTTGTTTATAGTATGGTTCATAATGTTTGCTATCTGCTTCTATACTCATAATTTCAAAATTAATTATCAATTTTATAAAACCCCGTACAGATAAAATCACAATTATTTAGTCCAGTATAGATAAAATCATTAATTATATCATTATTAATATTAATTTTATCCCCACTATCATCAATGAAATCTATATTCTTCAATTCAATTGAATTAATTTCATTGATTTTTTTCCTTAATTCTAAAATTTCAGATATTCGAATAGAATATCTATCTGCTTCTATACTCATAGTAATGTTTTATTTATTTGACAACTTCAATAATTCTTCTTCAATTTTTAATTTCAATGATTTTATAGTTATTTTTGAAATAGTACAAGAATAATCAAAATCGACTAAGTATTTATCTGTAGTCCATTTCTTTCTTAATGTTATTATTAATTTATGTGGTTGAAAATCAACTCTATCAAATCTATATTGATCTATATCAAACAATGATTTTTCAACTTTCAACATAGTTTTATATTCAATTCCACACAATTTATACATATCTGGAAAGTTTCTAAGAACTAAAAACATTTCATTTGTATAATTACATAACTTTTCGGAACCAATTTCTTTAACTACAAAATCACTAGTTCCTAATTTTTCATGAAAGAATGCAACACCATAATTGTGGTTTGAATTTGTTATACCACAAACTATATCACCTTTTTTTAATATTGTATCTTGATGAATATGTTCCCATTTCACGCTATTTTCTGACAACAACCTATGTACAGTTGTTGCATGGGCTGTCATTGTTGTTATTAATGTTAATATTCTTTCTTTATCTGTCATTTACTAACGCATTATTAAATGATTATAATATTTTTCTATTGTTTTAACTAAATCATTATTTTTTGGAATTCTACAATATGCCATTTCTACACTTCGATCTTCGAAGAAGTCAATACCTTCAAATCTTTTAGTTTTAAAAAAGATATCAGCTAAATGATGTTGCATATACATTGTAATATTATCTGTTCTTTCGCAAAAAAATATTTTATAATTGCAAAATAAACTAGATAATCCAATTATTGATATTTTATCAAAATCTTTAACTGAATATGGGATATTTTTTGGTGCATTAAGCAATATTGGGAAATGAACACCTTGTTTTTCGATATTTTCCATTTACTTTATTTTATTTTTTACAAATCGTTGTTATGATCAATATCCTTCATAAAAGCATCTATGTGTTTAGTCAACATTGAAATATATTCAAGTTTTAAGCTTTTAGGCATGTTATTATGCCAACTAACTTCACTCAACGCATTATCTACTATTTTAAGTTGATGGCTAACACAGTTTTTTGTGGCATATTCTGCCATTAAGTTAGCTACAGTATTTAATGTAAAATTACTTCCTGTTCCGTATCCTTCGTTATCTAAATATTGTTTTGCTTTTTCGATGTCTTTTGTGGTCATTTGAATATTTTTAAAATTTTGTATCACATAGTTGTGAATGAATTTCATATACTTGTGGTATAAGATTTAAGAAAGATGCTTCAATTGCATTTTCATTATTTAGTATCACATAATCAGAATGTTCTAATTTATAATCATTTGATAATTGATTATTCATTCTTTCTAAAACTTTATCACGGGATATTGAATTACGTACCATAACCCGCTTTATTCTTATTTCTTCATCAGCATTGACAGTTATTATTTTATCAAAAAAGTCAGATTGACCCGATTCAAATAAAATAGCATTTTCTGTAATTACATATGGTGGGTTATTTTGAAATAAAATCCATCGTTCAAAATAATTTCGAACAGCCGGATGAACAATATTGTTTAATTGTGATAATTTTTCTTTATCATTAAAAACAACATCAGCTAGTCTTTTTCTGTCTAAAACACCAATTGGTAAATAAATATCATTTCCAAATGTTTCTTTAATTTTATTTTTAACATCAACATCAGTTTCAGTCAAATATTTAGCAATTTCATCTGAATTAAAAATTGGAATACCAAAGCATTTGAAAATATTACAAACAAAGCTTTTTCCCGATCCAATACCACCTGTTATACCTATTTTTTTCATTCTTAATTTTTCGTTATCATCAAATCCTTTACAAACAATATCACTTAATACATAAATAGGATTTAATCTTTTCCAATCATCATATTCATAATCTTTTCCAATATTAAATTTAACAGAATTAATATTGATATTTTTTGTTTTTTTAATATGATCTTTTAATATTTCTTCTAATTCAGTCGTAGTAAAACGTATTGTAACTTGTTTTTTTTGTTTTTTAATTTCCATATCAATCTATTTGCATTGTTATCGAGTTAATCTGTCAATTCTTTTACAACTTGATACTTTTTTTCCACATATTACCAATTTTTAAAAGGGTTGTTCACTAAATTAGAATTATAATATCTTGGATCATCTGTTACTTCTTCAAGTATCCAATTAGGTTTATAAAAAACAGAATCTTCGGTTTCAAGTTCAAGTTCAGCAACAACTAAACCAAAATTATCACCTTCAAACACATCAATTTCCCAACAACTTTTCAAATTTATAACTGGATAATATTTATATCGTGTTTTTTCGATAACTTTATCACATAGTTTAATTAATTCTAATCCATCTTTATATGGAATTTCATATTCGAATTCATTACGTAAAATTCCTATTACAGAAGATTTAATTGTGATAAATGCAATATTTTTGAATGTTTTTTCTAATCTAATTCGGATTACTTTGTGTTCATCATCAAATAAATATCCTTGAATTATATTAGATATTGATCCTTTAAAATTCCATTTTTCGACATCGACTAAAAACTTTCGTTCAATTTCTTTTCCCATTTTATTTCTTTTGGGATTTACAAAAATCTTTCAAACTTAATTTAACACATTCCAATTCTTCAATGATTAACATCAAATCTTCTGCTTTGATATATTCACCATCTTCTTCAAACCGTTTGGGGGTTTCGATAAATTCACCGTTATTAACTGGATCAATATCAAAACGCTTAATTGATTTTAATGATTCGATAATCGGATCAACGACTTTTTTTGAAATTTTCTTTGCTTTCATAATTATTTTTTTGGATTATTTCACAAATATAAAAACATATTTTGAAATAAAAAAATAATTTCAAATTAATATATACTAAATGAAACATTTAAAATTCTACGAAACTTTTAAACAAACAGAAGAAATATTACAACTTAATGATATTTTCGATATTTATGCACAATATGGAAATTTATCAGATATTTATGTTCCAGAAATAAAAAATCAAAAACAAAAATGGTTATTTGATAACATTTTATTAATTATAGATGAATTAAAAAACAATAACATAAACACATATGATTATAAAAATATGGGTAATTTGGGTATAAAGGATAATGGTAATTTAGCAATGTTTGACTTAGGATTTGGTGATTATTTTGAAAAATTTGAAAAATTACCAGAAGAATTAGATTTAATTGCTGATAATAATTTACATAAAAAAATATTAACACGGTTGGGATTTAAAAAATCAAAAGAATTAGGTAGTGGATTTTTTGGTCACGCATTTGATGTTGGTGATAATAAAGTAATGAAGATTACAAAAGATAAATCAGAAGCAGTAAATTCAAATAAAATAAAGGATAAAAAAATGAACCATATTGCTAATATATATGATGTCAAACAAATAACAATAAGAAATAGTATTTATTATATTATAATTTTAGAAAAATTAAAAACAACAATCAATTTTCAAAAAATATATGATGATTTATCAAATTTTATTGATAAATACAGAAATAAACATTTGGATGTTTCTATCGTTAATAATATTTATAAAAAACATAAAAATGCTGGATTATTCCTAAAAGATATGATAAAAATCGGATATGAAGAAACTTGGAAAATGTGGCGAAATAAAATTGATTATAATGGTGATATTGATTATAATGATTTAAGTGAAATTTCAGAATGGATAAAAAATTCTGTAACAAATAAAAATGATATTAATGAAGAACCACCAAATTGGATTATTGACTTAGTAAATAAATTAACAAAATGAAATTTTTAAAAACATTTGAAGGAAAAAAACCAAATCATATTGATATTGGGGATTATGTAAAAATTATACGAAATAATAATGAAAAAGTCATTGATAATAATTTCTATAAAGTAATGTTAATAAATAGAACATTTATTCCTTATTCGTGTTATTTAATAACTTATGATGATTTACAAATACAACGTGGTGATAAAACTGTGTCACCTTGGTTTGATCTTAATAACGTTAGAAAATTATATCCAAGTGAAATACCAAAACTTGAATTATTATTAAAAGCAAAAAAATACAATATTATATAAAATATGAAATATGAAATTAATGATTATGTTTTACTTGATTTAGAAGAAATTAAGAAAAATAATGAAAAAGCGGGATTAAAATTGATATTACCAAGCGATGTATATGCAAAAATTATTGATATATGCGAAATGGAATACCCCTATTTTGTAAAGTTATATGATGAAAGGGTTTTTTTTAATAATGATTCTGAAATCATTAGATTGTTGTCACCAGATGAAATTGAAAAATATGAAAATAAGGTAGAAAATTATAATAATATAAAAGAATTATGAAATATTTAAAATATTTTGAAAAAAATCAAACTGATAAAAAAAATTTTAAAGTTGGTGAAACTGTTATTTATTTATCTGATAAAAAGCATTTAAATTTAGAACCATGTGAAATAATACAAATTGATGATAATAATTTAGGTTTATCCAAATTAAAATATAGATATTATTATAAATTAAGATTTTTGAACAAAGGATTTATTTTATCTTTCATTAATGATACAAATTTTAGAAAAATAACAAAAGATGATTTAATAAGAATAAAAGCAAAAAAATACAACATAATATAAAAATAAATTGCAAAATTAATTTAATATTTAAAATTGAAATTATATTTTGGTAAATGTGATAGTTTTAAATAAATATTTTTTAACAATTTATATTCACGTTCGGTAAATTTATATTTTGATAAATCTTCAATATCTTTTATAAAATAATCAAATGATTCATCAAATGTGATTTTAAGTTTTTTACTTATTAAATATATTGCTTTAATATTAGCTTCTTTTTCATCTATTAATTTTAAATATTGTGATATCGTATCAACCTTTTTTTCTTCTGAATAATATGAATTTCTAACTCTTCCAGGTTTATAGAAAATTGATTTTTTATTTTGTCTTAAATGTTCCAACTCATGCCTTATTGAAAACAATAATTTATAATATAAAACACTATAATTAAAATTTGTTTTTATAATTATGGTTATACTATTTTTATCACAATAACTATTAACAATATTTTTTTCATCATCATCTACTACAAATGATATATTTATATCGCAATATATAAAATCTTTACTTTTAATATTATTTTTTATCAAATCAATAATAATAATCACAATTTTTCTTGCAATTACATTATCATTGCTATAATTATCAAATATTTTTAAATGTTTCATTAATGTTTTAATAATAAAATAATCTTAACATCACTTCGAAATGCTGCATTATCAGCATTTGATGGTGTTACCACGACTGCCCAATTTTTAGTATTATCAATATTTTTAGGTAATTGTTTATATTGGATTATAGTATCTTTATTTATTTTAAATTTTTTAGATATTTCATCTTTTAATATATCAAAATGATCATCATCAATAATCCAGAATGGTTTATTATTTATCATCTTAACTTTATAATATTTTTTAAAATCTATAGCATTTTTACCTTTGTTATCAATTATTTTTGAATATTTATCTTTTTCTATATCAATAATATTATCTTCCATACCACCAAAAGAATAAGTTATATGTAAATTATCTGGTAATTTTTTTCCCGAAAGTTCCCTGTTTTTAAATAACGAAACTTCTTTTGTATATGCATAATGTATAACATTTGGTGTAGAATTTGCTATATCAATTACTATTTCAAGATATTTTTCTGATATAAAATCACCAGAATCATGCCATCTTATAGTAGTTTGTTGTCCTATTTCAGAATTAAAAAAATCTATATCATTTATTTCATTTATTAGCTTTTTTTTCCATCCAATATAATCATTTAATAAATATGTTAATATTTGTCCACTTTTTAAAGATGATGCATTCCACATTACATATCCACCTTTTCCAGCATAACAATCAATCATACATGATCCAGCATGTACACAAGTATTTACAATTTTTAATTCATCTGCTGCTTTATCATAAAATAGTCCCCGATATTTTGGTAATGTGACAGAATAAATACCAGTTTTTGATAATTTTTCATTTGAATTTAGAATATTTTTAGGTTTTGTCGATAATAATTTTTTTAATTTATCATAATCAATAACTTCACCAGTTTTATCATCTTTGATCATATTTACCAAAGTACTATGAACTATTGGTTCATTTTTCTTTTGTTTTATATTTTTTAATCTATTTTTTAATAAAGTATCTAAATTTAAATTATTTACCACATCATAATCATCTATATTTTCTTTCAATTTAAATATTGAATCTAACGGATAAATATCATCTATTAAGAAATGTTTATAATCAAATTGTTCTAAAAAAATATTTAATGTTGTAATCATCTAAAAAATTTTTTTAAGTATATATAAAAAAACTAAACAATAAATTTGATATTTAAAACTTCAAGAATATATTTGCCTATAAGAAAAAATAAATTAAAAATTAATAATAATAATCATTATCTTACCTTTTTTAATATGGAAGTAAAAAAACGATCAGAAATATCAGATGAATATAAATGGGATTTAACACATTTATATAAAAATTTAGATGAATTTGAAATAGATTACAAAAAAGTTGAATCTAATATTCAAAATATTAAGAACTTTGAAAATAAGATAATTTTTGAAAGAAAATTACCAATAACAATTAAAAATTGTTATGACTTAGTAGTTGATACAAGCAAAACATTAAATAAATTGTTTGTTTATGTCGAAAGATATTTTGACCAGGAACAAAATAATGAAGATGCTGATATATTGATACAAAAAATATCAGATATAAATTCAATTTTTAATACAAGTATCGCATTTATTAATGATGATTTAATACATTTTGATGATGAAACAATTAATGTACTATTATCTTCAGAAATATTAATAGATTATCATTTTGATATTAAACATGTATTAAAACAAAAAAGTCATATATTATCAAAACCAGAAGAAGAATTGTTATCTAGAATATCTGATGTGTTTTCAACTTCAAGTGATGTTTATACAATTTTCAAAAATACCGAATTAAAATATTCATATACAACATTATCAGATGGAAATAATGTATTGATTGATGAACAAAATTATAAGGAAATACGTGAATCATCAATTAGAGAAGATAGAAAATTAACATTTGATACTTTTTGGAAAACATACGATGATTATAAAAACACCTTATCAAAATTAATATTTAAATATATTAAAAGTATAGTGAATGATGTAAAAATAAGAAAATATAATTCTGCACTCGAATCTGCTTTATCATCAGAAAATATTCCAATTTCAATATATGATAATTTGATTAAAAATGTTTCAAAGAATTTAAATAAATTTTATGACTATTTAGATTTTAGAAAAAAAATATTAGGTTATGATGAACTAAATTATTATGATTTATATAATCCAATAGTCGATAATATTGATTATAAGTATTCATATGATGATGCTAAAAAATTATTACTTGAATCCACATCAATTTTAGGTAAAGATTATACTAAAATAATGAAAAAAGCTTTATCTGAATATTGGATAGATGTTTTTCCAAACAAATTCAAAGACACAGGTGCTTATATGTGTGGTTCAGCGTATGATATACATCCTTATATTTTATTGAACTATAATGATAAATATAAGGATGTTTCAACATTGTGTCATGAATTAGGTCATGCGGGACATTCTGTATTAAGCAATGAAAATCAAATTTATAATAAAGCTAGTTATGCAACATTTATTGCGGAAATTGCATCAACAACAAACGAAATATTATTGTTTGATTATATGTATAAAAATACTGATGATAAACAGTTAAAGATATTTTTATTAAATCATTATATTGATAATTTTAGAACAACTGTTTTTAGACAAACAATGTTTGCTGAATTTGAAAATTTTATGTATAATACTGTTGAAAATGATGATGTATTAACATCATCCGTAATGAATGATAAATACTATGAATTACTCCAGAAATACCATAATGGTATGCTAATAGATAAATTATATGCTAATGAATGGTCACATGTTCCACACTTCTACTACAATTTTTATGTTTATCAATATTCAACAAGTTTTATATCATCTATAATATTATCAACCAAAATATTAAATGGAGATAAAGATCAACTAGATAAATATATGACATTATTAAAATCTGGTGGATCAGATTATCCTGTTGATTTGTTAAAAAATGCAGGAATAGATTTAACAGATGAAAAATGTTATGATATTGCATTTGATGAATTTTCTAAACATTTAAATGAATTAAAAAAATTGTTATGAGGGAAATATTAATAAAAAATACCGAATTAAAACCAATCACTTTATAGTTGAATTATGAAAAAATGTAGAATAATAGAAAGAATACGTTTAGATGGTAGAATAGTATATACAATTCAACAAAAACATTATATATTTTTTTGGGAATGGGTTGATGGTTGGCTTAATAGTTGGGATGGTGCAGCATGTACTGATACTTTTAATACTTTAGAAGAAGCACAAAAAAATTTATGTTATTTTGATGGTAGTAAATGTAAAGAAAAAGTAATTCAATGAAAAAAGAAAAACGCAATTTAATATTTATAGGAATAATTACCATTTTAATTTTAATATTCGAATTAATATTTTTTTTAACATTATAAAAAACTATATAAAAATATGATATTAACATTAATTCAAGGATTAATATTTGTCACATATGTGATATTTATTTGGATAAAATTTAAAGGACCATTATCATCAATTTCTGAGTCTTGGTATAAATTGGGTGAACCACTCAATGTATTATTCACATTGTTTTGTTTTTCAATTGGTATAATGATGCCATTTCATATAGTTGGAACAGTTCCTATATTTTTCTTTTTATCTGGTGCAGGATTATGTTTCACTGGTGCAGCAGCAATGTTCAAAGATGATAACATAACGTCAATTGTACATATGATAGGTGCAACTATTTGTGTTATTGGTGGATTATTGGGTATTGGTGTGGAATTAGGTCATTGGATTCCAACAATTATTTTTATTATTTCTGCTAGTCTTCTTAGATTATTAAAAGTTAAAAATAATATATGGTGGATTGAAATTGTAGCATTTGCATGTATTTTATCAGGATTATTAATATATGAATAATATTGAATCTGAAATAATCAGACTACAAGATATTGGATCAATTGAAGATATACTTGATTATATTTATAACTTAGAAGATGAATTATTAGATCGAAATTTTGAAAATTTTAATTTATTTCTTGGTGAAGTTGATGTAACACTTTTATCTGATACATCACTACTTGGTATAGCTGTAATAACTGATCCCTGGAAAGATCAATTAAATAATCGTAAAAATTTCATCGAAAAATTGTTTGCTATAATAAATTCAAGATATAATAAAGATGATGCAATTCAACTTCTTTATGGAATTGAATAATTAATTTTGGTAATTCAATTTATTTTCGTATCTTTGTTTCATCATTTAAAACAACAATATGAAAACATTGAAAATTTGGAATGGTCGAGGTCATAGAAAATACTATAATTATCACATTTATGTTGCAGCGTATACTATTAAACAAGCTGTTGAATTAATAAATACTGCTTGTGATTCTTGGATTACATCAAGAGAAATTGCTGTATATTATTCAAAGGGATGTTGGGGAAATTCTATGGATGGAATTATACCAACTGAACCGTGTGTATACGTTTTAAAGGAATATGATTATAATAATAAACCAATAAGGGTATTATGAAGGTAAATAAACTTATTCGTGGGGAAAATTATCGTTATTATGTTGATTTAAACCACAATAAAATGACCGCAAATATTAGATATTTTCGTGATGATACCCCAATTGAATGTAAAATTAGTGATGATTTAAAATATATTATTTTACCATCTACTATAATTCCATTTAATCGGGATAGCGAAATTTCGATTCAAAAATTAAAATTTAATAAATATCAACAATCAGAAATTAAAGATTGTAATCCCTATTTTTTTAAAAAAGCAAAAGAATTGAAAACAGAAATACTTGTCAATCCATATTATCAGATGATGATAAAAAATGCTGCAATATATTTAAGATCACAAGACCCATTAAATCCCGATACTTTAAATGCTTTTCAAATAAGTGAAGCAATTGCAATATGCACTTGTAAGTTAAAAGAAGATGTAATTTCAGATATAATTAGTGTAAAACTTTAAATTAAACAATTATGAAAAACAAGAATTTTTTATTTATGTGTACCTTTATGGTACTAATTTTTTTAGCATCTTGTGCTGATGTAACTAATGTTAGTGCGTGTGCAACCACAGAACCATATGGTTTTTGGGGTGGTTTGTGGCATGGTATGGTTTCTCCGATCAGTTTTATTGGAAGCTTATTTAGTGATCATATTGCTATGTATGCACATAATAACAATGGACATTGGTATGATTTTGGATTTACCCTTGGTGCTGGTATATTGGGTGGTGGTATCGGTTTTACCCGTCGTAGGAGATAAGATATGAAAGCAAGAATAACATTAATAATAAGTATATTAGCAATTGTTCTTTATATTGTTTTTGGTATTATATCGAACAACAAATACGATACTGAATTTGGTGCAAATTGGCAATTGTCAAAAAAAACTGCAACAATTGAACAAAAATCGGTTTATATTGATAAATTTGTTCAAGATATAGAAAAAGGTGGATTTGGTGGTAAATTTGATGCAATTTTTAATCCTAATGATAATAACAGCTACGAACAAAATCTAATTGCATTAAAAACATTGCAGCAAAGATTGCACGAACTTAAATCGTTGCCTATGACATCATTTGATTATAATACTGCATTACAACAATTATCAGAACAGCAAGGTGATATATCTTCCAATATGATATATACATTTAGTGGAATTTGGTATAAAGAACATTACATTTTACTTTGGAATTGGATTTGTTTTGTCGGTGTTATATTTTTCATAATTCTAATTATTTGTTCTTGGATTAGTATATCAGAAGAATGGTAATTTTGAAATAATTACAAACAAAAACAAAAAAAGTCAGAATTTTCTGACTTTTTTTTGTTTGTATATTGATAAAAATTGTATATTTGTACTGTAATCAACGACAATGAAAAGGACATATAAAGGGATCAAAGTTCAAAAAGAAACCATCTTTGCTGTGATAAAGATATACCATCAAAATATATTACAAAAATAATTGAATTTTAATGACAAAGGAATCTAGAAAAATTGCAAGAAAAAAAGGATATAAATATTTGTTTCCTACTGATATTTCCATTCAAAAATGGTTACGAAATAAACATAAAATAAATATTAACATCGGTCATAGGACACATTCCCAATTATATTATTTTCATATAACTGGATCATATCACATAGGTGAAAATGGTTTGTTGTATTCCGAAGTATTCGGAAAATATAAAACATATGAAGAAGCATTGAAAAAAGCTGTTGAAGAAGCATTAAAACTAATATGATGAAAACAATCGAAAAAATCACAGAATTCATAAGATTATATGGAACAAAATCAAGTGATTATTTATATTTAGGAATTAGAAGTGGTGAATTTATTATTGATGGAAGAGAATTTGCTGAAGAATACGAAGATTTATCGAGCAAAGCACCATGTCAAATAGATTATATTGCACTTAATAGTGATGATTTTTCCCCATGGTTTAATATGTTTACTATATTTTCAACACATTATCTACTTATGTCTAATGATAAATATAATTTAGATGCTGTTGATGAAAAAATATTAAAGGATATATTAAAATATTTGGAAGAAAAGTTTAAAAATAAACCGATTTCAGATAAAAGAAAAAAGGATTTAATGAAAGGAAAATGGTTGTCAAGAATTGGATGGGGTTGGTATTTTCCAAAACTTACCCCCGAAACTGACATCACTGCATCGAATCCAGGCTTTACTAATTTTAATGATTTAATTGATTGTAGTTATTGTTGTTTTAATGAAGATGATAAATATAATTTAAAAGATTTTGGAACAAATGATTTAGATGAATTTGCATTAAAAATATTAAATTTAATAGATAAAAATTTAGCATTTTTACTTAGAGTTCAATATCCAACCTATAAAGATTTGTTTTCATCAGCTTACCTCGCTAGACAAGATAACGAACGTTGGAAAAGATGGAATGATATTATACCACTTATAAATAAAAAAATAGATTCATTGATTTCTAAAGAAGAAGTAAATAGAATATTGGAAATTGATCCGAATGTTGCATTAAAGAAAACAGACAATCCCGAAAAATTATATCTTAAAGATAAATATTTGAAGTAATAATTATTTATTTCATTAATTTAAAAATATGTTTTTTTGATTAGTCAATTTGTCTAAATCTGACAATTTTATTTTATTTTTTTGACACAATGAATAAATAAAGTAAAATGGAATTACTATTCGTAATAGTAATCCCATTATCACTTCAAATATTCGTAATATGAGTTTAAAAATTATCATTGGATTGTTGTTTTAATTGTAGTACAAAGATACAAAAAACAACCCACATATACAAGTTTAATAAGTTAAATTCTTAAATTCTGCATAAAAATATTACCAGGAATTTTTCCACCCAAACCTAGCCACATTTTATCTGAACTATATTTCAAATCAGTACTATTGATCTTTCTTCCCAACAAATCTTCGATACATTCATCACATAATATATCAGATTTATTTGCAATAGATAACCACAAATCATCTTTCAACATCACCATGTTTTCACCAACATAGATTTCAGTTTTACACTTTTGACATTTACACTGTCCCATTTTTAAAAAATAAATTTTCTTTGTTAAAAGATATTATTTCATTGTCACCAACATAGATTTGTTTTACTTCATCAACAATATCGGTTAAATCAATAGATTCTTTGATGGCATAAGCAAATAATTTATTAGATTGTTCAATGACATCAAAACTTTCACGAATACCATATAAATAAGCTTCATCAACTTCTGAAATAATCATTCCGGTATAAAAACCATTAAGCTTATATCTTTCAAAAAACTTATCAGCATTACACCAAATCCCAACACACAATTTTGCTCGTAATAAATAAACTAATTCACTAGAAATAATAAAGATATTACGTTTAAAATCATATAGACCATCTTCACTACCATGCCCAAGCATAATGATTCTATCATGATGTATTATTTCACGTTTTAACTGACTTTTAGATATATTTTCAGTTATAATAGTCCAATCTTTATCCTTATAAATATCAGATAAAAAATCAGTCGTTGTATCCTTTGGGTGTATTACTAATGTATTCATATTAATCACTTTAAATGATCACATAATGATAAGCTCCAATATTCTTTTTTGGTAAAAGTTGAAAATCGACTATCTGATGTTAAATACATTTCATTTAATACTTCAATACCATAAATTTTTATTAATTTACTTACAGCTTGAATTGCATCAGACACATTTTCAATTTTTAATGTAAATTGGTTTGTGTCAACAATATAACCAATTAATTTTTTATATTTCATATCTTGTTGTTTTAATTAGGATACAAAGATACGAAAAAAATTACACTTACGCAAATTTAAATAATATCTTCATCAATTACAGAACATATTCCGGTTTCATTGCCTTCGATTGTAATATATTTGAAATAAAATTCGGCAATTTTAATGTCATAATTTTCGTTATTCCAATTTATAAATTCTTCGAGTGTTAATTCGAAATCAATTTCATTTCGCATGAAATAACCAAATCGTTTAACAATATGATCTTTAAATTTTTTATAACTTATATTATCATCAATTGGGCATACAATACCAAGGTCTTCGTTTTTTACTTTATTGTTTAAATTTATTCCAAATTTAGGAAAAACAACTTCTTTCATATCTTTTATAATAAGTCAATATTTACACCAAACTCTGTTAAATATTGACGTAAAGTTTTTTTAGTATCATGTTCTATTCTTGTGCCAAAACTAATAAAATCATTATGGTGTGATTGAACACTAATATCTAGGAATTCATCTTTATTTTCAAACATACCATGCTTTTTATCTGTTGTGTGTAATATCGCTTTTTTTAAATCAGCAATATTATTAATACGTCCAAAATATGCATTTGAATCGTAAAAAAATGACGGAAATTTTTTCATAATCAAAATTATTTATTATATAACAATATTTGTTGAATTTTAATAATAACAAGTTGTAATTCAGCAATTCTACCTTCTGTAATTCTACTTTGTTTTCTATCTTCAAGTACTTTCATTCTTTCTAATAGTTCTTTGTATAATTCAACCATAATAATTAATATTTATTAAAATAAATCAGTTGAATTGAATAATTCATCAGTATCCTTTTTATAAGAATCTAAATATGAAATATCAACTTTCCATTGTTTTTCTGATCGTTTTTTCCAAATTTTAAAAGATTCTATAATATAATTATCAGCCATAGTAGAAGTTATATTATTTACTTTCATTAGTTGTCTAATAACTTCAGGTTCTTTGCCATTTATTCGGGCAAATCCAACGTGTTTAACCTGATGACATTGTGGGCATAATGCTATAAATCCAATTAATGTTTGAATATGTAATTTATCATCATATTCCCAAATTTCATGGCATTCAACAGGATATTTTCTTCCTTGATTTAGTCCAGTATTTCCACATATTTCACACCGATATTTCGCACGTTTATAACATTTTTTCTTAATTATTTCCCATTCTGTTGTTGTAACAGCACTACGAACATTATTATAATATGATGTTTCTGGAACTAATTCAATTGTGAGTTTGTACATATTATACTGATTCTAATACACGTAATTGATTGATTCCACGTAATTGATTATCAGCAGGAATATCATCACCATCCCAAATTAAATCTTCATTCAAATCTTTATATATTTTATAACCTACTAATTTTTGAACTAATTCGGTTTCAATCGAATCCAATGCATCTTGCCTAATATTAAATCCAATTGTTCTGTGAACTTTAGATCTAAATCTAAATAAATCTTCAGGATTCCCCCCTGGAAATGGATGTTCGAAATAAAGGATTGGATGATAAGTTTGATCTTTTGAATTGAACAACATCATAATTAAAGCTTTCATATTAATATTTATTAAGTGTTTCTACAATATAATTGGCAAATTCGTTTTGGATTTTTGTTGCTGTTTGACTATCCAAATTTAATTCAATAATTTTTCTTTGTAATTCTTCTGTTAAATTAATCGCATTTGGATATAATATATGTAATGGAAAATCAAACGCTCTACCATAATCAGAAGTGAATACTAATCCACAATCATACATTAACAGAAACTTAAAATAATCTTTAAATGTTTTCATTTTCAATTTTATTAATGATTGGTTCAGCATCAAAGAAAATAACATCTTCTTTATTTGTAATTTTATTGAATATTGGATATTCAATTTCCGTAACAACAGACCTAGTTATTATTAAATCTGGGTTTTTGTGTGCATTATGTTTAGATGGTAATTTATCTAATTCTTCTTTTGTAAACGGTTTAGATGTTACAATCCTTTTAATATATGTTCCACGCTTATACTTAATTTCTAAATCATTCCAATTTATATCTTTTTCAAGCATTAACATATCTTGCATTTCACTAGTATTGACTTTATTAAGTCTATCGTGTGAAAAATAATGTTGTGCAACCATAGAAATACTATTTCTTGTTGCATCATTTTCTCGCCAAAGTAATTGTAATGTTGCATCATATAATGATGGAACTTGATAAATTCTACAATCAAAATTAGCTAATTTATTATGCTTTGGTAATAATGTTTTTCTTCTTTCATTGAAAAAAGTTACACATTTACCAGTTAATTTTGATAAAATTTTTTGTTTTTTACCATCATTGTATATAGACATCTTTTTATCGGAAGAATATAATATCAAGGTTATTTCATCAGATTGTGTGTATGATACAACTGCATTTGTTTCTTTAGTTAAAAATTTAGCAGTTTCAATCATTAGTTGTGATAAATTTTTATCAAATGGTTTTTCTAATCCTTTGGTCCATGTTGAAAAATTCTGACCATCGAGTCTGATGATTACAGGTAATGTTGGTATCATTATTTCTGGTGAAAAGTTTTTTTCTAGCCATTTACACCAATCTTCTAATTTTTTAAATTCCATTATTTTTAATATTATTAAAGTTATTTCAAAGTTAATAATTTTTTTTATTTTGTTAATTTTTTGTTTATTATTTTTGCATACGAAAAAATTAAAAATTTATTTGATTATTTTGGTGTTTAGTTTGGCATCATGTAATAAACTAAGACTAGATGTAATATCACCTAATGGTAAACAAACATCAACTAAAACTGATTATATTGGTGATGTAATAGTTAAAAAAATAACAATAGAAGGTGAAGGTGATAGATATTGTCATTTTCTTGTTACTACTGAAGATAAAAATCGAAATAAAATACAATTTACTACACACGATTTAGTCTTTAACATTAATGATTCTATTCATATTGATGTTGCGAAAAAATTAGTCAGAAATATTAAAAATCATTCAATTATCTTTCTACATTAATGATTTCTTAATTTTTATATATAATAACAAAAACCAAAATGAAAAGTTTTGAAAGTTTTAATAATTTTTACAAAGAATTTAGATTTTATCCTTATGATTCCTATGATTTTGACACCAATCAAAAAATATTAATATTAAATGCCTATAAGAAAATAAAGGAAAATAAAGATTTATTTCCATATATGTACAAAGATTTAGATAATGAAAGAGAAGTCATATCTTTAAATGTAATATTGTTGGATAATGAAAAAGAAAAAAGATTATTTGAAATATTGTTAAAAATTGGCAACTCATTTAATATTGATTTTTATAATAAATTATTTGATTTAAATTATAAAGTCTCTGATAAGATATTGAATGGAAATCCTAATTTATATGTGCCAAATTTTAGAAGTATTATTTCTTACGATTTTGATGGTGTTCTACATAAATCTATAATCCCTGGTACTATACACCCATCTAATTATCCGGATTATGATAATTTTATTCCAAATTTAGAAATGATTGAACAATTAAATGAACAATCAAAAACGCACGATATTATAATTTTAACATCTAGGCAAAACTATGAAATTCCAAATCTTTGGATTTTTTCAAAAAAACACAAAATAAATATTACTGATATTTTTACAACTGATGGTGATACCATTAAAAAATCATATGTTTTAAAATCATTAAATGCAATAAAACATTATGATGATAATATAGCAATTAAAACTGATGTTGAAAAAAATGGAATAAAATTTGAATTTGTAAATACTAACCAATATTTTAATAAAAAATAAATTATGAAATTAAAAAATATCAAACTTAGTTGTGAAAAACTAAAGTATGCATACCCTAAAACTTATTATAGTTTTGAAGTTTTTGAATTACAGTTTATTAATACTAGTCAAGTTTGGAGTATTAATTTTACAATTTTTAATATTTTTATGAAATTACAATATAATAAATAATAAAATGAATGAAACATTAAAAAATGCTGGAAAAGAAATTTTAAAGTATTTATTGGCACAATGCACTGAATGTCAACAAATGATGTTTAAGCGAATGTACAGCCATAAGAATTTGGAACTTCCAATAAATGATGTTGTGGACCAAATATCAGATGATAAAATTGATTGGGCAATTTCACAATGTGAAAGAACTGTAGAAAAAAATTCCAAGCCATAGAGTGTTGTAAAAAATTAAAATAATTTTTACTTTTCAATTTTAATGATTGATGGAACAACACCAAGTCCCACTATCCCATCAGCAAATGCGTTTGGGATTGCTTTTCTAAGAATATTATAACTACCATTAACATCAGCATTGATTTTTTTATCACTACCTTTAATTTTATAAATACCCCTCGATTCCCGATAGCCACTAAATTCATATTTAGTGTTATCTTCCTTTTTATAGGTAGGTATTGGATCAAGATTAAGGAATGATGCTTTAGAAGTATAACTTTCTTCGTTTATAATATAATTAATACCATTTCTTTCGCATTTATATTTTAACATATCTATAAATCTACTATGTGGTATAGAAACAAAATTTTGATTGGTTTTTTTGCTTAAATCAACTTCTTGTTTCCAGTTATCATTTTTTCCAATGATAAGTGTGTTTATTTTATTTTCTATTAATATTTCTACTATTTTTTTAGAACTTTTATGTAAATAATTATCTATTTTATTTTTTCTTTTTAATGTTAATTTATTTAATTTCTTTGATTTTTTACATTTATTTCTGATTTCTAATATGGAACTAATTTCTGATCTTTTTTTATTATAAAATTGATTCATTGATTTGAGTGGTTTACCATTTATAATCATAGGATTAAATTTTATATCATTGCTAGTTAATGTAACCAAATTGTTTATGCCTAAGTCAATAGCCATATATTTGTTGTTATTTTCTAATTTTGGTGTATCTACTATTGTATAAACCAATTCAACAACATAATAACCGATTTTAGGTACAATTCTTACACAATCAACGATTTCAAATTTATCTATTTTTGTTTTAAATTCTATGTTTGATAGACTCAATTTAATTTTATTGGTTTTCTTAAATACTTTTTTTGAAATTGCTTGATTGGTGTAACTCGTTATAAACCTACCATCAACTTTATCAAGATATTGTGGTAATCTTGGTCTAGCTTTAAACAAATGTGGATATTTATTATATGATTCCAATGCTTTAAAAAAAGATTTGAAATTTAAATTAACCATTATTATTACACTTGATGAAACTTTAGCTGGAAGTTCTTTATATTCTTTGCTGTTCTTCATTAAATGATGTAATTTGCTTAAAACATTTACTTTATTCTTTATCCATTCTTGTCGCACTACATACAAACAACAATTATATAAATTCTTAGATTTAAAACATAATTCATCACATTCTTTATAATATTTATCATTATCCTTTATTATGTGTTGTTCGACTAATTGCATTTTTTATGTCTATATAGACCGTTTTATTTCTATATATAAATAAAAAAATATCAGTTTTTTTCATTAGAAATTGATTGTTATGGTTTTTGTTAAAAAATCAATTTCCACATCATCAATAGAAATTGTTGTTTTAATATTTTCTAAGTCAGTTACAATTTTGAAATTTTCAATTTTATTATCAAATTCATATTCTTTTTCTGTGTCTTGATCTTCACCCCATATAATAACCAATATGTTTCCTTTGATGTCTAATATTTCAACATCTATATTTTTAACACCATATTCACGTACATCAAAATTTAATTTCCATGAAATTTGAAAATCAGAACTATCATCAAAATTGTCGTTTTCTTCTAAATCTATTTTGGCTTTATCCCAATTTCTAATTGCTGATAAGTCAGCTTTAATTTTTGTAGAAAAAACAAAACCTTCATCTGTATATTGTTGTTCCAATAAAAAATCATTGAATTTTTTCATATTACACTTTTTTCTGTATATATAAAAAAATTCAATGATTATTTGTACTTGGACATTTACTTGGACATAATGTCCAAGTCTATTACTTCAATTTTTTCAAAAGTGGTATCTTTATATCGAATTAATTCCCCACAATATTCACAAATATCAGCAGGTTGACTACACCCAATTCTCCAGGAATAATTTCCTACGAAAGTTTTTTCATGTTTACAAATTGATCTTAATTCAGCAAGTCTATCTTGTGACATTTTTATTTGATCATACATCAACTGTTTTTCTGTTTTTATTTCTTCGTTTGTCATGTTATTTTTTATAATTATTGGATCCATCAAATACAACAGCATAAGTAAAATGAAATTCATCTTTATTTCCAAAACTTTTTACGATATGAAGATTATAAATATAATTTAATTTTAAATTATTTAATCGTTCTATATTTCATAAATTTTCATTTTAAATTTCCCAAATATATAATTTTTTTTACAAATCCTAATAATTATTACAAAATATTTTTAAAAAATAAAAACAAATATTTTATGATTTTACTTTAAAATATTTTTCACAATAATATTCTTTACATTTGTGTGGTTTATTGTCATTAATTTGACATTTGTTGTCTATGAAATATGGACATTCATCAGTCCAAATATATTCTCCGAAAACAATATGATCTTTAAACATATTTTTTTCATGATTTCCAGTTAAACGTAAAAGCCAATGTTTACTACAACATTCACCACAACCAATGCAATCAACTATCTGTTCTTCCATATTAATAATTTAAGTTGTAAAAATAGATAATATATTTGATTATTAATAATTTTTTCATTATCTTTGTGTGATCAAATAAAAAAATATGATTAAATATAAAGGTAGAAGTGGAAAATTCAATGTTTGGAAAGCTAAACCAAATGGTGATCCAATTGAAGGTACTGATTATTTAATGAATGCACCAAGTAAAAGATGGGCATTAAAGCATATTGCTTATGAAAATAATGTTGTTCTACCACACAATTCTATGATAGTAAGATTACCAAGTGGTGAATTTTGGTGTGTTTCTGAATTATAAATACTATGAAAGACGAAAATGGTTTTGAAACTTGTGGATATGCAATTATCAAAAATTTTAATGATAATAATGATCCAAATCGAAAAAAATTAAAAATGTTTGTTCAGGAAAATATAGGTATTCTTAAAAAAAATTGGAATAATCAATATTCAGTTGAATATTCTAATGTTGCAGATGAATATTTAAAATTATTTTTACCGAAAAATATAAATATTGATGATCATAATTTTTTAGCACCTGAAATATTTGTCGGTGATATAGAAAATGTATATTGGTCAAACAATATTGATGACCTAAAAATTATATTAAGAGCAAAAAAATATAATGTGTTTTTATAAAGTAATAATCAAACAACTAAAAAAGATGAAAACGAAAGAAACATCAACAAAAACGTTAATTGATTGTTCCAATTATTTGGGACAAGATTATCCACGACTTACTACAAATATGTACGTACAATGTTTTAATGGTGATAAAGGAAAAATTGTATGGACTGATGGTCATCGGTTTAAATTAAACCAAGAACACAATTTTTTACATCGAATCAATATGTTATCAAAGATGGATATCCAATTTTATAGAGAATTGGATTCTAATGAAAAATTGGCATTTAAATGGTGGAATAAATTATCATTAGATAAACAGACATCTTTATATAAAGAATATTTTGGCGCAAATCGTTTGGTTGTTTTTCCTGATGAAATCGAAAAAATTTGGAAAGATAAATTACAAGAAGATTCATCATCTTTTGAATATCGTATAATGGATGATGGTAGTAATTATAATGAAGTATTTAAATATGCTGAAAATAGACCGATTAATCAGAAACAATTTACAACATTCGATTATGATAGATTCAAATCATATATCAACAAATTTAGCAATGAAGACAAAGGAAAAATATTTAGATTAATGTTTAATCTTTGTCCTGATGTGAATAAACATCAAGAAGGATTTTCTGATGAATTTTACACAATTGTTTGTCAAGCATTTAATGCTGGTAAGCAATCTATATTGAATCAAAAAGATGGTAAAGAATTTCAATCTTCTGATTCTTATTATTTGAATAATTTTGGTCAACAAACAATTCTATAATATGAAAAAATCAACTAAAGTTTTAATTTATATTTTTGTAGTTACAGTAATTACAATAATATTTTCTTTTTTTAGAATAAATGTTGCAATTTGTATTGGGCTTGCTACTACATTTTGTCTTATCGCTTGGTATATATTTGAATTACTAAAAGAATTCGTTGATAGTTATATTAAAGAAAAAGAAAATAATTTTAAAATAAAATGATAAATTTTCTAACAGACAAAGATAAGATCGAAGCTAACGCTATGTCTATAATAGAATCATTATATGACGAAGAATATATTATAGACATAGATATTTTTCCTGATGTTCATATATCAACAATGGAAGCAATTCCAGTTGGTGTTGCATTTACATCATTTGATGATGTAGTATATCCATTAATTTCGGGGAAAGATATTGGATGTGGTGTTGCATTTTGTAGTATTCCTAAGAAAATGTTTTTGAAAAAAATTGAAAAATCCAACATTTATAAAGCATTTTATCAGGCACATTTAACGTTTACAGATGAAGGATTGGGTGGTGGAAATCATTTTTTGAGTATTGAAGAAGATGATGAATATATTTATTTTATTTGCCACACAGGAACTAGAAATAACGGTATTGCATTTTATCAAAAAACATTACACCTTCTTGATATGTATAACCAAGAAGTAAATAAAAATGTGAAATACATTGAAACCGAATATCTTTACAAAAACGATAAATTATTTTTTACTGAATATAATAAATTGTTAGATTATGGTAAAAAAAGACGATATGGATTTATTTCAAACACAGTTAATTGGTTTATTAATAATGGACATTTAGAAAAAAATGTAGATTTAGAAATATTCGATTCTATTCATAATTATTTTGAATTTAGTGGTGATGGTTCGGTTATTCACAGGAAAGGTGTAAGTGGCATTGTAGATAACAATATTGTAGCTTGTCCAATTTCAATGTTACGAGGAACTTTTTTTGTTAGAAAAAATTCGAATTCTAAGAATACGTGGTCAGCTACAAATAATTCTTGCGCACATGGTGCTGGTCGTAGTATGAGTAGAGCTGATGCTATCAATTATTGGTATAATACATTAAAAAACAAAGAACGAAAATGGTACTATGAAAATTATTCTGAATATATGAATAATGGGGAATTTTCAAAAGATATTGTATCCGAATTTGATTTTGCATATAAAACAACTGATGAATGGTTGAAAAATCAACCACATATAACGAAAGTTACAAGTACAAAACCTATAATGACAATCAAATTTATTTTTTAATATGAGAAAAGGCAAGGAATTAGATTATTGGGAAACATTGGACCGGGATGCTGATCAAAAATTCGAAGAATTGACCCAACAATGTTTAAATGGTGAATTGACAGTTGATCAAATGTGGAATGAACTAAGTAAAGTTCAATATGATTATCCAGATTCGGATATTACTAAAGAACCATTAAATAAAGTTTTTGACTTTATTGCTGAAAACAGATTAATGTCAGATGATGATGCATTGAAATCATATCGAAAAAATTATTACGATTGCCGCCGAATATTTTAACGAACATTTAAAAACGATCAGTGATCGTTTTTTTTTTGCAATAAATTTGGATAATTAAAATAATTGCTTATGTTTGCTTCTAATAAAAAATAATTTTTACATTATGATGATATTTAAGAAACATATCGGATATTTAATTGTAATATTAATACAAATATTATTTATAATTGTGTTGTGTTTAGATATTGGATTTTGGTTAGGTATATTAAGTTATATTTTTATATTGATATTACTTTTTGCCTTTATTCGATTATTAATTTGGCTTTTTAAATAATTAATTAAAATATAAAACTATGAAATTTACAAAATCACAACTTTTTTGGTTATCAACAATATTATTTGTTGCTGCGTGGGGGTTATTTGCATATCTTTGGAATGTTGGATTTCCTTATGATACTTTTGTTGCTGATAATAATTTATATGAAGGAAAATATATGTTTGGATCAATGCATATTATATTTAATTTTATATTTGTTATAGGTATTATTGTTGGATACTTTGCTATGTTGCTTGGTATATTTGATAAAGATTATACATATCTTGATAAAATTTTAATTGATAAAAAATTAAAGAGTAAAAATCATTATGATGATGATGATTGTGTTAAATTAATCAAATTAGCTGAAGAAAAATCCACAAAATATTAAAAGTAAAAATATGAAAGCAATTGAAGCAAGAAATAATTCAATAAAAAATAAAAATAAATTTTCAAATATAAACAAAATTTATGCTAAAATAAATGAAGCAATTGAATATGGCTGGTCTTATGCTTTTATTAATGAATTTAACATAACTAGCACTGAAAAAGAAATCTTAGAAAAAGATGGATATTTTGTGGATACTGCACATACTAACGGATTTTGTATAAGGTGGTATGAATGTGATAAAGAATATTTTCTGAAAATAATTGAAAATAATAAAAAATATGGATACTTGAAAATTGATGATGAAGTTATAGTAAATTATCTGATTCTTCAAGAATTTGAGAAATAAAAAAAGAGCACTATGCTCTTTTTATTACCTTTAACCACTTATTTCTTTGGTGGTTCGGGTTTTTTAAATGGATCCTCCACCGGTGGGAGGGGGATGCGAGGTGGTTCACCACCTTTAGTTACCATCATTTCGAAATCATTCATTACTTGAACATTTTCGCAAAAATCACATAATTTGTTTTTCATACTTAATTGTTTTTTTAAATATTTATAATTTATGAGATTACAAATATAAACATTTATATTTAAAAAACAAAAAGGTTTAAACTAATTAATTATTAATTTAAACTTTTTTAGAAAATTTTTCAATTTTATCTTTAACATTGTCTATCATTGAAGTTACCATCAATCTATCCTGATGTGTCTGTTTATTTATTCTTTCCCATTCAAGTATTTCTGAATATTGTTTTTGATAACTTTCTAATGTTAAATTAAGTTTTTGTAATTTTTCAGATTTTGGATCAAGTTTTACTTGATTTGGTTTTATTCTTATTAAACAATATTCTAAAAATAACATCATACTAATATAACGCCAGGTTTTTTTCGATTGTCTATGCATATCATTAGGACATTTCTTAAATAGTTTTTTATTGTCGTATGTTATATACAATAAAAAATATGATTCATTAAAAACATCTCGAGTTTTTTCATAAACTAATTCAAAATTAAGCAATTTATTATGATATGTTAGGTCATTATGTTTAACACATATTTTATTGTTTATGATATCAACAATACATCGTCTATAAGAATTTTTAATAAAATCAAAAATTATTGGTTCAAGTTCATTATACAACTTAGCATTTTGTTTTTTCCGAATGTACTTTTTAATAAACCCAATCATATCGTTGTTGTTTTAATTATTATGAGTGCAAAGATATAAAAATATTTTTTAATATAAAACTTATTCTAGTTTTTTTAATATAATCTTAAAAATTAAATGTTATGGCTAAAATTAATTTTAAAACTGAAATGGATGTTGATGAACTTTATGAATGTTTATCATATCATGAAAAATATGAATTATCAAATAAACTAATCGAAGATAAGCAATATGATTTGGATAATTTTTATTATTCATTAAATTCAGACAATAAAACTGAATTAAGAGATAAATTATATAATGACAATTTCTTAATTCAACCTGAATACGATAATGATGATATTAAAAAATATCTAATAGATAATGATAAATTTAATGATTCAATATTAAAATTACTTGGTAAATCACATATGTTGACCTATGGTGAATCTGAATGGTTAATTGGTCTATCTGAAAAATATAAATATTTTGATTAATTATTGTTTATTCAATTATTTTTCGTATCTTTGTTGCATAAATACTAAAAATAATGGAAGCAACTACATTTCCTTTCTTTTCACAGTTTAGCAAAGAACAAATGAAAAACCAATATCGTGCAAATTTGGTTGGTTTGAAAAAAATGTTAGCAAAATCTGAACAAACAGGTAAAAAAGTAAATGGTTACACCATTGATCAATTAAAAGAAATTGTCATTCAATACACCGAATTAGCAAAATAAATTCATTTATGAAAACAGAAGAAGATTTAAAAATAGAATATCTTGAAAAATTAGGATATCTTGAAAAATTGATGAAAAATTTAAATACACCTAAAGAAATTTTTAAATTAAATTTACGTGTAGCATTTAAATTATTCTTTGTGCCAATCTCAATTGCGATTGTAATAATTTTAATTTTTGAATTCTTATCAAAATCATTTTAAATGGAAAAGAGTTACTTCAGAAAAGATTATTTTGGAAGTGTAAATGGTGATAAAATTATAATATCATCTAATCCAAATTCAATTTTAGTATCTTATGAAGATTTGAATGATTTAACAAAACGGTATCTTTATAAAGAAGGTGATAAGATTGTAACACCTTTCGGAATTCAAACCATTAAAGATATTGATAGACAACATTCAGATAAACACGGATACGAATGGTTAATTACTGTTGAAGAAAATGGTAATCAATATAATCCTTGTGAATTAATAGGAATATATGTTAAAACTATTGATATCTAAATATTATGGATGATTCACCTAAATTTAGATTATTTCGAACTGGTACACTAAAATATAATAGGATAAAATCAATGTCCATATTAAAAAAAGAACTAAATTCTTTTGGCTATGATTATTCTATTAAAGATACTAAAGAATTATTCATTACTTTAACTGAAGGTAATCTTTATGAAGGATTTAATGGAAAATTTAAACATTGTTTTGATTTAATATTTAATGACAATGAATATGACACCATTAAAGTCGATGATTTTGAAGAACATAATTTTCCAGTTAATTTTATTTCACCTTTTGCTAATTAAAAATACTAAAGTATGACCAAAATCGAAAACCTTTGTGTTACTATCGAAACGAATATTGATAAAATGTTAGAAGGATCAATTCCTAGTATTTCTATATATAATCATTCTATCGAAATTTTAGAATGTGAAATAAATAAAGATTTAACCATTAACCCTGATGCATTAAATGTATCAATATTTATGAGACAAATAATAAAATGGTTTATATCTAACGCCCAAAAGCAAATAGGAAATTATTATTATTAATACTAAATAAAATGGATGCAATACAATTTAACGGAAATTCCAATGCCCAAAAAATTGAAAAATTTATTGGAAAAGAATTAGATTATGAATTAGAAAGTGAAACTGCTTATGTCGCTGGTGTGGCACCACCAACTTTCAGTTTATTATTTGAAACCCCAAATGGTACAATAAAAATAATGAAAGGTGATTGGATCATTAAAGATTCAACTGGGTATTTTTCTCATTGTACAAACGATGTTTTTCAACAAAACAAAAACTAATTTTTATAGGTTTTTGGTTCAAAATATGTTAGGTAAATAATAAAGCATATTGGAGTTATCCTGTAACACCATAAAGTTACTTAAAACTAATTATTTAATATTTTGTATGAATCCTGAATATAAAAAAGAACTAAAAAAAATACAAAAAATAATTAGAAAAAATACCGATCACACAAAAATGGAAATTGGTGATAGGGTTATTCCTTGGGATGGTTCTTCATTAACTGATATTGATGGTAATAAATATTATGTCATAGACGAACCTTTTATTTCAACTAAATATTGGATCGTTGTGGATAATAATCTAAATATATTGTACAATGATTATATACAAGATTTAATTATTTGTAATCCAATAACAAATCAAATGTTTAGAATAAGTTCTGCTGGAGTAAAACATTAATTTAAATAGATTTTAATGATTTTTTCATCCATATTGCATTTTCATCATCAACATAGATTTCATCATCAACATATCCCCTACGCTGATACCAATCATGCATCCAAGAATCTTTTATTACCCACAAATAAGATGTTATAGCACCCATATTAATTCCAATTTCTTCACGCATCTTTTGCAATTCCGTGCCAATTCCCTTATTCCTAACTTTGATATCAACACTTAACATATCAAGATAAACTGTAGTATTATCATCATTGTACCAATATAAACGTGCAAATGCTTTTCCTTTTTTTTCCATAATCATAATAGAAGAACCCCAGGAATCAGTTTTAAAATGTAACACAAACCGATTTTTTCTAAAATGAAACATTATATAAGATTGATTTTGTTTTATATATTATTTTTTCATTTTTATTTTCACAATCCAATTTATTTTCGTACATTTGCATCATAATTAAAACAACAACAATTATGAAAAGCTTATACGGAGAATTAGTCCAAATTGATATCGCAAATTGTGTAAATAATATGGTAGAAGCAATGTTACCAAGATTTACAAAAGATAAAGTTTTAATCATTACTATCCGAATGGAAGCTGAAAACTTTACGCTTAATCACAGAATTGGTAAAAATTTTAGTTTAGTATTTTATCGGAGTTCCAATTATACTTTTGTTGGAACTAGAATTCCAGTTGATGGTGAAAATCCTATGTACAATTTTCCTGATCGTATTGAAAATGAATTGAAACGACATTCATATCACGATTCCTGTTGGCGATCAGATGGGACTAAACATGTCATTCACAAAATGGCACAAGAAATAGTAAGCAAATGTAAAAATGATGGCAAAGATTATTCAGTATACACACACTTTGGTGAAATTAATTTAGTTGATGCTAATGTGGATGTCCAAGATTATGATTCAAACAAAAATTCAAAATATATACCAATCCTAAAAAATTAGCACTATGAATACAATTAGTTATGTTATTATTTTTATTACACTTTTTTTGATAATTTGGGGATTATTATATGTAATTAATTATTCATATAACCCTATTATAAGTGGTTGTGGTGTTATTGTATCAAAAGAATTTATACCTGATTACATTAATAATACTACAATGACATACAATGTCAAAGAATGGGTTTTATATATTAAAGTCGATAATAAAATCTGTAGTTATTCTGTTAATGAAAAATATTACAACAATTCAACAGAAGGTCAGACTATAAAAATTAAATATTCAATTGGTAGACTTTGGAATAATTTATACATATTAAAAATTGAAAATTAAAAAAACTATGAATACAAATATTAATACATTTTGGGAAAAACATATGGATATAAATGTCAATGATACATTTTGGGAAAAACTTTGGTTAAATTTTATCGCAGTTGAATTGGCTATAATCTTAGCATCTTTGTCCCTTACATTTATTCCTATGATGATAGGCACGTTGGTTGTTCACGATCTTAATAAAATTATTTATGGTATTCGAACTGAAGATTTTATGTGGTTTGCTATATTGGGATCATTTTTTATAATATTCCATATTATTTGGTATGGTGATTTATTAGTAAAATATATAAAATATATAAAATCCACAAAAAACTATACTCAAAAAAATTAAAGATTGTATTTATTCATTTTTAATATAAGATCAGCTTCATATTTGGTTAATTTCTTAACAATATTAGCATCTGTAACAAAAACTTCATTTTTAGAAGGTAATATTAATCCTTCATATTGATTTACCGTGTCCCTAGTGCTGTAAGTTAATGGAACAATACCAACAACTAACATAACATCATGTTTATACTTGTCATATAAATCAATTTCTATATAATCCCCAACATTTATTTTATTTTCTTCTTCAAACATTTTAATATATTTCATCAGTAAATCTATTTTTGATTATATATAAAAATTTTACATTTTTTTTGCACATCTAAAATATTTATTTATATTTACATCGAACATTTTTAAATATGAATAACAATTATGTTGGTGATTAAATTAACACTTAATGGTAAAATATTCAAAAAATATAGCCAAAGACAGTGTAACAATGAATTATTGGTATTAAAGCAGATTTTTAAAAATAAATAAAAATGGATATAAATAAAATAATAGAAAAATCATATTCCGATAGTAAAAAAACAAGTTGTAATGCCCAAGCTGAATTGACCGAATTGGCAATAAACCACCACAATAAATTAATTAATATAAATTCAAAATATGATAAAGAATATCAAAAATATTCCCAATACCAAATAGGTAAAGGATCATATTATTTCGAAAATATTGATGACAAATTTATCTATGTAAAATATACAGATCATTGGCAATATGGTGGACATTGTGAAGAAACAATATTAATACCATTATTGGATTTAATATCTTTTGATTATTTAAAATATGAAATTAATATTAAGAATGAATCAATCATACAAATCCAAAATGATATAAATTCAAATAAGTCTAAAATAAAATTATTAAAATTAAAATTAGAAAAATTATCACAATTGCCATTAGAAGATCAATAAAAAACAATATAATATGACTTACAATAAAATTTTAAAAAATCTTAATTCTAAAACTATCACAATTGATAATGCTTTAGAAGAACTCGCTAAATTAGGTTATTGTCCAAATGTACTTAATGATGATAATGGTCATTGGGCAGTAACTTTTGATGGATACCAAAATATACCAGAAGATGAAAATCCTTGTGATATAGAAACCCACTTTTCAGTTGATGCTGAATATTGGAAAAATACTATCTATGATGCACTAATTTATGCTTTAAATAAGTAGAAAAGTATGGAAAAATTAAACAATGCAATTAAATTACCATTAATGGGGTTATATGGAACATTCAGTAATTTGAATATGGAATATGCTATCAGGATAACCGATTTTTGTAATTTAAACTGTGCATATTGCTATGCAAGAACAGAAAATCCCCAAAAGATGTCTCTTGAAACATTAACACGTGTTTTAAATGAAGTCGCAGCATCATGTGAAGGTCAAATAACAGTTGGACTGGTGGTGAACCAACCACAATGGGACATGATTTTTTTAAATCAATTGAAGATATTTTATCTACTTTAAACCCAAAAAGATTTGTAAATATATTACAATCTAACCTAATTCTATTAGATGATTGGTATGTTGATTTTTTGAAAAATAATAATTTCCAAGTTAGAACAAGCTTGGATTTACCACCAACAAACCATGACATTCTTCGTAAAGATGGTGATTTTGAGCGATCTATCAAAAGTATTGAAATGCTTAGAAAAGCTAATGTTCCAATTAATATTAATACTGTAGTAACAGAAAAAAATATTAATTCTGCCCAAGAAATTTTTAATTTCTTGAAAAAAATGGAAATTACTAGTTTTTCTGTTTCTAGATTAGTAGAACAAGGAAATGCTGTTAACAGGAACGATTTAATATTGTATGATAACGCTGCATTTGGTCGTTTTTTAGTGGAATTGTTTGATTTATGGATGGCTGATAATATAGAACCAAAAATTCAAAGAATTACACCATTAGATAAACTTCTGAATGCTTGTAAAAGTGGAAAACGTGAAGAAAGTAAATGCTTTCATTGTCAAAGTCAGCTATTTGCAATTGGACCAGATGGAAAAGTATTTCCATCGTGTAATAAATTCTTTGCTATTCCTGAAACTTGCCTTGGAAATGTTATGAATGATAGCATCCCAAAAATTTTACAATCCGATGAAAGAAATAAATTCCTTGCAACCACAAGTAGTGTGTCAGATAGAATTTGTTCAAAATGTGAATATGTAAATGTTTGTGAAGGTGGTTGTTATTATGTTGCTTATAATGCTCGCAAAAAAGGTGAAAATCTTCAAAGTCGTGAACATTTTTGTAAAGGATATTATTTGGTATTTGAAAGAATATTTAACTATTTAAAATCAAAAAATGAATTGTAGTATAAATGAACTAACTTGTGTGAAATTTCAAGTTGGATTTTGTTGTAATTTGGCTTGTAGTTTTTGTTTAATACAAGCAGAAGAAAAAACGTGTTCTTTAAATATGCACACTGTTGATAATGCTTTTAAAGATTTAGCATTACAAAAACAAATTAAAAGGGTCGTAATTACTGGTGGTGAACCAACATTACCAATGTATATGCCAATAACGCTTGATATCATTAAAAAAGCAAAATCATTAGGTGCTGAATCAACAATTTATACCAATGGAACATTGTTGAACAATGACAATTTGAAAGAATTACGTTCAGCCGGACTAACAGAAATTCGGTTGTCTGTTTACGAACCAATTAATTGGGAAAAAATTAATAATATTCTCGATGAAATGGAAAATAATGGTTTTTCAAGGTTTCTAAAAGTTACTGTAACACGTCAGACATATCCAAAACTAAAAGAAACTTTAGAAAAATTACCTAATTTAAAACCAACTAGATTCCAAATAAAACCATTTAATCAAACTGGAATAAAATATGTTGATGAAATTGAAGAAATGACACCCGATCAAGTTCTTGAAATGGCTAAAATAATGTTGGATTACAAAAGAAATGTGAATTTTAGAATAGATTTGTTACCACTTTGTTATGAATTTTTGGTGGAAGATGTACCAACAGATAATATTTCTGTGTGTAATTGTGGAAAAGGTAAAGATGGTTACTTGGTTATTAATCCTAATGGTGATGTTTTTCCTTGTGGTGCTTATAGTGAAAATATTGGTAATGTTAATGATCCAAATTATCTTCTAACTGAAGCTTGGAAAAAATCATTACTTCTAAAAACCATAAGAAATCTTTCAAAAGAAGTACCTGATGAATGTAAAAATTGTCAACATCTAAAAAAATGTCAAATAAATGATTGCCATAGTACAACATTTAATTATTATGGAAATTTAAAACGTGGTAACCCACAATGTCCAATTTTAGCAAAAGAAAGATTTAAATTATGAAATATTTCAGATTAATATCTAATGATCCAAATTATGAACCATTAGTTCAGTTTAAAATATATCCTGGTTATGAATTTCCATCCGAATGGGGAGATAATGTAGAATTTCATGCTGAAAGATATCCTATGGATTGGGAAGAATCAACAGAAGAAGAATATTTGAAAGAATATACTATCGAAGTAAATGCCAACGATATGAATAATGTTGTTCTAAAACGCATAAATGAATTAATTGATGAATATAAACTAGCTAAAATTAATTTGCCTAAATGTTCAGAATCATTTGAATATGATAATTTAGATAGACGAATTCATAACCTTAAATACATATTTCTTGAAATTGGTGTTTATCAATTTATCAATGAAACTTAAAATTATAAATTTATATATAATTGCACAAAAAATAGAAGAATTCTGCGTGTCCGAATTTCTATTTTCTTGCACATATCATTTTCAGATATGTGCATTTTTTACAAAAAAAGTGACCAAATGATCACTTCTTATTTTTTCGAATCTTTTATAAACGCAATTCCTACAACTACCAAAAATATTCCAAGGACAATTCCTAAATATAACATAACTAAATAGTTTTAGTTCCTTTACCTTCTTTTATAAACACAATTCCGACAGCAATAAAAAATATTCCAAGGGCAATTCCTAAATATAACATAATATTTCTTTTTTTGTTTAACTTTTAAATATCTTTACAAAGATATGAAATTATATAAACATATTTATATTATGTTGTCAAACTTTGATTAATGTCATATTTCTTTTGACCAATGTATATTATATGGTGACCAATTTATAAACAAAACTTGGGAAACTTGAAATATTCTTTAATTACACCATCTGGAACATTATTATCTTCTAACATTTTTACAATTTCATCAGTATTTTCAACAATAGTAATCCAACTTTTATCACAACTAGTAAATTTACAATCATACCAATCATCACCCGATGTTTTTATTACACTTATCATTTCTGTCTATTATTTTTATATAAAAAAAATCAGATCATCTAAGATAATCTGATTTTTTAATCATTACAACAAAGTACCTTGATACCAACTTCTTTCAGTCTTATTGGGTTCTTTTAAATATATTCCCAATTTTTCAATTAACCGTTCAGCAGTTTCAAATGCAAATGTGTGACATCCGATATTTACAATATAACCATAATTAACTTGGTTAATCTTAACATCACGAATCTTTCCTAGTGATGTATCTTCTTTACACCAAGATTCATTACAATCTGATTCACGTTCACAATCTGTCGGTCCATCAGTTTGACCCATACAACATTCACCTGCTACCAATGGTCTTCCAGGTGTACAACAACCATCATTCATAATCTTATATTTATTTTTAATAATTTAATTATTTATATTTAGTCAATAAACTAAATTTTGTTTAATAAACTTTATCGGTTTATAAAAACAATTTATAATTTTTAATATTTTCAGCATCATAATGTGATTCTCCTGCTAATTCATATGCATAATATGTTCCAAAACTACATAATTCAAATTTATCAATTTCTTTGAACTTGTCAAATATCACCTTAAAACTTTCTAAAATTAACTGTTCAGTATCTTTTGTACTTTTATTTTGCAAATGTAAAATTATTTCATCCGAAGAACAATCTACCATTATTTCTTTTCCGTGAAACAACAATGTAAAAGTATCATTATACTTAGCCAAATCTTCTTTACGCTTCTTTTCTTCTTTATCCTTTTTGATGGAACTTAACATCTTATCATTATTAAGATATTTCTCGTATCCATATTTTGTGATAACACTTTTTGGTCCCTTAATATTAATACCTTCCATATTAAAATAATAAGCAATATCAAAATGATCTTTAGCACTTAATTGAATCGTTTTTACACCCAATTTATTTAATAAATTTTTATCAGGTTTTTTTTTCGATAACCCAAAAGCATAACATATCGTAGCAAAATCTGGCGAATAAATTCCATTATTCAAACGTTGTTTAATAAACCATTCAAAGTCTGGATGAAAGTAATCTGTTAATTTCTTCTTTGTATCCCAATCATAATATTCTTGATATCCAATTTCACAATCCGATAATTCAATATCAATAGGACATAATTTGAATAAATTAAATAATAATTCATTGAAATTTCTATATTTAAGTTCTCTACTTTGTTCCGTCAAAATAACACGTTGTTCATCATCAAAATCTTTAGCATTTAACCACCAATTACCAAATTGTGCATCATTAATATATTCAATACTGACACTTTCATAAATTCGAACTTGACCTAATATTTTAAATACTCCGTGAAATTCCAACATAATATTCCAATCTTCATAAGAATATTTTGTTGTACGAATATCTTTAGCCTTTTTATCTTTCTTCCATTCATCTGTAGCTTCAGAAATGTCAATTGGTTTATTTTCTTTTTTATGTTGTACATGAATTGTAAATTCACCTATCGTAAATTTCTTATTGAAAAATCTAGGATCAATTAAATCAAATACTACATCTTTTTCTGCTAATGTTAAATTCTCAAATTCTTCTAATGTATATGGCTTAAAATATATATAAGCTTTCTGATCTTTCAATTGTTGTATGTGCTTTTCCTTATCTTTGAATATGGATTCATTTTTAATCCTTTCAATCATTGGTTCACAATATTCTTCAAAATTTTTAAATTGTGGTAAAAATCGAAAAGTTTCTTTTAATTTTAATTCATCATCATAATCATTTTTATAGTAAATATCTTTACCATAAAACAACGCACCTAAAATTTCTACCATAGATAAATTATCATCTAATCTTTTTTGTAAATTTTCTTTCATAATGTATTTTGATTTATTAATTTGACAATGTTAAAAAAATTATTTTCAATCCACAAAATATTTAATTAAATTTTAATATATAATAAAAAATATTTTAACATATGAATACTTCTTTTTCTGATTTTTTAAACGAAACTAAAAATACTAAAATAATTTATCATTTTACCGAATCAGTTGATTCACTTAATTCAATATTATATGATGATGCTTTAATAGAAGGATCATATAATCATCGCTATGGTTTAGGTTATGATAATATATCTTTTACTTGGAATCCCAATTTGTGGGATATTGAATATCTTGGCGATACTAGACCCCGTTGGTCAGTTAGAATAGCCCTAGATTATAATAAAATGTCAGAAAAATGGAACTTCAAACCTTTCGACTATGGTATTGATGAAGAAATGGAAGAAATAATCGAATCAGATACTATAGATAATATTTCAGATTATATTATTGATATTTCAATAAGTTCACAAGAACCAAAAAATCAAATCGAAGACCTAAAAATAGATTATCCAAATATCAAAATTAAAACTGTCAGACGAAAAAAATTCAAATATGATTAACGGTTATTAATTTTTTATCAAATTTTGTTTATTGTTTATTTTATCCTATATTTGTAAAAAGATTAAAATTATGTCAAAAGAAGATTATGTCAAATTGTTTACTGATGCAATAAAAAAATCAGATATCGCTATCGTATTTGAAATAGATAATACAAGTTCATTTATTTATACTACAGGAATATTTTTCCAATTCAAATATCAAATCGACGATAGAATTGATCGAATGGATAATGATGTCGAAACAAATATTCAAAAAATAATCGGGGACGAATATGGTGTATCTGTTGATAGAACTAATGCTTTCCCAAATGGCTATGCAGCATATACTATAACTATTAATTCATAAGGGGTAACAGAATTACTAAGAATGAAAAATTATTGGTAAATTAAGTCGTATCATTTAATTTTTGTCAACCTTATGATCGTATCATTTTTAACTTCTAATTGAATACCATTATACGATATCAATTCAAGTGAAACTAAACTGTTTTTATTAACTAATAATTCACCATCAAAATTAGAATATGAATTATCGACCTGGTTTCTTACCCCAACCAATATTTCATTGGTATCTTTATCTAACAAAGTAATTGAAACTTTCTTGTTTGATGAATTTGAATTATCTTCTTTTCCATTCAAATTTAAATATAACCCACTTACAAAAACTAAAATCATTATATACTTCATACTGTTTTTATTATTATATATTATATAAATAACAGAAAGTCATCATATTCCGATTAATTTATTATTAATTTTTGATGACAAATATTACAATATAAATAAGAAATAATTAATAGACTAAAGTTTTTACAATTAAAGTTGAATAATTAAATATTTTTCCATATATTTGTACCATAATTAAAAACAACAACAAAATGAAACTTTTAGAAAAATTAAAAACAGGAATTTTAGATTTCTTTAATCGTGATTATATGATCGGTTCATTGAAATTGACTATTGTTATGAATGCATTATTCATATTAGTTGGTATTGTCTTAGCTATCATTATTTATAAAATTACTTTCTTGGAAACTATCATTGTCTGTGGTCTATTAGCACTATTCGCAACTATCTTTAGTGCTATTATAGTATTTATATTTGTCCCATTTCTCATTTGGATCGTAACATCTAATGATTAACATATAAAAGTTTAAACTAAATGCGAACAACGAAAGAACTTCTTTCATTATTACTAGGTTTTGTTGAAAGTAATCCAAATATAAATTTTGGTTTGTATATTTTTGGTTTGTGTAATTTCTGTAGAACTATGAGGAATTCTAAATTAATATCTTTTGATGAATTTGAAAATCTTCTTAGTTTTATTCAAAACCATAGACCATCACCTAAAGATGACTTATATGAACATGGATTTGGTGATACCGAATTCTATTGGAATCCTTGGAAGATAGAACCACGCATTAATTGGATTAAGTATTGGATTAATAACATTAAATAAAATTATTGATATGGAACTAACAATGATCGACTTTTTAGCACAAATGATCAATGATCAAAAAGCTAGAGAAAAAGGATATGTCGCAAGCACTAGATGGCTTTGTACTAGACAAGATATTAAAGACGAATGCCTGAAAGAAGCCAACCAACTTTTCGAAGATTGGAAAAATGACGAACTAAAGGCTAAAGAAAGTAGAGATAATATAATGAAGGATATTAAAATTCGTGAATATTAAACCCAATGGATAAAATAAATTTCAATTTTGCATTAGATGTGCAAGATAAAACAACTGACAACGATTTTATTGAAAGTCTAAAAAGTGTGATGAAAGATTATATTAATCAAATTGATAAAAATAAATCAATTGGTAATATATTGGTATTCACTGACAATAGTGCCTGTAAATTTCAAGGTCACAATATTGTGTTAATCGACGACATAAATGCATTAGCTTTGGATTGGTGGAATACTATTTCTATAAGAGATAGATTACCGTTATTTAAAAAATACTACCCATCTTCTAGTGCTACATGTTTAATGGATATTACCGAAGATGAAATAAAAGAAATTTGGAAAAATGAAAAATTATAAATTATCAACAGGACTTTGGACTGTAAACGAAACACTAGAATTTGAAAATGATTCAGAAGCTTGGGAATATCTTAGAAAAAAATTACCAAACAAATATGCTACATTATATCGTAAAGAAACATTTCTTGTACCATATAATAACGCTGATGTTTATGTCCAAAAATACAACGAAAAATACGGTCCTAAACCAATTGGATATGGTCCGGATTCAGCAAAATTGCTAAGTGTAGATGATCTTGATGAAACAGAAGTTTGGATTCCAGTTTTACATGGTTTGACAAACGATGAATATAATGTTAAACAATAATTATGGCAAAAGAATTTAAAGTGGAATGTAACGTATGTGGAACACGTTATTATAATTGGGTCGGATCAACCCCATGTTGTGGATCAATTGCATATTTGGTTGATGATGATGATAATAAAACAAATGATATTTGTTTATTTGCATCTATCGGTAATGATGAAATAAACCCAACAATTATCAAACTAGATCAAAAATAAATCAACCTTTATTTTTTAAAACATGAACTTAAAAGAAATAGGATTTTATACTTTGTCAGATGAAAGAGCTTTAAATACTTCTGAAATATCACAAATGAAAAGATGTGAAATGATAATTACAGAATATTGCAATTTCAAATGCCCGTACTGTAGAGGGTTAAAAGATGAAATTTATGGTAATAGAAAAATCAAAGAACTTTCATTGGATGAAATAAAACACAATATAGACCTGTGGTGCTTAAATATCCCATTGGAAAACATTAGATTTTCTGGTGGTGAACCAACATTACATAAGGATATAATCGAAATTGTTTCATATGCAAAAAACAAAGGTATCAAACGAATTGCAATATCGACTAACGGATCAAATAAAATCGAATTGTATAAACAATTAATTGATGCAGGTTGTAATGACTTTTCTATTTCATTAGATGCTTGTTGCGCTGATGATGGTGATAAAATGGCAGGTAATATTAATGGTTCTTGGAATAAGGTTGTTAAAAATATCGAAGAAATTTCAAAATTAACATATGTTACCGTTGGTGTTGTATTGAATGAAATGAATATAGATAAAACTATTGATACTATTAAATTTGCAGATTCTTTAAAAGTGTCAGATATTCGAATTATCAGTTCATCACAATTTAACAAACCAATTCCAAGATTGAATGAAGTTCCAAAAGAAATTAAAGATAAATATCCTATTTTAAAATATAGAATAAACCACTTTGCTGAAGGTATAAATGTTCGTGGTTTACAAGAATCAGATTCACATAAATGTGCAATAGTATTAGACGATTCAGTAATTGCTGGTGATTATATGTATTCGTGTATTATTGCATTACGTGAAGGTGCTAAACCTATTGGTAAAGTTGGTCCTAATATGAGAAAAGAAAGATTTGAATGGTTTAAAAATCATGATACACATACAGATCAAATATGTAAGAAAAATTGTCTTGATGTATGTCGGGATTATAATAACAAATATGAACAATGTCACAAACAATAACTTTTATTGATCATTATAATGAACAATCTTTCGATTGGTTAACTTGGAGAAATGGTTCAATTTTACAAATATTTAAAATACCACATAGAACATATGCTATAAGCGCAAATAAAGACCTTATTAGAAAATATGCTATCGGTTGGTGTAATGCCACTAATATCCCTTGTAGACCTAAAAATGGCTTTATTGCTGTGATGTTTAATACAGGTGAACATTATAATTGGTGGACACATTTAACAATAAACGAATTCGAAATATGTTTTCCAGAATTAAAAAATTATACAAAGAATATAAAGACCTAAAATATTTAGCTTACCACGATTCATTAACTGGTTTGCTAAATAGAAATTGGTTTTATAAAAATATTAACAATATTAATGTGAAATATATCTATTTTATAGATATTAATAATTTACACGAAATAAACAAAAACGGTCATTCATATGGTGATGATTATATCAAAAAAGCAATATCAACTATTAAACACAATGGCATATTAATTAGATATGCTGGCGATGAATTTATCCTGTTCTCTGACTATGAAAACGAAGTATCAAATAACGAATATTATTGTGTCGGTGTTGCAGAAGTCAATGATAATATATCAGATTCAATAAACGAAGCTGATACTAATATGCTAAAATCAAAACTATTGTGGTTCTTATTATTATTTAAAATTGTTTAAATCACATTTAATAAACAAAAAAAAATTCCAATTATTTACATAATTGGAATTTTTTTTAATCGTAACTATTAAGTTTACTACTTCGCTTCTGATAATCGCTTACCCATTTTTACCAACAGATTACACTCGGTATTCGTAATACCATTCTTTTCAGCAGTCAAACTAATGTTTAAACCGTCTTTTACATATTCATCATAAAATGAAATCAATACTTTGTCCATAGTTGTCAATTTTAATTAATACTTTAAATATTTCTTTTAAAAATCTAGACAAAGATATGAAAATTTTCTGATATACTAAAACATTATTCAATAAAATTAAAATATTTTTTGTCTAATAGAAAAATAGAAAAAAAATAACAATAAATTTTTTTTTTTTAAATATCTTTTTTATATTTGTAAAACTTTAAATCAATTATAAATAATCAAAATGGAAAATAATTACAACATTGAACCGGAAAAAAATAAAACATTAGATTTATCTAGACCTTATACTGTCGATAAACACAGAAAAAAAAGTATGGGATTTGAAGTTGCATTTAGAGAATGCTATCGAAATGGTAGTGGATATTCTGCAAACAAATATAAACTCATACAATACCAATGCCCACATTTTAAAATGCCAACAATTGCAATTGCAACTAATGCAATACCGTTTATGTCATCAAATGATATAGAAACATCATTAGATTTTAATACAACAACATCAGATAAAGGTACACAAGGAAGTGGTGCTAAATTGGCAATGTTTACATTAAACAATCGAAAAAATGCAAGATTTGGGATATATAGCAATACAGTAAAGGATGGGGAAAAAATTTGGATTTTAAAATATAATGAAAATAGTTATTTTGAAAAAGAAGATGTGACTGATATTTATTTACCACACCTTAAAAAATTATATATTGATAATTTTAATGAAACAAAAAATGATGCAATAGAATCAAATTTTAATATAAGTGTTATCTATTTTTATACATATGATATTGATTTTATTCAATCATCGAAAAAGGGGACAAATACAAATATTTGTACAACATTAAATATGAATTCATTTAGTAATATTACTAATATTAATCCTGATGATAAAATTTATTATTATAATTGGTTTGTTAGTGATCTTGATAAAATAAATTATAATAAATTTAAAGCAACATTAAATAGTAAAAAAGTAGATGATTATTTGAACAAGGAATTCAAATTGAAATTCGATAATGTTGAAGTAGATTGTGAAGAAAGAAAAGCAAAAATAAGCGGAGAAGTTACTGTTAAATATTTTCTTAACATACTAGACAAATCAGATTCACACAAATTAATTTGTGATAAATATGGAAAAACCGATTCTATTGCAAAAATAGATATGAATTCATTTTATAAAAATACTATATTTTTTTATCAAGATAGACATTTAATTAATGATCATTTTAATAGGGGTAATTTAGATTGTATTTATTATTGTGATAATTATCTTAAAGTTAATAATAAATTAGGTATACCATTAGGTCGTCATCCCCAAATATCAGGATCAGAAATTAAAAATGAATTAGATATTATAACCGCACTTAAATCATATTTTGTTAATGATGATTTTTTCAATAATGTTAAATTGGAAAATATCCAATATAATCCATCCCTTATTTTTAATATAAGAATAGATGAAGTAAAAGACTTTGATGATTTTAATGATATATTTGGACCTATTGATAATTTTTTCTTTTTTTATTCAAATGAAAAAATTCAAAATATAATTGAAAACATATTTGATTCAATAGGTACAAAAAATTCTAAGGATTTAATAGAATGTGTTGAATACATTAAAAAATTTCTACCTAAGAAAAATAATGATGAATTAATGCCAATTAGAACAGATGTTATTAAAAATAACCGAAACTTAGAAATTAGATCATGTTCTGAAACATTAGAATATGCTAATTTACATCAAATTGATATTCCACAATTTATAGATAGACGCATTAAAATACTACCAGTTAATATTAAAAAACTTCCAATTAAAATATATGATGTTGATAAACAAGAATATTTAAAGAATTTTAATAATACTATTAAATGTAATGGTTGGGGTATAGAAATAGAAAGTGCAAAATTTGATAAAGATAAAGAACTATTTTATATGGATATTACGGATTATTGTTATATAGAAAACGATGAACCTATATTTATTGAAGCTGAAAAATATATTAAAAATTCAAGTAAATATTATCCTAAGTTAGAATACAATTTTTTAGTTAATGATGTCTTGATGAAAACTAATCTTAAAATTGATGTAATTGATAATAATACAGGTACACCAGGTGGTTCGGGTAGCTATCATCCAGGCACAAAAGAATCAGAAAAAAAAGCAAAAGAAAATTTGAAAAATGATTGTTATTGTGAAGAAGGTCCCCAAATATTTGGTAAATGGTCACCTATACTTAACAAATATCTATTTAATACAGATAATATTGAAGTATCTAAAGCGTGTCGAGGTGATCTTAAATATATTGATGATCTTAGTTATATTTATAATCATATCAATAATATATATAAACACTATTATAAAGAAGATAATATGTTTAAAAAATCAAAAGTTTATGCCCCAATTGAAACTTTTTTAAATGAAGAAAATTATGGGGATTTTAAAGAATGGATGTTGGATAATTTTGTTAAAAATTATTTGACAGATAATAAAATATGGAATAAATTAGTCAATAAACGATTAATAAATATTATTGATGATCCAAACACCACAACCGATAGTGCAAAAGAACAAATTCAACTTCGAACGGATTGGTCTATTCCAACTGAAGTTTAAAAATTAAAAAAAAAGAAGAAAACATTGTTTTCTTCTTTTTTTGTCTTATACTAAACAAAAAGCATACGATTAAAGTCGGGTCGTCCGTAAAACCTTAAAATATTTAAAACTTTAGTCCGATGAAAAATAACCATTTTTATAAAATATGCCATACAACGCTTCCTGCTAATTTCTGTACCCACAAAATCTAACTAAATATACATTTTTATATCACTTTTTTATCGGACTAAAGTTTTTATTAAATATTTTTTCGTATATTTGTACAATAATTAAAACAACAACAATACTATGAACAAAGATTGGTTTAATATAAGAAATCTTAAAATTCTAAATTATCAAAATATCGCAATTGATAAAACAAATGAAAGCCTAATTGTTAATGAAAAAACTGTTTTAGCTGCGTGTCCTTCATCAGGAAAAACAACAATAACTATCTATATTATCGAACAATATCTTAAATTATTCCCAACAAATAAAGTAACAATATTAACTCATGGAACAACAATTTTACGATCACAGTTCCATGATGAACTATTATCATTAAAACCAAATTTTACTTTCGATTTGGTGGAAACATATTCTGATTATGTTAAAAGCAATGCAGATGTCGTTGTTTGTTTACCACAAACTTTAAATAACCAAAATATTAAACCTAATGATTTAATTATTGTCGATGAAGCACACCATTTCTATTTTGCTAAAATGGTTCAAGATATCATAACTAAATCAAATTCTACAAAACAACTATTATTGACTGGTACTCCTTCTAAATTTATTTACGAAAATTTAAAAGAAGATAATAAATTTAATATCATTCCAGTTAGTATCGAAACAATATTCGATGAAGGAATGGCAACTAATGCAACCGTAGAAGTCGCATCATCTATTTATGATTTTGATTTAATTAATGACTTTAATTCAAATAATCTTAAAAAAGATGTAGTATTTAATGATATTGATACAAATAAATCACTCGATGACCTACTTGAAAAAATAGTTAATAGACTTCGTTCATATAAAAATTCCCCATATATTAATTTTATCCCAACTTGGAACTTATTATTGAAAGATTTAGAAAAAACTATGTTCGCTTGCCAATCAATTAACCAAGCTAAACAAGTTTATAAATATTTCAAAAGTAAAAATATTAATTGCGTTATAAGTACATCAGAAGATGATTTAGAATCAAATGAAATAACAAGGTTTAAGACTGATGATAATATATTGGTATTGATCGTTGTTTATCGTGGTATATTAGGCTTTAATTATCCAAAACTTGCTAATGTGGTGGATATGACTATGAGTTATAATATCGACCGTGTATTCCAATTATTTGCTAGAATATTAAGAATAAATAAAGATAATCCAAAACAACAAAAATTATTCTTTAAATTATCACCATCTATGTTAACAGATTATTATAAACATATAATGAACGCTATGTTAATGTTGATGAATGATGAATATTTCTTGAAATATAATGGTAAAAATTTTCTTGATATGGATGTTCCTGTTAAAAAAATTAATATAAATTCTGAAACTATTACTGATCAAACTGATCAAAAATCTGATCAAACAAAAAAACAAAAAAAATATATTCCAATTAATCTTGATGGCGTTCCTGTATTTGATTTCTTTAAAAATATTTGGCATAAAAAAGATAATGTATTAAATACATATTGTTTAACAACTGTTAATGATGTTAAAAGTGAATTTACAAAAATTAAACCATCTAATTATTGGACTTATGAAAAATGTCAAGAAGCTGCTTTATTATGTAAATCTAGAACAGAATTTTGTAAAAAATTTAATACTGCATACAAAACATCATCAAATAATAATTGGTTAGATGAAATTTGTTCACATATGATAGATGTAATTAAACCATCAGGTTATTGGACCGAAGAAATATGTCAAGAAACTGCTTTATTATGTAAAACTAAAACTGAATTTAAAAATAATTTTGGTGCTGCATATAATGCAGCTAGAAAACTTAATTTTTTAGATAAAATTTGTTCACATATGATAGATGTAATTAAACCATCAGGTTATTGGACCGAAGAAATATGTCAAGATTTTGCTTTATTATGTAATTCAAGAACTCAATTTTCTATAAAATATCCAGGTGCATATCAATCAGCCCAAAGAAATAATTTTTTAGATAAAATTTGTTCACATATGACAGATGGAATTAAACCATCAGGTTATTGGACCGAAGAAATATGTCAAGATTTTGCTTTATTATGTAATTCAAGAAATGAATTTCGAAAAAAATATCCAAACGCATATAATGCAGCTAGAAAACTTAATTTTTTAGATAAAGTGTGTTCACATATGACAGATGGAAATAAACCATCAAGTTATTGGACTGAAGAAATATGTCAAGATTTTGCTTTATTATGTAAAAATAAAACTGAATTTCTAAAAAAATATCCAAACGCATATAATGCAGCTAGAAAACTTAATTGCTTAAATAAAGTGTGTTCACATATGAACAGGTTTTTAAAACTTCAGGTAATTTAAAATTAACAATATTTCAGATCTTTTTTAACATATCGTTTTTTTAACATATTAAAAATATCCAGAAAAAACACCCGATTTTTTTCTCATTTCGTGGAATAATATGTCAAATTGTGGAAGAAAATGTCATAAAATTATACGTTTTTATAAGATTTCTTTAAAATATCACCAAATTGACTACCAAAAAAACCCCTGCCACTGACAGTAGTAAAGGTTTTTTTAACATATCCTAATATGTGTGTCTATATTCATCATTATCAATAATTTATATTATGTTCATTATCAAGCACATAATATTTTTAATATGTTATACAACGATTCTATCCACACAAAGAAGTTCTATCAACCTGGATCATTTTTCAAAATATAAACTATTATGGTTATTATTTGTCATTTCAGATAAAAATCATTATTAAAAAGATAATTGGATCAAAAAATATTTAAACTTTAAGATAAATAAACGATATAAGACAAAATAAATTTGTTGTTATGAAATATACCGTATTTGAAAATAAAAAAAGCAAAGGTCGATTTATATCAAACTATACCGAAGTTGATAATAGTGGATGGTATAATATAATTGGACATAGTGAAACCTATGAAGATGCAAAAGCAATGTGTGATGTCTCACAAGAAATTAATATAAATAATTATTTAGGTAGTTTACCAGATGAATTAAGATCATCTGAGATGGATGATTATCTGAAATGGATAATTAGAAATGCTAAATAATTGGATACTTTTTTTAAACTTTATTAAAAAATATTATTATATATAATTAGATTTTGTTTTTAACTGGACAAAATTTATTTTTCATTTTAAAATAAATTGGTAAAAAGTGATCGAGTAATTGATCACTTTTTTTATATGTTATACAACGATTCTATCCACACAAAGAAGTTCTATCTATTTAGCACGATTAACTAAGTAATAACAATTACAAATATAATAAAAAATATTCAAAGAATCAAAAATATTTTAAACTTTCTTTGAATATGATAATATACATAAATGACAGATATTTGAGAAATGGCTAAATGAAGAATCGTACAGTCTTCGGCAAATTAGTATTGAAATCTGTTTTTTCATTATTTGAGTAATTATATAAAGTGATCGAGCAATTGATCACTTTTTTTTATTTATATGTTATACAACGATTTACCGAAGCAAAGCTTCGATATATGACACAATGTCAGGAACAGTCAGAATTATTATGTTAAGTAGAAATAGTTGTATAACATATTAGTAATCAGGGTATTTTTTTACATTTAACATAGTACTAGTTATAAGACAAGTAGCAAATATTATTTCAACAAAATAAAACAATATGTATATAAATAATATGTTACAACAAATAATAGTAATATTAATAATTATTAGTTCAATTTATTTAATATGTAAAAAGGTTTTTAAAAAGAAAGATTGTTCTAATGAATGTAATGGGTGTGAATTAAAAGATACATGTAATATGGAAAAGATAAAAAAGTTAGTTCAAGTAGAAGTAACAAAATATAAAACTACCGATGGTAAAGAATTTGATTCGGAACACGAAGCTAAATTTCACGAAGAAGTATTAGCAGGAAAGAAAAAACATTGTACTAAATGTGATGGTAAAGGACATATTAATGAACGATATGAAGATGAATGGATAAATACATCTTGGATTCCAGATGAAGGTGAATATTATAGTGAATTAAAATATGACAAATGTCCTGATTGTAATGGTAAAGGATATTTAGTAATGGGGTGGCATTAAAATAAAGAATATGGAAAAGATTAAAATATTTTATGATGATGTATCAGATATTGAAGAACAAGCAAACACATGGATAAATTCTAATAATATTTATATTAAGAATATAAAAACCGTACAATGTTCATTAATGTAATCATTTTCAATTCATTGAATATCTTCATATAAAAATACTAATACTAAATAATACCTGTGCATTTATAGAAATTATAACTTTTTTGGTGATAATTAGATTAATTGAAAAAATGTTTGCTATAATTTGGTGGATTAAATAATACTATTTACATTTGTTTGATATTAAAAAATATTTTATGGAAATGAAAAAAACAGATCATAAGCAAATTGGGGGGAATATACTGAATTAGATTTTGTTGTTGTTAGTTAGTTGTTAGTTAGTTGTTAGTTTATTAATTGTTGTTGTTAGCTAATTCAGATTTTTTAAAAGGTAGTCATTCGACTACCTTTTTCTTTTAAAATAATTTGGTAGATTAAAAAATATGTATTACATTTGTAGTCTATCATATTTTATTAATTAGTTATTATTCTTTTTTTATTCTTTTATTTTATAGGTTTAAATTGTCATACTTGAGAAGTAGTCGTTTTTTGCGCAACGGCTACTTCTTTTTTGTACCCACAATTTGTACCCACACATATTTTAACAATATTTTTGTATTTTAGGAATATTATTATATATTTACAAAATTATGGATAAATTATTATGGTTAGATGATTGGCGAAAACCTGAAGCATTCAAGTTTGAATATGGATTGGATGAATATCTAATAGAACAAATAGTATGGGTTAAAAATTACTATGAGTTTGTTGATTGGATAAAGGCAAATGGTTTACCAAAAATTATAGCATTTGATCATGATTTGGCTGATGTCAGTGTTAATGAAAAAACTGGATATAGTGCAGCTAAGTGGTTAGTTGAATATTGTCTTGATTATAAAGTACAATTACCTGAATGGGTAATACTAAGTTCCAATACAGTTGGTGCTAAAAATATAGATTGTTTATTGAATAACTTTAAAAAACATATAATATGATTTGGTTAAAAATAATTTGGTTGTTGATAGGATTGATAGGTTGGTTTGTGACATATCACAGTATGAGAAAAGATTGGTATATTACATATCATAAAGAATATTGGAAATCCAAATATAAAAGTGGTTTAATATTATTATGTATTTTATCACCAATATTAATTTGTAGTGGACCAATTATATTTCTATTAACACTATTATCATCTAATGGAAAATTAAGTTTCTATTTTAATATCAAACGATATGAAAAAAAGTTATTAAATAAAAAACATATAATATGATTTGGTTAAAAATAATTTGGTTATTGTTAGGGTTGATAGGTTGGTTATTTACATATCATTCGATTAGAAAAGAATGGTATGATTTCTTTAAGTGTGAATATTGGAAAAGTAAACACAAAAAAGGATTATTGGCATTATGTATATTATCACCAATTTTAATATTTGGTGGATTATTGACAATATTATTGTCAATGACAACTATAAATAAGAAAAATTGGTCATTATATTTTAATATCAAACGATATGAAAAAAAGTTAAATAAAAACATATAATATGATTTGGGTAAAAATAATTTGGGTAATAATCGGAATTATAGCATGGTTATTTACATATCATAGCTATCGTAAAAGATGGTATATTGAACATAACGAATATTGGAAAAATAATCACAAACTAATATTAATTATAGTGTGTGTACTTTTTCCATATTGGTTATTTGGTGGATTATTATCTTTAATATATTGGATGATTTTAATTGATAGACAATATTGGTCATTCTATTTTAATATCAAACGATATGAAAGAAAGCAATTATTAAAAGAGTTTAGAAATGAAAATAAACCGGGATGATATAAAATCAATACAAAGTGATATTTCAGAACTGATATATTATGCAAAGAATACTAGTTCTGGTAATGTTTCACACAAGATGCCATCTATTATGAATAGGTTGAATGAAATTGATATAAAATTAAAGAATATTCTTTTTTCAGAAGTTGATGATAGAACACAAGATGAAAAAGATATTCAAAATTTTATTGATATGTCAAAAGAAAAAGATTTATGGTTACCAAATATATCAAAAGATGATATTGTACCCACATATTCTAAATTTAATATGCTTGATTTTTCTAAATGGACATTAACTAATTTAAAATATTGTTATGATATTCAATTAAACACCTGGTGGGAAAGAAACACATTTAAATTTAAAACTTGGGAAGAAATTTTTAATATATTTGAATATGAAATACAGAATAAAAATAACGACTTATAATAATGGTCGTAAGACATATTTAGCCCAAGTAAAAAAGGGGTGGTTTTGGTTTTCATTATATTTTGAATATATACGAAATAAGAAAATTTATTATGATGATGATTGGTATTCGGCATTGCGAAAAATTGATAAACATTTTAATACTAAAAAACAATCAACCGAATTTGTATTAATTAATAAATAATTATATGAAATATAGAATAATAACAACAACATATAAAAATGGTCGTAAGACATATTTAGCCCAAGTAAAAAAAGGATGGTTTTGGATTTCGTTATATTCTGATGGTAGTACAGATTTAACATCATCATATGATGTTGAATCTAGAATATTAGCATTATCATTTATTGATAAACATTTTAATGGTAATACTAAAAAACAAACAATCGAATTTGAATATATTAATAAATAATTATGAATGAATTTGAAATATATCCATTAAGTGATGATGATATGGATAAAGAATTTGGTAAACACCTTCGACATCCAATAGGTAATTGTTTTAAAACAAAAGATGGACATCATTATTATAAACAATTAGAATCAAATATGCTACATATATGTGATAGTGATTTGATAAATATTGTTCACAATAGTGCAACAGATAATAAAATCATTGTTAAAATATCAGAAGATGATTTTGTCAATATGTTAAAGGTGACAATATTCAATTTAGAAATATATAAATATTGTACACCAACAGATTATACTAAAAATTGAACTTTAATAAATAATATGTCATATTACTTTTTTGATGATTTTTTTGACACTTGCGATTCTGATGATCCTGATTTGATTATTAAATCAGAAGATTTTAAAAAAGAAATAGAAGAAAAATCAGAAGAATATAAAAAACTATTAAATCCTTCACGGGGTTTACATCCTGATGATTTTATTGAAAGATCATTTTTTCCCGATTTAAAAGATCAAAATATGAAAACTATGAATGACTAGTTTGAAGTACGACAAAATGATGTTATAATTAGCAAGGCTATGTTTTATTATACCAAACTGTGATACAATAGTTGAGCCTTACAAAGGTGATGCGGGGATGAGATACAGGCATAACAGCAAAAAATTAGACTATAAAAAATTAGCAACCTGGGCATTAGCGATTTGATGAAAACCAAACAGTGATACTACTGAAATAGATTTAACCGAAAGAAAATTATTTTTGTTTAAAATCCATTTTATATGTGAAATAATTTGGTGATGTAATTAAAACAACTTATCTTTGTATTGTTGTTTTAATGATAAAATAACGAGTGATGCTGATGCGAGGTTTACGTGAGATTCGTAACCATTCATACGAGCATAGTGGTAGGGAATTCAGCTCGTTATTTTTCTTTTTTCAACTGTTCTTTGAATTTATAATATTATTAATTAAAAAATAAAAATGTTGATAGTGACTTTAGTAATGAGCTAAAACTCAGGGTACGGTAAAGTTAATGGGTTGACACAGCTATCAACTAATAATGGGCGAGTTGCAATACTGGTTATTGCCCCACTTTACGGATTAATACATTTTGATATGTATAACATCTTGTGAATGGATTTAGGTTCGATTCCTATCTTGCCCACCAAAGTGAGAAGAAGTTTAACGTACTTCATACAGATTTCGCTCTGTATTAGTAGAAGCTGCGCACTTTATCACATTAATGGCATAAGTTGTTCCTATTATAAAAATATATGGAAAATTTTACAACTCGCTATTTAATTTTGTTTCTTTTCATAAAATAATTATTCGGGACAATAAATTGTGTTGTACACACACGAAATATTGTCCCGATAATAAAAAAAGAATATGTTAATATACGGTCCGAAAATTGAATTATTGTCGAAGATAATATTGTGTTGTGAAAAAATAAATTTATTTTTTCATAAAACGAAAATGAAACTAGGGAGATTGTGGAAGAAAAAAAGATATCGAAGCGTTGCTTCGGATTCGAACACCGTTCGATAAAGATGTTTCATTTTGTTTGTTAATTTAATGGCAGAAGTTGTTCCTATTATAAATATTTGTAAAATTTTACAACTCGCTATATTTAGGGCTTGTAGCTCAGGGGTAGAGCACCTGACTCATAATCAGATGGTCGTAGGTTCAAATCCTTCCTGGCCCACAAAAAAGTGAATAACATATTCACTTTTTTTAAACTTTCTTGAAATTTAAAATATATAAGATAGTTCTTTTAATTTTTTGATATCATTAATTTAGGTTGAAATCAAACAATGTGTTAAGTAATAATTTATAAACCGAACTTATTGTGATTGATTGATTAGGATTAAAATAAATAAAAAGATATTTGTTTGATTCTAAATTAACATTAAAAAATTATTAGTTCTTTGAATATCTTTTACTGTTAGAAAAATATGTCACAAGACTATATTTGATAACTTATCCATGAAATTATATCTTGAACAAGGTTCAATGTATCATTTCTAATATGCGGATTAACTTTTATTATAGTTTTGTTATTACTATCTTCTGTAAAATATGTTCAATTAAGACACCTTGGTCGATATGGTTATCCCATATTTGTCAAGGTTTTTTTATGCTATATATTTGCACATATCAAATATAATTACTATATTTGTCCCAATGAATTATTGATGTGGGGCGCACACGAAGATAATCCAGGTGGTTCAAACGTGTAATGATGAGGGATGTTTCATATAGGGTTAGGTAATACTATGATGGACAATTTCTAGAAGGTAGTTGCATAGTAAACCACACACGGGGATGTAGCTCAGTTGTTAGAGTGGCAGATATTGCAGGGTAGGTCGTCCAAATCCTTGCAAGTAGTGCAGGTCGGAGGTTAAAGTCCTTCCATCCCCACAATGTTTGTGTCTGAACAAGTCATTTGGCAACTCTACAACACAAACATTTTCTATACTAAACTATCCAATAGAATCTACACTCACTATAATATCCTGGTAAGTTGTTACTACTATTCTATATTGATTGAACTCATATGGTTTGAACTGAAGCTCACCATCCTTGTTACCAACAAAGATAACATAGTTCTTCGGTAAGATTATTCTTCCTTCATCTTCTAATGATTCATTACCATCATCAAATAATATTATATCATTGATATTTATTCCCAATAAGAATTTAAATTCACTTGGATCCTTTGTTACTACTACTATTTTACCATAGCTTGTAGTACGCATTGTTGGTACATATATATTATTCATATGTGCTATATATATTTATTCATATGATTCATTTCTACATATGTGATGACTATCATATTTGTTAGGTAGCTTGGCAAGGTGTAAACGAAATGAACCAATCATTTCAATTCAAATGATTGGTCCACTTGGTTGCTTGGTCACTGACCAAGCATTTTCAAAATTGAAAACGATTGGTCCAAGTGGAAGCAAACGTTGTATAACATATCAAACCTGACAATAGGCTAGGAGGACTTGGGCGTGTATAGGGGGGGTATATGGTGTAGACAGCCCATGCAACATAACTATCTTTTAATCAATTAGTTACATAATAACCTGAAAATTATTTAGTTACTAGGGTTTTTTGGAAAAGTTTTTAGGGAATGCGATTTCAAAATTTTTTTCTGGGAAAAAAATGGGAAAAAGTTTGAAAACTTTTTTTCATAAAAAATTATAAACGATTAAATGAATGATTTCAAATATTTTATACAAAGTTTTATAAATGGGGTTGAAAAAATATCAACATTAAACCTGAAAAAAATCTGATTTACCTTAGAATTTGGAAAAGTTTTTAGGAAATGCAATTTCAAAATTTTTTTCTGGGCAAAATTTTGGGATTTTTCTGAAAACTTTTTTTCGGATTTTTTCGTGGTGTGTTTTTATGTTATAATATTTTAATAAAGTTTGGTGCGTTTTTCATTTTTTCGATAGAATCAAATTTTTCAATACTTGCATGAATATAGCCTTCGCCATGATACTTGACACAAGTATCGCATTCCATTAAAATCCATTTACCGTATTTGATATTTGTGTTTTCTTTCACAAAAATGCATATATCGGGAATAAGATCTTTATGAATACTGAATTCACAAGTTATATAACCTTCATTTTGATCGAATTCTTCACTTAGTTCAAGAATAATATTTTTTAATTCGTCATCCATCATATTTCATATTTATATTTTATACAAAGATAAAATAAATTTAAACAAATAAAAAATATTTGTATAGAAAAAGATAAAAATATTAAATGAAGCAGTATTTAGAGTTATTACAGAAAATTATTGACAATGGTGTAGAAAAGGAAAGTGGTAGGGAAAATATGCCAAACACCATTGGTATATCACATGGTAAAATAGAAATGGATTTACAAGAAGGGTTTCCATTGCTTACAACAAAGAAGATGTATTTGAAAGGTATCATACATGAACTTCTTTGGTTTTTACGTGGAGATACAAATATTAAATATCTTGTAGACAACAATGTTAACATATGGAATGATGATGCGTATCGTTGGTATTTAACGAAGTTTAAATTTCAGGATAATATACCATTGGATAAGGAAGATTTTTTAATTGCAGTAAAAGAACAAGAATCAAATCCGATATCAAATTATGAATATGGTGATCTTGGAAAAGTTTATGGATATCAATGGAGGAATCAGAATGGTGTTGATCAGATTAAAGATGTTATTGAAGGATTAAAGATAAATCCATATAGTAGGTATCATATTATAGATGGGTGGAATAAGGCAGATTTTAAGGATATGGCATTGCCACCTTGTCATTTATTATATCAGTTTATAGTAAGACCATTAACATTAAATGAACGACAGAACATATTACATTATTCTAGTGATTTTACTGATATATATAATGATACAATGGAATCTATGGATGCTGTAGGTGTACCTAAGTTTTATTTAGATTTGAATATGTATCAAAGGAGTTGTGATACATTTTTAGGTGTACCATTTAATTTAGCATCAATGTCGTTATTACTAACGATATTTGCAAAAGCTAGTAATATGTTACCAGGTGTATCGACATGGATAGGTGGTGATACGCATGTTTATGTTGATCATTTACCGATGATAAATGAACAATTAAGTAGGGAACCATATACATTACCAAAGATAAATATTAAGAAGGAGATAAATAGTCTTGATGACATATTAGGTTTAGTGATTGATGATTTTGAAATACTTGATTATATAAGTCATCCGATGATTAAAGCGGAATTATTTACGGGGTTAAAAAAATAAATTAAACTTTTTTTAAAATCTTAAATAAAAATACAAAAATACAAGTATTAATTAAAAACAAAATTATGGTAAAGAAGAAAGGTTTTACGCAACAGAAGAGTAATGCAAAAATGCTAGAAGAATTACAAAATTTATTAAATTTGACATTTACGATTGGGTATTTTACGCATATAAAAAGTCATAAAGTATCAGGATTAAAAATATCGACATTAATAGCATTAGGTTTAGTTGAATATTACAACAATAATCGGAAGAAGTATAAATGGGTTGGGTTAGCACCAACATTAGATATGGTTTTACAGATTAAGAAATACAATTTTGATTCATCATCAAGTAAAGTAGAATCAAGTAAAGAAGATTCACAATTATTTGAAAATAGTTCACCAGAAGAAAAGTTATTAATTTTCGAAAAAGAAATTTTGAATAATGAAAACAAAATTAATACGGATATTATTAATATGAGTCCAAGGTCTAAGATAAAATATGATATTGATATTGACACGAAAAATACAATAAATTTTGCTGTATATATGTTAACAAATTTAAATTGCAACACAGACACGATTATATCTGCTATTAGTAAATTACGAAACAATAAAACGAATAAGATTGATTTATTATTTGAATTAGCAGAAGAATATAATATACCAAAGGAAAAATATAAATCATTTTTCAAAGAATGTGATAAATTGATTTAAGTTTAAAAAGTAGGCAAAAAAGTCTACTTTTTTTTGTTTTTAAAAAAATAGTTATATATTTGAAGATTAAAAAAATTATAATATGGAAGAAATATTAAGTTTAGAAAAAAGTTTCACGAACCCGAATCTAATCATACCGCAGATTTACGAACCCGAATCTAATCATACCCGATGAAAATAGAGCATATAACGAAAGGGATTAGGTACACACTTTCAAATGAAAATTTAGAAGTTGGTGATAAAGTTTATCCGATAGCACAGGGTCGGTGTTTAGATGATGGTAGTTGGATTTTGCATGATATAACGTTTAAGAAATATATGACAGGATTTCCAGGTTGAAATAATAGAAGAAGATGGAATATAGAACAGAAATTTGGGTATCGTATAATTACGGTGGGTGGTCAATAGTTTATAGTAAAGTATTTGATTTACCATTTGTTCCTTTTTATGGTGTTGGGATAATATTTGATGATAAAAAGGAATATAAAATAATATTGGAAAATAATGATTTTTGTACCACTATAATTAGTTATAATATAGAAAAAAATCAATTTGATGTAAATATAAGATATGATTGGAAATATCCGACATCTAATGAAACCATAGATTTTTTAACATTTAAATTTTCTGAATGGAAAAAACAATACAACAGCACAGATATAGATGAATTAAAAAAAATAATGAAAAAAGATTTAGATTATATGGAAAAAATGGAAAAAATGGAAAAAGGATTATATTAAATTTAAATTACATGAAAAAATTAACTGAAGGTCAATTTCACACAGTATGGACAGAAGCTGTTGGGATGGAAGGGTATAATAAAAAGTTATTTCAGAACTTATTGAAATCACTTCAAGATAAAGGTTTAATATCTGATGATACTTGTTTAAAACCGAATCAACATCCATATCAATTACATCCATATAAATTTAAAAAACCAACACGAGTATTATGTAAACGAACATCTAAATGTGGTGAAAATTTTTATTGGGATGAATCAGTATTTCCAAAGGTTAAACGTAAATTCGATAATAGAATGTTAGTTAAGGGTCATTGGTATGATGTTGTATACAATGAAAATGATACTGATGAAACATTTAGTATAAAAGATAATCAAGGAAATTTAGAATTATTTTGGATGTATGAAAATGAAGACAATCATAAATTGTCTAGAACATATTCTAAGTGGTTTTACACACCTAGTGAATTACAAACTAAGAAAATAATGGAAGCTATAAAAAAGTTAAATGATGATAATGTTATTTAAGAAAAAGGAAAAGGTTGAATATGTTCAATATGGTCAGTGTCCAGGGTTTACGATTTGGCATAGTTTTTCATTACAAAAAAATGATGATAATTATTGGAAGAAGTGGTTTTGGGATTTACGGGAATTAAGAAAGAATAAATTAAAGAAAATTGAAAGTAGGGGATAGATTATATTGTCATAGTGTATGTAAATTACATAGTGGTACAAATTCAACAACAGTTGGTAACACATATATCATTCTTTTTATTGAACTTGATGATTCCTTTATGATAATAGATGATGATGGTGATGAACATTTCTTTGGTAACGATTATCAGAAATGGTTTTGGGATTTACGGGAATTAAGAAAGAATAAATTGAAAAAAATAAAAAATAATCAAAAAATATGAAAAAAAAATTAGTAATTCTTACTGGTGCTGGTATTAGTGCTGAAAGTGGGATAAAGACTTTTCGTGATTCTGATGGGTTATGGGAAAATTATAGGGTTGAAGATGTTGCAACGTATAATGCTTGGATAAAGAACAAACAATTGGTATTAGATTTTTATAATGATAGGCACAAAAAATTAGAAAATGTAAAACCGAATGATGCGCATATTATATTAGCTGAGCTTGAAAAAGATTTTGATGTACAAATAATCACCCAAAATGTGGATGATTTACATGAAAGGGGTGGTAGTACAAAAGTTTTACATTTGCATGGGGAATTGACTAAAATGCGTTCTAGTAAGACAAATGAAGTATATGATTGGCCTTATGATATGGATTTACAAGTTGATAGTGTTGCATCAGATGGAACTGAATTAAGACCGCATATAGTTTGGTTTGGTGAAAATGTACCTAATCTTTATACTGCTATGGATATGGTAGAAGAAGCTGATATATTTGTTATAATTGGCACATCAATGGAAGTATATCCGGCTGCGGGTTTAATAGATTATGTAAAGGATGATATACCATTATATTTAGTAAATCCAGAAAATGTATATGATGGTTGGAGAATGTTAAACCACATAAAAAAAGTTGCAACAGAAGGAGTAAAGGACTTAAAGGAAATATTATTAAAGTTATGAAAAATGTATGGAAGTGTGATTTTTGTTCACACACAGATGAAAGTGTAGATAGGTTAAAAGAACACGAAGATTGTTGTTCATTTAATCCTATCACTAAAAAGTGTTTTACGTGTATGCACTTTTGGGATAGTGGATATGTTTATTCTATACCTGAATGTAAAAAAGATTTATCGACTTTGGAAGGTATAGATGAAGGTAATTGTAGTGGTTGGTGTGGGATCAGCGACCCGAACCTAATCGAAACCGAATTTGAAGATGACAAATATGCTGAAAGCATTTTAAAAAATATTCCTATTTTGGTTAACAAATTCAAAATTTCAACAAAACATAAATAACAAATTTTTTACAATAAATTTGTATATGTAAAAAAACTTTTTATTTTTGTTTAAAATTTCATAAATGAAAAATAAACTTGGACACGATGATACATCTGAAATAGTTACAATAATCTGTCGGATGCGAGAAAATTTATTTAGGATTATACAATTTGAAGAAAACGAATGTATATTTGAAATTAAATTAAATCATACAATTTTTTGTGCATCAGTTTCATTGTATAGTTCTACGATTGTGAATTATTCTATAATAAGAACACCAGAATATAAATATTTGTTTAAACAAATTGATGGGTTACCTGAACGTGAAATTGATAAAATTGATGGGTTTATTATTTGGAGTTTATTGGAAGAAAAATATGAAAATTAACATATAAAAAATCAATTAAAAAATTAACAACAATGAAAAAAATTGTATTATTATTAGCATTAATGATTGGGTTTATTGGTGTATATTCACAGACAGTAAATATCAATAAAGAAGGTGTATCTGTAGATTTGGGGATTAATAAGGATTCTGTTTTGATTGCCCAGGTTGACAGTGGTTATGTAACAAACACCAACATTGAAAAGTTGATTGATAAGTATGGTGGTAAGGTAAGTGCCGCAATGGTAGCAATAGCAAAAGAACTGAAGCAACCAGTGGAACACATATATGTAGTATTAGTGAGGCAACAGGTTGTAAAATCTATTGCTGATCTATTTTTATTTTTGGTTACAATCGTGTTATCATACATATCAATTAAGGCGATGATTAATCCGAAAGCTCTTTGGAATTGGAATACAATAAATGGTGCAGGAAATATATATTCCACGGGTGGTGCAATATTAGCGGTCATATCAGTTATTATTCTTGGTGTATCAATATCAAATTTCAATGAAATGGTTACTGGATTTGTTAATCCGGAGTTTGGTGCGATGCAAGATATAGTTGGATTTTTCAAATAATCTTAATGATGGTAGATGAATTAGTATTACAAGAAACCGATAAATTAGCCAAAGAAAAAGGGTTTTATGAATATTGTACTAGGGGTTATATAACTAGGAAAATAGCAGGATTATATATTGATGATGATTTTGAACATTACAAATATAGTGGAAAAGATTCTGAAATATTTGAATCTTATACTGATAAATATGAACCATATTATGAACCATATCATAAAAGACCAACACAGTCTTTACTTCAACGTTGGTTAAGAGAAGTTCATGGTATTCATGTAACAGCTATTCATAGATCATATTCAGGATTAGATAAAATAGATTGTTATGATTATTTATTGGAAGGTGTGGATGTAGTATACCGACATTTTGATACATATGAACAAGCATTGGAAGAAGGTTTAAAAAAAGCATTAACCTTAGTGAATAAAAACATTCAAATCTAATATAAGAAATATGACTAAGGAAGAATATATGAAAAAACACGATGAAATTCGTAATGCCATTGTTGAAAAATATGGTGATTTTATGTATTTTATGATTGTTGGATTATTTGATATTATTGAATTAGAAAAGATATGTGAAGAACAGGGTTGGATTACTAAAAGGAAAAATTTTACAGATTCATATCAAATATATTCAGTGATATACGATGGTGACACAGTTATTGGTCATATAGAAAGTATTGGGTTTCCATCTATTGAATTTTGTAAGAAGAAAAGAAAATATGCTGAAAAAATTAAGAATAATCCAATATTTATCAAACCAATAATAGGTTTGCATAGGGTGTTGGATTGGCACACAGTTAGGGGTAAATTTCATTGTCTTGCTGGTGGTCAAACTATTTTACACAGTATACCAATTGAAATTTCCGATGATAAAATACAAGATTTTATAATAAGGAAAAATTTAGGTGATCTTGTTGAAAAAACAAAGAAAATGAATTTTAAAAATACATTTAAAGATGGTGATATTATTTAAAAATTATGAATACAGTTAACGAATTTGTAAATCAATTGGTCAAAATTGATATTATGGAAGATGGGCAAAGTTATGGACATTATCCATTTTCTGGAATAATTGAAGATAGTAATGGTAAAATATCTATTCTAGCATTAGCATTAGGTGGTGATGTTTTATCAGTTTATAAAACAATTGGAAAATCTATTATAGATGGTGCAAAAAAAGCATATTTTTCTTTAGATTTCCCACCTAATGAAGAATTAAAAACTGATTTTGTTGCAGTATATTCATATGAAAATGAAGAATATAATATATTTGCAATTCCTTATGATGTTAAAAATGGTGAAACATTTGATCGGATACATGATAATGTATTATTAGCTACAATACTTGATCAATTTAAGTATATTGTTAGCATAGAAAGAAAAAAATTAAATAATTAAAATAATAATTTTGGATCGTACAATTTGGTTTAAGAAAGTATATAAGAAATATTATAAAGACATTAGAAATTATATGTATTATTTATCTGGTGATATATTTTTATCCGAAGATATTGTACAAGACACATTTTTAAAACTTTGGGAAACAGACATTATAAATGAAAAAACAGTTAAACATTTTTTATTTAGTATATCAAGGAATATATATTTAAATTACTATAAAAGGAAAAGAATTGATTCTAAATTTATCAATACACAATTTGAAAAGATAAATCAGGAATCACCACAATATATTCTTGAATATGATGAATATGATAAAGTTGTTCAAATGGCAATTGCCAAATTACCAACTAAATGTCGCACGTTTTTTTTATTAAATAGAATGGATGATATGAAATATAAAGATATAGCCAATAGTTTTGGGATTAGTGTTAAGACTGTTGAAAAACAAATTAGTAAAGCAAAGAATTTATTACACAATGATATAAAACAAAAAATATGAGACTTTGGTCAATACACCCAAAATATTTAGACAATAGATCATTAATGGTTTTTTGGAATGATGCTATTTTAGCAAAGTCATCAATTTTAGGTAAAATCGAATTTCACAATCCACACTTTCAACGTTTCAAGCATATTAATAATAAAGAAAATTTGTTTAATATTTATATGAAAGAAATATATTCAGAAGGTTTGAAAAGGAATTTAAATTTTGATAAAACCGAAGTTGAATGCATTTCTATTTTCCTGAACTTACCATTGGATAAGATTGATGTAACATATGGACAATTGAAGTTTGAATTTGAATTGTTGATAGATAAATTTAAATCTACTAATAATGATGATGCATTAAATTTTTTGATGAATAATTATATAACAGATGAACAAATAGAATCACCAGTATTTCGATTAACTGATGGTCCAATGGAATCGTGGGATATTCGTAATTTGCGTAAGTTAAAATTAATAACATTAAATAGTATATCTAAAAAAATAAAAGATGGAATGGGAAGAAGTTTATAAACGAAAAGAAGAAATTGAAAAAATTTTTGAAGAAACGGAATCAGAATTACATAATGTAGATGGGGATAACGCCTTTATGGGTCTTGTAATTTTGTCTAAATATTCTAAGAATATTCTTCAAGCTGCTGATCACGATAAAATATATTCATTGGGGTTGGAAGAAGCAATAAATGCAAATATTACCGATGAAGATATGATTGAACTTGCCAAATTGAATTGGATGATAGATGATGATAGTTTTGCTTGTTTTGTTTAAAAAGTAAACATATGGACATAAAAGATAAAAAAATAGAACCTGGTGAATTTATATATTATTTATTTGATACACCACAAAGTGTAGTTGATTTAGTAAATACTATCATTAGTGACATAAAGTTCACTAATAAAAAGAAAGATTCAAAAATAATACGTGATAGAATTTTAAAATTGCCTATCAATGAACAATTATATGTTATCAATTATTTATTTGATTCTGATATTAATCTTAATCCATCTAGCAAAAGGGAATTAATATTTGAAATGGTATTTTTTAAGAAAAGAATTTTTAAATTACATTTTAAATTATTGATTTATCTTAGTAACATATTTTCTACATTTGAACAGGATGAAATTTCAAAATATGAAAAATTATTTAATATTAGTATAAACACTAGTTATATCAAAGTATAAAAAAAATCAAAAAATGTTAGATAGATTATCAGATATTCCAATGGATGAATTTGCTAAATTACAAAAAAAAATAAATGAAAAAGGGAATGAAAAAATCTATACTAGAAGACTATTTATCAAAGATTATTTAATCTTTTCAATAAAAAACTTATATAAATAAATAAAAATTTATGAAGACACAATTATTTATTCCCGAAAAGATTAAAGTTGGATATAATAAGAGGGAAGATACCTATACAAAAAAATTAGCATATGTTATTTATTATGACCAAAAGGGTGTTCTTAGAAAAGAAACATCTTGGCGGGGTTGGATAGAAGAAGATATGGGTATTGATGATTTTGATAATATACCAACCGAAGGATTTGTTTTAAATAGAGGTGTTGGTGGTGCTCGTGAAAGTTATGGTTGGAATCCAAGGAATGAATATATTCGGGTATTTGATCCACGTGGATTTGAATTTGAAATATCGGTAGCCAATTTATTATGGTTATTACAAGAATGCACATCAATCAAAGGAAAAGGATTGGTGGGTGAATTTGTATATTCATGGGAAGGTAAAGAATTAGTTTTGTTGCCTGTTGACACAAAGGAATATGAAGATTGTAAATCATTTACAAAATTACAATCTGGTAAGGTTTCAACAAAAGATTTAGAACCAGGTAGTATTTATTTAGATAGTAAACAAAGAAGATTAGTATATTTGGGTAAATATGATTATTATGAACATTGGTGTAGTTATGGTGATTACAATCATAATAGAAAAACAAATATTAATAAAAAATTTATATTTATTGATATGGATGTTGAAAAAGATGGATATAATCGGATTGTACCATTGGGTGGTCTGACATCATTAAAGGAACGAATAACAACCAAATCTATTGATGGATATGCTGAATTGTTATCTGAATATTTAGATAATTCTAAATTTGCGAGTGCATTTAAAGAATTTAAATATATTAATATAACAGAAGAACAATTAGCACAAGATATTGATAACCTGTGGTGGGGTGGTCAATTATATGATATGAATGGTATATATAAAGTTAGATTGATTAAAAATGACACAAATAAATTGCAACATAATGGATTATATGAAGTGTCAATTGGTTATAATTCGAAATATGAATATTTAACAAAAGAAGAAATATTAAACCGAATGTCAAAAAGATATGCAGTATTTAATAATGGTTATATAGAATTAGATTAAAAATAAAAAATATTATGAGTAAAGAATTAGATGAAAAAGCTTTAGCGTTACTTAAAGATGTAGAAGCAAAAAGATTAGAAATTAGCAAATTGACAAATAAAGTTAATTATGAAACACGATTAACATTTGCATTGCCAGATGGAAAACAAATTAATTTAAATACTGTTTTTGATGTAAATAAATTGATTTATTATTTTTCCATTATTAAAAGCCAAATTGATTCAATTGAATCATCAGCAAAATTATTAGGGGTGGAAGAATTTGATAATAAATTTGAAGGTTTCACATTGGATGAATGGGCATCAGATTTCAAGACTAAAATTGGTTTGATTAATATTAAACAATTGAAAGAAGATTTGAAATTTAAGGAAGATAAACTTAATGGTATAATATCTGAAGATAAGAAGAAAGAATTAGAATTTGAAAAAATTCTTAAAGATTTTAGCAAATGATATTTAAAATATTACACACATTAATATTTTGGATTATAAGTTGGTTAATATCGGCTTTTATACTTATACCATGTTTATTTTTAAGTATATTAAATGGGTTTAAAGTAGATTACCACCATAAGTTTCACATATGGTGGTATGATGAATTTTTAAGTAAAATGTGATGAAAGAAAATAGCTACCGTCATGGATTTTTTGATATTGATGATGATGATGAATATTTTAAATGGATTGATTTGAAAAAACCAATTTATCAAGATTCACCATTAAAATCATCAACATCAAAAAAACCAACAACAGATGAAATATTAGATAGTATCAATATTGTTGATATCGAAAGATATTTACGTAAAAAAAAGATAGAAAGAATTAATGAAGTAAGAAAAACATTAAATAAATAAAATTATGAAAACCATACCATTAAATGATTATTATGTCGATGACATTGAAAGTTCAAAAAAAGATAAAAAAGATAAAAAAGATAAAAAAGATAAAAAAGATAAAAAACCAATAAAACAGAAAAAACGATTAAATGACAATTATGATAATTTTTAAATATTTATGAAAAGAAATGATAAGTATTTAAAAGAAAATAAAGATAAATCATATTTAAAGGAATTTGATAAATACACTGCAATTAATGATTTAAATCGAATTAAATATTATATTGATCGTATGCTTAAATTATGTAATCACCCAAGACAATTGGATGATGAAACTAAGCAGAATATAATTGATATGTCAGATTTTGTGATAGGAATTATTAATGATGAATTTGATAAAGAATTAAAAAAACAAAAAAAAGAAGGTAAACAATTTTTATCTAATGAAGACATTGATCAAATATTTAAAAATGTAATATGAAACCACTTATGAAAAAGGAAAAAAGTTATATAGTCGGTGAATTTCAATTGACTGGATCAAATAATATGAATATTGATTTGTTGATTAACGATTGGAATTATCTGTGGTTTTTATCACAATGGAACGATGAATATAGATTGATTAAATATGTTAGATATGATTCACCAAATACAGATTTTAAATCAACTATATCTAATGAACAAGCTAAAGAATTAATATCTAAACTTGGTTTAGTTAGAGAACAATCAATATTTGCTAGTGGGTCTTCCTGGAGACGACCATCAGATGAAAGTATATTAGAAGTTAAACGATCAAAAAAATATAAATCAAAAATATGACACTTTACGAATTTTTAAATGCACAAAATGGTGATAGATTATTTTTCTATGGATTATTTACGCTTATTGCATTGTATTATATATGTCAATTAATATCGAATATATTTAAATATATATTTAAAAGAAAACGAAAAGAAAATAAAATTGTTGAAAAAGAATCATAAAGATTCTAAAAATTTTTCAGCATTTGGTAAAGACATATATTCGGTCCATTGGTTATTTATAAAAAATTTGACATCTTTTATATTAATTAAATCTTTATAAAAGATAGCAAAATCATTATATAAATTTCTACCAATTGAACCAGGTGTCTTCCAACCATTATAACCTTTTGATTTTAGTATTTCTATAATATCTCTAAAATCATCCAATTCGTATTTGTCTATTAGTTGATTTGAAGTAGAATAATCAATATCAGCAATTTTATTTGATTTTACAATTACTTTATATACAACTACAATTTCATTGTCATCATATTGTTTATCTTTAGCAAATTCTTCAGCAATTTTTTCGTTATCTGTTACCCATATTGCATCGAAATCGGAATACCCCATTGTTAATTCTGTAATTAATTCATTATCTTGTATAATAGTACCGTGATAATATACACCATTCATTTTTATTCTTGGTATGTAATTAACTGACTCAAATAAATTAAATTTTATTATCATAATATATTATATTTTTTTGCTACAAATATAGATTCTATATCTTTTTTATTATTTGAATATATTTCAATATCATTTAATTTGAATTCTTTTTTTCCTAAATCATCAATTAAAGGATTTGTTGTATTCCAAAAATAAAATCTTAGTTCCTCTGGAATATTTCTCCATTCGATGACATAACCACTTTTCTTAAAATCGTAATCAACAATTCTACCAATATTAGAAGTTATAAATTTATTCATTTCAATATCAAAATGAGAATTAATATTTTCTTTACATAAAACATAATCACCTATTTGTGGTTCATTTGGTAATTTAAATTTAGATTCTAACGTAAAATCATTTGCATTTTTTACCATTTCTTTATCCATTTCAATATCTTTAACAGTAACTCTAAAATTAAAATTTAATTGGTTTTTTCTTAAATTATTATAATAATATCCACCCCAATACATATTTATTACTTTATATTTTTTACCATAAGTAATATCTTTATATTGAAATTTACCATATTGATCTATATATGGAATTTTACCAATATTCGAACACACCACAATATCACCGACAGAATATTGTATTGGGTTATCATCAGATTCAAATATTTTAAAATTAGTTATCATTAATTTGGTTTATATGTATATATTATTTATTTTCACGAAAAAAATAATGAAATGGGAAAAATTCAAAATGTTAGAGAAACAAAAACACATATTTATTTTTGGAATGGTGTTTTTTCAAATTTTTATAAAATAGAATTTGAATATAAAGGACATATTTTTGCTTGTACTGAACAAGCTTTTATGTGGGAAAAAGCTATGTATTTTAAAGATTATAGTGTTGCAGAAGAAATTTTAAGAACAACTGTACCAATTGAAGTAAAAAGACTTGGAAGAAAAGTTAAAAATTTTGATTCTGAAATTTGGATGGATGTGTGTCAAGATTATATGTTTGCAGTCAATTTAGAAAAATGGAAATTGATGGAAGATATACTATTATCAACTGGTGATAAAATATTAGTAGAAGCTAGTCCATATGATACAATTTGGGGTGTTGGTTTGGGTGAAAATAACGATTTAATTTTAGATGAAAAAAATTGGAAAGGTACTAATTTTTTAGGTGAAGTATTAATGAAAGTAAGAAAGACGTTATTAGTTTACCATGAGGTATAATAAAATAAAATATGGATAAATCTGATATAGACAAAGATTTACTTGAATTTCAACGAATTGCGATGAAACGTATTTTGAATGAAACCAAGTATAAATTATTTTTTACGCAATCAGAATTTGAACAATATTATGGTGAAATAATTTATATCAATTATCTTCACAATAAGTTGCAAGAAAAATACAATAATGAAAAATATTTAGAAAATCTTATAATTAAAATACAAGAAAAGAAAAAGAAAAAATAGTCACATTTCAGATATTATACTTACAATATCTGAAGGTGAAGTTATTTTTTTATCAAAAATATAATCGTACATATCAATCATATTTTTATAGTAACTAAATTTTCTACCAGTATAAATTATAATCTTACTATTAAATTTTTCTTTTATAAATTTAATAATTTCGATGCCATTTTCATCAGGAAGTCCAATATTAGTTATAATTAAATCGAATTCCGGCGAATTATATAAAATTTTATATGCTTCTACACCTGATCTTGCTAATTTAAAATCAATGTTATACATATCCAAACTTTCTTTGAATAATGCTGCAATATTTATATTATTTTCGATTATTAAAACCATAAAAAAAATGATTATTGAATTTATTAACATCAACAATCATTATGGTTATATATAAAAAATAAAAATTGATTTTATTTCAAATAAAAAATAAATGAAATGAAATTTTAATCTTCTTTAATTAATTCTGCAACAGCATTAAAAAATTCTTTTGTATTGTTACAAATAATTCTTTTTCGTTCTGCTAATATTGCGAATTTTTCATCATCTTCGTTAACAACAACATAACCTGCAGATTTCAATTTTTTTGTTGCTTCTTTTATTCTCATTGGAATAGGTGTATAATTCATAGTATATTTTTATTTTTAACTATTTTATTATTTTTTTAGTATAAAGTTTAAAAAATTATATTACATTGTATTTATGTGATTTTGACAACATACGAACCAATTCATCAACATCTAGGCATAATCTATAATAGATTGTATTTGGTATTGTTTGTATATCATTTTTAATAAAATTATCAATATTCAAATAATATACATTTTTATTTAGTTCGGACCAAATTGTTTTTAATATATCATTTCGGATTGAATTACTTTCGAAAACTAATGTATAAAATCCTTCATTTTTTAACAATTTTATCTGTTTATCATCACCACTAACAATAGACAAATACTTGTTTATATTATGGATATTATTTTGAAATTTTATATACAAATTATCATTTGTATCTTTTTCTAATTCGGACCAAATTGTTTTTAATACATCATTTCGGATTAAATTATTTTCAAAAACTAATGTATAAAAACCATCATTTTTTAACAATTTAATCTGATTTTCATCACCACTAACAATAGATAAGTAATTATCTATTTTGTGAATATTATTTAAATACTTGATATACATAATTTTACAATTTAAGTAAATATTAGAAAATATCAATACAAATATACGAATAATTTTTATAATAAAAAATGTTTTTATTTAAATAAATATTTTTATATTTGCAACAATATTAACGAATAATAATTGATATGTATACTGAAGATTTTGAATTAGAATCAAGAAAAGTTGAATTTGGAATTAATCCCGAATTAATGTTGATTAAACTATCCGAATCAGAAAAAGAAGAAATATTTAGTGATAAACCAATTACACTTGATTTTAATTTAAACATAACTGAAAATATAGAACAATGAAAAAAATACTTTTTTATTTCCTAAAACAATATACAAGAACCGAACCTGGAAGACTTGAAGTTCATTCAATTTTAAATGAACAAGTTGAAAATGAATATAGTGAACAAAACACATATGGTAATGTATACAATTCGTTTATTGAATTCATATTATCAAATAAATTTGTAACTAAATTAATAAAAGAAGATGATCAGCCTAGTATAGATATGATCAAATCTGGAATAATTAAAAGTTTTGATGATTCTGTTTATTATATAAAAAATGATATACAAAATACATCAGAAATGTAAATTATTATTTTTTTCATCTCGTATGCATTTTTTACATTTTTTACTATATTCTTTATTAAATATATTATAATCAAATTCTGTAACATATTTATTTTCTTTACATTTGATACAAATTCTTTTTTTTATTAAGTGCATATCCATGTATTGAAATTATGTTAATGGTGTTGCTGATGCCATCGCAGATTTTGCTGCTGGTGCTGTTTGCTGTGTTTCTTTAGTTGGTGTTTCAGTTGGTGTTGATGGTTTTTGTCCTGCAGGAATAGTTGGTGTTTCAGTTGGTGTTGATGGTTTATTTTCGTGATGTCCATGAGCTAAAATATTAAAATTACAAATATCATCAATAACCAATATTGCTGCTGTGAATGTTGCTACATATGCTATTATTTTAATTAATATAGCTATTACGGGAATTGTTGCCAATCCTATTACATCTAATAGACCACTTTTCACTAATCCTTTAACATTATATTCGAATGCTATTCCTATTAAACTAGCAATTACAGGTATCGAAAATTTTGGTCCACCTATTTGTTGTGTAAAATATGATAATGCAGCAACAACATTATTTACACCCTTTTCTGTCATTTCTTTAACTTTAGTTAACCATGAAAATGGTGGAACTTTTTCAATACCATGAATTAAACTAGATATAACATTTTTGCCCATTACAGCTTCTTTAATATAGCTTAATTTTTCTTCAACAGGCAAGTCTTCACTAGTAACAACTTGAGTAAATGCTGTAGTTAATTTCGAACTCAAAATTCCTGACAACTTCGTTTTATAAAAATTTAACACATTTTTACATTCCTTTACATCTTTTATAAGTCCATTTTTATTTTTAGTATCAGCTTCTTTTATTTGTTTTATAAAATTCTGATCAATTTTCAATTTATTTTTAATCTTATCTGATGTTACGGTCAATATTTTTTGAATATAAACATTTAATTGACTAACTAAATTTTTAACAAAATCAACAGATGTTTTTGCTGCATCAATAATAGAATTTAAAGCATTTTTTGCATTATCTGGAATATTTTTAACAACAGTTGCCGCTTTATCATAGCGATTTTTAAGTTTATCGAAAAAGTTTTCATTTATTAAATATTCTGAAAACGAATAGTTAGTATATCTTTCTAATACATTTCTTTCTAGTTTTGTGATTAAATCTGAATTATAATAATAATTCATGAAAGTATAAAATAATTCATTTTCATTTATTGTCAATATTTTTTCATATTGATTGGTTTGATTGTATTCATAAAATTTCTTAATATATTTCATTTTTGTAATTCTTTTTTTTCATCATCAGCATAAATACCTAAATATTTATCGTGGGTTGTTAAATATTTTATATCTTCATCTTTTTGATATTCTAAATATCTTTCACCTATAAAAAAACCCAATAAATATTTATCTAATGGTTCAATATATCCTTTGGGTGTTTCTTTCATATCTAAAAAACTATTAATTTTGTCTTTTTTGTCATAAAATATAGATTTGTTATTTTTACCATAAGTTACACTATCACTTCGACCAGTGATAACGAATTCTTCTCTTTCCTTTTTCATTCTTGCACCTTGTTTATAACCTTTTCCTATACTATATCCCCAATTATATGGTACTATTTTATATTTAGTTTTTAATTTATTTTTATCAAAAACAAAAATAATATCATTCCAATTATTAGCATATGTTATATCTCTTGTTGTTGATATACCACGTAAAAATAATGAATCTTCATATCCTGATTGATCATCCTTTAATCGTTTTCCACCTTCCCAAGTTCTTTGAAAAGAATATCCACCCAACTTATTTTCATTTAAAGCTATAATCGCACGATCTGAGTTAATAGCATGATATAATGGCATACAATTAAATTCTTTTGTAATTAATGTTAAATATTTATTATTAACAACATATTCATTTATGGTTTGAACATATTTCATCAAAAACCGATATTATATTTTTTTGCTTTATCAAATTTATCAACAACTTTAAAATATTTTGGATCATTTTTTAATGCTTTATTAAATCCAACTGTTTCGTGTATAAATAAATCATATCCTAAATCAATTAAAACTTTCTGTATTTCTAATGCATATATTTTTTTTAAAAACCCCTGATTTGTTTTATAATTATTTGGATTTACACCTTTTTCTAAAAAATATTTTAATGCTTTCGGTTCACTTGCAACATATTCTAATTCATCATCAATATCATACCCCTTATTAATAAAAAAATCTAATAATTTTTTTGCTTCATTTTCATCATATCGTATTATTGATGGGAAAATTCCTATAACTTTATTAAGAATTATTTCTTTTACATCATCCACACTTTTATAATCATCAAATAATTTTATTATCATATTAAATATTTTATTATTTTATATATATATTAAAAAATATTTTTTAAAAATGGAAGGAATGGAAGATTTAATTCTTACTATGTTGGTTGCACATATTAAATACGGTGACACCCTCAATTTTACTAAGTCTGAAGTAGATAATTTAATAAGAAAACATTTATTAGTGAATATAGATAAAATAGATTGTAATGAATATGGGTATATTGTATTATTAGAAAATGGATATATCACTAAAGAACAATTTGCAAAAAAAATGGATGTTATATATGAAAATGATCATTATTGGTTAATAATAAATAGTTTTAAAGATTTATTGTCATCAAAATATGATTATGAAGCGAAAATACTAGATGGTGACGAAGATAGTGTATTTAATGATAGCTATTATGATAATGATATAGAAAGATATTATTGGGATAAGTTTAATGAAGAAACATTAAATTCTATAATTGAATATTGCAACAAAAATGAATTGGAAGTCGATGTTGAAAATGATGAAGGAGAATATGAAACAATTGAATTAAAAGATAATTTAATATTAAAAGATGGTGATATTTATATTAATGAAAAATTTGATAATTTAAATGAAGATAGATTACGCAATCTAATAGATGAAGATGGATTAGAAGATTTAAATCGTGAAATAAATTGGGCTATTTGTGATGCACAATTTGATGCAAATCAAGCAGAAATATATAACAAAATAAAAAATAGTGTTATTGACAAAATTGGTCCATATGAAAATATTGCAACAGGGAAAAATAAAAATGGTTATGACATATATAAAATTAAAATAAGATTAGATTTTGATATAGGTGAAGTGAAGAAATTTTTTAGTGATGCTGATGAATATAATTTTGAAGATGGTGATTATGGGGATTTGGAAAGTGTATTACGGGAAATGGAATTTTTTGATATTGATAAACCATATTATGATAATATATCGGGATCAATTAATAATGAATACTTAAATGAATGTATTCAAAATCATTTAGATCAATAAAAAAATAAATAATAAATATATGGCAAGAGACAATTCATTACCAAATTTATATTTAAAGGTTAAATATATTTTATTTAAAAAATGGATAACTCCAATTATTTGGGGAAAACCGGATTGGGAAGAAGATTTTCAAAATCCTAGTTATACAATTCTTGAAAATTTTATGTATAATAATAATTCATATGTATCCAAAGATGCAATAATACCACAATCTGATGGGTTACATTTAAAAGTAATAAAATTAAATCCACCGGAATATAGAGAACATTGGTCAGGCAATTTTACATGTTATTGGAAATGTGGTTGGGTTGAATATCATAATATATTTGATAGTCCTTATGGAACATGGGTAATAAATTTTATACCACCCATAAGTGGTGATGGTGAAGGTCGGGTATTTCCCGCATTATGGTTTTTAAGAGAACCATATTCACCAAAGGCATTGCGATTTAAATGTGGTGTATCAAAAATTAATTATAAAGATATTAAATTATCAGAAACACCACAAAGAACACCAGGTGTTAATTGGTGGGTATTGGATATTAACAATAATTATATTGGTAGAGTTCAAAAATATGATATTATTAGAAAAATAATAACACTTGATAAAAATATAGATAACGTTAATCAATCAGAAATTTATATTAGTGGTGATTGTATTACACCTGAAGTTGATATTATGGAAATTCTGAGTGATGGAAAATTCGCACACACAATTCATTATGGTCCAACTTATGATGAATATCGTAAATATAATATTGGATCAAATATTTGTAAACCAGAAAACAGAGAATATGAATTTGCTGTGACATTATATCACGATAGATATGAATTTTTCATTGATGGTATTAAGACTTGTGTATTAGATAAAACTAAAGTTAAATGTGGTGATGAAGATTTTGTGTCAGATCAAAAATTATATATGATATTAAATTCAGCAGTTCAAAGTGGTGTAATAGATGGAAATATTCCCGATTTTATTATTAAAAGAATCAGGTATTATAAGCATAATTTAGAAGGTAATATTGAATGTTCATAAATAATAAAGAGCTTTAACAGTCTATCGTAAAGCTCTTTATTCAATTTTATTTGGAAATTGATAAAACCAAATTAATTTTTGTGTAGTCAAAAATATTACAACTAAAACTGTTTGATAGTATTCAAACGAACCGACATCTTTAGTATAGTCAAAAATGAATTAAAACCTGTAATCTGAGGTTCATACAACCGACATCTTTAGTATAGTCAAAAATGAATTAAAACCTGTAATCTGAGGTTCATACAACCGACATCTTTAGTATAGTCAAATCTGCCATAAGACTATCGTTAATTCTGAACATACTCGTCAGTATTTATTGTCCGACCTTTAACAATAATAATTATATTATAAATTATAAAAAAAGTTTAAAAAAAGTTTAAAATATTTTTTAAAAAAAGCCCATATAATAAAAAAAAAAAACCTTTCAATGAAAGGTTTTTTAAATAAGTTAATAAAAATTTATTTTCTTACTTTTGAAATTGCTTCGTTTAATTCGTTATTAATTCTAACTGAAATTTCATTTGCATTTTTAATTGTTGCATTTGAATTAATAAAATCACCACTATTCAATAAACTGTCAACTTCTACAATATCAGAATCAACTGATGCAATATCAGATGCAATAGCAATCAAAACTTCTTTACCATCTTTACCCTTTGGTGCTTTAGTTAACAATTCTTTATTAGTTTCATTTAATGTTTTAACTACAGCACTCAACGATATAGTTTCAGCTTTCAATTCGGCTTTACGAGTTTCAGTTTTTGCTTTAACTTCTGTACACATTTGACCAACAACAACTAAAGCTGTTTTTTCTTTTTTGTAAGTTTTAAACATTTTTGCTTTAGCGACATTAATTTGGGTTTCAGCAGATGTCATAGAATCAACCAATACTTGATAAGATTCTGGAACATATACATCAGCACCCAAATCTTTTGTTTCTTGAATTGCAGTTTTTGCAACATCAATTTCTGTTTGTGGGAATTTGGCACAAGAACTAAAAAACATCATACTAACTAGTGCAATTCCAATAAATAATTTACTTTTCTTCATAATTTAATAATTTTATTTTTAAATATTTATAATCTCTTTTTGAGATTGATATTGTAGCAAATAAAATAAAAAAAGTTTAATATTAAATGATATAAAAAATAATTAATTGTGATATTTTTAGAAAAATTAATATTAATTTAATATTGGATTTTGAAATAATTTTTTTAAAATATTTGACGAAACAATAAAAAATGATGACAAACATCACATTTATTGTGGTGTGTTGATTGTTCTGTGTGATATTGTATGTTTAATTGTCAATAGATTATACACAAAAAATAAACAAATGATATATTTTATTAATATATATAAGAAAAATTAAAAAATGATTTATCTCGCAATAGCATTAGGCATTTTCTTTGTAGCTGTAGGTTTGGCGTTTATTACAGAATCTAAAAAAAGTAGTTTGAATTAAACTTCCATATTTTTATTTTTATTTATATTTTCAAGTTTCTTTTTACGTAAAAAACGTTCAATTTTATATATGGGAATAAGTTCTAATATTTCATCATCTGTTAATGATCTATCGTAGTCAACATTAGGTAAAATATATTTGTCATTATCATCAAAATAATATTCCATTATAAAAAATTTAGTTCATTTTTGTTTTTATTCCATTCTATTGTAATTGGTCTTTGTGTATATTGATATTGTTCATCTAAAACAGAAGCATTAATATAATGTGTATTATTATAAAATTTATACCCATAACCACTATGAATGTGACCAAATACGTGAATTTTTGGATTTATTTTTTGGATTCTATTTTCTAGTAATTCACAACCTAGATTAATATTTTCATTAATTACTGTATCTAAATGTCCAAATGGTGGACCATGTGTAACAATGATATCTGTATCGGGTGGAATATTATTCCATTTTTCAGCTAATTTTATTCCATTCTTAGGTAAATTAAATGCCCAATTATAGAATTCTGGTTGCCAAGGTGATCCCCAAATTTTAATATCCTTAACTGTAACTAGACTATCTTCAAGATATATAATATTTTTATATGAATTAATAATTTGAAAACTTTCAGTTGGATTTCTTTCAAATAAAAAATCGTGATTACCAGCAATAAATATTTTAAAATCATAGTTTAAGTTATCAAACCATTTACAAAAATCATCAATTTCATATTTATATCCCATAGATGATATATCCCCACTATGTATAATAATATTGCCACCAGGTAAATCTTTTTCAATTTGCTTGTGTTTAGTGTGCGAATCTGATATGAATGTAATTTTTTGACTATCCATATCAATTATAGTATAAAATAAAAAAAAGTTTTTAATTCATAGAAAAACCAAATTTTGGATATTCTGTTAAAACTTCTTTATATTCATTGTAGTCGATTTGTAATAAATAACCAAAATTGCCAACATAATCATCCGTTTCAATCATATCAATAATAACGTTATCATCAGATATACAACGATCCGTAAAGGGCTTTCCTTTACCAATTATTGAACTTATAATATCAGTATAATCATCATCTGATACATTTAATTTATTTATTATTGGTTCAAAATAATCATATAATTCATAATAGATATCATTATATATGGTACAAAATTTTTGAATCTTTGCATAATCATATTTTTTATATAATTTATATTGTAGTTTTTGAAAATAATCTGAATGTTCATCAGATACTGGATATAAATTATACATTTTTATTAATTGATCCCAATCAATAAAATTGATCATTTCCCAAAAATCTAAATCTGAATCAATATTTGGTCGATTTCTAAAATTTTCAAATATTGTTATCATAATATATTATATTTTTTTGCTTTCATTTTTAATTCTAATTCTTCTTTAGTTTTTGCATGTAATACTACATCATCTATATTGTATTGTCTATATTTACCATCATTTTTAATTATGGAAGATTGAAACATCGAATCTAATTTTGATGGTATATTTTCATACACAATTTTTAATCTTATTACATTTTCGGTAAATTTCATAATATGGAATACTTTACCAATATTATTATTTATAAATTTTTTAAGATATATATTAGAATCATTAGAATTTATTAAAACATAATCACCGACTGATATATTATTCAAATTTTCAAATATTTTAAAATTGATTATCATAATATATTATATTTTTTTGCTTTCATTTTTAATTCTAATTCTTCTTTAGTTTTTGCGTGTAATATTATTTCATGTATTTTATATTGGCGTGTTTGACCAACATTAGAATATTCATCAAACCAAGGTGCAAGACTATTTGGTATATTTTCAAATACAACCTTAAAATATTTTTCAAGGGTACCATCATCTATAATGTGATGATTTATTATTTTATATACTTTACCAATATTGTTATTGGTGAAATTTTTTACAGCATTAGATTTATCATTCACTAAAACATAATCACCTTCACATATATCATCTTTTGATATATTATACATAATTCGTCGTTGTTGTTCAAATTTTTTTATATATTTCATAATGCGATATTATATTTTCTTAATCTTGAAAATTCTTTTGTGTCGTGTTTTAATTGTGGATATATTATTAGAAAATTATCAATTAAATCACCAAGGGTTTTACTTTTTTTAATTGCATCTAATATTATTGGATAATACTTAAAAACTAAATCCATATATGTATCTTCGGTTAAAGATCGCCTTACAGTTTCTTCTAAAAAATGTTTCATATATCCAGTACGAAATTGTTTTATATTTTTTATTTTTTCTTCATCCAATGTTAATGCTTTAATTTCCTCATTAATATCTTTTGGTCGAATTTTTATTTTTCTTAAATTGGGATTGATTATTTCTTTTGCATCATCCCGTATTAATTCTGCCATTCCTGGTATAGCACTAAATTCACGCATTATTAAATTTCCGTGTTTTAATTGCATAGAAAAAGAATCATTATTAGAATGGATTATTCTAAATTTAACACAATCGAATAAAGAATCATCTGATTCAGATTTAACTTTTTCAAAAGATTTTATATATTTCATAATGCGATATTATATTTTTTCAATTTATTTTTAAATTTCCAATCTTCATACCATTTATCATATACTTCTTTACTAACTAATTTAGAAAAAATCCCAAAAATTATTTTATATAATTCATCGTTATCTAAACCCACTCTAGATAATTTGTCTAAATAATTTGATCTTTGTTCAATAAAATCTTTTTCTTTATTTCTATCCCCAGGTAATTCATATACTGTATCCAAATTAAAATCAATATTATATGTTAATTTTTTTGATGTTAAAATATAATATTGCGATATTCTTAGTATATTTATTTTACTATCTTCAAATTCATCATCAACGGAATATGATAGAGTATCAATTAAAAATCTATCTCCACGTGGAGTTCCATCAGGATAAACATAAACTCTAAATGTATCTTCAATATTACGATTATCTTTAAGTATTTTTAAAAAATCTTTTGTATAGTGTATTTTTGTATATTTTAAGAAATAACTAAGGTTCTTATCATTTTCAATATTCTGTTTTAATTTTTTTAATGAAGAATTTTTTAAAATATCATATACTTCAGTAATTTCAGATGAATATTTTTTTAATAATTCATCATGTCGTTGTTCTTTTTTTTCTTTATTGTTTTGTTTTTTCCATTCGGCTTTTTCTACTTTTTCTTTTTCTTTTTTAATTTTTACATAATTTGGATCATATTCTTCATATTCAGTTTTTGCAATCTCTAATCCTTTACGGCCCAGTATATTTACAAATAACATATATTTATCGGGATTTTCTTTTTTTACTTTGTTAAGAAAATCTTCATTATCTTTATCTTTTAATAAATCAAATAATCTAAATTCCAACAACTTTTTCATAAAATATTATATTTTTTTGCTTTATCATTTATTTCCCAATCTAATAAATCTTGTTTTGTGATTTTAACTTCACCCATATAATTAAATCCTTGATCTTCTAAATCTTTTTTAGAACTTTCAAAAAAATTTCTAATTTCTAATGATTTTGTATATTGATTATAATATTTATTTGAAGCATTATAATATGCTGTTGGATTATCGAAACTAAGTGGAATAAAAATTTTAGATAATTTACTTTTTTTAATATGATCATTGTTTAAAAACCATTGTTGCCAATCTTCTCTTAATCCAAGTTTTTTTAACGCAATTTCAAAATATGGCATTTTAGTTTTCACTAACCAAAATGTTTTATTTACTTTTTTTTCAAATGATTTGATATATTTCACAATCCGATATTGTATTTTTTCGCTTTCATTAATCTTTCAATTTCTTCTATACCATCCGTATGTATTGATACATTAATACCAAATATTGAATCATCTTCAGATTCTTTCACATAAAAATTATAATTGCCAATTTTTTTTATAAATTCACAAAAATTTTTAATATTATCAAAATAATTTAGATTGCGACGAAGATCGAATGTAAAAAATTCAATATATAGGTCAATTGTTAAATATTCTGGATTATGTGAAAGTAGTTCTAATCTCACATCTGCGATATCAATATTTTCAAAGAATTTATTTATTATAAATTCACAATATAATTTATATACATCATTTTTAAAATTGTTAAGTGTCTTATTCTCAATTTTTTGAATATTGTGTTCATAACTTTTAAGATATTTCATAATCCGATATTATATTTTTTCATTGATCGTTTTAATCCAACATCATTTCTCCATTCCTTTTTAAATTCTGGAAATCTTTCATTAATATAATTTTCAAAAATTATAAATTTTTCGATTTTTTCATAGTTGATTTTTATAAATTTTTCTAAATGTTCAATTTGTGCTTTTAACATATAATATAAATTATCACCATCTTTATTTTTTAAACTTAGATCTAATCCTTTATCTAACATTTTTTCTAAAACAATTATTTCTGGAATATTATTATCAATATAATTCATTATTGCATTTTTACCCCATTTATTTTGTATATTAACATCAATATTATCAAATTCCAACAATTTTTCTAATTTATATTTATTACCATTTGATGCATTAAACAATGCTGTTTCATTTTTTAAATTTCTTTTATTTATATCAATGTTTTTAACGTTTAATAACATATCAATTATTTTTGGTGTTCTTGCTAACATTAACGGTGTATCACCATCACTATCAGATAAATTTACATCAGCATCATATTTCAACAATGTATCAACAATGAATAGTAAACTTTCTTTACATGCTAATGTTAATGCTGTTTCACCACCACTATTTTTTTCATCAATACCCGTTGACTTGTTTTTAAGTATTTTAATGAGTTCATTGTTATTGCCATTTTTTACAACTTTAATAATTTGTGGATCAATAACTTTTTTACTTTCTAATATATATTGATTATATTTTAACATTATAGTATATTATATTTTTTTGATTTAATAAACATTTTATATTCATCGGAATCCAATTTTTTGATAATATTTTTATTATAAATAACATAGTTCCAAGAATCAAAATTTCCTTCAAAATTTTGATTTGATTTAAATTTCAAACCATCATATCCCATATTTCTAATATAAGATACAATATCATTCATCATTTCTTTTTCACCTAAAACAATTTGATGTATAACATATTCCAATTCACCTCTATAATTGTGGATTTTAGATTTATTTCCACGTAAAAATCCAATATAATGATCAAATATTTTATATGATTCTTCACCATAACTAGAATGTTTATGGTGGGATTCTTTCATGTAATTTAAAAAATTATCATCAATAATATATGTATCAATATTTAAAATTTTTCCTTTTATTTTGAATACATTTATTTTTGCCATAGATTCAGCATAATCATCAGCATCTTTAGAATATTGTGCTACGGGTAATCCAAAAATACCAGTGTGTGTCCATTTAGTTATTTTATCTTTTTTTGCTTTTTCTTTAGCATAAAATTTCGCAACTTTAATATTGTCTGTTAAATAATATCCTTTTCCAAACAATTCAGATGCATCACCAGTAGACAATTTAGTATCATCAAACTCATCAAATTCAATATTTGATCCATGATATAAATATTTATTTTCATATGTTTCTGTAATCAAAACAAAATTTTTAATATATTTCATAGATTCAAATTGTATTTTTTTGATTTTTTATATAATTCTGGATTTTCCATAAATTTTGAAAAATCATTAATTTCATCTTTTGATAATATTATTTTTCTTTTTGAACCATATAAAAATTTGTCGTTTTTATACCAAATAAAATTATCATCTGTTAATGGATTTATATTAAAGGATAATGATTTAAAAAAATCAATTTTATGTTTACGTCTAAAAATGTCATCATACGCAACATAATCATCTATAATTTTTAAAATTTCATTTTCACGTTCTTCTATTTTTTTCAATAGATCGGTTTTCATTTTATTAAATTCTTCAAATTTGTTTATCATTATACTTTAATTGGTTTATCATAACTGACTTTTCTTTGATCAATTTCTGTGTATGCGCCTAAATATGATTCTTCCACCCAAGCCTGTAATGCTTGCATGAGTGCAAATTTACTTTTTACATAAATAGTCAAATATGGTACATAACCCTGAGCGGCAAAAACTGAATCGACAGGATTACTATAAACAAATCTTATATTATTATATCTCCACATGATAATATATATTAAAAAATAAAAATAAAAAAAGGACTTTGTGAGTCCCTTAAAAATTCCCTGTTATATTAAAAATTATAATAATGTTTCTTCAATAATTTCTTTATATTTTGATTTAGGTAAAACACCAACTTTCATTTGTGGTTCACTTCTTTTTGATAAAAATAGAACAGATGGGATACTTCTTATTTTAAATTTATTTGAAATTTCTTGTTGTTCTTCTGTATCTATTTTATAGATATTTATTTTACCTTCATATTCTTTGCTAAGTTCTTCTAGTGTTGGTGCTAATGCTTTACAAGGTCCACACCATTCAGCATAAAAATCAATAATAACAGGTAAATCACCCTGAAATTCATCTGTTTCAAGATTCATTATTTTTGATTGAAATGTTTCTAATGTTAAATGTTCCATACTTTTTTAATTATTTTTTTGAAAATATTTCTTGAAATATTCTTGATTAAATATATTTTTATGATCTAAAATAAAATCATAAAATTTTTGATAAAAATTATTTAATTCATTATTTGATATTGGGTATAATAGTTCATTTGCAAAATCATTTGTTGCTTTTTTATGATTTTCGAAATTGTTTGGATTATTTATATCTCCACTTTGTTTGTGTCCTGAAATTTCAGATGGATCACCCCAATTAAAAGCATATGATGGTAAATAATTTTTATTGTGTTCATCCAATTGATGTTCATCTCGTAATTTAGTATACCAACTTAATCCTTCATATCCAGTTAAATCGCATCTAAACCCAATTTCTTTTATTCTATTCATTTTAACAATTACACTAGCTTCTAATGTATTCATACAAAGTTCTATTTTATTCGGTGTAGCAAAAAAACTTTGTTCGGGTTTCCATGCATCAGTACCTAGTATTTCGATTCCATCAACCGCTTGTTGTATATGCCAAGGTAAATAAACATCATCATCATCTGCGAGCATAAAATAATCACCTGTAGTGTGTGTTACAGCATCACGACAAATTTGACCCCTATTTTCATATGGGTTTCCTGTTATATAATTTGTATTGTTATTAATTATCTTTATTGATTTGTCTTCAAATCCCAATTTAATTGGATATTTTTCATCTGTATTAAAAATAATCAATTCTTTGTTTTTATATGTTTGTGCTTGATATTGTGCTACTATTCTTTTGATGCAATAAAATCTTCGATATGTTGTACAAACAAAACTGACTTTCTTCATAATTGTATATATAAAAATATATTTTATTTTTGGTAGTTTTTATTACTTTTTTATAATATTTTTATTCAAATGTTTAATTTATATTTGTGATCAATTCTTTTAAAAATTATTTTTGTAAAAATTTACAATAAATTTGGTAAATTAAAAAAAAGATTTATATTTGTCCAGTTATTAATTAAACAAATGAAAAATGAAAAGGAAAATATTTAAAATTTTATTAATTGTAATTGCAATATTAATTGTACTCGCATCTTTAAAATATGTATTTTTAGTTGCATTATTTACAATTAGAATAATACTGATTGTACTTGCCGCAGCAATTATTGGATTTATTGTTGGGTATTTTAGTAAAAAATCTAAAATTAATTAATATGTCTTGGAAAGATTTATTTATTGAACAAACAGATGGTTCTAGTGACAAACCTAGTAAACCAAAAGTATCAGGAACACAATTTCCACAAAGCGGAAAAGCTAATACGTCAAATGTATCACAAAATACACCAAATGTACAATTTCCACAAAGTAAGTATGAACCCACATTTCCACAAAACAATGGTTCGGTATTTTCACCTAATCCGGGAACAAAAACGCCAACTTCTACGTTTCCTGAAAAGAATCCATATTTGGATAAAATTCTAGATGTGTATGATAAAGGATTTACTGGGTTAAATCAGCCTGGGTATGATTTTTTCGAATTTTTTAAAGCTGTTTGTACCGCAGGTGTAGATAATCCACAAGTATATCCGATGGCATTAGAAATGGGTAAAGCTATGGATTCAAACGTATCCAAACAATCTTTAATTAATCAAGCTGATTATTATCTTTCTGAATTAGATAAAGTTCATACATCATTTAGTACAGATGGTCAAAATAAGCTATCAGAATTAACACAGAAAAAAAATTCAGAAACAACATCTTTATCATCAACAGTTGCTTCATTAAAGTTACAATTATCAACTATACAAGATCAAATTAAAACAAAAGAAAATGAACTTGCTGAAATTGATAATAAATATCAACCACAAATTGATGAAATATCATTAAAAATGTCAGCAAATGATTCTGTAAAAAATACATTCATTGGAAACATAAACAAAGTTAAGATGAATATTTCAAATAATTTAAAATAAATAAAAATAATATTAATTAAACAAATTAAAAAATTATGAGTGATGTTAATGAAAGTATAAGAAATTTACCTGTTATTAAACATTTTTCTGAAGAAGAAATTAAAAAGAATATAAATTCTTTTAAAAAAGGTGAAAAACCGTTTTTTTGGATTTTGTTACTATTATTAGTGGGTGCAATTGGTTTTGGTTTAGCCAAATATGCATTACCTGTTGCTTTTGTTATGCTTGGAAAAGCAATTGGTGTCGTTGCTGTTGGGGTATTCTTAATATTTATGGTTATAATTTGGGGTACACTTATGAAAGCAATACGTGCTTTAGCCAAAACTATTGCTAAAAAATTAATTGCACAAGATCCCTTCGGTGAATTAGAAAAACAAAAAAGATTGATGATTCAAAATCAACAAACATTCCGTGTTTCAAAGGGAACAATAAATTCATTAAGAACGGATTGCGAAGCTGAAGCTGCTAAAAATGAAAAAGATGCTAAAAGCCTATCATCTAAAATTTTAACTTTAAATGAAAAAGCCAAAACACTAAAAATGCGTATGGAAGAAATGGTTAAAACTGGTGGTATTAAGGCAAAAGAATCAGATGATTATGTTAATGATAGTAATGATTTTTTGCGTACTGTTTCAGAAAGTCAACGTGTATCTTCTAGTCTAGAACAAGCAAAAGACTTTGTTCAAAAATATGGTGCCCGTGCAGCAATTATGAAAAAGTTCGGTCAAAAGTTAAGTATGGTTGAAACTAGTATGGATATTAAAATTCAAGATTTTGATGCAACAATTGAAATCTTGAAAAAAGATTATGATTTTGCATCTAAATCAAGACAAGCTACTGATGCAGCGAAATCTGCAATGGGATTCACCAAAGGTTGGGAATTAGATTATGCTCTTGATGTTGTAACGTCTACTATTGCATCTGATATTGCAATAACCTCAGGTAATCTTAAAGATATTGATTATATGACTAAAAATTATGCTATTGATAGCGATGAATTGTATACTAATCTTGATTCTTTGGCAAATAACATTCGTATAGGAAATGAAATTATACCCGAAGCAAAAACTTATAACAATCCAGAATATAGACTTACACAAAGTGATTCTATAAAAGCTGGTGGATTTGATAATATTTTTTAAACAATAATAATTAAAATTAAAATTAACAAAAATGGGAAAAATTTTTAAAGTAAAAGGTTTGACTACATTATCAGAAGTACTAATTTTGGTAGTTAGTTTAGTAGTGATTTGTGGTGCAGTATATTGGCTTGCACCTGGACTGAGAGTTGATAAATCCAAAACTATGCAAGGATTAAATATCGACAAAAGTAGAGTAGACAATGTTGCTAGGGGTACTATGATTCCACTTCCATCAAAAGAAAGTGCGAAATATACGATGGGTGTAGATGGTGCAAGAGTTCCAGCATCTTGGGATGAAGAATATTCAACAAAAGTAGCAAATCAACCATTAGTTCGTATTGCAGAATATGCATGGAATTGTAATAGTGGTATGTTAGCAGCAAATGGTGGACCAAGACCTGTTAAAGGATCATTGATGGAAGCATCTAATATCAATCTCGAAATTGTAAGAATTGATGGTGTATCAGATTTACGTAATATGCAAATTAAATTTGTAGAAGAATTTGCATCAGGTAAAGAATATCCAACATCTGAAAAAGCAGCAGCTTGGGTTTCTATAATGGGTGATGGTGTTCCATTCTATATCGCTACAACACAGCAAGCATTGGATGATAAATTTGGTGTGGGTAAATATCATGTACAAGCAATTGGTGCTATCGGTATGTCAGATGGTGAAGATATGGTAGTTGGTCCACCATCTTGGAAAACAAATCCACAACTTATGAGGGGTGCATTAATATCTTCCGTTATTGGGGATGGTGACTGGGTGATTGCAGTTAATTATGCATTTGCTAATGGGATTCCAGTAAATCCTGATGTTAAAACATATGATGCTAACGCAGTTAATTTTACACCATCTGAAAATGATGATTATATTAATTCGGTAAAAGAATTAATCAAATCACAACAAACAGGATTTACTATTCCATTAAAAGAAGTAAAAAATGGTGAATTGACAGGTAAAACGATACAAAAGAAAATTGATGGTGCAACTACTTGGACACCTGGTGATAAAATGGCATTTGATGCGTTAAGTGGATTTACTTGTGTTGTTTCAACTCGAGATTTTACAAATCAAATGGCAACAACTCAAATTGTAATAAAAGAATGGGCAATCCAACATGAAAATATTGTGGTTTCAATATTGAAAAATTCATATATTGGATCAAATCAAATTAAACAATATGAAGATTGGGCAGTTTTTGCATCTAAAGCAGTTTGTAAAACATATAATTATGAAACACCAGAATATTGGTATGATTTATTTAAAGGTTATACTAAAACAAAAAATGGTGTAGATTATACAGTAGGTGGATCACGTGTACTTAATTATGCTGATGCTATGCAATATTATGGTATTACAGATGGTATGAATCGTTATAAGGCGGTATATGAACAAATTGGAAAGTATTTAACTGATTTAAATCCATGTGGTTTTAATGAATCTGTTAAAGGTGGTGTTATTCCTTTTGAACAGGCTGTTAATATGTATTTCTTAAAATCTATTAATGACATTGATGGTGGAGTAACCAAAAAAATTGATTATTCACAAAATAAAACCCAAGTTTTAGCAACAGGTCAGTGGCATATAAATTTTGCAACAGGTTCAGCTACTATTAAATCTTACACAGAATTAGAAACTGTATATGGATTATTAATTCAAGCTGAAGACACTAAAGTTAAAATTATTGGATATACTGACAATGTTGGTAACCCACAATCAAATATATATTTATCACAACAAAGAGCAAAATCTGTTGAAACTTGGCTTATATCTAAAGGCATTCCATCAACAAGATTCCAACTTATTGATGGCTATGGTGATCAAAGTCCTGTAGCATCAAATGATACAAATGATGGTCGTGCTCAAAACCGTAGATGTGAAATAACGTTGTTAAAATAAACAAATGATAGGTATACTAAAACCTTTCGAAAATGTAAGTAAATCAACCGAACGAGTCATCCAAGTCGGATGGCTCGTTGGTTTGATTTCATTTTGGGTAATTACAAGTGCTATTAGTTCAACCCACATATTTCCAACACCCACACAAGTGTTAATTGGACTTAAAACATTATGGTCAGAAGGATTAATAGTTCATATTGGTAGTTCATTAGAATTATGTGGCAAAGCAACAATATTATCAGTATTTATATCTTTGATATTTTGTTATTTATCACCATTACCATTATTAAACCCAATCGCTAACACATTATCTAAATTTAGATTTTTACCATTAGCAGGTATTGCATTTTATTTATCTATTGTGATTAATGATGCAAGAACATTACAAGTTTGGGTTTTAGTCGTTTTTATGAGTACATTTTTTATCACATCAATATTATCTGTAATTAAAGACATACCTGAAGAAGAATTTGATCATGCACGAACATTGGGTTGTTCAAGGTGGGAAATTGTTTGGGAAGTTATTATTAAAGGTAGATTAGATTATGTAATAGAAAGCATACGACAAAATTTAGCAATTGTGTGGATGATGTTAATATCAGTAGAAAGTTTATTGTCTGCTGCTGGTGGGCTAGGTTTTTTAATAAAAAATTCTGATAGAATGGGAAATCAAGGTAGAGTTATAGCATTACAATTAATAATACTAATGATAGGTATTTTATTAGATTTGTTTTTAACATATTCTAGAAAACGCATTTTTAGATATTCTAAAATATAAAATATGAATTACGAATTAAAACAAACCGTTTTTTGTCTTGATAATATATCAGCAGGATATGATGATAAAATAATTCTTAAAGATATAAATGTTTGTGTAAAAGATATCGTTAGGGAAGGTGTTGATGCTACTGGACAAATTATTGCAGTTGTTGGTAGATCAGGTAGGGGAAAATCTACGTTATTTAGAATAATTACAGGACTGATGAAACCCGCATCAGGTCGAGTATTGATCACCACATCAAACCCAAATGAACCCGAATCAGCAAAAGAAATTGGTGAAGGTGATGTAGGATTTGTTAATCAAAAATATACGTTATTTAGACACAAAACAGTCTACCAAATGTTAATGTATGCATTAAAAAAAAGTGAATTATCAAAAACTGAAAAAAACAATATTGTTAACGATGAACTCATTAAATGGGGACTTATTGATCACAAAAATAAATATCCTTGTGAATTATCCGGTGGTCAAAGACAACGTACAGCAATAATAGAACAATTATTAACTTCTAAACATTTTGTTATATTCGATGAACCATTTTCTGGTCTAGATGTTGGAAATATACAGAGTGTTAAAGATTCTTTTAATATGATATTATCAAATAATGAACTTAATACTATCATATTTTCAACGCACGATATTAGATTGGCTGTTGAACTAGCTGATACAATATTTGTAGTTGGTTACCCAAATAATCAAGAATCAACGACGATAGAACCCACAACAACATTAGAACCTACTGTTGGAACAAAAAAAAGTTTTTGGAAATTATTTAAAGAAGATATTAAAAATGATGAAAAAAACACTTCAAATGTTGAATATAGTACGATAATTAAAACTTATGATTTAAAAGAAATGGGTCTTGCTTGGACTACATTCGGTATTGAACATTTAAATTTAATGGAACAAATTGTTATAGATTTATTAAATTCTTAAAACTATGAAAATGAAAAAATTATTATTTACATTATTACTTATTTGTATAGTTACTATAAGTAATGCTCAATGGGAAATTAGTGGAAGTGCAAATTTTGTTTATAATTCAGAATCTACACAAATAAACATCAATCCTTATATTGGTCACAAATTAACTGATAATAGCTTTATTGGTATACAATTAGGATACGGTAATAATGATGATAAAGTATCATACAGTATTGCACCTTGTTTTACATATTGTACATCATTAAATGATAAACTCGAATTTGATATTGATTTTCTTATTCCGTACACACATTTAAATTCGAATGAACATACAATTGGTGTATCTATTAATCCATATTTTCAATACTATATAAAAAACAATATTGGATTATTGATTAATTTGGGTGGATTAAATTATATTCATAATATTTCAAACAAAAATGGTGAATTGTCATTATATATTGTGACAGGAATTGGTGTTGCTTATTATTTTTAATTATAAAAACAGAATAAAATGAATGAATTACGTAGAACAAAAGATGGTATAATTGGTGGTGTTTGTGGTGGTTTTGCAAATTGGATTGGAATTGATCAAACATTAGTGCGAATTATATTTGCTATTTTAGCATTAGGTTGTGGTGTTGGTGTGGGGTTTTATATATTATGTTGGATTCTAATGCCAGAAGAAGATTAAAAGAAAAGACCCGTCAAATTGGCGGGTCTTTTCTTTTTAAAATATTTTAAATTTTTTCTTAGTTTTTGAAAATGTGTTTATTGGGTTATCTATTATAATTGGTTCATTTTGTTTATTTAGAACATTTTGTGGTGGATTCATTGAACCCTGTGAACCAATTAATGAATATTGTTTAATAGTTGATTTTACACCATTTTTATATGCAGTATTTAATAATTCAGTTAAGGTATTTGCAGAATTTCTTGGTACAGTCATTAAGCCTTCGTTTTCAAATAAAATATCAGCAAATTCGTAGTTCTTCATAACACACGAATATGGTTCATATTCTAACATTTTTGTTAAATTTTTTTGATTATTCATAATATTTTTTAAATTTTGTTTATAAAATTTGGAAATTTAATATTTAATATTGATATTGGAATTTCATATTGCGGAAAACTATAACTTATATTATTGCCACATAGCGTATGTAAAACAATCCCTTGTTTATCTTGAATACCCAAAATTTTAATTACTGTTGTTGCCATTTTAGTAAAATCTGTATCATCTCCAAAATTTTTATCACTAAATTTAACTTTTGGATAAATATTTTTTTTAAACATATATGCAAAAGAATAACCAAACCCCCAATCTAAACTTCCTGGACTAATAGCTTGATCAATATACAAATATTCATTTTTTCCATTGCCTATCATTTTAAATTGACCAACATTAAGAGTTAAATCCCAATAATAAAAAGCATTTTCTACATAATCATATAAATAAAACCCATTTATTTTAACAAAATCAATATCATCTTTCAAATATTCTTTAAGTGTTTTTAAATAATTTTCAGTATAATAATCATCATCATCTATTATAGCAATAATTTCACCTTTAGATTTTTCGATCAATTGGTTTCGCCTAGTTCCAATTGTTAAACCATTCGATCTATAATAATGAACCCTATCATCGGTTATTTTTTCAAAAAAAGTATCCGGTTCATCACTATCATCATCAATTAACCATTCCCAATTAATCCAAGTTTGATTACATATATTTTCATATTGTTTTTTCAAAAAATGTGATCTATTGTGGGTTGCTGTTATTAAGCTTATTAATTCCATATATTTTATATCTTATTTTTTTATTTTAGTTTTAAAAAATAATATATACATCATGAAATATTTACAAGAATTTGAAAAATATAATAGTGATGCTAAATTATCATTAAATATACAAACTAATGAACTAGATTTTACTTTATTTGAATCAGTAAAGACTCAAGAAAAGTTTTTCAAAGATGTTGAAAAAAAAGTTAAAAAATATGGTGGTATAGTAACTAATAAAACTGTATTTAGAACAGAATTAGAAATAATGTCAGAATATGGTAAATATATTATATCATTACACATCAATAAACATGATTTTGATTCAAGGATATATTCAATATATGGTTCTTTTAGTAATGTTGATGTTCTTAAAGACCCAATTATTAGCCAATTTACACCAAATACATTGAGTGGGAAATGTAATTTTTACAATAAAAATGCTAAAGAATTGATAATATATTTTGATAATTTTTTATCTATTATTACAACACCCAACATATACACAAAAGCAAATAAATATAATATATTGTGAAATATTTAAAAACATTTGAATCAATTTTTAATTTCGATATTGGCATATTCACTATAAAAGAAGCACAAAAATTATATCAGAAATATTTAGAAAAATATGATTATGAATATGATTTGAAAGATAAGATACATTATTATGACTATAATGATTTTGATACTTTTTATGCTTCAGATAATTATATAAAAACATGTCGATTTATAATTGCATATAATAATAATGATATTTTAGGTATATGTAAATTTGCACATTTTGAATTAAGTGATCATTATGCTGTTAGCTACACTTCAACCAATAAAGATTTTTTATCTATGGGGATTTCTAAAAAATTATTAGAAGAATTATTTAAATATTTTTCAAAAACATACCCAAACGAAATACTTAATTTTTCTGGATATTCTATTGAAGGTTGGAAGTATTTAAGAAAATATATTTTAGAATATTCGAAGAAATATAATGTTAAAATTATAGAAAAAGGTGTCGAATATCCAGGGACAGGTGATAAATACACAGATGAATTCTGGAAACTACATGATCAAAGCAAAGAAGAAATAAAAAAACTTTACAATATTAGTGATTATTAAACTTTTTTATTATATTTGTAAATAAAAATTATAGATATGATAGAAATTATACAAGCACCATTAGATACAAAAATAAATGGGATAAAACTCTTCCTTGGTGGTGGTATATCAAATTGTCCTAATTGGCAAGATGATATTTCAAATAGAATTAAAAATAGTGAAAACCTTAAAAAATTTAATGGATATTTAAATTTAATAGTATATAATCCTCGTTGTAAAACTTTACCAGAAGAAGTTCCACAAGTAATTTGGGAATTTAATAATTTGGAAAAATCTGATATTATTTGTTTTTGGTTTTCAAGAGGTTCAGTAAATCCGATTACATTATTTGAATATGGATCACATTTTAAAAATAAAAAAAAGACTATTATTGTTGGTTGTGATCCATTATATGAAAGAAAAACTAACGTCATTATTCAAACAAAATTAGCTATGCCAAATTTAAAAGTAATTTTAGACTTTGATGAATTTTATAATGATATTGAAACTTCAATTTTAACAAAAAGAAAAAAAATATGATAGTGATAACTGGTGCTGCTGGATTTATAGGAAGTTGTGTGGTCGGTAAGCTTAATAGCGAAGGTCATACTGATCTTATATTAGTTGATGATTTTTCTAAAATTGAAAAAGATTCTAACCTTATAGGAAAACAATATATTAAAAAATTTGATAGAAAACATTTTCTATCAATATCACCAAAATATGGTATTGATTTTTTTATTCATATTGGTGCAAGAACTGATACAACTGAAACGAATAAAGAAATTTTTGACGAACTAAATTTAAATTATAGTAAATCAATATGGTATCATTGTGTTAAAAATAATATACCATTAATTTATATATCATCAGCAGCAACATATGGTGATGGTAAATTGGGATATAATGATCAAGATGATTCATTATCATATAAATTAAAACCATTAAACTTTTATGGTGAATCAAAAAATGATTTTGATAAATGGGTCTTAGAACAAACTGAAACACCACCTAATTGGTATGGATTAAAACTTTTTAATGTATTTGGACCAAATGAATATCACAAAGGTCGTATGGCTTCAGTTGTTTATCATGCATATAAACAAGCAAAAGAAACAAATAAAATTAAGTTATTCAAATCACATAATCCAAATTTTGGTAATGGTGAACAATTACGTGATTTTATATATGTTAAAGATGTTATTGATGTAATTTTTTGGTTAACAGAAAATACACCCAAGTCAGGTATATACAATGTTGGTTCAGGTCGAGCAAGAAGTTTTTCAAGTCTTGTTGATGCTGTATGTTCAACTATTGATTCGGATGATAAAATAGAAATTGAATTTATTGATATGCCAGAAGATATTAAAGATAAATATCAATATTTTACACAAGCTAATATAAATAAACTTCGATCTGTTGGTTATACTAAACCATTTTTTTCATTAGAAGAAGCAATTGATGATTATATTCAAAATTATTTAAATAAATTATGAATTTAACTATTGGAAATAAGCTAACTATTGATCATCAAATTATTGATGCTAGTGGATTTATATTATTTAATCATGGGGATATTGTTACCATAAAAGGTATATGGAAAACTGATGGAAAATGGTCTAATATATCTAATGATTGGATTCCAGAAGTTATACGTGGTATTATGTTAGATGAAATAGATGGTATTTGGTTTCTTTCATGTTTTACCGAAACTAAAATTTATGGACAAAAAAATAAGTGAATGCTATTTTTTTAAATCAATATTTTTTGTATATTTGCAAAATAATTAAAACAATAATAAATGGAATTAAAAGCAATACAAGAATTAATAGACAAAACATTTAAAGAACATTTTGGGTTTACACCACAAACAGAAAGACTTAAAGATATCCAAAGCGAATTTCTTGAATTGATGCGAAGTATGGATGTAAAAAATCTAAAAGAAGAATCTGGTGATTTATTAGCAAGTGTAATAATGCTTTGTTCTGAAAGTGGTTGGGATGCTGAAGAATTAATATTAACAACACTTAAAAAAATAGAAAATCGAGCAATTCAATATAAATCATTGGGTCGTAAAACAAGTGTCGCAATTTTAGGTGGTGCATATAATCCGATACATAATGGACATATTCAAGCTGCACAATTTGTGTTGAATACCACAAATGAATTCGATGAAGTATGGTTAATGCCACCATATGAACATATGTTTGGAAAAAATATGGTCGATGCTGAACATCGACTAGAAATGTGTAAATTAGCAGCAAAGGTTGATAACCGAATTAAAGTTTTTGATTATGAAATTCACAACAAATTAAAAGGCGAAACTTATTATTTTTTTAAACGATTGAAAGAAGAAAAAGAAATAATGGGTCAATCTGCTGAGAATTTTAGATTTGCTATGATTATTGGTTTAGATAATGCAAACATATTTCATAAATGGGTTAATTTCGAAAACCTAGAAAAATTAGCAAGATTTGTTATTATCCCACGAAAAGGTGTTGAACGTGATTTAAATGTTGATTGGTATCTTAAACCACCACATCTTTTCTTAAATAGTGAAACAACAATTATGGATATTTCATCAACGGAAATTCGAAAAAAGTTAAACAATCCAATTCAAGCACAAGAAATTTTGAAATATTTAGATAAAAATGTGTTGGAATATATAATTACCCATAAATTATATCAAGAAATTTAAATGATTAATAATATGTTTAACATTAATAAAGAATTAGCTACACCATCTGTAAACCTATTGAGTAATGGGACTGAACTTAATGGTGATATTGTATTAAATGGTGATTTTCGCATTGATGGTAATATTACTGGCAACATTAAATGTTCAGGAAAAATTACAGTAGGCACAACAGCTTATATTGAAGGAAAAATTGAATGTCAAAATGCTGAAATTGCTGGTCATGTTTGTGGTGATATTATAACTACCGAATATACTATATTTAAAGAATCTGCTATTTTTCGGGGAAATTTTTCAACAGGAAGACTTTCTGTTGAATCTGGTGCTCGTCTTACAATGTCTTGTGATATGGAAAAAAAGGATGAATCATTTTGAAAACAAGATGACAAAATAATAATATATACAATAAAAATATATTATTATGAAAAAATTAATTTTGTTTTTATTCATAATTTTGATTTATGGTTGCACTACACAAAATCATGTGATAGTTAATTCAATAGATAGACAAGACACTTTAAGGTATGACAATTCTATTAGATATTCCAATTTTTCAAATTATACATATTTAGATTACACATTATTATATAATCCTTACGATCATTATTATTCAACTTATATTTATAATGACTATAATCTTTTTAATCCATATTGGAATCATTGGTATTGGAATGATTGGTATTGGAATAATTGGAATTATTCATATAATTGGAATCATAATTGGAATCATAATTGGAATCATAATTGGAATCATAATTGGAATCATAATTGGAATCATAATTGGAATCATAATTCAGCTAAATATTTTGATAAAAGAAGACCTAGATCGAATATTTATGATATCCCCTTTAAAGATAAACCAAGATTCCGAATGTATCCAGATGTAAAAAAACCAAATTATATTGAACCTAGACATTTAAAAAATGATCAACAAAGACGAAGTGGTTTTGATCAACAAAGACGAAGTGGTTTTGATCAACAAAGAAGTGTAGCACCACAACAAAACCAACATAGAAGATAATGGAAATTAAAATTCAAATAGAAAAAGATTTGTTCACTAGTTATGTCGTTGGAACGTTGGTTGCAGATGAAAAGAATAGTGAATTAATTATTGGGGAAATTATTTCATATGACCCAATTACTGGTATATCAATTTGTAAATTATATGAAAATGAAAAAAGCGATCAATAATCGCTTTTTTCATTTTCATCTTCATCTGATCTAGTCAAAGCATCAAATTCACCTTCATCAAAATCCGAAACAAAATCAGATTCATATTTTTCACCACCAAGTATATCTATAATTTCTTTTAGTTCATCATTATCAAAATCTATTGTATCTATAGCTTCTTTAATCCATTCTTTCCAATCTTCAAATTTATCATCCAATTTATCAGTTGTATCGTTTGATATTTTTCCATCTTGTTCTTGTTTAAGTAAGATGTCACGGATATAATCAACAATATTATCAATCACATTATCATCAGCATCATCAACCATTTTTTTAATATCATCATCTGATGGATCATATCCAAGTGGACCAACCGATCCAGTTGGTCCACTTGGTATAATATCAACATTTTCGTTTATATAATCGTTAAAGTTTAAAAGTGTTTTCATATTAATATTTTTTCAATATATATAAAAAGTGTAGAATCATTTTTAATATATAATTAAAAATAATACAAATATGAAAATAAATAATTTTGCGGAACATTTATTAGAAAAAAATTCACACAAAGAATATTGGAAATTTGTCGAAATGATGAACAAAGATTATGATTCAAAAAACAAAAAAACATTTTTAGATTGGTGGAAAGCTTTTTTTACGATAACAGAAAAAGGAATTCAAAGATATGATGATAGTTATATAAGAAAAATATCACAACTACCATTTTATCCATCCGGATTAGATACAGAAAATTGTGAATTGTGTTATATTGATAAAGAAAAAGCAATAATTAGTTCAGGTGGTGATTGGCAAAATCCGAAGTATCTAGTTATAAAACTAGGCAATAAACATTCTGGTGATTTACCATCATTAGAAATTGATGAAGTTCTTAATAAAAATCCATATAAACAATCATCAAGTGAAAGAAAAAAATTTAAAAAAGAAAACGGACTGATTTCTAGATATAAATTTGAAAAAGATCAAGTAAATTATGTTGATATGTCTAAGTATGATGATAAAAAATGTGAAAATTGCGATTTTAAAAATTCTTATAATGATGAATGCCGAAAAGTTGATGGTAAAATTAATATAAATGGTTATTGTAAATTATACAAATTAGAAGAAAATATATGAAACATTTAAAATTATTTGACACATTTACAAATAAAGTGGTAATTGGAATTGATATTGACGGTACAATAAACAATTTCAGTGATGCTTATAATACACTTTACAAACAATATTTTCCAAACAAAGATGTATTTCAAAATGATGATTGGGAATGGTATAAAAAAATGGATTATAATGGTGATAAACCAGGAAGTTGGTTTGCTTCACATAAGGCAGAAACCTTCGATTTGTCGATACCTTATCCTAGTGCAGTAGTTTCATTAAATAATATATATGACTTCGTTAAAACGTATGGATTTGCCTTAAAAATAGTATCTAGTCAACCAACTAAAGATGCTGAAATTGCAGCAGAAGCATGGTTAAATAGATTCGGATTTAAATTTGATGATATAGTTTTTGTTAAAGATGCTAATGACAAATGGAATCACGTAGATATAATGGTTGATGATGCAGAAAAAGTTATAGGTTCTAAACCATTAAGTAAAGTTAGTATTAAAATAAATCAAAAATGGAATGAAAATATTAGTGGTGATATTAATATTCCAAATATTGCAGGATTAACAATAACCGTAATGAAAGATGCGATATCAAAATTAAAAAATAAAACTACAGTATGAAAATTAAAAAAATTTTTGAAAACGTGGGTAATCCAATAGATATAAAAAAATTAACCGAATATGCAAAAGCCATTTGTATTTTATGTAATGGTGAATATGGTATCGTATTTTATAACGAAAAAGAACATCTTAATTTGTAATAATTATACCCATCATCCCAATATGGATCACGTATATCAGGATTAGTAACAATCTTGTATTCTTTACGGTAAGTTGTCGTTTTCGCTATTTGCGATTTTTTAAATGGTTTCATATCTATTAGATTTATTTTTAGTAAATCTAATAATTGTCAAATTTTTTTTTTCATATTTTTATTTTTGTTTATCTATTTGTATAATAGAACCCTGTCCATCCATTCTATATATATAATATCCATTAACGAAATACATAGCAGTTGTAAACATATTTCCATATGTTTCGTATTCTAAATCGCTACAAACTCGACCATATTTTTTGGCATAATGAAATAAAAACCAATATAAGACTTCTGGTGGTTCTATTCCTTTTCTATACCAAAAATCTCTATATTTATCTGAATCATATTTTAATATTACTTTTTCAACAAAATCAGTAAATTGTGAAATCGAATAATATCTTAAATGAAAACGTTCCAACTGTTTATCATATCTTTCTTCTTTAATTTTAATTTTACTAAGATATTCTTCAGTTTCTTTTTTACCTTCTTCTGATTCTAGGTATTCCTTTAGTTTTTCTAACATTCCCATAATTCACATTTTTTACAAATATAAATATTTTAATTAATAAAAAAAAACGGTAAGAATAAAATCCTTACCGTGGGGCTGACCACCAATCTTTAATTTCTTAAAGATTATTATTATAGTATATAAATATTAATTAGTTGGAAAAAAACGTTCAGATTTAGGTTGATTTGTAAAATCCCGATTATTTTGTTTATTTTTATTTTTTTGTTTTTTTGTTTTTAATATTTTTTTATATTTTCGATTTTGTTCTTTTTTTATTTTTTTACTTTTTTGTTCTTTTTGTTTTTGAATAATATCTTTTTGTTTTTGAAGTTCCAACAGTTTGGCTTCTTTTTGTTTTTGAAGTTCCAACAGTTTGGCTTCTTTTTGTTTTTGAATAATATCTTTTTGTTTTTGAAGTTCCAACAGTTTGGCTTCTTTTTGTTTTTGAAGTTCCAACGTTTTATCGACCGTAACTATAATTGTGTCAGTTACTGGAATATAAACAAAGGTTTTATTAATAGGTGTATAGTTTCTATTTTGATAAAACGGCAAATCTGATTTTAAACCATTTTCATTTTCAACTTGAACCACTGTAATTGGTGTGATAAAATTTTTTGAACCATGATATGTTGGAGCTTTAAAAACTTTTGGTTTTGCTTTATTTGCTTTTATTATAGAATCCCTTTTCAATACTGCATGATATTGAATTGGCGATACAATTATTACACTAGTATCAGATTGAGCAACACCAAAAAAGACATTAACTGTCAATATTAATAAAAAGATTACTTTTTTCATTTTTGTTGTTTTTAATTCGATACAAATATACGAAAAAATAATATAAAAAACAAATAAATTTTGTAGTTCAGGTGGGACTCGAACCCACACGCCTTTCGGCATCCGCTTTTGAGACGGACGTGTATACCATTCCACCACTGAACCGTAGCTCGTGTGGGACTCGAACCCACACCTTTTAAGGATTGTTTCTAAGACAATTGTGTCTCACTCCAGTTGCACCAACGAGCCATTTGTGTCCAAGGTCGGATTCGAACCGACACATCTTTCGATACTTGTTCCTAAGACAAGCGTGTCTACCATTCCACCACATGGACATTTTTATTTTATTTTTATCCATTTTCTTATACAATTATCACTAACACCATACTTTTTTCCAATAGCTGTATAGTTGGATTCTGATAATTCATATAATAATGTTTCTATTGTTGGTCTATTTTTTACTTTTCTTTTATTTAAATTATCACATTGATCACAGTTTTTTGAATGTTTTGATATTTCTTTACCACATTTACAATATTTATTTTCATTTTTTTTATTATCATATTTTTTCTTTCTTAGTTCTGATGAACTACATTTATGTTTAGATTTACAATATGTTTCAGTTTGACTGTGACAATTCGGACACAATATTCTGATATTTTCAATTCTATGATCTAAATTATCACCATTAATATGATCTAAATGTAATGATATTTTTTTACCATTCCATTCTGTCAATCCACATTCTTCACATTTGTTTTCCTTAATACCACTATCAAATAATTTATTTTTAATATTATTAGTATTTGTATATGTTGAATTTTTAATTAATATATCTTCCAATTTGCACACTTTTCCAAAGTGTGTATAATTTTCACCACTATTCCAACCTTGACCTGTAAAATGGCTTATATCTATTTCAAATATATTAAAATATTTTTTCAACGTTTTATAATTACCACCAACTGGTCTTATTTTTAATTCTCTACATACATCAGCAACAGAATAAGATTTTTTAACAATAATTTCTAATTCTTTTTTATTATATTTTATCATAATTAAATTTTTATTGTATATATAAAAATTTAAAACTCAAAAATAAATTATAATCTTATGTTTTAAGTACCGAAGATGGGATTCGAACCCACACGACCCTTTCGGAATCAACTGATTTTAAGTCAGTTATGTCTACCAATTTCATCACTTCGGCATACTTGTAGTCCTGAAGGGATTCGAACCCTCACGGTCAATGACCAAATCGGTTTAAGCGATTCATGTGCTACCAAATTTCATCACAGGACTATTGTACTCTAGGTGGGACTCGAACCCACACATCTTTCGATACTGGTTTCTTAGACCAGTCTGTATACCAATTCCAGCACTAGAGCATTGTATTAATTTTATTTAATTTTCACAAATTCATTACGATCAAAACTTTCTCTAATCCATTTCATTAATGTAATTGCTTTCATTTCATTATAAAAGATTGCAGTTTCACCAATTTCTTTAGGATCAGTTTTAAAATCAAACATATATGTACTACCATCAACTTCTACTGTGTAATATAAATTTCCACCACAATAATGACTAAATTTAGCCAAATTTTCATTTCTAACAACATCAATTACTTTCATCTTATCTTATATTTATCATTTTTTAAAAAAGAAAAACCCCAATCTTTCGACTGAGGTTTTTCTTTATATTTTAATATGATTTTTACATCACATAACATAATTCCCCCAGTCCCTTGTTTTGTAACAATAGGTTTAAGAGGTGTAATAAATTCATTATGTTATTGTAATTTTTCATATCTACTTATATTATCTTTTATTATTAAAGTTTAATCTTTTTTTATATATAATTAAAAAATATCCGTTTTTTTTCTATTTTTAATTATTCGACAAAGATAAAACTATTTTTCAAATAAAAAAATAAATTATTAATAATTTTTATAAAATATTGTATTTTTTTGCTTTTTTAGTTAATTTATATATTTCATATTTATGTGGATCATTTATTAGTTCAAAAATCATTATTATATGCTTTCTAAATATTTCTTCATTAAATCCACCCATACTATTCAATGGATGATAGTTAAAATCAATTTCGATATTTTTTAATTTAAATATAGAATTCAATTTTTCAGTTTTATCATCCCACAATCCATTTATTGTAAAATCAGATTTTCCATCAACAGTAAAATATAAATCAACAATACCATCATCTTGATCAATCTTTCCTTCAACTTTACTAAAAGATATCCAATTTTTTATAATATCTAATTTTTTATATTCTATATCAGAAACTTCTTCAAAATCACTCGGTGTTGATATTTTCAAAAATGCATTTATGTTTGGATATTTTGAATTATAAGATTCAAAATATTTTAAATATTTCATATGTATTTTTTGTTTTTATATTTATATATATAATAAAAAAATATTATTTATTTATGAAAAATTTGAAAGCATATGAAACATTCACCTATAAATTAGTTAATGAATGTGATGATACCAAGAAAGAAAAAAAGGAAAAATGTCCTGATTGTGGTAAGAAATTAAAAAAATGTAAATGTAACAAATAAAAAAAAGGAGAAAAAATTCTCCTTTTTTTTATTCTAAATTAATATTATTCAATAACTAATGGTTTTTTATCTTCAGTTTTAACTGTATTTCCATCTGTTAATCTATCCATATTTTCAAGAACCTTTAATCCAAGTAGTGCATCAACAGCAGAACCAGAACCGCTACCATTTCCACCACTAATAAGAATCTGTGGCATAATATTAACCTTTCCTTTACCTATTTCTTCTATAATTTTGAATTGTGCAAAATTATTATTACCCATAGCATCAACAGCTAATTTGTATGCTTCGGCTGTTGCTGTTCCTACAGCTAATGTTGCTGTTGCTTCGGCTTTACCATTTACCTCTTTTTGAAAAGCTTCTGCTTCGGCTTTAATTTTTACGGATTCACCAGAACCCCTAGCACTTTCAATTGCTGCATTAGCATTCTTTTTAGAAATTTCAACACCAAGATCAGCACCAACTAACTTACTTTGCATTTCAGCAATAGCAGTTTGTTTTTCAAGATCTTGACGTGTTAATTGTGCAGCCTTTTGCGTTGTATAAGTTTTTTCTTGTTCACCTGCAATTTTACGATCAGTTAGTGTTTTCATAAGTGCTTCAGGTGGAACAATATCACCAATAAGCGTGTCAACAGCAGTAACATTATATACATCTAAAACTTTTTTGATGTGCATTTTTGCTTCACTTTGTCTTTCAGAACGTGTTACTAAGAAATCAATAACATCCGAATTTTGAGCACTATTTCTAAAGTAGTTACCAATAGTTGGTTCAAGTACTTGAGATACTAAATTTTTAACACTACCAAATCTTGCTATAACTAATGGAGCATTATTATAGGATATATTAATAATTTGTGATACATCAAGATTAAATTTGAACCCATCTTTTGATCTAACTGTAATTGTACACAATTTATCATCAAGATTATGTGATTCTGTACGTGAATCGGCCCAATTTAATACAATATTATACGTAGGCACAACTTCCACTCGCATAATTTTAGTATTGATTGGATATTTTCCAGGATCAAGTGTAGATTGCCAAACACCTTTATTTCCTTTTTTAACGATATTACCATGAATAAAATCTTCACCTGATAAATCTTCACCTTCTGGACCAACATAAGATACAACAACACCAACGTGTGAAATAGGAATTTCGGTCATAGGTATTTCTTCATAATTTACGAACCATGGATTAAAGTTATAACTACCTGAAAGTACAACTTGTTCTTGTAAACCTCTACGACCACCATTATTTAAGAATGAATCAGGGTCTTGGAAATTATTATGACCACCAATGATTGGTCCTGCAATAGCATCTTTTTCCAATGGTTCACCATCTAATATAGTTATAATACCAACAGAATTTGTATTAATTTGTGTAATATTATATTCAAAAACTTTGAATAACCTATGATTAATACGATAAGTCCCAGCAGTCAAAAATTGTGTTTGACGACCTTTTTGACCACCATTCATTAAGAAAGCTTTACCATCTTGAAAATTTTCACAACCAACTTTTCTAGCAAGAATTCTACCAACTGGAATTTCTTTACCACCTTCGGCTTGAACTAAGCCTATTTGACCTTTTTTAATTTCCAATAATGGTTCTAAATCAAGCCTATATTGCCAAATCCAATAACCAAAGTATACACCCGGTTTTAACACATCAGCTTGAATACCAGCTTCACCATTACAAGCGAAAATTTCACCTTCTTTAAGTTTACGGTTTGATCCAAATAATTTGAAACTTTTTGTTACTATCCCAACTTTATCTTCTGGTATAATCCAAATACCAAAAAGTTTAAATGTCCATCTATAAAAAATAATGAGTAGTAAAACGGGTAGAATCCAACCCCATGTAAGTAATAAACTCAATGTCATAATAATTTGTTTTAAGTTAATATCTAATATTTAAATTAGATTATTATATGACATCTGATTTAATAAGTTTAATTTATTTTTAAAAAAATGGCATTCTTTTGTAGTTAATTAGGGTTTTTAAAAAAAAAGCACAAATCACTTTGTGCCTTTTTTTTTATTTTGATATATTTAAATTATAATTTCCTAAAATTAAATATCGGGTAGCATCTTTTCCACTACCATCTTTGGGAACATTTTTACCACCACTTCGTAAAAATTGTTTAGTTGGTTCTGGACCGACATTATGTGCCATTGCAATTATTCCAGATTCGGTTATAGCCCACCCATTTAAGAATTGTCCATCATATAATCTAATATCATCTTTTAAATAATTATAAAGTGCTTCAATCCATAATTTTAATGATGCTTCTTGTAAATCTGGATTAGTTTTCCACTTTTCCCAACTAATATTACTCATTCCTATTTCTCGTCTAGCAGCTTCACCCATTTGATATTTTCCCCAATATTGACTACCATTTCTTCTTGCTTCATATGGATTAGTCCAATCATTAGATTCAATACAATGTAAATCTTCTTTCCATTTATTATAATCTTTTGTTTTATCTTTTGAATAAAATATAATATATTTTGCATCTTTAAATATTTTTTTATATGCTAAAATATTTATGGAATCTTGTGCAATACTACCAGAAGATGGTATATAAATTGGAAATTCTGTGTAATTTATTTTTATTTTTTCTGTTTTTTTGACATTTATTTTAATACCAAAAGCAAATAATAATATTAATACTAAAATAGAAATAGCAATTAATATTCCCAATAATTTAAAAAAATATCGTACAAACAGTTTTACAAAAAATGATTTATCGTGTTGAAAAAAATATTTAATTTTTTTTGGTATCAAATATTTTTGATATTTAATAGTATTCTGTAATAGTTCTTCTGCAATTTCACAATCACGTTTTAAAGATGGATCTAAATGATAATCATTTTTATCTTTCAATATACTATTCAGTTTTTTCCACATTGTTTTTAGTATTTAATTATAACTAGATTATTCTAGTTATTAAATCAAAAATGTGTATATTTTTATACACATTTTTGAATTTGATTTTTAATTTTTGGTAAGAATATTATCAATCATACCATATTCCTTTGCTTCGGGTGATGTCATCCAATAATCTCGATCACCATCTTTTTCGACTTGTTTAAATGATTTACCACTATGAATAGAAATTATGTCATATAATTCCTTTTTCAATTTTTTAATTTCATTGACTGTTATTTCCATATCGGATGCTTGACCTTCAGCACCACCCATTGGTTGATGAATCATTATTCTCGAATGATTCAATGCTGAACGTTTTCCTTTTGCACCAGCACACAATAATACAGCACCCATAGATGCCGCCATTCCGGTACATATTGTTGCAACATCGGGCTGAATATATTGCATTGTATCATATATTCCAAGACCAGCATAAACACCACCGCCTGGGGTATTTAAATAAATTTGAATATCTTTGTTTGGATCGACTGATGCTAAAAACAACAATTGTGCTTGAATTATATTACTCACATAATCATTAATTGCTGTACCTAAGAAAATTATACGATCCATCATTAATCGGGAAAACACATCCATTTGTGCAATATTCAATTGGCGTTCTTCTATAATTGTTGGGTTGATATAATTCCCATATACACTTTGATAATTTTGAAGTGTTATGGCACTAATACCCATATGCTTAATAGCATATTTATTAAATTCTGATTTGTTATCCATTTTATATTTTTATTGATTAATTTTCAAATTTTGAAGTACTATTTCTAAACTTTTGATAGTGTTTTTTAAAATTTCGTTTTTCATTTTCTGTCTTTCTTCGTAAATTTTATCATTAAACATTTGATCCATAATACCACAAGTTTTTAATGGTATTGATATATCATATTGATATTGGTGATTTACGATTGTTATTTTTCTTTCAAATGAATTCAGAATAATACATGTGCTGTTATGAATTGAATTATCTTCAACATTGGTGTAATATGATTTAGGTACGATATATTTTTCTCCCGATAATTCAGTATTAAGAAGATATATATTATCAGGATTGTTTAAACTCGTTTCAAATATATCGAATGCTAATTGTGCATCTTTAGTTAGCACATCATCGGGATTAATAAGTAATGATAATCTATAAAAAATTTTAGCAAAAAAATTACTAGGTTCTTTTTTTTTCATTTTCTTTTATTATTAATTTAAAAACTAAAAATTAAAACTGAATGAAAAAGGAAAAATCTTTTATTTCCTTTTTCATTTCAGTTAAATCATTCTTTATTTTTCAATAAAGTTTAATGGTTAAAACCCTAAGTTGTTCCATTTGTCTAAGAACCAAGTTCTTGCCAAATTTGAAATCGCACTATTCACATCTTTTGGTTCCAATCCATTGTCATTCAAAGTATCTATTTCTTCTTTTATAACATCACTGTTAATCCATTTTAAAAAATCACCCATTTTTTTAATATCTATAGGTTGATTTACAGAAGTAAATACTTTTTCAATTCCTTGGTTCAATCTTGATTCAGTTACCGCATATTCTGCAAATTCTTTAATAGAACTGACTTTTTCGGTGTTTACTGGTGCCAATGTTTTGACTTTTGAAGATGAATGTTTTTCACCTTTCACTTTAAATCTAATAGTACCTCTTGGGGTATCACATTTCCAAACAATACCTTCACCAATACCAATATTACCAAAAGCTTTACCAAAAGGACATTCAGCTTCAACATTACTAGTCAACTCGATTAATTTATTTTGAGCCAACTGTGGGTTTTCAAAGTCGATGTCAATTTTGTATTGTTCATAATCTAAAATATTGTAAATCTTAGATTCTGGATTTTTCAAATGTTTAGTTTCATCATCAGTTAAAAAATAATTAACTTTTGTTTCATCTACATAAGATAACTTAACTGCAAAAATTACAAACATTTTTGGTAATCCATTAATTGCAACACCTTTTTGAATATTACCACCACACCATTCACCAAATATCGTGATATAGTCAGCATCTTTAATATCCAAAGTTTTGAACAAACTTTTGAAAATTTCTTTGTTAGATTCAACAAAAAATGCGAATCCTGCATTGTCCTTTTCAGTAGTAATCACATTTTCCCTTGATTGTGCATACATATCACCATCTCTAGTTAATGTAACACCCGCATTGGTTCCATGCAATTTAATTGTTCCTGAAAATGTTAAAGTTGGTAAAACTTTTGATGCATCAAAAATTGCATCACCATTTTCAGTTTTTCCAGAATACCTCGTATTGTCATGTACGAGCTTAATAATCTGCCTGAATTGTCCGATTTCAGGAAACGTAACCATTTTTCTTTCCATTTTAGTGACATTTTTTTTATTAAACTTTCGTTTTATTAATTCGCTATTCGAATTTGTCACCACCACTCAGTTTTAATATAAACTAAGAAACTATTTCAATATTGAACAGGACAAAAGTAAGTAAAAATTTTGAATATACAAAACAATTACTAATATTTCTTACCATTCTTCTATTTCTTCATCATAATCATCTAATTCATCGTCATTCAAATCAGCAACATCATCTATATTAACATCTGTAATAGTAATACTATTTGTAGATTCATTAGTAATTGTTTCTGTTAATTCATCAGCAAAATCGTTGATATTTTCTAAATCAATATTGTTTTGTGCATTGATAGAAATTTTTAATGTAATTGTGTATTCTTTCATTTAATTAAAATTATTTTTCAAAATATATAAAAAATAAAAAAAAAGTTTAAAAAATAAAAAAATGATTTTTTTTTATTAATATATAGAAATATATAAAAAATAATAATTATAAATATGAAACACTTGAAAAAATTTGAAACTTTTAAATCAGAAGAATTAAATGAGAACATATTCCAAAATGCATTTGGTTTTATAAAACAAAAAATAGCTAATTGGAAAGATAAATTTACTGCACCATTTAATGCAGCTATTGATTACGTTAATTCAAACATCAATAAACCCGAAATTCAGGCAGCAATAGTAGCTGTTCAAAATTTACCCGACTCAGAAAAACAAAAAATAAATAAATTCATTGATAATCCAGATTTATTACATAGCAATATGATCAATGCTGATACAGCATCAACTGCCACTAATGAAGCATTTGACATAAACATGGATAATATCAAAAAATTGGGAATAAAAATATTAGGTACATCAGCTTGGGCTATTCCTGCTGTTATGACTGTCATTAGAATATTTACGGAACATTCTGGACCAGGTAATTATACTTCAGGACATGGAACAGCAGTGTTTTGGTTAATTGCTACTTTTGTTGGTATTGTTGTTGGAGTATTTTGTGCTGCAAAAACCACACCTGCACCTGCACCAATTAAAACCACACCTGCACCTGCACCAATTAATCAGTAATAATATATTGAAAGAAAAAAGGCTTATCTATTTAGATAAGCCTTTTTTCTTTCTAATAAGACTTTAATTGCAATTTTTATCTTTTTTCTTTCGGGTATAATTTTAATATAATGTTTTTTGTAAAATATTTCCCATATAATAATATGTCCAATTATTGATAATATGTAAGTATCAACATTATTACCAAAATTAATCCAACTAGCAAATAAAAAAAATGCTAATGTCACAATGAAGATAGTATATTTTGATGTTATAAATTGCAAAAACATCAAAAACATCATTGATTTTTTATATTCTATTGCTTTCATAGTTGTATATATAAATATTGTACAAAGATACAAAAAATTTAATATATACTATTATGAAAGTTTATTTTTTTGAAGAATTATACGAAAAAACAATTGATGATCTTTTAGAATTATTGTCAGTTTACATTTATTTAAAAAATGATATTTTAGATATTATGATATATGATCCAGATAATAAAGAATTATATATTGAATCATATTTATATTTATATTTTTTAAATATCGTGAAAATTAAAGAAGTATTAAAAAATAAGACTACATCGGAATGTCTTCTTTAATATCAATTTTTTCTATTTTATGTGATGGTAAAAATGTAAAATCATTATTCGCATTTTTATTCCAAAGACCGCCATTACCAATATTTGCGACATCTCGACGAAGTTCATATTCTTTTTCATATTCTGTTGGTAAAATTATTTTTGAACCATCGTTAATATAAACTGTTAAAATATATTTCATATTACTATTTTTATTTCTATATATAAAAAATAGGGGTACATAACCCCTATTTTTTACGTCCAGTAATAAAATTATCAAAAAGAACACCCGCAACCGCATCAGTGGTAATTTTATTTAAATGTTCATCTGACATATGTTTACCACTTGATGAACAACAACCATTGGGTTGCCAATATCCAAAAATCCACCAAGTTTTTTTCCAAACGAAAACTATTAAATTGTTTCCATATTCAGATTCATCATAAACTATTTTTGATCGAACTAATGTTTTTTTCATATTTTATTTTTCTTCTTTTGGTTTATTTTCTTTAAAAATCACAAAATTTTTATCATTTACACTACCAATCACAACTGATTTTCCTTTTATGATAATAGTATCATTAAGTTTTGGTGGCATCTTACCTGAAACAACAACAAAAATTTCACCTGATTCATCTTTAATTATGTACCCAGATTGCATCAACAATGAAGCTGATTTTACAACCATTCCCTTAATCTTAATTTCTTTATCAGAATATTTATCAGGATTTTCAATAATATTTTTAATAGATGTTACACCATCAAAAATACCATCATTTGAATAAATATTCAATGTTATAAACATCAAAATAATCATAATTACATTTTTCATAGTAGTTGTTTTAAATTATTGTACAAATATAATGAAAAATTATTAAAAATCCTAGATTAAAATAACAATTCAATACTACCTTTTAAAATATCTTTCCATCGACATGTTTTACCTGTAATATGATCAATTACAATATCGTCCCTAAGTCTATATGTTCTTCTTTTTGTCCCCCGACTACCATCACCAATTTGATCATTTCTATAACTTTTAATTTTTTCATAGGATTTTTGATCTTCTATAACTTTTAATTTTTCTGTTAATCTTTCCCAAGCTAAAATTTCATTTTTATATTGATCCCTGGTATCTTGAACTTTAACTTGAAGTCCTGTTGGAATATGTGTCAATTGAACACACGATGCAACTTTATTCACATTTTGTCCACCTGCACCCGAACTTCTAATATATTTTTTTGTAACGGCACTACGATCCAATATAAACTCTGATTCTTTTTCGGAATTCATTATAGCAACTGTTACGATGCTTGTTTGTACTCTATTGTATTTTTCTGTTGGTGGAACTCTAACGAAGCAATGCGATCCACTTTCGTTTCCGAAGAATTTGGAAACATTATGACCCGTAATTCAAATATTGGTAATACTATCCTTTTCTTCAACTTTATAAGTGAAGTTATTATTGCGACAACTTTTTAAATAAATATTAGTTAAATCTTTAACTAAAAGCTTAGAATCGTTGCCACCTTCTGAAGCTCGAATTTCGATTACAATTGTTTTCATTTTATTGTTTTTGTTATTATATATTAATTTTTATTGATTGGATTTAATATATTTTCCCAATTCTTCATATAATTTTTCTAATTCTTTTTTCACATAAATAACTGATATTATATATGAACAAAAATTAATAATTTCTTTTTCATCCATCATATCAGTTATTAATATTTGAACTGTTTGAAGATTATTTAAAATATTTTGATTTTCACGAATATTATTTAATAATTCGCTTTTAATTTTATTATCTTCTTGTATATTATCATCTATTTTTTTACAAAAATCATAATTTGCATTATAAAAAATTGTTCCAATTTTTCGATATTTCAAAATTAACTTTCTATTAATAAACCATTGTTTACTTAAAAAATTAGCTTTTCTATCTTTATATCGAAGCATTAATCTTATTAATGCAGACATATAATATCGTAATAAATATTCAAAATCATCATAACTTAATGATGATATATAATTTATAAACCCACGTTTATATTTGTAATTAGAAATATTTTTTAAAATGACATTTAACCGATGAATTTTCACACAAACAATTTATTTTTTAATGGTGGGGATACTAACCCCACCATTTATCAAATCACATTTAAAATGCAACAACAGGTGCCTTTTCTGATCCTTCTTCAGCTTTGAAATATGGATATTTATCAAAACTAAACATATTTGCAATAATGTTTGTTGGAAATTTACGCAAATACGTATTATAATCTTTTGCAGCATCATTAAAACGTTTACGTTCAACTGTAATTCGATTTTCAGTACCTTCGAGTTGTGCTTGCAAATCTCTAAAATTTTGATTTGCTTTCAAATCTGGATATGCTTCCATAACAACCATCAATTTACTTAATGCACCACTTAAACCTTGCTGATTATTACTAAATTGTGCAAGTTGTTCAGATGTCATATTACTTGGATCAATTTTTGTTTGTGTTGCTTTAGCACGTGCTTCAATTACACCAATTAATGTTTGATTTTCATGATTTGCATAACCTTTCACAGTATTTACCAAATTTGGGATTAAATCCAATCTTCGTTGATAGACATTTTCAACTTGAGCCCATTCAGTATTAACGGTTTCTTGTTTTGTTACTAGGGTATTATATTTTCCCGTTACCCACAAACTAATAGAAATCAATACTACTACTGCAACTACTAATGATAATGTTAATGTAATTAAACTTTTTTTCATAATTTCTGTTTTTATTTATTATAATTGTTTTGTTTTTAATTGTTTATTTTATTACTACCATCCACCACCGGCACCACCACCACCAAAACCACCACCACCAAAACCACCACCACTATCACTATCACCACCAAAGATTAATGAAATAACTAAAATTCCAAATGTATCTGGAAAAATAATACATAGCAATATAATGATCAATATTATGATTATAATAATTACTATTATATTTTTAGATTGCTTCTGATGTTTATCAAATAATATTTTATTATTATCGGTTGTGTATCCACCTTCTTTTTCAATTCTTGTTTTACATTCATTTAGAATAAATATTGTGCCATCATAATATTTATCTTTCTTAAAATATTCTTCAGCCGACTTGTCTCCAATATTTTTTAACCATCCATCAGGTAGATAACCTTCTAATCCATAACCTGTTTGGATTCTCCATTCTTTTTTATTTTTACAAATTACAATTAGTAATCCATTATCTGTACTATCTTTACCAATTCCCCACGATGTTGCAGTTTCTTGTGCAAAATCAAAAATATCATCACCATATTCAGGCACAGTTAATATTGCAATTTCGACTGTTGTATTTTTTTCATAATCAAGTAAAAAGTTTGTTAATTCTTCTTTTTGTTCAGAACTAAATAAATTTTCATAATCCGAAACATAACCTTGTGGTTTTGGTATTTCAACACAAAAAGATACACAAGAAAATAATGATAATAGTAAAAATAAAAATAATTTTTTCATAGTTGTTCATTTTATTTTATTTTAATTCGTTTTTAAATTTATCAATTTGTGATACCGTTGCACCAACTTTAATTGCTTTTTGTGCTTTAGATGATGTTGAATCTTCTTCTTTGGTAATAAGATCTGTTGTAGTTTTACTAATCGAATCTTTTACTATACCACCACAACTTTCAATAAATGCTTTTAATTCAGCATCCCGAACACCAGTAAATACAAATTCTCTACCTGTCATATCAATTGATTTATAAACACAATTAACTAACGATATAGTTGGTTTTTTTACTTGATCTGAAATAGTTATCATATCAAGATCAGAAATAAATTCATCAAAAATAATCAAACCATCCAAAAACTGTTGAGCAGTTTTATCTGATACACCTTTGATTTCTAATAATTTATTTTTAATAACTTCATACGAATGATTATGTTTTAGTAATTTTGCTAACATTTTAAAATTTGATGTTTTCAAATCTTCTTTCAAATATTCAAATGATTGTGAATCTGCATCAATTTCCATAATACCATCATAAATCATTTTTATTTTTCTAGTTCCCAAATTTTCATAAACACCACTAGCATGAGATATATTTTCAAAATTTGTAGTTTTGATTTTATTTTCAATTTCTGTCATTACTTTTGTTGCTGATGTACCTGCCATACCATCAATAGCTTCAAATTCCGATTTAGACATTCTTAAAATTTTACCAACCGTGTCATATCCAGCATCAAAAATTCTACGAATTGTTTTTTCAGCAAATCCAGCAATTTCATATTTCGTAAAGAAAAATGATACTTTCAAAAATTTCACTTCGTTACAATTGGGATTTTTGCACATTAAATCAACACCTGTTGCACTCCATTCTAATTTTGAATTACAACTAGGACAATGTTCAGGTAACTCTACGACACCAACCTTTGTTACACCTATAATTTTAGGGATAACACTACCTGAACGAATTACTGTTAAAATACAATCTTTACCAATTTGATTATCTTTAATAAATTTTGCGTTATATCCCGTTGCCCTTTTAATAGTAACACCTTCAACATCAAATGGTTCAAGTAATGCAACAGGTGCAAGTTTGCCATTTTTTGATATATTCCATTCAATTCCTGTTGGATGTTCATTGGAATACCTTAATCCAGTATCATTTTTTTCTGCCCAATCAGGATTTTTATATGCTTTAGCATATGCGGGATTATTATTTGTTTCACGACCCAATGATTTTCTGATGTCTTTATCTTCAATATCGAATACTAAACCATCACAATCATATTCAACACACCATTCAACGAATAAGTCAGTTAGATCATTTACATCCAATTGATCAATCCTAAATTTTCTATATGGTACAGGTCGCAAATTGTTTGATATCCAATCAAGTTGTTCTGATTTATTTTTTGTAAAATCTTCTTCAGCAAAACCATAACGAACATGATGAACATACTGTAAATCTTGTGATGGAGTATCGGAATTTTTTAATCCTGCCATCATATTACGAGCATTTTTATATGGTGTACCATCTTCTTTACAAAAAGAATGTGTTGCCCAAGCTGATTTTGGAAAAAGTAATTCCCCTATTGTGTATATTTTATGCTTGGGTGCTTGATCATTCAAAATTTTATAATGTTTATCCATTTTTACACCCACAACACCGTTTCCACGTGTCCAAGCAAGTTGATCATATTCTTCTTTAAGAATTGAAATACCATCATATTTACATGTACATATTAGTACTGTTGATAATGGTAAATTGTGTAAATTTGCCCATTTAATTATTTCATTTATAGATTTAAATTTATCTAATGAATACATTGGGAATTTCAATTTTTCCTTTCTTTCAGGATTAACACCAGCATCATCATCTTCATCTTCAATAACACCTGATTTGAATATATCGCTTTCTGGACAAACAAATTTGAATGTTGCAAGAAGTGTATCATATTCTTTGTCAGTGATTTTTGGTTCACCATCCCGATAAGCTTTATTAAGTATTTTAATTTCGGCTTCTACATCAGTATAATTACCATTGTTTAATTCTGAATAAATTTCTGTTAATGTCATATTTTCATTTATTTTTTTGATGATACAAAGATACTAAAAATTATATTAATATCATATTCTTTTTTAATAGAAATGATTAAAAAAGTTTGAAAAATATTTATATATAACAATATGATAACAACATTTAAAATATTTGAATCATTAAATAGTAATTTTTGGAAATGGTTTGGTAAATCTAAAACAGTAGATTCCCAAAATAATCCGATGATTTTTTATCATGGTACAAACAGGGATTTTGATGAATTTAGAAATGATAGATTATTATTTTTTACAAATAATACCAATTATGCTACAATGTATACTGGTGGATCGGAAGTTAAAGGTGCTCATTATATATCACAAGATGAAAAAGATTTAGAAGAAAGGACAAAAGCAGGTCGATCAATAATTCCAGTTTATTTAAAAATTGAAAACCCATTTGATACTAGAAATTATAAAGATCGAAATATTTTCCTAAAAGAATATTATAGAAAATATGGAAATGGCACACCATTATGTAGTTCCGGTTTACCTGATTGGACAGATGCTGAAGATTTGAAAGAATTTTTTGATGAAAACGATTACGAATACGATGGATTATATGTGCAAGATTCACACGAAAATATAACTACTGTTGTATTTAATCCAAATCAAGTAAAATCAGCAATCGGTAACAATGGAAATTATTCATTATATTCCAATAATATCAATGAATCATTTTAAGACAAAAAAACTTTTATCCCCAACATTTAAATTCCTATTATTAATGTTTGCTAACTTATCTAAAATTTCAAGTATTTCACCAACTATATAATTTGGCGTAAAAATTTTTAAAATCTTTACTTTATATATAGGTGTTTCGATTACATCACCTATTTTTTCATTATTTATAGTTTCAGTGATAAATTGATTATATTTTTTCATTATTTATAGTTTCAGTGATAAATTGATTATATTTTTTCATATTTTTACTTGCACACCACCTTTTATATTTTTATCGCTAGTATCAAATACATAAAATATTTCTGGAAAATCTAATGATTTTTCCATTCGCATAAATAATTCTTTAGCTGCATTTGAATAATTGACATCATCATCTGAAAAACTAACAGATACTGGCAATTTGGTTCTTTTTGCAAATGTTCTAACCCAATTAGTGAATTTATTTATTGCATCTTGTTTACCTCGGTTTATTTCATTTCCTTGTGGTATATATTGAAATTCATCCATAAATGCTTTAGATTTTATACCAATATAATAACAAGAATTTAAATATTGACTAATCACATCAGTTGCTTGAACATTAAAAAATGCATTGAAATTTTGAATATTTTTTTTCATTTCTTCTTGTTCAGTAATAGATAAAACATTTTGTATAATATATTCAACTACTGATCGAATTGTTGATGGTTCGTGTCCTCGTGTTGTGATAATAGCAAACAATCTTCCTTCTTTTAAACACTTAAGAAAGACTTCCCAGGATGGACCAAAATTATTATTTTTTATAGCATAAATAGAATCTTCCATAAATGCATTTGTTCCTCTTGGTCCAGTATCACCAAATTCTATAAATGTGTATTTTTGATCAGCTTTCCATTCATTGTTATCCATATAATTATCTGGATATTTTTTTCGAATTTGAACAAAGTCGTATGATGTGATATTTTTATTTTTCCAAACACCATTTTCAAAATGTTGAAAATGTAATGGTGTGTTCATTATAAGTAAATTATCATCGTAGTCAAAAATAAAATATTGAAGATTCTCAACATTAACATTTTCTAGATATTTTTTGTAAGTTTTTATTACAGTCATTACTTATATATATATTTAAAATGTTTTACATTTCTTCAAAAAAACCTTCATCAATTCCTTGTTCTTCGTATTGTTTTATAATTTCAATAGCATTTCTAACCTTTTCAGCATCATCTTTTTCTAAAAATTTTTCAGGTTTACACCACCCACCACTAGAAATCATGTAAAAAAACTCTTCGGTTAAACCTATTGGTTTAGCATCTTTTTTAAATTTTAATTTATCCATATTAATCACAAATTAATTTACCTTGTAAATGATCATATTCATGCTGAATAATAGTAGCTGTCATATCATTAAATTTACTTAATCTTAATGTCCAATTTTTATCATAATATTTAATTTCTACAACTTCTCTTCGATCAACAGGAAATATCATATTTGGAAAACTTAGACAACCTTCTCTTGTTTGAAGTAATAATCCATCTAATCTTATTTCAGGATTAATGTAAACTTCTTTAATACCATAAGCATCAATTATAAATAAATTTAAATTGTGTCCAACTTGTGGTGCAGCTAATCCAACACCACCAGTAAATTCTAAGGTTTGAAACATATCAATAATTAATTGTTGTAAAAACGGATTATCTTTTCTTACATCAATATTTTTCTTTCTCAATTTATTAGAATCGGGATCACCATATTTAATTATATCTAAAATCATTATTTTTTAGACTGTTTATCTTTTTTTGCTTCTTGTTTTGCTTCTTGTTTTTCGATTTTTTCTTGTACTTTTTCAGATTTATAAAAATCTTTATAAACTTGTTTTGAACAATAATCCCAACCTTGATTAATTAAATTTCTGATTGTTAATACATCTTCAACTGTTATTTCGTGTACTTTTCGGAAATCATCACCTTTACGTAAAATTTTCATATTAGTTATTTTTTATTTTTATTAAATTTCATATTCTTTTTTATATAAAAAAAAAATATTTGTTTAATAATTAATTGGGTTTGTAACATCATTTTCGTGACTCTCAATCAATCTAATGTCATTTATTAATATTGGTTCACTAATAAAAAAAGCACCTTTTGTTATTGGATCATCTTTAACATCATATGGTGATGCATTTACTTCCCATATATCAAATGGATCACCATTCCCAAACCCATAATTTCTAGTTTTTTGAATATCATCATATAAATATGTTCCTTTAGGGTATTCATCTTCCCATGGACTAATACCCGAATGATTTAACCCGTTTTCTAAAATAGAATTTCTATTCAACCACAAACTAGCATGATACATGTTTTTATGATTTTTTTCAAATAATTTATAAGTATTCATATATTTCATAGTTTATATATTAATAAAAAAAATCTCCAATAAATATTGAAGATTTTTTATTAATATTAAAAATTAAAAATCAATACCAATACCAAACCCAACAAGGTGAAACATAATATGGGTCGTAATATTCTTCATAATAAACGATTTCTTCTTCCACTATTACAATTTCTTCTTCGTATTCTTCTTCGGTTATATTGGCTTTTAATTCTTCGAGTTTGCGTCTATTATCTTCTTTAAGATTAGCTAAGACTATTTCTGTTCCTTGTTTAATAATGTCTTGTATTGCATCATCAACAAGAAGATCTTCTAATGGTATAGCAGTGTTACACACAGCCAACATTTCATCCCAAATAAGATCACTAACTAGATCAAATTGCCAATTTTTGTTTTCTTCAGTATCAAATCTACCTTCATTCAAAAAAGAAAGAAAAACAATTTCAATTGGATCAATTTTCTTAAATTCACATACTGCAATACGAACATCACTCCAATTATCTTGATTCAAATATGCGAACCATTCATCATCAGTTTCGAAATCAAAAATTTTACTAAATGCAAATGTACCACCATTTAAATCAACTGCACAAAAAATATCGTAAAATTTTAAAAATTCACTATATTTATCGTTATGGTTGTAAACTACTTCTTCACCTTTTTCAGTAATTTGATAAACATCATCTTCTATTGCTACCAAATTTGATGCTAACATATCAACGAAGAAAGGTTCTAGAAATGAATTGTGACCTTCTAACATCACACCAAAATCTTGTTTGGTCATTTGATCTAAAAGAAACGCAATTATATAATTGCGTTTCTTTTCTTTATTTAATTCAAATTTCATTATTAAACAGTTTTTGATCGGTTAGCACGAAATGCTGCAAGTTTATCGGAAGCTGATTTAGATGATGTATTTTTTAAAATATCATTTATTTTATCCGCATTTGTCTTGTTATCTTCATCAACACCGACATAAGCATCAGCCAAATTTTCTTGTTCAGCCACTTTAGCTTCCATCCGCTTCATCATTTCTTTGGTGCTATCTAACCCACCAATATTACTTAATTCTTTGTTAACTGCAACAGATGCATCAGCTACACCCTTACGTGCCTTTAACTGCACTAAATTATTTTCAGATTCAACGATAAGTTCACGCAATTCTTTGACCTTTGCAACCATTGCTTTATATTTAACATCATAACCTTCAATAATCTGAGTTTTTGATGTTGCTTCAATTCCACATTTTTCAGCAGAATCAAGGGCAGTAACAATAAGTGGTTCAATTTCATCAACTTTTGTTGGATCATTATCAATACGATCCTGAAGTTGATTTGCTTTATTTTCCCATTCTACCTTATCATTTTCCAATTTTTTCTGATCTGATTTAAGACCAGTAATCATAGCTTTAAATTTGGCTTCTGCTTTAATTGCATTTTCCCATTTTTCTTTTAATGTGCGGATACCTTGTTCAGTCATTTGAACAGCATCTTCTATTTCATCTAATGCAGCGTTTGCTTTAGATTTGAAAATCATTGTTATTCTTTTAAAAAGTCCCATTATATTTAATTTATTATTTATATTTATTTATTAACGTCTTCTACTCGAACTTGATCTCGATGGACTCGATGATCTCGATGATCTCGATGGACTCGATGATCTCGATGGTGTGTATGATTTGTTAGATGCAGGTTTTGTTGCACTAGATTTAGATTTTGATGCACTAGGCTGTGTATTAGATGTATTATTTTTTGTTTTATTTCCAAATCCATTTACCTGAGTTGGTTTACCCGAATTATTATTTACCTTAAATGATTTCTGACTTTGTGTAGGTTTTGATAAATTTGTGGTACGAGTTGCTACAGCAGATTTATTATTAGCATTTGGTGATTGTATTTTTGATGTAGTTTGTCTAGGCACACTTCTGTATGTTGTTGTTCTTGTTGATACAACAGGTCTAGAATTATATGCGTGATAAGATACAACAGGTCGTGGTGCATAATAACTACCATAGTGTCCATAATAGTATGGGGAATGATAAAAACCGTGTGGTTGCATCATCCAAGCTAACAATAAAAAATCTGTTGCATCAAATGTCGAATGATAAGTTGCATTATTACCATAATATTCCTGATTTCCACTAATTGTAACTTCACGAGTTGTTGCATCGACTTGAATGTTTGCAACTTCTGGTTTGCTATTATCATTTAAATTAGCACAAATACTATAACCATGTTGGTTTCCTTCACCATATTCAGTTACAGTTAAAAAATCGGTTTGACCATCACCATCCAAATCCAAATTATTCACACCATCTTTGGCATTAAGACGTTCTTCCATTTCTTGTGGATTTTTGGAAGTTTTTACTATTTCACCAACAGATTGCAAATTGAGGTTTTCGCCAATATTTGGCACAGCTTCTTGGACAACTATTTTTTGTCCCTGATTATTAGGTTGATAACCATGTTCTTTTTTAGAACATCCAACAAAACTTAATGACACCACTAAGAATGTTATTAATGCGATTGAAAAATTTTTCTTCATTTTAATTGAATTAATGTTATTACTAATTGTTAAATTTAGAACAACAAAGATAAATATATTTTTTTAATAAACAAATGAAATAACAAAAAAAAATATATAAAAGTAAAAAATGTTAGATTTAAGTATATTTTTATTGGCAACAATTGGTCTTACAATGATTATAACACAATCTTATATATTTAAACCAATAAGAGAAACCATAAAAAAAATAAACCCATTCTTAGGAAAATTACTACATTGCCCAATGTGTTTTGGTTTTTGGTCAGGAATATTAATTAAAACATTGTTATTAGTATTTTATCACCAACTTGTTTTATTAAGTTTGGTTATAATTGTTTTATATGGTTTTATAGGAAGTTTTGTTTCTTATTTAACTTATTTGTTAATAAAACCACTGATGGATAAATATGATTAAAGGGGCATCAAAGATACCCCTTAACTAACATCCATTAGAACAATGTGCAGTTGGACGTAAAAAATACTTTATCGTTACTATAGCTTTCATATCATATTTTTTATTTATATATAAAAATAAAATAATTCAAAAATTTAATATATACATTTATAAATTAAATTCAGTAGAATAAAAAAAAATAAATTAAAATGAAATATTTAAAAAATTTTATACAAATTCAAACATTAAATGAAGATTTTTCAGAAAGCTTCGCATATCAATTTATAAAACCAACAGATAAATTATTAACAATATCTGAATCTTCTGAATTAGATAATGCTATAACAACAGGAAATAAAATAGCATTTGAAAATTATATAATTATTCCTGATTTAGAAAAAATAACTTGTTTGGTTGTTAAGGATGCACCAAAAAGTAAATTCGGTTATAAAAAAATTCAACATTATAGATATAGATCAATCGAACGTATGATTATTGATATTAAAAAATTTATTGATTCTATTAAAAGATATAGAAAAGAAAAAGAAGAATATAATCAAGAAAAAAAAATTAAACAACAAGAAGGAATAAAAAATATTGACAATTTAATAAAGGTTGGTGATATTGTTTACGATTCTTGGGGATATGATCAAACTAATGTCGATTTCTATCAAATAGTCAAAGTTTTAAATGCTTCTGTTATAATAAGACCAATTTCAAGTGAAATAGTCCCAGGAACAAGTGGAAATATGTGTGCTAATGTAAAACCTGTGCCAGATTCATTTGTTGGTGATGAAATTAGAAAGAATGTTAGAATTTATGGTGATAAATATTATTTACCATCAAAATTCGGCTCAATTTCTAAATATGAAAATGGTGATAAAGGTGTTTATAGTTCGTGGTATGCTTAAATTATAAAATTTTCAAAAAACTTTTATTTGGCACAACGGCTGATATTAATCTTCACCATTTTCATAGAAATAACCAGATTTGGCATTACCCATTTTTAAATTTCTCATTATCATCCCATTGGATCTTTCATCACTATGCGGATTATTTGGTGAATTTTTTATTTTTATTATAAAATTCTAATAGATTAATTTTTTCTTGTTCAACAAAAATATTAGTTTCTGGTTCTAAACTAAATCCACCTTTTCTTGAAATTATACCACGGGTCACATACGCATCTATATATTTTATATTTTCTTGTTTGGCTTTTTTTGTTCTATTGTGACCTTCTATAATATATAAATTGTTAGTTCTAATATCTTGACCAACTAAAATCGGTGAATGTGTTTTTATCTCTTTACCACTAACTTTTTCAGTATTTATTAATTTATCAACTTCAACCTGTGTTAATTTTGGATATCCATAATATATTATTTTCGTTTCAAAATCTTTAAATGAATCACATTCATTAACAATGTCGACTAATTGATCATATATTTCGGATTGTAGTTTATAATTTTCATTTTTCAATACACCTTTATAATCATATTCACCATATTCACCACCTTTTTCAGTATTACAAAAACAACACATTGGGTCTAAATTTTCAATATCATATGTTCCACCTAACCATTTTGGTTTGATATGATCAACCGTCATTAATTCAAAATCTTTGGTATATAAATCAATATGAATCGCACCACTTCTATCTTTTGCTGCGATTAAATATTTACCTTCCCTTGGACATTTTACACATTTTAAACCTTTAAAAGCAAAAACTTTTAATCTTTTATGTCTAGAATATTTTGTTTGTAATTCTTCAAGTGGTAAAATTTTAATTGGTATATAATTGTGTCCTATTTTATTGGGAACTTCTATCATTTCACCTTCAAATGGTAAAAGTAATTTATGACCTTTTTTATCGTTTTCGATATCAAATTCAGTTTTTCGATCTATTTTATATTTATCTATTATATCTTTGTATTTATAATTAAAAAATTTAATTGCTGAATAATTCCTATTATATTTAAAATCACTATATTTTTGTTGATATATTTTTTTAATAATTGGTAATACATATGATTGCTTTGGTTCATTTTTTATCATTTTTAATTCAAAATAAAGAGCATTTGCATCCGGATTAATATTATTTTCTTTAAATTTATTGAACAATTCTTGTTCTATTAAATCATAATCTTCTTCGGTTAAGATGTCTTTGCTATTTTGTTTTAAAAACGCTGAACGATTAGCAAAATTTAGTCGATCTATATAATTTTCATATTTTCTTAAATATTTCATGTATTTTTTTAATTTTATTTATATATAAAAGAAAACAATTTAAAAAATATGATTTTAAAATTTAATCAATACTTAAAAGAAAATGTTCTTGATAATGAAGAAGAAACTAGAAAGTGGGAAGTTAAAGTTAATGGTGAATCTTATTCATTTAATGAATATAAACATGATGCAATTGATGATATTTTAGAAATATTAAATAATGAAGGGGAAACAAATTTAGATGATTATGAAGATAATGATGGAACTGAATATTATCACACATCTGAAATATTAAATATGTTAGATGATTTAAATGAAACTGATTTTTATAAAAAACTTAATGATTTAAAAACATATGTTAGTTATCATAAAGATATTAAATTAATAAATTTAGATGATGATAATGAATTGGAATTTTTAGAAAAATAAAAAGTCTTCACTATCTATCTTATTTATTTGTGAAGACTTTTCTTTTCTAAATCTAATTAATTTCGCTTTTATGGCTATTCTATATTGAACTATTCATTAATTATATAGTTCATATTATATATTTAATTTTAAAATAAAGTTTTATATATATAACTAAAAAAAAATGTTAGAATGATAAAAAATTTTAAAATATTCGAAGCAAATGTTGATAATTATGAATTTTTAGCATCTAATTATTCATATCATAGTTGGAATGATTCTTATGGGAGTGTTGAAGCTAAAATATATTTAGATAAATCAAATTATTCTTTATATCTTGATATAAATAAGACTAGTGGTAATTCAGGGATAAATAAATATAATATGACATCAAACGTAGAAAAATATACACCTATTGGAAATACAACAAAACCAAATTTGGGATTAATAAAAAAATTATTATCAAAATATGCATATAAGGGATCACGAGCAGATTCTAATTTTTCAAAATTTTGGGTCGATGACGAAGGCAACAAAATGGTTTTATCAGATTTAATAGAATTACATAAACCGAAAAAAATAGAAACTACCCAAATCGAACATAAAGAAAAACAAAAAAAAGAATTAATTCACATTAAATCTATTGATACATTTGATAATGAAATTGAATTAGTTAAATATTCAGAATTTTCATATGCACTTTTCGGTAAAGGAACAATAAAAATAAAAGATCAATTAAATATATTAGGTTGTAAATATAATAAGTTTTTAACCGATCCAAAAACAGGTGAAAAACGACCAGGTTGGATATTTTCTAACAAAAAATTAGATGATATAAAAAAAATAATATAATGAAAATGAAAAAACTTAAAACATTTGAAAATTGGACTAACAATATTGATATTAAATCATATTTTAAAAATTTTTGGTCAAAAGATAAATTGTTAAGATTTAGTATTCAAAATAGTTCATTATTTGGAAAATATGAAAAATATTTAAATTCAAATTTTAATTGGGATTCGTTAAATGATGACGATTTAAAACAATTGTGGATTGATTGGGATAATGATGAAATTATAATTTTCAATGAAATAACAAAAAAATAATTAAATAGTGTCTACAATAAAATCAAATTGTTGGTTTTCGGAACATGAAGTTAAATTTAAATTAGAAACTGGTATATATCAAAACATTATTGAATTTCTAATTGTTAACAAAATTTCATTTTTAGCTGATATGAATCTCGACTTTACTATAATCCCATTTAATTTACACGGTAAAGGTAATAGTAAAAATTTATTAGATTACATATCAAAAAATTCAGAAAACGTAATCTTAATTAAATCTTTTTTTGAGTATTTTATAATTCAGATAGCTAAAATTAAATATGATACTGGCAAATTAATAAAATTTAATTTTAATTTAACTGAAAGTTGGGAAAATATGCAAATTTCAATATATAGTCAATTAAGTTCACCAATCGAACCAAATTGGAATTATGTTGGGATTTTACAAGTTGGTCATATAGAATCAGAAGGTACTAATATATATGGTTATTCCATGAATGAATTCATGAACTTCGGCAATTTAACACCACCAATACCAGGTGATTATGATTCTATTGGAATTGTGTGGGTTGATAGTGTAAGTCAAATAGGAATTAACACATATCAATTGGGATCATTATATCCACCGTTTGATGATACTGCAAATATTGAATATATTGAAATAGATGAAACACGATTTAATATTTTATGGACAGGTAATGAATGGGCTGCCAATTCAGAAACAAACCCATTCCCACCAATAGGATCATCATGTAATATAAAAATAAAATATGGCATTTGAAATTAAAAAATAAAAAAGAAAGAACTGAAAAATCAGTCCTTTCTTTTTTTAATGAAATCTCAACAAGGTTCAGTTTTTATTTCAATAATTTCTGACAATTTATTGTCGTTTATCACTTTACTACAAGCCTTTATCTTACTTGTAGCTTCAACTTCAAACTCTAAGATGACATCATCTTTCAAATACACAATAACTTTATATTTCATATGATTTAATTTTTTTAATTTTTTTTAATATAAACATTTCTTTTTTAGATATTTTAATAATGATATGTTGATTTAAAATTTTTGTTAATTCGTTATCTATATTTGAATCAAATAAATTTTCTATTCCAAATATTTTTAATTGAATTGCAAATATTTCACCATAAGTAAGCTTTGAATTTGTATTTGGTTTCTGTTTTGATATTAATAATTTACTAACAAAATCACCAGCTTCAATTATTTTTACATTTGATTCATCAATCATTTCAACATCCAATTCGATGTTTTCCTTTATAACTTCACCATTAATAAATATTTGTCCATTATTGATTCTTATTCTAAGATCATTGGAAAATATCCCTTGCTGTTTTAAAATATCAAATAATTTCATAATATCATTTCTTTAAAATCATTAATACTTAAACATACAAATTGTGTATTATCATAAAACATTTCGTTATGTTTGTGGAAATGACCGTAGTACCATTTTTTAATGCTATTATTTTCGATCAAATTGTTATATAAACTTGCTATATCATTTCTTTCGGATTCGACATCATCTTTAAGATGTTCATCCTTTTCAGCCCATTCTTCAAAATCCGTTTTAATATAAGGATAAGCAAAATTTGGTGCTGAATGTGTAATAACAACATCAACATCTTTTAACGTATTTATTTTTTCTAAGTCCAATCTAAACACTTCATCAATCCACCAATCCCGACCCCGACCTTCAGTATATTTTTTTCTTGATGTTCGATCAATTGAAACAGCACCACCAACACACAAAATATTAATATCATTAATATTTAAAACTGTATAATCTTTTACAAATTTAATATGTGATGTATTATATTTTCCAAAAAAATATGAAGGATCATCATGATTTCCACGAACTACAAATATTGTGGTGTTTGATTCTTCTAAACTATGATTAAATTTTTTTAATTTACTTACTTCAGCTAATTGATGTTTCCAACCAATACCAAAATCACCGACAACAATTATTGCAGCATCTTTAATATCATACGTGTTAATGAAATTTAATATGGCATTATAGTCACCATGAATATCACCACATACTAATATCATTTCAAATTTTAACATATTTTCTTTTTTTAAAATATGATACAAAGATACTATTTTTTTTTAAAAAATTAGATATAATTGAAAATATTTTGAAAATTATTTTAACATTTTTTTTTGATATTGTTTATATTTATTTTATATTTGGAAAATTTTAAAAATGGATGAATTTATAGAAAAATATCAAACCGAAATATGTGCTTATTGTAAAATTCATATTACAGATTTGATAGCATGGAGTAAAGGTGGTTTGTGTGAAGGTAGATTTTGTGGTGAAGCAGGAGAATCATATATTGAAACTGATGTTGGATCACTTAAATTTTTAAGATTTCAAAGAAACCAAAAATTGAAAAATTTGAAAAATGTATTTGAAAATAATAGAAAAATAGAAAAATAGAAAAAACTTAACAAAAAAATATTTATATATATGTTTATTATGAAAATAAAATGCTCATATATTAGTTTTAATGAAACAGTTCTAGCAGATGGAAAAATGCGAAAGAGGTGTTAATGACATTATTATTAATATGCATGAGCCACCTATAAATATTTAGTGTGGCTTTTTTTTTAACAAAAATAAAAATACGACAATGGAAATGCAAATTGAACAATTAGTTTGGAAAAAACGAAATGGTGAAAGAATTCCAAACATCAACAATTATGTTTTAAACTACGTGAAAAATGTAGACAGGGGTGCAAAAGTTATAGTTGGTTGTGACTCAGATAATCATTCCCGTAAAACAAACTATGCAATAACTGTAGTATTTTATAACGATGAATTACGTAATGGTGCCCACGTTGTATCAGCAGTATATCGTATGCCAAAAATAAAAGATGTGATATCTAAATTGTGGAATGAAGCAGTATTTGTTCACGATGTTGCAGAATCATTACATAATACATTATATGGACAATATTATCATAAATTTCCAAAGAATTATTATGATGGTTCTATTCCAGATAAATTGGTTGAAATTCATGTTGACTTAAATGCAACTAAATCGACACGTAATGGGGCTAGGATGTCAAATAATACATCCAATAAAATATATACTGATGTTATGGGTTGGTTATGTGGTGAAAGATATTCAGTATTTGGAAAACCATATAGCTATAGTGCATCAGTAGCAGCAGATGCAATATGTAGAAAGTAAAAATAAACCGTTATATTATAACGGTTTTTTTATTTTTTATATATACAAATAAAAAATAAAAATGTATATAAAAATTGAACACTTTTTAGAATCGGAAAAAAATACATTAAAAAAACTTCTAAAAGATTATGATGTAAAAGATACTTATGGATATTATGAAATATCTGACAGCAAAGAAAACTTAAATAAATTAAAAAAAGATATTGAAGAAAATTACAAAAAAGAATATGATAAATTAAAATTAGAAAATAAAAAGCTTATCATATTTAAAAAAGATATTAAATATGACTGTGTTATGTTATCATCCGATATAGTTAAAAAAGATTGGAACGATTTCTTAAAAATTATAGATGAAAAAGATTTATATTTAGGTGAAACCCAAAAGGATATTGATGACGATGAATATGGACTAGAATCAAAACCCCACATTACATTACTTTATGGTATTCATCCCAAAGAAAACGATAAAAAAGAAATTTTGGACTGGCTAAAAACATTAAAGCCAATAAAATTAGAATTATCTAAAATTGGGATATTTGAAAATGAAAAATATGATGTTGTCAAAATTGAAATTAAACCAACAGAACAACTTTTAAAATATCGTAAACATATCGAAAATACGTTTGAAAATACCCAAACTTTTGATGGATACCACCCACATATGACTTTGGCATATGTTAAACCTGGCAAAGGAAAAAAATATATCCAAACACTAAAAGAAAAATTAAAATTAAATTTTAATGAAGCAATTTATTCTGATTCAAGTTATAAGAAGAAACATATCATATTAAAATAGTAATTTTATCAAAAAACTGAAAAAATATATTTATATATAATTTTAGTTTATGAATGAAAATATTCAACACATATACGATACTGAAACAAAACCTAATATGACTTTTAAAAAAGTGATATTAGGTTTTTGTATTTTAAAATACACAAAATAAATTGGAATATATTAATTTAATGAAATCGGGCGCACGAAAACAATCATTAAAAAATATTAGATAATTTATTTTGCTAGATGGTGATATAAAGAGTGGGAGGTTCGGGTTAAAGTCCCGACAAAATAAACAAGGTTTATTTTTCATGGTGTGTGGACGCTATCTCCCTTCACCATCGTCATCTAAGATTAAAACTTTACTATGTTCATATACCCGAAATTCGACTATTTTTAATCCACATTTACCACCATAATCTGCTAAAGTCAAATAAATACCTAAGTCATTTTTAATATAATCATCCAATTCTAAATCTCGATAAGCTTTATGTCCAATTAACGTGATTTCTTCTTCTGTTTTATAAGGTAAGTTAGATATATCTAAAATATAATGGTTTGGATAAACTTGTTGTTTGTGATGTTTTTCTACTTCGGATTTCCAAAAATTATATCGAAAATCATCAATATTATCATAAGGACAAAAGGATAATGCAGTAGCATCAAAACCACCCCAAGTCATTTTTTGTGGTACTAAATCTTTAGCTGATATAATTTTTGTTGACCAACGAACTACTTTTATCATAGAATTATATTTTCTGCAAATATAATAATAATTTATAAAATATTATACTTATTTGCAGAAAATAAATGTTTGAAGTCTTTTTCAATTTTTGGATGAATATTTCTTAATGTTTTACTATATAATGGATCAATTTCCAATAGTGTTTTTTGATATTCATATGAATGTTTAATTTTTGGGTCTAGTTCTTTTAACTTATTAATTATACTAGGATTTTCTTTCATTTTTTTCAACCAAAAATCAACATTATCATTTGTAATATATTCAGTCGTAAAAGAATTTTCATGCCCATTATAATTTGATATAACCCAATATACTAATTCTAAATTTTTTGGATCAATTGTTTCATCATCTTTTTGGTTAAATTTTGATATACCACTAAATGATTGTAAATATCCATATCCAAAATCTTTAAATCTACTTAAATATTTTTTTATTAAATTGTTGTCTATCTTATTTGATGATGTTAATGCTGTTACAACATTACTTTTATTTATTGGTTTTTTATCATAAGTTGACCAACCACTATATTCATAATCATCAGTAGTATTTTTTGCATTCATCAATATTTCTAAAGCTTCATCACCAACTTTGTCAATATTTCTAACAACTTCATAAATATGTTTAGGTGTTACTGCAACATTTAAATCATTCACTATATATTTTAAAAATTCAATAAACGTTTCCTTATTTAGATTGTGAATATTTGAAATCAATCGACCTAACGAATTTCTAGATATATGATAGGATTCAATTGTTTCTGATGCATCTAACCCAATAGAAATTAAATATTTAAATAATTTTAAATTTTTATAAAATATTGCAGAATTTAATAATTTAACAGAAAATGTAATATTTGGGTCTAATGATCTTAATAATTTTATTTTTTCTATATCATTATCACCATTATTGTTAATATTAACTAATTTTGATATATCGAATCTTTTATATAAATCATTTTTCGTTAAAAGACTTTTTAATTCATTTAAAGGTAAATCATATATATTATCATCATTTTTAATTATTTGTTCTGGTGATAATATATCCACCATTTTAACTGCCAATTTAGGAATATATTGACACGCCAATTTAAATAAATGTTCAAGACTATAATCATCATATTTAGTATTACTTATAATTTCCCACCAATAATCAGCATCTAGAAGATGTTTATATACGATATCAGGTTTAAAATCATAATATTTTGGTCTAATTATTTTTGTTCTAGCTTCAAAAGATTTCAGATATTTCATATTATTATATATAAAAAAAAAAGAAAATTAATTTTTTTAATTAATATATAAATATGCATAAAAAATAAAAATAAAAAAAGATATGAAAAACTTAAAACAATTTGAAAATTACACTGAAAAAAACTGTCAAGCAGAATTAGAAATTTTACATTGGGGGGAAGGTAAAGGTAATATATCAAATACTTGGAGACTCTTAGTAAAACTTAAATCTGCTTCTGGTGGGGTATTTCATACTGAAGGTACAAACCTTACAGAAGAACAGGCAAAGAAACTCATAAAGGATTTTGGTGCAATAGTTACAGAAAGATTTTAATAAAAAAAGAAGATAAAAAATCTTCTTTTTTGCTTATAATAACTTTTTAAAATTTTCGATTTCTCGTTTCTTTATTTCTGCACCAAGTTCAGCTTTTTCAAATCCCAATTTTTTTAATTCTTCAGCATTAATTGTTGTTTCATATTTTAAAAATGCTTTTAAATATTTATTATTGAAATTTATTAATTTTGCAAATTCTGATATTGTTTTATTATCAACATCATATCTGTTTTTTTCTTTATATAACAATTCCAATTTATCTAAATCTTCAACATATCTTTTTAACGATAATAAGAAACAAGCAGGTTTCCAATATTTACCAGGAACTTTAAATTCAGGTAATTTTATTTTTAGTGTTGATATGTCATTATTTCTGAATAATAATGCATATATTATCACTAAATTAAATGTATTAATATTATTGATATTAATATTCAAATTTGGAAACATTTCATCAAATAATTCAAATTCATCCAATAAATGTAAATAATGATGTAATGAATTTAAATCTTTATTAGATTTTGACCATTGGATAGCTTTTTCAAACTCTTCAATTATTCGTTCTTGTGACACATCATCAATTGAAGATATGTTTCTTAATCGTTTATCATTTTGAATTGCTTCAATTGTCGTAGAGCTTATTTTAGACTGATTTCTAGCAGCAAACCTGATGGTACGCAAAATCCTAAGCCTATCTTCATTAAATCGTTCTGATGCGTTCCCAACAGCAGATATAATGTTATTATCAATATCATCAATACCACCAACCAAGTCTACAATTTCACCCTTATCTATATCATAATATAAGGCATTTTGTGTTAAATCTCTACGTTGTGAATCTGAATATATGTCCGCAGTATCAACATCCACTTTTTGATGATCACCTTTATTATCTCTACCACGAACTAAATCTTTTCTATATGATGCTATTTCAATACCTTCTGGTATATCTTTTGTAAAAACCCGAATTACACCAAACTGTTTACCCTGTAAATCAAAATTAGAATAATTATTTTTTAAAATATCAATAATTTCATTTGGTTTGGCATTTGTAACCAAATCAATATCGTGTGGAATTTGATTCATTATAAAATCCCTAACAGCACCACCACAAACAAATAATTCCTTATTATTTGATTTAAATATCGTATTTAAATCTAAAATATCTTTAGGTAGATTCATTTTCATTTTTTGAAAATCTTTAAATCTTTTCATTTTCATTTTCACACATTTTAAATAATTGCACAAATATACAAAAAAAAAATGATAAATGACGAAAAAATAATAAAAATTTTTAATATATAATTATATATTGTTGATGGTGTAGTAAATCAAGAAAAAAGAAAAAATATATGAAAATAAAATTAGCAAATATATCTTATTGTGGAATAGAATTCAACAATAATAAGTGGCATAGTCATATACAAAATTGTAATATATGTAAAAATAAATACGAAGAACTTAAATGTGAAGAAATTATAAAAAGTAAAGAATGGAATAAAAAATGTGAATGTGGTTGTGGTGAAAAAACAAAATATAAGAATAATTATATTTGTGGTCATAGTATAAAAAATAAAAAGCAAACCAAAGAACATAAAGAAAAAAGATTTAATTCTTGGTTTTTAAATGGGAATACAGAAAAATCAATAGAAAGAATGAAAAATAATAATCCATGTAAATCAAAAAATAGTATTGATAGGATGAAAAATAACAATCCTGCAAAAAACGATAATGTTAAAAAAAAATTATCTGAAAATAATGCGATGAATAATAAAGAAAATATAACCAAAATTCACAATACAAAAATTAAAAATTATGGTATAACTTATGGTAAAGTATTATTTGAATTATCAAAAAAAACTATGGTAAATAAATATGGTGAAGATAACCCATCAAAAATAAAATCAATATTAGAAAGACGAATAGAAACATATTGTAATAGATTAGCAAATGGTGATTATAAATTGAAAAATAATTGGGTTTGTGGTGAATATATTAGAAAAAATGGTGAAAATGAATGGTATGATTCATCATTTGAACTTAAAAAAATGATTGAATATGATGAAATTGATATTAAATGGACAAAAAAACATAAAATACGAATACCATACATAAATGAAAATAATTTAAATACGTTTTATGTTCCAGACTTTATCATTGAATTGGATGGACAATATTGTTTGGTTGAAACAAAAGGATATTTAAAAAGTAATGATATATTGAAAGCACAGGCAGGTAAAGAATATTGCCAAAAAAATAATATGAATTATTTATATTATTTAGGTTCACCAGATAATTTAAATATGGAATTATCATTTTTTAAATGATATTATATTTTTTTGATCTTAAATATATTTTAATATTTTCATCACTTAAATCTTCTTTATTTTTTGACCAATATTTAATTTCATTTCGACTAATTTGTTTGCAACTATTCATAAAAAATCCTTTAAGATGATCCGGTACATATTTATATTTTATAATATATTGATTGGTTGCACCCTTATCAAAAAAATGAAATCTACCAATATGTGTATCAGTAAAATTAATTGCTTCTAAATAATTTTTTTGATACTCATTAATATTAGGATCATCAGGATCAATATCTTCAAATATAAGTTCATTAATTCTTACATAATCATTAATTTCTAGTTTACCGATATTGATATTATCAACACTTTCAAATAAATTAAAATTGGTTATCATAAAATGTTGTATTTTTTTGATTTAAGATACATATTAATTGTTTCGTTGTTTAATTCTTTTTTTCTATTTGCCCATATTATAATTGAATTTCTACCAACTCGTCTACATTTTAATTGATTTTTGGTATTTAGTACTAAAAAATCACCATATTTTATAAAAAAATCTTTCGAATTTTCTTTATATTCAACTATATATGAAAACCGATCTATTTTTATAATGCGACCTATTTGATTTTTAATAATATTTATAAATTCTAAATAAGAATCATACCAAGTTTGATTTTTATATAAATTTGGGTCTTCTTGAACTATCACATAATCCCCAACTTTTGGTTCATTCACATTAACATGCTCAAATAATTTAAATTTAGTTATCATTACTATTATATATAAAAAAACTTGATAAAAAATATCAAGTTTTTATGTAGTATTATTTTAAATTTTATTTATTTTTCCCATCATCAAATTTTTTTAATCTTTTTATATCTTCTTTTAAAATATCACTATGATATGTTATTAAAAAATTAATATCATTCTTTTTAAGATCATAGTATTCTTTAATTAGTTTAAGATCAGATGCAACAAAATCTGATTTTTGTTTATTTTTTGTTTGTTTTGATTTCCACCACCAATCAGGAGTATCATTAGTGGTATTTCTAAATATTTTAAACCACACATCAATTGCTGAAGGTTTATCTATATTTTTATTGTTGAAAAATTCTGCTTGTTTTAAATATTTAATTGCGAATTTTCGATTCAACATAAAAAAATTAGCTTCCTTTTCTTCATCAGTAACATATTGATATTTTTCTTTTTCTTTATGTTTAAAGATGATATTTGATAGTGTAATAAAATCTATTTTTGCCATATTTTATTTAATATTTGTAACAATTTTTCTTTATTTATTGGGTTTTGTATATGAAAATCAACATCATCCAATTTATGTTCAACTACACCATATTTATCGGATTTTGTAATAATTTTACAATCTTTTATTGTTTTTATATTTTCAATTATTTCTGATGTTTTCATATCAGGTAAATTTAAATCTAAGAATATTAGTCCAATTTTTTTATTTTGTTTTTTATATATTTGAATTCCATCTTCACCTGTTGTTGCAGACAAAATATTAAAATTTAAAGAATTAATATACATACCTAATAACGAATAATTTACAGGCAATTCATCTATGATAAGTACAGTTTTTCCGACAAAATTTATTTTATTTTTATTTTCAATAATGTCGTGTTTTATTTCTTCAATTTTTAATTTAACGTAAAATGTTGTACCCATATTTAAAACAGATTCAAACCATATTTCACCATCCAACATACCAATAATACTTTTTGATATAGATAATCCTAAACCTACACCTTTATATTTTTTTGTACTTGAACTATCACATTGCCAAAATCTATCAAAAACTTTATTTTTTTTATCTAGTGGAATACCTATCCCAGTATCTTCAATTTTAAATGTTATAAAATTATCATCGGTAACATATGATATAGTAATGTGACCACTATCTGTAAATTTTATAGAATTGCTTATGATATTAAATAAAACTTGTTTTAATCTTAAATAATCTGATATAATTTTTTTATCTGTCGTTTTAACAAATTCGATTTTTACAAAATCTAAATTTTTTTTATAATTTACATCAGTAAAAATATCAGATAATTCATCAAGAAGATCATTCACATTAAATTTTTCATATAATAAATCAAATTCTTTACTTTCAATTCTAGAAAAATCTAAAATATTACTTAACAATTCATCTAAGTGTTTTGCGTTATAATTAATTGATTTTACAAATCTTTCTGTTTGATCATTAAATTTTTCATTATTTAATAATAAATCGGAAAAACCAATAATCGCATTCATCGGTGTTCTTAATTCATGTGATATATTGGATAAAAAAATTGTTTTTATTGAATTACTTTCTTCTAATTTGGTTTTTAAATTGTCTATTTCATCTTCAATTTTGCGACTTCTTGTTACATCACACAAATTCAATAATAAATATTTTACACTTGAATCAATATTAACAATTGGCGATATTATCAATTTATATATCCGATTTTTTATTTTTGTTTCGTTAATAATTTGTTTGTTTGTAAATATTGATTCTAACATAATCATTCTAATGTTATCATATTCTTCTGATGTGACCACATCCGAAATTTTTTTATTGACCATATTAAGTTTGAAATGTTTAATATTATTTTCAGAACAATATAAAATTAAACCATCCTTTTCGACAACAAAAGAATACATTTCCGAATTATAAAAATTACAATTAATCACATTAATAGTTTCATTATCATCTATAATAGTAATAATATTATTATTGTCCTTGATTATCATTATTTAACTCTTTTTTATAACATTTTCGACATAGTGGTTTATATGTTTCATTACCACCAATTTGAATTTGCGATCCTTCTGTGACTATTTTATTGTCTATTATTTTAGCATTTATTATCGCCTTTTTACATTTACAATGAACACAAATTGTTTTAATTTCTTCAATATTATCTGCTATTGCCATTAGATGTTTTGATCCTTCAAATACACCAAGTTTAAAATCCGATCTTAAACCATAACAAATTACTGGAATATTCAACACATCAACAATATTTGCCAATTGATAAATGTGTTCTTTTTTTAAAAATTGAACTTCATCGACAAATACACATGAAATATCATCCAATTTTTTAATAATTTCAAATATATCTGTCGTATTATAAATCGGAATAGCGTCAACAGATAAACCTATTCTAGATGCAATTTTCCCAATACCATATCTATCATCTTTACCCGATGTAAAGCAAACTGTTTTTTTTTCATTTTCTAAATAATTAAAGTTGGTTCGTATTAAATCAATACTTTTCCCGGCGTTCATTGTTGAATATTTAAAAAACAGTTTTGCCATAAGTTTATTTTTATATATTATAAATAATAAATAATGTTTACAATAAATATTTATCATTATTTATTCCAGGGATTTTTATCACTGCCGTAATAACATCAGATAAAGCTTTAAAGTCTGTTTCTTCACCTGGTTCTATTATTAAAATATCATTTTCTTTATATAATATTCCTAACATTTCAACTTGTCCAGTCATAATAATTGTATATTCTGTTCCAATTTTATGATAATGTTTTGGATCGTAGTCACCAGCTTTATATTTTTTTATAGCAACTTCAAAATCATTAGTTTTATATAATGATGGATCAAAATTTCCGATTACCCACCCATTTATCATATCATTTAAATTAAACTTTTTCATATTATTTAAAATTATTTTTTCATATTTATCTGTGTATTAGATATAATCTAAATTTGTAAATATATTTGATCCATATTAATTAATATATACATAGAATAAAAAGAATGATATTTTATATGTCATTTTTAAAAAAAGGTTGATCTTTTTAACCTTTTTAAAAAATAAAAAACTTTAATTTATGAAAAAAATTAAAAAAGTAAACAGTGCATTACCATGGAAATTAGTGTGGGATGAAGAAACAAAGGATGTATTAATGTTTAAGCAAGTTAATGGTAAATTTGAAACGATCAATGAATTGTTTGAAGCAGAAAATGAATATGTTGCTTATGATAAAATTAGTGAATTGGGTTTAAAATATGATCCATCTCAATTAGAAGAAGAATGGGTATAAAAAACAAAAATCCTGAGAAATCAGGATTTTTTATTTTAAAAAAATGTATTTTTTTTTTAATATATAATAAAAAAAATTATAATTATGAAACGTATAAAAACATTTGAATTTTTCACATATCAAACACCAGAAGTTGAAAATATAACAATTGATGATTTAAGTGAAATAATTGAAGAAGGAGAAAAACCATATATAGTAATGATTGGTGAATATTCTAGAAATAAGAATGTAACATATATGGAAGCAGATGAATTAACGAGTTTGATATTCAATGGTGCTAAAGGTAGCAAAAAACCAATTATAATCTTAGTTGATGATTTCGATTCTATACCAAACGAATTAAAACGTGAATGTGAACTAATTGTTACTGATGAATTAACTGATGTAGCAAAAATGAAAAGTATTGTATATTCATTGTAAATACAAAAAAAAACACATTATGAAAATAAAAAATTTTAAAGAATTTGAAAGTGTTAATATGTATGGTGAATACATACCAAAAAACCCAAACATGTCTATGAAATACAATTATAACAATGGTGTATTTGCATTTTATGATAAAAATGGTAATTATAATGAAATTAAAATTGATTCTAGACGTGGTGTTGATTATAACAGTATCAAATCAGATTTAGTACATAAAGGTTATACTATTGATGATAGTATAGGTGTTTACGGATCAAATAGGACATAAAAAAAAAACCCCCCGAAATTCGGGGGTTTTTATTTATAAATGGGGTAATTAATTTTAAAATAATTATCGAAATTCTGTTTTTCAATTGCTTGAAAAGGTTTAGATATTTTATATTTATTTAAAATATTATTAAATTGATCTATTGATATATTTAAATATTCACAAATATCGTTGGTTTTATTTTTCAAATATCTACCCTGTTTAATTAATATTGTTATTTTATTCACAATATCTTTTTCATCGAACTTTTTAATTAAAACAATATTGTTTTCAGTTAAAAAATTATTAATAAAATCAAGTGTTATTGTTGTATCATATTTTTCAAATTCACCAATAATTAAAGAATAAATACTATCTGATGATATATAATTTGGTATGTTACTATATTTCAATAAAGACTTAATTTGTTTTATTTTTTCAGAAATATTCAAAATCGAAAATTGTTTAAAATCATCTTTTGTGATCTTTTTGTTTGCTTGAAATATTTGTTTAAAGATACAAATCAATATTCTATTCTTTTTAATATTTGTTAATATTGGTGATAATACCAATTTAATATCATCTTTAATCTTATCGTTTTTTAACCACCTTTCATATTTGTGATGAATTCTATTTTTGTTTTCATTATAAAAATCAAATTGGGTTTTATTATAAAATATATTATATTCACTATCTTCAATATAATTGAATGCTGTATCAATATTAAAATATTTTATAATCTTATTATCATCAATATTATTTAAATATAATTGATCTATTATAGATGAATAATTAGAATAAAAATAACCTATCAATAATTTAATATCATTCTTATTATTCAAATTATAATTTAAAAATCTTAACGTTATTATATTGTATGTTAATACAAATGGAATTTTCTTCATTTTGAGTGATTCCAATTCAATATCATCAAATACAATATTATTTTTAAGTTCGATATAATAATTATTAAAAAACCCAATGGCATTATTTAATTCCCCATATGAATAAACTTCGGGGGATTTATTTAATTCTGTATTATTATCAAATTGTTCAAATTGATCAAATGGTTTTTTTATTGCCTTTGTAACAATATTTGGTTTTGATTTATTGTATAAGCTAACACAACCGTTTATATAATCTTTAATTTCCATATCTATTTAAAATTCAATTTATCTTTATTACTGATTGCTTTTGTTAAAAGATATTTAATAAGATCATTAAATCTTATTTTTTTATCTTTACATAATGATGATGTTCCAATTAAAGTTTCTTTATCAATTTCAAATAATATTAAATTTTCACTTTTTGTATAAGTTTTAACAAATATGCGAATTGTTTCACTCATTGTTTTTCCTTTATTTTCACAAGACTTTTGAAAATTTATATATTCTTCTTCTGATAATCGTATCTTTAAAAAAGTGTCTTTCATTGATATGTTTTCAATTTAGTTTTATAATATCCTATTAAAAATCTGTATAACCAAGTATCATTTTATTCTCTTTTTAAATTGTTTTTAATTTTATTTAATACAGCATTATTTTCAATTATCCTTTTATTAGTCTTTGATCTATTTTCACTATTTTTTCTTTTTGGTGGTTTAATTTTTATAAATTTATCCATAATTATATTTTTTATTTAATATATACTAAATCAACAAAAAAGTTTAATGATTAATTTTATAAAAAGTTTGTTGAAATTAAATCTTTCAACCTTATTTTTATCGGTACAATCACAGCACCACTTTCAGTTATCTTTTTTACAAAAGACTCACCTTTGCATTTATCAACTTTTCTTAAAATATTTATTGCACCATTTATTTATGTCATATTTTTCAATTTTCAAAAATTTAAATAAAAAAAAATAATATATACTAATATGGGAACTATTAAAAAATTTGAATCTTGGAAAAATAATATAATTGATCAAACACTATTTACTAGTGGTAAAGCAAAATATGATCCACAAGTATCAGCAGGTAAAATAAAATACGAAACTGGTAAATCAGAACCATATTATCATGCTGAAATTATTAGTAAAGGAAATAAATTTATTTGCAAAATTTATAAAAGAAGAAAAGGTGAAGATGTTAGAATTAAAAATAAAGTTAAAGATAATTTAAAGGATGCACACAATTATGTTCGAGAATTTTTAAATCAAAGATTAAAAAAAGATAAAAAACGAACAAGTAAGGATATTTCAAAAGACATTAATATTGAAGATAAAGCAATATCATCATTATTAGATAATCCAAGCCCCATTAATCCATATGATATCGCACCAATCCCAAAAAGAAAACCGATTATTAGACATTTTTAATGAAAAATAATATAATTTAATAAAAAAAGGAAGCCCTAGCTTCCTTTTTTTATTAAAACAACAAACTCGCCTTAGTATCCCAACGTGTATATAATCTACAATTTTCCCGCAAAACTAAATATTTAAATGTATTTTTATGTACTTCTTCAGCCATACAGTCATTATCAACTACCACTGACATTTCATCAATGTCGTAAATTTTTGGACCGAATGGTAAATAACCTAAAAATTTACCATTTTCTTCTACACGTCTAACTAATCTTTCATAAAAATCTACACTTGCATTTTTTTCAATCCACTGATCAATTTCACTATTCGAATCAGACTTATAAAGTTTACGAAATGTTACTTGATCAGCACCAAGGTCTTTACAACGATCAATTACCATTGAAACGGGAATAACATTATAATCATTAACAAGATTCAATGATAATCTCAAATTAAAATCATATTTTTTAACTAATTTAATAGTTTCAAAAACATTAAATTTCAATTTTTCAGCACAACCAATAAGATTTAAATTTCTATCATTATCAAAAATATGTGATATTGAAAATGATATTGTAGTAATTCCAATTCTTCTTAAATGTACAAGAACATCATCAGTCAACATAACACCAGTTGTTTGTAATTCAATACTTTTAAATGGTGTTTGTAGTGTACTATTTATTTTATGAAAAAAATCGAGAAATTCTGGATTTTGAATTGGTTCACCCGTTCCTGTTAATACTACAGTATTACATCCATTATCACGGGCATATTGTAACCGATTAAAATAATCTTTATATTCAATATCTTCATCAATAAATTTTGAAATATCAACACCCGATATTTTTGGCATATCGTTTATGGTTTTTAAATTCTTGATGACTTTGGTTATTTTATCTTCATATGGATTTGTGTGTGTACGACTAACACAAAATTCACAATTATTTACACATTTATTGTGTGTTGGCACACAAATTGATAAGCTTTGAACTTCCATCTTTTGTTGTTTTTAATGATTATTTATTTTTTGAAACCCAAGTAAACCCAAATACACCGACCATTATCAGTCTATCCATATTATCATTTTTTGAATGTGGATTATCCATTTTACGAACAACAAGTATCGGGAATTGATTTATCATCAAACTAAAATAGTCATATATTCTCCAATGACCATCATATTCATTATACCATTTTTTCATTATTGTTGTTTTAATATTTAATGGTACAAAGATACTAAAAAATTTTTAATAATACTATATTTTTAATAAATTTTCATTATAATATTCTTTCATCTTTTCACACAACCCAGTTTCAGTATTCCAAACATAATCATTTTTAAATTCGGAATTATTTTCTTTATCGAATCTGCCATCCATTTCAGATAATACATAAAATATTACATTCATTTCTATTGCAATATTCTTCAATGAATTTTGATCTTCAGTTAAATCTAAATCACCATACCAAACTTTACCAACACCATCAACAAAAATATTAGCATTAAAGACTACTAGATTTTTTGGTTTACTTCTACGATAAAGTGTTTTACTTCCACCAATCATTCTATTGATACAAAACCCATTATCTTCCAATTTACTTAAAATTTCTTCCATATTATTTTTTCTTCATTCGTTCAAAATAAGATCGGGTTGGTTTAATTTTTTGTTGTTTTTTTAATTGGGGTGGTGATAATTTTACGTGTTCACGTGTATCAAGAATATTTTTTATATCATTCCAATATTTTTCCAATTTAGAATATTCTTCTTTATCTTGTTCATGTTCAACATAAATTTCCCAAAGAAATTCACCACAACAATCACAAACAAATTTTGATGACCAATTACGACCATACTTTTTATAATATGTCAACAGTCGTTTTGTTGATAAATTATTAGCATCTTCTATTTTCAAATAATTCATTTTGTTTTTTATTTACAAATATAATAAATAATTTAAAATAAATTACACTTTCTTAAAAAATTTATCTATATTTATAAAAATAAAAACAAAATATATGAATTGGTATGTAATAAGGGTAACTTCCGGAAAAGAAAAGAAGACTAAAGAATTGATAGAAAGTGAATTGATTAAGAACAACAATCAAAGTGTGATATCTACAATATTAATACCAACTGAAAAAGTTATTCAGATGCGAAAAGGTAAAAAAATTAATGTTGAAAAGAATTTTTTTCCAGGTTATTTATTTGTAGAATGTGATTCTATATCTGATGTTGAAGCCAATGTTAAACACGTTATTGGTGTATCTTCAATATTAAAAAAAGCATTAACACAACCTGAAATAGATAGAATATTACTTAGAGAAAGTAAAAAAGATATTGAAGATAAATTAATGGTAAATCAAAAAGTTAAAATTATTGATGGACCATTCACATCATGTGTTGGAACAATTAAAAATTTAGATATTAACAAATTAAAGGTTAAAGTGAGTGTTAATATTTTTGATAGAGAAACTTTATTGGATTTAAAGATTGAACAAATTACTAAAGTTGATGATTAAATAATATTATATTTGTTGGATTTTGATAATAATGAATACATATAGTGTGCATAATCTTCATTATATCCTTTCCAAACAATATTCATTTCATATTCGAAAAGATAATCGAGAAACACATTTTTATTTACATCATATTTAAATTCTTCCCAATATGTGCTATTTTTATGATCTTTTATATGTATTTTATCTTTTGTAATATTATATACCCAAAATTTATATTGCATTTTTGAACTATGTAGACATAATTCATATGGTTCTGACATAACATTAATTAATATTAATGATTTATCTACAATATTTTTAAATATTACAAATTCACCTTTTTTTGGTAATTCATCTGTTTTAAATTCTTCAAATATAGAAAATTTTGTTATGAATTTTTCAGCTACCATATTAAATAATATTATATTTTTTGGCATTATTTAACATATTATATTTTTCTATAGCATTATCACCATCATATGTTCTAAATAAAAGGTCAAATTCAAAAGCATTATCATAATAAACATTATCTTTTGCATCATATCCCATTTTATTATCTTTTGCATCATATCCCATTTTATTATCTTTTGCATCATATTTAAATAAATTAACAGTAAATATATAAATATAATCAGTATTAATTAATTCAGCACTTTTAATAACTTTAGTAAAACATATAATATTATTATATTTGTTTTTAAAAATAATAAATTCACCATTTTTTGGTAATTCTTTTGTTGTTTTAATTTGTTCAAATATAGAAAATTTTGTTATGAATTTTTCAGATATTGGTTGTTTTATAAAAACATCAATATTATCCAAATTTGATAATATATCTAAATTTTTTTCAATTTCTTCACCAGGCATTCCAACATAATTTTTTGCAAAATTATATAATTTTCTTTTTGTATCATATTTTTCTTTTATATCATTAACTAATTCTTTAATTTTATTAAGTAATTCTGATTCATCTATTTTTATATTAAAATACCAATTGTGAATCGTGTTAATTAATAACCACGCAAATTTTTTATTTATTTGTAAATCTTCAGATATTTCTAAACCATTTTTAAATTCTAATTGTAATTCTGTTCTTGATTTTTCTTTTCTATTCCTCCAAATACCATCTTGCCATAAGTATAAATCACCATCCGATTCAATTTCTGCTGTACCAGTATTTATATGAAAGCTATTTACATCAACTTTCATAGTTAATACCATACCATTACCAGTTTCATTTTTTTGTTTTGCCCTATTTTTTGCATACCAATAGACAGTATCGCCATATTCGGATTTACCTACACTAGAAAAGAAAAAACCATCTTGAAAAAAACCACTTTTTTTTATTTCATCACCAGCTTTTTTAGATGTACCATGATACAAAGTAACATAATCTTTATTAATAGAAAAATCTAATCTTTTTCCAATAGATTTTGCATCATCCATCAATTCTCTAACAACATAATTCATATACTATATATAAAAATGTTAAATAAAAAAAAGAGGCTTTCGCCTCCTTTTTACCAATCTGTCATTTCTTGAATTAAATCATCTAATTCTTCAATGGTATATTCTTCTTGTTCATCAGTTATTATATCACGTAAACATGCAAATTGAAACCCACCATCATAACCATCATATTTTTCACAAATATACTTTAATGCTTCTAATTTTATCATACTTATTCAATTTTTTCTTTTGCATCAGCAAAGTTCAAATATATTTTTCTATCATCACGAATTAAAGAAATAACTTTCACTTTAATTTCATCACCAATATTTAATTTCTTATTATATTTGTTGATATAACTAGTTTGAATTAACCCTGTTGTTTCTTCATCAAGTGAAATTAGAGCCCCAAAATTTTTAATATCCCTAATTTTACCACTTAAAATTTTATTGACTTTTATCGTATCCCACAATGATTCTTTAAGTATTTGTGTGAGAATAATTTTAAAATTTGGGAACTTACCTATTACTTCTTTAACATAAAAATCTATTGCCATACCCGGAACAATTTGATCCCATTTGTTTTGCCACCCTTCACTAATATTAGCTTTATGAACCATACCTGTCAAACATTTTGGACCATCTTCTGTTGAACCAAATTGTACAAATACACCAAATGGTGTTTTTCCCGTAACTTCACCAGTATAAACCGTTTCATATTTTAATTTTTTGATTTCTTCTGGTATCAATGTTAATAGATATTTTCTTCTACTAACAACATAAACCCCTTTTTCTTGTTGTAATGTTTCTAACATCACTTGAAATGTTAGACCAATAATAGATTCTGAATCTGATAATTTATTTACATCCGCTAATGTATTTGGCATAAAAGCTTCAATGGTGATATTATCCATATGAATATCCATCATATAACCCGCAGGTATTAAACTTTTCACTGTTGATGTTAATGCTAAATTATTTTCAAAATAATTTTTCATTTTAGAATGAACCTTCAATTTGATCAATTCTGTAACAGAACCTCTTATAATATAAGGATTGTTTGATACACATGTAATTAATACATCAATTTCATCCCCAATTTTTAATTCAGCTTCGAAAGTACCCTTTTTTGGTTTGTCCACATAGACATAATCTTTATAACCAATATTTATAGATATTTCTTTATTATTTATTTCAGCTATAGTACCAGTCACAACGTCATTCACTTTTAACTTTTTTAACTTAGTTAAAGAACTTTCCATCTTTTGATACATGTCTAAGTACTCACTAGTGATATCTTTATCACTTTTAATCTTTAAGATTTTGTTGTTGTTTAAAAATGGAAATGGATCAGGTAAACTACCAATGTTTTTTCCTTCAACGAACTCTACCATAATAATAATTTTTAGTTTAACATTATTTATATTTACAAAGAAAATATTTTCTTATGTTGAATTATATGTTAAATAAAAATTAAAGTTTAAATTAAATTATATTTTTCTGATTTTTTTAAAAATTGATATTCTTTATAAATTTTTGGGAAATTATCAATTATGTTTTTTTGATTTTCATCATTTAAATAATCAAAAAAATAATAGTTTGAAATATCAATTTTGTTTTTATTTTTTAGTAAAAGATTAATAATTTCCAAATTATTTTGAAATGCGGCAAAAACCAATGCTGTATCACCATCATAATTTTTAATATTTAAATCTGCACCAGCATTTATTAATTCTTCAACAAATTCTAATTCACCTTCATTTGCACTATAAATTAATTTAGTATTTCCATCATCATCTTGCACATTCACATTTATTCCTCCCTTTATTAATACTTTTAATATATCTATATTATTACACCAATGTAATGCAGTATAATCATGATTATCTTGAATATTTAAATCTGCACCAGCATTTATTAATTCAATGATAGTTTTCAATTCACCGTTTAATGTTGCTAACATTAATGCAGTTTTTCCCATTTTATCTTGAATGTTTAAATCTACTCCAGCATTTATTAATTCTTTTATAATATCTAATCTACCATAATATGCTGAAATTGATAATATAGATTTTCCTTCAGAATCTTGATAATTCAAATCCGATTTTGAAGATATTTTTATTAATTTTGTGATATAATTAATATTAATATCTTTATTTTTAATTATAGCATTAAATGCTTTATTTTCAAATAATTTCAAATATTTCATAATTCATAATCGTTTTGTGGTCTTTTCATTGGTAGTATATCATTCGAATGATCCCAAGTTTGTGAATAAAAGATATTATCTTTTTTGAATGCTTCACTTTGACTTAATTCCCAAAAGATATCCATAAAATTATATTTAAATGTTACAGAAAATGTTTGTTCTGAAACATCCATAGATTGATACATCATTCTAACTTCTGATAATGATTTAAGTAATGGTGCTCTAAAATTTACAGCATATAAAAAATCACCGTCTTTATCTAACATGTATAATTGTATCCACGGTAAATAATATTTTCTAGTATTGTTCCAATATTCAGCAAAAATTTGTTGCATCATAAAATAATTTGAATGACTATCAACACTTCTTAATGTTATATCCAATGTATTTGTATATGTATCATAAATATTTGTTGCTGCTTTAAATTCAAGTTTTTTGCCAAATTTACCTATTTGTTCTGATCCTTCATAGGTAATACTTGGAAAAACAATTTCTTTAATTGTAGAATTTATATATGCCATTGGATCAGTATATGGTATCCAATTTTTATCCATATATAATTTTAATCTTTCATTAATTTCTGGTGCTACAAAATCACTTGGAAATTGAAATAAAAATTGACAACTTTGTGAACTTATTCTCATTATTAATTATTATTTTTTATTTTATAAAAATTCTTACTAATATTTAGTTCATCGGGTTCTTCAAAACCAAGAACATTTTTAATATAATTAGCAAACCTATCAGTCAATACAGATTCAATATAAATATTTTTATCTGGGTATGTTTCTTCAAACTTTTTAAGTATTTGTGAAAATAATCCAGTTCCGGTTTCAGTAGCATCAATGCTTGCAAAATCAAAAAAATCATACATTTGCCCTTTAAATGATCGTTTAGATTTTCTAATATATATTGATATTGCGTCATTACCTATCCATTTTCTATTATTATTAGATTTTAAAAATGTTGCAATTTGATATAATATATCATCAACGTCAGATTCATTAAATTTAGTTTCAAATGTTTTTAAATGTCTCACTAATTAATTTTATTTTTAATATGACCAAAGATTTTCATTAATCATATTTCTATATGTTGTACTATCATAACCATATCTTTTTAATGGTAATACATCCAATTTATCAATATTTGGATTATTTAACAATTCTCTATATTCAGCTTCAGATATTTCTGACGCTACTATAATATTATCTTTTATGAAAATAATTGTACCCCCACTCAAAATTATTTCTTCTTTTATTTCGTTGGTATATGTTGTATTTGTAAAAATTGAACTTTGTGTTGATGTTGCCATTTTTTATTATTTATTTTATATTTGATAAATTGTTATTTTTAAATCTTTTAACGATACACCAAATGGATTTGTTGCCTTTATTTTCAGATTAGTTACACCAGCATAAATTGGAATACCCGATATCGTATCAATATTAAATATCAAACCTTCGGGTAATATACCTAATATATTATAAGTTGTGCCACTAGGGGTAACAATATAAGTAAACCCTGAATATTGTTCACAATAAACTTCACCCAAACTAGTAATTATTGGTGGGACACCAACATTAACTGTTAATTGTTTTGAATCAGATGTTGTTATACCCGAAACAATCAATGTCATATTATATGTGCCACTCGATGTAAACACACCAGTTATAATATTATCTGTTAAAATTAATTCGCTAGGTAAATTTAATACTGAATATGTTTTTGGTGAATCACCCGTCGAATCAATTTGATATGTAAATGGTGTTCCTATTTTATTATAAACATTAAATTCATTATTTATAATTTCAACTTTTTCATAAACATTCAACACCAATTTCTTCTGATCATATCCATAATTATTTGTAACTTTAATTATAATATCATATACACCCGATTTATTAGTATTCCCACTTAATATATTGTTATATAATAAAATATCGTTATTATTAGTATTAAATTCATATTTAAATGGTAATGTTCCATTTGCTAATATTGGATAAGTAAACCATTCATTTATTAACACATTCATTGTTAATCCAGTGTTTGTAATTATTGGTGATATTCCTGATGCACTAGAACTAATTGTATTATTTGCAACATTTTGTAAAATATCCTTTTTTGATTTTCCTGATACACCATCTGTTTTTTTATTATCATCAGTGTTTGTTGATATTGTAGAATTTATTATTTCGGTATTAGATGTCATTTTAGATACATCAGATTGATCAATAAGTGCATAATTAATTTCACCATATTTTTTTAATGGCAAATCTTCAATATATTCAATATATGAATTTTTTTGTAATTCTATAAAATATGATTCACTTATTTCTGATGCTATAATGATATTATTATATGAATATAAAACTGTACCACCATTTTGTAAAATATTATTCTCTATTTGTGAATTATATCTTAAAACGGATTCGGTTGTGTTTAATATTGTAAGTAGTTCATCTACATTCGTTATTCCTGTCATATCAATTTGCTGTGTTTTTATATTTAGTATAAATTATCACCGTTCTACCAGCTTTAGGCCATTCTGATTCGGTCGATTGTGTTACAGTAGTCGATTGTGATGTTGGTGATTCAACTGTTGCAGTTTCAGTAACGGATGTTGTTGAATTGTTCACAAAAGTAATATCTTCATAAAATGAAAATGTACCAGAATATAATAATGTTTTTACTTTATTTGACACAATAGTTAAATAAAAATTAGTGTATCCTTTTGAATATATTTTTTTTAACGTGGCTAAATCATTTTCTACAATTTTAAAATTTATAATACCATTTTTATAATCATTATCAGTTTCTTTGTATATTGATTTATCTATTGATTCTGTATCAGATTTAAATGTTAAAATTATTTCAGCATTATTTAATATTGTTGATAAATCGTATTTTTCAAATGCATTTGCTGAACCCGAACTAGTTGATGGTATTTGTGCTAACCTAAATTGTATAATATTATCAAATGGTGTAATTATGATATTCAATAATCCCATACCTTTATAATCAGTTGTAGATGTTGGACTATTGACAATTATTTTACCAACTTCGATTAATTGTGGTGAATTAACTTTAATTATTTCAGATGTCAAATTACCTGAAAAATAATCTTTACCTAGAACAATTTCATCAGGTTTAGCATTATAAATTTTAAGTTTATTCAAATTTTGAACATTTAAACTTATTAATTTTTTCCCATATTTTTGAACATTACCATCCAATCCAATTGTTGAAAATCTTGATATTGTACTCATATCAACTAAATCAATAACACGCATTTCAACTTTAATTGCTGCTGTTGTATTTGTAAATGTTAAAATTGGTCGATATAATATTTTTTTTGTAAAATCATCTGTGACAGTAACAGTTTGCATGTTTGTTTGAATATTTTCTTCATATAAATAAATATCATATTCTATTCTTATACTACGACCTTTATTTTCCATTTCCCTAATAAAATTGTCTAAATTTTCATTATAACCACCATATGTACCAACAATTTCAAAAAAATCACCTTCTGTTGATTCTTGAATATTGACCGCTAATGTATTAAATTCTGGTGCTTTTGGGAAGGATGTCCTATATGATTCAGATGCATAATAATAAGTCGTACCCAATGTTGTTTCTTTGGAATTTAAATATTGAAAATCAATAAATATCGGTGCGGTTTGACTCAACCCTTCACCTAAAGTCAAATTATCATTTATACTATTATCAATTACCGTATTTCCAGTATAAGAAATTATCCTTTGATTGGATAAATAATCCACAGATGGAATTTGAAATTCATAATATTTACCCCAATTTTGTTCATCATATATAAAAGGTATTGCTAAATTTGTTAATCCCGAATTTGATGATGATGTTGCATCAAAGAAAATGTTTGATAATTCATAAATAACTTTATTATAATAACCATATGCAAATATTTTTAAATATATTCCAATATATCCATCATAAACAAAATTATAAGATGTAGGTAAATATAATCTTACTGTATCATATTGTACTGGTGCTGAACTATAATCTTGTTCTTGTAAAAAATTATATTGTGCAGGATTTATTACTGTATATTTTTTTAATACAGAATCTAATTGAAATAAATTATTATTTTTACTATTTAAATTTGTTGTTGATAAGAAATTTCGTTTTTTATTCTCATTTAAATTTGTTATAACTTTATAATTTTCAGTTACATATTCTTCGTTATCAAATATCCATTCCATTAGGACATTTGGATTCAATTTAATAAACTTTGATTGTTTTGCCATGAAAAATATTTGTTTTTTCGTATATATAAAAATAAACTTTATCTATTTACTTTTATAAATATTAAAAATAAAAGTAAATCCCTATGAATAATGAAAACACGACTTATTCTGGTAATATTCCTGAATTTAATTCAATTGATACTACTGCTGTAAATAAAAAAATAATAATATGTTATGAAATTAATTAAACCAAATGATGATGTTATTGAAAACAAAACATCATATCAATATGATAGCGTAATTAAAATTTGTCAAGAAATTTTTGAAAAGAAAATGAAAGATTATGGTATCGCCTGGAGAATACTTAGACCAACTTCGATGACAGATCAAATATACATTAAAGCTAGACGAATTAGAAGCATTGAAGAGGTGGGGGTTCAACTAGTAAACGATGTAAATGATGATATCAAATCAGAATTCGTTGGCATTATAAACTATTGTGTAATGGCGTTAATTAATCTTGAATTGGGTACTTCTGAAAAAGAAGATTTGACATATGAAGAAACATTATCAAATTATTTAGATAAATTAAAAATTTCTAAAGATTTAATGATCAAAAAAAATCATGATTATGGTGAAGCTTGGCGAAATATGCGAATTAGTTCATATACAGATTTAATTTTAATGAAAATAAATAGAACAAAACAAATTGAAGATAACTCCGGAAAAACTTTAATATCAGAAGGTGTCGATGCGAATTATTTAGATATGATTAATTATTCAATATTTGCACTAATCAAATTTAATTTTGAATAATAAAAAAAGTCCAGAAATCTGGACTTTTTTTATTTGCTTTTTTGGCTTTGCAGCAATATATTCTGAATAATTTAATTCAATTCTAAAGCTTCTTTTTTATCTTTCTTAACGATTTTAATTTCTGATTTTTTATCATCATATTTTAAAGTTATTTTATCACCAACTTTAATTTCATCATTAATAATAGCATCAGTTATACGATTTTCAATATGTTTTTGAATTGCCCGTTTAAGTGGTCTTGCGCCATATACTTCATCATAACTTGTTTCAAAAATATAATCTTTAAGTGTTTTATCAATTTTAACAAAATATCCAACATTCTGCAATCTTTCTATTGTTGTTTTTAATTCAACATCAACAATTGTTCCGATATTTTCTTTAGTTAAAGAATTAAACATTATTATATCATCAATACGATTTAAAAATTCTGGTGAAAATATTTTCTTCAATTCTTTATTTATAATACTATTTTTGTCATTTTGGGCATTTTCGAGCTGTTGTTTAGTGTTGAATCCTATACCAACACCAAACTCACTTACCTTCTTTGATCCTGCGTTAGATGTCATAATAATAATGGTATTTTTAAAATCAACTCTACGTCCATAACTATCGGTTAATACACCATCATCTAATAACTGTAATAAAATATTTTGAACATCTTTGTGGGCTTTTTCAATTTCATCAAGAAGAATAATTGAATATGGTTTACGTCTTATGGCTTCAGTTAATTCACCACCATCTTCATAACCAACATATCCCGGAGGCGCACCAACCAAACGTGAAATAGTATGTTTTTCCATATATTCACTCATATCAATTCTAATCATTGCTGATTCCGAACCAAATAATTCTTTTGCCATCATTTTAGCAAGATACGTTTTGCCAACACCTGTTGGACCAAGAAAAATATATGAACCAATAGGTTTAGATGGATCCTTAATTCCTATTCTAGCACGTTTGATTGCTGTAACCAAATTATCCACTGCATCATCTTGACCAATAACAATATTTTTGATTTTATTTGACATTGATTTAAGTTTATCATTTTCATCAACAGATATATTATCAATTGGAATTCCTGTCATCAATGCCACAACTTTAGCAATATCATTTTTAGTTACACTATCACGATTTGTATTTTCTTTTTTAGAAGTTTCCCATGTTTGATTTTCTTTTTTCAATTCGAGTTCTAATGCTTTTTCAACGTCTCGTTTTTCTGCTGCTAATTCAAAATTTTGTTTAGCAACATGTTGTAACTTTTCTAATGTAATTTTCCTAATTTTATCTTCTAATTCTAAGATAATTTTCGGTGTTTCAATTGAACTATTATTATGTACTGTTGCTCCAGCTTCATCTAATGCATCAATAGCTTTATCTGGAAGACATTTTTCAGATATATATTTATCGGTTAAATTAACACATGCTTCAATGGCATCTTGGGTATATCTAACATTAAAAAAATCTTCATATCGCTCTTTTAGATTATTCAAAATTTCTAATGTTTCAATTTTATTTGTTGGTTCAATTACAACCTTTTGAAACCGTCTTTCTAGTGCAGCATCCTTTTCAATATATTTACGATATTCTTCTAATGTTGTAGCACCAATACAACGGAAAGCACCACGTGCTAATGCGGGTTTTAACATATTTGCAGCATCAAGTGACCCTGATGCCGAACCAGCACCAATAATAGTATGCATCTCATCTATAAATAAAATGATACTTCTATCTTCTTCCATTTCTTTTATGATGCCCTTTAATCGTTGTTCAAATTCACCCCGGTATTTAGTTCCAGCAACTAATGAACCCACATCAAGAGTAATAACTTTTTTGTGTTTCAAATTTTCGGGAACTTTTCCTTCAACAATAAGTTGAGCAATTCCTTCAACAATGGCAGATTTACCAACACCAGGTTCACCAATTAGAACAGGATTATTTTTCTTTCTTCGAGATAAAATCGTACATATTCGTTTTATTTCGTTTTTTCTACCAACAACTGGGTCTAATTCACCCTTTTTTGCAGCTTGTGTTAAATCTACTCCAAATTGAGCTATTAAACTTCTACTTTGATTTTTGTTTCCACTTTTTGGTTCTTGATTTTCCATATAAATATCTTCATTTTCATCATCTGCATCTATATCATCTTCTTTATCTCTTAACCTTGATTTTAAATTTACCAAAATATTTGGTGTTTTTGCAAACAATTTTGTCACTTGATTATTTGTATTTTCTAGTATGCAAAGAAAAACGTGTTCTTCCAACACTTCATCCAACCCATCCTTTTTTGCGAGAACTTCAGCATTTTTTAGTATTTTTTCAGTTTCAATATCAAGTGGTATAACAGTCTTTTCATCATTTTCGTGAAATCCTAAACTACGTTGTAAATCTACTGAAAAATCACGAAGTGTTTGTTTTACTGCTTTGATATGTAATTTTTCTTCATATAAAATTTTATATGATTCTGAATTTTTATCATCAATCATAGCCAAAAATAAATGTTCTGGTCTAATTGTATTAGAAAAAACTTCTAATGCGAAAATCCTACTGTTTTTTATTGCAATTTCTACTTCTTTAGAATAATTCATTTGATTTTATTTAAATTTATTGAATATATATTTATTAATCTTAATAAGTTTTTCCCATTTTCATCAATGATCATACCAATTATTAAAAATGGTAAAAAAATTATAGCATAAGTCCACATACATAAATTTAAATAAATAATTAATACTTTCATTATTGGAATGTATCGTTCTTTACATATGTTAATATTGCTATTATTGTCGATTATATATTTAGTGTAAATATATAATAAATACTTTGCTATAAATCTTTTCATACTATTCAATTGTCACCGACAACCCCCTCTTTTCTAATATTTTTTTGTATGGATTTAGTTCTTCAATTGATCCTGTTTTTATTATTTCTTTTCCTTTAATATGTACAGTATATGCTGTACTTTCAGCTTTTTCAGGTGTAAATCCCAAATAAACAATTAAACAATAAATAACTAATTGAAATGAATTAATATCATCATTCCATAAAATCAATTTTGAACTTTCCATATTGAAAGAAATATTAGATTCATCTAATATTTCTTTCAATGTCTTTCCTTCTTTTATATCCATAAATGACTATCAAGTTTTAAAAAATTTAAACCATTTTTAATTTATTACAAATGATAAATTTCCATTTAATGGTGCATATATTAATACTGTCATTTTTGTATAAGTCATATTAATATATCGTAATTCCCAATAATATCCTAATGATGAATGTGTATTATATTTATCTATTATCAATTCAGTTGATTTTCCCGAATTATTTAAAAAAATATCTAACCAAGATTGATTGGATATATTTCCAATATATCCAGAATCATATATAATACTATCATCAATACACAATTGAAATTTAACTGGGTAACCAACATCTGATATATGAAATCCAACCGTGAAATCAGAAGTTGTTATTGGAATATTTACTATTTCAGGATAATTTAAAATTGATTTATTATCAAATTCAAATTCAAATTTATTTAAATTAAATTCATTTTTTTCACATCCAAAAAAAAATATTGAACATAATATAAATATGCCTATTTTCATTTTCATTTTCACTAAGATTTTTATAACTTATTACTTTGCCACATAAATGACCACTTACCACCCAATGGTGCATAAATGTATATTTTTACAGAAGAATATTTACCACCAATATTAAAAATTTGTTCGAAATTAAATGGTGCATAATTTTTTATTTTTTCAGTTGGTAAATTATGTTCAATTAATATTGAATCTAATTCTAATTGATATGTTTTATACCCATTATAACCAGTATTAAATATTAGAGTATTACTTGAATAAACTTCAAATTTAATTGGTTCATTTTCAACATTAAAAAAACATTTAAAATCATATTGTCGTAAATCAAAAATATTCAATTGTATTACAGTAGTATCACTATTGTTATTGAAATATATTTCATTTTCATCAACAATTGGACATTGTTCATTTACGATATCATTTTTTTCATTAGTACACGATAATGATATTAATAACACCAATAAAATAATTGTAATTTTTTTCATATTTATTTATATTTAAATTATTCAACAAATATAGTAATTTTTTTTTAAATATACAAGTTTTATTTTTAAAATAAACAATCCCACTTAAATGACCATTCACCACCTAATGGATCATAAACATATACACTAATAGAAGAATATGTTCCACCAATATTAAATATTGTTTCCCAATAATAAGAATCCATAGGTGATGGTTGATATGTATCATCATTTATATTTTCTGTAGGATAACCATGATCACTTAAAAATGAATCCAATTGTGTTTGATATGTTTTTGAACCATTATAACCCGAATCAAATTGTAATGTACTACTAGAATAAACTTTAAATTTAACAGGTTTGTTTTTTATATTAAAAAAACATTTAAAATCAAAATATCGTAAATCAAAAATATTCAATTGTATTATCGTCGGAAATGTAATATTATTATCACTATATGTTATACCACTATTAACATTCACAGTAGGTGTATTTAATGTTGTAGTTGTAGTTGTAGTTGGTGCTATTGTGGTCGTAGTTGTAGCTGCAAGTGTATTGAATGTTTCTTGATCACCATATGTTGTACCAATACTATTTGTTGCATAAGCTCTAACGTAATATAATGTATTATTGGTTAATCCTGTCATGGAACTAGTAAATGTACCTGTACCCGAACCATCAATAGTGTGTGAATCAGCCAATGTTGGATTTGATGATGTACTCCAACATATACCCCTAACTGTGACGGTTGTACTACCTTGTGATGTTACATTACCACCACCACTAGCAGTAGTATATGAAATATTTCCAACTGTATTTGTTGTTACTGTTGGTGCTAATGATTGACCAATTCCTTGAATATTTATATATGTTGATACTAATTGATTATTTATATAATGGGTTGATGATGTGTCTACACCATTAATCCAAATTGTAGAATCATAACATGTTCCACCGGAAAGATATGCTTCAACTTTATCACCAGAGTTTGCCCAATATGTTCCACCATATGAACCAGAAAATTGTGCAATAAATATATTATTGACATATAGACCAATAGCACTAATACAATTTGTGTCTATTGATTCCAAATCAATCTGAAGTGGATCACTACCCCTACCTTGAATTGTGATATTTTGTGTTGCTGATGCATTAACATAATCAGATAGTCCAGTATCGACACCATCTATCCAAATAGAAAAATTATCACAAGTACCACCAGATAAATGTGCTTCTATTCTATCACCCGTGTGTGCAGTATAACTACCACCATAGTTTGTGTAACGGTATGGTGTTCCACCGTTTATAACCAAATCAATAGTAGCAACACAACTATAACTTGTAGCACCAATATTTACAGTAATCAATTCATAAGATGTTCCATTGATTACCATTGGTGTAATTGGATATTCATCACGAGTTACTGTATTTCCAATACCAATTGCAGAATAATAATTTGCACCATTAATTGTAATCATTGCTTGATCACAATTACCACAATTCATCGTTGTTGTAACTTTATCACCATAAGTGACATTAAAACTACCACTATCAGAAACGTCAGTATTTATAATTGTTATATCATTAACTAATATCGTAAAACTACCCATCGAACAATTAAATTCGTCACAAGACCAATTTATTGGTATTGTAGTATTATATAAAAATACATAATGTGGAGATAAATCTAATTCTAATTCACCAGCATTTGATAAAACAACATTAAGAATACTCATGTTGTTATATATAATTTTTTCGAATTACAAATGAATGTATTTCATAATTTCCACCATTTTAGGATCACCTATTGCTTTCCCTGGACTATCTGATAGTTTAACAACAGCAATACCGTTAATCATAGTAAGTTTAATTACCATATTCATTGGTTTATTTTTTCCACCATCACTGAGATTTTTAAAATCTGATGAAAAAAATGTACCAATACCAAAAGAACACCGAATTTTACCTTTACAATATTCAGCGATTTTTAATGCAGTTTCGACATTTAATCCATCACTAAAAATAATTGTTTTTGTTGTTGGATCAATACCTAATTTTTTATAATGTGCAATAATTTTATCAGTAAACAAATAAGGATCACCAGAATCATGCCGAACACCATCCCAAAGTTTGGCTTTTTCTAATGAAAAATCCTTTAAAAATGAATCTAAACCATATGTGTCAGGTAACATTGTGCCTAATGCACCACGATATGTTTCTGCCCACCGTTCCATAAATATTTTGTTTGGATGATTAAGACTTTCTAAGGCTGCAACAGCACCAATAGCTTCGTGTGCGCAAGTACCTAAAACTTTAACATCATATTTCATCCCAAGATATGGATTACTTGTTCCAACAAAACCTTTAAAATTCTTCATTTCACGAACAACAATATCTTGTGTTTCAAAGTTGCGTCTACGTCTAGTTGAAAAATCAGCAAATAAACACCCAGCATCACTTAATGTCTTTGCTTTACTTATTGCTAATTCGGCTTGACCATCCATTGACCAATCCTTATTCATAAATTTAAAATATACTTCAGAAATAATTGCCATTAATGGTACTTCCCAAAGTATAGTGTCACGATATTTTCCTTTAATTTTAACACACAATTCACCATTATCAAGTAATGTTATATTAACTTGATTAGGATTAAAACGATATGACGCTAGATATTGTAAATATGATATCGGTAGAAATGTCAAATTAGTTTTCATCCAATCATATTCTTTGTCAGTTAATCTTAATTTTGACATTAATTTTATTTGATGTAAAATTTCATCAACTGCATCTTGATTAAACACCATTGATTTATCCCGATTTGAAAATGTATATTCGGCATCAGCATCAGGATAATGTTGAATTGCCCAGTTTTGCATTGTATACTTATAAAGATCAGAATCTAAAACACTTCTAATAATACAATCAGTGTGTCCTAAAATTTGATTAACGGATTCTCTTGAATAATTCATAGATATATTTTATTTATTATGATACAAAGATAGTTATAATTAATGATATTACAAAAAAAAAGATGCAAAAAATGCATCTTTTTCAATGAATAAATTATTTATTTATGATTGAACTTCTACCTTTGGCACACTTATAACCAACTTGGTTGTTGCCACGGCATAACGAATGTCTTCATCTTCAACCCGGTTTGCACAAGCTTCAATTTGTTTTAATAATAGTTTTTTAACTTCGGTTAAAGTGTATGTTTTTTCAGTGGATTCGACTGGTGTTTCAATATTTTTTTCGATATCAAAATTTAATTCTTCAATATCCTTTTTTGTAACTTTCTTTTTTCCACTAATTTCATTCTTTTCAGAAGCTCTTTTGATGATTGTTGTGACTTTATCAACATCCTTAACCTTTGAAATAACATCGGCTACCAAAGTTGCTGAAACTTCACCATCTTGAATCATCGTTTTTACATCTTTGCTACTTTCAGCTACGTTAACCATATCAGCAACATGCTTGTAAGTCTTACCAATTTTTTTGGCGATTTCGGCAATAGTGTAGTTGAAATTTAACAATTTTTTGTAAGTTTCACCTAATTCCAATGCGGTAAGTAATTTACCGTCATTCGAAAGAACAATATCGAATATTCTTTCTTCAAGGGTTTTTTTACGACCTGAAATAAAAGGAACACGTGCGATTTCATAACCCAAACTAATTGCCAATTGAATTGCTTTTAAACGCCTATGACCGTTGGTGATGTAATAAAAATCACCTTCCTTATAACCGAGCAATGGGATCATTACACCGTTTTCGATGATACTATTCATAAGTTCATCAATATCACCATAATCTACACGGGTATTGAATCCTTCTTCAACTTTTAAAAGTCTTGGGTCTACTAAAAAAAGGTCTTTTTTCTTAGTTTCATTAATTGTTGTTGTGTTTGTTTCAGTTGTCATTTTGTTGTTGTGTTTAATGATTAATTAATTTAACGATACAAAGGTAACAATATTTTTTTAATTTCAAAAATGTTTTTCAACATATTATTCAACTTCAATTTCAGTGTAAGAATTAACAACAATAATATTGTATTCATCAATAAGCATGTTTACGTATGTTGTAAGTTCTTCTGCTGTTCCAATACCTTTACAACCACCTAGATTTAGAATCACTTGAAATCCAGCATTTGATAAATCAATAGCAGTTTCTCCCACACAATAGTTCGTAGCTAAACCTGCAACAATCACAGTTGAAATTCCTTTGGCTTGATACCATTCAATAAGACCTGTTGATATTTTCTTTTTTAAATCGTGATAACATGATGAATATGGATGTAAATCAGGTTCAAATCCTTTTGCAACAAAGAAATCATATTCAATCATTTTTGGTAACCCTTCAATAAGTTCCATTCCGAAAGTACCTGACATACAATGTGCATTCCATGCAATATCTGCATTTTCACCATTCACCGGTGTGAATTGTGGAACTTTTTTAGATGACAACCAAATTGCATTTCCGGGGTGTACATCTTTTGAAACTGTCTTATATTTAGCTAATAAATTTTGACCATTTAATTCGTCAACAATTGTATCACCACCAATAACAGGAAGTTCTTTTGGACATTTGGGTGTAAATCCATTCTGTGGGTCAACATTATGACTAGCAGTACTTGATTTAACTACTACGATTTTTCCAGGATTTTCAATTAATTCTAAATTCATATTTTATGTTTTTTTTTGTTGCAAATATAATACTTTTTTTCGAATAAAATACTATTTTTCGAAAATTTCACCATCATCATCGTTTCGGCATAAAAATTTTTCATAATATTGATTTTCCATATCTATTAGTGTTTTTAATATGGTATCAATAAATCCGTTATCTAAAATACTATTATTAATTTTTTTTAAACTATTTAATTCCCCGATCATATCTTCTATTGATATATAAGGTTTACCATCTTCACCCCTTAAAGTTCTCACCACACCCATAATTATTAATTTTATTTATTATCCACTATATGCTGTAAATTCATAACCACAATTATTACATTTCAGAACTAATTCATATCCAGGAACGTATGCTGAAAATTGATTTGATGCACCACATCTACATATGATATCACAATCATCATTAGCAAACGTTAAATTGAATTTTTGTTCTATTTTATTAAGTAATTCTAGTTTATTATTAAGAAAAAGATCATAATATGATCCATAAGATTTAATTTTATTTTTATTTTCTTGATCATATTCAGCCCTATAAAGTAAACCATCTTGTTCAAAAAATTTATAATCTTTTTTGTAATAATATTTATCATTATCTTGTAATGATATTAGATAATCGTGAATGTCTTTTCTATATTTCATCATTTTAAGCTTTATGTATTTTTATATCTAAGTTTATTAAAATAGTTTAAAATAAAAAAAGCCTAAGATATAATCCTAGACTTTTTTCAAAAATAAATACTTAAAAAATTATTCACCTAAAAATTTTAATCCCCCAGTTGAAATAAGCATATCCATTTTATTATCATCAATATTCTTTAAAAAATTATCAAGTTCATTATTCACAGCGATAAAAGTATTTTGAATTTTTTCACAAAATTTTTCTCGTTCTTCTGTCCAATCAATAATGGAATATTCACTTTCAAATGAATCATTAGATTGATTTAAATTTGGTAATTTCAAAAACAATTCACGATCTTCTGTAAATCCAGTATCACGTTTTCTTATTGAAGAATTTGGACTTGCATATAAAATCTTGGTAATATATTGTTTTTGAATTTTTTCTCGTGACATTAGATTAGAAAATTTAGATGTCATCACTTCATACCCTGTAAAATATCTGAATTCTTGCCTGATAAGTTTACCTGTATAACCGCCATTCAAATTATTGGTTGTGTGACTTTCACTATGTTTAAAAGAAATAAATAACTTCTTTTTCATTGTTTCGGTTTCAATACTATATCTATCATTTAAAATTTGAGTAAGTGATAAAATATATTCTTGTAAAGAACTAATTAATATTGATGTTTGTGTTTTTTTGAATTTTCTAGTAAGTGATCTATCCGAAAATAAACCACTCACCTTAATATTATTTACATCATATTCTGTTTTAAATTGTGGTTCACTATTAGCCAATTCATTGAACATATAATCAGGAATAATAACGCTATATTCAATATTACCATTAACTGCCATAGATTCTGGAATATTCATTTCAACTGGTAATTCTTTCAATTCTGATCCTTTAAAATCGGATGTTGGTAAGGTAAATGAAACTTTTATTTTCATAATATCTTTAAATTTTCGACAAAGATACAAAATATTTTTTAATTTTTAATAAATTTATTTATTGATATTTCATTATTTTTCCCTATAATTTTTGTAATATATGTTCCGTATACTAAACCCGAAACATCTACTTGATTGGTATTCGAAATTAAAACTTTAAGACCTGAAATATTAAATATTTCTATTTGGTTAACGTCAATACCGATAATATTGATAATATTTGATGTTGGATTAGGATAAATTTTAATTTTAGTTTGTGTTATATTTGTTATAGATTTAATGGGTGACAAAATAATAACTTTCGCAGTCGATTTCCCACACTGATCTTTAATTTCGTAGGTAAACCACGCATTACACCATTCAATAGAATCAGATGTGATGGTAATTGTGCTGTCTGTGGTATTGAACTCAACATGCAATTCGTTGTAACCTACATCCATTATAAACTGTGTAAGTAGCAAGTTATCACCGTCCACATCGTAGTCATTACACAAGATATCGTTGAACGGAATAACCAATGTATCGGGTGCATTGAACCAGTGTAGGGTATCAGCAATTGCAACTGGAAAATCATTTACTGGAGTGATTGTAATGAAGATTTTCAGGTAAGCTGTCCCTTCCGCATGATTGGCTGACCAAACTTGCATGAAGATGGTGTCCTTACCAATCAAATCATGTGATGAATATATTATTTGATTATGTTTTGTTGAAGTATATTGACCTAGTTTAGGTTTTTTCTGATCCAATATATCAGTAATGGTAAAATTCAAATTGTATTCAGACATCTTCCTGGCAATGTCGATGGTAACCGGTGTATCCTCAGGGGTAGTTGTATAAATATAGAGTGTGGTTTCCAGTTCAATGGTGATATATACCGTGGCTTGAGTAGGAGCACCGTCATTATCGCTAATCTCGTAGGTAAACGAATCAAATCCCATATTGATAGATGGTTTATATAATATTGATCCTGTTAATTTATCAATCTGAACCATCCCATGTGTTGGATTACCAATAATTTTAAGCGTTGACCATTTGAGTGTACCATCGGTATCATAGTCGTTTTCAAGAATGAAAATCCGATGATATGAATTTTTCGTGACGATAGCGGTGTCGTTTAAGGCAATAGGCGGGTCATTCACCTCGTTTACCCAGATGTTGATTTCAGCCATGTCCCAGTTTCCTTCCTGATCGGAAACAATATATTGCATCCAGTCGGGACCAAAATAATCGGGTTCAGGGGTATAGATCACTGTATTTTCAAAACTGCTTTGACTACCATGATTGGGTCCACTTATGATGTTGAAGCTTTCAGGATCGACAGGAATACCATTTATATTCTCATCGTTTATCAGTGGTGAAGGAATCAACTCGATCGGGATATTTTCATGGGTTGAAAAAATATCGGTTTGGGTAAAAAACATCTTTTCTTCAGGGGTAACAACTATAATTACCTTAGCACTATCACATGAAAACGTTTCAGAATGGGTATCACAAACACCATAAACTAACGTATCAACACCAGTGAACCCAACTATAGGAATATACATCAACCCATTTGGTTCAACATATACTGAACCATGTCTCGGTTGTGCAATAACCGTTATTTTATCAATCCGATTATCAGGATCATTGGTCGAAATATCAATCGAAACTGGCACATCGACCTTTGTTTCAGCATAGTCGTCGTTAGCGGCAAACGGATCGCTCACTGGGGTAACTGTGATAAGTACGCTGGCAAAACTCCAGTTTCCGGGACCTGTTGATACAATATAGGTAAGGCTGTCGGTTCCATTGAAATCCTGATCAGGCGTGTAAACGATCATCTCCTTCTCAGGATCGAAAATGGTCACCCCGTTTTCAGGGAAGACTTTCAACTGAACAGTTCTCGGATCAGGAGATTCACTGCCAAGGGTATCGTTGGCAAGCACATCAATGTAAACCGGCGTATCTTCGGGTGTGACTATACTATCATTTTGTGCCTGAAAATCGGATAACGTGTCGCCAACAATAACCGTTACGATCACATAAGCCCTTGCTTCAAGCGAATCTTTCATCGCATACTTGAATTCGTCGATCCCGGAATAATCCCTTTCAGGAGTATATATAATTTGATTTCCAGTTTTTGAAACCTTACCGTTTCCTGAAGGTAGTTCAACCCAAACAGGATTTAGATTATTGTCGACATCGGCAACCTGAGCCAAATAGTCAAAACCAACGGGGTTCATCGGTGTCTTCAATACCAGATGGGTGGCCACCGGAGGATCGTTCACCGGGGTTACGGTAATGTAGAGCCATGCTTCATCACACGAGACTTCCATGCCGGTATCACAAATCCTGTATTTAAGACTGTCTTTCCCATAAAAATCCTTATCGGGGAAGTAATAGACTTCTCCGTTCGCACTATTACGATAGGCTTTACCATGCTTTGGAAATTCAGTAATAGCCAGCGATGAATAGTCGAAATTACCTTTCCCGTCATTATCTATATCAGAATCATTGGCAACGACATTGTACCGTAAATAGGTGTCTTCATCAATGATAATGAAATCGTTGTTTGCAAAAACTGTATTATTATCAAATAACAATGAATTATTTGCTGAAATTACTATAATATCTACACAAATCAGTAAAACTAAGAATAATATTAATTTTTTCATCATTTAATTTTTTGATTTATATCTTTTTTGATTAAAAATTCAATATATTGTGATTTGTTAATGTTTTTTTCTTCACACAACTTATCTAATTCTTTATCTAAATCAATATTAATTGATACCGATAAATTCTTTCGCTGATCATCTTTTTTTATTTTAGGTCTTCCCATAATTATTTTTCTACAAAGATATAAAAAAATTTTTATAAAATAACAAAATGACTTTATTTTATTTATATATACTGTAAAAATACTGTAATTATGAAAAAACCAATCACTAAAAAGAAAGTATCACTAACATTAGATAAAACGACATATGATTATTTATATGAAAAATATTCAAATAAATCCAAATATTTGGAATGTTTAATTTATAACGATTTGAAAAATCGTTTAAAAAAAGAAATTATAATATGAAAAGAAAAACCACAGAACAATTTATAGAAGATGCTAAAAAAGTTCACGGTGATAAATATGATTATTCATTAGTTGATTATATAAATGATAGAACAAAAATTAAAATTATATGTCCAGAACATGGTATTTTTGAACAATTGCCTAATAGTCATTTACAAGGAATAAATTGTTATTTTTGTGGTCGAAGAAATAGTATTAAAAAAAGATCGAAAACAACAGAACAATTTATAGAAGATGCTAAAAAAGTTCACGGTGATAAATATGATTATTCATCAACAATCTATATAAATAAAAGATCAAAATTAAATATTATATGTAAAAAACATGGAATTTTTGAACAAACTCCACCTACACATTTATCTGGTAATGGTTGTTCAAAATGTTCCCAATGTAAAAAATTAACAACATCTGATTTTATTGAAAAAGCTAAACAAATTCACGATAAATATGATTATTCATCAACAACATATATAAATAAAAGAACAAAATTAAAAGTTATTTGTCCTATTCATGGTATATTTGAAATATTACCCAATAATTTTTTATACGGTAAGCAAACAGGATGTCCAAAATGTACAGAAAGTAAAGGAGAAAAACAAGTTAGAGAATTATTAGAAAAAAATAATATATTATACGTTAAACAAAAATCATTTAAAGATTGTAAAAATAAAAATCCGTTACATTTTGATTTTTATCTACCCAAATATAATTGTTGTATAGAATATGATGGTATACAGCATTTTAAACCTGTAAAATATTGGAACGGAATAACATATTTTGATATTCTTAAAAAACGGGATAACATAAAAAATGAATATTGTAAAATCAACAATATTCATTTAATTCGAATTAAATATGATGAAAATATCAATGATATTCTCAATCAATTTTTAAATGTGATATCAAATTTTCATCTTTAACAATGTCGATAAGAATATCAAAATTTATTGGATGATTATGTTCTATTATAACTATTTTATTTACTTTGGTTTTTAAATTATCAAGAAAATCGGTAAATTGTTGAATTGAATCAGAAATTAATTTTCCCATACATTCATCAAGCACAATGAAATTTGATTTACATTTCACATTAATTTGTCTCAAAGCCATTTTTAGTGCAATTGCACAAAAAGTACGTTCCATTCCACTCGATTCAATGGCGTTCTGACTTACATCCAATCTATCATCCATACTCATTCTTAAAACTAATTCTTCATCAAAAAACAATGTAAAATCAACATTAGATAATAAATCACTTAATTCTTTATTGATTAAATGGATTGATTTTTTTAATAAAAATCGAGGAATCCCATCACGTCCTATGCACCTTGCATATTCTTTCAGCAATTCTTCACGTTTTTTCTGTTTAAGAAATCTTCTAATTCTAGTTGAAATATTATCAATTTCATTTTCTTTGAGAAGAATACTTTTTTCAATATCAATATTTTCTTGATTTAAATCTTTAATATTTTCTTTAACAATTAGAATTTTTTCATTAATTCTATCTATCGAAAATTGTGTATTTTTATTATCTTCTATTTTAGATTTAAATTCTTGATATTTATCTATTTCTAATTGAAGTTCTTTTATTTTTAATTTAAAATTTTCAATTGATAATAATATATTATCTTTTTGGGTTATCTTTTTATTTCGTAATTCAACTTTTTCTTTTCTTTGTTCTTCCAATTGAATATCATTTTCGATACTATCAATATTAAAATTCTTTAATTCTGATTCGATATTTTTAATGATCTGTAAATTATTATCTTTTGTTTTTTCAACATTAGATATTAACTGATTACCTTTTGCGACATTTTCTTTTAAGGTTATAACATTTTCAAAATTGTTATTTCTTATTTCTTCAATTATTATTTTAAGAATATTATTTTCATCTTTTAGAAATTTGGTATTACCGATTTCTATTAATTTATTTTTAATATCATCACTATAAATCCCTTGAATTAAATTATTTTTTTGTGAATTTAATTCGGTTTCTTTAATATCGAATCCCGGAAGAAGATTTTTTAATTTTTTATATTCTGCTAAATAATTTTGAATTTTATTTTCATTATCTTTCTTCTTAATTAAAATCTGATTGATATTTTCTTCTAAATGTGCAATATGTTCTGAATATTTTGGGTCAGTTTTATCATATTCCCTACCACAACTTGGACACGCTTTTGAATTTCTAAGTTTTTCTATATCTTTATCATATTCATCATTTACCGATTTAATATTTGAACCATCCTTTTGAATCAATTTAATTTTATTACTTATATCATTCTTCTCTAATTCGATTTTTTGAAGGTCAGATTTTATTTTAGATATTTCATCGTTTATAATACTTTCTTTTTTATTTTTTATTTTTTCAATGTTTAAATCATTTTCACTGATTTTCAATTGATGTTTCTTGATTTCACCATCTTTTAATTCTTTTATTTTTGATAAGACTTTATCAATTTTATTATCAGATTCTGTTAAAAGATTTCTAATTTTTGATATTTCATCCTTTCTTTCAGAAATTTTATCATTAGTTTCTTTCAATCTTATTTTTAAACCATTTAATATTTCTGAATTAAATATACTTGGTAAATTATTTATATCATTAGTTAATGTTGTTAAAGTAAAATTTGAATCGTTAATTTTGATTTGATAATTTTCAATTGATTTTAAATTTATACTTTCATCAAAACTATTCATTGTATCATCAATGATATTTAATTTTTTATTTAAATCATCTCTGTTTGAATTATGTGTCGATAATTCAATTTCAATTTCATTGATTTGATTTTTATTAGATTGAATATTTTCATTTAATATATCTATGTCGGTTTTTAGATTTTTTATTTGATCTTCAGATTCTTGAATATCAACTATTAGTTTTTCTTCTGCTAATTCTTTTTTAAATTCTTTAAATTCTTCTAATTTATATTCAAATACATCATAACCAGCATCCCTAATTATATTATCCATAAACACACTTCGTGTTTCAGATAATGAATCATTCAAGTTATCTGCGTTAGTAAATGATAATCTGATAAAATCTTTTAAATCACCTAATATTAAATCTAATTCTTTTTGTGTTTTATTCTTTACTTCACCTGTCAATTTATTATCATCAGAAATATTTTCATCTTTATATAAATCTAATGTTGTTGGACATGCTGTAATTGCGGTTTTGTTTCTATTCCATTGTCTTTCTGTTCGTCGTTGAATAATATACTTATTTCCATTTGCATTGATTATTGCACCACCTTCACAAAAATCTAAATTTCGTTTATTATTTATGTATCTATTATCACCAAATTTTTCTGGACTTAATGTTGTTGTTGTTTTTCCATATAATATGTAGGTAATAACATCCAATATAGTAGTTTTACCTTCTTTATTTAAACCGTGAATTTGAATAATACCATCTATATCAGACCAATCAACTTCATTATCATCACCATATGATTTAAAATTTGTGAACCAAAATTTTTCAATATTCCATTCAATATTTGTTTTTGTATCACTTAAATGTAATCTTCCATTAATAATTTCATCAATTTTAAGAATTTCATCAATGTCTTCTTTTTTATATTTTTGTTCAGCTAAATATTCTTTAAATATATTAGTTTGAACCTTTAAATCTGTTAAATCTAATGATTCAGAAAGCATCGTTGATGATATAACATCAGTATAAATGTATGTTTTCTCAAATGTAATTTTAGTTATATTAAACTTTGATTTAACATAATCTCTTATTTTTCGTTCATTAACAGTATTGATATTTGAACTTAAATCTTTCCAATGTATTTTAATTTCAACATCTAAACTAATATTATTAATAGCCAATGATAAATTATCATAATCTGTTAATTCATCTAAATATAGATTAATAAATGTATGATCATTTTCAATATTTATAAAATTCCATGATACTTTTTTCTTTGATTCAATATTCCATATGACACAACCATGGATCAAATCTTCACCAAAATGTTGTTGAATTAACGATGATGAATAAACAATATTTTTTTTAGAACCCAATGCCTGGTGTTTATGAATATCACCTAAAAGGCTTACATCACCTTTAAAATCATCAATATTTCTATATTTTTTATCTTGAAATATTTTGCCAACATCAGTTAAACAACCATTCACTGGATCGTGAAATAAATCAATATATGTTTTTGAATTGTCTATATTATGTGGAATATTAACCCATGGATTAATATTTTTTTCTTGATGTGAATGATTTACCCACACTATATCATAAATATTATCATTAAAAAATCCAGATTTATTAAAATATGTGACCTTTGGATTATCAATCAACTTAATTACGGTTTCAATCGAATTAATTCTATTTAAGTTTTTCTTTCTTAAGTCATGATTGCCAAAAACTATAACAACTTCATCTACTAATTTAGATAAATTATTTAAGAATTCACCCGCAAGTATTTTTGCTTCGTTACTAATTTCTATATAATTATCAAATAAATCACCAACAATAGCAACAATATTTACATTATTATCTATAATTATTTTATATAATTTTTCAAATTGTATTTTATATTCTCCGTGTCTGTCTATATTTTTTATGTGAATATCAGCGATGTGACAAATTTTTATCATTCAATATTAATTTTTTTGTTATTTATAACAAAATTCAACAATTGTTTAAAAAATTATGTTAATAATTTAATATATAAGAAAAAAATTAATTATGAAAATTTCTAAATTTGAAAATTTTACAATGTCAGATATCATCAATATTGCAAATAATTTTGAAAAAGAAATAAATAAACAAAAAAAATATAATTCTAAAATAAAATTAGGTGATTTTGTAGCTATTGGTAAATATGATGGAAAGTGGACATATTATAAATGTATTGATATAAATCCAAGTGTAATATTAGAAGAAAAAAATTCAAACAAAACTAGAATATTGACAGATGAAGAATATGAAAAAGCTACAAATAATAATCTAGATACTATATCATCCGAATATATTGGTAATAATTCACAGTATTGGACAATTGAAGAATAATTATGAAAACAAAATTTAAACAATTTATAAATGAAAATAGATTTACTTGGTTGTGTGGTGAACTCTTAATTGCTGGTAAATCAATATATCCTATTGGTACTAAAATAAAAATTTTGATTATTTGAATTTTTACAATATTTAAGTTCATCTAAATTTTCACCTAAATAACTTAAATACAATGGACAATATTCATCATGTTTACATTCTTCCATATTTATTATAATTTTCGATTAAATACATACAAATCAAATACACTTTGATTATCTATTATTTTATTATTATTTAAATCACTACCTAAAAATGATTTAATACATTTATAGTTTCCCAACAATGTTTTACCATCAAATACTTTAACTTGTCTGTTGATAGTACCAACAGCCCCTACAATCGCTAAATATTTATTTCCGAACATACTTCTCATTATAGAAAATTTCATTGCCTTAGTGCTTGGATCATTCATAAATCTAACAGTATCTAAATTATTTTTATTAATGACCAAATTTTTAAATGGCATTTTTAAATCAATTTTACTACCCGAATTAGATAATTCAATACTTATTACACCACCAGTTGGTTGTGCTATTGTTGTTTCTTCTTCTGCTTGGATTTGACCACCTTTTAATAAAGTATTTTGATTTCTTCTAATTTCATTAAAATTAGCACTTGCTATAATTTTTTCTGTCATATGCCGGTCGTTCATCTTATACCCTTCTGGTGGAAGCCTAAAAAAATTACCAGTAAATGTCATTGAAACTATATTTTCAGTTTTAAATAATCTCCAAACCTTTTTTGTTTCTGCCCTTTGTGATACTGACCAACCTTCCAAATGCCAACCACGAACTAACATATTTTTTGTATTCCTATTCACACCCAATACCATTGGTTGTATTGTTCTTTCTCGACCACCCCTCCATTTATCCTCGTTTCCACGATAAGAAATCAATATTACCAAACCATATTTAATTGCTTTTTTCATCAAATCTTCATTAAACTTTACAGGTTTATTGATAGGAAAATTTGGTATTATATTCGGATCAATTTGTTGTGCTTCATTTATAATAGGCCCAAATATTTTAATTTTTTTTGGATCAAATTTATATTCTTTACCTTCTTCAAACATCATTTTCAATTATTTTAGTAAATTCAAAATAATTTTTATTTATTATAAAAATAAAATTGAATCCATTTTGTATACAATATTGTTGTTTAATTAAATTTTTTTCTTTTTGTATTTGAAAAGTATAATCTGATTTAATTTCTATTAACAAATTTGTTTTTTTATAATAAAAATCGGGAAAATATTTATATTCTTTATCATTAAATATATATTTGATATACTTTGGTTTTAATATTTCAATATTATTATTAAAACAAAAATTTAAAAAATCTTTTTCATATGTTCCTTGATAAAATAAATTAAATCTATCATCATATTTTTTTATATATCTTTTGTTTGGTAATGTAGTCAAATAATTTATTCCATATTTATCAATCATAGTATTTTTTGATTTTTCTTTAACCCAATCTAATTGAAAAACATTATCAACATTATATTTATTTTTTACTGTTACATTCTTTTTATTTTGTATATTTTCTAGTGAAAATATGGAATATACATCATAGTTTGATTTTAATGTATTTTTCTTTTTCTTTTTTATTTCATTATCTTTAGATATATTATCAACATTATATTTTTCTAATATTGTATTTTTATATTTTTCTTTAAAAGTATTAGTACTTGAAAAATATTCACAACCATATTTATTTATTGATGTCTTTTTACTTTGTTCACGATTATTGTATGTTTTATCGTTATATTTATCCAATTTTGTTTTTTGAATTTTAATTTTATATTTATCTAATTCCATAATGTTTTTAACCCCATATTTTTGTGAAATAGTTTTTTCAAATGTGTTACATTTTTTACAAATATAATTATTACCTTTTTTCATTATATTAACATAATTGTTATAAGTAATATTAATTAATTCACCACAATTAGTACATTTAACTAAAATTTTTTGATTACTACCTAAAGATAAATGTTCTATTGGAATAGTTATAATATCGTTTAACTTGACATTATATTTTAAATCATTATAATATTTCAAAGTTCTTTTAGAAACCGTTACAGTTAAATTTTTATTCGCAATATTTTCAAAAAAGTTATCAATTTCTACCATTTAAATATTAATTAAGTTTTCGATATATATTAAAATTTTATTCAATAAATAATATTATAAAAAAAGATGCAAGATTATGATATAACATATTATAATTTTATTTTATTTTCTTCATTTTTGAAAAATGTTTTTACAACTTCCATCAACCAACAAGCATCAATGATATCATCTAATGGTTTAGGTACATCTTTATTTTTTCTTATTTTTTCTTCATATTCTTTACACCAAGTCTTTAAATCACATTTGATATTATTACAATCTAAAAATGCATAAAACATATCCCATTTGTCAAATTTAGTTGCTTGCTTACCATTATTATTTTCTAAATGAATAACTTCTTTTATTATTCTTTTTCCTTGAAGTTCTTTTCTTGGTTCATATGTCATTCGACAACATTCAGTTTTAACTGTAAGTGGTGATAATATTTGAACATTTGAATATTTATTCAATTTATGTAATAATTTATGTTTTAATAACGTAGTAAATTCAACAATATCAATAAGTGGTCCAACATTAGAACTATAACTATATCCTTCTATTCCAATTCTAATACTATCTAATAAACCAACATTATCAATAATATCATTAATTATTAAATTTGTTGTGTCATCGAATTCTAATAATTTTAAAATTTGTGATTTACTGTAATCTTTTTCTTCAGTATATTTATATATAATATTTCGATAATTTATAAAGTCTTCAGTATTTTTTACCCATATATTATTATCTTTTTTAGTTGAATAACTAAAAAGTTTAATATTGTCATTTTTTTCTATACACATCGCTGTTGAAATTTTACTCACATCTAATCCAATAAAAATCATAAACTGTTATTATTTTTTTATATATATAAAGAAAAACTAGTTCAATAAGAAATGAAAACATTTAATGAATTTATAAATGAAAATTTTGATGAAGATATTGAAGATGATGAAGAATTCTTTGATGATTATTCAAAAATAAAAAATGAACTTAATACTATTTTTGGTAAAGGATTTGGAAATGATGCTAATTGGGCTGGTGTAGTTTGGCCTATATTAACAAAAAATGATTATGAAGGTATATTTATATATTTGGGTGATGATGATGAACTTTTTTTATTAAAAAGAACTTTTGATAAAATTAAAGAAGAAAATAATGATGAAATATTATTTAGTGTAACTAATAGGGAAGAATTTGATAAATTAATAAAGTTAGCTAAAGATAAAGAACAAATAAAAATGTTACAAAATGCAAAAAAATATAATGTTATTTAATCTAACATATGCTAAGAGGAATGGTGTTCCAAAGTATACTGAATTTGAAACAAAAAAAGAAGTTATTGAATTTTTGCTTGAAAATTTAGATAATATGGATTTGTTAACAATTAATAATATGATTATTGATATAAATTTATTGATTAAAAAAATAAAAGAAATTGAAAATGAAATATGATGGTATTGTAAGTAGATTGGATGAAAATTTATATTTATTTATTTTAAATCCTGATGATAATATGATAATGGATGGTATGAATATATCAGAACATGAATGTTATAAAGATTTGAAAAATGATCAAATCCAGGTTGTTGAAGTTATATTCAAGGATGGTACAGAAGAATTGGATGATATTGATTTAGAAGATTTTATATATAGTGATGTATATGATAGAAATAGTATTTTTTTATATATTCATGATATTTTGTTATATTCTATTAGCAACAATAAAAAAAATATATCATTAAAGAAATTGATAGATAATGGGGATTTGAATAAAATAGCGATAGAATGTATCGAAAATTCTAAATCCGATGAAATTAAAGAAGAAAAAATAATAGAATTTAATGAATAATTATTTTTCAGTAAAAGATAGTTTAATAAAATTAAAAGATAAAAAGTACGGAGAAAATATTAATAAAACAATTGATATTTTAGTCAATAGATTTGATGAAAGTCAAATCAGAATTTTATCTAATCAAGGATTAAAAATTGATAATAATATTATTAGATTATACTTTATTGATAATGTTGGTTTTAGATGTATGAATGAAAAAGATAATATTTATGGTAAATTACCAATATGTAAAAATATAGAAAGATTTATGAATAATTTATATGTTGAAGCTGTTAATGATGCCATAGATTTAATCTATTCTTAAAAAAAAAATTATTAAATATGAAAATTGATAAAATATCAAAAAAATTTGAAAATGTTACTCCTAAAAATGATAGTCGAATTTTAATAGAAGATGGTGATGGTATATTAGCGTTTGGTTATATTAAGGATAATATGTATGTTTATGATGGATCAACTACAGGTTGGAATCCTGTTTCAGATATTAAAAATTGGATTTCAATAAGTGAACTTAAAGATAAATTAGGTTGGAATGAATGATTTTGATTTATTTAGTTTATTTGATGATAATAATTTCATTGAAGATAATATTATCATTGAAAATAAAAAAGATGGTAGTTGTATAATATGTGATACAATTCTCGAAGTTTGTAGAAATAATATAACTGGGTATTATGAACCTATTTTATGTCCATCGTGTCTGTTGGATATGTCTAATTTTATGAATAGAAAGTCATAAAATATTATATTTTTTAGCTGATTTATATATATCTTGTAATTTTTTATATTTTTTAATTTCTTTTGGTGTTAATTTTCGAATAATTTCACTATCATCAATAGCAATGTTTGAATCATCATTATCATATGTTTTTATTGAATATGGTAATTTACAATCTAATACAGAATAGATTCTTGCCATATTAACTAATGGTGGTGAAACTTTAAAATTACCATCTATTAATGCTTTCTTTATTTTATCTAAATCTAATAAAATATAATCACCAAATTTATATGTAAAACCTGATTCTTTATCAGTGAATTTGAATTTATTATTCCAATCATCAATTTCAATTTCTTCAAATGTTTTTAAATATTTCATATTATTCATAATTCACATATCCTAAAGTATCATCACCTAAACCTAAACCAATTCCAATTGTACAATTACCATTTAATGGGTTATTAATTCCGATTACACAAGGTTGAACAATATCGTTTTGTGGAATGTTTGGTGTAATATAATATTTAAGTCGTTCTTTTTCTTTTTTTTCTATTTGTGTTACATTACCATTATCATCAATAAAATTATATACATTTAAATTTGTAATACCTGATGTATTACCCGTATTAACGATATTTGAAGTGGATATATTTGTAAATCCACTATTAATTGTTGTATTTAATGCTGTTGAAAATGATAATCTTCCCATTATAATATATTATATTTTTTTGCTTTAATTTTTATTTTTAAATTTTCTAAATTTTTTGCATATGTTGTATAATCAACATGAACACTTTTTGTCGGAATATTATTAATTTTTCCGAAATATTTTATTAATTCTTCTGGAATATTTTCATATGTTATAGCAATTATATCATTTTGAATGTGATATATGTTACCAATATTATCTCTTAAAAAATTATTTATTTTAGTTTCTTGAAATATAGGCAATTTATCAGCAATAATAAAATCCCCAATTTCTGGTTTATTTAAATCTTCAAATATTTTAAAAGCCGTTATCATAAAATATTATTTTTTTACTTAATGAATTATATATAAAAAATTTTTTAGTAAAAAACCATATTTTTTAAATTATATATACTTATACTAAAAAACAATATTGGTATAAATGAAAATAATTAAATATACATATAAGTTTAGATTAGTACCAAATAATGATCAAATAAATCTATTAAGTAAACATTTTGGTTCTGTTAGATGGACTTATAATTATTTTTTGAATCAAAGAAAAAAAGAATATTTAAATAATAAAAAAACATTAACATATAATAAACAATCTAGTTTTCTAACACAATTAAAGAAAGATAAAGAAACCGAATGGTTGAAAGAAATAAATTCACAGACATTACAATATTCTTTAAAATGTCTAGATACTGCTTATCAATGTTTTTTTTCAGGAAAATCAAAATTTCCAAAATATAAATCGAAAAAAAATAAAAATTGTTTTACAATACCCCAATTTGTATCAGTAAAGAATAATAAACTTCATATACCAAAATTTAAAGATGGAATTGAAATGATAATGGAACGAAAAATAAGTGGTGTGGTTAAACGATCAACAATAAGTAAAACACCAACAGGCAAATATTTTGTAACAATTTTAACAGAACAAGAATATCAACCTGTTAGTAAAACAAACCAATCTGTAGGAATAGATTTAGGAATAAAAGATTTTTTAGTGTTATCTAATGATTCGAAAATCAAGAATCATAGATTTCTAAAACATTATGAAAAAAAATTAATTTTAAATCAAAAATATTTATCAAGAAAAACTAAAGGGTCAAATCGTTATGAAAAGCAAAAGATTAAAGTTGCTAGGATTTATGAAAAAATTACAAATTCACGGATGGATTTAATTCATAAAACTACTACATCTTTGATAAAACAATTTGATACTATATATTTAGAAGACTTGAATGTGAAAGGAATGATGAAAAATCATAAATTAGCAAAAGCTATTAGTGATGTTAGTTGGGGTAAATTCATAGATATTCTTGAATATAAAGCCAATTGGAATGATAAACAAGTCATTCGTATAGATAGATTTTTTCCTTCAAGTAAAACCTGTTCTAAATGTGGTTGGATTAATAATAATTTAACACTTAAAGATCGAAATTGGATTTGTCCAAAATGTGGTGAAAAACATGATAGAGATTTTAATGCAGCAACAAATATCCTTAATGAAGGATATCGTAAAAATATATCAGATGGAACGTCTGATTACGAACGTGGAGCAAAAATAAGACCATCCGATGGCATAAGCAATGAAACGTTTAAAGTGAAGGAACATTGTGTTCCCGAAACCACTACATTATTAGTGTAGTGGTAGTTCATTTGTAGAAATTTGTGAAATATATGTATTATTTAATGTATTAACTTTAACAATAGTTTCTACCGAAGTATTTAATGCTGTACTATCTACAACAATATTACTATGTATTCTATCACTAGATACATAATCTGTTGTTTGATAATATTTCATATTGGTTAAATCAAAATTATGATTGACTAACCAATGATTTCTTGGTTCATCATAATAAAATAATTTATTATTAACATATCCTAAACCATTACCATCATTATCATATGTTGTAGTTTCTATGTATATATATGGATCAATATATTTATCAATATTAAAACTGAATGGTTTCAAATCATTTTTATTAATTTTAAAATATTGAACAGGAACTAATATATCTGTTGGATTATAGATTGTACTACCTGATAGATAATATGTCTTTATTTTGGCTGAAAAGCTAATTGGTGTGGCATTATTATCAATTGTTGTTCCAGTTATTCCTGATAAAGTATAAAAATTAATTGTTATAAGATAATCTGATCCAAAATTTAATGTTGCGGTATAATCAAAATTAACCACTGTTGAATTTCTTTCAACAACTGACATTTTAGTTTGATTACTTTCATCATAATCTTGATATAATGTTTGATTTGTATCGGAAACACCTGTAATATCTAATAAGTTAGCTGAAATTGGAATAATATTTTTTCTTAACCATTTTTTTAATTTGGTTAATTTATATTGAACATCATCTAATGAATAAATTAAAACATTATTACCATCTTCATCAGTTATTCTATATGATAAATTAAATAAATTTGTTTTTTTCCAAGTATTTTGTTGTTGATATTTACCAGCAATAAAATCCATTTCATTCCAACCTTCTACACTATTATCGAAAATGTCAGGAATTAATACTTTATGTAATTTTCCATATAAATAAGATGATTTATCAATATTTTTGTAATATTCATATAATTGTAAATCATTGTATCCAAAATAATTAATTGCATTAATTAATGATTTATATGAACCAATATAATCATATATATCTCTACATATTAATAACATTTCTTTTCTTTTTTGATTAAATATTGTATAATCTATTGCATTATCATTTATATCTGATTCATATAAAATTTCATAAACATCTTCTTCTGATTGAACACCTAAATTATTGAGATTAACTTTATAACGAATATCTTCAATTTCAGTTTGACCATAAACAGGACAAGATAATATTTCTTTTGGTTGAACTTCTATTTTAAATTTAAATGTAGTACCTGTTGATGTGAAATATGTAAATCCTGATGAATTGTAAGTTGTTCCACTATCATATAAATTAAATTCGTTATTATTAACATATTCAGAATCAATTATAATTTTATTTCTCGAAACATCTTTTATTTTATATGTATAAACATTTTCAAATATTCGTTGTTTCATTTTACTTTGGTCAGTAAAATAAAACTTCACCAATTGATCTTTTTCAAATCCATATGATATAAAACTAAAATCAATGGGTGCTTTATATTCTAATATTGAATCATTAAATATAAAGTTTGATGTAGCATATGATGAACCCGAATTTGTAAATCCACTATAAGAAAAATAATCGCTATTATTTTCGTGTTTTTCAATTTTTTCAATTTTTAAAATTCTACTATTTACACCTTCTTCTGTTGCATTATAACCCATAAATATTTCTAATGGTTCTGGTATCCAATTATAACTTGTTGATGAATCCAATTGTTCTAATTTAAATGTTAATCCTGTAAAAATTGTTTGTTGATATTTTGGATTTGATATTCTTGTTAAATCTTTATTTGGTAAATCATTAAGAAATACAACATTTTCGGTTGAATCAATTAATGGTTTTTGTCCAATATATTTATATGCATCATTATTGTTATAAGGTACTAATTGATCACCTGTAATATCATATAAAAATATAGAATTATCTATAATATTATCATACGATACTTTCCAATATGCATGAAAATAAATATCACGATTATATTTTCCTCTAGGTTTTCTAATAAATTCACGAGTTTTACAATGAATATTAACATTATCTTCTGATAAGAATATCCCTTGATATGATAAAGAAATTGTATCTTCTGTTAAACCAATAATATTATATTCTTTATTATTTTCATTATAAGTCGAGCCTGATACCTTTAAAATCATACCTGTAGCTAATCCAATATCAAATAAGTTTACTATTGTTTTAATTTCATTACCTGAAAATAATAATGCCCTATTTCTATTATTTTGAAGAATATTATAAGATGATAAAATATTAACCAATACTTCTAATTCCCAAATATCTATATCGGTATTTATTGTTAATGTGTAGCCAGAATATGCTATATTATAACCACTATTTACAATAAACCCATTACTATATAATATTGTTCCATATTTATTTATAAATGAATTTATGGTTGTTTGTGTATTACCTGAAAAATTTGTAAAATATTCTATACCATTTAAAGTTAATCTAAATCCAAATCTATCTGTATCATTATTTAGTTCGAATAATATTTCAGATTCAATTTGATTTTTATATAGACCACTATCTGATTTATTAGTTTTTTCATCATATATTTTTTCATTAGTTATAATATCGTATTTATTTGATGATAATGATAAATCATTAGATATTTGTATTCCATTTGTATAACCAGAAACATTAAAATATGGATGTTTAGCACCATATAAACTTTCAATTGTTAAATAGTGATCATTATTTTTTAATGAATAATAAATATCTATTCCATATTCAGATAATATTGATTTATATTTAGTAATAAAATTATTTATTGTATTTTGAATAACGTCAGTTGTGCTACCACTAGAATAAATTTGAGAAAAATTTAAAAAATTTGTGGTCAAAAAACAATATGAATTATTATATGATGTATTATTAAATTCTGTAATATTACCACTAGGTGTAGAATATGCACTTCTTATTTGGTGTGGTTGTAATTTTTGATATATATTATATGTTAATCCTGTTTCATCAAAAATAAATCCTGGTGTAAATATTATAGTTGTATTTGTACTACTATTGTATGATACATTACTAATACTCAATTCCCTGTTATTCATTAAATATGTGTAACCCGTAGAAGTTCCACTTAATAATATTACATCACCTGTATTAAGATTAGTATATCCAGTAAATTGAATAGTGTTCCATTGATTTGTTTGATTTAATGTATTTGTATAATTATTTGTTTGTTGATAATATTGCTTAAATAACAATTTTTTAGTTGTTATAAATTTTTCATCTATTAATTCATCAACAATAAAAGTATAACCACTAAATAATTTATTACCATTACCATCTTCAAATTGTATTTCTTTTTTTGATAAATCTGAACCTGTTGATGTATAAATAATATCTGGTGCTAAATTACTAATATTTTTGTTAAATGTTAAAATATTTCCATTTAAAGTAATTTCACCTTGATAAATTTTAGGTCTTTCTGTAAAAAGTTCAATCTTTAAATTAAAAATATTATCCTTTACACCATTTAATTTTAATTCATTAATATATGATAATGTTAATCCGCTTTGCTTCACACTAACAATTGCATCATTATAATCCGAATTTAATATTGAAAATTTTTTATTTTCATAAAGATTACTAAAAAAAGTATCACTCGATAAATTTCTATTATAATCGTTTATTGATATTACGTTTAATGAACTTGTATAACCAGATGGAATATATGAAAAATTAAAAATATCATTTGCTGTATTAGTAACAATTAAGAATGCATGTTTTTTTACAGATAATACTGTAAAATATTGGTCATCACTAAAATCACTTGATCCTGTCACACCTGACAAAGATACTATTGTTCCAACTGGAAATTTTTTATGAAAGTCTGTACCATATATCCATTTGGAATAAAAATTATTTGATTCATTTACTTTTTGAATATTTGTAATCAATTCATTTTGAAAATTAGTTTCACCTTTAATAGTTAATCCACTATTATTATTATAATTTATATTAATTAAGTCAGCAGTACTTATAAAATCAATAGGTTCTACAGTTTCAAATATATGTAAACTTTGTGTTTTAAATGTTTGATCCGAATTTTCATCAAATAAAATTTTTCCTTCCCAACTTTCAGTATCTTCATTATATTGAAAATTATGTGGAAATCCTTCTTTAGTAAAGAATATAATGTTTTTATTATTCACAGATAATAATTTTTCTTCTATATATAAAAAATCAAATTCTTATATAAAAAATAATTTTAAATGTTAATATATACAATATGTCAAAAATAAAAAAAGTTGAATATATTGAAGATGGTAAACTATATAAAACCCAATTTTTATATTGGTGTTTAGGTTGTGGATATGAACATGCATTTTCATTAAAAGAAAATGGTGGTTATCATATATTTAATATGGATTTAGAAAATCCTACAGTTTCACCGTCATTATTACAAAATTTTGTGCCAGGTAAATTATGTCATTCATTTATTATAGATGGAAAAATTCAATATTTAAATGATTGTGATCATAAATTAGCAGGTCAAATTATTGATATTCCAGAATATCCAATATAAAATGATTATATGATTACACAATTTAAAATTTTTGAATCTGAAAATGAAATAACTGTGCCAGATGTTGCTTGGTTATATTTTTTACATTATTGTTATAAAGGTAAAATGAAAGTGGATGTATGGAAAACTGACACAAGAATGGATGGAATTTCTTGTCAAGAAGCTTTAAGTAAATTTGATTGTGTTAAAATAATAGATGGTAATTTTATATCAACAAAAGACTGCGAAAAAATAATTGACAAGTATTTTGGATCTAAAACCTTTGATGAAGCAGTAAAATCACAAAAAAAATTAGAAAAATATGATACACCAACCACTACTTATGTTAACGTATTTGATCGTAAATATCCAATAAGTAAAATTGCATATGAATTATTTATTAAATTTAAAAATCCAAATATTGACAAGGCTTTTGATAAAATACGAGAAATGATAATAATTCATTTTAATTCACAGCGTTCGTTGAAAAATATTTTAGAAAAAATGTCAAAAATGAGACATATTGATAAATGGAATTATAAAACTGCATATAAAATGTTTGATGGAAATATTCCAGAAAAAATTATAATTTATAGGGGATTAAAAAATGATTATAATCCAAATTATAATTTAGAATATTCGTGTTGGACTACATCAATAAAGGAAGGTGAAAGATTTGCAAAATATTTATTTTCTGGTGGACGACAATTTAAGCCAAAATATTCAGATGATCCTACAATGTTAGTTGCGGAAGTAAATCTTGATGATATTGCAATATTTATTGGTGGGGATGAATCTGAAGTTATAATGAAAGGTGATGTTGAAATTAAAGAAATTATAAAAATAACAATATGAAATATTTAAAATATTTTGAAAATGAATTAATTTATAAAACCCATCGTGGTGAAATATATAAACACGATGATAAAATATTGAAAATTACAAAGGATGTTATTGAATATAATAATGCATTAATTTTGATTAATAATCCTTCTAAATATTTTATTAAATATTATTCAGCTAAAAAAATATCAGATGATAAATTCGAATTAATAATGGAAAAAATAATACCATTAAATGATGATGAATCTGATATGGTTGATTTAATTCAAAATACATTAGGTATTGAAGAATATATGTTAGATGATAATAAAAGATATAATTTTATTAAAGAATTAAAAAATAATCCCGAATATTATGAAGATTTTTGTTCATTTAATGAAATAATAAATATGATTAATTTATTAAAAAAAATGTATATAGAAGCTAAATATAGAAATATTAAATTGTATGATTTAAGAAGTTCAAATATAGGTAAAACTATTGATAATAATATAGTACATTTTGATTTGGGTGCAGGTTAAAAAAAATAATAAAAATGAAATATTTAAAATATTTTGAAAGTAAACAACGTGGTAATCTTTATCATATATTCGATTTAAAAAAATGTCATCACATTTTAAAAACAAATACAATTGAATCATATAAGTTTACAAATATATCAACAACTAGAAATAAAATGATGAATGGTTATCTTGGTGATTCCCCTATATCAATATTTAAATTAGAATTAGATGGTGATAAATTAAGCAATAAATATAAAATAAAGCCAATTACGTATCCATCAACAGAAATTGGTATTGGTGGTGAAAGAAGACCTATTCGTTTAGAAGAATTTGAAGAAGTTATTTTAACTGATCAGATAAAAAATATAAATCAATATGTTAAAAAATTTATAATAATTAAATCACGGGTTGAAAGAATGATAGATTCCGGGTGGTTTGATAGTGATGGTGGATATTTTGATGATGAAGATTCAAAAAGAATTACATTACCTGAATTTTTAAAGAAAAATATAGCAAAAATAAAAGAATTATTTGGTGATATTTATATTCAGGATGACACAAGAATAATTAAAGATGATCAATGGTTAGAAAATATTATAAATCATCCAATTAAGCAAATAAATCATGGGTATTGTTTATATTGGAGAGGATATAAAAAATCACCAAATTTCAATCGTGGTGTTATTGATGATGTTCAACCATTCGATAAAAGAAATAAAAAAATTGATAAATTGGTCATTGGATGGGATTATAATAATCTATATTTAAGTAAAAATAATAAATTTGATAATTTGCCAAAAGCTCGAGATAATTATAATTTGTATTCATTTGATTTTGAATACGAACCAGTTGATATTATTAGTGAAACAGTTGATAGTGTTCATATAAAAAAAGGGTATTTGGGTAATATTGATTTGATTATAAAAAAGAAAATATTTTAATGAACATATGAAATTTTTGATGAATTTATGGTATTACCTACAAAAACAGATTCAACTATAAAAATTAACGTTGGTGATTATGTATTTGTTAAAAAAAAATTGAAGATTTAAAATTGAAAATAAAAGCATATAAATATTATAATCAATTAAAACTTTTTCAATAAATCGGAATATATTAAATAAAAAATATATTACGGTGGAAATTAATCTTAAAGATAATATTTATTTTAAAACATATGAAAATAAACTTAAATTAAGTGAAGAAATTGTTGAATTTATATTGTCGGATAAAATAGATAAAGTTTTATTTAAAGGTGATCCTAATATCATAAATTATAAATTAATAAAAAAAATACTTCCACTTACAGAATTAAACAACACTCCTGAATTAGTTAGAAAAAAATATCAAAATATTTTAGAATTGTGTGATAATTCACAATATTGTATAATTTATAGAAAATAACATGATAAATATTAGAAATAATCAAACATTTGAAAAAACAATTGATATTGATATCAATGAAAATGTTACTATAACATTGAGAGATGACGAATATAATGATCTTATTGAAAAACTTGAATTATCAATGTTAGAAAAAATAAAATATTTAGATTTATATTTTAATAAAATAGAAAAAAAAGAAATAGAATGTCATAATTTTATAAAAGATATTTTTAATATTTTTTATGATTCATATGATAGAGATAGTGAAATTGTTTTTAAAAAAACATTATCTGAAATTAATGAAGATGAATTATTTAATGTATTAAAAAAGTATAAAAAATTATTAGGGTTAGAATGACAGAAGAATTGGATAATTGGAAAAATGTTAAATATAGAATGATAGAAGAAGGGTTTGATTATTGTTTTAATGGTTATAGTCGTTGGGATGAAATTGAAGATGAACAATTTCATTATTTAATTGACCAATATTTAAATATATCTAAAAAAATAAAAGAATTAGTAGATAATAGAATAGAAAAATTATCAATATTGTGATTTATTCTGATTCTTTTTGTGATTTTTTAATTTTTTTCAATTTTATTTTTCGTACTTCTCTAAGTATAGCTTTTTCCCAATCATCTTTTTTTTCAAAAAGTTTTCCTTTATAATAATATTTGTCAAGATCAGGATTTTCATAATCTATTGCTGGACCATTTAATCTGTGATAAATCCCCATTTTCTTATATTCAGTTCTGTCTTTATATTTTATAATATTATTAGTTATATTATTGGTTAACCAGGAATCAACATTAACTTTATTTTTATAAAAATCTATTAATTTTTCAGTTTTTTCTATATCCTTCTTAGAATTAATTTCATCAAATTCATCCATATTATATATTTCCTTTTTATTTTTTTAATATATAAAGATAAATAGAAAAAGTTGATACATGCAAAAAAATAAATGGAATAGAAAAGTTGATTGGATTAAAAGTGGATCAACTTATATTCAACAAAGTCGAACTGAATTATATGATGAAAATAAGGTTATTGCTGTTGGTGATATTTATTTTAGGTTAAATAAGTATTTAACTGGTGTCACTTTCACATATATTAATAGTTTAAATAACATATATAAAAAAGACTTATTAACAGGTGATGGATATTCTATTGTTAATATGTATAATGAATATGATGTTATTGATAGGGCAATGAAGAATATTATTCAAGTTGATATTGCAGCAGATACAAATATTGATTTAGATTTACAATGGTTTGAAATAAATGGTGTTAAACTTAAACCTGGACATTTAGTTTTATTAAAAAATCAAAATTCTGAATTTCAAAATGATATTTATTATGTAAGTGATCAATATTTTTTAGAAATTACAGATTATTTATCAACTCGTGAAAAATCGGATAAATTTAGTTGTAGTATAAAATTAGGTAAAAATTTTGATAAACAATTTTTCTTGGTTAATAATGGATTTGAATTTCCAATACAACATGAACCTAAACATTTTATTGAAGGTAAATCATTTATACTTAAAAATATAATTAAATATGATGGGTTATATAATACCCGAACAGATTCTGAAGGAACATCAAAAATGATTTTCACTGATGTTGATTTGGCAAGAAAACAAATATTTGATAATGTAGATAAATATTCAGATATTATTTTAACAGGAATAACAGCTATAAGTGTCCCAGATAATTATTTAACAATAAATTATCATTATGATTCATATACCATTAGGTCAGGTATAACAGAAGAAATGTTTTATACTGGAATAACATCTGATATTAAAAATGATATTGTAAAAGGTTTCACAACAATTTATATTCCATCAACATTTAATTGTCAAACGGATGATTATATTAATTTAAAAATATATAGTGGATCAACCATTACTTTAGATTTAAATAGTTTTATTAAAGATAATTTAACATCATATGTAGTTTTAGAAGAAACGATTCCAAATAATATTATAACTAATTTACAAAATTGTACATATATAATTAGTAATTATAATGTTGCATATAATTGGTATGATGCTTTAGAAAAAGCAAATTTTTCACCATATTCTAATTTTTTCACCCTTACTGCATATACATATAATGTAGATATTACAGATTTTATAAATATTCAAATTTTTCCAAAAGAATATGAATATGATAAATATTTTGATTATAATGGATTAAGTTTTGATTTTACAGATTCAATTGATCCATATTTTCATTCATTTTTTTACACAAGTAATCAATATATTAAATATGATTTATATGATAAGTTATATCAAATAAATAATACAGGATTTACTGCAAATTTTTCTATATTTAATGAAAATATATTAAGTGGTTTTACATATAGATATACTGATGATAGTAGAATTAGAATTACAACATCAATATCGGGTATAACTAACAATTTTAAACCATATACTTATGTGTATGCATCTGCGGATGGTCAAATAACACAAAAAACTTTAGTGTATGATGTTAATGATTATGAAATAATTATATCAAGACCAAAAATATGGACACAATATCCAACACAAACGCAATTACCATCATTAACATCAGTACAAAATATAGATGGTTTAAAAAATATATCAGATATTTTATATGAAGTATATTTAAATGATGATTTATATTCAAATGAAAAAAAATATATTGCGAAATCTTACGCAGAATTGTTAACAAGTAATAGTTTTTTTAGATTGAATGTAACTGGTATTCTTTATGAAAATAATAATAATGAATATATTTTAAAATTATATGATTTGGGAAAAGAACTTGGTGGTAATGATCAATATTTACATTTTGTTTCCAATGAGTTAATTTATGTTGGTAGTGATAGAATAACAAGATTACCTGTATCATTAAAAACATTATCTGGTTATACTTATACATCAAGTATAATGACAGGAACAACAATTATATATGATTTTAATACACTTAATTGGAATGTTTTAAATGGTGGGGAAGATGATATTTCATATTCACCTATATGTGATTCTGGAAATAATCTTATTTTATCACCAATTAGTGTTGTGCCACTTGTATATAATGTTATAAATGGTGGTATTGATTCAACTTACGGTTCAATTACAACGACAACGACAACAACTGTTTTACCGACAACGACAACGACAACAACTGTTTTACCGACAACGACAACGACAACAACTGTTTTACCGACAACGACAACGACAACAACAACATTAATGCCAACAACGACATTAATGCCAACAACAACATTAATGCCAACAACGACATTAATGCCAACAACAACATTAATGCCAACAACGACATTAATGCCAACAACGACATTAATGCCAACAGTATTCGAAATATTTGGACAATTATATCAGATTTAATATTTTTTAAAAATATAAAATCTATATATATAATAAAATAATAAAATCAATGGCTAGAATTGATGCGAATGCTAGAATAATAATAAAACAAAGTACAGTTTCGGGTGAAACTGCATCTCTTGCACCATTAAGTGTTAATGGTACATATGATCATACATTGTTACCATCTTGGAATCCAAGTGATATATATATTGGTGAATTTTTTATGAATGAACCTGATGAAAAATTGTGGATCCGATTAAATAGTACAACTATTAAAAGAATTTTATTAGAAGGTGATGTCGTATCAAGTTCCGGTGGAACACCTGGCACATCAGGTACATCAGGCACATCTGGGATTAATGGTACATCAGGCACATCTGGGATTAATGGTACAATAACAGGTGTTACAATACATAATGATTTTTATTATAATTCAGGGAATACAACATTATATGTTCCAAAAATAGTAACATCTGAAATGTTTTTAACAGGTTTAACATCATCTGGATTAACTAATTATTTAGTTTCTGATAATAATGGTAAATTATTTAAAACTAATGTAAATGTAAATACGACTGATGTTATTATTGGTGCAGTAACATTACATTTTGTAAACGGTTTATTTACAGGGTGTGATGGATGTTAAAAAAATTATAAATTATGAAATATATTTGCTTCGACAAAGATACCGAAAAAATTTTATGTAATGAAAATGATTTAATTTATATTAAATCCTTACCACCAACAACTACAACTACAACAACCATTCCAATGATTGCTATTTATTATGGTGATAGTTCAAAAACAAGGATAGTAGAAGCTGATATTTTATCTACATTTTTTACAGCATCTGGTTATGTTGGTAATTTAAGTGGTCGTTCTTATAATTTTTCAACAGGATACACATATAAATATTGGTGTATTCCTTGGGGTTATAATAATCCTGAACGTGTTATAAATTATATAACAAATAATTCGACAATTACAATTTTAGCATATGATTCATATTATAGATATTATCAAGTTGATCCTACACCAATACAATCTATAACATATGGCATAATAGAAATAAATAATATTTGGTATAGAATATATAGAACATTAACAAAAAATTCAACAAATATTGAATATTATGTTTATTCGTTTTAAAAAATAAATTATAATAATGAGTGGTCAAACTTTTTATAATCCAGTTGAATATGGTTATGAAATTGAATCTAGGATAGTACCAGAATATAATAATGCTAATCCTAGACAAATTTATGCTATGTTGGAAGATTATTATCTACATGGTGGGTTTAGGGTTTGTGACACTATTCAAGGTGTATTACCATTTCCAGAAGAATATGAAATAGATATACCAATACCAAATTATAGAAATTATATCACATTTGACAAAAGAAAGTTGGGTATGATTGTCTATACTTTAGATGATGGTAAATTTTGGCAATTAATAAATAATCCAAGCGAATCTTTCCCACCATATTTTGATCGTAATGATAGAACATTAACAACAAATTTTGATTGGATTGAATTGAATTTTTTTAATTCCTTTGAATCAATAAATTATGATAATAGTACAGGTGAATTAATTTTATCATTTAGTAAAACATATAATTCGGGTGCAACATATGAATATAGTGGTAATACTATAACTGAAATAATAACAGGTTTAACATATTTAAATAATAAATTAAGTGGGTTAACTGATGTTAATACTTCTGAATCAGAAAATTATCAATTTTTAATTTATTATAATGGATTTTGGGTAAATTCTGGTGTATCATTTACATCTGGAACATCAGGAAATGATGGATCATCTGGTACTTCTGGTGTTGATGGTATATTTTTCGGTAGTTCGGGAAGTTCAGGTACATCAGGAACAAATGGTACATCAGGAACAAATGGTACATCAGGAACAAATGGTACATCAGGAAGTTCAGGATCATCAGGAAAATCAGGAACAAATGGTACATCAGGAAGTTCAGGATCATCAGGAAGTTCAGGAACAAATGGTACATCAGGTAGTTCAGGATCATCAGGAAAATCAGGAACAAATGGTACATCAGGTAGTTCAGGATCATCAGGAAAATCAGGAACAAATGGTACATCAGGTAGTTCAGGATCATCAGGAAAATCAGGAACAAATGGTACATCAGGTAGTTCAGGAACAAATGGTACTGATGGTGAATCAGGATTATTTGGTGGTGATAGTCAACCATATAAATTTTCTTCTAATATATCATATGATGATCCTACTAGTTGTTATTTAAGTTTTAATAACGAAAATTATGATGATATAACTAAAATTTGTGTTAGTATTGAAAATAATGATAATGTTGAAATTGGTGTATGGTTATATAGTTTAACTGCCAATGGTATGTCTAGATTTAGAATTTTTGATAGAAATAATTCTACAAATTTTATAATATTTAATATAGATAATAGTGTTGATAATGGAACGTGGTTTTCTTTTGATGTAACAGTAATAACATATAATAATAATTTTAATTTAAATGATAATATTGTTTTAACATATACAGATTCTGGTGATGGTACATCTGGAACATCAGGTTCATCTGGTGTGGATGGAAATTTTTATGGATCATCAGGAACATCAGGTACGAATGGAACATCAGGTACGAATGGAACATCAGGTACGAATGGAACATCAGGTACGAATGGAACATCAGGTACGAATGGAACATCAGGTACGAATGGAACATCAGGTACGAATGGAACATCAGGCACGAATGGAACATCAGGTACGAATGGAACATCAGGTACGAATGGAACATCAGGTACGAATGGAACATCAGGTACGAATGGAACATCAGGAACATCAGGCACGAATGGTTCGAACGGTAGTTCGGGAAGTTCTGGTACTTCAGGTGTAGATGGAAATTTTTATGGGTCATCAGGTAGTTCTGGTAGTTCGGGAACGAATGGTACGTCGGGTAATTCTGGTAGTTCTGGTAGTTCTGGTAGTTCAGGTACATCAGGTATTGGTACATCAGGAAGTTCGGGTACGTCGGGTACACAAGGATTATTTGGTGGTGATAGTCAACCATATAAATTTTCAACAGATATTATACCATATTTTGGTTATTTAACATATAATAATATTAATCCTGAATTTGTAACTAATATAAATATTAATACCAACAATATAGATAATGTAAATATTGGACCATGGCTATTAAATATTTTAGATAATGGGGTATCTAGATTTAAAATTTTTGATAGGATAAATTCTACAAATTTTGCAGTATTTATAATAAATAGTAAAGTTGATAATGGTGATTATTTTTCATTTAGTGTAATTAATGTTACATGGAATAATCTTTTTAATATAAATGATAATATAGTTTTAACATATATTCCTGGTATAAACGGTACATCTGGCACATCTGGCACAAACGGTACATCTGGCACAAATGGCACATCTGGCACATCTGGCACATCTGGCACAAACGGTACATCTGGCACAAACGGTACATCTGGCACAAACGGTACATCAGGAAGTTCGGGTACGTCAGGTAATGGTACATCAGGAAGTTCGGGTACGTCAGGTAATGGTACATCAGGAAGTTCGGGTACGTCAGGTAATGGTACATCAGGAAGTTCAGGTGTTAATGGTACATCAGGAAGTTCAGGTGTTAATGGTACATCAGGAAGTTCAGGTGTTAATGGTACATCAGGTAGTTCAGGTGTTAATGGTAGTTCAGGCACATCGGGTAGTTCAGGCACATCAGGTTCAGGTACATCAGGTAGTTCAGGCACGAATGGTAGTTCAGGTACATCAGGTAGTTCAGGCACGAATGGTAGTTCAGGCACATCGGGTAGTTCAGGTACGAATGGTAGTTCAGGTACATCAGGTAGTTCAGGCACATCAGGTAGTTCAGGCACATCAGGTAGTTCAGGTACATCAGGTAGTTCAGGTACATCAGGTAGTTCAGGTACATCAGGTAGTTCAGGCGTTAATGGTACATCGGGTAGTTCAGGTACGAATGGTAGTTCAGGTACATCAGGTAGTTCAGGCACGAATGGTAGTTCAGGTACATCAGGTAGTTCAGGCACGAATGGTAGTTCAGGTACATCAGGTAGTTCAGGCACGAATGGTAGTTCAGGTA